CATGGTGTCGGTGTGCGGGCGGTTCAGACGCTCGACCAGTACCCCTATGCGCTTAGCACGGTCATCGGTCATGAACGGAAGATGCCCTTCACGCATCATGACGCTCATGCGGGCATCTTCGTTCCATTCGAACCAACTCAGGTCGTAGGGCGGGAGCGAGGACGGGAGGGAGCGTAGAAGAAAACGGGGATCGGCTGCTGCCAAATAGCTGGCGCGCTCGACCAAGGAATCATCAATCAGGAACCTGCGGGCACGCCGAAGGTTGTTCGCCACCGGATGGAACATCGTGTCTTGCTCTTTCGAAGACACGTCGAGCGCGTTCGCCAACTTCTCATACGGCTCCATTTTATCGTGCTTGATGCACGCATATGAGAGCATGTCATGCAAAAGAGGGGTGTCGCGTTCCATCACAGCTATCCTGTTTCCTAACCCAGGATAGTAAACATTTTGCTATAGAAAGTCAAGTATCTGATTAAATCTTCGCGAAGCCCATAAGCTGAATTTGCTGGACCAGCTTGGTGATCTGAACGCGGTTTTCTGGTTTCACCGTCTCGCCATATTTCCGTAGTTCGGTGACCACCGCGATCAATTTTTCGATCACATCTATGACATGCTGTTGGGGACCGAGGGTATGACCACGGGCAGGTACCCGCATGTAATCCTCAGTCCCGGCATCACGCACGCTCTTTGGTTGGATCACTTCAGCATCGGGCACTTCCCCCCGGTAAAAGGGAATGCCTAAGTTGTTTTCATTGACACTTTCAAAGAGTTCGCGCAGCAGCATTAATCAACTCCTAATTTAGGCATCATTCTCATTGATGAACTTGGCGAACTCATCTTCCATATCACCGTTGATGAAGTCGTACATACACTCACCAAGGCGTTGCATTTTGGAAAGACTGGACTGTCGCATCATGTTGATGAATGCTGCGGCCAAATGGGAAACTTCGTTGTCAGTCAATCGGTTGGCACGGTTTTCCTTGATCTTGTCCAGCGCAGTCATGAATTCGTCGCTGGTGTTCTCGACAAGAATACCAATGCTTTCCTTGAGACGTTCAGTGCCTTCGATGACCGAACGACCACCCATTTCTTCCGGGGTCTGGTCAAAAAGCACGAGGAATTGATCGCGAATGTCTTGTTCAATCTGGCGAGCATCACGCCCTTCACCGTCAACCGCATTCACATAATCACGAACTGTAGTAAAGTCATTGGCGTCGATGTCGCTTTTGACTAATTCACACACTGCATTGATGTTTGTGTCGTATTCACTTTCAATAGGAGCTTCTTCATCCATGACCATCGGGTTGTCAGCCATGTTGTTGGTGATTCGCAGAGCATTACGCCCCGACTCCGGACGACCTTTATAGTCATAGGCTTTGATATCAGACACCCGACTTTTATAGTGGTTATGCCCATAATCGGCTTGAGCAGTTTCATTGACTTTTGTACCACCAGTGCTGGTGTCAAATTGAATATCAATCATATCGTCTGGTCCACATACCTCAAATTCTACTGCACCCGTCCCAATCTGATGTTCCAACCAACCTTCGTTGGTCTGGGTATCGGCGTCACAACCGCAACCACAACCTGCCGAGCAACCATTTGCACACGCACAAGAGTTGCCACCGGAGCAAGAAGACCCCGCGTCTACAATTTCCACTTCACCGTCTTGGATTTCTACCTCACCATCATTATTCACGGCAATTGCTGCCTGACGCATGGTCGGTTGATCGTCCATCTTCACGCCAGCCAATTCAAGCATACGGGACAGTTCATCCCAGTTCGTGGCGCTGACGGTTGTTGTGGTAGTGTAGTTCACAGTCGGAGTAAGTCCGGTGACTTCGGATTTTTGTGCAGTCTGATCAGTACCCGTGCGAGTAATCGTCAGATTAAGGGTGGTGCTGTCGGTCATCACTTCTTTCCTTTCTTCGCACGAATGCTACCGGTTGTTGCGGATACCTCTTTACGGTTTCCTTTATCGTCTTTAAAGATACCGGTGTAAGTTTTTTGGTCGTCATCAAAATTACCAGGATCGGCAATTCCGGCGTATGCATCAAAAGCATCACCCTCAAGACGTTCCCACCAAGGCACACTCTTCGGGGCACCTTCGATGTGCGTGTTGAAATCGTTTTCATCCGCGTTTTCGGGTTTTTTGTGATCGATGAAATTGAACAATTCCGGCGTATCCGGTTTGATTTGTTCGGGTTTGCGCGTTGCAGCTACTCGTGCTAGATAGTCAAGTAGCTGGCTATTGTGTTCATTACCAACGAAGGATGCTGCATCATCATTATTTTCTGATTTGTAGTAGCCGCTGGTGTTCAGTAAGCTTGAGCGGGACAATCCAGCTTTCTTAGCTTCCGCGTCAATGTCATGTAAGGCGTTTTGACGTTCAGCCTCTACTTCCATTGGATCATTGTCAGTGCGTACCACTATTTGGTCTTCCGGTAGTTCAAGAACAGTACGTATTTCCTGCTGAAGGATATATGCGGATACTGGCAGACCTGTGATAACATCCAAAATCCAAACTTCAGCGGCATCAAGCTTTTGAAAATCAAGTGGGTGACGTTGCATCATGGTTTTCTTTGGACGACCGATCTCACGAAGGTCGTGCTTCATTAATAGGCGCTCAATCCGATCCAATCTCTCGTCATTGAGTTCGACTACCGTCTTAATGCGGTAATGGTATTCTCGGTCGGCGTTCGACACGTAATGCTTAAAAGATTTAATCTCTGGCATGGTTATCCTCGATGCAGCATCTATCTGTGTATTTATTACTTGTCCCTATTCATGAACTTTTCGAGTAATTCATTTCGGTCAGCAACCATTCCTCCTTCTCCGACAACAACTCCCTCTTGGGTATTACCCTTAAGCATATCAATGCGTTCTTGATCCTGTTTCAATTTGATCAGGCGCATTCGTTTATCGATTTTGTCTTTACGAGCATTCATAGCAAGAGTAAGCATCTGAACGGCGCCCGCTACAAAAGCTTCAGCATTCTTGGGGTCTACATCGGTACTCAAGTCCATGAATGTCTTGTGGTGGGTGAATGCTTCGGTGGCAATTTCATCCATTTTTTGGTCATGCTCAGCAAGCATAAAGTCCTTAATTTCCAAACTAGTTAAATCTTTGGTACCTTTTATTGCTTTGGCGCATTCTTGTTTGGTTGCCGCTTCAATTTCAGCATCTACATCTTCAAAATCATCTTCACCCTCAAGGTCAGCAAGAGCGTCACTTAGTTTGGGTAAGTTAAGCGTGTCTTCAATCCGGCTCATATATATCACCTCATACGTAGTGATATATTTAGCGATCCTACTTGACGGTTTCTGATTGCAACGCTAAGATGCGTATAGAAATGATACACAGGATGCACATCATGGATAAACAAACTCGTCCTGCGATCAGCAGCAGTGGAAATCCCATGCTCTGTCCGTGCTGCAAAAGCCCGTTGGTGATCACCGGGATGTCACTTCAGATTGATCGTCTGGAAGCCCTGGATGAAAATGCCGAAGGTGCTATTCGTGACAAGGCGGAATGTATCAATCCCACGTGCTACGCTTATCGTCGGCTGTTTTGGTCGCTATCCGGGGAACTGTACGTCGTATCCGGGAGCATGTCCGAGGACGATCAACGCACTTTCTATCAGATTTACCGGCAATGCACCGGGTCTGAAAAAGTCACGACGCCCTTCATAAACAACAACATGGCGCCGTTTGGTACCATCGAACGTGCTGTTCGTATCAATGATAAGAAGGATGAAAACCGCGATTTCTATTTGTTGGGCGGACGTTTCCGATTGGAAATCAAATACCAATATACGGCGGATTATGACGGCGAGATCACGTCGCGGATTAGAAAGATTCGTTGGTGGAAACGCCAGGAAGATGGTATGTACGTCATGCATACGTTTGGCATTCACATGATCTGGTTTGGAGTCAAACACACGTATTGGAACATGAAGCGTCTGCGCACCAATACCGAGTTGCCGCGCGACGAAATCAAGAAGCGTCTGTTGCGCGACCACGTGCAAATCCATCAGAATACCGATGGCTGGTGGCGCCGCCCGGTTGCCTTCATCAACCGCATGATCATTGAAAGGGGCGTGTAATGCCGCGCTTTCGTTACGTCATTATCGATGAGGACAATCGTCCGGTCAAAATCGAGACGGTCAAGACCGACAACGGTGCCTATGCCTGGAACGTTGCCGATCATCGGCGCCATGCGCTGTCCGACAGCACCGGTAAGACCTATCGGGTCGCCAGCGTCGAACTGGACACCAAGGTGGACATCACGATCAACGGGATGATCGATGAAAAGGCGACCGCCTTAAATTACATTGCCTGGATCATCGCCGCCAAGGATGCCCTGGAAATGGTCGATCTGGTGATGCGGGACACGCCGAACTTGGGTCTGGCGGATACCTTGCTGTCGAATTTGCGCCTGGGCGCCATCGAAGCCTGCGGCGGCAAGTTCTCGCCTTCGGTAATCGCGTTGGCGGAACGTCTGAGAGTGGAAGCAGGGGTAGAAAGCGATGCTTGAGATCATCTACCGTGATCGGCTTGATACCCTTCGCCCCGATCCACGCAAAGCGACATACAAGAAAAACGATGATCTGGAATTTATTCCAATGTCAGTCGATACGGTACCGTTGCCCATGCTCCAAACCCAGTTGGGCAACGACAATCTGGAAATCGTTTCCGTCAAAGCAAATGATGTGGAATGGGTTACCCTTTCTCTTTTATTTCAAAACCTTCCGCTGCGTCATGATGGGTCGTTGGCAGTGCGCCAACATACGATTTGGCGCGGCGAAATGGCGCATTTTATCGTGGAGAACCTATGAGCCATGAATGATTCGTTAATCCAGTTCTATCGTGGTACCGGCACCGATAATGTCGGTCGCATGCTGGCGCAGATTATCGGGTTTACCGATGTCGAATTTGAGGGGTGCCATAATCACGTGCAGTGGCTTTTCCCGCTGCGTGAACGAAGCATGTTCAATCCGGTTGCCCCGCTGCTGGATGATGAGACGGTATTTCTATTTCGTACCGATGCCGAATTGCGCAAGGTGGTACGCGAAGTTTTCACCCGCGCTGTCAGATTCCTCGGTTTTGATTGGCAGGATGGTGATTTGGTCGGCAATCCGGTGCGTATTTCCGAATGGGCGCGACCGAATAATCACAATATTCTAAGAATTACTCGTATTCTTCGTTTTCTTAATACCATTGATATGCGGCGTCATGCGGAAGCCCTTTTTGAAGCGTTGCATGTTTATGTACCAAGTGATTTCAGTCGGAAGGGTGGGGTTTCCGCATGGTATTTCTGGCAGGATGCCATGTATTCGATGTTCATGGCAAATATCGAATATACCAACTCGTCCATGGAGCCGGGTACTGGTCGTGCAACTCAAATTATTTTCCGAGCAGACAATCCCCAACACGCCGAAGATGAGGCTCAACGGTGGTGGGACGGCTGCCACCAGAGTTTACCGAACCACTTCGAGACGTTGAGTTGTATCAAAGTTTATCCATTTGGTGTCCATCGTCTGACCGTTAGCGGCGTGGCGGTGCCCAATACCAGTATGCCAACCTACGAATGGACGTGTGATCGTGGCGTGTGCCATACCAGCAAGAGGGGTTAAGGGGAATGGAAACACTTGTTGTTTTTGCGGCAATTTGGCCCACATTCATCGTGCCGAATCTGGATGCCAACGCATGCGAAGCCATGACACAAAAAGTCAGTAATGCCTATACGGCATTGGCTGAAAACGTCGAGAAAACGGCATCCGAAGAAGAAGCGGCGGAAGCGTGGAGTTTCGTCATCCAATGCACCGACAGCAGCATGTCTCCTGCTGATGTTGATAGATTGTTGAGTGGTTTGAAGCGCGATCTAAAGAAATCACAGATGGGCGCTACCAAGAAGAAGCTTGACGTATGAACCCGGTCGTTCGTTTCTTCATCATCACCCTGGTGTTGATGTTAGTGGTATATGTCGGTGGGTTTTACCTGATGTACTGGCATCTACCCCCGACATGGGTGAAGCCGGTATTCGTCGGTTTGACCGTGCTGGTGATTATCACCATTTGCTGGTGTGTAAAGATGTTCAGTGAGGACAATCCCTGATGAGCAAGAAGAATAGGAGCAATTTGCGTCGCGCTGAGATGATGGCTGACCATCTGCGGATGCTAGGGTTTGAACCAAGCACCGTCGATGAAGCACACGTTATCACATGGCGCGGCGGTACCTCCGAAGCTGCCAAGAAATTCTACGTCTGGGTGGATTACAGCAGTGATGTCGTCTGGTTAGGTATCATCGCCACGTTTGATCGGTGGGCGAATAGCCGCGACTATGAGTTTGAAGGCATTCCCGATGACGAAGATTTCTCGTTGCTCTTCGAGATTGCAGAAGAATGCCTAGCGAAAGGGTTGATGAAGAACGAAGATTGGACGCCGCGAAACCTCAACGAATTCTGGCGCAAGGCAAAGAAGAGTCGGTCACGTCGCGAGCATGAAGCTGCGAGGATACATGATTGAAGAGATTCGGTACGGACTTCTGTGCAGAGTGAAGCATGCAGGGTGGAATCGGGTCATCAATACTGAGGACAATATCGCACGTCTGACATCGGTGATTGCTGCCTACGCCAATTGCTCCGTTGGATTGGTTGAGTTTAATTATAACCAAGTAGAAAATCAGTGCTTCGGGGGTTTGTATGGTGATGCAGGGTTTGTATTTCTTGCAATGGCACGACTGCCATTGCAAGAAATACATGAACCGGTGGATTACCCCGGTGTCGGACCACTTACCACGTCATTGGTTTCCGCAGAGAATTTACTTACAGCGGTGATATGCCATGAGATTGCTCATGTGGTTCATCCCTTTGATGACCATGGGTCGCGGTGGCAAGAAACATACAGGGATTTAAGACAGCATTTTGTGGGTACTTAGTTTTTATTCCAATACCGCCACCCCTGGAACCCCTTATGAGGTATTGGCGTCGTAAGTCTATTGAATGCACCTGACCGCTCGATAAAATCACCTGACCATCGTTGACCGGTGGTCGAACATATGAAATCCCCGGAGTGCGTCCCAACAATCTCCATCCAGCCAATGATGTGCCCGTGATAGCACAGATAGCACCGTCCACCAATTACATTACGAGTGGGCAACCGTGCCACTTTGAACCGCATTACCTGTGACCGGTCAGCGACCGTTGCAATTTCTTTTTCGTAGTCGTCCCAGGAAATGGTAGCCGGGATCGTAATGACAATATTGGATGGTGTTTCAATTTCTGTGATTTTCATGACAGTATTTATTTGTGTTACACTCTAATGTTAGGAGAGTAGATATGGATTATTTCATGTCCGCAGTGATTATTGTTGCCTTTGGGCTGATCGTCTGGGCTTTCCGTAAGTCCAACAAGAAAGGCTGTGGCTGTGACTGTGGTACCAATTGTACCAAGGGTTCGAACAAGGCGTAAGGAAAAAGCCGGGCATTGCCCGGCTTTTTCATGCTATTGCCCCCAAACGATAGTCCCATCCTTCTGATGGTCGATGTATTTATGTCTATCAAGAAGATGTTATAAATAATTCTATGCGCTACCAAGACCTTCTACTTGAAACGGTTCAAGACCAAAAAAGAACAGAAATCAAACGTCTGTTGAACATGCTTCCTGTCAAATGGAAGGATGAAGATGGTAAAGAAGTATGGCGTGTTGAACCAAGTCAAATTGATCGCGTACTTGTGGGCAAGAGTGACGATGAACTTGATGATTGGATTGTTGGTATTACAACAACACTTGAATACCTCAAGCAAAACCCCAAAGCGGTGCTACCTGATCCGTTCGGCGGTTTGACCATAAAAGCCAAAACGACATTGAAGACCATCCTACCGCGCGTGGGTAATAGCTTCATGAAGTGGCTCAAGGAAATGTATGATCCTGCCGATCTGAAAGCCGCCCAGACAGATGAAAGCACCCTGCTGGACGGACTATCCGAATACCTTCGTGATGAACAAAACATCACAGTGCGCGAGGATGGATTGATTGAGTTTTGGGGATTGGACGGAACCAAGCGAAAGATCATCGGTGATCTACCGGTTGTCTTGTTCCACTACACTGCCAGTAAGGCGCTTAAATCGATCAAGCACCATGGTCTGTTGCCTGACCGCCCCAGTGTGAATTATCGCAAGGCGCCGGGCGTCTATTTAACGACTGAGGGAAGCGGGAATGCAATTGATGGCTATGCCCGTAATGCCGAACAACGGATCGGTGGGTACGCGATCAAGCTTGAGGTGAAGTGCTACCTCCACGAGCTTCAGTCTGATCCAGATGATGCCGACATTTCCAGCGGGCGCCATCAGTTCATGGTAAATCAGGTTCCCCCAGACCGAATTATCGGGTCTGATCGTTATTTCTAAACCAGCGCCTCGAAGAGTGGTTTGTGCAGTGGGTGGACACTGAAATAATGGCAAAGTAGATGCCGTTGATGTTCTGAAGTCATATCTGGACATTTGGCGAGAAGCCGCATTACTTCAACCAAAATTTCCGGCTTAATGGCACCGTCAGGAGTCAACAGAGCCACCGACCGGAAATACCAGCCATAGTAGGCACTGAAATCCAACCCGCCCATATGATCAATGTGAGACTGTCGCAGCCATAGGTACTGCTCACGGGTGCAGGGGTTTTTCTTGAATTCGTCGGTGGTCTGAAAACGCTTCCAGAGGGCTTCATTGCTTTCGTCCTCGGTTTTCGCGAAGAGGATGGTATCAAAGGTTTCCCAGCGAACCAGCAGTTCCCCGACGTTGATTTCAACTGTGTCCACCGCGTTTAAATCAAGTCCGGTGGTGTCCTTGGTTTCGTGGTCAATCAGGACTTCGTACATGGGCAGCGAATATTCCAGATCAACAGTCGAGCAGATGTCGGTGAAATCGTCAGCCGTAAACGGCGCTGTTTGTTTGGCTTCGGTGAGGACCACATCACCAACCGTCAGCTTGAGAATTTTGCGATTGTAATGGTCGCACAGTTTGTCGCTAATCGCATGGCGCTTGGTTTTGGTAAACACACGGGTCACTGTGATTTGCATGGTGAGGTCGGCGGCAATCAAGCCGGTCTTCTCGATCCATTCCACCAGCGTTTTCATAGCGTTTCCTTCATGTGATTGGGTTATATTATCATTCCAACCTAAAATTGTCAAGATTGGACAAAGGATTTCCTTGTCCGATTGCGAGTTGTAAGGCATATTTGCGGTAACGTTTCGATATCTGATTGAGGTGTGTGGTGGCTTTATTCAATGTGATCCCCGCAGGAGAAAAGGCGTTGGTGACGAGTTCCGGGGGTGTTCGGACGGTCGTCACTGGACCGAAGCGTGTGTGGCGCGGGTCCAATGTACAAATGTTCCGGCGTGAAGTGATTCCTCAGAATTCTCGCGGTACCCTTGTGGATGAGAATGGAAAATTCTCATCAGTACAGGGTCCGTCTGTCGTTCATATTCACCCGGATGGACATTTCATCCCGGATTTGATGCGCAATCTGGCGTCCCACGAAGCCATGGTGGTTATTGACCGGAACGGTAAGTATCGTATTGAAACCGGCGATAAAACCCCGACCGTGTGGGTTACTATGGAAGAGCAGATTCACGAGTTTAAGTGGACTGGATCGCGCGGTGATACTGAGGTGAAAACCCCCGGTGCATTGCGTATCAATTGTCTGCGAATGCAAGACACTCAGACCTACGTCGAATATCAGGTTCGCACCAAAGACAACATCGTGGCAGCGATCAATCTGATGATTTCGTTCAAATTTGTGGACATCGAAAAGTTGCTTGCAAATGACGATCCCATGGGCGCGATGTACAACCGCATCCTGGCGGACATCACCAAGCACGTGGCGACTCTTTCCTTCGATGATTTCAAGGAAGACACCGAGGCGAAAGTTACCGGGATCGATCTGTTCACAGATACCGGTCGCAAATGGTTCGACAATCTCGGTATTTCGCTTGAGACGGTGGTTCTACGGGCATGGCGTCCGCTCGACGTGAACGTGCAGCGCATTCTTGAGCAGGCGGCGACTGCTAATGCCCAGAAGGCAGTGGACGCGGCGAATCACGAACGCAAGATGACTCAGCTTCAGAACGAGGATGCCATCCTTGATCGTGAAGCGTCGCTGGATGCTAAACGCCGTGAAGCTGCCGTTGCACGCGGGCAGGCGTCTGGTGCGGAGTTGGTCGCCATGTTCGATGCGCTGACGTTAGCGCCATCCAAAATCTCAATGGAAACGGGTGAACGCTTGCTCGCACTTACGCTGGCATCCAAAGCGGAAACTCTGTGTTTGCCGCCGGAAATGCTGGGGAAGACCCGATGAGCGAATCTTCCCTTTTTCTCGTCTACAAAAATATGTCCCGTGGGTACGAAGAGTATCGTAACGGGCATGGCACGGGTCCGATGATCTGGGGGCATTTGGAGCAGCTTTATGGTCTCCCTCGGTGGGTGAGCGATAACAAGAAGCTCTGGGCGTTGGCGCGTGATCCAAAAGTTCCCGTGCATCTTCGGCTCTGCCATGCCTTCACCTTTGACCGGGCAGTTACGCCTGTTCACAATCTTCTTGAAATGGCGGAAGCTTTGGAGCTTGCGCATGAAGATATTGTCAAGGGTCGGGAGAATGGGTGGTCGCATTTCGCAGACATCGCCAACGATTTGCGGGCAATCCACAAGAAGCATAACCGCTATCTTGTTGGGTTGGCACTCAATTGCACATCGGTCGCTGACGTATGGACATACCGTATGAAAGCGAAAGATGGGTGGAACTGCTACAAATACGCCACCGACTTGACCACAGAAGAAGAATAAAACGACGAAGGGGAGGCGTGATTGCCTCCCCTTCTGTCTCACGATGAACCGTTATTTACGCGCACAGCATTGCGGGCGTCAAGAACTTTTTGTCCGCCCACTTCCCGTAATAAAGCGTCAATTCTTCCCCGGCGGCAATGTCCCGCAATGCTGTGAACTTCATATGCCGTTCACTGGTGTTGTTCGATGCCACCATATTCGGTGAAGACGCATGGTTCATAAAACTTCCCACCGCGACCGTGCAGTAGATTTTCTGTTTTGTTCGCGGGTCTATAGCCCATGGGAACGTGTACGGCTTCAGCGAATTCGGAACCGAATCCCATGAATAGAGGACAACCGGGAACGAATATTCCGACCCGGTTTTGATACCTACCTCGGTGAAGACGCCACGTCCATGAATCGGGCTGGGACGAATATCGTAGATCAGGATACCCATGGCATTGGCATCATCGGCAGTAATTGCGACGCCGGTAACAAGTATGCCCCTGCAAACGGACCTTCAGTCTTCGGTTCCCGAGGAAGCATTTCATCGGTTGCCCAGCCGCAGATGTGCGCTTTGATGGTCGGCGTAAGAGTTTCCACCATGACCAATACATAAACACATCCAGTGTGCCGCTCGTGTGGACGCACGAGCAGTTTATAGTCCAGGGGATCGGGAGACGCCCGCATCAGGCTGGTTTTTACGTCGATGCGACACCGGGGGATGTCGAAACCACCATCCCCTTTGGTCGGATAAAGGTTTGCATAGAACCGACTGACTTTGTACGGTTCTATAGTCCCAAACTGGTGCTTACAGAACACCAAAGGACCAATCTGTCCAATTAACTGATCTTCCGACAATCGTTCCGCACGATCATCCGCATCGCGATGTATCCGTGATACCCCACCAATTTCTGCCGCCTTCGCATTTTCCCGAACCAACGCCTCTTCGTCAGGCGTCAACATGTAGGTAAGTGCGGGCTGGTCTTTGACCATTCTGACCATTACTACCCTCCGAATTGGGCAGTTTATGTATGTTATTAGTTGATTGTCAATTTCCAAACTAATGTTATTCGGTTGACTTCCCGCTATAAATATAGGATCGTTTTTAGGAGGTATTGTTATGGGTATTTCATTTTCAGGTGGAGTGATTCCTGTAGGGACTTTCAAAATCCATACCAATATTTCACCAGTATGGGTGACCGCAGCGGGTAGTTTGGGTAATGCTCATACTGGACAGAATTATGTCTTCAATTTTGAAGCTATCGATCCGGATAATGGACCAGTTACCAATCATTTTCGACATCCAAGGGCATGCCGGTGGTGAATGTGCAGCAATTAATGAAATTCAATTGTTTGATAGTACCGGGCAGGTTACTTTCACGACTACATCAACCGATGTTTGGGATAGCGCAACTGGTAATATTCCATATTACTGGAATAATACCGGTTTGTGGGATCGTACCCGGTTAAATGATGGGTACACGATTTATGATGGGTATACGGCGACAGCGTTCTTATATAATACCGCCGCAAATAATTCTTATTGGGCACGTGCATTATTGAATGTAACGGGTACTGGCGGAAAGGCTTTGTCAAAAGCCCGTGTTTGGGTGGGTGGTGGTGCCCGCATTCCATATTCCGTGAGGTTCTATGGTGTTGGAACTTACAATAAAACTGCACAAATAAACAACCGCCAAAATACTGGATTGACTTTGTTGGGTTCAACCTCTTTTACGGTTTCCGACACATCGTTGCGTTACGCGGAAATCGTATTCCCATAAAAGTTTTGGGCGGGGAAAATCCCCGCCCAAAACCGATTAAGCAGCCAACGGTTCCCAGACTGCCGAATACGAGTCGAGAATGTTGTCGCACTTGATGCCGTGGGTGTAACCCTTCTGATCATCCCAGATGCGACTCTTGGCATCGTCGGTGGGGAAACCCCACGGAAAAGCGGTCGCAAGGTCCGACATGGTGATCAGGCTGCCCTTGCGGTCGAACATGCGAGTCAGCGTGTACGCCCACATCACCGCATCGCCGGGCGAACTCATCAGGTTGCCGATAAACAGAACAACCGGCATCGATACCTTGACACGTTCCGGCAAACGCTTGGTCATCACGGCGATAGTGAAGAATTGCATGAATTCCCGATGCTCACCATCCGGATCATAAGTAACCGGACGATTATCCGCCATGGACGCTTGCAGGAAAACGTTCGCCTCTTCCGGCGACATCGGCGCACAATCCTTGTGCTCATCCACGTCCAGCAGAGATTTGGGGACATAAATCATGATACGCACCTGTTATTGTGATAGCCCAGATCATACACCAACTTTCAAATTAAGTCCATCCCTCTTATTCATCCCCAGATATAAATATCTTCAAACCACATGAGGCGGCAAAATGGGTATATCGTTCACAGGAAGTTTGATACCAGTTGGTACTTTCAAAATTAAAACCAATATTCCCCCGGTTTGGGTAACAGCAACCGGATCACTTGGGGAGGCTAATGGCGGACACCCATTTACATTTAATTTGTCGGCAACCGATCCAGAAAACGCACCATTAACGTATTCACTGATTTCTGGAATTATACCATCCGGGTTGACAATATCAGGTTCGCAAATTATCGGCACACCAGAAAATATCCCAGGTACATATACCTTTGTTGTTCGGGTTAGTGATGGCGAGGGTAATAATGATCGTCAATTCTCACTACAGGTCACCAATCAAACACCAATTTGGACGACGGCTGGTGGCTTGCTTGGCTCAGTAGTAAGCGGGGCTACGGTAAACTACACCCTGTCCGCAACTGATCCTAATAATGATCCAATAACCTATTCAATTGTAAGTGGATCATTACCAAGCGGAATAACATTAAACTCATCAACTGGGGTTATTTCAGGTTTAACCACTGTTCTCGGCACTTATAATTTCACCGTTCAGGCGAATGATGGTCGTGGTGGATCAGTCAATCGTGCATTTGAATTTACGGTTAATCCCAACTATCCAAATACAGCATTTCTAGTTCACCCAACTTCATTAACATTTGCAGATAGCAAAAATAGTGTGCTTCCTTCAGCATCAACCGCAACGTACACAAATGGCGGTGGGTATGAAGTTATGGGGTTTAATCTAAACAATTATATTCGATACCCTAATGCGGCTGGGTTAAACATATCCACAGGTGATTTCACAGTCGAATTATGGTTCTATCCAAGATCAACCGGTACCTATCGTAATTTAGCAGTGTGGAAAGCAGGAAGTTTGTCCCCACTTTATTTTTCATATCATTCGGGCTATGCTCGCTTATGGGGTTCGTCGGCGGGCGGATCATGGGATTTGTTTAATGCATGGGGTTCATCTTCACCATTACCGGTAAACCAATGGCACCATGTTGCTATATCACGAAGCAGTCAATACTATGTCATGCATGTTAATGGTGTTAAAACAAATGAACTAACAACTGCATTAAATCCAATGGCATCTAATATGGGCGTTGTTCTTGGGTCGTATCAGGACACTGCCTCTGAATTCTTTGATGGCTATATGCGAGAATTCCGCGTAACTAAAGGACAAGCACTATACGGTAGTGGGAATTTCACCCCAGAAACCAATCTACTTTAAAAGAAGAAAGAAGGGGGAGCATTTTGCTCCCCCTTCTTTTTATAGCCCTTTGATAGTCATTAACGGCCAAACTCTTGCTACTTTATTTGCAATACCCGCATTTACAAGCGTATCGATAGCAGGCAATGTGGGTTTATACATAGATGGTGCTTCTTCGAGTAGTGATTTCCGGTATTCGTCCGCTATGTCACGACGGCACATACGCGGATCAATTTTTGTTACCACTCGAAGTTCATTAAATTCCTCTACATCTGCACGACGAGCAGATTGCCGTGGTGCCATTCTACCAGCCCCATGACATGCGCTACAAAGACAATCATCCAGCCCATTCCCACGAAGGATGAAACTACTACTTCCCATACTACCGGGAATAATGACTGGATGACCGTAGGGGAATTCCGGATCAGTTGATGGCCCCCCGGCAGGGCATGCCCCTTTTCGATGAATATGATGGTCCCCATTAGACCAAATAAGATTGTGGGGAGCATCATATACAAGACGAGCGTCGATTTCCCGTCCAAGACATTCCGACAGCGCCCGCACTACCATCAATCCAAGGAACATACGATTTGCAAACGCAAAGTTGGCGGCATTGTTCATTGCACTGATGTAAGCTTTAGCTGGTTCGCTATCTCCTGGAAGTAGATAGAAGTCGTGTTCGTGCTTGAGAGTTTTCGGAAACCATTTTTTTGCCACATCCATGAAGTGCTTACCAATCATATGTCCAATGGACACCGAACCGGTATGCGCCATGATTGTAATTGTGTTTTGCTTCAACCCCCAGGAATTGGCAGTATAACCGTCGAAGACTTCCTCAACCCGTTGCACTTCCACAAAGTGGTTTGATCCACCGATGCTGCCGATCTGGTCATCACGGGAGAATTCAGCACCAGACCCGCGCATGAAATCATCAAGATTGAAGATTCCCTCCGTGGGCAGAGAGCCAAGCAGATGCGACCGCATCACGTCGGCTACCTGTTGATCCTGGCGCCAGAATTTCCAGATGCCTTCGTCGGCATGGCGTTCGTCAAGGAGTCCCTGAAGACCGTTACGGAAGATGGCATTGCGCTGGCGTGCCGACAGAGGAATGTTTCGTCCACCCTCGAAGAAGATGTACCGCAGTTTGCGATCCAGAGCTTCACCAAGGCGGGCAAACTCTTCCTGGGTCACATCGGTAGCCAGGAGGCGCATTCCACAGTTGCCCGTGATGGCAATATTGCCATTACGGCGTATAACAAAGAATGAAGACGGTACTTCAAAGCAGTATTCAAAACCATCAGGCGATTGGATGATTTGTGGTACAGACTTGGGGGTGCCGTTAATACCAATCTTTGTATTGGTATGCGCGAACACACGATAGTCTGTCTGTCCATCACGATAATGGATGTCTTCACGCAATACACTGCGATAACCAACTGCCATAAAAGCATAGTTGATAAAATCCGCAGATTGTTTGTCTCGCGTGTAAAAACATCGTTCTTTGTGGTTCCCATCCCAATGAAAAATTTCATCGGTGATGATTTTAAGTTGTTCGAATGATGCGTCCCATAGTTGTGTAAGCGAACGATGAATAATAGGACTATCGATGGTGATAGCCGTTCTATCCCCGTATTGCGCTTCGTGTGTTATTGGGATTCCCGCTTTCTGTAGAAGTTCCCGAGCGCGATTAATTTTTCGTTCTTTTTTTAAATTCAGGGTGCAGCGATTCCCATACTCGTACAGTCTTCCATCTGCACAAAGCATTATAATCACACGCAATTCGTCGTCACTCATATCCAACTTCGTATGTCGCACGAACGACGACGGAGCCGTGAGGATACGATGACGATAGCCATTTTTCAAGTTGTTGTGTTGCGTATAGACGCTTCCTGCGGTTTCCACCCCAAACATGGAGAAATCGTAGGTCTTGGTGAAGTGATATACCAACATACGATGGTCAAAGCTTAAAGCCTGATCCACCCCGTATTTGGTCTTAAAATGGATCAGTTTTTCGCTTTGACGTTTGATGAAACGTGTAGGAGTCACAAATTCAGCAATACCCGTGTGCGGATCGAATTGACAGACATCCTGCCCCTGCCAGTCGGCAATGCGTACCCATCCCGTTGGGGACAAGAATTCGGTATCAGGATCAACACAGCCAATATCTGAGCCAACCGCCTTAGGAATCACGAAGCCATAGGCATCGAGAACCGTTCCGATGGGGATACCGGCACCCTTGTGGAAATCTGGCGTGAGGACGATACGATCCAAGCGCGCTTCCGACCCCAAGAAACCATGCTCGCGCAGGCTCTTGATGGTGTCCACGACGGCACTGAAACGCACGATCTCATCGACGGATTGCCCGTCAATGAAGACATCCTCGTTCGCGTATAGGGTTATATCCACACCCGCAGGGGTAGGGATATGGACCCGGTTAGGGTCCAAACGTTGAAGAGACATTTTCCAACCTCGTTAGTGCGTGTTCAGCAGCCGCAGTAATACGAAGTTGGATGGTCATTATTTAGCACTCGTGGTTTCGATGGTCAACAAAAAAGAAAGCCACCGGCAAAACCGGTGGCTTTCTCTTGATCTAGCCAATATGGGTATCAATCCATATCGCGTCAGGAATCCGTGGGCGTCCGATCCGACCTATGGTTTGTTGTGCCCTTTGAGGTAATTACCTCAAACCATCAAAATTACCGTAAGGTATTAATGCGCAAATGTCAAGCTCGGGTGGTCAAACCGCATCCGCCAGTTGGTTTTCGACCTCTTGCCGCAGGCTGACCTTGCGCGTCTTCCCCTTGAAGACCTTCTTCTTCTTTTTGGTCTTGGGGTAGGCGGTGATCAAGGCGCGGCGGGACATGTTGTAGATGCAATAGAACTGCTTGCCCATGAAAGCGACATCGCATTCCACGATGGTGTCTTGGCGGCGCTTGACCACATGCACCGCCTTGTCACTGTTTTGGATCATCTGGGCAAGGACGCCCAGTTCGTTTGGACCGACAACTACATCCAGGCGTTCTTCAAGCCGTTCCGCCACATGGGGCACGGTCAGGCGCGGTGGCGGGGTCAGATCATTCAGATGAGCATTTACCACCGCCGCCAGATGCGGTTTCTCGGTGATTCGTTGATCCGGGGAAACCGCAGGGGCATTGATCACCGCCTTGCGTTCGTTCGCAACCGCATCGGCATAGATTTCTTCGAACTGTTCGGGCGAAAGCTTGTTCCGCGCGATGTCCATGAAGCGTTGGGCGATACTCATGTGCCTCTCCTGGGTATTACCCAATGTTATAGGCACAATACCCCGGTAGTCAACTTCAGGTCAGACGTACACTTAGTAGGCGCATGTACAGTGGTTCGCTTGGCAAAACGTAAAACCTGACACCATCAAGGCGCTCCACACCGTCGCCCGAGTGATATCAGGTTTGTATAAGCAAATTCTCAATAAGGGTGATCAGGACGAGATCATCCAGAAGGCGAAAGCGTTGTCCGACCGCCTGGATTACATCGACCATCCAGTTGCCAAGAAGATTCGTGACAACATCATGTTCGACCTCACCCATCCAAACATGTGGAAGTTCACTGATCCATACCACGTTGAATGGATCAAGGAATGGGTTGCCGAACAGATCGAGAAGACGAAAGCCTAGGCGAGGAAACGGCGCAGTTCGTAGGCGACGCGCTTGGTTGCCTCACACACAGTCATTTCGTCGTATTCCGGGTTTTTATTTGCCATGGTATCCCAGACGGGATTACCACACCCACGGAAGGCATCCACCATGGTGTTGTGTAGATTGGCTTCATCGGGCTTGCGAGCTTCATAGAAAGCCCGATGAAAAGACTGGCACTGCTCGACCATTTGCGGGGTGATCGCTTCGCGCTGCGCGTACAGCGCGGGGTCGATCTTTGCCACTTCGGCAGCCATGATGCGGGCACAATCATACCGCAAGCTGTCGGTACTACCCCACAACGGAACGTGACTGTACCGTGCATGCGCCATTGCAGTCCCCACCTGGGGTATGAAGCCATGTTCGATGTCGCGAAAGAACGCCTCCCGTCCAGCCGGGGTCGTGAAAGTACGCATTATTCAGCCTCCGTAATTACCATAAACGGGACAGCACCGCCACCAGTCACAAATTCACCGTTGATGACCGCCTGATACACTTCATCGGGGGTATTACTATCAAAGGCTTCCGAGAACCCGCAGGCGCAGTCATTTTCGATGAACAAATCTTCCAGGGTTCCAGACCATTCCGGCGCGGCAGAGCGGTCACCATTGTCCCAGGCTTCCATCTGCTCGCTGTCCAACATGAACAGGTTCACAATAGGATTGGTGGGCAGATGGAAGCCTTTCGGGAATTCTTGCATATTTCCTCCACTCCCTCTCTTAGTAGAGGGTCATGCAGTATTCCAGTTTAACTATGTCGGTTGCCAATTCCGACGACGTGTGCGAATATTAGCGGGATGGAAAATACTGTTCAGCGCGTTGCCGAACATTATGTTTCGCAGCAAAGTCAAGGAATTGGGCGCGAAAAGCGTCACTCATATTTGCATAACTTTGAGGGTCATACAGACGAATCTTCCACGTGATTGTACTCCAATCACGGTACCCCTGATTAACGTCGCCTGCATCATCATGGGGATCGCTTTCAGCGATCATCAGGTACGGGGTCAATTCATCAGCCGTATCTTTCCGAGCCAGAAAGATGTAGTCGCCCTTATTGATATTCGGGGGGGTCGGCGCACAAAACATTCCACGTTCTTGATGGAAGGTCATTTGCCCACGATAGGCAGCGACATAAAAGCGCAGACCGGCGTTGGTGCAATCAAAAATCATGGACATGATGACACCTTAGTTGTTCTATACCTATGATAGCAAATTGCTTATGTTTAGTCAAGCCATAAATATTACAATCATTCCATGGAAAACCGTCAAGAAACATGAAGATCAATGAACTACTCGAAGATACTGCCGCCCAAACGTCGCTAATAATTGACCAGATTATTGAGTGAGTTAAACAAGGTGTAACCAATGTTCATGTGCGCGTTATGCTATCGTTGACAGCCCCGGTTTTGTCGATTGGGCGAAACAGAAAGGCTTTGACGGCGCCATCCATATGGACGTGTTTGATGTGGGGCAGCGATTAGCACCGGAATTGTTAGGGAAGGGTGAGGTGCGCGGTTTGAGTGACAACAATCATGTCACTTGCCGCCCGTTCTACTGGTGGCAGATCAAGTCGGTGTTCAACAAGGGGACGTGGAGCAAGGAAGGCGACATAACAGAGTCGCGCTAAAATGCAAAAGCCGCACGGGAAGTGGCTGGGAAACCATCCGTGCGGCTTTACTGCAACCCCGCCCGTGGGCGGTGAAGGAGAACGGCGGTAAGGCGAACCGTCATGAAACCCCTTCCGGGGCAGAGACAGGATTTGAACCTGTGACCCTTCGCGTGATAGGCGAATGCTCAACCAACTGAGCTACTACTGAAATGACAATCAGTTCCGCCGTTCTCTGAGGACACTTATAGCCCAGGTCGAGAGATGTGTCAATAAGAAAAATCAACAACGACTAAATATGGCTATGCGCCTTAATGACCTATACGAATCCGCTTATAGCTATCAAACGACCTATTGGTTTAATCCCCGAACCAATGAGGTCATTTCTGCTGATAATCACGGCACCGTGGTTATGACTGATCCATCAAATTTTGAAATTGATTCCGCCATCGTTGATCAGATGTGGAATTGTTTTGATCAAGACGATGGTTCATCGAACGATGACGCAAAATTACCATCCGAACTTGTCGTCGGTTGGCCGCCTTATGGTCGGTGGAATGAGGATGATGCGTGGGAACAATTGGCGATGAATCGGGGCTGGGTTCGTGTTGGTGAAGGGGGATCGTCGTATGCATCATATTTTAGCGCCAGTACATGCGACGCAATTTGGACAGCAGTGCGCTATGTAACCAACAATGGCAATCCCGGTATTGGCGTGGAAATCGAAATCAGTCGATCATCCGGGGCAATGTATGGGAAATTAAGTCTCGATTCCCTTGATAAATTTATCAAGGGTGGCGCCCGGCGAGCAGAAGAGTTTCTGCGACGGAATCTAAGCAACTAACATGGACAAGCTCGCCCAACTTGAACATCTGATCGGAAATAAAGCATCCCTTGATCCTGTATTCTGGGAAGGCATGCTCCGGTTGTTGGAGATTAAGGAAAATTGCGTATTTCCCATGCAGACCGTCTCCAAGGGAGAAATTATTTTTGACGAAGGGGATACTGGTGACGTTGCTTATGCTATTCAGCAGGGCGAAGTTCATATCATGAAACGTCATGGAGATCATGAAACAACACTAAGTGTGTTACGTGACAATGATTTCTTCGGGGAAATGGCATTGATTGATGGCAAACCCAGAAGTGCATCTGCGGTGGCTACGACAGATTCCGTATTAATTGTGGTTTCACGAGAACAATTTATTCATCGCCTTGAGCAATATGATCCCATGCTCAAATGCATAATGAAGCGGTTAGTCGAGGTTATTCGGCGTCTTGATGACGCATTGTGTGCCAATTAGTTCAGATAATGTGGCACCACGGTAAAGGAATCTCTTGCCGTATAGAAATCCTCGAAACGGTCGATTTCGATTTCTCGATCACCATGGGTTAAAATCGTTACAAATCCGGTATCACCCAGACGAATTTTTCCCAAAACAATCCCAGAATAAACTTCCTTAACCACCCACGAGGTGATTGGATTTGCGCGAAAATCCTCGGCAATCGCATGGATATCCATGATAATCTCCGTATCAAATCTATACTGAATGTAAAGGTTATTACATCTGAAGTCAAGGGATTCAGGCTGGTTTTCGTGTTTTCTTTAATGTTAAATATTCATCTTCCCAAATATAAACAAGATTGTACATTTTCAATATTTTGTAATTTTACCATTGTAGATGCAAATATCCCCAAAAGTTTGCTTTGAACGTGTGTTTGTCTTGCCCGGTGGGAAAATACGTGGATTGCCATGCCAGTAATACCAAGGAATTCATATTAGTTTTTGGATCATAACCATCAACTTTATAATAATTACCATTAGCCTGCCTTGTGGTTTATTTCTTGCGACGCTGGCGCGGTTTCGTTGGAATAGTTCCTTGATGGCATATTTGGGTTTCATCCATTACCCTGAACGTCATGTTATTTTTTGCGGCAAATGCCATCGCAGCTTGCCATTTGGCATGATTTACAAGGATTGCTGCTTTATCACGCTTGCTGCGAGTTTCGTAAATAGATTTAGCGAAACCAGTTTCTTTAAGTGGTTTGATTTCAATAATTTCAGCATGTTGTTTACCATCTTTATCAACATATACAATCACATAATCAGGTATGTAAATTGTATGACGCCCGGTGAGTGGATTTTGATAAGGAATTTGAAGGGATTCGCTTGACCAATATAATATCGAGGGATGTTTGTCGAACAACATACAGGCGTGTAATTCAAGACCTGACCGATAATATATCGGATATGTCCCGATATATTTCTCCGGGTTTCGTGGGGTAAATTCGCCCTGGCGGTATTTGTCAGGATTATTTGGTATGTGTTTCGCCATATAGCCCTCGCCTAAATAGTTTCAACTATTTATGGGTAAAGGCTCATGCGGTTACATCAGATTATCAATGAAGCTCGACAGGCACCACTTGTTCACCGTAAGGCGCTTGAACAAGATATTTCGGACAAAGAAATTCTACTCAATCATCCGGCAGTGGTGATTGTCGATAAGGTTCAGAAGCAACCTGAAAACGGTCTTGGAACGGTTTACCGAGAGAGCATTAATGAAGTCACTGGGCAGCTTCGAATCAGCAACTCGATGATTCGGAATGCCATTGGGTTAAAGGCACAGTGCATCGTGGCAATGGACCCGAAGGACTTCCTCGGATTGACCACCTCGGATCGCGAGGAATACGACCGGATCATTCAGAACGCCAAGCCGCTTCACCAATATAATCAATGGGCCAAGATTGATGACAACCCCGAATACGGCGAGTTCCTATCCAACCTACGGGGTGAAAAGCAGAGCGCCATGCGAGTGTGTCCGTTCCTACGTATTATCCTCAGTTTTGAAGGCGGGCGGTATACCGGGTATGTGAAGAGCCATGAGGGGCGCCATCGCGCCGCCGCCGTGATGAAGAAGGGCGGGAAGATGATCGCTGCCATTGAGTTAGTCCCGGACGAAACCGTAGATAACCAATTTCCCGGTGTGTACGATCCTACGTACCACCTGACATCCCAACACATCCCGGCGATTTTGTATGGTCAGTACAATGGATCGAAATTGGCGGTGACCAAAGAATGGACCGTCCTCAAGGATGACATGTTGGCAAAGTATCGCCAGGAATAGCACGTTGTTCCGCGTAATACGCCGCCTGTTTTCGCGCGAATTCTCGCATCTTCGCGATGAAGTTTGGGCTGTGGTATTCCATGATGGGTGGCTGGAACTTTCGTAGCTCGTACCCGTACCGTCTCATAGTCGGGCTGAAAGTTTTTTTGAACCCACCCATGTAGTTTTCGTCATATGCGGTAAGGACTAGCACATCTGGTTTATGCTCTCGGATGAACATGACCATTGCTCGGCGCACCCGCGCATAAACTTCCTTGTGCAATCCCTCGTGCGTTCGCTTGGTCCAGTTAAGCTTACCGCGCCGAAGGGGAGCAAAAAATAACTCGTAGATTACCCATTCATCACAGATGAACTCGCAAATGAATTTCACATGATAGGTGTATTTGGGGGTAGTGAATTCATAGGTGGGCGGATCGTTAGCCACCTTTGTTGGACGGCTTACGCAATTATTGCCCCGTAGAACGCCCATTTTATTGCCCATGAAATCTGAAAATGGCATGATAACAAATCATGTGGGAGGATACAATGACAGATATCAATGTTGCTGAACTTTGGGACATTTCAAACGCTGCGAATAAGGCTAAGGATGATGAAATCGCGGCAGCACGGGCGCGAGATCAAGAAGAACTGGGGGCTGAAGCACGCAAACGTGCGGACAACGTGTTGGCAAAACTTCAGGAAACGCTCAAGAGTGTCGCCACAAGTGGCAGTTATTCCCATGAAGTGTATAGTTATTCGCGCGGTAAGAATTATCCCAACCCAGCGCCTCGGTATGCCCCAATGGCATTAGCGTTGTTGGAGAGTGATCTTCGTGCGCAAGGTTTCAAGACTGATGTTGCCGTATACGAAGATACCCGTGACGGGGATTTGTATGACGAACACATATCACTTGTGATCTGTTGGCACCCGAACGCCAAATAAAGAAGGGGCGGTCCTACGGGAGCCGCCCCTTCCGTAAACGTGGACCGGACTCGATACCGGCTTCAAGATCGCGCACCGTCAAACAGACCATCCAAACACAGCACCGCATTCGGGTAGTCCTAAGGTCGTGTCTTCCTCTTGCTATCTCACGATGCTGTTATGGTGAGCCACGCCCTTCCGTGGAGCCACGTTCACCTTTACTCTGCGGGAGTTTCCGCAGAAACCTCGGCTCCCGGCGTCGGCGCGGAAGCTTTCTTCTTGACGTTCACCACCGTCGCAGTGGCACCAACAACGCTGTAGCGGTGTTGGAGGTCCAGAGCCATATTCTTGGCTTCTTCGACCGTGGTGAAGTGGACTGCCAGCCCAGCATGATCCACGAAGCGGGTCTGAGTTCCGCCCCAATACGCAACCGCCATATTGGGAAGACCCTTGATCTCTACCACAATGCCAGAACCCTTCCGCATCGTGTATTCGATCTGATTGCGACGACGCTCTTCGGCGCGACGCTTATTGTCCTGACGACCATTGCGGTTGCGATGGTCGTTATTCTGGGAGGGTTTACCTTTCCCATCGCGCTTGTCGCCTCTACCGGCGACCTTGGGCGCGGCGTTGACAGCAGTGCTGCTCACTCGCGATGTTCCCTTTCTTTGTTGTGAAGGACGATCTATCACCAGTAGTTATGCTGGTCAAATTGATTTCGGTTAAAAATGCTTCGAAAACTGAGATTGTTGCATCACCGCCACACCAGTTCTGTTGACATTACCGCGTTAACTCGCTAAAGTAGTGTTGGTAATTGCTGGAAGATCGCCATGACAAACGCTATCGCTCGCACGCCACCATTGTCGGACAAACGTCCGTATGCACAGGGTTGGAATGACTGGTTGGCGTTTGGCGACGCCGCGAACGGCATTCAGCCCGGAGAAGACGGATACGAGGAATATGAGCGCGGAAAGCGCGAAGCGCGTGACGCTTTCTCCACGAAATAAGGTTCCCACCATGCAACAACGTTTTCGTATTGGACACCTCGTCCGCATCAACAAGCCGGGCTACGCCGAACATGGACTGAAAGCCATCATCACTGGTGTGAAAGTCACTGACCAGGGTGTGACTTATATTGCCCCCGTGTGGATGGGGGAACATGGGTCATGGACGCTCGAACCCGTTTTGGAACGCTTTTTGGTTTCCGAGGACGAGTATCAGGAAATCCGCCGTATGCGGAATAAACCGTGGGATCGAGAATAAACGTTTGTGCGATAAGGGCGGGAACAATCCCGCCCTTAACGTCGTCAGATGGGTAAGTTCAGACGATTGAGTGCGTTTAGAGAATCCCAAATTTTGGGACCAAAGGCATTGCTAATCACACCTTCAAAGATGTAGTGACCCGTGTCGTCGGCTTTTTCGATCCATTCCTCGGGCGATTGAATCACTTCAAACGCACCTTTCACAATGGCATCGAATGCGGCGAGCTTTTCTTCGATGGTCAGGTTGTGTAGAGCGTTTGAAGTTATCTTACGCCAATCAAGGATGAATTGTTCCTTGATCGTCGCGATCTGGCTCGGATGCGCGTTGTGCAGTTGTGCCTCGGTGTTTTTCACCAGTTCAAGCAATTGGATATCGATTCGTGACATAGTAGCCTCACCTTAAAGGGGTATATGCTCATATCCCAGGTGAACAGATATGGTCAATGCTAATTTATTTGTCCCGCTCAAACTTCCTCTTGAAGTTGTGTCGCAATCCCTCGTGAGCCAATAGCACACACTCTTCAAGATAGATGGTCCGATAATACGGGTGATCGTCATAGAACAAAATTTCTTCCTCTCGGGCGAAGAAATTCAGTTCACGGCGTTGCTCGTCGTATTCCCCAGGCTTAGTATCACCGCACCACGTCATATCATCAAGCGTGCTGGGCACATACAGCATGATCTCCGTGCGGTAAATCGGTTTCTCCACAATCACGCACGGCTCGATAATAGCGAAATTGCTCGCGGCACCGTAATTCAATGAATAACTGACTATACCATCTGCGCGTAGTGTGAGTTGCCCCTTATTAAGCAAACGATCAACTTGATCGGTGGTTAGTTTTATCCCGCGATAGCATGTTTGAGCATTCGGCGGCAGGCGTTTATAGCGTGCCGGGATCGTTACGCTTGGAAGCATTTTTAGCTGTCGTTTCTTCTCATAGCGCCGATTGACACCGAGCCAGTCTTGAAGCCAGTGCAGCAATGATGCATTTCGTACATATCCCGCACGCGATGGAATGTTGGGAGTTTGCTTCCCATACATCAAGTCATCGTAGTATTCCCAGTCATCTATTTCATCAAGCCGCATGCAGGTATTTACTCATTGTACGTTAAGATTTGACACAGGGTTTCGCACTATGTTAAAAATGAGCAAACTTTTTGAGGGGAATAACCCATGCAGAGTAATACAAAGGTGGATGGTAAATCTACCATCCAGGCGTTTGACGAAGGTTTGCGTCGTTTTTTGATCAACGTATACAATCTGATGGCGGTGGCGGTTGGGCTGACCGGTATTACCGCCTACGGTCTGGCGCAGAACCCAGAACTGGTCAAGGCGATGTTCGATTCGATCATCCCCATGATTTTCTTCTTCGTTCTACCATTTGTCCTGCTTTTTGCCCTCAATGGCGAGCGGGCGCGTAAACGATCCCGTGCCACTAATCTGGTACTGTTTGCCCTGTTTGCAGTTTCCATGGGAATCCTGTCGAGTGCCACTGCACTGGTGTATCCAGGGGTGATGGTTGCCAAGGCATTTCTCGTGTCAGTCGCAGTATTCGCGGGGGCGAGCCTGTACGGCTATACGACCAAAGCCGATCTGACTTCCGTGGGCAGTTTCTTGGTCATTGGTTTATGGGGTCTGATCTTTGCAAGCGTTGTCAACCTGTTCCTCGGTTCCACCCTGATGGAATTTGTCATTTCGGTCGCTACTGTGATCGTTTTCACCGGACTGACTGCGTATGATACCCAGAAGATCAAGGAAACCTATTGCGAAGCCAATGGTTATGACCTATCGCATTATGTGATTATCGCGGCGATGGAACTGTATCTCGACTTCCTGAACTTGTTCCTTGCTATCCTGCGCATTTTCGGCATCACGTCGAGCAGTAGCGACGATTAATTGTCGTCGCAGTGAAAGAAAGAAAAGGCGGGAGTAATATCCCGCCTTTCGTTTTAGTGGTATTGACAATGTTTGCTCGGGAAGATAGTATTCCATGAGGTATGGAGACAAACCATGGATATCCAATACCCCGTCATTGACGTGGAAATCCCCGACAATCTGACCACGCTGCTGGAAAATCTGCAATTGCTTGCGGAATCCACAACATTTCCAATGATCATGTCGGTTGGGGGCAACCTTCATGGCGTGATCAAGGATAAAGAAGCTCTGGTTTGGTTTGAAATGGGGATGCGCCAGATGTGGAAAATCCTCTGCGAGAGGGACGATATCAATGAAACTGTCTGACAAACAAATTCAGCGTCTTCTTCAATTTGGCGCTGCCCAATCGGTGGAAAATCCGCTGGGGTATATGTCCAGCGTCACCGACCGGTCGTTGCTGAAACTCGGCTTGATCGAGGTCGAAGAAACTCGGATGCGCTTTGGTGGACCCGGTGCCATCGGACGTGCGATGATGACGGTCAAAGTGGGCAAGCTGACCCCAGCCGGGCATCGCTATCTGGGGGATTGCGGGTTTGCTCCATTCCCCAATGAAGAACGGTTCCTGGGGAAACGGCGGGTCGGTTACTGCGCAGAACATTATCTGCCGTTTATTGCCTGTCTCGCTAAGGGCTGGGTGGAAATCACCGAGCGCACAATTCAACCACAAGATTGGGTTAAATGGAAAAAAACCAAAGCTGGTCGGGATGCCATGAAGATCGAACGCAGTCCGGAGGAAATTAACTTGATCAATTCTGTGATGCCGAATGAGTAGTCTCGGTACAGAAGCTTTCGGAACCGCGATTTTAACCCCGTAGGCGCCACTTGCGGGGTTTTTTGTGTGGTAACACCATCCTCAAGTTAGATAGGTTCCACGGCTCGGATATGCGCTTTCGAAGTCTTCCGGTGTGCAAACTGGTATAGGGATATATTTACTCTCCCATGATCTATGAATGAGGGTTCGAGGATTTCTCGACTTCGTGTATGCGGGTATTTTAGGTAAACCGGCGGCGATCTTCCAGCGGGAAGCGATGGTTGGTCATCCCCCATTGGTGGTAAACCGCTTCTATCAAAAGATTGTCTGGACAGTTGCGTTGGATTGGAGGTGCCAGAAGGGTACGCAACCATGTTAAATCTTCCAGAAAATCGTCCACGGCACCTTCACAAATTTCCATTGCTTGTTCAAAGGTGGTGTAGTGTCCGAAAATGAAGCCGCTATTCAACCGGGCAAGTTGTTCAACCCTCTGAGCAGAAATTGGTTCGAGGGTTTGACCTTTCCAAATGGATGCGGCGCAGAGATCGTTTTGTGTAAATTGCCCACGGACATCGTAATACAGGTCATCAACGTTAAGGACGACATGAGATTTGTCGAGATACATAATTTCCCCGCACCCCCACCGATGTTGAAGTGTTAGGGCAAATTGCCAGCATCTCCCTCTCATATAGATGACTGGGTAGACGGGACGTACCAAGGTTCTACAAACCCTAAAAGTTGTCATGGCGTACCTCTGTCGAAATACCCACTATAATGCTTATAGTTGTAAAGTCAAGTACGGTATCAACAAATTACCAAGTAATGATGAGCTTTCCGTTACCACCGGGCTGGGTCATTTGACCACCAACGCCAATCCCAGGTATTTGGATTTCCTGGGTTAATACCGGAACCGCTTTGTAGGTTAACGTTGCCGGATGGAATTTTTGATTTTATTTTAAACGTTCCAGCAGGAATAACGCCACCAGTGAAACACCCATTAGACCACCGCCTTACCCAAAACTATATTTATATGGTTGACTTTCAGCTAGTCATTGGATAGGTTTGACCGTCCATACCGTAGGGTAGTGTTATGCGATCCGATGTCCTTCCAACTCCTGATGCGATCATGGCTGATTATGCATTGGTACGCGAATACACCCGTGACGCATTGACCTGTGTGAGTCCAGATTTGGTTGGCAAAGGCTATGCCGATCACGTCAACGTCAGTGCCAGAAACAAGCTCGGCTGGTACACCTACCAGTGGGATAGTTTCGACAAATTACCGAAACGCATGCGTGACTTCCTGAATTTTGATTCAGTGGATGTCGGAACAGATTTTTCCCGGCTTCAAAACGAATGGTCTACTGTTGAGCGCAAAGCCAAAGAAGCTATTGGGCGGATTGCCCAATATGAGGACGCTCTTGGACGGGTGGATGCCTTGCCTGATTGGCTCAAGGATGCCACTACCGAAGAAGTGGAATTGATACGCACCCTCAAGGCAAAACGCATCGAAGAAATCAAACGCGCTGAAGAATGGAAACGGCAGCAGGAACGGCGTCGCGAACGCATCGTTGATGAAATCATGGATATGGTTGATCACTTGGCTGATCGATATGATTGTGAATTCGCTGATTACCACGATTATTCGTCACGAAGCATTCGCGAACGGTTCGCGGCGTCTCGGCGCATGGAAGAGATGGAACGCGCAATGCGTCGAAGCGGTCGCCGCTCGCCACATTATGATCGAAATCAATTACGCCTCGGTTTTGTGCGTATACTCCAAAGCGCACCATTGGATGATCCCTATATGTTAGGTGCGGTGATGCGAGCGGTTGAGCGTATGTCTCCTGTTGACCTCGAACGTATTGCCATGGGTGATTATAATAACTTTATGTATCGTGTGCAGATGGTTGAGTATAGCGAGCATCGGCGGCACTACGATACCCCGACGATCACGGTTCCTGCTGCTGCAATTATTCCCCTACCGGAATTGCGCGGTAGGAATTTCTAGACAATACTGCACTCCGAAATAAATTGAAGGTTTACTAGCACTCACACTAATTTGGCCGCTCTGGTCAGATTAGTGAGAATGTCATGCGTAAACTCGTTACTATCCGTGAAGTATCGGAACTTCGTCCAATTCCGGATTCTGATTTTATTGAACTTGCTATCGTTGACGGATGGCAGGTAGTGGTCAAAAAGGGCGAATTCCAAGTTGGCGACCGTGGTCTATACCACGAGATCGACAGCTTTGTTCCAGCATCAGATGAACGCTATGCGTTCCTGTCCAAGGATTTCCGCGAGTACGAAGGAAATCAGGGTGCCCGTCTGCGCAGCATGCGGTTCCGTGGACAGCTTTCTCAGGGTCTTATGCTGCCGATTTCGTCGTTCCCTGAAGTCGCTGATAAAGCGAACGGTGAGGATGTTACCGAAATCGTCGGTGTGATCAAATGGGAACCGGCAATGCCTGCCGAAATGAAGGGTGAAGCACGTGGTTTATTCCCGTCGTACATTCCGAAAACAGACGCCGAGCGAGTTCAGAACATCCCGGATGTATTGGAAATGAACAAGGGTCATCGGTTCGAGGCGTCCATTAAGCTTGATGGCACGTCTTGCACCATGTTCTATGGTGGTCCGGATCACGACAAGCACTTCGGTATTTGCTCGCGCAATTATGAACTGCGTGAGTCGGACACCCATACTATGTGGGTGCTGGCGCGCAAGTACCGGTTGCACGAAATCCTTTCGGAGTTTGGCGAGTTCGCTATCCAGGGCGAAGTAATTGGCGAAGGGATTCAGGGCAACGTGGAGAAATTGAAGGGGCAGGATTTCTTCGTTTTCAATATCTACGACATCAAAGCAGGGCGTTATATGTCCCCGGTGGATCGTATGGCGGTGATCGACAAGATCAACGAACTATATGGGGTTGGTCTGAAAAGTGTCCCGGTGCTTGAACAGTCGATTGCTCTAGACGAGAAGTTCACGACTATTCAGGACATCCTTGACTATGCAGATGGTCCGTCCCTCAACCCCCAAGCTAAGCGTGAGGGTGTGGTGTTCAAGAGACTGGATGGTGGTGCTAGTTTTAAGAGCATATCAAACGCATTTCTACTAAAACACGGTGATCGGTAAAAGAAAGGGCGGGAGAAATCTCGCCCTTTCTTATTGGAGAAAGTCTGCGAATTTTGCCTTCATATCGTCAGTAAGATCATGACGGCGTTGGAGTGCCCATTCCATATTGACACCTTCTGCCGCTGCAATCCTCTTTATGAAATTACGAATATTCTCAGAAATCGGCATTTGGTCTTCTAGGATCACGAAGAACGCGACCACCATGAACATTTCCTCGCGGCGTCGTTCCGGTGGTAGACTCGCATCATAGAGTTTCTTCAAATTGTCACCGATACCACTGGTATATTTGGACAGCGCATCCCACAACAACGCCGCATGAACTTCTGGGTATGTACGCAGTGTTGACCGGCGATGATGGTCCCGAAGCATGGGTGGCACAATTGTCGCGGCTGCCTGGATTGGAATGATCTTGAACATCTTGCGGATTTGCGGCAGTGGGATGTTATCCCATACTTCCGGTGACATGTTGTTCGCGATCAGATTGATTACGCTGACCACGCCGCAATTGTTAACAAACACCCGCAGGTTCGTCATGACTTCCAGTGGGAAATCAGTGACGAGTTGGGATACTTGTTCAGGTGACAATCTCGACACAAGATTTTCCCATCCACAATCACTGGCAACGCCAATAAGGTCATGCACTGGCATGAGACGGATCAATTCGGCAAACTGCTTCATTTGTCCACCGAACAACCCGCTTCCGCTTTTTGCCATCTTGAGGACTGTATCGCGAATGACCGGCCAAATTTTTTCTTTCTCTTCCTTCGACATGTTTCGAATTTTAAATGCGTCAATCAATTTGCCACTATTGGTCTTGATCAAGGCATTCGAACCGTCATTGTACAGATGCGGGTTAAGGCAATAAAGCGACGAAAGCTCACGCGGATTGACCTGATCCAGCCATGCTTCGACGGTCTTCTTGAAGCCATCGACATTGGTGCCGTACACCGTGCTTTCCGGGTACAAGATGATGTCGTCGCGCACATCTGGATTGACGAAGGGTTTGATGAGCAATCGCCCGAGTGGATGGTTGATGTTCTTGTCATTGTTCTTGATCAAGTATGCGACCAACGTCCCTTCCTTGATGTCGAAGAACACGTAGTGGCTATTATCCGTTGTTTCGTCATCATTATTACGCATAGGCGTCAACTGCATACAGCTTTGCCAACCGCGTCCGGTGGACATGCTGGCGATATCATAGGGATGTCGCGAAATGCACACGAGATATTCTTCGTTCTTCGACCCGGCACGGTTTGGATCATTCACGAATGTCTGAAGTAGTTCCGGGTCATCCTGAAGTATTCGCCCGATACGAATTTTCCGGCGTCCATCGGTGGCGATCCCAGCAGCATAATCTTCAATCCGATAGCCTTTTGATTCCACCTTGGAAGCAATGCGCTCCGGTGCCTGGATGGGTTCTGCCGACCCGTTTAGTGGAAGGTAAATGCGGTATGCGTTCTGGTCATCGGTGAAGCGTTTGAAGATATCCACGTAATTGGTTTTGTCCCACCCACGGCGGTACATCTTGGCTACGTTCAATGGAATAGTTTCGTTGATGATCTCGCGTATTTTCATCAGGCACCTTAGACTTTTCTCTATTTACTCCTAACCCGGTTTGACAGTACGGACAAGTTGTGTTAGGATAAAACTACGTAGTGGAGTCCTATTATGTCTGGCAAAATTCGCGAATACCAAGTGTCTCTTCGTGGGTGCAGCCAGGGTATCTATTGGGGTGCCACCAAGGCGGAAGCCCTGATTGGGTTCTTCCGGGAGAACCGGTATACCACCGAACAAGTGTGGATTGGTGCTGACGGTAAGATCAATTACGCCAGCGATGATATCAAGAACGCGCTTGGCGACATCAAAGACTATCAGATCGAGCGCGCGTAATAAAAATCTTCTTGGGTGGTCTTGACTAATCTTTGGCTAGACCATATACTACTTCCAGTTTGGAGTTAGAACCATGAAGACGCAGCCCGACATCATCATTGGTCAGGTACACAGCTACGACGGACCTGAATGCTATCTGGATGTACTGGAACGGCAGCCGCAAGGTTTCTACACGTTCCGCGTCGAAGCCATCGGACCCAACCGTGGTAAGGGCGTCCGTGCCAAGCTGCGTGCCGAGTTTATCAAGAATGCCGAGGTTGCGGGCAAGACCGTCAAGGGCGTGCGCTTCATCGGTCACGACATGATCAAGACCCACTATCACGACTACTTTGAGCGTGGTGACGTGATGAAGTGGGATGATCTGAAGGACGCCGATTTCACCGCCTATCACCACTATTTTATTGATTACCCAGCGCCGGTCAACATGACCAAGGTGCATGACGGGGAGTACCTGGGGTCGAAAATGGGTTGGCGCGATCTGCGCGATCTGTGCAACGGCGGTAACATCCGTCGTGCCATCCTCAAGGTGACGGAGTAATCCCATGTCGATGGTACTTACCAATCCCGATCAGTCTCCGGTTGAGTGCGCCTATGCACCGACCTGGGCATCACCTGTAATCCGGATGCCCGGCTGCTGCGGATCGAGCGCGATTCCATGGTCAACGTGATCAACGCCGACGAGCAGGGGAGCTACGATCAGGTGATGCAGTTCCTTCAGGAGTTTTTCCCGGAACATCGTGTCTATTGGACGCGGCGTTCTGACGATCACATGTGGGTGGAATTCCGCCCCAAGTAAAACTTGGAGGGATCATGAAGTTCGACGTATTTAAGATCGTGGTAGTGTTTGGAATCATTGCGGTCGGCATCGTCATGTTACAGGGATGGCGCGGTAATGTCTATGATCGTTGCATGGCGGACAACCGCAACGCAGTGCAGTGCGAAATTTACGCCAAAGCCCGCACCGGAATGAGTCGTCCGATGTGGGATGACTAAGGAAAAGCCCGGTCATTGACCGGGCTTTTTTTACTTCGTTTTGTCGATGAATTCACCGTTGTGATCGCGGGCAAAATTATCAGCACCAATGTATAAAGCATGTTGTGCCGCCCACGCAGCATCGCGCTCTGGGTGATCCTGCCACGTGATCTTCACGGGATAGAAACCGTTTTTTCCGGCGACGGCATCGCGCCAAACTTCCGCGAATGTGCCTGCGGTCGTATTGGGATTGCTCATCAGGATGCAATGCCCACCCGTAGACAGGGTTGGGATAATTGACATCCAGAAATCACGCATGGTTTTGTGGCTGACATAAGCAGCAGAATCAATCACCAAAAGATTGATCGTCATTCCACGCCCAGCATGCTCTTGGACTGCTCTGGTTATAATGCGCGACCCATTGGCAAATTCAATACGCTCTGAGGTGTAATATTTCACTCCGTCACGAAGATAATCGGGACATGTCTCATAAAAGTATTTGAGAATTTGAACCAGTGCTTTGGCGTGCGTCAGATTGGCGCTACAAAGCATGATGGTTTGGTTGGCATTGAACATTGCTTTCCATAGTACATACAACATTGTTGTTGTCGATATACCCATTTGACGTGAATGGTTGACTACCACCATGCGATGTTCAGCGTATGCCTGTAAAAGATTTTTCTGAAAATCATACAGACTGAAAGGTATTGACCCCTTCACTGGATGTTGAACGAAATTTTTCTCTGCAAAAATGATCGGTGTGGTCATACACGCTGACAGTTCTTTCAACTGTTCTTCGGTGTATTTGGTCGGGGTAAACGCGGGTTTGATCAATGGTGGTGTTAACGGTTCGGGGACTGCTTGGACATAACCGGCGATCCGGTCGGCCAACGTGAACAGTTCTTCCATCTTGGCATCATTGCCCAAGCGACGCTCTGCCATCAACAGAGCGTTGAAGCGAATATCAGTAATATGCATGTTCTTTCCTCATCGTGTTACGCCGTATTTCAGGCGCCCGAAGCGTATTTCGGCTTTCGGGGATGAGGATATTTAGCAGGACAAAATTACCACCCTGTGATGATCTTGCGATACTGGCGCCAGTTGGATTGTACCCATTTGACCACTTCGGTGATTTCTTCTGAACAGAACACACCGGCATGGCTGTCATGGGAATTCTCACGCCGTTTCAAGGGATGCGGCTTCACGCACCATGCTTCATCGGTGTACAATTCATCAGTTTGCACTCGCCCGCGCTCGACCACAATGATGGATCGCGGATCAACGTCTTCACCCCAGAACACGACCTGATCTTCTTCGTCGCCGTAGTGGGTGCATTCGACACCACTGTTCTGGAAGATCACAAGCTCATTGCCATACTTCCCTTTACTAGCAACCCAATCGACATACTTGGAGTTGGCAGTAAATGCGAAGTTATAACCGCCATAGTTCTTCTCTGTTTCATGCACCCATTTGGTTAGACCCAAGCGATCCATGTCATCCATACCTTTGGTAAAACCACTCTTGCCGATGTTGTGAGCATCATAGGTAAAATGAACAAGCCATGTATGTCGTGGAAGAAGCGTCTTGTGATTGAGGTCCATATGTGCCCAGGTCGGCGCAGACGCAGGGTCATTTTGCATTACTTCGGCGGCAATCGTTTCGCGGAAATCTTCGTAAAACTCTTCTTGCATTTCCTTAGGGAGTTTGAAGAAAACCTCAGGTTCAAGATCATTCACGTCACCGGATGAGTCAATTTGAGTATCTTCAATTTGAGATAATGCTTGGAGAACTTCGGGATGGTGTTCTGCCCACAGCGAAAATTCCCACCAACGCTGGTAAATGTCGATCTCTTGATTACGAATATGACGGAGTAACGCCAAATTATTTCTGGAATAAATTTCCCTGATTTTCATTATCTGTCTCCCTGCGTGGCAATATTTATCCAACCGGGTTGACAACCATCGCGATTATGGGTATCCTATGTTGGTTCGAGAATGGAGACATGCCATGGGCGCCGGTAAGTATTCCCCCACTATCAGTGCTGCGTATCATGCCGATCAAGATTGGTGGCATAAGAATGGCGGCGGTACGGTCGATGTCTGCTACGACAGCGACGGCTATGACTCCTACGGCTACAACAAGGATAATGTTGATCGCGCCGGTCACGAAGAAGACGATTACGACCGTGACGCCGATCTCGTCTTTGATATTGAAACCGAGTGGTCGTTCAACAAGGAAACCGGCAAGCCGTGTCTGCGCTTCGAGCGCATTCGCGTGACCAACGAAGACATGGTTGCGCTGTTTGGGCTGAAGGCGATGGACCGGCATATGGTTGTCACTATCGACCCCAAGATCGAGCGTCTTGCGCGGGGTGGTTTGATCATCACCGAGTCCATGAAGGGGCAGGGCACCTGTGTCCAGTGGACTGACGCGCATGTGTCGGTCAAGATCACCCCTGAAGGGGAAACCAAGGTTGCGGAATGGCTCAAGGGCACGTTCCATGTCAAGACCATCACGCATGGAAAGGTGTGAACATGAGCGATTCGCCGTGGTATGGCGAACCCGAAGTGACGCCGGAAGAATACGAGCGCCAGTCCATGTAATAATCCTTTGGGAATGGAGACTGAAATGATCACCACTACGATTAATGATTTTGCCGATCATCGGGAAATCGTTGAAACCATCAATGATGGGGTTATTAAGAAATTTTCGGTATCTTTCGATGGTGGTAGGTTCGTGCTGACAATCAATGACAAGCCAGTTCACGTGGGCACGGTTAGCATTGATTTTTGTGTCGAAGCAGAAATCAAGTAAGGGAACCGGGGATGAGTCGCGAGCAATGGCATTGGGAAGACGGCGAATGCACGAAAGATTGCATTTTTCGTTTGAGTCCGGGGTTTGCCTGGATTGTGTATCCAGAATGCGACGTGGCTGTTGCGACCGTATCTCAGGATTATGCATTTTACCAAGACACCCTTTTTCACTGGACCATCACTGATCAAAATGGTGTGACGGTTAAAGGGGTTGCATTTTCTATGGATGAAGCGAAGAAAGTCGTTGAAGCGCATCTTGGTGTTAACACGTTGCCGACATTTGCACGTTCCGACTGGAAGAAATAATCATGGCTGTTACACTCGCCTACGCGGTTGCGGATATTCACGACATGGTTAAGATGAAACAACCATCCAGCCATATTCAGGACACCCTCTCGTATTATGCGTCGGAAGTGGCACCGGGTTTGGGGTTGAAACCCGACGACGCTTATTGGGTGATCAAGGCGGCTTACGAGAAACAATACGGCAAGTTGGAATAGTAATACTTGTCCTGGGACTTGACAGTAGTACCCAGGACAAGTATTATGTTATGGTCTAACAAATGGTGCGACCATGACTGCTCAGCCGAAATCCAAGATCAAGGTTCTTGCCTATGTGTTCGGTTGCAAGGTAACCGAGCAGACGGGTCCGAACCAATTCGCGGTTCGTTTCATCGATGGGGTGAGTGACACCTTCCCCAAGAAATACAAGAATTATAAGGATTTTTGGTGTAACGAAATCCATGAGGGTGATTTCTCACCGTTGTTCGCGGACGCGGTGGAAGTTGAGACGTATTTCCAGAAAGAGAAAGCCAACGTAATTTCCTCGGAATTCTACGGCGAGGAATGGACGAAGCGCCAAGAGTGGTTCCGAGGTGTTTGTACTCGCGAGGAATGGAACGTGCTGACCGCGCTTTCCTACGTTTTGTACAATTTCTCGATGGCTCACATGGTGATCGAAACTCCGATTATCGCGGACATCCTGCACCGTGAAGCGGGGGTGGTTGACGCCGATTTGGCGGTGCTGCTGCTGGACCAATTTCAAGAAATCAACGTTGCGATCTACAATGCCGAAATGGCGGAATTCGCCAAGCGTTTGGGGCAGTAATCGACATTCGAGGGATTGGGTAAATACGCTTATGCGTATTTCAGACCTGATCCCTCTTGCCGAAATGGCATTGCCATCCGAAGTCGTCAAAACGACCCGGTACTATCACGGCACAGCTTCCGAAATCTTTGCCAAGAAGATCATGAAGCAAGGCATTCAACCGCCTTCGTTCGTGATGGATAATGGGAAAAAACAAAACTCCCATTTGACCCCGGTCGAGGGGAAAGTCTACATCACGCCTTCCATCGCATACGCCCAGATATACGCTATCGGCGGAAATGTGGCGGGCAACCCCTCACTCCGGGTTCGCTACAAAGGCAATGAATCCAAATTCGATTACTACATCAAGACCGACCCGGCGGATCGCCACTACGGGCGCTACGGTTACGTGTTTGTGATCAATGGGTCGCAGCTTGCCGATATTCAACCAGATGAAGACAGCATCGGTGAATTTCTTGGTCAGATACTCTGTCGGGAAAGCACCATCGAGTTCATGGACCCGTTTGAGGCGAATAGAATGCGCACCGCATTGGCGGACAGCACTCTTGTCGGGATGATCAAATATCTCGCAGGAACGCATCTTGCCGATAGCACCTTGCGACGGATCAAGGACGGTGAGTATTCCTATATGGCGAAGGCGGGCAAAGTCCTCGTCAAGCGCATGCCGGATTGGGCAAAGGTGTGCATGGTTGAATATGGCTTCCATTGTGCGCACACCGGACCATTGATCCCCGATGAAGTATGGAAGATCGACAAAACAAAAATCGGGTGGCTTGTGCGTGACGGTAGCAATTTCTTCGAGATAGCTAAACGGGTTCGTTGACAACTGTCAGTGTGTCCGTATATCATCGGACCATGAAACACTTTGCCGTTGATCTCGAAGACAATCCCACGTACTGGTTTCTGAATGAAGAAGCCAAGGCGTTCTTCGACCAACCGTTCGAGCAAGGCGAAATCATCACCTATTCGCAGCGGTATGAAGGGATCGAACTCATCGAGTTGGCGTCCCGGTCCAACCTGCATCTGATGCTGGGGCAGCGCCCGTGCGAACTCATCGTCGTGCGTCGATACGATGTCCTGGCGCAAGGTAGCTGGGTGTTTAACCTATACCATCTGAACAAGTATTCCCCGACCTTCGGGACAGTCACCGAAGTGATCGGTCCCATGGCGATGGTTCGGTGTTACGACCGCAACGGCAACTCCATCGGGCGTGAACCGTTGGAACGACGGTATCTCGCCAAGATCGCCAAGCCGATATTCCCGATTAGCAACCCGTGCATCCTGAAGTCAGGACGGGTCAATGCGGCGGCAGTTCTGCACCTGAAGCGTGACCGCAAAACCGAACTGCTCGATTTCGTGAATGCTAATCCTCTGCTGTGCCGGGCGCTCGACCTCGACATGAGCTATTTCGAGTAATTAGACCTCGTAGGTCTTCCTCGTTGCGGCACATAAAGACTGATGGTCGATTTGGTGGGCGGTGAGCCTCGAAGCTCTATGACCCCCATCGCTCCATATAGTCGCTCTGTGGCGCTAGAATTGCTCCTTCAGGCAATTCTTTCCGACTACCGTGGATATATCTGTTTCGCGTTGAACAGATACATGACTTCCCTGGTATCCTCGGTATCAATTTCAAGTTCGTAGTCCGTGAACTCCTGGGCAAGACGCATCGCCATCCGATGGTAGAGCTTGACCCGTGAAGGCTGGTTCCTCTTTGCCGAGAACGCAAACATCTTCGGATGACGTTCGTTGATCGCTTCCCGCATGATGTTGATGACCGTGGAGAACACTGCGAAGGCATTCCCGGTGCCGGTGATGCCCTGACCATGCTTGGTCGTGAAGCTCACGCTGAGCGAATATGCCCCGGCAATGTCCACCTGATATTCAAGTCCGTCGATCTCGAACACCGCCGACCACAAACCGGGTTGCTTGGAGGTCCATTCCCAATTCACGATGTCGGAAAACAGTTCTAGCAAGATCATGAGAGATCACCGTTCGATAAGGTCATCCGCTTTGCCCGCCAGGGTGACAAAGGGTCGAAGCCGATAGCTTTTGTAGACGTTGCTCCACACCGCCCCGCTTTTGGCCGGATAATAGTCATATTTGTCGGGATTGAAAATGAACACGTCAAACCGTGGGTCTTTGACCAATTGCTTCCAAATATACACACCACCGCGTGTTTGAAGATCATCGGGCAATAGGTAATCACAGGCATTATCGAGCAACCACTTATAGAGTTGTACCGAGAGGTTCTTCCCGCGAGCTTGTTCGCTGATGTAGACTGCTATGACCCGTTTACCGACACCCTTGAGGTCCGGGTTTGTCACCGGGTAGCCATCCCCGAAAGGGGCGGTCGGAGCAATCAGCGCGATGTAAGCGATGGGGGTTCCATCGTTGAAGATATAGTAGATGGATTCCTTTTTGTCAGCGTTCAGCAATACGTAATATTCGCCAATGCGCCCAACGATTTCCATGTCTGGGGGTAGTGTTGGTTCGGTGGGTACCGGGAACAAGGTCAATTGTTTTGGCGTGAAGTCTTGATCTTGCGTCAAGTCCTTCAGGTGAGAACCATCAACTCCACCGCCAATGTCGATTTCATCTATCCGCATTTACAGTTTCCACCCTTCAAGTCCGCCCCCAAGCGGTTTGTCCAGATTGCCGCCGATAGCTGCCCGGTGGAACACCAGATCATCGTAGTCTTCCTGATCCGTCGAGGTGTTGGGCTTGAGCGGTTTGTTCGAACGCGGATGATCCACCTCGAATTCATGCGCCGGGTGTGGTGGGGCGTCGTGATCGATGTCGCCAATTGCGTATTCTTCCGCTTCGTTGCTGTCGGTATGGGTCGGTCCATAATTCATCCGTGATATGAAAGCGTTGTAGACCTGTTCCGCTTTGTGGATGTTGAAATAGCGAATGTCACGCACCGGGACGATCCGATAATTCTGACGCAATTTGGTATAGTTCAGTCCGATGCGGAATGGTTTCTGACCGGCGACTGCATAGGTCTTCAGAAGATCAAGGGACCGATCACGAGTGAGGCTGACGCCGGAAACTTCCTTGCCATCGACCAACTGATAACGCCCTTCTTCGTCCCGCTTCAACGTCCCATGAACGACATGGGTGGATGCGCCACATTTGATACGGTTGGTCTTGAGCATGCGGCGCAAATGATCCCCTGAGGTGAAGTGGTAGATCAGTTGATCCGGGGCATTGATGATCTCGTCTATTCTCATTTCGTCCCCTCGCTGATCCGTGGGTCTTCGCGGTTGTACGTACCGGTGTTGCTCAATGCTGATTTGACTTGGTGGGGATCGAAAACCGCCAACGTCAACGGCGCCCCTGGATGTTCACGGGTCCAGAACCCATCGAATTTGTTCCGGCGCATCCATGCCCGCACCGCAGGTTTTTCAAGGATACCGAAGTCACCGCCCTTGAGATATCCCACTGCGGTTTTTGGTCCGTACAAGGCGCCAGGAAAAATCGCCTGGAAGTTCTTCTCAAGGAATGCTGCAAGCCTGTCTAGATGCTCTTGGTTCTGGTAGTCGAACGGGTTCTCCATCCGCACGTAGCACGGCAGGACATGCCCGCCGCGTGCGAAGTAGGATGCCGTATCCGGGGAGGTCGCAAAGAAAATCGCGTTACCGCCGGTTCCCCGATTGCCTGGGAGCTTGAACTGATCAAAGGCGGGCTTGGAAGTCCCGTGGTACATCACCGCCGGGTTGCCGTCTTCATCCACGACTTTGCTGTTTCCGAACCATGCCCAGAACGCCGAATCTGGTTCAGGGAGGCGGGCTTCGAGGATGCTCTCAAACTTGCGTTTGTGGCGGTAGCTCCAAAATGCGGCGCCATCCGCTTCGAGGTTGCTGGACGAATCAATGGTGTAGCCGATGCGCTCAAGGTGGTCGTACAGCGCCGTTGCGATCCCACGACGACGGAAGCTCGGCTTGGTTTCAATGCGGTGGAATTCGCCACTGTCATTTTCATCCGGATAGAACTTACCTTTGGCAACCTCTACCGCGTCGATGAAGGCACGGACGACCACCATAGTGGCGTCTTCATCTTCATCCGAGGGCTGACGTTGTGCAGTAACGTTCAGCACCGTTCCATCTGCCAATTTGTATTCAGCAGAGTTACGCGCAAAGCCCCCAACTACATCACCAAGTCTGGTATAGTGGCGATCTTGAAAACGCGCTCCGGTAATCTCAATAATTCTCATACCGCATCCTTCAAATACTCGGATATTTAGTGCGTTATGAGTATTTAATTAACCACTTACCGCTCTTGCAGCACCAAGGTAGTCCACCATAAGTTCTGCTATATTAAACTGAATGGTAATGATCATTTCTTGATGGGTGGTCAGCGTGGGATAGTTCGTATGTTCGATCCAGCACTCTTTCAACACCCACTTCGGCGTCTCGACACGGAACCGATAACTCACACCAGGGTCGTCGTATCCGTATTTGTCGAAGTATGTCACCTGACGTTCGAGTTGGCGGGTAACCATCGGTGTCAACGCGGTCGGCAACACCAGCGATACCGGATAGTACGAGGGATGATGGAAACCCGGTCGTCCAACGGGGTCGGGTGCAGTGCGGCGGTTGATGATCAAGGGATATTCAACCTTGACTGTTTCCCGACCACTGCCGAAATTCCGAAGCGTCACGTGCATCATTTACCTCTCTGTTGAGCGAGGTATTTAGCAGCCATATTTCAGGCGAAAGAGGGTGGCGATACGCGGATTGGTAATGTCGATCCAATATTCGCAAACGCCATTTACGTTATCCACACCCGCGTCATAAACAGTGCGGTCCCGCTCTTCTAACCATTCAAGAGCAGCAATCACTTCGTCGCCAAGTATTTCTTCAAGGGTGCCAGCTTCATATTTCCACGGGCACTTATGGAACACGATCTTCATTCTTGGGGGAAGAGACGGATTTCCGGTTCATAGGAGTACGTTGGTTTATCCACGTTGCGGATGTAAGAAAAACTTACCCGGCGGATGTCGTCCGCGCATTCATCTGGCAAGCCATCGCCTGCAACTTCGATACAGAACGTACCATCCTCTTGCTGACAAATGTCAGTGATCCGCAGTCCCATGTTGCTGAACTGTAGCATGTCTTCAAGAAATTCTTTGGAACAGACTGCGTATGCTTTTTTCATAGTCCACCTCGTTGTTAGACCGGATATTTATAGCGGTCAAAAACAGGTGACGGCATTGACTTATGGTACAATCTTCAGTAGGATACCCACTCGTTCATCTGGGTGCCTACCATGCGATTGATGCGGACCAAAGCCGAACACAAAGACACCCCCGAATGGCTGGAAATGTTTTTTACCAAGCTAAGAGTGGTGCGCCGTGTGAAACTGCGTCGCTTGTATGCGGAACAGGACGGGAAGTGCTGCTATTGTGGATGCAACACTAAGCTGGAAGGTGATGGTAGACGCCGGGCGACCCTGGAACACATCGTCCCGCAATTCCATGGCGGTACCGACGCCATGTGGAACCTAATGATGGCGTGTCAAGAGTGCAATTCGAAGCGCGGTTCCCGTCTGGATGCGATGACGTTTTTCATGTTGCGGTGTGATCCGGAGGCATGGGAACTTCGCAAGGCTGCTGCCCGCGAGAAACAGGAACGGGACGTGGCTCGCAAGGCTGCCCGAGCCGAACGTCACCCCGAAGTGGTGTACAAGTTGGCGGTCGTCTTGCATTTGTTCCCGGACTTCAACACCCAGGTCAATGAGGCACTGGGGGAGTTGGAAGCGGCGTAAACCTTACCCCCAGTTTATTATTACTTTGCCGTTCCCGCCGGTTGTGCGAGCATTGCCCATCCCCACCCCAGTTGTCCATCCTATTGCGGTGGCACGGTTCGCTGCGTTAATTTTGAAAGTCCCGACTGGTACTACACCACCTTTAAATGAAATGCCCATAAAAGCCTCCGATATTCCGGAGGTATTTAGTAGTAGAAAGAGAAGTACAGAACCGTTCTTAACCTAAACACGATCAACCGCACCCGGTATTTACCCAGGTGCGGTTGATCGCGGGTGGGACGCTTAGGCGCTGATCAGCAGACCGTCGTCGTCGCCACTCAAGAACACGTAGTTACCGCCGACCAGCTTGATCACGATGACCTTGGCGGTGGAGATTTCGTCGCCCCGCACCTTCCAGTCGCCGCGTTCGGTGAACCACACGTTCAGGCATGCTTCACCGAAGGTCTTCTTGATGGCGGACGCCAGTTCTTCATCCGGCTCCATATAATCGATTTCGTTGGAGCGTTCGTCGGTGCTGCCGTCGCTGTAGAGCGTCTTGACCACCGACTTGACGACGAACAGGGTGTCGAACGAGCGGTCGAACTCGTAGTATTCTTCCCACTGTTCGACCGCCATGATGCGGACGAACTTCGCGAAAGCGTCGTTCATCAGCTTCATCATCTTGTCGAAATCGTTGATGTCCTTCATGCAGTCGCGCACCAGAACGTCACGTTCGTTCGAACGACCTTCACCCTGATCATACTTGGTGTCGATCTTGGTATCCAGGGTGACAGTTTCGCCCTCGATCATCAGATACGCGATCTCGCGGATGCTGACGTATTTCGGGTTCTTGAAGAAATCCCGAATGCCGATCCCATCGTTGACCGAGTGTCCAACGGTTTCGTTGGCAAACTTGACCTTGTTCTGGCGCTGGATTTCGTCGTCGTTGATCCCGATGATCGAATACTTGCGGCGCATGGCGTCTCTCCCTGAACAATACGAGGATCATAACAGCCCTGGGTGGTGATGTCAATCATCGGCCAAAATAAATACGAATAGAATAGGAAACGCCGATGCGAATTTTAGAAATAACCGAACATGTTGCGCGTGTGGTCGATACGGAGCCTCATAAAGGCATATGGTTCCGCCACGAAAGTCCTCATTGGATTACTCGGCTTCGACCGCTAACCTATGAAGAACTTAAAGTAGCGCGTCCTGAATATGATGTACCCGAACGTGTGAAAACTGAAAAACAATATCACGCAATGCTCCCTACACATCCGGAAAATACCAGCTTCTTATATGCGACGGTGACGGGTTGTCACAAGATGCCAGACCCGCTCGATTACCTTGGTTTTACCTATTACTTCAAACTCACCCCTGATCAAGTCGAACAGTCAATCTTTGACGTGGTTGATCGGAAGACATGGATGCAGCCAACTGTTGGGGCAGCCGGTTTCCGACAAGCCAAGGAAATTTGGGACGCTCATTCGAACGAATTCAAATCCTATGACGACCCTGAAATTGGGCAAATTGATCCACGTATTGAAGTAATCATGCCATTTTCGGTCAGCCCACTACTTTACATCCCACAAATTGAAGATAGACAATCTCCTAAATAGCAGTATGTGACAGGAGGAATTTAAAATGGGTATTTCTTTTAGTGGTGGCGTAATTCCGATTGGTACTTTCAAAATAAAATCAAATATTCCTCCGGTATGGGTAACGGCAGCCGGGTCGCTTGGATCAGCTAATGGCGGGCAGCCATATACGTTCAATTTATCGGCAACTGATCCAGAGAACGCCCCTCTTACGTACACGGTTGTTGGTGGTTCGCTACCAGCCGGTTTAGGCATCAGTGGACCACAAATCATCGGTACCCCGATCAATAACCCTGGCACGTATCAATTCACGGTGCGGGTATTTGACGGTGAAACGGCGGCTGATCGCGTTTTTACAATCGATGTAACCAATCAAACACCGATCTGGACTACTGCGGGCGGATCGCTGATTGACGCCACTGAGAATGCCGCCTATTCATTCTCGTTTGAAGCTGCCGATCCCAATAATGATACCGTAACCTATTCAATTTCATCTGGCTCGTTACCAGCGGGTCTTACACTTGGTTCAACCGGTGAATTGTCTGGTACACCTACGCAATTAGGTATTAGCAATTTTACAGTACGGGCTACTGATACATTAGGCGCTTTTGTTGATCGCGCGTTTTCAATAAACGTTGCATCGGCTGGTGATCCATATTGGACTGGTGTTACTTTGTTGATGCACATGAACGGTAATTTCACCGATCAAAAAGGGCATACATTTACAGCAACCAATGCAACCGCTACCGGCGCCGGTAAATTTGGGTCAAATTCTGCAAGTATTGGTACGGGATATATTACAACTCCATCTAGCAGTGATTGGCAATTTAAGTCCAGTGATTTTACAGTCGAAAGCTGGGTCTATGTTCCAGATGCAACGTATCTTGCTAATTCTGCCGTGATTGTTGGAACTCACGGTACCGGATCAACTGACGGGTGGACGGTATATTTAAATACCAATGGTACTGCGACCGGATGGACAACAAGTTCGGGTGGGTTTGGAACCGGAAATCATGCAGTCACGTCCGCGTCTCCTATAAATTATGCGTCGTGGAACCATGTTGCGTTTGTACGTAATGGTAACGTTTTGACGATTTACCTGAACGGCGTAGGAAATTCAGTTACTATATCTAATGGGTATAGTGTTTATAACACTCCCAATAGTTTACGAATTGGCGCAAACGTTAATAACGGTAACAATTTTACAAAATCAGGCGCATTGATTGATGAAGTGCGAATCACCAAAGGCGTGGCTCGTTACACTACCAATTTTGCACCACCACAGTCTGCCTTCCCGGATACTGTCAAGCCCGATCCGTATTGGGCAAATACCAGTATGCTGTTGCGGTTTGATAATTCACTGTCTGATGTGACTGGGAAACATACTATTACTGGATCAAGCACCACATACGCTGGTTCTTTAATCGGAAATACGTGTCTACAAATCAATGCTAATGGGTATATCTCCACGCCTGCCCATGCCGATTTCAATTTCGGTGCGGGAGATTTTACGGTTGAGATGTGGATTTGGACACCATCAACTTCCGCTCTGTCCCAAATACCAATGCTTTTCTGTCAGTACCAAAGTTATAACCAACCAATAAATGCCACACAGGTATATTTCAACCCTGATGGTACTATTGTTGGATACATAACTGCTAATGGAAAGCACGAAGTAAATGCGGATCACATTGGCGTAATGTCTTCAGCAATAACATTCAGTGAGTGGAACCATGTTGCGTTTGTACGTAATGGCACGAAACTACAACTGTATGTTAATGGCAACGGTCAAGCCGATGGTGGGTCTAATGTTCCAGTAGGGTACACTGCCTTTAGTTCGAATCTTCCAGTCACTATCGGTGCATACAATTCAACGGGTTATCACCGTTTCCAAGCCACCACTTATATTGATGAAGTCCGGGTGACCAAAGGGGTCGCGCGCTATACAAGCAACTTCACTCCGCTAAAAATACCACACGCAGCAGTGTAATCGGATAGACGAAGATGGGAGATATAATTTCCCATCTTATTTGATTTTCGTGCCAGGAGGCTCAGAATGGGTATTGCATTTAAGGGATCGTTGATCCCGATTGGATCATTTAAGGTTAAAACAAATATCCCACCGGACCAACATTGGTCCAACGTTAGCCTGCTCATGCATATGAATGGTGCGAATAATTCGGGAATATTTGTAGATGAAATCGGTCATGCAATTACTCGCGCATCACCGAATGTCCAGATAATTACGGCTGACAGCAAATTTGGTGATGCGTCGGCAGTATTTGATGGTTCTTCTCTTGGGTATTTGTCCACACCATATTCTACCGACCTAAATTTCGGCGCAAATAACTACACCATTGAAGCTTGGGTGAAAACAACATCATCCAAAGGTGAAATCGTGTCAAGTTTTGTCCCAAGTGGAACATATGGCGGATGGTCATTTGGGATCGGGTCTGCGTCCAATGATGGCACCCTTAATCATTATCAAGGCGACGGGGTGACAGTTGGTGGGTGGACTTCTGGAACAACCCCGGTCAATGATGGTCTCTGGCACCATGTAGCGGTGACGCGCGTTGGAACTACAATCAAATACTTTGTTGATGGTGTTTTGGATGCTGTGAAAACAAATACAAATAATGGTGCAAACAACACTAATTGTCCCATTCGTATCGGGGCAAGTTCGAACGACACCCTTTCAATACTCCGTCCATTCACCGGTAATATAGATGAATTGCGGATTACCAAAGGCGTAGCTCGTTACACTGGTACGTTTACGGTCCCTACATCTGAGTTCCCAACTCACACCGTGGTTTGATCCATTTTGTAACTGCGTAGTATGAGGAAAGGGAGCCATTTTGTAACTGCGTAGTATGAGGAAAGGGAGCCATTTCGGCTCCCTTTTTGTATCAAAATTGCAAATGGTTGACACAGTTGTTGAGATACCGTAAATTACGCAAATTCTAGGCATATGGGAAAATTGCGATGCGAATCGTGTCTCAAGTGGTGGTTTATGAATTGGTGCATCATCCCGATACGACCCACCCATCGGAATCGTGGGATGAGTGGCGGCGGGATTTTTCGTTTATTCTCAATGACGACGATTTATTTTCGGTATTGAAGCAACAACTGATCTCGCAAAATCCGGGTGGGGTTCTTGCTCCGCATGATATCAAGTCAAAATTTGAACATGTGTTTACCTTCACCTATGACCGTCCTGAAATTCCTGAAAACATCGCAAAAGATGCGTGGGGACGCATGATGATAAAAATTGCAAATGCCACAAAACACCGAACAAAAATTTTTGGCTGTGAAGTGCGTAGGTGTTTGGAAAATAACGGTGAATTATTTGTACTGACACCAGCATAAGGAGCCTTTTGGCTCCGTCAGTAGTAATCTGGATCGGGTTGTGGTAGTTTAATTTTCAAACCGAAATACGCGCAAACATTGAAACCTTTACTGCGTTCAATTACGTTATTCCGAACCGCATCCCGGATGTTCGCAGCAAGTATTTTCCCGGTAATACCCTTCTGCTTCATCATCACCAATAGTCGGCGTTTGATCGCCGGGATGATGGCTTGGTCAAGGTTCCCGGCAACAAAGTTTACAATGCGCCACGCCACGTTTTCCGGGCTGTTAATGTCGATGTCCTCTCCGTCCAGATCGGTGTACTCTGGGTTACCGCCTGCAATGTGATAGAACGCTCGACGGGCATTTGGGAACTTGCGAAGTGCCGCATCTACCTCGTTATCCGGTTCACCGGTTTCCCGGCGGGCGGCAATGATCATACGAGCGATTTTCTCGTGGTATTCACGGGTATAGGCGTTCTCGTCACTTGCAATCAGCATAACTCGGACGAAGCGGAGAATCGCGTTACGGAGGTCGCCAGGGCGTTGATGGTAGTTGTTTCCACCGAGGATACGGAACTCAACGTACCCACTTTTCTCCATGCGGAAAAACGCCACGGTGAACGATTTCTCGCTGCCACCACCACCGCCATAATTGTCCTTGAACTGAATACGACCCATATTGTTCATTTCGCGCCCAAGCATAGTGCTCAGATAGTCCATGACTTTCTTGAGGTCTTTCGAACGGGAAATATCCTGTTTGGGGGTGCGTTCCCATGGGTGAAGGTAATCGTCACGTAGACGCTTGATTAGCGGGTCGATACGGCTGGCGATGTTGTTTTTTCCGACCGACAGTACCCGTTCGAAATTAGATTTCAGGTGATCCTCACCGAGAAAAACCATGACTTTGAGCGGGTCGAGTTTGCTCATACGAGCTTTGTCGTTGAAAGATATACCAACATGGAACCCCGTGGTTCCGTTGGTCTGGTAATCGTGTTCGGTGTAGTAGGAGAACAGTTCATTCATTGCCTCGAAGAACTGCGTTGGCTCCATTGGCGGTGAAACGATTTCAAGCGGCATGATACCGTTCTGCTCTTTCGTCTCTTTACCGTCTACGGTGACGATTTCGCCAATAGAAACATCTCGGTCAATATACCAATGGCTACCGGAGAAATCCTTCGGTTTTTGGTCAAACACGAGTTTCATGGGACTATCACCCCACCCTTTCTCGCGTGCAAATTTGAATACCGACGACCGTTGTTCAAGATCGGCTGCCATCTGCTCGATAGTGCGGCGTTCTTGTATGGGATTACCACGGATGAAGAACTCGGATTCAAAACCAAGCATCACTTCACCGAGATTCGACCCTGCCAAATCCCGTTGTCCCATGCGCACTGCTTCATTTAGTTCTTTGATTTTCATAGAGCTATTTAGGGCGGTGTACTAAGCCCCGTGCCACCTGAAGAATGGTCCGACTATCAACTATAGTGGCGCCATGTTGAATTGCGTCTTCGCGTTGTTCCCGTGTGACATCATAATGCGGATGGACTTTAGGCTTATGATACCAGCACCGCTTTACACCAATCTGTGCAGCGAAATCATGGAGTTCCGAAAGGCTGTCGGCGGTCATATGATAGCGCAATTTACCTTTATACAGCATAGCCGCATCATCCACGTAGATCATTGATCACACGTTGTCGAAATTCGGTTACTATTTCTGCAAATTTATCAGCAGAACATTGTCCACGTCCTAGATTTGCCATTCTACTACAAATGACAATATTTTCTTTGGAATATCCAAACTGAGCATCAAGACGATCAACGCTAATTGCCAGCGGATTGTAAGATGTGAAAATATCAAACGGGTCCAATGGGATATCAAACCAGTAACATCTTGAATTTTGTGCAAGAAATATTTCTTGAAGATCATCGGGGGTTACTTGGATTTCCTTGGTCATATCCCGACCCTTCCGTTCACGCCACGCCCGCCCATTGATACGCATGTTTGAAATTAATTTTTTCCAGGGGTTCCGCATTTGTTCCTCTTGATAATGCGGAAATCTTAAAACGCGAAATAGTGATTTTCAATAAATATCAGATGCGTATAAAAGAATTACTCAACGAATACAAGGTCGAACATACTCCAAACGGGTATATCGTATTTCGCAACCCAAGTGCAACCGAGTTGGCGAATCTTGTCAACCGTATGGGGTCACTACGCGGAATTTACCATAGTGGTACCAACTATGTATGGGGAGCAATGGAAGGTGTTCATTGCCACTTATTTTGGGAACTCGGGTTGGACGAACACGACCCGGAATGCCTTATATATTTTGTTACGAACGATAAAAACGATAGCGTAGATTGGACGACGCGACTTAGTGTCGCCCCGGCAGGTTTTTAACTACTGTGTGTCACCCTCCCGTCTTGCTAAAAAATTTCCAAAGTTTCAGCGTATGCTTGGTATAACTGATGCCAAGGTAACAGCCTGAAGAAATAGTCGGCCAAGTCCGCTTGACATCTTCCCGGTGGTCTGATAGTATTCACCCATCAACTGACGGGATGAACGCCATGTCGATGACCAAGGGTAAGAACCGGGCGATCAGCCGTCGTGCTATTCGCCGTGGTCAGTCGGTCGCCATCAAGCGCGCCCTGGTTCGCGGTGAAGAGCCGACCGTTCTGAACAAGCACGCCGGTCGCCTCGCCCGCTACAATTGGGGCGGTGGCTGCTCGGGTGCATGAACCAATACATCACCAAGTCCGCATGGGCGTGTGCTAGTTTGCCAGAGGTGATAAAATCAAAAGGGCGGTTCCTTCGGGGACCGCTTTTTTATTGCGCCCGACGAACACAAAAGCACATAGTCGGCACAACACAAACGAAACGTATGGGAAAGATTCGATGAGCGATCTGGAAACCTATATAACAAAAAATGCCGATAAGCTGCGAATGCTGCGGGACACCTTGGATGATCTATTATCCTTACTTGATGAAAACTCAAAGCGTCAAAAAAGTACAATGACATTGGGAACGCCCAAGCGAATTGGGGACTATCTTGTGTTCCCGCCATTTGGGAACAACGAACCCAAAATGTTTAAACTTCCTTCTGATAATACTGGCGCAAAGCAATTTTCACGGGAAGTCCAAGATTGGGTACTGGCAAGTGGTGGAACGCAAGGGCAAGCGGCAGCAGCACGCAAAGCACTTAATGCACTTGGGTTTTACGCAACAAGCAAACGGCACACCTCTGGCAAGAGCCTTGACGACCTTCTAAACCGCATAAACAGAGACTAAGATATGAACAACTCACTATTCGCAACCTCGTTGACTGGAATTCAAAAAACCAAACTCCGCATGACTGTCGCAGATTGGATCGCGATACCCGATCATCCGCGACAACGTGACACCGCGCGCCGCATGAAGAAGGCAAAGCATCTGTTGTCTTATTCCCCCACTCATGCACAAGTGTCAATGTGTATTTTACCGGATGGTCGGGCATGTAAGCTTGATGGTCATACTAGAGCTTATGCATGGGAGCAAAAACTGACCGAAGGTATCCCCACACAGCTTGATGTTGATGTCTACCATTGCTTGAACGAGGCACAACGTTTAGAACTGTATTCGCATTTTGATTCGCCGCATGCTGTCGAAGACAGTGCTGATATGATTAGTGGTGCATTTCGCGAACACAATATCAATCCGACCTCTACTTTATTCAAGACTGGAAAATGTTCCACGGCGTACAAACTGGCGTATGCGTACCTCAACGGGTTTAAGTCTCCGAATAATCTCGATATCTATGAGGTCGTCGGGTTCATGAAGTCTGATATTGAACTTCTCGATGCCGTGGCAATGAACACCACTTGGTTTAATACCGGGGTAATTGCCGCTGCACTGATAAGCATTCACAAGTACGGTAATGCGGCATTGGATTTCTGGCACAAATACAGCAAGAATGAAGGGCTTAAAACCAATGCCGGGCGGGACGGAGTTGATCAACTCCGTGAAATCATCAATGGGATGCGCAGCCGCAAGGTTGGTATGGGTTCTGGCGCAGTGTATGAAGAATTGTGTGGAAAAGCCATTGCATGTTTCGAGGGATATCGCAATGGTAAGACGTTCGGGCGAGCGCCGAGTGCGTTCGCTTCCCTCGAAAAATATCTTGGTATGAAGCTGTAACCACGTGAAAGAGGCGGTTCAATTGAACCGCCTCTTTCAGACGTTTAGTTGATGCGAGACATAGGCTCGATCCCCGCATCGTCCTTGTCGGAGTCATCCACCCACGCAGCGAACGCCTCAACGAAGGATTTGGTTTGGGCGTAGGACGCAGCGGGCGCCGCTTCCCGTCTGATGAAGATGATGCAGCCAAGGAAGCTGAAGGGCTGCTCAGCCATATCAGGATTGGCAATCCTGTCGCTGATGGCTTGTTCTTCTTCCGCGCTGGTCATACCCCGCCCCATACCACACATGCGGACATAGCGAAGGTACCGCGCCTTGAGGTACGCGAAGTCTTCGGTGTTGATAATAGCGAGGTCGGGGAATTCCTGACGAAGCCGATTATAGTAGGCGATGTCCATGTCATGTCTCCATCTGCATCGTGGTAACACAATACAAGTTCCCATGAGTATGTCAACGGGAACAGATGGAGAACAGACAAGTATTCACGCTTACAATATGCAGTCCCGGAAGTGTTTTGTCAAATGTCCGGAAAATGTTTCCTCAGGAAACATCCATGTTCTTGTTTTGTTCTATGGCTTGAACTCTTCCTTCCATGTGCGTTCAGCAATGATGTCGGCTATTATTGTATATGATAGATTTGGGTAATGATTTCGTTGAATTTCTTTGCGCGTTTTACCGATGCGAAACAACATTCGAATATCATCCACGGCATCCCACGTCACTTTTTTGTTGGGGGATGGTGCGTTTACATTAGAAGCACGAATTTTTGCTATGCGGTCTTCTGGCGGACGACCATGTTTTTTACCCAATGCAGCTATACGACATTTCTCTTTATGTTCCGATGATTTAGGTTTTCCTTTCGCCGCCTCGGACATTTTTTTCTTGGTTTCTTCCGTGTGTGGCTGATCACGCACGGGGGGCTTAATACCGTTTATCAAAGCCCATTGACGCCGTTTTTCGCGTTCTTCTTTGGACCATGATAAACCGTACCGATGGTTGAGTTCGCCGCGCTGTTTGTCTCCAATTTTCTGCCGAGTCTCGTCCGAGCGAGGTTTGCCGGAAGGATTCGGCGGACGACTGTCAATACAAATATTGGTTAATATCCCATGGTCCTCATACCCTTTTCGTCCGTATTTCAGGATAAGCGCGCTTTCGATTTCGAATGCTTCATCCTCATCCAAATTAGTTACTGCAAATTCAACAAACGGCATCATACCAGTACGTCGAATCGCTTCTATCTTACACCATTTCCGGCGGTTCTCTGTATTCTGATAGGTTTCAGATAGATGTTTCTTCCAACGATCCCCTTTTCCTTTTCCGACATAAAATGGTTCGTTGTTTCTTCGCGGATCGAGCAAGATGTAGACATAATATTCAGACATTTGTACTCCAATGTTCGATATAGTAACAATGTATTTATATAAGGCGAAACGCCAACATCTAAATAATGGTAGAAGAATTTAGCTGTGATAAGCAGCACATGATATAGTACCCGTAAGGGAAGGAGGTACAAGTGGATACACTTTCAAAATTCGGTTACTAAGGGAATTGGCTGAATTAAAATCCCTTTAATTGCTGGGACACCTCTCGGAGGCAATCAGCAGCCAAGCCCAGAAATGGGAAGGTTCATCGACTAGGCGAAAGCCGTACACTCAAGCGAGTGGAAATGGGGGATAGTAAACAGACAAGGATGGATTTATTCCTTACTGTTTACCGAAGATATAGTCAGGTCTTACAGGCGACTGTAAGCAGTTCGAAAGAACGGTGTGGGATTAGCGACTCCACATGAACATAAACGGTCCCAATGGGAGGTCAGACCGGTCGCGGCGGTCTTCTTATGCCGAAGCTCAAATATCGCTTCCGCGTGCGCTTTGTTAACTTTGGTCCGATTGCGGGTGGTTTGGAATTGACCCAACAGGTTATGTCCTGCACTAAGCCGTCGATTACATATGCAGAAATACCACTTGATGCATACAACTCGAAAGCATACGTGCATGGTAAGCATGAGTGGTCAACTGTGGACATTACGCTGCGTGACGACATCACCAACGTGATTTCGAAGCTGGTCGGACACCAAGTACAAAAGCAGGTAAACCACTTCCAACAGACCGCTTATGCGGCTGGTCAGAACTACAAGTTCAACACCATCATCGAACAGATGGACGGCGGCAACGATGTGGTTCTCGAACAGTGGAACCTTGAAGGTTGTTGGATAACATCTGTTAATTGGGGCGATCTGGACTACTCGGCATCTGATGCTCAGACAATTCAGATGACGGTTCGGTTTGATAACGCGACCCAGGCTGATGGTCTATTCACGGAAATTCCGAACCTTATCCCCGGTTTCCGCGCTTAAACATAAGGGTTTGGTATGCCAGAGTATGATTTACTCCGTCAGGTTGCGAGTGCAAAAGGTAACGATATCAGCGAAGCTGGTGGTACGGTTGCCGGTAATGTACCCATTATTGGAAAAACTGCCGGGAATGCTATTGAGTCACTTTTGAGTCTGGGTGGAGAACGTCCCACTCGACTTAAAGACTCGACTCATGCATCCCGGCGGTTTTCTCTTGATCGACAGTCGTACACTGAAGTACCACGTCCTAAATTTCTATTCTGGGTTCAGTTTTTCGGTAATGGGTTTGCTGATCGTCAGAATAGTTCGGCTTTGCGCAATACCGATCAAACACGTCGGTGGGCGGAAGGTATATCATTTCTTGTCAAATACATAGATAAACCAAAGATCACACCTCAGGTTGAAGAACTTTCACAATACGGAAAGAAACGTCTTATTCATACCGGGGTGCAATACGAACCTGTTACTCTACGCTTTCATGATTCGGTATCTGATGGTGCCCTGCATTTCTGGCAGGATTATTTTTGGTGGTATTTTGGTGATGCACGGGGCAAAACCCCTCTTTCATGGAATTACGACGCGACCAATATTGAAATGAACCGGGATGCCGGTGGATGGGGTTTTAACCCGACGAAAGATGCTGCGGTCGGCTCAACGGCGACCAATTTCTTTCTTACTGAAATGAAATTGTGGCAATTCTGGGGTGGATATTTCACCGCTATGAGTTTTATCAATCCGAAAATCACTTCATTTGATCATGATTCGAACGATTATGCCGAAGGCGCTGTTGGTTCGGAAATCACAATGCAAATGAAGTACGAAGGTGTCATTTATCATCAAGAGAAGTCTTCAATTCGTCTACCGCCCGGTCGTGGTGGTATGACTGATGAAGAAAAACGTGCGTTCCTTCTTGATCTTGGTGATTATTACAATGTTCCGAATATTCGCCAGAATTCCGATCTATTCTCACGTATGAGTGGACAAGTTCTACAGGGTGTTCTTGACAACGTGTTGCGTGGTAATGGTGCGAATGCTGGTAGTGTATTAAAAAATGTTGTTATGGGTCAGATACCCTTCACTAAGTCCTCAATTAATGCATTGAAAAACCAAGTATTCAATAATACTATTTCGCGTATCGGATCATCGGCGTTGAATGTGTTTGGTAATTATAGTTTTGGCACGGCAACGGATAACCGGTTACCCAAATACAATGAAGTTTATGATCCTCGGCTTGTTTCATACAAGGCAACGAATGCGGATGCCCAGGCAGCTTCAGCAGTTTCGACTCGTGGAAAAGCTGGCGGGACAGATAAAATCATACCCGGCGTCGATTCATTCGGGATGGGTGGTAATACATTGGCGGCAGCTACGTCCGCGATGCAATCTGAAAACAAATCGTTTCTCGATTCGTTTGGAGGATCAATTGCATCGGCTGCCCGTGATGTGCGTGATGCGGTTGGTAGCGGTGTAGATTGGGTAGGCGATCAAATTAGTTCTGGTGCATCCGTGGTTGGATCATTCTTTGATTCGGCAAGCGAAGAAGGTACTCGGCTCGCAGATTCCGGATACGCGGCATTAAATGATATGGCACGATCTTCCACGCAATACGGCACTGCCATTGCGTCCGATATGGGTGGTATGATTGCAGGACAACAGCAGCGCGATCCTCGAATGGCAGACAATCCGGTGATTTCCGATCCATCAAAAGCTTTTGGTTAACACCCCTTGGCTAAATATAGCCACGGAGGTGTTAAGTGAAAATACGTGAAATTCTCAGAGAAAGTACGTTTTCCCCCAATGAAGTTTACCTTCACGGGGGTCCGAAGGCACTCACTACGGGGCATTTCAAACGCTATGGGCGTGATGGGATGGATAGCGGAGCCTTGTTTTTCATCAAGGAAAGCCCGACCGGATGGCGATATGCGGTCGGTTATGCGATGACCAAACCAGATGGTGGTGTATATCGGTGTCGCATCAAGCTCACACCCGATCAAGTTTTTGATTTCGCCAATCCGCAGCACCGTTGTCTTGCCCGTACCAATTTGTCTCCCGAGGAATTTAAATCGTGGAACGACGCTTCGCGGAACGGGCATCTCGATTGGACTTCCATAGATGATGAATTGATGGGAGAATGGGGGTTTAAAGGGGCGGTACTGTTTGAACGCCCGGCTGGAATAAACGGCTATGATGAAGACGCCGTGTCGGTCGGGGTGTTTGACCCGGCGGATGTTGAAATCTTGGGGTTTACCCCGAAGGAAGAAGTTCTACAGAAATACCCATTTCCGGTACCGGGACAAAACTGATGCGTATTCAAGAAATTCTCACTGAAGCATCCAGCCAAGGTGTTCCTGTAATTTCCAAGCAGGAAGCGGCAGATCGTAAACTGTTTGGACCTGTCTATCACGGGTCGTCTAGTATCGACACGATTCTGAAGACCGGTTTCGACCCCAACCGATCCCGCCCCACCGGGGTTTCCCGCCAAGGTTTCCGCCTTCAGGCAGTCGGAAACGGCATCGCCAACGGGTATCCGTTTGACCAATACGCGCCGGGGATGGGCATTCCCGCACCAATCCATCACCTGGGTTTCGCGGTTTACTTCACCACGAGCAAGACCATCGCCAAGATGTATAACGGAGACTCGTTGAAGGGTATCCGTGAATTCTACTTGGATGTTCCTAACCGAACCGACATCAATTTCGCTGCCCCCAACACCATGATGCGATGGTGGCGTCAGCATGGCTACAACCCGGACCCTGATATCCTCAAGAACCATGACGTGGCTAGTTGGATACAGGCGACCGACGAACTCACCAAGACCCTTTCGAGCCAATACGATGCGGTATGGTTCAAGGGTAAGAGCATCCGGGGACGCGCCCTCGACGGCGACCAGATCGCGGTGTATGACGCCTCACGAATCTATGTCATCGACCCGAAGCTTTCGAGCGGTTTGGACATTGGCGCCAAGGTGCGCCACAACCAGAAAATCCTTCATTACGCGGACTACCCCACAGTTGAACTCGATGATGTGATTGCGGATGCGCGTTTCACGGGCTGGCGTGCGATGTACCGCCGGGATGCGGCGGGTTCGGACAGCCCATTCGCCGGGCGCTCCATTCCGTTGCTGTACATTCCACCACCGACCATGGTCGGGGTCATTGTCAAAAAGAGTGAACTTGCACCACATACCCGCGATCATCATGGTGGGCGGTCCTGCCTCGTATCAGTTAAATGGCAGAAAGGCGGGACATAGGACAACTATTACGAAGATGAACTCGAACCGGTGGTCAAATGAAGATACAGGAAATACTTCAGGAAGGTGTACTCAAGGACGAACCCCATATTGTTCGCACCTTTGATATTCATGACATCGGTAATCGTCGCTTCATGTTTCATCCCAATAAACATCAGATGATCCTTGGGGATGCTCGTGGTGCTGGGAAAGGGCGCGTTGTACGAGGCAGCCATGCCGAGGAATATTACGAACTGTTCGGTACCAACAACGGGTTCGATGACTGCGCTCGTGGCTGGGTTGGTTGTGGAGGATCATATAATAATGGAATCATCCATTTTGCCCCAATGATCCCCGACCCCACCCCGGAGGCATGGCAATATTACGAGGCAGGATGGAAATGTCTGGAATATTTTGTCAAGAACGGCGGCGCCACCCCGAAGACAGTCGTGCGTGGATTTGGTCGAACCAACTTCGAGCAGACCATCGCTGATATTTTCAAGCCGGTCAGAGATACGTCTTCAGCCAAGCAATAAACTCTTCCGGGGTTTTTTCTTCGTCATCACCATCCTCAATGATGGTGGTAAATTTACCCTTAATGACAAAATCGATCAAGGTCTTGGCAGATTCTCGATTTGCCGCTGACGACTGGATAACGTAAAGTGTTTGACCTTTTGGCTCTAGATTGAAAATTGCATGTATTTGGCGTGCTGCTCGACTTGGGACTAGCTCACCAGTTTCAGTAATACGCATATCTTCTGCCGTGAGTGGACGAAAATCACCCGGAACATCATCAGGGTCGTAGTTTTCGGGCACGAATACGAATTCTACCCCAGACTGCCGCACATAGAAACATGGACAATCCCGGAACGTACTCTTGTAGTACGTTACATAGGGATCATTACGCAGACGCAAATCACCGGGTTTCTTACCCCAGTTATAGTCAGGGAACGTTTGAGCGAGATTTACCACACCAACCGCTTTGACGAGCTTGGTGTATGAAATTTCAACGGCATTGTCCATCATGGCTTCGAGAAACGGTGCCATATGTTCATTTGTGCAATTGCCTATGTATTGGAAGCCCTGTCCTTGGTCGGTACTCTCAATGAGATCAAGAATTTCTCGAATATCCATGTTTTACTCCGCGCAACGGAGTATTTATAAGAAAGCCCCCGCTTACGCGGGGCTTTCTTTAGGAACGGACACGCGCAGATTGCGTTTCCATAACCATGATCTCGATGTCTGCCGAGCGAAGCGTTTTCACCAAAGACTCCAGGCTCTCTTCCATCTTTTCCCCAGCTTGCGGATCGGGCGGAACGGTTACTTTGACACCGTTTTCCGACAGAAATTTAGCAAATGTCACGGCCAAAGTTGTCTTTTTGGAATGCTCGGGTCCGCTGATCTGAACAATTACACGACTGGTCATTAATCTACCTCCACAGAGTTTGTTGATTCCTTATATCGCAAACGGAAGAATGCTCAAGTTAATATATCATGTGGTTGGAAAATGTCATAAAACTCGCTGTTAAATAGAAACGGAGGACAACATGGACATATTCATTCACCCACGTATTGAGATCAGTAAGATCGCCCCATCAAAGCCCTACGCGGTCATTTCAATCACCGACGAGGGCAACGACTTTGCGCCGATATTCGTCAGCCCAAACCTCAAAGATGTTTTGCGCTGCCACTTTGACGACATCGCCCAGCACTACCCTGGTTACACGGTATTTGACGCCGCTATGGCGGCGCGTATTTGGGCGTTTGTGGATCAGCTTGAGAGTATTGAAGAACTCCATATTAACTGCGAAGCCGGGCGCTCGCGTAGTGCCGCCGTAGCGGCAGCGATCTGCCTATATAAGAATGGCGTAGGATCAGATTCCTGGGTGTGGAACGAACAATGGCGGTTCGGTATTTTCAAACGGAACTATCGCATCAGATCAGGTAGACCCCATGGGTTGATCGGCTGATTCGACAAATAGCGTGAAACCTGCTACAATAGCGGCGAATCAAACGGATTGCCGCCATGGAACTCGTTCAGTTCTTCCAGAAATTTAGCAGTGAAGAAATCTGCTACGCCTATCTTGAGCGGGTGGTGTGGTCTGATGGTCGCATCTGCCCCAAGTGCGGCGTCATCGGGGAATCTTGGCGGCTCAAATCCAAGCCCCACTACTACGAGTGTAAGTGCGGACATCAGTTCTCGGTGACTGCAAACACTTTGTTCCACAAAACCCGCATCCCGCTGGTCAAGTGGTTCGCCGCTATCTTCCTACTGGCGGATTCCTCCAAGGGCATCAGCACGAACAAAGCCGCCAAGTGGCTCGGACTGCACTATCAGACGGCTTGGCACATGACCCAGCGTATCCGTGCCATGATGGCTGACGCCGATCCTGCCGTGCTGACCGGGATCGTGGAATTGGACGAAACCTATGTCGGTGGCAAACCGCGTTTCACTCGGGACGAGAACGGCGTGGTGGTCAAACACAAGACCGGACGTGGTACCGACAAGCAAGCGGTGTTTGTCGCCGTCGAGCGGAACGGCAACGTGCGGGCTGACCTCATAGACAGCCATGGTGTCACGGACATCAAGCCGCTGGTCAACCAGTGGGTAGATCGGGATGCCCAATTGATGACCGATGAATTGCCCGCCTACAAAGGGATCGGACGGGATTACCGCTATCACCATGTTGTGTTCCACAAAGACCGCGAATATGCCCGTGACGGCGGAATCCACAACAACACCGCCGAATCCTTCAACAGCACGATCAAACGTGCTGTGATCGGCGTCTATCACTACGTCAGCAAGAAACACATGATTCGATATGTTGAAGAGGCGGTGTTCCGTTGGAACACCCGTCGCTCCACCAACATGGAGCGGTTCGATCTGATCTTGACCCAATCGGTGGGACGGCTCTTGCCGTTCAAGTACCTGACGGGAAATTAACGTCCTGAATAGATTGATGAATAGACTGGTCGTTCGCCATGCCGTGTCCCTTGGCTACGCACACAACACATCGATGCCTGAATAGATTGATGAATAGCAAATGTGACCCCGCCTCCATTCGAGGGGACGGACGCCAGAAGTATCAAGTTTGCTAAATAGAAGTAGCGGTAATTGTTGGTGTCGTTACCACCAGCAAAACCCCAGCAGATGTATGGGGCTGTCCCGCTTGATCTATTTAGCAGATGAAAACACAGAAAGCATTCAAACTACGACTATACCCGAAGCAATTGCAATCCGAACAACTGAAGCAGTTCGGCGGCAATTGCCGTTGGTTGTGGAATCATTTGCTTTGGCTGAACCAAGAGCAATACCGCACTGACAAGAAGTTCATCTTCTACGCAGATATGGCAAAGATGTTGCCGTCGATGAAGAAAGAGACTGATTGGCTCGGGGCAGCACCGGCTTGTTCCCTGCAACGAGTAGCCAGAAACCTTGATGGTGCCTTGAAGGCATCTTTCCGTGGTGGTAAGGGATTCCCTCGCTTCAAAAAGAAATCGAACTACCGCGACTCATTCTATTTGACCAACCAATCTTTTTCCATAGGGGATGGCGTTGTCCATTTGCCCAAGATGGAGCCGATGCGGTTCCGTGCGGGACGAACACCCGAAGGACGGGTTCTATCCGCCACGGTGAGCCAAGACGGCGATCACTGGTTCATGAGTGTGGTGTGTGAGATCGACGCCCCCAATCAGCCCGTGACACCTGACTTCGATACCTGTGTTGGTATCGACCTCGGATTGAAGGAATTGGTCGTCACCTCCGATGGTGAGGTAATCGGGAATCCCCGCCATTTGCGGAAGGCAGCCAAGCGGCTACGCCGCCTGCAACGCCGTCTGAGCAAAGCCCGCAAGGGCAGTCAGAACCGAAAGAAACGCCAATTACGGCTCTACCGGCAACACCGCCGCGTGCGGAACCAACGAGCCGATTTGATCCACAAATTCACCAGTTCGATAACCAAGAACTACAGCGTGATTTGTGCTGAGAATCTGAACATCAAGGGATTGATACGGAACCACAAATTGGCAAAAGCCATCGCGGATGCCAGTTGGGGCGAAATCCTCCGTCAGTTGTCCTATAAGGCAATCTGGCAGGGAAAGCATTTCGTCCAAATCGACCGCTTTGATCCCTCAAGTCAGGTATGTTCGTGTTGTGGTCATCGACAGAAAATGCCGCTGAATCAACGAACCTATCATTGCCCCAACTGCGGTTTGGTCATCAACAGAGACGCTAATGCGTCCCTGAATATCCGCAATTGGGGCTTTACCAATTTGGTAGGGCAAGGAATGCCCGAACCGACCGCTCATGCGGTCAACGCCTGTGGAGATACCTCTGTCGGGATCAAGTCGCTCGCGGCTTGATTAGGTATGTGTCGCTGAAACAGGAATGTCGCTCATCTGGTGTTTACCTGATATGATGCGATAGTTCCGTTGGTCTATGGGATCATGACCAACATGAAAGGGCTTACCCCAACCGTTGATCTTGGGGAATTTGAAAAAATGATTAGCTTTGGTGGGATTTGATGTCAGGTAGGGTTTCATCTGACCAATTAAGAAAGGTGTACGACCCGTCCGCATATGTATGCTGAACAGAAAGCCCGGTAGCCGTATTTTCACCAAGAATATTTCCACATGGAATAACTGGCAATGGCAGTGTCGGACTATCACTGTCAATTGCCCACTTCGCTTTGAGGCGGGAACGTTGTTCCCGCATCTCATGATGGGCGGTGGTATCTTTACAATAGTTGAAGTCGGGACGATAGATTTTGTCACCGGATTGAATAAACAATCCGGTATCATCTTCCTGTATGGTCAGCTTTTTCCGCGCCATAAATCACCTCATGTGGTACAGAAGTATTTATGGCGCGGAAAATGAAAGCCTAATCGGCGCTGGTACCCGCCAGAGCCTTTGCCAGCGCCATGACTTGCTGACGCACCTTAGGGTCATTGATTTTGTAATAGGCACGCACCAGTTCCAGCGTTTCGCGCTTGGTCATGGGGTCGTTGGTCAACGCGGAAATATCCGGATCGGTGGTTGCCCCGACCATCATGGCAGGACTGTGATCTTTCACAGTTTCGTTCATGTCATCGAAGAAAAAGCTGACGGGGACATCCATGACCCGGCTCAGATCGAACAGACGCGAAGCACCGACACGATTGGCGCCGCGCTCGTACTTCTGGACCTGCTGGAAAGTCAGACCGAGAGCTTCGCCCAACTTTTCCTGGCTCATGCCAAGCAAGGTACGGCGCAGACGCACCCGAGCACCCACATGCACATCAATGGGGTTGGGATTGCCCGAGGGCGTCCGTCCCCGGCTAGAGGTGCGACGCTGGGTTTTCGGCTGGGCGGTGGTAGTCATATCAACGTTCTCCATCGAAATTGATAATGTGAACATATACTCTCATATTCAACAACGCAAGCCAGAAGTTGCAAACCTTGGATTTTACCACTTGGAGCAGCGATGGGTTGACAAATATGAATAAAACTGTATAGTACATTAGTTTTCGAGGATACGATTATGAGCGCCCGTTTCAAATATCAAACTACACATCATTTTGAGTGGTCGCCCGGTGTGTCGAACGACGACGAGGTGCTGAAATCCTCTGCTCATTTTGTTGGGAAGCGTGTCATCGCTACCAAAAAGATGGATGGTGAGAACACCAGCATCTATTGGGACAGTTATATGCACGCCCGCAGCATTGATGGGCATGGTCACGAAAGCCAGGACTGGGTGAAGGGTCAAGTGGTGCCTTATGTGGCGCCGCACCTCCCCGAAGGCTGGCGCATCTGCGGCGAGAATCTGTATGCGAAGCATTCACTCGCCTACGACAATCTCCCGACCTATTTCATGGTTTTCTCGATCTGGGATGCCGAGAACCGCGCCCTGTCCTGGGATGACACCAAGGAATGGTGCGAACTGCTGGGGCTTCAGACCGTACCGGTTCTCTATGACGGTATTTGGGACGAAAAAATCATCCGACAACTGGCAACCCAACTCGACCTGAACACGGACGAGGGGTATGTTGTGCGGGTAGCGGACTCATTCAGTTTTCAAGATTTTGTGATGTCGCTCGCTAAGTACGTCCGCAAAGGGCATGTCCAGACGGATCGTCATTGGAAACGTACCTGGGTTCCAAATAAACTCATCAATTCATAGGAGGTATCAAATGAATATTGTTCGTGATGCTTCGCAGCCGTTGTTTCCGCTTGAAACAGTTCGGGACGGTAAATTGATTGTTTTTGAAATCGAAGTAATCCACATGAATCCGATGGGCGGATTTAGTCGTCCCAAAAAATATGATGCGGTAATTGAAGATAACAACGATCCCAAGTGGGTGTTGGACAATCGCCGTATCCTAGGTTCGCTTGATGTTGTTGTTCGATGGAAGGAAAAAACGATTTAAAATCGTAAAATCGCCTCGTTCTCCCTATAAGCGAAACTGATCCTAAAATAATCGCAAGACCCATTCAAAAAATCGAACAAACCATCCGGGTTCCCGATGAGGCAAGGGGCGCTGAATGACGTTCAGCGCCCCTTTCTTTTTCATATGATGATACTGCTCCGGAGTCATTTTCCAACAGCCTGACTGAAACGGGGTTCTGCAATTCCAGTTGCAAAAATCCACCGGAACCCATTGTGTGCCCTAATTCCATAGGAGCCGAGTTCAATATCATGATAGGTGATGTCGAACCCTTCGGGGGTGGCGATGATTTTTGTCCCATCACCGATTAAGTCGTTGAACCAACCAGCACATTCCGACACCAAGTTCATTAATTCAAACGACGAAACCACATCAGTTTGAATAAGTTCCAGTTTCATAAAATACTGTTGATGAAGGGTATCCAATATCGGTTCATTTCGGAAACATGGCGTCAACGCACAGTACCGACCCGGCGGCAGTTTTCCGACCGTGTGAAGGTAAAGAAACGATTGTTCAGCCGAACCTACCAGATCGCCGTAATCAGTTACAAACCCGTTATCGCGCCCATGAAAAGTTGCATGGGTGATCTCCGATGGAACTATCCACGGCACTTCAAGATACATGAAGCCAAGGCGGGTATAATGATCGAGGGAACGTGTGAGGTTCCCCCAATTAATCACGGGATGTGCGCTGTCCATCGTCAAATGCCCTCTTGGTTACCGACGCCATGGCAGCAAGGTCAGACATGGTTATGGATGGATGATGCTTTGCCAGATACGCCACAATCGCCCCATAAAGATCGGAAAGCTCTTGTAGCGCCATCAGCGTCACGTCTTGCTCAATCGCATCCATGAATTCAGCAGCTTCTTCGATGATCTTCGAAGCCTCGCCGTATTCTCCACGGGCGATTTCCCGCACATGATACCCTGCCATTCCTTACCTCCGACAACACCGTATCCCAAATACAGATGCTTTCGCACTATTTTTGTTGGCCGTTAAATCTAAATACAAGGATATTCCAAATTGCAAAACAGTCAGGCACCACATGTCTAAACTTTATGATCATTTCAGATGTCGGTGGGCAGATATGATGCACAAGCAGAATGTCTGGGTAGACCCCAATACCCTGATGGTGTCCGCAGGCATACCATCACATTGCGTGTCACTTGCCGAGCATTACAACGTAATTGCAGCCGAAATTTCAGAACGCGGTGATCTTACCGATGAGTTACTGAACGAGATTACCAAAGCTGGTACCGCGTTGATTAAAGCATTGCAAGCCAAGGTTTGACGCTATCAAAACTATGGAATATGATTGTGGAGATGGAGGAACCCATGTCCGCACAATTGTCTTTCCCATTTGAACCTGAGACCCAGCGGGTGCCTGAAATTCCCAATAAGCGTCAAGCGAGTTTGGGATTTCTCGACGCTATCACGGTGGCGCGACAGTATTTCCCGGATACCAGTAAGGAAGAACTGGAATTCATCATTCAGAGCGAAACAGGTTGGCCATCGTTCTGGCACATTCCCCGCGATGGGGCAACTCCCGAGGAATGTTTTCGTACCCAACTACTCAACGCCGTGGCACGGCGACACGTTCGTTATTCCAACATGAAGATCATCGAAGCTGATCCTTATGCGGGCGTCGTTGATCGCATCGAATTGAAACCGGACGGGTTCGGACGATGCACTATCGAACTACCAGACCACACGGAAATCTACGTGGACCGGGATGGCATCAGCGAAGTTCGGTTTGCAGATGACGCCAAGATCATTTCGTTTGGCTCCTTAATGTTCGAGCGTGATAACGGGTCGGGTGGTTACCGGTCAGTTGCCCTGCCCAATGGACGGCAAATCAATATTAATCCCGAAGGCGACTATCAGATTGAGGACTACGCCTACCTAACCGATAAAACCGACCACCCACGAATTACCAAAGTCGATCAGCTTCGGATCAAGGACGGGCGATCCTGTATCATCGCCCTCCCCGATGGGTCGCAGATTCATGTGGGGAATAACGGCAACTACCAGATCGATGACCGCAACGCCGAGGTCATTTACCGCGCCAACCGCATCCGGGATTTCAACCGGTTCCTGAATGCCAGCGAGATCATGGAAGAGTTCGTCCGGTATGTTGGGGCACTTGGGGTAAAACAAGGCGATGTGTTGAACCTGCCAATCAGCTTGTTCATCAATTTCTTGGTGGTGAGAGCGGCAGATGCGGACGGCGAACCAACGCCTGATGTCGCGATTGAAAACCATCCGGCATTAACATCAAAATGCCCACAATGTGGACGCTAAAATGAGAAAGCCGCCCAATTGGGCGGCTTTCCAGTTAACAATGCTGTCGTTATTATTCGCAGCTTTGTGGCTGGTCAGTGATTTGACAGGAGGCTCGTAGACCAGCCACATTTTGTCTACGTTTTATTTATACTCTGTTCAATTTAATTTTCCGAGTTTGCGCACATCCTATACGTGAGATATAGACTAGTCCTTTTGGGCAAGTTTTATGGCTTCTGTCAACATTTCACGGAGATCATTGATGACGGGGACTTGGTACCGTTCTGCGAGGCGTTTTAGATAACGCATTTTTATCGCAGTTTCAGGGAACCCAAGAACAGCCGTGGGCGCATCCGCATCGCCATGATGATAATCACGCATTGCCATACCAAATTCGATATTGGTGGTATAACCGGGCATCGTATCATGTTCACGCGGAATCCAGAACGCACGAACCACGCCAGGAAGATCAAACGCTTCCCATTCCCAGTCGATCTGGTTGTCGTAATTATCATGGGCAAGCCAGTCATGGCTTTCCGGGACTAATACATTTCCAGAAAAGCCAAGGTCGGACAAAATGTGGAGAGCTTCTGGGCGCCAGGACAAAACATTTTTGGCACGTGGTGTCGGACCCAGCAACATTATACATGGATCGGATTTGGCGGTGGTTAAGTCTTGTAGAGCATAGAACACCCGAATCTTGCTTACGGTGGCAGCCACCATCGTAAACGTGCCGTCATTGTACTTAAACCCTTGTGTCAAACGAGGTTTGAAAGCACGAGGCACGCCTTGATCCATCACGAACTGGATATTTACAACCTTAGTCAGGTCGAAAAGACGCCACTGTGGCAGCGATCCATTTGAGTCACCACCAATCTGATAACCACGCATCAACGCCTTACCGGTTTGACTGGCGCCCACAATGTGAGGTTCCACTTCCCGATACTTACCATCATACTCAAAACTGACGACGAACCGTTCAGCAATGGCTTCCGCAATTTCTTTCATTTTAGTCTTACTCCAAATTTATAAATTACCAGCGCGAATGCGATCCCGAATTGACATCAATCGTGAACAGAATTCTTTTGTTGTGAGAATTGTTTCTGTGTAAACCGTATGCCCAATGTCATGTGTCAGATTTTCGTCTCCGGTTGCAAGCAACGCTTTACGAAAATCTTCAACTTTTGCCAATGCTTCATATGCGCGGTCAAGAAGGATTTGATAGTCTACTCCGTCGCGCCGCAATGCTTTGCCTTTCCAGTACAGCATACCGGTCTTTTGCCAATCCCGGTTCGACCGTTTTTTAGCTGTCCACCCGGTCAATCTGCATACAAGCCGTTGTTCTTCCTGATCTTTGTAGGGCAGGCTTTGAAGGAAACCTTCCATACTGGCGCATAAAACTCCATCCACCTCGAAACGATGCGCGGCGAAGTTTGAAAGCTTATTTAACGGGTAGGTACCGGTACTGAGAATATCCATATGAATAGAATATTTCCTACTCGCGAAAGTGTCAAAAACATTTTGACCACATATGCGGTTTAGCTTACCATCCCGCAACTCGTGCCATTTTGGCTGCCAAGATTCGCTTATAAGGATAACCCGTCGATGACCGTCAAATCCCATCACGATGACGATGATGAGCCAACGATGGAAGATATTCTGACAAGCATTCGGCGTGTCCTGACCGAAGACGATGACGATGTGTTTCAAGAAAAACCAACCGCACACGATGATATCGACGCGATGTTTTCTGAAAAAATTCCACAATCTTCGACGGGGTGCCGTGGCAGCGACGACGAAGAAGCTCTCATGCGTGAATGGGCGGCAATGGCAGGGCGCAACGAACCGGATGAACCGGATGAGAATGATACCGATGGCATGGCAGCCGAATGGGAAGCCATGCTCGGTGGTTGTGATGGGGATTGCGAACATTGCGATGACAACACCCCCATGGAGTCCACCCGAGTGTTAAATCAAGACGAAATCGATTCGCTTCTAGGATTCGATGACGACCATGGGCGCGGTGACAATATGTCTGGTATACAGTGTATTCTCAATTCCGCCCTTGTGTCATACGAACGACTTCCCATGCTGGAAGTGGTATGTGATCGTTTAGTGCGTACATTATCTACATCCTTGCGGAATTTCTTCAACGATAACGTCGAAGTGTCGCTGGACAACATTCTGTCGCTTCGTTTCGGCGACTATCTGAACTCGATTCCGCTGCCTGCCATGCTGGCGGTATTCAAAGCCGAAGAATGGGACAATCACGGTCTATTGACCATCGATTCGTCGCTGATCTACTCAACGGTCGATGTGCTGCTGGGTGGTCGTCGCGGCACGGCGGCTATGCGCATTGAAGGTCGCCCTTACACCACCATCGAGCGTGCCTTGGTAGAACGCATGGTGCATGTCGTAATGTCGGAAATGTCTACGGCTTTCGATCCGGTGTCACCCGTAACGTTTCGTCTTGACCGGATGGAAACCAATCCGCGCTTTGCCGCCATCTCACGTCCCAATAATGCGGTAATTGTGGTCAAATTGCGCATTGACATGCAAGATCGGGGCGGGCGCATGGAATTGCTATTGCCCTATGCTACCCTAGAACCTATCCGCGAATTATTGCTTCAACATTTCATGGGAGAAAAATTTGGTCGCGACTCGATCTGGGAAACCCACTTAGCCGAAGAACTATGGAAAAGCGAGATTGAAGCTGAGGTCGTGGTTGCGGAAGCTAAATCAACTCTTAACACGATACTCAATTTGAAAGTTGGGGATACGTTAGACCTTGGTCGTCGCCGCCCACATTATAAAATGGTTTGCTCGAATGTCGTGGTCGGGCACTGCGTCAACAGTAATACCGATGATAAAGATGACATCATGGGCATGACTGATGTTTCGGTCGTCACCCTCTTCCCGAAAGGTAATTAGTATGGATGATTTCGATATGGCTGATGTTAAGCCAGCCCCGGAACGAATCACGGCGAAACATCTGGAAGCTGTTTACGATATTCCAGTAACCGTGCGGGCAGTCCTCGGTAAAGCAACTCTACAAGTGAACCAGCTTCTCAAGCTTGGACGCGGTGCAGTCATTGAGATTGACCGCAAGGTTGGTGAGGCAGTGGATATTTACGTCAATGACCGGTTAGTCGCTCGTGGTGAAGTGGTCGTGGTGGAAGATCGCCTGGGCATCACTATGACGGAAATCATCAAGACGGATCGCGATTAATGACAGATGGTATCTATGACGTTTCATTGGAAGCTATGGTGATCCTGGGCACCGCCACACTTCCCATTTCGCAACTTCTTAAACTCGGTCGCGGCGCCATCATCGAGCTTGATCGCAAAGTCAATGACCCCGTTGATGTGGTGATCAACAACAAAACCGTGGCAAAAGCCGAAGTGGTGGTTATTGAACACAATCTGGGTATTACCATCACTGAGATGCTGAAGTAAAAAAGAAGCCCCATTAGTACGGGGCTTCTTTTTGGCATTTTTCTCGCCATTTTCGAACAGCGGCAACTCCATTATCATGCCACGGTCGATCCCGTAACACGGTCTTGAGCCATTTGAGAATTTCGTAGATGTAGAGGCGCCGTTCCTTGGATGTCAGGGGACGGCGATCCACCCGCACATCACTGCCGACAAAAATCCGTGGCGTGATCATGTGGACGACATCTGAGCCGCAATTCGGGTTTGCCGCATCGACGCGCTCCTTGGCCTTTTTGGCATCCCCAAAACACTGATATATGCCGTTTCCGTGTTCAGAAAACCCGCTGGAAAACCCGAAGCCGTGTGTCCCGCCCGTGTAAAACATCGTTGTCTGTAGGCGGACGACATAATTGACCGTCACATTCGCAACAGCATCGAAATTCATCGCGCTGCTCCGGTAATACGCCGTGCCGCTAATTCTGCGGCATGCTGAATACGCATACAAGTGTGTTGATATTTCTGCTCCAACGTGTTCTCATCCGCAAATAACCCATGAGTATCTTTCAACACCACATAGCCTTTGGGTATTTCAACCAATACCAGTTCTGGTACCGTTATAAAACTTTCATCACCCTTAATTCGATAGCGACAAATTTTTCCAGTGTGAAAATCAGCAGGGGTTAACAGAACACACAAATATTTTCCATCTTTATGTGCATTATACCATTCATGACGTATTGCCGCTTCAATCAAATACCAACTATCACGCCACACCATTTTGGTATTGATGACGTGATAGTTGGTGCCAATCGCATTGGTTATTTGTTTGCTGGTAAGAAAATTCATTTTTTTACCTGTGCAGCCAGTGCCTCAACTGCTTGATGCATCCGAATAAGGTCATTCTCCAACTTAGCAAACCCAGGATGAGGGACAAATTGCGGGGGTGGGGGTAATGTGGGTGGGGCATTGATTGTTATCGGTACTGTCGGGGCGGGCGGTGGTGTATTCGGCTGTACGATCACCGGGGCGCGTTCTACCGGGGCAATTTTTACCACATCCACCTTCCCAATGGGGACCAGTGGTTGAACTACAATTGTAGTAGTGTTTGGTTTCACGTTGGGGGGTATTGGCACCACTTTGACCAACGGAACTGTACCGGGGTTTGGCGAAACCACTTGTTGCGGTGATTCTGTTCCAAACACCGAAGAACCGGCAACCAGCGCCACAATGATGGCACTGATCATAAAGACCATACCACTAAAATTACGCAATTGGTTAGACGCCGACACGCGGAAAACGACGAACGCCATAATTGCCGCGATGGTAATCAGGGTGAGGATGCCCATTAGCGCATCCCCACTGCCTGATATACCTGATTCATTGTCTGCTGAGCAATGGTATCCACCTGCGCAGCACCCGTGGCAAGATGAGCATCGACTACTTCCGGATGAGCGATGTATTCCCGCATGCGCTTCCCAATGGGAACAATTACGTCCACCAATGCATCAGTAACCGCAGGCTTTAATTTCCCAAAGCCCTGACCACCGAATTGGGCACAAGCTTCATCTAACGTCATCCCCCGAAGAACCGCGTAGATTGTCATAAGGTTCTTGGCACCAAGCCGACCTTCCAATCCTACTGCCTCACCGGGCAATAGATCGGCATCCGTGGTTGCCCTCTTGATTTTCTTGGCGATTTGGTCGGCAGTGTCCGTCAGGAAAACAACTTCCTCTTCCGTTTCCATGGTGGACTTGGACATCTTCCGATCCGGATACCGCAGCGACATAATACGGGCACCGGTTTCGCTGATGATATCCTGGGGAACCGGGAAAATATCCCCGAACTGATGATTGAAAGACCGCACGATCTGGCGTGCAAGCTGAAGGTGCTGCACTTGGTCATCACCCACGGGAACATGGGTCGCCTTGTACAGCAGGATGTCAGCAGCCATCAGCACTGGGTACATATACAAACCGGCACCGATGCTTTCGCTCTGAGTGTTCTCGTAAGCGTCAAGAATTTCGATGGCTTCCGCGCGACGTTGTTCATCGGTGCGGGTATCGTCAAACCCTTCCTGCTGGTATAGGGTATTGCTGATGGACAGACCCGCTTCGAGAAGTTGTTCTAACTTCTCGTCCACCGAAATACCAGCTTTCGCTTTGAACTGAGTCATTCGATTCAACCAGCCCATCCGCGCCTGGGTTGTTAATACCCAGGCAAGCTGGGAATGACCGGCGACGCGGCTTTGTTGGAAGATCGAAGACCGCTCGGGATCGACACCGCATGCCAGATAGGCAGCCACCGTGGAACGGATGCTGTTACGCAGCACCGCTGGATTTTGCGGTACCGTGATGGCGTGAAGGTCTACGACGCAATAGATGCATTCGTGGTGATCTTGCAAGTCCACCCACTGCTTCAGAGCGCCCAGATAGTTGCCAAGGTGCAGAATTCCGCTCTGTGTCGCCGTGCCGGTAGGCTGAACTCCGGAAAATACCCTACCCATTATCTCTACCCCGATTATGCATAAACTCATCAACAGGATGGCAGCCAAAACCGACTTTGGCAAGTTCTTTGCGGTATGGATGCCATCCAACGTTGATCGGGTGGAAGTATTATCGTTCCTTCACCACGAACCTAACTTGCTCGGAAACCCCAGTGACCTGGGCTTTGGTAACCTTGATCGGTGCGCCCAAGCCGTACTGCTCTAACGACTTGTTAAGCTCGTCTTGAATTACCGGCGCCAGTTTTTCGGTTTCGGCACGGATGTCATTCAATGGCTTGCCTTGTCCGTAGGTATACAGTCCACGCTTCACGGCATTCTTCATCAATTCGGACAGACGAATACCCGCGAGGATGTTGAGGTCGCCGCCCCATTCAATCAAACCGATACGGAACAGATCAGGCACCGCATCCGGGGTGATCTGCACAATGGAGAACGCCGATAGGTTAACCGTCTGGTTTTCCTGGGTGATGACCTGGGTGTTGACCTCAAAACTAATCGGGGTAGTCACCGTACCCTCATAGACGACCGTCCATGGCTTCGACCAATGATAACCGGGTTGATAAACGGTACCGGTAGTCACGCCGCCGATTGTCGTTTCAAGACCAATCGAAGCAGGGGTAATGTAGAACAGCGCAAACGGGATGTTAACCAGTACCCACACACCGAAAATACTTGCAGCGGTGATGCTGGGTTCGCCCACGCTTGAATGAATGAGGTTTCGGTATCGTTCCTCAATCCACACGGGGATCGACCCGTCCTTTTCCGTGTTCCGTTCAATCATATCGAGGCGGGCTTGTTTGGCTCTACGCAAGTTGAACAGCGCAACGCCAACACAAAACAGGATGGCGGCAAAGCCAATCACGGATACAATGGAATAAAACATGGTTCTTCTCCGAAGATGTACAGAAACGGTGAGTGTGAGAAATCTTTAAGAAATTCGAGCATCACCCGTTTACTGTAACCAGTTTCTTGATCGAGGTCGGTTGTAATACCCACATCACCAATACACGAAGCCATGGTCACTCGTACCGTCCGATTATTGTAGTTTGCATACAATTCAGGGATACGAACGCCCATGGCTTTCGCCTTGATTTGATAATGGGCAGGCCACCGCGCATAACGAAGGAAACGCCGCAAACAATACGGCGCCTCCATATCGTCAATGTAATCGTCGCAGTGTTTAGCCATCAGTAGCACCGGCTCAGCCATTGGCGGCGACACCAACCGGCGTAGTCGCATTGACCGTCATGATGAACGGAGCATCAGCCGTGATCATCTTGGGGGCTTCGCTCTGCTTCAACGCCTCGATGGTTTCATATGCACCACGCAGCATACCGTCCTTCAGACGCTTGTCCTCGGCTTCGTATTCCGCCTGAGTCAGCGCACGGCGCTGCATGCCCGCCTTGATCACGTCCACGGTGCCGGTGATCATGCGCAGATAAGCGTCGTTTGCCTGCTTGGCAGTCGAAGCCGAAATCAATTCCTGCTCAATGGTCTTTTGTACAGCCACCGCCGAATCCGCAGCCTGATTGGCGCTCATGACAATTACACTATTGGTGGCTTCCGTGATGGCTTGCAGACCACCGGAAGCCTGATCCAGAGCGGAACGAATGATGCAGGCGAGCATCTTGTCCTTCCAAATCGGCAGCATCCCAACCACAGCGGTGTTGATTTTGTCCGCCATGTTGTAGCACTGCATTCCCAGGTATCGGTACTCGGCAAGGGTACCAATGGTCGCCATCCGCAGACCCAGATAGTCGCCCTTCTTGCGATCCAATGCCTGAATCGATTCGTTGATACGAGCAACGTTCTCCATAATGCCCATATCGTTGGCGCCCTGCGCTTTATCAGACCATTCCTTGAGTTCGGATTGGGCGTCAATCAGCGCAACTTCAATCGCGGCGATCAGGATGCTGTAGGTGTGGTAGTCCTGAACCTTCTCCGCATAAGCGAGCTTCAGCAGTTCGATGTACCGCATCAGTTCCGCAGTCTTGGTATCGAGTTCGGTGGCAACCCGCAGGCATGACCCATGTACCGTTTCAAACTCGGAACGGAAACTTTCGATGGCAGCTTCGACACCACCCTTCAGGTCCATCCACTTCTTTGCGATCCATCCCATATTGGGATGCGGAAGTTTGGAAACGTCCACGCCGCGCACCTTGTTGGACATGTCGGTAAGCTTGTCACCGATTTCCTTGATGTCCTTGGTCTTGAATTTGGACAACGGGTCGTCCGCAACGTTGGAAGGACGACGCAACCGGTCCATACCAATGTTCAGCAAGCTGCGCTGGTCGTGGATGTTGATGTTCTGACGTACTGCCTTAACCTGATCGCGCACAGCAGGCGTCATATTGTCATATTGGGTCACCGCCAGGGCACGACCATCCACCGTATTAAGCGCACTCATTGATTGTCCTCCACCATTGGCCAAATACCATGCATTAGCAATTTTCGCTTTCTTCATTGCCTCTTGTTCCAAGATGGCAAGAATTTGGGCTGTTTTACCCGGTTGGTTCTTTGCTTTGAAACGCGCAATTCGACGTGTTATGAACAGAGGGCGAAGAATTGCGTCAAAACGCTCGTAACGGATACGAGCGTTTTCCGCCGCCGCCCGCTCCCGTGCTTTTGATGCAATTCGATTACTCACCATTAACACCTTTACGATTTGCCATTTCTACAAACACGTTTTGATCCACATATAAACCAATCACATCACCGCGTAAAAGCTGATCACGCTGAGCCTCGAAAACACCTTTCATGTGTGCCAGGGTTTCTGGAAACATATCCAAGGCACGTTTTGCATCTTTGTCCATGCCTCGATAGTTGGCATTTACCGCAAGGAAGTTTTCAAGAATTTTAACTGTCTCGGTCAGTGTATATGTGTCGAAATTAGTCTGTAAAATCGAACGCGGGTCTTGCTTAAACGTCTCCATGATTTGATCCGCTAACGCAGCAAGATCAAGAACATGACTCCGTTGTATACGAGAAAATCCTTTGTTATCCGCCAATACCCGGATGCGCTCGGCATTTTGCACACCGTTCTTGATTGCCTTGATAATCTCGGCGCGATCTGCCCCTTTGGTCTCGGGAAACTCCAAATCGCTCGGTTTCTCGTGATATACTAGATAGAGAACCACCCAGGAAACGAGTCCACCACCAATGCAATACACAAGTGGGAATTCCAAGAGGAACCAAAACCCAAAGGTAAGTGCCAGACAGGCAATTCCGGTACCAATGGCAGTGGACACGTTTTACCTCATAATCCAATTGTTCGAGCAAATTTACGATTAGACATCCGAGTTGTCAATCAACGATTGCTCGCATGTCGCGAAACGTAGCCGATCCATCAAATTGGAACAATAATCCCGCCCATAGGCAATCGTCACGCTTTCTTCAATGCGAGCCATAATAGTGCGGATATTCCAATTGAATGTACGGGCGGTATTATAGAAATCCACCCAATCAACAATTAGATTGTTTTTACGAAAATGGTCGAGAAGTAGGTCCAAAGGTATTCCTTGGGATTCTACAAGCTTAAAAACTCCACTGATGACTCGACTACCATCAGAAGTAACACCCGAAACGGCGAGCAAACGCTTCCGAAGACGCTTATGCGCACCGTGTTTTATGCTTCCCGCGAGATCATTTCGTTATCCTCCACACTCATAAGTTGATTTACATAAAACTGAAATGGTAATTGAACATCTGAAACTGGAAACTGAACTATGTATGCATATTCATCACTATACTGATGGACGAGAACTTCCGCCCCATACTGCTCAAAAAGCCGGTCAATAACTGAGGGTGGTATTGGTTCATCCACCTCGATACGAACCAACAAGTTGACACATTTCATGATACGCAATCCGTAGTCTTAGAAATGAATTGGTGATGGTTCAAAGTCATATGGACCACCACCTTCATTCTCCATTTCCCGATACACTGCTTGAAGGGCGAGGTCACCAATACGATAGACCTTCCATTCGCGGACACCGTTACCGCTCAAGTCGTCAGGATCGACTTCATTGCCGTCCCCGTCAATAATTTTCAGGTTCTCGACTTCAGCATCTTCACCGAGATCAAATGATTCGGGGTTGCCGCTGATACCACGACGAGCCGAGCTACCGAAATTCACGTCAGCAGTGACCGTGAACATCTTGCTCTCATCTTCGGAGTTGGCGTCCGGATTAAACCATTCAACCGTGGTTTCGATATGGCTGTCATACCCACCGACACTCTCCAACAGGTTGATGATCTTGCGAATCTCGTCCGAATTTGCCATGGCAGAACCCTCTCTGTATTGCTCTGCCTTATTTAGTCACGGCAGACCGTTAGTCTGCTTCATTCATCACACCACCTGAAGAAGTCCAGGCGCCGAAACTCCTGAAGATGCTTTAAATTCTTCATAGGCGTCTTCAAAAAGTTCCTGAACCGTCATTGCAAGCGTAGCGCCGCGCAATGACGGTTTCCATACCAATGCACTACCGGTAACGAGAGCAAGCGGGAAATCAGTCGGAAAAAGCACAACATCATTCGTAACACGCACCTTGATGTCCGTGAGACAAATCTTAGCCGTGAACTGATCCATTCGCCGGGCATAGTCAATTGCGCTGCTGCACAACCCCACCAATCCATCAACTGTGCGGCGATGGTCGTAGCGACTACCACGACCAACATGCTCCCGAAGAAGATTAATAAGATGAGTGCGATTCTCTGAGAGACGTGTAGCAAACAATACAACCTGTACAGCACGCACCCGTGGATGCTGTTGTTGCCAAATGCTGTGCGCCCGTGCCGTCTGTTCCAAATAAGATTGGTCGCGGCACACGTCGAGATTCACCACATTCCCAGTCATATTTTGTCCCCTATAAACTACCGGGGATCGTATAACGCAGACGGATTGTGGTCAAGAAGAAGTGGCGACCCCAGCAGGGTTCGAACCTGCGACAAACGGTTTAGAAAACCGTTGCTCTTCCGACTGAGCTATGGGGTCATTGGTTATTTATAAGCTTTTAGCCGCACATGATCAAGAAGAAATACACCTCACTCAGCGTCGGTTTGATAAAATTGTCTACCGTGTTCGATCATTCGCATTGCTGAATCGCGGTTCCCATCCCGATGCATAGTCAGATGTGTAATCCCACGTCCATCTATACCATGATCATCAAGGCTGCCCGCGTTTTCCAGTAGGTATTGCACCGGTTTTTCTTCAAACGATGCACCTTCCTTAAGTAGTTCGATAATACACTGACAGTGTATCAACTGCATCCACGTATGCGAGTAGAGTGCCTTCCAATATTCCGATGAATTTGGAATTAATCCTTCGATTACTTTCTGAATATTTTCTTCAGCCATGATAACCTTTCGTGTGTCTCAGAGGTCGTAGTGGTCGCAACCGGAACGACATTTTTCTTAATCCAGAATCTTCCTGACGGACCACAATGCCCGTAATAATCATTCCGTTCAAACTCACAAAAACGTTTTGGACCACCATCAACGGGATCGACGGTACGTTTGCATTTTGCATGTGTTCCGATGGTGACTACGTGGTCGCAATCGATACAAAACCGATCAGTCATTTATTTTTACCGTTGAAAATCGCTACAAAAAGCGGTGCCATAGTTGGCACCGCTTTTTATCGGACGGTAGGATACCCCGTCATATGGTCAATCACGCTACCATATCGCCCAAGTCGCCGCCGTCGTTTGCCGCTGTCGCCTCGCTAACAACCTTGAGCATGTCAAGAACGGCGCTCTTGACATTTTCCGGTGCGTTATTGAACATGCGAATCATGAAAAGTGCCCGGCGATCCAATTCAGTGGTATCCACCGTGATATCATCTTCGCCGTTAAGCCCGCTAAAGAAATAGCTGATCTGAACGTCAAGGAAATTGGCAATTTCGTTGAGTTTGCTGCACGAAATGCGGTTGGTACCGCGCTCGTACTTCTGAACCTGTTGAAAAGTCAGATCAAGTGCTTTACCGAGCGCAGTCTGTGAATGACCACGAAGGATACGCAATTCTTTGACCCGGTTCCCCACATAGACATCAACCGGGTGCGGCATCTCACGGCGGCGAGACTTTCGTTCCTGCGTCATAGCAAACAACTCCATTTGCTTTGTTAAACCCCCAAACGAATCTTAGTAAAGCCTGGGAAAATTATCCCACGACCCAATGCATGAATCACTACCACGACCCCGGTAGGTTGCACAAGACCCATTTGCATACATCATATATTTCGAGCAACGTGGTATGGGAATAAGATAGCGTTGCTATAAGGAAATGAAAGGTACCCACCGAGTTCGCCAAAGATTCCATAAGGATTACCAAGACTAGCGTATTTTCGGGACATGATCGACAAGCTAGAAATAGAAAAAGCACCATCCCTGCAATTAAGGATAGCGCCTTTTCACCCGTTAGCATCGCATCACGCAAGTACCGGAATATCTCCCGGCGGGCTGCCTGTTAGGTCACAACACATTCTATGTAGTACCAACGTCCCAAGCAGATTTTGGAGCGGGAGAAGGGATTCGAACCCTCGACATCAACCTTGTTAAGCCTACACCGTGACGGACACGCCTTATAGGCTTAGGCAAGGTTGCGCTCTTCCACTGAGCTACACCCGCATGTTTGTATTTATATATAAACCCAAAAACTTGCACATTTGTCTCTTCTACTTGACACTACAATTAGAAACTGTATAGTAATCAGACCTACGATGGCGTGTGGATGTTCCTGCGCTATGAAGTGAAACGCATTTTCTAGGGGCGACACATGGGTAACGCGGTTCATGCGCAATTGGTGTTCGGGATCAATTTTGAGGAAATGCGCCCGTTTCCCGAAACGTTTGAAGCGTTTGAGGACTTGATCATTGCCGAATCCGGCATTGAAGTTGTTCCCTATGGCGATACCGCGTGGGACGAATTCCGTAATCGCGTCTATGATCTCGAAAGAGCATATCCGTTGGAGATCATCCGCCACTGTCGTGGAACATATGTCATGTACATCCTCGCCGCTCGCCAACCGCAGTTTTCATCGTGGCGCGGCGAGACGAAAATCATCGACCCGGCTAAACTGATTGTAGCCCCTGAAGTCGTTGCCGCGATGATGGAATTCTGTAAACGGTACGACCTTCCCTGGACGGAACCGCAATGGCATCTTTGTCCGTACAGCGAGGAATAGAATGTCGGTTGCCACTGCTTATAAAGCGGTTCGTGGGTATCTTGAACTGATCTTGGGTTAAAATTCACATTCACCGGGCATGATACGTGGTGTCGCATCTACACTAAGAATCGCATTCTGTTCCGTGAACATCGGGAAGGTCTGGCGAACGTATTGGTTGATGCCGGTTTGCCGTTCTGTTCGAGTCGTTGATGCGACCGGGAATACACTGAGCGAATTCGAATACGGGGAAGACGGCACTCCGTATGGGCAATAAAAAAACCCCGGTACCTATCGGTACCGGGGTTTTTATTGGTGCTGACGGGGAGAATCGAACTCCCGACCTCCGCTTTGCAAAGCCTATTCCGTAAATTACTGCGCCTAATAGGCTTGACCAAAGCGGTGCTATACCACTAAGCCACGTCAGCATTGGAGCGGGTGATCGGATTTGAACCGATGACATCGACCTTGGAAGGGTCGCGTTCTACCCCCTGAACTACACCCGCACCTCATCCTTGTAGCAAGACTATTTAGCACGGTCAATATTCTTTTTGTCCCTTATCCTCCAATCTGATCGGTGGTAGTGCCTCATCAACCCCGTCAAAAATGACAGAAAGATAGTCTTGCCCAAAATCCCTTACAATTCTGGTGCGCAAACTAACACTCCGTGCGGTTGCCTCTTCAATTGAACGTTGCTTTTTCAAATATTTTCTATCCATACAATTTCCTTTCGATTACCGGGTTGCTTGACCCGACGTTCAAAACCCCTTATACTATCTAAGGTTTGAACAATTATGGTTAAAACAGCATGTTTCACAGCAATCTCGCCATACGCGACCGTACCCGGAAGAGTGCCGCGCCGCGTATCGACCCCAGCGCGCCGGTTTACCAGTTTAAGGCGGAAGGGTTTATTGGTGGTCGTTTTGTCGTCAAGACCATTTGGGCACGGTCGGACGTGGAAGCGTCTTCCAAAGCGCGTCGTTCGTTTGATATGTCCAGCGAAATCACGATGTACTCGGTATAATATGTCCACACCGGAACCCAAAAAGAAAGGGTTGGGGCGTAAGTGGTTCCCACCTCGTGAGGATCGTGGGAATTACCGTTTCTTCAAGAAGTGGTCTGAAAAACTTGAAGTTCAAGCTAATATAGCCTTGACTTCTCAACTTTCAGTCTTCGTCCGCCCCCAGATCAAGACTTGGCTCGCTACTGAAGTTGGGGAAGGGAAATTCGGGTTCGAGGTGGGTGAAACCACCGTGACCTTCGGTTTTAAGACGGAAATCGACCGAATGAAATTCGAACGGTTTCTTGAAGCGAATTACAAGTGAAAGTTTGGAGGAAAGGGTCGGACTCGAACCGACATACCCCTGCGTTTGCAGGCACCTGATTTGCACTCAAGGACCGTCGCCTATTCCGGTCACCTTTCCACAACCTTATTTACCTATTGCCACTCAAAGTAAAGTTTGAAATACGGCATGTCAACATTTGCATGCCGTAAATAAGTGGTTATTTTACCCTCGTAAACCACTATCTAAATAAGCTGGGTGCAACGAGGGGTGTTTCCGTGCGTGTTCTTCTACTAGAAGAAAAAGTCAATGGACTAGAATTCGTCGTTCAGCATTTGCGAGGCGTCGGCGGAATGTCGTTCATGCTCGCAAAAGATATCAGCGAAATTGAACCCTTTGTTTTTAAGCAACACTACGATTTTTGTTTCGTGTGTTTAAATGGTGATTATATACCGAAACTTGATTATATCAAATCGGTACTCCATCCCGAAACCATTCTTATTTTGGCACTTGATGACGATGACAGTGTAATTACCGATATTGTTGACGACGTAATTACCGCCTCAACTAAAGGCGAACGTCTATACCGGTTGGTCGGATTGTCTATAATGCAAAAGAAACATCAGGCGTGCCCCCAAAAATTTGAAATGGTCAAATCTCTTCGGGAAATTAGGCAAATTACCAGTTATCAAAACGTCGTGATGGCAGGTAAAGCCTAGGACCACTTGACTACCACTATCCAAGATCGTATATTAGAACCTCCTTTGGAGGTTCCATCATGAATGTGGAAATCATTCGCGAAGTTACTCTGCGCTCGGTCGTTATGAACGTTGATCGGAGCGGTGAATTGGTTCTGGCAACCCTGTGTCGGGAATATTCCGCCAAGAACGTTACCGTTTCCATGGTCAATAACAAGGTGCGCATCGGTAAAGATGCCTACAGGATGACCGTACAGATCGATGACGCACACGCTGACGAATTTATGACCACGTTGCTGGCTCAGATCAACACTCGTCGGGCTGCCTAATGCCCGAACTCATCATTCGCGAGAAACAAGTACAACCGCGTGGCGCTCATTACCCACTACCCACGGCGATGATCTCGGTCATGCTGTCTAATGGGAAGAACGAGACACTGCTTCAGAGTTTCCCCGACCGCGAAGGGCTAGTTGGTGCAAATATTGACCAGTTGCGCATCCAGGCGACCGAATACGCCACAAGGGTGGCTGGCGTTCTTGGATGTAAAATCAGTCAATAGGCTGCCTGATCCAATCGTCCTCATCATCGCGAAATTCCCAGACACATCCCGATTCATGTCCATGGTGTGGTCCATTACCGACCGCCATGGTTTGTTGGCTTGCTGGTTTCTGATCAACCATGCTTGTTTGACGGCGTTGATCAACGCCCTCTGGAAATCCCGCCATAACGGGTAAATTGGCGGGGTGCTAAGCACCCCACCTTTCCGGGCGCTTCATACGCCGCTGTACAAAGTCCCGATCTGCGTACATCATACCTCACAACGCAAGGGTGCGTAAGCGTACCGGTGATGCAAACAATCCAGATGCTCTAACACGATGGTGCTGACCGCGCCAAGGTGATCGAATAAACTGGCTGACACCAGCGGACCCCAGTGAATTTCGCCATTATGAAAACGAAGGAATTTCTGCGTGGACAAATCCTTGATCGTGTATACCACGTTCGGGTCCACATGCTGGGTGTCTTCGGAGGGTAGTACCACCGAGGCAGTAATCGGAATTTCAGTAGTCATTTCAATCCTTTCAAAAGCCGCTGTGAATCGCGGTAAGCTTTATCGTAAGATGAACCAATGATTCGGTAAAGATCATTCGGGTGTAAACCCTCGACCCACCTCTTACCCCCACTGATGTGGAACTGTTCTGCCTTCATATGGCAGCCATTTTCACCATCACACAAAGAGATACCGTTGCTGGCGACATAGCCGCCATTTGGCATCAAATGGCGATCTGTGATGTGGTGAGCATCAAGCTTATATTTCGATGCAGGCTTGCTGCAAATGCGGCACTTATTGCCGTCCCGTTTGAACACAGCCTCACGGAATGCGTCGCGCACTAATTGTTTCTGTTTAGCCATGGTCTTTTAGTTGGTCGAGAATGGTGCCGGGTGAGGGACTCGAACCCCCGATGTTTGTATCCCGACTTACGAAGTCGGTGCTGTCGCCGCTGAGCCAACCCGGCAGACAACCATTCTAATGACCTTGGTGCGGGATTCCCGATTCTCCACCCGCCCCACCCCGCTGAAGGACCATACATCCTTCTCTTTGTGGCTTGCTACGAGGTCATGCAATTTCTGGATCGTATCTTCTCTACACCACCCAAGGTCATAACGCCTCATTAGGCAAGTCTATTTATCAGTCCCCGGAGGTCTTAGTCAATCATTATATCGTGCGGACCACGGATACCACGACCACCGACTGGGTGGTTTTCAAATTCTTCCCCGAGAACATCATAAGAACAATCGTCACAAACCCAGCCTTCTTTGGCTTCATGCATCCCAGTGATGTCAGGGGACAATTCGATTTTGCACTTGGCACACTGCGTCATTTCGATCCGCCCAACTTGATTGTGAGAAACTGCCCTAGCGAGACATCGAACCAGTTTGTGTAGTTCCCACAGCTTCCGAGAAGGAACGGGGTCTCGTCTTTAACCACAGCCGGGTCAATTTGTATCGCATGCAAGTCGGTGATCTCTACAACCGACGACACCCACTCTAATTTACCCCACTCCGGTCCCGCAACGTCGAACTCACTGCCACCATGATCGGTGCAATAGAAGTCGTCCACGTCCTCATCGTACAGCCCAATTCCATAAAAGGAATAGCTCCCCTTGGTACACATGTTGGTGTATCGAAACAACCGACCGCGCTCCCGGAACAACTGTGCCACATCTTCCTTTGTGTTAGGCATAAGCGTTCCACAGACAGTGCAGCGGTACCCGTTCTCCCGTTTCACCGTGAATGATCGACAATCGTGGCACTGAAGCATCGTCTACCTGCGTTTTGGCGTCCCCGAACCTGCGACCTTCAATTTAGGAGATTGACGCTCTTCCAATCTGAGCTACGGGGACTTGAAAAGTTGAAATTATATATCATGGCATGTGCAGCGGATCAATCTTGCTGTTATGCCTATACCGATAAAAGCGATTAATTCATAAATAGATTCGTAGTAACAGGGTGGGTAAATGCTAAAGGTAGTAAGCTACACACCGTTTCCAAAACGAACCCCCGAAAGGGCGGAACTGAAGGTCGTTGTCTCCAACGAACGTCCTCAGATGTCCCTATCTGATATTGTGGTTTCGTGGTGGCTTTTCCCGCTAATCCTGTTGACCAAAACCTACAGTTTCTCATTCACGTATGTGGAAAAAGAACGGGCGGCTCGATAAGCCGCCCGTTCCTTTTTGAAGACCGCCGAGAATATTGGTCTTAGTTAACCGACAGGGCGCTGTTGGTGTCGTCCACCTTCACCTCGAACCAGCCGCCCCGGCTGTAGCCTCGCGCCCATCGAGCGCGAGGGGTCCACGCGCCCATATCGAAGGCATCCAGGGACAGCTTGTCACCCTTGGACAGACCCAGGCTGGCAGCCACGTCTTCCGGCAGACGGAAACGGTTGCGGGTATTGTTCTTCTTGCTCACCAACACGGTAGCGGTAGCCGCCTTCTTCTCGGCATCGGTCAAAGCGACGCCAGCCGGGACGAACTTGATCAGGGTGTGTTCGCCATGCTTGGTGACGACGATGGTCATGGTGCCGACCGAAGCGACATTCGACTTGACGGTGATCTCGGTCTTGGCAGTGACGGGGGCGGTAGCGGAAACGTGGGTCATGGCGATCTCCTGTCTCTCTTTTGGGCGGTTTCGAACCGCCGAACCATGAGTAGATACTACCAGGGGTTTGATACCATGTCAACAGGTCGGACAACTTTTTCTTCGATTTTCTTTAGCATACAAGAACAACAAGTAATTCCATTTTGTGGACGACTTTCATGTGGACATAAATATGGCTTTAACCCGGTCATGAGGTGAAACATGTTGGCATTTCGTCTAACTGCAATTCACGATAATAATATCAGCAGACTACCAGAATACGACGGAATACCAATTTACCAAGCGGAAGACTGGCTCCGACATGCCGATATTTCATCAGACCAGTACACAATTCGTTATATTCATCACGCCGATGACCGGGACGAATATGATCTTGTGTTTGAATCCAGCGACCTCATGCAGCAGTTCATCGCCGCTGTCGTTGCACCAAAGGCGCCGATCATGATGGTGAATACCACGTGTCCGTATTGTGGTTATCTGACGCCGGTAGCGTCATCCGCCAAAGCCATTGAGCGGCTAAGTGTTTGTCCAGATTGCAGGAAAAAGGGGGCTTAAGCCCCCTTTCTCTTTACCAGTGTGCCAAGATCAGCGGCGTGTCTTGATAAGACTGCCAAATTCGTTCGGTGATATATGGCATCATCGGATGTGCCAGACGTAGGCATTGATCGAGGCACCGCATAATCGTTCCCAATGCATCCATGTCGTTCTGATCGTACAAACGATCCTTGGACGCCTCGATGTACCAATCGCAGAACTCGTGTTTGAAGAACAATCGGAACGCATCCGCCGCTGCTCGGTAATCAAATGCATCCAGGGCATTTGCCATAGTACGTTTTGTTTGATCGAGTGATGCGAGGATACGCAGATCATCAGGATGTTGAGACTCGTTCCAGGCAGATGGACGACCCATCCGGTCGAAATGACTGAGACAGAACCGCGAGGCTTGCCACAGTTTGTTTGCGAACCGTTTTGCAGAATCGAAAATATCGTTCGACAATCGGATATCCTGCCCGGCGGTACCGTTCTCCAAGAACCCGAACCGCAAAGCGTCACATCCGAATTTTTCGATGATTAGCAGAGGATCAATGCCGTTTCCCTTCGACTTACACATTTTTTCCCCATTGGCGTCACGAATGATGCCGTGGAGATAGATGGTGTCAAATGCCATCTGATCGGTCAGGGCAAGCCCCATCATCAACATACGGGCACACCAGAAGAATAGGATGTCCGCTGCCGTCTCGATCATACTCGCCGGGTAGAAAGTTCGCAGATCGGGCGTGTCGTTTGGCCAGCCCAAAATGGCGAAGGGCCAAATTGCGGACGAGAACCATGTATCAAGGACATCGTGATCTTGTCGGATGTCATCCCCCAGAATAGCTCTGGCATCCGCCTCTGTACGTGCCGCGCAAAAAGCACCAGAACCGTTGTACCAAATCGGGATACGGTGTCCCCACCAAATCTGACGCGAAATACACCACGGCTCGATGTTTTCGAGGAAATGACAGAAGGTTTTCCCTTCATATTCCGGGATAATCTTTAGTTCACCCGCATGATAACGTGCAAGAAGGTCGGTAGCCAGTTGACTAGTGTCCAACCACCACTGCCCATCCTGACGGTAAATCAATCCTTTTTCGAAACACCGGTTGAACGCCTCTAGGGTGGCGGTGGGATGTTCGGGGCTAAGCGTATACCATTCGCGCGACCAATCACAGCTTGCGCCCAGACGGCGAATTTGCTGGGTGATGCGCCCACCCGTCGTTTTCTGCCATGCATCTGCTTTGGCAAAATACTGGTCACGGGTTGGTTCGGTAATCCCTTCGGCGGCAAGCTCAGCCTTAATCTTAGCATCGGTTGCCAAACCCGCATGATCAGTACCGGGCTGCCATAGTGCATTAAAGCCCTGCATGCGCTTGTACCGGATCGTCGTATCCTGAAGGGTGGTGAAAAGTGCATGCCCCATGTGCAGTTGCCCAGTGATATTGGGCGGCGGCATTGGGATGTTGAAGGCTGGTGCCTCTGGGTTCATGCTTGGCTTAAAAAAGCCATTATTTTCCCAATGCGCGTAGATGTTCGGTTCTTCGGTTTTATAGTCGAAGTTCCGAGTTAGTTTGTTACGTCCCACATGGTCATTTCGTTATCCTCCATAGTTTGAGTGACCAACCAAAACGATAAACAAATATTTTGGCTATGGCTATTTATTTTTGTTAGAATCCGGGGGAAAGCGAGGAATCATGCTTAACTTTTTTTTGCGTGTGAATAACCCCTTTAAAAAGGATACCCATTCAAATTTCCACCATCTATGGGGCTGGCACAAATCATTGACCCAATATAGGGAATTCGAAATCGAAACATATTATAGTCCGATGATCGTTGATGTTGAAATTGTGTTTGAAATGAAGGGACGTGATCACGCTGGTCCCCGAATCACCATTGGTATACTTGGATGGACAATTAGCGCATCAATCTATGATAATCGCCATTGGGATTATGATGCCGGATATTGGGAACAGGATGTGGTAGGGGATGACGGTACTGCCCCGCCTTCGTGACCGTTATGAGCGGTCGGCATTACTTTTATGCTAATCCCCAACAAAATTCACAACGTCGCTGATAAGGGTGTGTTGGTCAACACGCCCACCCGCCCTAAATTCATCATAGGTTAGCCACACCACTTCTTTGGTTTCCTTGGTGGGCTTACCCAGACCCTTAGGTTTCTTGATCTCAGCCACAAAGATGTATAGGTCGAAATATTCGTCTCGCCCTTCTACCCGATCTTTCTTGGCAAAGCACAAGTTGCGAACGTTGTCTGCCTTAATCCCAAGTTCTTCAGAACCTTCCCGGATTGCAGCAGCTTCAATGGTTTCACCAAGGTCTTGTTTGCCTTTGGCAATTTGGGGCAATACTCCACCAAAACCCGCTTTTGACGGTACCATAAACAACATACGCAAAATACCATTATCAATGTAATAGGGTACTAACCCAGCACGATTTGTCGTTGAAAGTCCCTTCAATTGGTACCTCCCGCCGTTCTTTATATTTAGACTTAAACGTCCAATGGCAAGCAAATAATACCACCAATTTGCGGTATATTTGCTTGCCATGGCATCATTTCCACTGGGTGCGGCGCTGCTGCTTCCAATTCTTCTGCGGGCGCCGCCAGTAATCATCCCAGACAGTCGGCAGGCACGCCTTGCGACGACGACCACGAGCCTTGATTCGATATTCGACCGCATCTTCATCGTAGTTCAGGAAATCGTTCTCACGAATCTCCTGGGTCGTTGCCATGTGACGAAGCGACTGGCACTTCCAGTGACGGCGGCAACGGATGCCCTTGACCGGACCATTCCGGAAATCCGTCTCCGGATCGTAGTTAAAACGGGACCACTGCGTGCGGTTCGGGCACCCAAGCTGGAAAAACCGTTCCACAATGGTTTCCGGCGCAATCACCAGCCCCAATTCATCCAGAAGGACAAACTGCCCGCGCGTCCACGACGCCGGTTCCAGGGAGCTACGAATGTACGCCATCCGCGCAACACGGACGATCTCACGATGAAACGTGGGTTCGTCCATCAAGGAAGTCTTAACCACCCCATTGTAGGCAATATAAATGAATGGACGACTTGCCCGAGATTTCAGGAAAGCATCCAAACTTTCATAGACCCACGTTTCCTTGCTGTGGATGTCCTTGAGAGTGACTTCATACTTGTACATATTGGTTCTCCTTTAACGCTAATTGCGTTAACGGAAACCCAAATATTCCTCGCGAATAACGTACATTTTATTCTCCGACGTTGATGGACGCTGCCGGATTTGAACCGCGCTCGGCTCCGTCGAGCCTATCCCAGTTGGTCAAATACCCGTCCAGGGCGCCCCATAGATGGTGGAGCGCGTGGGGATCGAACCCACTGACCAGCGCCCTAAGTTGTTAACGCCAGCGGGTTTTCCGCTGACGCTTCCAGTTTTTTTCGTGGTGGCGACGCTGAGCGAAATCGTCCCAGGTGTCGGGTAATTCCTTATAGCGGCTACCACGTGCCCGAATATGGTACTCTCGGGCATCTTCATCGTAGTTCAGGAAATCGTTTTCACGATGCTCCTGGGTGGTGCGGATGCCCTGGCAGAAACGACCATGGCGCTTGTGAACGCCGGGCACCGGACCACACCGGAAATTCTTGGCGTAGGTCCAACCCTTCTTGCGCATCCACTCAGTTTCAACAAGTTCGTGGGTCAGGTGCCCATGATACAGGGCGACCCACAGCACGGCTTCCGGCTGAATGATGTGCGCACCGGTCTGATCACACAGGTACCAACCATCACGCTGCTCGGTATAATCCTCGAAGCTGCTCAAACCGCACTGCGGCTTGTCCAGCATGTCGCGATACACATACCGATACTGGGTCTGGTTAAAAAAATCCTGAAACGAATCGAAACTGGCTTGGTAGTAGCAGATTTCGTAAACGCCGCGCCACCGGCTCCAATAAATTTGCTTCAGGATGACAGGTCCGTTGTACATGGTTTCCTCCTAGAGACGAAGCGTCCCTAATGGAAACCGGCATACTCCCGAATGTTCATGACACGGACTCCCGTGGTTGATGATGTCCTTATAGCGATATTTACTAGCGCCGTCAATATCTGGCGTTGTAATCACCTAAAAATCATGTATCCTCACGCCGTTATTATGGGTGAGTGTCATGGACCTGAAGCACATCACGACAAACCGTTGTCCACATTGCGGCTGCACGATTGTAACCGAAGAAACCGTTGAAACCACCAAGGGGGTGAACGGTATCGAGATTCGCGTACACGTGAATGGACAACGGTGGGAAACCAGCAAATTCGCGTGCGGTCACAAGATCGCCTGGATTCCGAACTTCTCCCGCGAGGAAGTCAAGCAGGAATGCAAGCAGTCCGACGCGGCGAAATTGAAGAAAGCCAAGCGGGCCAAGGCGACCGAAGAGGCGAAGGCGTTTATCGCTACCCTCGACGTGGACGAAGACTGGAAGAACGATGTTCGTCTACCGGTCGATTGGGACTAAAAGAAAAGAAAAGCGGCACCGAAAGGTGCCGCTTTTCTTTGTAATGAGTGGTAGTCGGAGAGGGATTTGAACCCCCGGCCACCGCCTTATCAAGACGACGCTCTACCGCTGAGCTATCCGACTATAGCCTGCCAGGGAATTTCTTCCCCAGCGGCGTTGTTCTCGATACCCTCTTCCCGATTACTCGGTATCCCCTGTCCCAGGTAGATCGCTTTCGCGACGGGCGCTGGCTATTGGGTTTCCCCTCAACCGACCAGTCCAGCGTAAGGTGCTTCGTTTTGACTCAACTGCGTCCAGTTTCCTAGCACAGTCCCTAAGGACATCGCAGCGGAGTGCATCTATTTATACATCCACCCACGATGGGTCAATTTCAACAGTCGGTGCCTTTCCTTAGCTCATCGGGGTCGGAAATCAAAACTTTCGTTCTGCAAACTGTCGTGTTGAAGGGATGCCAGACTCCCTTCCGCCAACCAACGGGAACTATATCTGACCGTCACCCCGTTTATGCTCTTGCGTTTTATCCCGCATCGGTTCTGCGGTAGATGATATTTAGTCCTTACGACTTGGCCTCATCCAGCGGCGCTCGCCCGAACCTGATCCACTTTACCGTGAACTTCATCTTTAACGACCGCTAGGCGCCCGAGCGGTCGGGCACCTGTGGTATACGCGGGGTGCCGCCACGATCAAGCCCAGCAGAATACCCGTCATCGTCTGGACGGGCACAGAATGACGAACACCAAGCGCGATTGCTTCCGGGTCACCACCACGACAGGGTTTAACAAGAAACCACGTCGTGTGTCTATTTATATTTGGTGGTCCCGACTGGACTCGAACCAGCGCAAACCTACCTTCGGAGGGTAGTGCTCTTCCAACTGAGCTACGGGACCAAATCAATGAGGTTCCTCACCTTCAGGAACCTCTTCAAGAAAATACGGCAAAACCATATCATCTTCAAGTTTATAAATGAGGCACTTCTTACCATCAGCAGACGTTGCCCACCCAAGCCGGTCGGGATGGAAATCACCGGTTTGTGTCCTGATATCAGCAACAAGGATTTCGTAAAGATCGCGCGGTAAGACTTCAGCGTGTTCGAACATGGCAATCCTTTGTATATCGAAAAGCAGACCGTAGCTAAATAAAGGCACCACGTCAATTTTCGATACGGTGAAACAAGGGTAACGGTCGCCAATCACGCGGCGTAAGGCGTTAATCAATCTCGTAACGCTGTTCTTCAAAGAATGACTTCACCGACACGTTCCCATCAACCATGTCCTGAGTAATCTCGTATTCGAAAACACGCCGATCCTCCCGTGGCTGGTCTTGTTCGATTAAATTTTCTAACCGGAATTCATCGAAATACACGATGGTCACATCGGGACCGAAGAATTTTTTGAACTCGATGGCAATTTTTCGCCCTTCTTCGGCGAAACCTTCGCAACCCCAATCGTCGTTGTCCAGCGCGGTTTCAAACCACTGGCGCCAGCGATAATGCCGATCAAAGAGGTCATCGGGCAACCCGAGTTCGTCCACGTCCAGCATAACACCATGTTCATCCCACACACCGTCCGACGAATAGTCAGCCATTATTTTGATGTATTTCATCAAAACCACAGTTTGCGGAGCCACGGCGTGGTCAGCGTCCTCAACGGGCGCCGTGGTCCTTTGGGTGCCGTGTAGGCATCACCGAAGCCGATATCCAAGCGTCCTTGGTGGTTATTTCGGGAGAGGGCATCACGACTAGGAAATTGGAGCGGGTGAAGGGGATCGAACCCTCGTCCTCAGAATGGGAATCTGATGCACTACCACTGTGCTACACCCGCATTGAGCATCCAACCCTTACAATGCTCAGCCACCATTTCGAGTGGATTTTTCGTACTACACAGAATTGCTTCCGTGGTTCCAAGGCATAGTCCAACTTGCGTCCTCTGATCGGTCTGCCTATTAGAGTACCCGATCTTCCAACTCATCAGGGCGTTCTTTCCAGAGCGACCAAAAGTCTGTCTGTACTCAAACCTGAGGACGTGCCCCGGTGGCTTTTTCGACGGACGATACACCGGAGAGCCACCCCAATGTACCGGGAACCACGGTGGTTTGCTCCCTCCCGCATGCGGCTAACATGCACAGGAACCTTGACCATCCCGTACCTCTTTACCTGATCCGGGGAAACCCTGTCCACCTTACAGGTGGCATTTCCCATTCCTTAGCAGCAACAGGGTTTTTCTGCTGTCGGATCAAATTACCCATCCTATTTATCTCAACCATAATCAAATGTCAATTTTCCCTGACGCCCGGCATAAATATATAAAATCAAAACAGGAGTCAACAAACAATGGGCATTAAAGTGTATAATACTACTTTAGGTGGGATTAATTTTAAAACACCAACCACGTTGAGTGACCCATACTTACAAAATGTTGTCCTTCATATTGATAGTAGTTTGCCTCAATTATCAGACAAAACAGGAAAAATATTTACTAAATATGGCACTGCTTCATCTGGAAATTCGGGGTTTAATGCTGCCTATTTTGATGCAAATACTTATTGGGAAATAGACTCCATTTACGATTGGGGTCTTTCAGATTTCACGTTTGAATACGAAATATATCACAATGCCACACCTACCACTGGTGGTATTTTCGGCTATCGTGCATCATCAACCGATAATTTTTCAGTATATTATGGTTGGCCAACCACAGGCTATCATATGATATTAAATGATGTTGAATTAATAGGAACAACAGCGGTTCCGCCGGTTGGGCAATTTCAACATTATGCATGGTGCCGTAAGGGTAATACGTTAACTCTATATATCGATGGTGTGCTTATAACCACAAAATCATTTACAGGCTCATTAACAAAAAACTTACCAAAAATGTTTTTAGGTTGGATCAATTTTGGAAGCGCATTTAATGGTATGATAAGAAATTTCACATTCACCAAATCATGCCGTTACCTTTCTAATTTCACGCCATCAAATTTGGATAGAAATCAACTCAACGACCCGTTATGGAATTCGGTGGTATTTCATATACCCGCTTCTGGATCAAATGGGTCATTGCTTAAAAATACAAAAACTAATAATACATTAGTACGACATGGCACCTCTGCTATTATCAATAGCATTTTTACCAAAAATACAGTGTATGCAAATGGTGGTTACTACAGTACCCCAGGATCAATTGATTTTCAATTTGGACGTGATGATTTCACTATTGAAATGTGGGGGTATGATTTAACTCGCTCAGCAGAAGCACCGTGGATCAGTACCGGATGGGTCAATACCAATTCATGGGTAATTCATCCACAGCATTCCAGTCATAATTTTTCATTTTGGTCACAAGCATACGGAACAACCAATCCAATCGTTAAAGGACCAGCATTGCCACTACGCGAATGGGTTCATGTTGCCATATCAAGACAAGCAGGAACTACCCGGTTGTTCAATAATGGAACACTTGTTGCAACAAGTACGGTCAATTATAATATAACCAACCCAACCCTATTACCATTCGAAATCGGGCACGAAAGTCCATTAACAAGAACCGTCAATGGATGGTATGCTGATATTCGAATTACCAAAGGCGTATCAAGATATAATCAATCATTTACCGTTTGATAAAGGAAAAGGCTGGTAGGTCAACGACCTACCAGCCTTTAAACTTGGTGGAGCCTGCCCGAAACGAATTTTCGACGTTGATAAATACATCGTGAACCAAAACAACAAGGCTCCACGATGGAAATTGAACTCAAAGAGAAACTTTCTAAACGACCACAAAATCAGAATTTTGGCGCCCGTGCAGGACGTGATTATGGCTTGAAGGTTGCTGCTGAACATCGGGCTGCTTATGCCCTGTCTCCGAAACATTGTACCGAATGCGACTCGGAACTCCCGTATGAACAACGCGACTGCAAATTTTGCTCTCGGTCATGTGCCGCCTCGCACAACAACAAAGAACGCAATCGACCAAAACGCGAAGCCATCTGTCTTCATTGTGGGAAAACTTTCTCGGCTAACCGAAAAAGCCATGGAAAGTTTTGCTCTCTTAAATGCCAAGGACAACACAAATGGGAAAATGAAACAAAACCACGTATTCAAGAAGGAAAAGTACGTGAACGAAAAACGCTCAAGAAATTCCTCATTGAACGGGACGGACATCAATGTTCGTGCTGTGGAAACACTGAGTGGCTGGGCAAACCCATTCCCATTGAAGTAGATCACATCGACGGCAACCCAGCTAATGACATGCCTGACAATTTGCGTCTACTCTGCCCAAATTGTCATAGTATGACAGAAACCTACAAAGGTAAGAATATTGGGTCCGGTAGGGGTGCGAGAGGAATATCGCGATCCTAAAAACAATGGCTGGTAGGTCGATGACCTACCAGCCACTAAACTTGGTGGAGCAGAGGGGGATCGAACCCCTGACCTGAAGCTTGCAAAGCTACCGCTCGTCCCAACTGAGCTACTGCCCCATAAATGACAACTCGCGTCGCCATGACCAAACTATTTATACGAACCGCTCGGGCGGCGCAATAAGAAAATTAAAAAATCTCGATTCCTATTTCCCCCAGGAATTTCGTCAACGGGCGGGATGGTACAAACAATTTTTCTCGTTTGGCCAGCAGAACTTTGCCCATGCCTTCCTGGGTACGTTTATTCACAATTTTTCGATGTTGAAATACTTGTAAAACTTCGGTCGCATCAAACCCCATCATGGTTACTGCGATGGTGTCATGTTTAATACGAAAAACGTGTTTTTCGTCAACATGATGTTTCACTTCATCGATAACCATTCGCATCACAAGCTCCCCAATATCATACCCGAAAGCTTTAGTAAAATGGTTCATGTTGAATATAGTTAACATGCATATAGGGGTATCATTTCGCTGAAGCGACAAGAAATCAATGAATACCTGTCGATCTTCATCAACATCAAGTGAAATCTTTTTGAAAGCATCAAAGTCTGCACGCAGGTTACCAACATCAGCCGTAACCTCTTCAACGTCACGCACCACCCCATTAAGGTCAGAACGGGTTCGAATGGTTGCATCTAGAAGAATTTCAGCAGCTTCACGTAATACATCAATATTTTGAGCATTTTGAATATGGTCGGCGTAGGTGGACAACGTTGCATCAAAAACTGTTGCCCGATGCTTCATCCGCCCGAGAATTTCTTCGATTTTCGAAAGGTTCTGTTCAAACCTGCCGTTATGGGACATCAATGCTCACCAAAAATAATTGTTCGTAACCTACTTAGCCGATTTTTGATATCAGGGAACGTAGGATATAACCCACCTATTGCAAGTATAAACATATTATGGTATCTAGATAGTCGAAGAAAAAGAAGGCATAACTAAAAAAAGAGGCGCAATAATAGGGCGCCCCTTTTCACAACCAATAAAGGCGGTTTCAATGTACACCCTCCCCACCACAAAATTTCTCGTTACTATTGTTTTTTCGCTGACCTTCTATGGTATTTGTAATTTAATCGCGTCACCCGTGCCATTTACCCTTGGTACTTTTTGGTATCTACCAGAAACATGGGAACCGTTCTGGTGGGCTATTGCACCGATGCTGGTGTGGGGATGTGCGATAAACATCATCTTTACTGCCGCACACAAAGGTGACCACCCTGGTGAAATTTTGGTTGCGGGAACCCTTGTCAGTCTTCATGCCGGAATTCTTGAGGAACTGGTTTACAGATGGGCTGCATTTTATGCCGCTATCATCAGCGTCAAGATCGGTGATTTTCTGCTTGGCGGGTTTATGTTCCCCCATGGGTTGACGTGGGTTTTCCACAATTACGTGGTTGGACATATCGTCAATTTCACCACATTTGGTTTATTGAACGACTTTATCTTCCATCCAACGACCTGGGCGATTGGTGCGGGAATGATCGCGGTTAATGCCACTTTCCGCGATGGTCACAAATACCAGGGTTTCTGGGGTTTTTGGAATAGCTGGTTCTGCGGTATGTACCTGTTCTACGTGATGTTCACGTATGGACTTCCAGCAGCAATTATCACGCACTTTTTGTACGACTTCATCATCTTCGCAACCATTGCCGCAAAGGTAGCGGTTTTACCGAATTCGATGAAACGGGTCAGACTATAATTTTGGTGCCGGATAGAGGAATCGAACCTCTGACATCCACGTTACGAGGGTGGCGTCCTTCCACTGAACGAATCCGGCATTAAGAAAGAAATTGTGCATTGCAATAAATAGGTAATAATAATATTCCAACTATCCTATGTGGAGCATTGCAATGATCGGACAATTTGATCACGAACAAGAACGTCTTGACCGAATCACAGAAGCCCTTGACGAAGAGTGCCACTGCCAGGATCATCATGAAACTTCATGCCATCCATGTGTGATCAAAAAGGCGGCAAACGTCAAGCAATCCGAAAATGGTTGATGGTAGATTGGCGATCCTGAGAGGATTCGAACCCCCCTTTTCAGCATCCGACTACGGTTAAGCGGGTAGAAGCCGCCCCCGGCTACAGGATCAAATTTCTATACTTCCACTCCGTTATTTGGTATGGTCGAAGCCTTGGCGGCTACCGCCAAGGACATCTACTCCCAGTTGACCGGGTTTGAAGACCCCGCAGCTATTTCCGCTTTCTTCGACGGACAGCGCGTCGGTCCTGCCAACTAAATTGGCGCGGGTACGGAGGATCGAACTCCGACTCCTTGGTTGGGAACCAAGTAGACACCCCAGTATCTTATACCCGCAAATACAAAATGGGTGGGCAATGCCCACCCATTTGTTGTACTATGGAGGATCGGGTGGGACTCTCACCCACTAGGACAAGGTTTGCAATCTTGTGCCTCGGATACTTTGGCTTCCGATCCATAACTTGGTGCGGCTGAAGGGAATCGAACCCCCATTTTCAACATCCTTTACCGTTCCACCGATTCGAAGTCGGGGCGGGTTACAACCGCAGGATGGTACCCAGTACGTGAATCGAACACGTTCGCATGCTATGTGAAAGCAAGCAGGCTTCCAAGCCGTCACCGGGTATGGTGCCGAATGTGGGGATTGAACCCACCACAACTGCTGTGTAAGAGCGGTCGTCACCCCAGTGATCTATTCGGCGTGATTTGGTGGAGCGATTACGGTCTTAATCCGCGTGTCCGTCTACCATTTCCGCGATTGCGGTATCCAAATGTAGGTGTTTGGCTATGACAATTTGGACAAAGCAAACGAAGATTGTCAGGTTTATTATTCGACGGGTCGCCGTCAATGTGATCAAGTTGAAAAACTAACGTTTCGTTATTCCATCCCATGATCCCACATTTACTACATTGCTCACCATCACGTTCGGCAACGTAGCGTTTTAGTGTCGGGGACGTAGTAACCTCACCGCGCCGAATTCGTTCGTTCGTCTTTATTTTACGCAAATGTTCGGCGCGACACGACGAGGAACAAAATTTGCGGCGGCGAGACTGGGTAGTTGAAGTAATCTTAAATTTCTCATTACAATGGTGACAAACACAATGTGTTTCAGGCTCAAGTTTGAGTTTTAAAGTTTCCAAGCGTGTAGTTGCAGTTGCTCTAGCCGAGCAAGACGACGAACAATATTTGTTGGCTCTCCGCTCATATGGAATAACGGTGTTACAGCACTCACAAACTTTTGGATTTTCGTAATACTTGTTCCGATTTTGCTCAGCAATTCCTATCGCATATTTTGCCCCGATTACTCCGAAATTTTTATTTTGTGGTCGTTGCGACATACTCATATGCAGTCCCTCAAAATCATTGATGTGACAATTTTATTTATCACGTAACGATTTTGAGTTCCGCCTACCACAGTGCGCGTACTCAGCGCATGTCGTGAATTTGGAAACAATGGAGCCAGCAACACCGGGCACCAACCACACATACATTCCGATGTTCACAGACGCCAGCAAAGCGCAACTGATGCGTAAACTGCTGCTCAAGGCAAATCCCGATGGGAAATTTGCGGTCGCTACTGTTCGTGGCATGAAGCTGCACTTTGAGTAAATGGCGCGGGTACGGAGAATCGAACTCCGACTCCTTGAGTGGCGCTCAAGTAGACACCCCAGTATCTTATACCCGCATAGAAACGTGCGAGCCTACTGCGGTGAAGTGGCGGCTGAAGCCCACTCAACGATATAATCGTTGCCGCTTTCCTCATTGGCGTTCCCGGAGGGAGTCGAACCCCCAACCTTCGGATTCGTAATCCGATGCTGCTATCCAGTTGAGCTACGAGAACATTGTTTTGGCACGGGTGTGAGGAATTGAACCCCTTCGGCATCCACCTGAATTTTTGTGCCACTGGGTTTGGAATCCAGCTTCAGGAAACACCCGCGTAATGGCAGGGGATGAGGGAATCGAACCCCCTCTGCAAGGTTTTGGAAACCCGCCGACTTCCAGTTATCTTAATCCCCTATGGTGGAGTAAACGCGAATCGAACGCGCCGCAACCGCATTGCGAATGCAGTTCGCCCCCTTGGTCATGCTACCCCAATGTGATTAATTGTGGTTGATCCACTAGAGTGATATTATCCTCATCCGAAAGGGGAGGACATGCGCACTCTTGTTCTCATTTTCATGCTATTCTTGGTCGCATGCCGGGATGATTCCAGACGTGCCAACCTTGTCTGTACCTTTGAGTCAGACACCTTCCATTGGAAAATCGATACCGAGAAAGCCGAAGTCAGCGGCGACCGAATCGAAACAACGGAAGTAAAAATAAGCAATCTGTCTTACGTGTTCACCTCGGGTACCGTCAACATCGTCATCCGGCGCACAGATTGGCAAGCCTGGATTCACGGGAACGGACAATCAATCCAAGGAAAATGTAAGTAGAAATGGCTCCCGACCCAGGTACCGCCCCTGGCAGCCATCGCTTAACAGGCGAGTCCGTTCGCTTGCTCGGTCGTCGGGAATAAATGTGGCTCCCACTTGAGGTTTCGAACCTCACCCCGCATCGCTGCGAGACTTCCGGTTAACAGCCGGATACCTTCACCAAGCCGGTCCAGTGGGAATGAATTCATTCTGAAGTTTCTGCCATCGCTTACGGACGGCGGCTTCAGAAACACCTAACATATCTCCAATTTGCATAAATGTTTTTGTCTTACGCAATTCGATAAGATCAACCGTTTCCCAGCGAACTTTTCCATGCAGCGAACCGGCGCATTTCCACGAACAAGTCAAATTGGTTGTTGGTTTTGATTGCCCGCAAACAGGGCATTCATCGGTGGGAACACTGGTACGGTGGGTTTTGTACTCTGCAAATTGTTCATTAAATGATGGTGCTGTGCTAGGAACCTCAATCAACCCATCGTGTATCTCAGCATGGCAACGATTGCATACCAAAACACACTTCCGTAATTCTTCAACAATAGCCGACCACGATTGCGGGTTCGCACGAATTGCACCAAAATGAAATTCTTTTTGTGACGGATCACGGTGGTGGAAATCAAACGCCCGCAACGAGCGACTGTAACCACAAACACAACATTCTCCACCAAAGGCATCAACCATTCTTTGCTTAGTACGTTCGCGCCAGCGCCGAACTGCTTCACTTCCTCTTGACATCCAACACCTCATAGTCGAACCGGACTATGAGTATTTAGCAAACCTTGTTAATTATGGATATGGAGGACACGGTGGGAATTGAACCCACGAGGGGCTTTCGCCCGTGCGATTAAAAGTCGCATGTTCTCAACCAACAAGAACGTCGTGTCCATAAGAGTTGGAGGACCGGTGGGGAATCGAACCCCTTATCGCACGGTTTAAAAGACCGCTGCCCCCACCAGGGTGGCTGTAACGTTCCCGGTCCAATCGTTTTCGATCAAGTTCCGGTTTTCGTTTTCGAAGCATAGCTTCACCTTTCACTTAGGATTTTGGAGCGGGTAGGGGGAATCGAACCCCTTTCCAGTTAAGGGCTTGCTTGGAAGGCAAGTGAGCAATCCATTGCTCGACTACCCGCATATTGTGATGTTGGAGACGCGAGTGGGAGTCGAACCCACCTGACCTTTCGGTACAAACGGTTTTGCAGACCGCCGACTAAACCGCTCATCCATCGCGCCCGTTTAAATTGGTTGCTGGATGCACCCTCTCACATCCCGGTCGAGCGTCCACGACCTTTCAGATCAAGTAACGACACCGCTTATCGGGGTCCAGCACTCCCGACTCACCGTTGCATGCCGATAACCCCATGTCGTCGGGGTCGTCAGCAGGGGCTTCGGTGAGGGTAGGCGATAGGTGAACATCGCCTATCTTGGTAGTCGGAGAGAATTTCGAAATCTCGCCCTCACGCTTATCAAGCGTGCGCTCTGCCTCTGAGCTACCCGACTATAAAATTGGTAGTCCCTGGCGGAATCGAACCACCATCAAACGCTTATCGGGCGCTCGCACTACCGTTGTGCTAAGGGACTAAAAGGATACGGTCGCAACAGGTAGGAATCGAACCTTTCCAGACCAAGGATTATCAACACCGATTTCTGTTGATAACGAAGGGGATCGAACCCTTCATCTACCGGCATGCCTTTACAGGGTGGTACCCGACCAGGGCTGTTACTTACCTTGACACCTCCGACATTGCTCCCTCCCCGACATCCGGAGTAGGAGAGTTCACGCCGTTTTCGGTGCTTCGGTCAACGGTTGACCCCGGCATCAATCTCCACTATCCTACTCGCGGTCTGCTGTAGGATCAGTTGGTAGAGAGAACCACCCCTCGTGAGGCGTAAGCCTCCCGGTGAAGGACCGTAATGCCGGGGATAATGGTTGGCCGTGGGTTCGAGTCCCACCAGCAGACCACTTTAGATGTTAACATTGGTGGGTCTGGGTGGGATCGAACCACCTCTCTTCGGCGTGTCATACCGACGCTTTCCCAATAAGCTACAGACCCAATGAAGAAATGGAGAACCGTGGAGGAATCGAACCTCTTAGCCACCGGGTAAGAGCCGGTTGCGGACCCCAGTCATCGTCTTGGCGCACGGTTCATTGATTTGGTGGAGCGTATCGGAATCTCACCGATCAGGCTAGAATCTTGCAAGGATTCTCCGGGTACATAGCCCACGCCCCATGTGGTGGTAGGTCTTCCGCGAATCGAACGCGGTCAATAACACCATGTCACGGTGTTGCCTTCCCATCTGGCTCAAGACCTATTGAACGTTTGGTAGTTGGTGTCGTGAGCCAATCACCAAAAACACCAGCCACCCTAATTTCACGTATCTTATCGACTAACAAAAACCACGCTTCATATGGCATGTCGCGGCGTAATAAATTGCACCTAATACAACAAGCAACCACATTATCCATTGTGTGACCAATGCTATTATTCTTTCGGTCAACTGTCATGGTTATTGTCGTCTCACCACAATACGAACAACCATTTGCAATCAATTCATCAACGAACTTAATAGAAAGGTCGTTTTCCAATCCTCGTTTGCGGTCAGACTTGCGCGAATCTTCAACAATGTATTTTGCACGATTGATACCGTGTTGACGTTCAAATTTTATTTTTGCTTGTTTCTTCTCTTCACGCCGTTTTCGGGAATCTAAGGTTTCGTATGTTCTGGCACGTGATTGATCACATTTCCGGCAATACACCTTCGGGTATCTTCTTCCTTTTACGGTTCGCATACCAAATGAAGTGATCGGCAATACTTCTCCGCAACTCGAACATATTTTAGTCTCACACATTTTTAACCTCTTTTGGTACTCGGGGATTATGTATTTATCACCGAGTACCAAAAGATAGTTTGGAGCCGGGTGCGGGGTTCGCGCCCGCCCAGTCTAAGCCCGCTCTCGCGGTCGAACGCAAAGACTGCCTCTCGGCACCGGCATAAAAAATTGATAAATGATGACTAGCCCCAACTCATCGCCGCCATCAACGAACCACCATAACAGCAGTCCTTGCCTAACTTGGTCTACCCCAATAAAACCTAGTTTTATAGCATAGATGCTATGCTAAATACTTGCATGGAACCAAACATTATAAATGAAATACGGTCGAAGCGACGTGATGGATATAGTCTTCAGTGGCTATCTCGTGAATATAATGTCGCAGTTGGCACCATACGATACCATACTAAGGGCATCCTTGTTAATAAAACCCCACATACATTGATACAAGAGAAGCCAATCATCGTACCAATACCATCCGAGGATTGGGCATATTTTTGGGGATTTTATACTGGGGATGGTTGTTTAACGCAAATGACAAGAAGTTATTCAATAAGTATTTCCTGTGACATCAAGTATGAATATTTGATTGCGAATTATAGTGCTATTCTTTCTGATTTATTCAGACGCGAAGCAAAAATTTACAAAACCAAACGGAATTGTGCAATCGTTCGTATTCACGGGGTTGACCTACCCAACATTCTTCAGCTACCACCGGGGGCGAAAACTGAAGAGTATAAAGTCCCAGAGTGGATATTTTCAGATAGAAAATACGCAGTTCAATTTCTAAAAGGTCTTATAGAAACTGACGGAAGTTGTTACCGACGAGATATAACACAATATGGTGTCATGTTCACTCAAAAAAACAAAACGATATTCGACTATTACAGCACCGCAATGTCTCTTTGTGATTACTCATTTACCAAGAGTAAAGGTAATGCTTACCAAGCACAGACATCAACCAAAAACGGTGCAAAGGAAATGATTGATGAATTAAGGCTTCATCAAAAGATGCGAACATATTCAAGAAAAAATGGCGCGGGTACGGAGAATCGAACTCCGACTCCTTGAGTGGCGCTCAAGTAGACACCCCAGTATCTTATACCCGCATTGTGTTGGTGTAGAAATGGTGGAGCATATCGGAATCAAACCGATCAGGCTATCATACTGCCAGCATGATCCGGGTACTCAGCCCATGCCCCATTATTGGTGCCACCACCCGGATTCGAACCGGGAACCTTCACTTTACCAAAGTGCTGCTCTACCATTGGAGCTATAGCGGCTTGAATTTTTTTAATGTATACGCAGCCCGCGTGATTTTCTCCCATTCCCCCTGTTTTTTCCTTTGGACGTGGGCATCAGAGAATGGCAATTCGGGCAAAGTAAGCGAATATTTTCAGGTTTATTATTCGAAGCATCTCCATTGACATGATCTAGTTCAAGGCTCAATGGTTGACCGTGCCAATCGGAAATGCCGCATTTTTCACAACAATTACCTCGAATTTTTCTAAGGTAATTTTTCAGAGTTTTCCTTTCTGAAACTAATCCATTTTCTATTTTTGGTAATGTTTCTTGAGTGAACTGGTAATCTCGCTGGCATTTATGAGAACAATATGTCCTTATTGCACGATTTTCACCCGTAATTTCATTTCCGCAATTAAGACAAAAGCATTTCTGAAAATTTTCAGCAGCGTAAAATAGACCAGAGCACCGTTGACAGCAGAACCTATTCTTTCGCATATCATACGGTAATGGCTGTTTGCAGTATTCACAACACGATGGACTTATCTCATAAGTCCGTATTTTTTCTTGTTTTATGAGTTTAGCTTTCTCTGCCCATGCTTTTCCGCCGAGTTTCCCTGCTTCTGATTTGTTCATTATGTCCTCTACGTATAGTATCCTACGACACTATTTATTTCGGAGAATATAGTGGATATAAACCAGTCAAGGGCTGGGAGAATATATTTGGAGAACCGGGTGGGAATCGAACCCACGACGGGCTTTCGCCAGCAGTTTAAGAGACTGTTCCTACCAACCAACAGTAGGCTCCGGTTCATTAAGAGAATTGGTGGCGAAGGTTGGTAACGCTCCAACCTGACCGGCTTATGAGACCAGTGTCCTCCTTGAGGCATCGCCATGGTATTCAATGCGCGTTGGATGATCTGTCAGTCCGTTCGAGCGAACATCTGTATGATAGGCACCTTGCCCGAAGATCATCACGTCATACCTACAACATCGCAATTTGGTTGCGGGGGTGGGATTTGCACACCACGACCTCTTGGGTATGAACCAAGTAAGCTACTGCTGCTCTACCCCGCAATATTACATTGGTCAATCCGCCGTCCCAAAAATGGAACTCCGTAGTGGAATCGAACCACCGCAGTCAGGTTTCGTAGACCCGAAGCCGTAAATACCAACGGACGGAGTATGTTTGGTGGAGAATATCGGAATCAAACCGATCAGGCTATCTGCGTGCAAGGCAAATCCGGGTACTCAGCCCATTCCCCGTTGTATTTGGTAGTCCCTGATGGAATCGAACCATCGTCTAACGCTCATCAGGCGCTTGCTCTACCATTGAGCTAAGGGACTAGAAATGGTTGTCGCTACCAGCCGAAGCGAGCGACGGTTAAATGGTTGCGGGGGTGGGATTTGCACACCACGACCTCTTGGGTATGAACCAAGCAAGCTACTGCTGCTCTACCCCGCAATAATTGGTGCCAGGGGTCGGGATCGAACCGACATCTGCGGTTTTTCAAACCGCCGCATGGACCACCACTGCCACCCTGGCATGGATTACTTGGTGATCTTGTATTGGTGCCGCCCCACGGTTCTGACCCGTGTTCTCCGGGGTTTCAATCCGGTGCAATGACCACATCTGCTAGAGCGGCTTGAAGTTGGTTGCGGATGTCGGTGCTGCCCCGACTCTTCACAGCTTATGAGGCTGGCGACTTATCTTCCTTGTCCTATCCGCATTAATTGGCACCAAGGGTCGGTATCGAACCGACATGTCTGGTTTTTCAGACCAGTGCATGAACCATCACTGCCACCTTGGTATAAATACTACTAACTAAGCTTAATTTCAGGTAATCGTCATGTTCATCCAAAACAAATACACCGCCGCGTATTTTCGCATCATTGAGAAAGCCAGATCAGAAGCACGAAGCAAATGTGACGGCTATTTTGAACGCCATCACATCACACCGCGATCTTTTGGTGGGACAAACAAGAAAGACAATCTTGTACTTCTGAAACCACGAGAGCATTTCGTATGCCATCTTCTCTTAACTAAGATGGTTTGTGCCAATTCACCGGAATGGCACAAAATGCTTCATAGCTTTATGCTTATGAAAGGTCAAAACAAATTCCAAGACCGTTACATCAATAACCGTCTATACGATAAACTCAAAGAGGCGTATGCCGAATATCGACGCTCCGTTACCATTGGAGTTCCGCATACCGCAGAACATCGGGCGAAGATCGCACAAGCAATGACGGGACGCACGATGTCAGAAGAAGCCAAGAAAGCGATTTCCGAAAAAGCTGCCAAGCGCCCACGCAAACCGTTTAGCGACGAATATCGCGCAAAGATGTCTGCGATAATGAAAGAACGTCGGAAAACGGGTTGAATTGGCTGGGGTGGTAGGGATCGAACCTACGACATTCGGTTTAACAGACCGACGCTACTACCGCTGAGCTACACCCCAATATTTCGTAAAATGATTAACCCGGTGAAAGTTCAAAACCTCCCACCGGAATAGATTTGGCGCCGGATGAGGGACTCGAACCCCCGGTGTTGGTATGCCGCGTTACAAAGGCGGTGCTGTCGCCACTGAGCCAATCCGGCTTGACTTTTAAAAGGAAAAATGCTAAATAAGAAGCTTGAGCCACCAGGGGATCACTCCCTTCCACAGTTATGATCCCCACAGTGGTGTACATAGGCAGGCGTTATTGATGCGCCACTACCTTCGAAATCGCTTCTTTGATTATACTCAAATCACCGTAAGCGATTTTTACCTTAGTTCTAATGTACTCCATTTTCTCGTGATCCTGTTGCATGACCAGATGGTTCTTCGGATCAAGATATAAGTCAAAATCTGGCAAATAAAAATCTGGAAAATATAGATGTTTAATAGCTCGGTTGTCATGCCATTCTATGGGTTTCGGGCGTATCCATTTGATTCCCATGGTATCAAGCAATGATGCAATTTCCAGTTCCCACGTACTCTGCAATTTTATTACTTTGTTTTGGTAGCGATTGAAATAACAAATGACCTTCGCCCCTAATGTTGGCTTGCTATTATTTCTCAATGCGACGATACAAGCCATTCCCCCACATGTCTTTCGTTGTTTTAATGCATCCTTGCCACAAATAGGACAGTGTTTAGCAGGGGTTTGTTGCTTTGAACACCCGATAGCATCCAATGCAGCATGCCACGACCCGAAAACACTCACGTAATGACAATAATGCGGATATTTCAACCCGTCAAACATAGTGCTGGTTGGTATTGTCCCGGTTTCATCTGCATATCGTCGTAATTCTGATAGCAAAACATCATTGGAATGTTTTGTTCCTTTATTATTACCAAACTTAACAATAGGCAGACCAGCTTCGGTCAATGCACTATTCCAATTTCCGAACACATTCTTATAAGTGTTGGAACCAAATAGATAACCCTCAGGCTTGGGGCGAAAATCCCTTTCACGGGGCACCCTTCCAAATTCCTTGTAAAAACGTTGCAACTCTGCTAACATGATCTCTCTAGACATATGAAACCTCGTTTTGGCGCGTTCCTAATAGTATTTAGCAGACACCACAAGAAACGCGCCAAAACAGCGCAAAATGTTATTGATGCACCACATTTTGCTGGGTGCTCAAACATATCAGCACTGGAAACCAGAGGGTGGGCTACCACCATCGCTGTGAGTTACGCGCCTACGCACGCTCTCACTCCCTACCAGATACCTAGCTTTCCCCTCTCGGGTACCGGCTTTACAAAACAAAAAGCCCCGCTCCACTTTGCCTTTTTTGGCTTCGCGGAGCGGGGCTTTGTTTTAGCCCTTTTTGGAGTAGTTGGATCAGATTTCTTTGATCCTTCCTTCTCCGTTCGCTCCATCAGCCGTTCCGCGCTTATTTGCAACGGTGGCGACAGTAAACCAACGACCACGACCGCGACCGCACACGGCGGCGGCGATAATCGTCGCTTTCCGCATATTGGTGGTGGTCATGGTGGCGAACATTGAAGGCAAACTCCTAAATCTCGTTGAGCGAGGACATGTGTCCGTCGCGTTGATGGGGTCAATCTAATGGCTTTGATCACCCCCGTCAACATTTATTTAGCACGGAACGCATTTTTTGTGTCCAAAATACATAACCAATTGAAAAATAAGTATTTTTGATAGCTATCTTCTGTGGTTTAAACCGATACTTCAAAATTTTTTGAGGTCTTTTACCCAGAAAATGATGCTGACCCTCCATAATGAAAGTTCGGCATACCCATCGTCTGTAAGATAACCCCTCAGAAGTAGTCCGCCAAGGTGACTAAATATTCGATCAACCATAGGGGGTTCACTATGTCATATGTTCCACGGGAGGCAGTTGCTTCCGATGTTGAAAAATACGCCGACCAAACAGGTGTGCTGCGCATTTCTACGTTGTCGGATAATGATGCTGACACGTTTATTAAACTCGAAACTACAACGGATGACGATTTCATCCGCGTGTCTACGGCGGGTACGGAACGGCTTGTATTGGACAATACCGGTACACTGACCATTAAGACGGCAACGGTATCCGCCACTGATGCGACCACCGTCAACTTAGCAACCAGCGCATCCAATACAACGGTCAACATTGGTACTGGTGCTGGTTCTAATACAATTACATTGGGTGGTAGTGCGAGCGTGATTGTACTCGGGTCAACCCCAACGGCATCGAGCCATGCGGCCAACCGTGGTTATGTCGATTCCCAGATCAGTGGATTATCCAGCACCTATCTTGGACTCGCGGGTGGTACCCTTACCGGCGCCCTTACCTTACATGCCGATCCATCTTCAAACCTTCATGCCGCAACGAAGCAGTATGTGGACAGTTATGTAGGAACGAACAAGGTGGTAGTGACTAGTGGTTCCAGTTCAACCGTTGCCACTAATACCGACATTCTCATCATCAATAAAGGTACTGGTGGTGCCCATACAGTTGTATTACCAGCCGGGGCATCATTCACGCGCAAAACCCTTATTATCAAAGACGGTAAAGGGGACGCGGGTACCAATCCCATAACCATTGATGCGAATGAAAATGAGACAATTGATGGGTCTGCTACCAAAATTATCGATGCAAATTACATGGCGCTTACCCTTACGTGGAATGGCACCGAATGGAACATTGTTTGATAAGGGGCTACAATGACATATCTTTCAACAGATAATATAGTCGATAAGGCATATCGCCCTTTCATCGCCCTAAGTCTTCAAACGGATTTGGCGATGAATAGATCAACCCCCACCGAAATTACCTGGGATCGTGCAGACTATGTGTGTGACGTATACACATTCACCCTTGGGCAATCCGGGATCACAATCAACGTGGACGGATGGTATCATCTGACAGCGGAAATCAGCCTAAAACTGCTGAACAATTCCGCAACCACATCTGTCATTGCCATTTTCCAAAACAACACCCAGGTGGGAAACAGCCTATCCTTTGGTTACCACACCAACAAATCCAACGGAACCAGCACCCTTACCGTAGAAGGGACCGTACAAGCATTAGCTAATGATGTTCTGGATGTTCGCGGCTGGAATTACGCGGGTTCTGGCAATCTCTCGACCGTTGCGTCCGGGTGCCGTATGCGCATCGAACAAATGTTGGATAGTCCGTACAAATCCAACTACCTGTGGCGTGTCACCAATTTAAAAAGCGGCAAAGGGGTCTGATATGCCGAAACCAACATATACGCCAGTCCCCACAAACCAATTCGTTCATGCTGACTGGAATAACCAACGAATTATCATTGGTCCAATCTCTCTTCCTGCAAATATGACCGTTGCCGGGAAATCATGGAAGTTGAAAGACAAGAACGTTGCCGAACTGGCTCAGATGCAATGGTATCCATTCGTCTACACGAACAGTCCGCCGATCATTCCATATGAGGTTTACACTAATATCGACCTGAAATGGCGAAACGGGCAAGTGGAGGCGACTTTCGTCAAACAGCAAATTCCACTCGAAACGGCCAAAGGCTATCGACGTGATGAAGTCAATTCACGGCGTGAAGAATTGCTGAAGGCTGGCATCGTTTTCCAGGGAAATACGTTCGATACCGATGATCGTTCCATCCAAAACATCATGGGCGTGAATACCCGTATTGCGCTGGGAATGGTATTGCCTGCGGGGTTCACATGGCGTAGCGCCAACAACCTTGATGTGCCCATGGATAACGTCAAGATTCTCGCGTTGGGCGCCTCAATGGCGCATTGGACTGACGCGATCTACAATGCGTCATGGACGCATAAACGTGCCATCGACGCACTGACCACGGTCGATGCGGTGATCAACTACGACACCGATACTGGGTGGGTATCAAACGTGTACTAAAAGCAAAACCCCCTGGTTGTTAGCCAGGGGGTTTTGGTTTAGATTTCCACGGCGTGAGATTACCGCCATGAAGGATGGGTCTTTGGAACCGTACCGCGTAGCTTGCGACCAGCGTTAATTCCTAACATCCATGGGCTTTTGACCCATATCCCACCAGAGCCGCTTTTTTTAGCGAGTAGCTTATCTCGCGTCGTTGGTGATTACTCGGTGTCTCTTCCACAGAGATAGGTCAGCTAAACCCACCAATGCAGCGCCCACACCAAACTGCTTCGCTTTGCGGGCTAGGCAGCACCTCCTTCCTTACGGGGAGGCGTTAGGCTCCTTCTCATCACCAACCGGGACAGGCTTTTGCGTTTTTGCATATCAAAGCCATGATTGATGCCGGATTCTCACCCGGCGGGCACCCTATCAGTGACGTGCTGTCCCAGTCCCTCCATGAGTTTTTGACCCACAGAATTATAGACACGCCACGTACTTTTCTGCTTGCAAGCATACTCAGCGGTTTTTCAAGTTCCAGTCCCCACGGGCATTACGCTTAGGGTCCAGCAACTTTCAAACTGTCTTTCGCCCTTGGCTGCGAACCTCGGACTACGGCAGTAATGTACCATATTACCAGTCTCGGCACCACCCGTTAGCTGGAACATCCTCATTGGGTTGGTAGCCCTCCGAAGATGTTGTCTATGACACAAAACGTCCACAGACTATCCCTTAGTCTTCCACTTGGACTGGTTTTGCCATGGAGGGGTTCGTCACCCTCTTCCCTGATCGCCCTTTCTGTTCTCACCTCTCGGCGGAACTCGGATTGAACAGAGTTCGTTCCCATGCCGTCGTCAGTTTTATTCACCGCCTGCTCTCGCAACCGATGACCACCCTCTCGGGTGAGACTGGGACTTGCTTAGATGAACCGTATTGCTACGGCGGGGTTATCGTAGGGATTTCCGCCTTTACACGAGTTGCCTCGTGCTATTCTTATGGACGCCAAGCCGCCCAATCTATCGATTAACAAATTCAAAGAGCAAGCTGAGTTAATCTACCCAGCTAAACCAGCCTTTCGACCGGCGAGGCACGGTTTATACCGTTCCTCTTTTTCTTCGTCAACAACTATTTTCGTTCGTCGCGATTTTTATTTCGCTTCGTCCCGAGCGTTCGTTGTCGCCGTCGAAGTGAGGTGTTTATATCTTTCCTCATGGGAACCGTCAACACCTTTTTCCATAATAATGCGATTTTTATCCGGTCGTATTGACCGTTTGGTTTTACAACGCTACAATGTATTGAAACTATACAAGGTTTATATCATGACCACACATTGTCATTATCAGCAAGTCGTTGTTGACCCTGGCGGCAATCCGCGCACGGTTCTCGCCCTCGACAGCTTCGCGATGGATGAAATTCGGCGTGGGCTGGAACTGGTCGCCCGTGAGAAAACGGGAGGCACCACCGATGCCAAGCGAAACACCCTGCTGGGCGAGTTCAACATCGCCATGGGTCAATCGGAAACCGAACTTCGTCGGTTGCCCCGGAATTCGGACGAGGAATAAAAAAGGGCGCCGAAAGGCGCCCTTTTCTTTTACCGGGGAATGGTCGCTTACGCGGTGACCATTTCCTTGGCGATCCGGCTGGCGGTCGCGTTGTCGAACTGACCAGCATACTGGGAATTCAACGCACCCATGATCTTGCCCATGGACTTCTGTTCCTTGGGAAGGTTCTGCTCGCTGATGATCTGGGTGACCAGTTCACGAATCTTGTCCTCGGACATCTGCGGGGGTAGGAAGGTTTCGAGGATAACCGCTTCAGCTTCACAGACAGCCGCTTCGTCGGCACGACCAAGGTTCGCATAGCCAGCGCCAGTCTCACGCTTCTGACCGACGTTCTTCTTGATCGTGGCGATCACATCCAGATCAGTCGGCTCCTTGCGCTCCTTACCGGAAGTCATGGCAGTATTCACATCCGAAATGACCTGACGGATCAACCCCAGCTTCACGGAGTCTTTGGCGCGCATAGCATCCTTCATAGATGCCTTCAAAGTCTCCATCAATGCGCTCATGACACTATACTCCCTTCCAAATGTGCGCGGACAATACACGCCGTGATCGCATTTGGCAAGAAAATATTGTGTAACTGATTGGGTCATCTTTACGAAAAGAAAAGGGGGCGCAAGTGCGCCCCCTTTATGAAGGTCAACCAACCCTATTCCTCATTATCGTCCGACATGTCTCCGTCCACATCATCAACGAATTCATCGGTGAGTAGGGAAGAAGCACCAGTAACGCTGCTGATATCCATACCAATTTGCTTGGCAAGGGCATCAACTGCCGGGCTTTGCAGGCGGAAATTCAAAAGACCATCGATCACCTGATTGGCGACGCTACCACCGGTAGCCGTAGGCTTACCATCAGTGCCGGTCATCACGCCACCGACACCGCCCAAACCGGACAACATGTGGACGCGCACGCCTTCGATGTTCTCAAGCGGCTTAACCATCTGTTCGAGAATGCTGGGCATCTGCTCGATAGCGGTCAGGCGGACGCGGTTGGACAGAACCTTGATGTCCAGAGTATTTTCGGCTTCGTTCAAAGCACGACGACCAGCAGCTTCAACTTCAAAGTCCTTCGCTTTGGCTTCCGCTTTGATCTGAATGGTTTCGGCTTCGGCTTCCGCCTCGATAATCAATGCAGCAGCGCGATCTTCTGCCGCAGCCTTTTCAGCAGCGGCAGCGACCTTGATACCCACGGCATCCTGTTCGGCTACCTTGGTCGCTTCGATCACGGCGATGTTCTTGTTACGCTCGGCAATCGCAGTTTCCTTGGCGGTAACCACCGCTTCTTCTGCGGCGACCGCAGAAGCTCGTGCCTTGGCAGCATCCGCTTGTGCCTTCGAGTTCTCTTCAGACTTCTTGGCGATGGCGATCTTCTGATCCTGCTGGGCGAGTTCAATTGCCTTGGCGGCGTCGATCTCGTTTTCCTTCACCTTCTGGTTCTTGGCAATACGGGCTGCCTCAGTTGCCTGCTCAGCCGTAATACGGGCAATTTCAGCGGCACGGTTCTGCTCGGCTTCCTGCTCAGCAATCACACGCTGCTGTTCCGCACGACGGGTGGCAACTTCCCGTTCTTGTGCCATCTGCGCATACTCTTGTTCACGAGAAATTTCCAAGCTGCGCTGATTGGCTTTGAGGTTTTCTTCCTCAATCGCAACACGGGTTTTCGCCTGGATTTCGTTGCGCTGCCGATTTTTTTCTTCGGTAATGGAAGTCAGCTTTGCCAAACCCTCAGCGTCAAACGCATTGTTCGGATTGAAAAATTCCGCAGGAGTCTGGTCAAGACCGGTCAATGAAACCGACTCAAGTTCCAGACCATTCTTGGCAAGGTCTTCGGCAACCGTAGTCTGCACCCGCTGGACAAAAGTCACGCGGTTCTCATGGAGTTCCTGCATTTCCATCTGGGCAGCGACCGAACGCAGGGCGTCCACAAACTTACCTTCGACCAACGCCGACAATTCACGCGGCTCCATGGTACGGCGACCAAGGGTTTGAGCGGCAGTCGCAATACCGTCACTATCAGGCTTCACCCGGACATAGAATTCCGCCATCACATCAACGCGCAGGCGATCCTTGGTAATCAAAGCTTCCTGGCGTTTACGCTCGACCTGAAGTCGAAGAGTTTGCATGTTCACGTCAATGACTTCGTGAAACATCGGGATCACAACGGCGCCGCCGTCCTTGACCACTTTCTGACCACCAGCACCGGTACGGACAAATGCCCGTTCCTTAGTCGCACGGCGATAAAGCTTCATCAGCACCAGACCGAAGCCAATAAACCCAACAAACAACACACCAACAACCGTGGCAATAAAACCCCAGTTCTCCATAGAACTAACTCCTAAGATTAGTATTTTTGAGCACGAAAGTGGTTTTCACCCAGACACTTAGTCAGGAGTATGCGTGACCCCTGCTCAATTTCGCCGTCATTGGGTTCCACTCGCAGATAGTGAACTTGACCATACTGATCTGTACATTTGGCTTCCGCCGGAAACCCCGGACGTGCAGTTCCAATGGTAATCCAAGCTTCTCCACCAACGAAATCACGGATGGTCACTGCACTGGTGATTTCTTTTGGAAAGATTCGCGCGGTAATCACGCAGATAATCTTCGCCGGGACAACTGCAACCGGAACCACCAACAACCCGGCGATCCACACCGGAACCATTCCCCCGAAAATACCAGCGGCGATCCACTGAACAGTCCAACCGATCAACCCGTAGCACATCATGAACGCCATCAGAATGATAAGGAACGGAACCTTACCGAAGTACATCCACCCAAGGAAATGAGTCAACACCCCAGCATCAACGTGAATATCAACATCCACATCAGCATCGGTATCCATCCCCGCAAATTCACCAACAGAGTGATCCACCGATAACCCGAATGCTTGGAGTACGGTGATCGCAAACATAAGTCCAATTGCAACCGTAAACGGCACAACCGAATCATTGGTAAAGAATTCAAACATGGCAAGTCCTTGGCCGGTGGTTTGTATCTTCTTATCCCATAATCAACGGGCAGTCAAAGAAGAAAGAGAGGGGAATGTCCCCTCCCTTACCCCAACATACGCAGGATAAACGGAACGCTTGGGTCACGAACTTCAATGATTGCGTTCCACGGCACGAATACCGAAGTTGCAACCCCACTGAAGTAAATTACCACCGTGAACCCTTCATCAGAAATTTCCAGATCATGGAACTGGTTCTGAAGCACGATGACAGTTTCCCCACGCAAATGAAGGGGGAACCCCGATACCCCGAAAATCGTGGTATCGAGGGTGATGTAGAAATGGTGTCCGTGATCATCAACATTAGGATCATCACGGAAATTGGATAAGACCTCACGAATCATCCGAATGTTTGCAAGATGGTGTTCTCGCCGGAAGATACCGTCGTAATCAAATGCAGTGGGACTGTTCCCGGTCGCCGCTGATTTGTCTACCTGGGATTTTTTACCAGGGAAATGAATTACGTTTGTCATCAGTCAATCAACTGGATTGTTTTCGAGGATGGCTTGGGCTTGATCTTGGTAGGTTCCAAATCTTTTTCGGAGGGGTCTACCACACGGGTCACCAGGGCACGCTTGAGACGGACGACGCCACCTTCTTCAAGGATGATGTCGTTAACACATCCCGGCTTCAATTCAATTACTACAGCCTTGTCGCGATAGGTGCAATAATCAAACGCCTGTTTAATCGTCTGCTTGGCGTAGATGTATGGGTCACCAGACTGCACGTATTCACCAACTACATACTTAAATGTTGGTTTGTACATCGAGACTAGCTCATCGCCATTACGATAGACCTTCTTGAAGAACACACGATCCTTAAAGATTTCACCAACATCAACCATCTTACCATTTACTGGGCGGCAAGGAACCGGCTCATAGTCATCGCTATCCGTATAGACCCGTGCATAGAACTTTCCGTTCAGTTGATAATACTCGATCTCACGTTTACCAACTGCGAGAATGACTTCTTCTGCGCTCCCTACAGGGGATTTAGTCGGAAAAGTCAGACGGTCGTTCATTGCAGCAAACATGTTCTCTATTGAGAACGGGGTATCTTCAGGTACCCGCACCGCCTCGCCGTAAATACCGCCAATCTGATCAACCAGTTCATCCCATGAATTGATTGGTTTCAGCGCACAAGCCGCCAGGATTTTGAAGTTCTCAAACTTACCAATGGTGTATCCACGTTCCTTGTACTTGTTTACACGCCATGCGGACGCATACGGGAACCGTGTCTTCGGGTTAAAACGAAGAACTCGCTGACAGCAATCTTCCAAAAAATCGTCGTGGAGAACGAATTTCTTGGTATCAACGTCATATGCCCCCATGCACACCGTAAAGTCGAAACATTCAAAAATTTTCTCAGCAGTTTCGAACGTATCAAAATGCATGATTTGGATCGGGATATCATCGCCCTGCACAAATGTCACGGCACGTTCCGAAACATCGGCACAAAAGTACCCGCTCTCGAACATCAAATGTACTAAATCCTCAAACGCCGCTTCCGTTTTCGGATATACATCGATGTCGTTGATTGGTTTGTTCGTATATATGGAGGTAATTGAGCCACCCGCAATAAAGCAATCTTTGGCTTCCTTGGGGAGATACCCGGCTATCATCGTTGCCTTTGTCATCACACGACCTATGTTTTGTACGGTTGAGTGATTCTTAGGTTATCCAATGCATAACGGTCAAAATTTCTTTTACATAGAAAACAAGGCATAAATACTATCTGAAAGGATTTCAGATGAACAAATACGAGAGGTTGAAGCAAGACCTCGACACAAATGGCACCGGTACCATGAAATGTTTCGGATCATCCATGCTTCCAATTCTTACCAATGGAACTACAAACACTTACGTTCGGGAAAATGAGTACAAAATTGGTGATATTGTATTCTGTAAAGTTAATGGAAGATATATAGACGCCCACAAGATAACAAAAAAAGCCGCTGATGGGAGATACATGATTGCGAACAATAACGGTCATGAAAATGGATGGACCAGAACCATTTATGGCAGAGTAATCAAAGCGGTCGATAATCACGGAAACGTGAAAGAATTCACCCGGTAGGCGCCCTACGGCGCCTTTTTCATTTTATACGCACTCGAAAAGTTTTAATGAGATCGGGTATCCACTCCGCATTCTCAAAATCATCAAAATCCCGAGAAAATGTTGATCATGCTACTAGTGACGTGGCGCGATGATGACGCGGTGGAGCGTCAGGCAAAAACTCTATTACATCCACGTGGATGGTTTGTCGCAGAGACGTATACACCAGACGAGGATGAGGATGATGGAACCACGCTATTCCGCATTGAACCGTTCGTCGGACAACGAACAACTGAAATCCCGGACAAGCTTTATCACGCCACCCCTGCACAAAATGTCCCGCGCATTCTCAAGCAAGGGCTGATCCCACAACGGGGAAAGCACACCGGAATGTTCGCGGCTACACCAAACCGAATCTATATCGCCAAATCACTTGCCTACGCCGTTGATATCAAGAATATGCTTCAGAAGCACGATGGCTACAGACAAGACTACGCGATCATCGAGATCGATACGACGAAACTCCGGAAGGGGACGAAATTCTATATCGACCCGCAATACCATTCTGGCGTCTACACGACCACGCCTGTTCCACCCGCCGCGTTGCGCGTACTCGGCAATGAGGAAGTGGAACAGTGTCCGGAACCGGATTTCGACTACGAACTAGCGATGAATGTCTAACAACCGAGCGATATAGCGTTCTGCGATTTGATCATGAAAAAGCCCCTTAATGGTCCAAACCTGCATTAGTATTTAGCAAGTTCTCCCATTAAGGGGCTATTGGATCGGGGAGAGGGATTCGAACCCCCATAAAGTGGACCCTTACCACTTCGACTTTCGCCGCCCTCTTTCGAGGTTTGTGGTCTGGACTTTATCTTCACCATAGCTTGCGCCGTAGGTGCTGCCCGTCAAGTCTCTACACCTTCCGCTCTCGCGGCTTGGCTCGGGATTGGCATTTTACAGCGTTCCCCGAATTTGAGCAGTTCTACATCAAAGGTTTCCCTTTAAGCATCCGGTTTTCCTCTGTGTGGGAGGAAGGTAAAAACCACTGGTCCTACCGTTAGACGATCCCCGAATAGCGGTGGGAGGTATTTAGCAAAACCCCAACCCCACCGCAATAACTTTTTACCATCGTGTCGGTAACTGAGCTTCACCCGCAATCAAGGACGGCTCATAGATAATATCCTTCGGGTCATGATCTTTGTACCCAAACCCACGATACTTTTTCAACCGATCAGCCTTGACATCACCACCCGGCTTGGATGGACGCAACGTCATAGTCTTATTGTCCCAGAAGAAGTTATCGGTACATATCACTACGCGATTAAACACGTCAAGCGCACCTTGACACACCGTCATATCAAACGACTCAAAAATACTCATGGGCGAATCGAAAGTACGTTCGACCAACTGTATACTAACATAGTGATCTTCTCCGATCAGAATGCTTTCATAGCTAGTGGCGTTGGTACTATTGTAGGCAACTTCCTCACCACCCGCATATTCAGACAAATAATCATTGAATTTTGCATGATCGTTGCTCGACCGTGTGTAGCAGTCCACATCACCATCTAGAAGATTACGACCAGTTAGAAGCCGAGAAACAAATCCCCCGGCAATCATAACCTCGACCCCACTATCACTGATGAACTTGAAAAGTTCTTTAAATGGATAATCATGGGGGTATTTCTGGGTTAGACTGAACAACGGTATGATCATGCTATACCCGCGATCATTATATGGTTGAAGGGTTGGCCGTGGTTATAACCCAACCACGACTGAGATGCATCAAGAAATTATAACCAATTGACTTATCCAACACATGGTTGTATAATCTCTAACCGGTTTGGAGGTTGGTCTATGCGTCTTATTAATCCCGATATTCGCAAATATGGCACTTTGATCTACAATAGCGACGGCAAAACCGCAGGATTCGGAAACCCGTACCAGATCACCGTGGACGTGATTGAAGACGCCCACGACTATGTGGTGGTTAAATTTCGTCCGTCAAAGAAAGTGTTGGGTGCCCATCGTATTGGGTTGGAACCCACTTACGAACCCGGTTTTTTCGTCAAGTTCCAGATAATCAAGATCGTAGCGCACTGCCGCGTTGAGGTACGAGAAATCGAACGTTGGACTGGTCGGCGGTCGAAAAAAGACGGTAAGTATATCTGATTACCGAATCTTCAGGTAAAGATTCTCACCGTCTCGGTGCTGATCCAACTGCTGCTTGGTGGGTTCGTAGAAATCCATCAGCGCAGGAACAGTCAGTCCGAGGTCGTAGGCGTACCGAAGAAGCTGTCGAATCTGCTCCTGGCTGAACATGCCTTCATTGGCAAAATGATCGGTCATCAATTCAACATGAAATGCAGCTTCTTCATTGCCGCGTAGCTTTGCCATGTCGAACACGTTGCGTATGAGATCAAGCAACGGCTCAATCATTTCATCACGAATTTTCATTAGCTTACCTTCTGTGGAATCGTAGTTCATCTACCTCGATATCAATGTCGTACTTTGCCCACAGCAAGGTCAAGAAATCAGTGGCTTCTTGCTCACTAAATTCCGACGAAAAAGCAGTCATGTTCAATGCGCGGAATTGCACGCAGCGTCGCAGGTCTTCTTTGATTTGAATGATGTGGGGATGGTTCTTATATACTTCGCCAATCCGTTGGCGGATGGCATTCAACTTGATGAATTTTGTTCGTTCTGGTGGTAGAACAACCTTATCGGCTTTCTTCCCATTACAGTTGGCACACATGGGTTGCCCATTCGCCAATGTGTCGTTCCCGCCTTTTGATTTCGGAACGATGTGATCCAACGTCATCAGATCACGACCACCGTTCCGCATCCCATACAGGTTCATAATCGAAAGAGTACAGTCCTTGGGCGTATCCAACCATATTTCAACGAAATGATGTCCTTCCAGCCCGCAAGAAACGCATTTGGTGCCTTTCTCAACAAACAACTGAAGGGTACGAGATATCCGCAGACGATTACCACTGGGTAGCCAAATGCTGCGTTTGCCATCGGCACGTGCCTGGGTCAGCAACGGCATAATCTCAGCAATAGGATAACTCGCTAAGGGCTGTTCGGACATATTATTTCCGACAACTACTTCTTACTATAAATGATGTGAACTTCTCGGCTCCCATCAGGGCGAATAGCGGTACAACGAATTTCACCGCGATCCGGCTCGTGTCCGACAGTCGCCTTATAGTGGTCAAGATACTCGATTGCTGCGATCTCACATTGCGCCATGGTATCCATGGTTTCGCTGATCCCACTTTCAAACCCCCGATGACCCGTCCAATACATCATCGTACCCAGGAGCAAAATCTTAACCATTGGTTAATCCTATGCCTTCTCAAGATCGCCTTCACTTGGGCGTGCGCAGACCCACATATTACCGCCCATACAGCGGTAATGCGTCCAACCAGACCGGGATAAAATGGTAGAGGAACAGGATATGACGACCTTCTTTTACCAGAATCCGAATCCGAATCGGTCTAGATTTCATGATTTGATCCAATGGAAATTGGCGGAACGGGAGGGATTCGAACCCCCGGAACCCTTACGAGTTCGCAAGTTTAGCAAACTTGAGCCTTAAGCCTCTCGGCCACCGTTCCTTGACACCTATTTATGCTGTTTAGATATTATGGTCAATAAACATTTGTCCATGGTCAACAACCCGGCTACACTTTCCCAATCTTTCAGGAGTCCCAACCATGACGTGTACTTGTAGCACCCGAATCATTGAATTCCACGGCAAAACCGATGACCGTAGTGAAACGCATATTCTTGCGCCCGCCAGGGGAAAATCCCATTATGGAAATGTCCTGTATGGTATCGGAATTGGCGGTGGCGATTACGTTCACTTCAAATACTGCGCGGACTGTGGTCGCATCCAGGGCAAATTCCCACTCTCGGACGAGATAATTTAACGAAGCGTTTGAAAAATGACCGACTTCACCACAACCATCTACACAGACATCCATGGAACGGTACTGGAAGCTGGGCAACGGGTACGGCATGCCGACGATGATGGCTATTTTTATTACGGGCGTCTAGCAGTAACCGAGTTCGAATTAGATGGTGACCAGCACAAAATGCTGGAATTCTACTATGACGAAATGCCGCGTAATTCAGATGAACTTGAAAGTATCCCAGTTTCATGTATGCTTGACACTATTGAAGTCTTAACGGCAGCAATAAAAACCCGTCCAGACATTGACACGGCAACCTCCGACCCTTATACTACCTAAGATTTTCGGAGGTTATCATGTCTGAAATTCGCGCATCACTCCACTGGCAAGAACAAAAAGGGCGCGGAACTAATATGTCTCTGTTTGGCGACCTTGTGGTGGTCGAGGAATGGTTTCATCGCGTTCGCGATACTTATTATAAAGCCTGGATCGAAAAGGCGATGTTTCCGCAGTACGTTACCGCGATAACTTGCGGATATCTACGGGAAGTCTATGGGTTGGAAGCCAACCTGCGATATCATCGTCGCAAGGGGATGGAAACCGAAAAATCAGGTGAAATCCTCAAAAACGGCGATGTAATCGCCATCGCCCGTCGTATCTCACATCCTGAATTCATTCGACCTTTTTGGGAAGTTGATTATCAAGGACACACTTTCCAATCCGGTTGCCTGGAAGGGCTACTGCTGGAAATCGCGGATTTCGAAGGTAACCACAATGAGTGTTGAACCTCGCCCTGTCCTATTTCTCGCATTCAATCAGAAGCATGCGCACACCGTCGCGCATGCTTGGGGTGTTGATCCACGCATGTTCCGGTATGTGCGCAACGAACGTGATCTCATGGGCATCCCCCGTGGAACCCCACTGGTTACCTACTTTCCGCCGGGTTTCTTCCCATCGCGGGTACAATCGGATGCCCTTGTGGTTGCTCATGCTCGTGGTTTAACCATCGAAGAATTCGAAGACCTATACACGCCCGAGAAAACCGCCACCCAGGCGTTCGCCAATGTTCTGTTTAATGACGGGGTGGGGGTTGGTCCCGATCCGGTCATTGACCGCATCCAGCGTCGAGTGGACGAGGCAGAAGCCCGAATCCTAGCGTCGGTTGGACTTCAGGCGCCGGAAATTGATCTCGATGCCCGCCGCACCGAAGCGTGGAAGGAACATTTCCGCACGGTGATTAAGCAGCACTATGCGGAAAGAAACGCCCGATGATTGTCACCCTCACCCTCGATATGCTTCCAGCTACGTGCAATATCAATGTTGCGATTGGTTGGATCAGCGATACCGAGTATGTGACTTTGGTAGGTTCGCCTACTAAAGTACGTGAACAGTGTGAACGTGATGGGGTGAAACGGGTCGATATCTCCGATATTCAGTGGAATGTGATCGGAAATTCCAGCGCGAAAACACATTTGGACGCAATTATATTGGACTATCTGCAATACGAAGAAATGTATTCTCACCACGGCGATATTTCGCCGTTTAATCCTGAACAAGTGATGACTGCGGTCGGTGAAAAAGCCATTCGTACCGGAATCGAAGCTGCTCGAAATGGCAACCCCGAGCAAGGATTGCACGACATGTTATTCGAGTTTCAATCTTATATCGGACAGACTGACTGCAATTTAGCAGGCGTTTTCGTTTCCGGAAACGTCAAAAAGCAAATTATGGAAATACTATCAGAAATAGCTTCAGTCTAATTGAGCCAGACGAACGGTGAACCATACTCCGGTAAACCCGGAAATAAAATATTCACCATCCTTGTTAATAGCTTGCCAAATCAATGATACAACATCATTGACCGTTGATCCCGGTGGCACTTCAAAAGCCTGATCAATACCAGGGTTTTCGGCAGCATCCTTTACATAATCTATTAATTTTCCAGTCCACTCCAATGTACCATCTTCATCGGTACTATCATGCGAACGAACTTCAACTAATGTATCACCGATACTTTCTTTTAGTTGAATTTTGTTAATATTTTCAAGTGTTTCGATTAATTTACGAATTTGTTCAATTTGTGACATGGCAAACCCTGTTAATAATTAACAAATTGTATTTAGTTGATTTTGTATTTGACCTAGATTGGAGGTACACCTTCCCCCTTTCGGAGGAAAAGGTGTTTTGACCTGAGTTGTCGTATCGTCAAACGAGGGATATCCGCAGGCGGACTGGCTATATTCCTGCGTACCTCTTACCTTCCACGGCGCAATGCCGTCCAGTCGGGACAGTGGGTTAACCTTGACGATGATACCCCACCGTTGCTTGTTGTGGTTTGTCACAGAGCAAGCATCCATTCACCAAGATCGGCTGTACCATAGCCGAAACAGGGCTTACCACCAGCATCACTGGCGTATCCTCTTTTTGTGTGGGCAGGAACCGCAGTAGCGATTTTCCCATCGGGTGGAAGAAGCACCCTCATACCCCCGGTCAGGCGTCCCGGTCTTAGGCGTTTATGTTTTGTTCTTCGTGAGACGAAAATACACTCCACTACTTATACGAGTCAATTTTTTACGCCTATACCGGGGCTGGTTTGTGTCGCCCTATGGGCAAAAGAAAACCGGCGCTTGAGCGCCGGTTTGAAAGTTAATTAAGGGAAGCCACCTGGGTTTGTTTGGACTTCCGATCAAATTTTTTGAAGTCGTATTGTTTGATATGACCCTTGATTTTTGAAACGTATTTGTGTCCTAGGGTCGAATACGACATTATTCCGGTGAGCAATTCACTACTATCCAGTGGTTGCTCGTTCTTACGCATATCCCACCGCGTTTGGCGAAATTTATTGTAAGCCGGATGTGTGTTCAGATTCCGCATATACGAACGGATTGATGCACGTGGGTTGTTGAAACAGGGATGGCTCCCACCATCTGATGCGGACACCGCGCAAGTGCTGGTGCCTTTCTGTCCAAAGAACCCATTGGTCTTCTGAGCCACACGGGATGTTCCCCATCCGCTTTCTTCAACCGCTTGTGCCAGCGCCATTGAGACCGGAACGACATCGACGCGCTTTACAAGTTCGCCAATGTCTCGGGGGTCGGAAACCTTGTATTCTGCCATTTTGGTTTGCAACCATTCCTTCTCACTTACAGTGAGACGGGGTTTGGAAGCAAGCCTGAGAATGGTACGTCGGTCATGCAAGATTTCATCCTGTACTGCCCCGATCATAGGTACCATCATCTTGACAAATTCCGACTTTAATTCTTCACCCTCCATTTGGGTGAGTTCGATTGGGTAATTGGGCGCGTATTTGCTACGCTGCACGGGCTGCTCAGCAGTTTGAACAACCGGCGTCGGCGCATGGGGGGCGGGGGTTCGATCCTTGTACAGACCGTATGACCCAGCCGCTAAAGTCGCGGCGACGGCACTAGCAGCGACAGCACTACGGAACCCCGTCATGCTTTCTGCCATATCTACCTGCTGTGTTAGTTCATCATCTATAATCTCGATAAGCCTCATTGTCATAACCGATTATCTATCGTTTGTCTACTATTTATGTCGTTTCTATACGAGAAAATCCTACCTTAACCTCGCCAATAGGGTCATTACCTATAATAAGATACAATATATTGTATGCCTCGGTGGGATTTGTGCAGTGCAAAAGATAAAACGAATCTTTAAAAGCAAAATGCCGCCCTAAAAAGGCGGCATTAATTATTGGCGGACAGGGAGGGATTCGAACCCCCGATACGCTATTAACGTATACACACTTTCCAGGCGTGCGGATTAAACCAACTCTCCCACCTGTCCAATATATTCTATTTATCATCGCAGTCAAAATACTACGTTTGAAGTGATGCTGCTTTCACTTTTTGAGTATAGGTTATTACACAATGGTCGGTGATCCCGTCTAGTAATCCCAGCGAGCCATTGTTTACCGCTCCAAATTTGTGCAAAACCCATTGACCTCGCATAATCACATCATCCACCCAACGATGCCACCAGCGAGCGTTGTGAATTAATTCGCCCACATGAGAAATGTAGATCATATGCCCGGTATGACGGAAAAAGATTGGTGGTGGTAACTGAGGTACGATGTCGTCGTTATGAACAAAGCGAAAGTGCGGAATAAGGTACTTCACACGCTTGGCAAATTTGCTATCTCCGACTCTCGGGCTACCGAACGTATAGAGTCCGTGACCACCAAAGCGACTTGCCGCAATGGTCGCTAATGCACCACCAAGAGAATGCCCGCACCACCATATAGATCGACCGTGTTTATTTGCTTGGATACAGCGTTCCATTTCTGGCCAAATCAAATCCAGTGCATGTTGGAAACCGTTATGAACTTTTCCGCCGTTCTCGGAGTCTGTAAATAGAAAATCCATATCAGTTTTGATGTCTTTGAACTCATTCAATTCGGTGCCACGAAATGCTATTACAATTATATGGGTACCGATGGCAATGAATGCCTGGGTACCTTCACAATCATAAAAATGAACATCCACAAACCCAGCATTAATAAGTTGGGCAGCAACACGCTCATTGTCTCGCAAATATACCAACCGGGAGCATTCTACCAGCCATGTTGCGTTGATAGGACTATAAAGCAATGTGTCATAATCAAATGGATGGGTTTGATGATAATCGAACCAGCCATATTTACCCGGAGGATCAATAATATCTAACTTGGAATAGGAAATCACCCCCATAGCACACACCTCGCAATTCTCTTGCGAATATTTATGCAGCTTTGGGTAGTTCAGATGTGACGATACAGTGAACTTTGGGATGACCAATTTCTTCGTCATTACGTCCACGGAGAATTCTTCTTGATAGAACTTGTTCTAAAATAGTTGCTAGATGTAGAGCGGTATTTCCTGAAATCCTTTCTGCATCGATGACGAAACCAGTAGGATTTGAGTACAACACCAAATCTGCGGCATTATTTTCATCAAGAGTGCGTTTGATAACCCGAGAAAGTTCAGAAATCACATTAAAACGATACGAACCACACTCCGGTATGTCGGTATGTATTGTGATAACAATTGCATTTACCGCGTCACGTGAGACTATCGACCGAAGTAATTTTAGTTCAGCAGAAATCAATGCTATCTCTGTTTGGATAGCGGTAATTTGCTTCCGCATTGCCCTGGTTTCTTTAATTACGGAATACAGTAATTTGAATAGTTGGACGAGCATAATCGACCCCAGCACAGTATTCCTATGCAGGTATTTACATCTAACCATTGGCGGCAAAACATATAATTTTACGAAAATTGTGGGGAAAATTCCCCACAATTTTAGGAATAGAGATCGCTATTGAGGTACTGATCCAATGTATACGCCGTCACAACACTGATGGCGGCGGCGGCGGGTACTGCCACAAAGACCCCAACAAATCCGAACAGTGTAGCGCCTGCCAACACCGCGAAGATCACCATAACCGGGTGAATCCCAATGCTTTCCCCAATCAGTTTTGGGACGAGTACACCACTTTCAACGACATGAACCACCGCAAACACCGCACCAACAATGGCAAGATGGTACACGTCGTGGAATTGAAGGAACGCGAGGATTAATGCAACCGATACGCCCCCAATCATGGCGACATACGGAATGAATGCGAAAATACCGGTCAGCATCCCGACAATCAGCCCGAAATCAAGACCGACTAACCACAACCCAACACCATAACCGACCGCAAGGCACGCACAAACCATACCCTGACCACGGAAGTATGCAGATAGCTTTCCATCAATTTTGGTGGTGATGTGATCAAATGCGGGTTTCACCGACCGAGGGAGATGGAGATGAACCCATTCGATCAGTTTTGGCCAATCCTTGACCATGTAATAGGCGACGATTGGGGTTAACGCCAAAAGGGCGAAGAGATGAATTGCCCCAAGGCTTCCTGTGATCATATGGGATGCAATCGCCCCGGCTTTCTCAAATGCCGCGCTTCCATGTGCCGCTAACGTTTCCTTGAGTTGGGCGATTTGATCATCACTCATATATTGTTTTAAGTACGGCATGAGTTCGCTCGTGCGTGTATTGAGCGCCATTTTCATGTCAGGGATGCGCTGAATAAGGTTGGTGATTTGATGCCAGATCAGCGGACCCACACCAAGTCCAATCATTCCAATAAGCAGGAAGAAAGAACCGACTACGCCACCGGCAGCAACAGATCGCGATACCCCGCGTCGATCCAGTTTTTCAACGAGGGGATCAACCAGATACGCAATCACAGCGCCAATCACAAACGGTGCCAGGATAGAAGAAAGGTAGTGGATCAAGACACCAGCGGTGACAATCACCGCCAGCCAAACAATAGTTTTTTTCGACATCATGGCACCGTCACTTCGAAGTTGATTGTGATGGTAAACGGGAGCGACTGCTTTTCACCGAATACCTCGATGATCTGCATACCCATCGGTATGTTTTTAACGATAAATGCTTCCATTTCTTCGTAGGTCATAAATCCTTCCACAAAATGTCGTGGTGCGCGTTTCGCAACGGATTTCATACCAACCGCAATCCATGGAAATTCATTAAAGATCGCCATTTTTTCCCCAAGAGTGAATGCAAGCTGGGGATCGATGAACGGGTATTTGTTTTCCATGTCATTAAGACGTTGCTGAATTTGTACCAGATCATAGCAATGGGCATGCATCATGCCGTTTTCGGACATATGTACATACCCACCGTTAATTGGCTGATTGCAATGAACACACGACACCGGCACACCTCCATTTGTTATGCGAAGTGTACTAATCGGAAATGCGTTCGTCCAGTTAAACCGCGTGGTCGAGTTCTGGTTTCACCAGAAATTCAATACGAATACCACCGGACCCGGCAACGATCTTGTAATCGTTTGCCAACCCAGACTGATGTAGATGCATTAGCTTGGTTAGGGCGACATCATCATCTAGATTTATGACGCCTTCACGGGTTGCGTCGTCGTAATAGATGGAATTGCGGTCGTAAGAATCGAAGGGTAATCCAATTCGCCGGGCTGCTGCGATGATCAGTTTGGTGATCTTTTGCTCACGCTCTATGCGTCGATCCTGTTCTTCCGCTTCTGGATCAGGAGCGTCAATATCATCAGGGCTAAACACATCTTGTTCGTTTAACCCGGCGAGGTGGCGAAGTCTGCGTATGTCTTCCATGTATCTATTTAGTTATAAGCTTGGAAAAATTGTGTCATAAAAGGAAAGTGAAGTATAATGTTTTTGGAGACAAACCATGCATACTTCTTATTTTGCCAATTTGAAAAATGTCAAAAATCCTTTATCAATTAGTGGTAAAGCACCGGAATGGTACACGGGACCGCAGTTTAAGATTTTGTCTCCCAAATATAGGTTCTTTCGAGACTATAAAGATGGCAACATAGATCAGCTTGGTTATACTGAGCAGTTCCTTGATCAAGTGCTGAAACCACTTGACCCACAAAGTACCTATGATTATCTGATCACCACTTATGGTGAAGACGTGACCCTTCTGTGCTACGAAAAACCGGGTGATTTCTGCCACCGGCATATCGTTGCATTGTGGTTTGAAATGAACCTGGGCGTGAAGGTATCTGAAATTCCGCGTCCTTAATCGTGCAAGGATGGAACAAACTCTTCGATTTTTTCACGGAGGGATGACGTATCAAATGGCTTGATAACATAGCCAGATACACCAGCTTGCATAGCTGCCTCGACCGCATCCGTATGCGTTTCTGCCGTAATGATGATATATGGAATTTTGCGCAGATCGCGGTTCCCCCGAACCCGTGATAGCAATTCCAAACCATTCATCGGAAGCATATGAAAATCAGAAATAATCAAACCAAATGGACCTTCTTTTTGAAGAATGTCCATTGCGGAATATCCATCCGCAGCTTCATAGATGTGCTGGAAACCAATTTCGTTTAACGTCATTTCAATGATGCGCCGCATGGTATTATAGTCGTCAACGACGAGAATTTTCATATCTTGCGACTGCATGATGGCTCTCCTAGGCACAGGGATATTTAGAGCCATATTTGGATGAGTTAACACCTACGTAGACTTCATAGGTTAGATCGAAAACTTGTAAGAAGTACAATAGGTTAAGCTAAGAATGTTTACCATATATCCAGTAACACCAGCTTTCTTTGCTAATAGTACATTTCCGAGGCTGGCGTCCGAGTTGATCATGATAAAAGGTATGTTCTGATAATGCCCAGCATCACCAGCACGAATGGCTTGAAGCAATAGAAAACCACTCATTGGTTCCATGGAACATAGTAGTGTCTTTTCTCCGGTGTATTTACCGGAGAAAAGACACCTAATAACCCTAGGGTTATTTTTACATGATGCCGTTTGCTCGCAGTACCGGACGTAGAATATTCATTGACCGGGTATACCGGTCAGCAATCCCTTGCTTGTCCGGGGGCAACTGCGCTATGCGCTCGGGATCACGGTTGTCCTCGTTATCGCAGTATTTCACCTCGATTACGTCGAGGTTGCCTTCATCCACCATCTTGCGGATTTTCTGAATATAGGTCAGCCCGTCATTAGGGTCACGGGTCATACCAATCACACCGATGATGACGCTCTCGGTGAAGCCCCAGGCACGCAGATCGTCCGGGGTGATCGGATCGGGGCGCCCAAGCGCCAGATCGACCATTTCCACTGTGTCTTCGATCACGTCATGCATGAGGGCAATTTTCTTCTTGCGATCAGTCGGCTTCTTCAGCCGATTCATCACACTGACCGGGTGGTGCCAGTAGGCGAAACCACCCTTATCAACCTGTCCTTCATGAACGATCTTGATGATCTCGGTGGTCTGGGCGACCGAAGGTTCCTGACCATTGATATCCGCGATCAACGCGGCGATACGCTGTTTCTTGCTCGGCATTCCTGTTTCTCTCTTCTTTTTCAGGATGGAGAGTAACAAGAATGCCATTACAAGTCAAGATCGCGTTATTTCTTCGTCTTGCGGTCGAAGATCGAACAGAAACTCTCTTTCTTTTCACCATAATAGGTCTGTGCCAACCCCTCACTGATCAAGGTTTCAGCAAGGTCGTTCCCGTTGACCAGAACTTTCGCATCAAATCTCCCACCGAATTTATCCCAGTGATATGGGATGATTACGATGTCGTTCGTAGGATTGGTGATGAGGTTCGTCACCCGTTCCATGGATTTTTTGGAAAGTTCTTTCTCGGCGTCACATTCCGCGCGATTACCTTTTTCGGCAGTATTCGCTCCCAGTACACGCACCAGCCATTTGCGCAAAACGACCGGGTAATTGTCATCGGTCAACTGGAAGTCAACGCGAATAGTGTCGCTATCGACAACTTCAAGAATTTTCCATTGATGCTTTCCCACCACTGGCTGAATGCTGGCAGTGAAATGCTGAAGTTCGGCATCTTTGTTTTTAGGTTGCTTCGCAGTAACCGGCGAAGCAACCATCATTGCCAAAAAGACCGTGGCGAGAATACGGCAGACCATAGATTAACCTCTTGCGCGTTTAGGCGAAAATACCCGCTTCTTGGAGCATTTTCCAGCCCAAATCCAATTCCGATTTCGACCCGGCAACGAACACCACATTCTCGCTGCGGGCGCTGAATTCGAAGGGGTCGCCGTTCGCGGGAACCGCGAGGTTCCGGCGTTCGCTATTGGGAACGGGCACCGTGGCGACGACTTCGGCGGTCGTCCCATCATTGAAAATGACCCAGCTACCCGGCGCCAGCGTGCCGATGTCGGCGGCGAACACCCGCGTGGCTTCGGGAAGCGTGGGTGAATAGTAGCCGCCGTACTTCCACGACATGCGCTTGCGGTACCACGATGCGTGACGACCATCCCAGGTATCGGCGCCAATGATGATGGCATTGCAACCACGGCGATGAACCCGATCCGGATGTTCACCGGGCTTGGCGCCCAGGTAGTCGTATTGATGGGTCTGGCGCATCGAGAACGCGACTAGAACGCGCAATTCATCCATGCTGTATTGGCTTGCGGGTGACTGGACGAAGACCACGCTTTTGTAGTCGAAACGCCCTTCCGACTGGTTCGGGCGATCATCGCCCCAAATCATCGCCCCAGCGAACGAGCAGATACCGAAACCGGTGCCGCTGTCTTCGCTCAACCATTCGAGGGCGAGGATCAATTGATCCCGTGTCATCGTCATGGGATTGAGCCGGGTGATGGTGGTCGTGGGGGTTTCCACGAAGCCCGACTCGCGGGTCTTCCGGTCGCATCGCTGCGTCTCGTACTTGAACCCATCGCCGTTCCAGTACCCGGCGGTGAGGATTTGCAGCATCACCCCATCATGCTCGATGAAGTCGCCGCAATGCAAGGTCGGTACCAGTTTGCCCTTGTGGGCGTTCCAGGCAGCCATGACCTTCGCCGCCTCGACCAGGGCAGCGGTATTGTCCGGGGCGATTTCGTGCCCCTGGAACCGGACGACGTATTTGGGACCATTGGTCCGGTACGACTCTTCCAGTTTGTACCCATAGGGGTACAACGCCGCCATTTCCTTGGTGGACGCCGGGCGATCATCCCGCACAACGTGATCGTCATCATCCCACACCCGGACATTACCATAGGAATCCATGAAGGCACGAAACATGTCGTCACCTCTTACCAAAGGGAAAAACAACGACATTATCCCCGCCGACCTTAACTCTGTCAGGCATTGGGTTCGGGTGAGGGATTTGCAGCGTTGTCACTTCATTCAACCAATGGCTAATTGCCGAATGCGGATGCGTGGACATGAATTGCCGGAATGTTGAACGTACCGCAACATCAAAATCCTCAAACGACCCATCCGACTTGTTGACTTTCATGATTCGAAAATCGTCAAGGAAGCGTTCCTTGCTTTCAGCCATTGCCATCGGATCACCCGCGCAACGCTTGATGCATGCATCCCCGAAAATCATTAGCCCGAACATAGCGTCGGTAATCATCGGCACCTCCATTTTCACCAACTATACCACCCACGGCTGTATAGTCAATACCGATAAATACAGAAAACGTTTTTCAAGGTGGTATTGATGGCATTACGTGATAAGCAGCAAATTGAAGTCGAAGGCTGTATCGCTTCTATTCGCGAAACTGCGACCGCACTCACTCAGTTTGAGAGCGATAATAAAGATACAGCCCTTTTGGCCGAGCAACTTGGTGACACCCTGAATAAACTGGCTGCGGTGGTAAATATACTCTACCGGGAAGTTCTAACGGTGGGGAATACTATTTACGATGTCTAAAAAACTCAGCGAAGAAATCCGTGAATATGTAGAAACATTAGGAATGATCACGGAGGGTGAATATATCCCCAATCGTCCACGCACCCTTCAAGTCAACATGGATCACTGGGATGCGTTCCCACGCATGATGATCCGATGGCACAATCCATTTGGACCGACCCCGGCTGTTTTCGATAAGGGAATTTTGAATTTTTATGACGAACAGTCGTATGAAGACGCCAAGAAAAAACTTCAAACCCTTGGCATTTCCTTTGATGAACTTGATGACGGAATGACGACACATAAAGACAAAGAACTTCGGCATGATACGGCTGGACAATTGTCACCGTATCCGAGCAATCGTGACATCTTCGATCATGAGTTCTGAAAGTGCTCACGAATGCGCGTCAGGAAATTAATCGCCTGCTCATACCCATAGGCGTGGATGCCGGTATGACCTTTAGTGTTGTTGTCATCAAACAGCGCCAGGAAATCGCGATTGGTTGCTGACCAATCGATGTCGATAACGCGCTTGCGACAGCCGATTTTGAACCGCCCAAAGTCAGGGATATTTATCAAAATCGCCAAGGTTGGTGGGGACGACGGGACTTGAACCCGTAAGCCGAAGCGGAGGTTTTTAAGACCTCTGTGTTTGCCCTTTCACCACGTCCCCGTTACCCTATTCTTCACGCGCTCTGATCGGCGTGATAGTTACTTTTACCGCAATAACCTCGATCCCGTCAAAATTTTCCTTCATCGGGATGGCATCTTCTACTGCATCTTCTCGCAAATCATACACCAGAGATTCGCTGATACGATGATCCCACCCCGTCATTCCGTTTGCCGAGTAATATCGAAATTTTCGTTTATCGAGTTTCTGACGGATAACGTACTTGTTTGACATGTCCACACCTCATTATGTGTGGATATTTATGTCAAACTATTACTCAGGGTTCCTGATGTAGCCAGATACGCACCCGATCAACGGTTTGCTCTACAAAGCGCGGATCAGTTTCGATTTTTTGTCGAAGATACGTCTGAAACACCCGGACAGACGGTTTATCTTCACTGTGATCGGGGATGTGAAGTTTCGGGATCACTGAGGGCGGTTCCGGGGTGGGATTTGATGTTTCGGGGGCTACCTTGATGGCATGTTGTACCGCCCGTTGGATCAACCACTCTTTGATTCGCTTCATCGTTACCCCAAGAATGCTCGGATTTTAGGAGAGTATTATGGGAACCTATGCGGTTGTCAAAAAGTTTCGCACGTCCCGAGGCAGTTGGTAGACGTGTTTTGCTAAATACGCATGTCCCTCTTCCAATCAGGTGGAACATGCGCAAATCAAAGTACACAAAAGAACTTCTTGAACAACACGTTGCAACGGCAATTTCATACTCGACATTGATCCAGTCATTTGGGTTAAAACCAACCGGCGGGACGTATGTTTACTTTCAAAAACTGGTACGCCAGCACGAAATCAACGTCGATCATTTTAAAGGTATGGGATGGGCGAAGGATTTAACCAAAGATAATAATACGACGATCAAAAGAATAGCTGAGCGCAATTCTTATACTGACGAGCAGGTACTTTGTGATAAATCCCCGGCGTCGATCCGCCCAACCCGTCTCCGTGATCTGATGATCAAGAACGGCATCCCCTATGTTTGCTCAGAGAGCGACTGTGATGTTGGGGCGGAATGGAAAGGGAAACCGATCACCCTTCATATCGACCACGTGAACGGCATAAGCAATGATAACCGCCTAGAGAATTTGCGGTTCCTTTGCCCAAATTGCCACCAACAAACACCAACATGGGGTCGGCACAAAGAAAAAGAGCCGGGGTGAGGTACCCCGACTCCACATACCCATTAAGGGAAACTTGGTGCGGATGACTGGACTCGAACCAGCACGGGTGTTACCCCACATCCACCTCAAAGATGCGCGGATACCAATTTCGCCACATCCGCATACACACCTATTTATATTTTTCGTGCTTGGTAGTCAACATATTTCTTCAAGATTTTATCAAGCAATGAAACCATGTCGCCAATCCGTACTGATGGGTTGGGCAGCACGTACATGTATCTCAGCCATCACTTCGTCAAATGAATGATGTCGCTCGGGGAACATATCACCTGCATGACAGCGACGAGCAGCTTCTTGGTCGTATGCGGTACGTCGATCATCCGCCACCCACACCATGGCATAACTCTCAGTGTCGCCCGGACCCACATAGACCTGTAAGTTGACAATTTCACCGGTTTCCGGATGAAATACGACATCAACCCGCTGGCTGAAATTGGTAATCAGACAGTCCTTGAGGCAATCCCAGCCGTGGAATTGCGTTCCTTCGGTAAGTCGATACCCGAGTATATGCATCAGATCATTGATGTGCATCATTCGTCCCCGAGGGTAATCATCGCGACGGTTTCGATACGTGAGGTTTTTCCACTTTGATAGGTTTCTGACGCGGAAAGACCAACAACGTTTTTACATCCATCGTTATTTTTTACAAGAAAGTAAACACGATCTTCGGTTCCATCTTTGTATTTTACTTGCTTGACCATTAGAGGGCAGCCATTGATGGTAGCAACCGCCACCGCATTTCCAGTGACAAATGCCTGTTGGTTGGCATCGTCAGAGAATTTCTCACATCCAGACAGCGCCAATACGACACCGCCAACCATCAAAATTTTACGCATGGGACAACCCTCCGTTTAGGGTTGGATATACCAGTCCAACCCTATACCGCGCAACCAACTATTTCATGAATCGCCGCAAGGTAATCCACTTGTTCAGGTTCTTTGATCGTTGCTACGACCTGAACAAGGCGATAATCACTAACTCGCAGATCAGTGTCCAGCATTCCGGTACCACATGCTGCAAGGCGGAATGGCGCATTCTCTGTAACCATCCCTTGAAGAATTTGACCAGCAGGGGTGTCCAACAGCTTGATCTCTGCCATCAGCGCGTTTCCGTCGAAGAATAGGTTCTCTACGGTATGCGATACCTTGTCCATGCTGATGACTAGCGTTCCTTCTGGGAAACCAAGTTGACCCGTTCGAAATGTCTGGGACATATACTCGGTTATTGCCGCTTGCATCATATCGCGTGGGTAAATGCGCCCGGTAATGGTCGGGGCATCGCAATCAAGAACTTTTTGGGTAATAATTTTCATGTTTCCTCACACGGGCGCATTGCCCTCATAAAAACGTTCACGATGACATGCGACCCCTGGTGAAAAGAGATGGTATCTTTTGCCGTTTTTTCCAACTTCGACTCCATAGTCGTAAAACGTCCAGTCCCATCCATCTCGCGTGTCGAACGTATAATATGCCTTATTGAGTTGGCATGTCAGGATAGCATATGAATATTTTACTTCAGGTGCCACTTGCTTTTGAGGTTCACATCCAGCGAGTAACCACATGACACCACTAAGCCACAGAAGTCTCTTCACTTTTCGCCTCCCAATACGTTCCATAACCATGCTGGCGCATATGATCAGCAAGTTTTTTCATGGATATCTTTGTTGTCCAGTTGACCGGGATCGAGAAACGGTCATCTGACCATTTTTTGCGAACCCAAATTATAGCATCAGTTTCATTCAGGAAATCCACCCCGGCATACATGTACGAGTATTCCTCATACTTCCAAAAAGTCTTGATCACTTTTTGTTGGAATTTGAACTGATCGCCTTCCAGTAGCTCGTAATCGTTTAGTCCGGTGATCGGCACGAACGACTCATTTCCCACATGGCAGAGGCGGTCAGACCCGATTTCTCGAACCATCATTTCGCCATTGCCTCGGTTCTCTTCACAGAAACCCACAACCCATTCATTCAAGGGCATGCTTTGACACAGCACCAAATCGCCTTTTTGAGGCGTGCGATAAGTGGCAAAATGGGTACGCCGACTGAAGTCAGACGCGAACAGGGTTTCGGTACTTTCCCCGCTCCGTGTCGCTCGCAAGGTCAAGTACAATTGCGTCCCGTACAACCCGCGAATCACGCTAAGCAGGATGCGTTCACGATCAGTCAATATCGGTGAAACCAACCGCATTAGTGACAACTCTCAGCGCAATTACCCGTACACGGTTCTGGTACTTCGACATTCATCACCACGTTGTGAAGTTCATCCACAGCGTCGTCATGCTGTTCCATGGCGCGAATAAATGCCCCTTGCCAAGCATCACAGTCGCTTGGCGGATTCTGGTCCAGCCATTCGTGCAGAGCTTTGATATGGGCGGCAAATTTCTCTGCCGCTTCAACCATGACCGTCATAGACCAGCCCCCACGATGTCCCGGATCGCCTGAAGGTGATCAACCGGCTTGGGTTTGTTCTCTCGCTCGAAGGCTTCCATGAACAAAGTGGGATAGGTCTTGGAGTAATGCTTCTGACCCGAGTACAACATCGGAAGAAGCGACTTCCCAGTGCCGCCCTGTTGCGACAGGATAAAGGGAGTGTTCAGCTTCATTGCCTGCTCGCGAAGCTTGTCAACCCACTCAGCCATCGCGGCATACATCGACTTGGTTTCAGCGCGAGCAGTCTCACTCATACTGAGGCAAGCATCCGGGTCGTAATAGAAAATCTTGTTCGGCATCAGCGCACCCAATTGGGTCTTCGGCTCACGACTCTTTGCCACGAAAATGTTCATTTCGCCGCGCCGAATACCGCCAGCAAGTTTGTCGATACGGTCAAACCCGGAGACGACCCACGGGGTGTCCTTAACCGAATCATTACCTTCAGTAACGTAAATCTCTTCCATCGGGCGAACCCTCCCTAAAACGTCAACCACATTCCCCATTCCATGTCGGCGGGGTCAATTTTATTCAGCAAACGTTGAACTGCCGGGATGAACTTGTCCTTCGCTTCCTGCGGCATGTCATGAATTTTGCAGAAATTCTTCCCGTACTGGCTGATCTCGAACCGGTGCCCAACGATCAGTGCAATGGTTTGACACTGCATGGGATCACCATGCCAAGCTTTCGGGTTGTGAAGGACGGTCGTTTCGACCCCCATTGCATGTTGGTTCTCGTCTGGGATTAATTCGTATTCAAGATCATGCAGGCTGCGGTTATCTTCGATTTCGCGCCACATAGGGGCGCCACACTCGCCGCAGAATTTAGACGGGCTTTCCGGGTGAGTGCATCCACGTTCTTGTCCGTGGTTAAGGTAGGCGTCGTAGATCACGTCAGCAGGTATCTTGTACCCGACGAAGACGGACGCATGGCATGTGTGTCCCATCATAACCCCCCAACGATGTCACGAATAGCTTGAAGATAATCAGGTTTGTTCCGCGCCTGGATGAACTCTTGAATATCGCCTTCGGTTGGATTGATGAAAAGCTGTGTGTTTGGATACCGAGTTCCAATCCGACGCATCAACGCACCGAGCTTTCTCGGTAGCCATGTGTGTTTGGTTTCTACCTACCGTACTTGTCCCGCCGCGCGGTCGAGAGAAGCAGTGCCTATACAGGGTCGGTCAAGAGGTACACAAACCTCTTAATTACTTTTGAACGACGGTGAAATACGAACCATCCACCCGGTTGCCAAAAGCGTTCAGATGGACTTCAGTATTTCCGTCCTTGAGGATCAACGTCTCAGATTCACCGTTATCCTCGCTGGTAATCACCACATCATCCTTCAGAAAAGGACGGAGGCTGTTGGCCACATCTTCAAGACGTTCGGCAATGGACATCATGATCCTCGTTGTATTTGTGGTGCGGGTGAGAGGATTCGAACCTCCATGGATTGCTCCGCTGCGACCTAAACGCAGTGTGTCTAGCCAATTTCACCACACCCGCATCTTTACCACGTTTACCAACAAGGGGTTGGTGCGAGAGACGAGACTCGAACTCGTAAGCCTTGCGGCAGCAGTGTTTGAGACTGCCGTGTATGCCGTTCCACCACTCTCGCTCCGTGGTGAATATTTATGTATCAGAGCTTTCCAGTAGCAGCAACAATTTTTTGGCCCGCTTGTAATTTCCCCCTTTCGGGTCTAGTCCAACCTCAATCAACGCTTGGCGAATGCTATCTGTGCGAGCAAGAGCGGTAATTAAGTCTTGGTCAGGTACCTTAATTCGACCAGTGTTTCTACGTCCCTTAAATGTCGGTGTTTGGCTATGGCAGTTGGGACACAAAAATCGTAAATTTTCCAAACGATTATCACGTCGATTGCCGTTTATATGGTCGAGTTCGAGAATCAGGGGTTTGTTATTCCATGACCCGTCCAAACCACATTCAGTACATTTGTATGGTAATAGACGTTCAGTCAAAATCAACTTTTTCAATCGTTCTGTTGTAATCTCAGACCCTTCTATAAAAATATTAGACGGCTCTACTTTGCGTTTTACTCTTCCGTCTGATAAAACGGTTTTGTGTTTATTCCAAGGTGTTTGACCTTTGAAATGATCATAAGCCATTTTTCCGTCTTCATGCGCCTTGCGTAATCCTGCTGCATTTTTTTCTTTAACAGCAGGGCACGCATTATAGCTAGTTGTACAGCATTGGCGCCCGTTTCTAAGAACATTTGTTGCTTCATTTCCACAACCATATTCACATAACATTTGATACCTCCATATAAAACACAGAGGTATTTAGCAAATTGGTATACGCATCATGTCTACACTGCAAAATTAAAGCTTTTGGCCGGTCGCAACATCTTTTTGTACGACTTGACAATACTACTCAGGGCTGTTATCTTGGCGGAAATTTCCAAGGAACTTCACCATGGTAAAGCCCGCGAAGCACAATTTCTCTGTCGTTTCGATGCTGGCGCTTCACTGTAAGTTTAGCGCCCAGTCTCCCGATCTGATGGTGATGGTTCACCAGTCCACGGGCGGCGACTGCTGCACGACCGGTTGCGTGTTCTTCGACCGGGGTAAGTGCCCGTCCTACCAGAAGCTCAAGACCGCCGAGACTGGCAGCAAGGCTGCCCTGGAAAGCGTGCTGCACCACACGGGCATGTTGACCCTGGTGATGGGGATGAGTGCCAACTACGGCATTCAGCCGCCCTACATCGTCGCCGGGCTGTCCAACCTGCTCGCGGCGAACCCGCTGGTTCCCACGGCGGAAGAACTGTGGGTGGGCGCCAAGACCAAGTTCCCCAGCGAGGACGGCGGCATCGACACCGATGCGCTGGCGGCGAAGATCAAGGAAATCTACAAGCTGCGGGGTTAACGCCATGCCGAAGATGAACGCCAATGACGCGATGCTTCGGATGGGCATCGCGTTGACCGAGAAGCGCGTAGAGTCGGAAGTTCTCTGCGCGGTTCCGTTCGAACACAAGGTCAATGTGGTCGTGCGCAACGGTAAGCAGGGATCGAATCGCTACACCGTGGTAACCTTCTATGATGGTACCCCGGCAAGCGCCAGCGGCACCCTGACCGGCTGGGTGGACATCGCCTTTTATTTGGAAGGCGAAGGTTGTAAGAACGTCAATGAAGTCGTCTGGAAACGCGAACCGAATGAACGGGCGTTTCGGCGCATGGCGAGCGTTCTGACCACGATTCAAGCGTTTGAAGAAATGCAGGGGCGTTAATCATGGGAATGTGTTTTCCGTTTTCGGTATCGGCACACGAGATTGCGCCGTATGACCACAAGTACGGCGGTGGACGACATTTTTCTGCTATTCACTTGGTGTGGAATCGGTGGGTTGACCATGGTAATTCCCGCACACCCACGAAGCTGGGATCGTGGAAGGGGACATGTATCACCGTCAATGACGACATCGCAATCATTCAACTAATTGATCCCCCGGCTGGTTGGTCCCGTACTGTGAAAGTTCCCATCACCATGATCAAACGGTGGTGTGACGAATCAAGGCATGTGCGTGACTGGTTCGAGGCTGAATGGCAACCGTCCGCGTGGCGTCGTCTATGTGGCTGGATCGCCAACAAGATCAAGAAAGGTTGATCAGATGCCGTTGCTGAATTGGGCGCCGCTCAAAGACTATGTACCGGAAGGGCATTATGGTTGTTGGATCAACCAAGATGGGTTGGTACACCGGGTTGGCTTCCAGGCGCATTGGCAAGTTGCTGCTATGTGTTTCGGTTCGGATTACGGTAATGCCAACAGCGCCGCGTTGCATGCCGGGTGGATTGGTATTAAGCACCATCCGTTTGAGGTCAGCGCGGATTTCTACGCACCCACGAAGAAGGCGCAGCGGGTGGCAGTGAAGTTGCTGCGTGATTTCTGTAAGGCGCACAACCCGCAGATTTTCACTACCTTGACTGCGCGGCATGAAACCCTACAGGAAATGCTCGCGTATATCAACGATCCCTGGCAGGAGCCGATGAAGGATGGGGAAATCCGCCATACCTACCTGGGTTCGGCGTTCGAGGACTTGTCCGGTACTGCGCGTACTGACGTAGAACCATGCATGCCGCATGCCTGGATTATCGACAATAATTGTGAAGATCAGCCGATTCCCATGGAAGAATACGCTTCTTTCAACCGGGAAGTGTTGCATGTTGTTATTCCGAAGACACGTCGGGATGCGGACCCCATAGATATTCAGTCTGACACTCTTGATTCGATTCTGGATTTTGGAATGCGGCACTACTTGAAGGTGCCGCTGATTTTGTTCGGTATGGATCAGACATACCGGTGGGCAATGGATCAAGTCTTCCCGGTATTGACCGGTAAGAAAGTAGATTTCAAGTATTGCCATACAGGTTTACGAGATGCGTTGATAAATCGTGCGCAGGAACGAAAAATGATGTTGACAATGGAGTAGATGGCTCTATTATAGCCATGTGACAGAAAAAGGGGTAAAAGGGTCGTTGTGACCACCCGGCTCTCTGTGAAAACGGAGTGTCACGAAATGGAAAATGAGACCGCCCAGAGTGGCGTTACTAAGATTGTCGAGCCTGCTCTTGTTGCACTCGACACCACCAATCTCCCTCAAGAACTGATCAAACCACTGGCACAGCTTCAGAGCCTCTATGCTCTACGCTCCATGTCGGCTGATGATTGGGTTGAAACTCACGGCTCCGGAACCTTGCGTAAGAACAAGCGCATTGGTTTTGCGTGGAAAGCCCAGTACCGCGAAGAACGTGCCGCCTATGAGTTTGGCTGGACGTTTGAAGTTGTCCCTGCCAGTCGGGTGATGTGGGGTATCCCCTTCACTGAAGGTGATTGTCACGCGGTTACTGAAGCTGGATGGCACATCGAACGCTTCTTCGAGAAGAAAGTGTTTGCCGAAGACTTCTACGAAGCCAAGTACATCAAAGTCGAATACCCTGATGGGGCGACCAAAGAAGGTATTGGCATCGTCGTGCGCCAGACCTCGGCCAAATGGGTCGGGGAAGGTCAGCTTGTCTTCGCCATTGTTGCCGAGTTCGTGCCGGGCAAAGGCTGGAAAGAAGCCGAGAACCCGTTCTAGGGAGTCGTGTCATGGAATTTGTCTTTGAAAAAGGCTTGTTCCCCGACAACTGGTGCTACGTCCGGAACATTTTCATCATCGGCAAGACCAAAAGCGCCAAGAGCGCCTTGGCTGACTGGATTGAGACGAAATATCCGGAATTCTGCCGGGTTCAGGCTTCGGAATGGATCAAGGCAGAATGCCCGTGGGAAAGCTACCAGTTGTTAGAGGACAGCTATCCTGAGTATGTGAAGTTCCTCAGTCATCTGAGCGCAAAACGTCTCAAGGAGAACCCAGACGCTTGCATCGACTACATCAAGCGGAAGTATCGGATTGAAAACGGTATGTACGCAATTGAGGGCATTCGGAACCCTCGCGACTTCATGTCGTTGTTTGACCCTGAACGGGACATGGTGCTTTTCTTGAGCAACCCCGGTCATGAGTTCGACGGCAATTTCGATGACGGTATCGAGGTGATCAAGGGTTATGTGGAATGGCTGGCGAAACACATGCTGTTCGCCAATTTTGAGGGGGTGTTGGTAAAATGATTCGCTATGATTTGCCGAAGCCGATCAAAGCTGTGATCGCGGAAATGTATCTCTACGACATGGACGAAACCAAGACTGCCTGGGTGCCCTGTAAGGTGTTCGCCATCGACGCCTACCCAGGAGAAGCCCTGACTGTCACCGTCCTGCTCGATGATGGGTCGATGTTCAACTACATTCCGTTGGACGCGGTAATGACCAAGGCACCAGAGGAAGGCGCGTTCCTGCTCCCCTACACCGATCTGGTCTACAACAACTGCATTGGTGGCAAGGTGGCTGTCACCGTCCACGAGGTACTAAATCAGCCGGTGTGGGCTTATTTCAAGAACAAGAACCTCTGGATGGGTGCCGAGTTCGTCTGTTGCTTGGATTTCTATGAGGGCAACGACCTGATGAACTTCTTGATCTTGGAGAGCGGGCAGTTTGCGGCACTCCCCAACCACAAGATCAAGTTCGGAGCGAACGCACCCAAGGAATTGCCCCAGTACAAAAAACTGCGGAAGGTCTGGAAGGTCTAAAATGAAAGGGCGAGGATTACCCGCCCTTTCAAATAACCGGTTCACCGAGGATTTGCACAACTTCCAAAATCGCCGGGTCCACAAACGCCGTGAAATAATCATCCGCGCCATTCATGATGTGGACCGTATCATCAATGAACGTAACCGTGGGATTACCATCAATGATGGTTGGAATGATTCGAATGGCGACCCGTTCCGGTGCCATTACCGCCATGCCCTTTTCATTCTCTTTGGGGTCGGCGGCGATATACGCCAGCGACCCCACCTTCGGGGTGTGGTTGCGCGCGACCGGATCACGGGTCGTTATGCGAAGAATCGTTCCGGCGTCCCATTTCATGACAACCCCCCTTCTAATGCTGATATTCACCGTTCCAAACCGGAATGTCGCTAATTTTCATGCGCAGAACCGGGCGACTATCCAACAATTCTTTGGCAGCGATACGACGAGCCGAAAACTGATCCTTCTTGCCAATATGGTTCAGGTCGTAAAGCGTGCGGTAGCTACCGTTCGGAATGAAAAACGGATCGAAGCCAAAGGCATCGGACGGGGCATTGTCAGTCTTAACCAGCGTGCCCGTGATCACGCCCCTATAAACGTGAATGTGTTCACCGTCATTGTAGCCGAGCGAAACGACCCACTGGGCGTCTTTGGCAGTTTTGATCTGGTTTAGCTTCCAGCGAATGTCAACGACTTCTTCGCCGTCGATGACAAGGATGGTGTCTTCGACAACCATATCCTTGCCAGCGTCAAGAGCCTTGTAGAGAATGACCTGATCGGGAGTGCCTTGGACTTCCTTTAGGTCCAAGCCCTTCTTGATCTGAATGTCAAGACCGAGGCGCCGAAATTCGGCAAGCTTCTTGTCATTGGACGAAACCAGATACATGTCAGACATCCGCGTTGGTGAGCCACAAATATAAGTTTTTCCGGTACAACTGTCAACCCTGAGGTACTAAATATCAGTAAATCAAGGGACTGGTAATGCGCATCAAAGAAATCCTCGAAGATACATCCACATCACCATGGTACTTTGTCATTTCCAAGGATGGTATGGCCAAGGTATTCAATGAAGATGATCCCGAATACCTGAAGCATATCTGTGATCTGGGCTGGGAAGTTGAATGGGATAGCGCCCGTAGTCCCGAGCAAGGATACCGTTTTGCCCGTGAACATGGATTGAAACCTGTTGGTCAAAAAGAAAGCCCGCTTGACAATCCGAACTTCCGTAAATGGTTCGCAGGCAGTAAGGTTGTAGACAAGAACGGTAATCCGCTTGTCGCCTACCATGGCACGTCCCAGGATTTTGAGGCATTCAGTGTGAAACCCACCAAGAACGTTGGTCGTTATGGTTTCAACCGTATTGGGTTCTGGTTTGATACCGACCCCACTACCCCTAATTATTTCGCGGGCGATGATGGCGATAGTATTGAAGGGCGTCAGGGTGGTGGAAACGTTATGCCGTGTTACCTGTCGATCAAACACCCATTGGTTATTACCAGTGAGGCTTTAAGCGCACGAATGGAAGCACAGCTTCGTGATCTGTGGGCACAACATAAGGCGCTCTGGCAGAAATACAACACCGAACGTAAGGCGACCCCCACTTACGATGATAACCTTCATCGAAAATATAGTGCCCTGTCCAAGAAAATCATGGCTGAAATTGAAGATATCAAAGCTCGGCGCGGGTCGGATTCTTTCTATAAACTCATGAGCCTACTTCCCCATGGACCAAAGACCAAGGATGCCGATGTTGACCAATTTGTGGCTGACGCGAAAGCCGAGGGATATGACGGCATTCTGCTCAAGGATACCCTGGCAGATGACGGCTCCCGTGGTGGGAAGCTGACTGACTGGTGGTTGCCTTTCGACCCCCACCAGATCAAGTCAGTGTTCAATAAGGGCACGTGGAGTACGGAGACGCCCAAGCTCTCCGAAGGGGCTTAATCCAGTCCCAACCGGGCACGGACGTGCAGGTTCACCACATCCATATCAACCACCTTTCGAGTGGCGCGTGCCCGCTGAAAATGGCTCGCGAAAACCTCTTTGGCCGTTTTCTGCTTGATTGCCGTGCGGAGTGCCCAGCGCGTAGAGATTCGTTCCAGGCTGGCGGCGATGTGGGGGAGCAATCCAGCCTTCCAAAGAAGGATAGATTCGCGGGTAACGACGTAAGCTGTTGGGGAGTTTTTGCTAAGAATGAACAACATATAGTACCTCCTTGCTGTAGGCGTGAAAAGACATCCCGTAGTTCACTATTCAGGACCGTCTTTCGTATTTTCCTACAGTGAGTTGGTCTTACATGTTGGTTTACCTTGCAGTTCTGCTGGTATTTAGTCGGTAATTAGCATAGTCGCTGGAAAACCTTCAATTTTCCGCGAGATTGTCCCTTTGAAAAAGTAAGAAAGGTGGGGTATAGTCCGGGTATATCCAACTCCCGGAGGCTCGGACTATGGACGAAGAAGCGATTCCTGACCTGAAAATGGGTATCTACAAGGGGTACTCCCGCATCAATCTCGGTTCAAAAGTGGCGGACCACATCATGAAAGTCGGTCCATATGTCGCGATCAGTGGGCGATGGTCGGAAGGCTTCTATCTTACCCCAAGTGCCGCGAAGATCGACAACATGCCGTCGCAGCGGAAAGTGATGGATTCGCCCGGAACCAACGGCGGGCGTGCGTTCCCCCTGTTCGTGGATTTCAACTCCCGAACCCTTGGTGATCTTCCTTTCACCCGGCTCAGTGCCACACCAATTCAGGTGGAGTTTCAAAAGGATGGGCGCCTGTGGCTGCGTACCGATATCCTTAACCTGAAGTCATTGGACATCGAGCCGTCTGCCCCCGCAGAACCGGTGGCAAAACCTGCCGATACCGTCGTGCGAGTGCAGCGTACCCCTGCGACGAAAAAGCATGCGGTGAAACGCAAGCCTCTGCCGTCACTCCCGCCGGGCTGGATCGACATTACTGCCCTGGATGACGTTCCGAAGACCGCGAAAGGGTTGCAGGCGGCGGTCGCTGCGTTGGAAACGGCGCTCACCGACTACAACAATAACACCCTTACCCCTCTTGAGGTGGATGCCAAGGATGGGCGTATCGTGTTCAAGCCCGTGGGAGCGCAGGCAGCATGACCGTCGAACATGAGCGGATTTTTGGCAGTCCGCCAAATCCCCAGGGAACGCATGTTCACGGGCGTTGTTGCCCAACTACGGAGCCATGATGATGGTGGATTTCGGGGATTAGGGGGCGTAAGCCCCCTTTTCTATTTCTGGCGGGTTCTCTCCGAGATACATCAATACCCGCCATGCATGCGCCCTGGTAGGCATCAGAGATTGGCGTTGGAACCAGAGACGAATCGTTGTCTCGGATGGGACGGCGCCGAGCGCCTTGGCAAGCTGACCGCGTGTTATCGGAGAAGCCCCGATAATGGTCAGCAAGATAGCTTTCTCGTTTGGCAATAACCGCCGCTTGATTTTGGTCATGCCGCAATCATACACAATCCGCTTGACCATGTAAAGAGAAGGGGATAGGGTATTCCCCTGATTGGGGTCGAACACTGGCGGACTATTATGACCAGCGAAGAGAAGCGGAAAAGTTATTTTACCGCCGGGTACCGGGAAGGGTATCGCAATACCCAAGCCCTATACGGCAACATGCATCAGCGCAACAGCGAGTTCGATGACGCTGCCGATGAAGGCATTCTTGTCGGCAAGCAGGATGCGAACGCAGGGCGTCCCATGGACGAAGAAGCTGCATGGGCAGCGTACCGTCAACGCCTGGGTTCGGCGGCGGCATAAAGAAAAAGGGCGGTACCCGAAGGTACCGCCCTTTTGTTATACCGCCATGGCGACGGGATAATCCTGAACCCTCAGGTTCTCAGGCCATTCGGACATGTCGGCGCCCTTGTAGTGGGTCACCTTCACCCCGATGGGATTGCTGCCCATCTGCTTGACATGCAGGGCAACACCGTTGTTATCGCAGTAATCCGCAATATCCAACGCCCAATTCACGTCAAACTGCCTGACATCCTCGGGATCGCCTTCCTTACCGGCAGACTCCCCACCGACGATGACCCATTCGATTTTGGGGAATTTCCCTAAATCCAAGGGACCGAGCAGAGGTTCAGCCGAAATGAACCTAACCGGAGCGGGGATCGACGCCAGGACTGGCACCCTTTCTTCCGCTCTTTTCTGGTCCTCGACCGTGCTGCCCCACCAGATGTGAGCAGGTAACGCCACGCCTCTGGAAGCGCAATACCTCTCCAACACCGCCGCCATCTTCGCAGTTCTCTTGGTCAACACCTGATAGGTGTGCCAGTTCGCCTCGAACATGATGTCGATGATCTTGAAAATGTCCTCGTCACCCAGCGACTCGTGGAAGAGATCGCTCATCGAGTTCACGAAGACCATGGAGGGGGTTTTCTGCCTGAAGGGTTCCCTCAGGGCTTTGTCGTGAATCCTCACGACCCCATTCCACACCGGCTTACCGTTGACCAACTCAGTCAGCCCAGCATATTTACCGGAATTCCTGAAGGTCGCCAATTCATACGCCTGCTTCATGGCGTAGCAGTTTTTACAGCCAGGGGACAGAATGGAACAACCGACGAGACAATTCCACGTCCAGCCAGTCCACGAAATTCCAGTCTTCTTACCCATTGTTACCTCCTATTTTAGCGGGAGCGAACCAACACCTTTTTCATGGCCGTTCTCCACTATCACTATCAACCATTTGGCACTCTCCATAAACAACATATACGTTGAACTGTCAATACTATAAAGTTTTTCCCTTCTTCTCGGTTTAAGAAAGTTCATTGACGAAAGTTTCATGACCTTATAGGGTATGGCACTACCATTTGATGGAGCGGGGTTATGGCAACGGAGCCGACGATCAACAGCACGTTGGTGCAGAAGATTTTCCAGCGCATGTTCAGTGAGCATGAAGGTGAACGTCTGGTTGCGGTCAATGTATTGGTTCGCACGCTGTCGAAAGCCAATGTGTCACCTACCGAAATCGTCCTGTATACGCATGGAGATGCCGCCCAGAAGGAGCTTGATGAGGCTCTAGAGGACTGTGAACACTACATGGAACAGATTGGGGAACTGCGGGATGAAATCGAAAAACTAAAACAAAACCAAACTGTTCAAAATTCTGATTTGAGTTTCCGGTGGTCGGAATTTGAATCTCTTGCCAACCACGTCACTACATTGGAACACGGGTGGCAAACCAAAATTTCTGAATTCCTTCAAGGTAATTACGACCGTACCGCCCCGCTTTCCCAGTGGAAAGCAAGGGATGCCGTTCCCGCATGGGCGTTTGTTGCCCTTCAGGGCGAAGTAGTGCGACTCCAGTCTGAGCTTTTAACCACTTTTAAAACTGAAAATGCACGTCTCGCCAGCGTGAACGCCGCCCTGAACACTGAAAATGACGTACTACTGAACCGTTGGAATGAAGCCGTTGATGACTATAACCGGGTTATCGGTGTAAATCCCGAAACCGTTCCGGTGATCGATCTTGAAATCGACCATATGTTGTCATCCAAGGAAACTTTGCATTCCGCCGAAAATTGGAATGAATTTGTTTCGCTATGTGCCCAAATTGTTCCAATTGAACGTGGATGGCAAACACACATTCTCGAACTGCTGAATAAGACCCGCGAGAAACCTATATCAAAACCTGTCATTTCCAGTTGGAAGCACGGGCGCATCCATCGCATACCGGCGTGGGTGTTTGCAGCATTGAACGATCACATCAACGGTGACACGTTTGTACCGTATACACATGCCACGGAGAATGTGGTTGGTACATAAAACCGCTGCCAACAAAAAGGCGCCCCATTTGGGGCGCCTTTAGTTTTTGGTCGGGGTGACAGGATTTGAACCTGCGACATCGGCGCCCCAAACGCCGCGCTCTACCAGTCTGAGCTACACCCCGTTTATGAATATTGGTATACGCGAATTTTCTTAGTGAGGTCAAGATTATTTATCATTTCATCGGCTAATTTTGTTGAAGATAGCCTGTAGTGTGTAGCGTCCTGTTTCACAAATGGATATCCACATGCATACGAGGCGATTTCAAATGCTTTTTGAACCTCAGTATTTTTCTGCACAAAATGCACATATGTATACCAACCTCCGTTCTTGAAGGTTTTATAAACTCCCCCATCAGTTTCAATCAAACCTTTGAGGAACATTTTAAGGTATTCGTCGGCTGAATATATCCAATCAGGGACAACAAATCCGTTTGTATTTTTGTTCCCAACTGGAAGCGCAAGAGAATTTGGCAAATCTATCCCATAAACATAGATTTCAACACAATTCGCATTTTTGTGTTTTCTTTGTTTCGCCGTTTTTCCTGTAATTCTAGTTAATAGCGCCGTATATTCTTCAATAAGATATGGGTGTGATTGATCACATGATATGAGCAGTTTACAGGATCGTCCAGTTCGCGTCAGACATCCATCACCAGCAAAGACACCCATGAAATACGCCAAATCATTTGATCTTTCCATTAAAAGAATTTGTTCTCGTTGTTTCGCTTGACGTTTTATTGTTGGACTTATACTTGGCAAATGACGAATGTGCCATCGCACAGTGGAAGGTGCTATTCCCAAGTCTTCTGCTATTTTTCGGATACTAAATCCATGCTCACGTAATGTAATACATTTCTTACCGATTTCCATTGTAATACCTCTAGCACATTTTGGCAGAGGTATTTATGAAGTTGGAACGGACGACGGGCAACAAACCCGCTTTGGGTAATGAGGTCAAATAACTTTGTCGGTGAATTATTTATGAAAGCCTCGCCCTTTGACGTATCTTCACCATAAATACCCGGAATGAGATTCGCGAGGGGAATATGAACTACGACGATTTCACTAAAATGGGTACCGAGGTCGAAGCCGAAGTTGCCGCTGAATACCGTTTCGAGAATGGCACGCCGTTCAAGCCACAATTTGTGGACGATTGTTCGCCTGCCTTGCAAGGTTATTTGCGTAGTATGGATGACCCTGAAGTATTCCGATGCGAAACAGACCGTCTTGCCGCCGGGCTGGCGGATTGGATCGATGAGTTGGTTGAGGCGGGACTGATGAAAGCTGGTTCGGTCGCCTAGAGAAAAACCCCCGGAAGCAATCCTTCCGGGGGTTTTTGCTACTCAGGGCAGGGAGCAACCGATGTCCCTTTTTGCTCGAAGTTTCAGCGCCCGTAGGGGGGGTTCCGGTCACCGGGTTGCTAACTTCGGGCGCACCATAGGGGACCACGTAGGGGCTGTCAAGTCAGTCACATCCGCACGATGAAGACCCACTATCGCACGAATAGCTGCTGCCGCTGTCGTAGGATGACGACGAACCGCAAGAGGACGACGAGAACGAGCTATCCCAGGACGACGTGATCGCTGACACCGTAGAGGTGATCACGTCGTCATCGCTGGATGACCGCCGCCGAGTGTAATAATCATCACTGCTGTCGCTTGTACGCTGCGTAGTCGGGGCGGGCTTGGTCGGCGCCGAGGTGACCGGTTTCGACGGAGTATAAGGACGGTTCACTGTCGTCGCCGGGGCGACGGTTGGCGTAACCGAGACGGTCGGCGTTGGGTGGACAGATGTGATGAGCGCATCTTTGGTTTCTTGCCACGCCGCTTTCGTTGCGGCGCGTTTCCGCCGTTTGGTTATGACGTAGGCAAGCGTACCGAAACCGGCGGCACCGACCGCAGAGGACACAAAGATAATTTCAAGCATGAGAGAACACCTGATCATGACACTACCTCAACAATCAGGTGTTCTCTGGTATCCAGTCAATTTTCTGTTTGTCCGCAATAGGCTGCAATCAATTCGTCAACCAGAGCAGGCACGCCAGTAGTCGCAGTAGCATCGATCACTCGCGTGAAAACTTCATTCTCGGTCGGGATTGGATTTACCTCAATGATCTGGGCATTCCGTCTATTCATGCTTACCGCTTGCGCGAATAAACTGGCGGGCATGACTTGCCCGGATGTTCCAATACTGATGAAAATGTCAGTATGATCTAGAGCAGGTTCGATCAGTCCCAGATGATATGGCAGTTCCCCAAACCATACAACGTCGGGACGCATCGAACCGGTCGTGCGGCATGATGGGCAAACCATGTCTACCGAAGCATCGCCGTGATGAACGAGTTTTTCCTTGCAATTGGCGCATTTGAGTTTGAGCAGTTCTCCGTGCATATGGGCAATGCTTTTAGAACCTGCCCGCTCGTGGAGGTCGTCAATGTTCTGGGTGATAATCACAAAGCCATTATTGCTAGGCCAAGCTTGCTCAAGCTTCGCTAAGGCGTAATGAGCCGCATTTGGTTCGACCGTTATTAGCTTGGCACGCCGTTCATTATAGAACCGATGTACCAATGCTGGATCGCGTTGAAATCCTTGTGGTGTGGCTACATCTTCAACTTTATGTTTTTCCCACAATCCCATACTGTCACGGAATGTAGGAATACCAGACTCGGCGCTAATACCAGCACCAGTCAAAATGACTATATTTGGCATGGGGTTTGTCCTAATTTTCAGTTATCATAATATTTACTGCACAGTAAACATTGATGCTATTTAAAATACCAATATGGCTGATTTAAAACGACACCATTCATCGGTAAATATTATATGTTCTATAGAGTGGTTAAATCATTCGATGATAAAGACCTGAATAAGGTTTTAATGATGGATACCCTCCCAAATATTGGTGGGATCATTCGGTTGCGTGATGGGCGTAAATTTAAGTTGTTGGACATCGAATGCGTCGAAATCGATGAAGGGTTTGGTGTGAAACGCTTCAAGATACGCGGCTGCCTTGAACGTCTATCCTAAACGAAGAACATGAAGTTCTCTTGAACGTGGATATTACGTTTTAAGAAGCTTTCGTTCATCGGGCATTCTTGGTCGAACGCCAGGACTAACGCTTCAGTCAGAGCGGGAACGTAATCACACCATGCAGGAATGGTTGTGAGGACATTCTTCGGAGCATTCGCCCAGATCACACACATCCGTTCCACAATGCTTGCCGCCAAAGCTTGCCGCACCGGGTCGGGGTATTGGGGATCGGGAATGTCGGAAGGGTTTAGTCCGTCCTCGTATAACGCCTGAATTTCGTCACGAAATTCGGTATCGCGGTCTGCGAGCAGATGTTCAACAATTGCATCGAGCCGTTTTGCGATATCCATGGGTTGCGCCTCACCGGGTTCCCCAAGCATATCACTCAATCCTTCGAATTACAAGGCATTCAGGCTAAATATCCCAAACGATACGAGGGTATAATGGCTGATAGTAAGATCGAAAAACAACTGATCGTGAAAGCATTGAACCGGTTGGGTGATTTATTGGGTCAAAATAAGCGAAAATACACGCTAACATGTGCCGGGGGTATTGTTAGTTTGCTTTATTTCCAATCTCGCTCCAATACAGCGGATGTGGATGTGATGTTTCCCGAACCTTGGGAAGGCAGTTTGAAGCCATTAAAGCAATCCATTGAGCAGGTATCTAAGGAATTGAAACTACCAAAACGATGGATGAATGATAGTATTAAGTTTTTCGGTCTAGAAACTCGTGGTGATACTGTAATTTTCAAGCACCCAAACCTCACATTAGTTGCTGCAAAGTGGGAAGAATTGCTTGCCCATAAAGTAAAAGCATATCGCGATGAGCGTGATTATCGTGATGCTCTCTTGATTATGCGAGAGATCGGGGCTACTGATAAAGAAACACTATGGGATGATGTGGTAAAATATGCCCCGACTATACCACGTATTTCTAAAGAAGAATTGCGTCGCCGCTTTGACAAAATATGGATCGGGGCGGGAATGCTTGAAGAACGTTTGCAAGCACGGTACAAGTAAAAAATTAGCCTCTGGTGGATTACCAGAGGCTAATTTTTTACTTCATGATGCCACGCGCAAGCTCTTTAACTTCATGGGTCGTCGGTTGGAAAACCTCAAAAATTCGCGGCAAACTATTTACCGGATCACAATTACCACACATGAAAATGTCAATGGCGGCATACCCAATTTCCGGCCATGTATGAATTGAAATGTGACTCTCGGAAAGCGCAATTACGCCAGTAACGCCGTATTCTTCAGTGCGACCAAAGTGATGGAAGAAATCCCCCAACACGGTCGCCCCGGCATCCTTCGCCGCTTCAATGAGGGTATGCCGGATCAGATCGTCGTTGGTCAAGATTTCCGGGGAAACCCCGTTTAAATCGATTAGATAGTGCAGACCAGCGCAGCGAACTGAGCGAAATTTCATGGTACTTCCCCCTTCTAATAGCGTGGTTGCCGCTATTTATGCCTATTAGAAGGGGATGTATATACCCAAAACGTAGTGTTAGGTCAAGGACGCAATATAATGACTGCATCGGATTGCATGCGTTATGATATACTGAAACATTGGAGAGGCGCATGGAATATTTCTTGGTTTATATGGCTGGGCTGGTAACGACCCCGATATTTGTGGGGCTGATTTTCGTGATAAAAGATATATATGACAAGAAACGTGAATATCGGCGCTCGGAGCGCGATAATTACGAGGAATTTCCGGCACTTACGGAACCGAATTTCGATGTGAACACTCTATATCCACTCGATGAGGATGATATGGAAGCCGCCTTTACTGCGCTTCCCCGTCCAATCCCATTTGATCCAAAAACATTTGAAGATTTGCGTTTCATTGATGATGTGGGTATGCAGACGATGCTTCGTCATATCGATAAAGATACGGTTGCAATGGCGCTCAAAGGTGCCAGTAATGCCACCAAGCATAAGTTCTTCGAAAATATGTCTAAGCATGCCGGAAAGTATCTTCACTACGATATGCAAACTATGGGACCGTTACGCCTACGTGATGTTGATGACGCGCAGAAAACGATTTTTAAGATATACAAAGAATTGTCTTCTGGCGGTCATATCCCCAAAATTGGATGACATTTGACTTCCTTGAGTTGATCTGGTACTTTCTCCCCGAACTAGACGGAGAAAGACGATGAACTTCCATCGGGAAGTTGAAACCACGATTACGTTGACCCAGCACCCGCGCTGGAAATATGGATCGCTGGTCTTGCATAATAAGAACCACGAGCCGGAATGGCATCTACAACTCATCGATTATGATGGCGCCACGGGCGCCACTGGTGTCTTCACAAGCGAACAAGAAGCGATGGATAACCTTGACGGGTTCCTTGATCTGGCGCTGCGTGCGTATGATGCGAAATACGCCAAGTACCCGCACAAGTACGGCTATCCGACTATCCAACTAAAGGATGGCAAGCTGGTCATGACCCTGGAAAAGGATGAAAGGTACGATCACTATATCACTGTAGGTGACGTGGTGACGGTTCCCGGTTATACACGCCACTGGGTCGCCCTGTACGTCACCCAAACCATGATTGATAACGAGGAATGTGATGCCAGTCGGGAAGGTCTGCATCTGTGTGGCGGTATGTGGTACGGCAACGAACCATTCTCGATCAAAAGCTACGGTAAGATGATCGAAGCCCCCGAAGATGAAAGCACTATGACTCTGATTGGGCATGCCGCTGGCTTCGATCACGAAACCCTCAGGAAAATGGTAGAATGATTAATAAACGCCGTCACCCTCGATTTCCCTGTGCCAAACCCGGCACGATGTTTCGGGATAGCGACTTGCAACTAACCACCGTGGTATACCATGGTCAGTATGACAGTGTATGGCATTCATTGTGAATTCCTGTCGGAACTATCCGACACCACGATTGACTACCTCCTGAAATGAAAAAAGCCGGGCTTTCGCCCGGCTTTCTTTATTCCGCCAGCTTCAACATGCTGGTGATGTATCGGAACATCGGGTCAGTCTTGGTCCCGAGAACCCACCCGAAGGTGATTTGCTCTCGCATGCACAGAACTTTGTCGCCCTGTTTCACTTCCCATACCACCTGAACCTTGGTAGGGTCGAGGAAGCGTGCCGTCTCGATATCCACGAACCAGGGATAGGTGGGGTCAACCACGATATCCGCAACGTAGCCCATGGCTTTGGCGGCGGTGATCACCATTTCGATTTGCTTGGTGGTGGCGTCTAAAGTGGTGCAGGTATTGAAACCTTTGGCCCCATTCGCTTTACCATCTTCGATGTACAGCTTCACGTCCGGGTGGTCGGTGTACAGCAGTATTTGGTTACCGCAGTGGACGCCGTGCGCACCTACTTTACCGCCCTTCGACCCCTGACCATTCGGCTCACGCAGCGACGGTACATCAGTGGGGATCAGCCCATAGATGGTCAGGTCGCCCGGCTTGCGCGGTGCGTTAGGATCGATTTTACCAACCAGTTCAGTCATAGTCACGTCCTCGACAAATTTGGTGAAATATACGACCAATCAAGGACGTTTGGCAATGGTGGATGAATCGAGTCTCGAACGCGCGTTACAAATGCCGTGATGACATCTGCACATTTCCTAACGTTCACCCGCTATTGGTCGGAGTGGGCGGTTTCGAACCGCCGATCTCATGCGCCCCATGCATGCGCGTTAGACCACTACGCTACACCCCGTTGAAGATTGGTAGGAACGGCGGGGGTCGAACCCGCAGCATCACTGGTTCTACGCCAATGTGGTCTACCGATTGCCTACGTTCCCATATGTGTTAAACTAATCCGATGCGATTTCTACGACGACCCACCCACAACACGTTCACACGAATGCTTCAATCGGCTACGTTCGGAACCGTGAAGGGGTTGACTCATCCAGATGGCGTGTTCCTATGGGATGCCTATTATGCCGACCATTCTACGGCGGACGGGCACCTAGGGATTGATTTGATAGCTGGATACGCCGACGAAACGGTGGCACCATTCATCATCACCCATGAATTCGATGGGGTAATTAGCATTGACGATCTATCGGTCATCCCACGGCTTCCGTTTCTGTCGAAATATCAGATCATCACCGCAGAAGAAATTTGACGCCAGACCGACTCATAGGCACATTACGCATACCGCTCGTTTTGCCGGGTGGGGAAGGTACTTGCGATGTGGCTGTATTCCTAGGGTGAGAGCAAGCGTCTGACTAAGGGTAGTTCGGGAAGCGATTCAGTAATGGTCAATTGCCGCCACGTCGTCCCTAATTTGGGTTATCATTACCCGTAAATTACCCATCTTGCTCATGAAACCCCCGGCAATTGCCGGGGGTTTCATTTGTATTGACCAGTTAAGGTGCCGTGATTTGCGTTTTCACGCCTGATCCAATTCAGGTGGCTTTACCATTCGCCCACTTCCCGGTAAATGGTCGGGAAGGGAGGATTCGAACCTCCAATTTGCTGTAATCACAACGAGTTCTGGTCAATTCTGATAGATGACATTTATCATTTCGTATGGTACAATGCGTCATGCTTGTTACGATCTTCGCGGACGCATCTTTCTGTCCGAAAACTTTCGCTGCTGGTTGGGCAGCCTGGATAAAATCCGAACGCGGCACTTATCGGGGTGATGGCGCGATGAAAACCATTGTCCCGGACAACAACCTTGCTGAACTGTATGCCGTGATTAATGCAATCAAGCTGGCATTCGTTTCGGAAGTGGCAGTAGCCGGGGATACGCTGTTGGTGGAAGCAGATAATCATCGTGCCTTGGCGATCCTAGCAAACCGAGGAAAGAACCTCACTATCCTCGAAAAGAAAGCCGCTACACTACTCAACGGATTGCGCTCAACGTATGACTTCACCATCAAACCTAGACACGTAAAGGCGCACTGCGGGACTGCGGTACCGCGCACGTGGGTCCATGATGATTGTGACAAACGCGCTAAGGCACGAATGCAAGAAGCGCGTGAGAAATTGGTGCCCCCGACCGGATTCGAACCGGTACCTTGACGGGATTTAAAGCCGTTGCCACTGCCAATTGCGCTACGGGGGCGAAAAACTAAATAGAGTCATGAACTACGACATCAACTCCGGTATTGGTAATTGGATGAAGAAGCGCGAGACGCACCTTCACAATCACTTTGGCGATCAATGGCGCAATACCCTTTGTCGCCGGGTCCACCAGAGCTTGAAGCAAGGCATCCGGACAAGAAACGCATTTCGGCAGCGTGTTCTTAAGGCGCTTTTGCAGCACCTTAAAGGAAGATGACAACAAGCATCCCATCCGCTATATTGGATGGATTGGAGTTTGTGTCATGCTTAAGAAACATCGCGAATACCTGAAGATTGCAGAACCGATACTCAAGGAAGCGCACATTCCAGTGATAACCTGTAATGGAGGTCGTCACGTTGCGCTGATGATAAATGGGCATCGGGTTCCCATGTCCGGGTCATCCCCGGATAAATTCGCCGCTGATCTTCGTAGGATCATCCAACGCGGCAGGAATGAGGGGAAGTAGAGGCATCGAACCTCGCACCTTGCGGTGCCCCTGTGCCGCTCACCAATACGGTAGCCCTTCCATGAAATGGTTCCGGGGAGAGGATTCGAACCTCAAACTTTCCTGATTCAAAGTCAGGCGGCCAGACCAACCAGCTACCCCGGATTAAAATGGTCGGAGTGACAGGATTTGAACCTGCGACCTCATGCGCCCCATGCATGCGCGCTTCCACTGCGCTACACCCCGTTAATCACCAAATCAAATCCTCGACAAAATTCATACCGGATTTCAACCCATTCTTTGGTGGATTGTATCTAACCGTGAATGTGGTTTTTCCCAGGCAACTATCTGGAAGTCTTATTACTTTGTCTATTAACGGCAAATACACCAAAATAAGATCAATTTCTGCCGCAGAATACGTCAAAACTTTTCCATTTCCATGATCAGACACAAGGTTGATTACTATACTTCCCTGTGCTTTATCAGATTTTCCGTTTGCGTATTTTACCTGAACTCGCTTTAGTTTCTCGCCATCGTCAAGCACAAAATCATAACGAACATCGGTAGTTGGCTTACTCAATACATACCCAAGTTCAGCAGCACGTATTTGGATTTTCAACGCCGCAATTTCACCACGCAAATTAGTGGTAAGGTTTTCATGCAACGCCTTATGCTCGATCAAACCATATTGTTCGCATCGACGCTGAAAATCATCTGCATTTTTCTTATTCACCGCACGAGCATTTTCTTGCAAACGAGATTTTAGAATTTCAGCCTGCAATGGATAATCGCGAAGCCAATAACTTGCTGTGCTTTTCGACACATTCAGTTCGGCGGATATTTCTGCCAGTGATTTATTCTGTTTACGTAATTCTATTGCTTTTTCTCGTTCCGTTATTTTTGTCATTTTCGAACCCTTGACCTATTACTGGTTATATTTAGGTCAAGGGTTCGAAAATTATATCGGATGTTATTTGGCGGAAGACGGAGGTCTTGATCCCCAACCGCAGGGTCACTGCGATCACACTCCTTAGCAGGGAGGTCTAGGCACTCGCCTAGTTCATCTTCCAAAAATGGTTCCGGGAGTAGGAGTCGAACCTACACAGGGCGTTCGCCCCCGCATTCAAAGTGCGGTGTCCTACCAATTAGACGATCCCGGATCAATTGGCGGAAAGCGGGGTACTCGAAACCCAGACCACGAGGGTCCACATCGCTTAGCAGGCGAGTCCGTGCCCTGCACGGTTCACTTTCCATGTGAATTGAGTGGTCTGCTGCGCACCGTTCTTCTGTTCGGCGTCTTTGCACATGGGCGCGACCCATGACAGCAGAAATTGTGGCTATTTCAGCGCCAATCGCAGCCGATCAACACCGATAGCCCAACCAATACCTTCAGCGTAGCGTCCGCCACCAGCAACCTGTTTCTGGGCACCAAGCGAGGAAACCTCCACCTCGAACCCATCTTCGACGTAGTACGTCAGCCCACGTTTCACCGATTCCACGAAGGTGTATTCGACCGGCAACGCATCGAGGCATCGCCGCAACAACTCCGTGACTTCTTCCGTGTCCGCTGGACCAGACCCGCCGAGCAGTTCGACCCCAAACTGAGTGAACTCGCGGTACCTTCCCGCTTGGGGGCGCTCGTAGCGATAGCACCGGTTACAATAGAACAGGCGCATCGGCTTTTTAGGCTTGATCTTGCTCCATTGGTCCCGATATAGCTCCTGAACCAAGCCAGTCACTTCCGGGATCAAACAGACTGGGCGATTGCCCTTATCGTTGAAAGCCCACATCTGGTTTACGATCTCGGGACCAGCCTTATCGATGAAGGTTTGCTGTTCCCAGATTTCCGGAAGAATTACTTCCTCGAAACCAGCTTCAGTGAACTACCCTCCGAACAGTATCGATGATCATGCGGTATTGACGAGCGTCATCGCCCATCAGGACTTGTGTGCCTCGCAACATTGTCTTGCCTTTCGTTTGCGTAGTTTGGGGTGGCTGACGGGGTACGATCCCGCAACCTTCGCAGTCACAGTGCGACGCTCTACCAATTGAGCTACAGCCACCACAGAAATTAAAGAATTGGCGGAAGGGAAGGGACTCGAACCCCCAAACCCCCTTGCGGAGATCAAACACCTTTCCAAGGTGCGCTGTTCGCCAGTACAGTAGCCCTTCCATGGTAACTATTGTTACCATTTAATTGGTCGGTGTGGAGGGACTTGAACCCCCATGATAACCTGTCCCCGAGACAGGTGGCTTACCATTGGCCCACACACCGGTTGGCGGAAATTGATGGCATCGAACCATTGACCCTACTTAGGTGTCACCATCGTTTTCAAGACGATTTAGGGAGCCAACCCTGGCAATTTCCATTGAAGTTGGTGCGGCGGACAGAGATCGACCCTGCACTACCAAATTCCAACAGTATGGTCGGCGCGGCGAGATTCGAACTCGCGATCTCGTGTTCCCGAAACACGCGGGGACGACCAGACTCCCCTACGCACCGTTACCTGTTGACAAGGCACCACGAGGTGCCTACACGTTGAAAATCTCGGCACCAGGGCTTCGGCGCCCTTATTTGGTGGGAAGTCCCATGAAATGGTGCGGTCGAGGGGACTTGCCATGCGTGTCTGAGACGCACCTGTATACCATTCCAGCACGACCGCGATTGACTTAATGAATTACTTGGTGTATAGTATTGGTTCAACGGGAGAGCAGCCCATGAACCCGAAAGAACGCGAACAAGCATTGTGCGCTTTGTACAGCAAGTACAAGGACGAACCGCTGAAGGCGCTCGAAGAGTTCTTCGAAATCAGTTCGCACGATTGGCTGCTCAACTATCGCCACGAAGGCGAATGTCTCGATCCCCACATTTACACGTGGGTCGAATTCGAAGCGTTGAACGACCCCCGCATCTATGGCAGCTTCAAGGTGATTTCTAAATCGTCCCTGGTGGGAAGAAAGTTCGAAATCCGTTGGCATTGGGACGGCGGTCTTCCGAACATGTTGTTGCCCGTGATCCGCTTCACCGATGTCTGGTTCCTGCCACGAGAAATGAAGTACGTGCAGCGAGAGGCAGCATAGTTTATAGATGGTGGTGCGGCTGACTGGACTCGAACCAGCACGGGAAATTCTTCCCCAGGCTTCTCAGACCTGTGTGTATACCATTCCACCACAGCCGCATTGTTCTATTCGCGTTCGTCGCGGTAATTCCGATACGCCGCGAAGATGGTGTCCTCACCAAGGTCAGTGATTTCCGGTGAAACCTTCTCGACATCAAGTGAAGCGACCACGATCACTACCTTCCCTTCCGGGGTAAGGTACGCTTTGTCTTGAACCAACATGTTGAAATCCAAAAATGGTGGAGGCGAGGGGATTCGAACCCCCGTAGACCGCATAGACCCAAGCATTACCAAGGGCTGGACTTAGGTTTAGAACTTTGGGTGCCCGCTGACAGCTTTCGGAAGCCAGAAGGTCGGTCCAAACGAACCCCAAATCCACTTGCGCATGCGTCCCGGTTTTACCCGAGCCGTTGTTCTGTTCCACGGTGCCTATGCCGAACTCAGGCGGACGCCCCCAAATGTTTGACCCATACAAGGATCAGGCAGTTTTGACCCTTGTGGGTCAAAAATTGGTTCCGGGTGATGGACTCGAACCACCACAAGGTTTTCACCCACGCATTCAGAGTGCGTTGACCTACCATTAGTCGAACCCGGATCAAAGCAAAAGGGCGTGGACCTTATGATCCACGCCCTCTGCCAAGGGAAACCTGTGTTGTTGATTACCGGCGCCGAGCGCCATACGACCGATGCGGCACCATGTCGTGCTGGTCATAATAATTATTGGGGTTATCGTAAAACTCATCGCGCTGGGCGCCGTTATCTTGCTGTTGATAGGCGCGAACCCCGTACTCACGCTGCTGTTGCTGCTGCATATACATACAGTCCGCCCGATCCAGCGACGAACCGACTTCGTTACCGGCGGCGGCACCCAGCAGAGTACCGATGGCAGTCATCGCCAGATTACCGTTGCCCTTACCGAACTGAGCGCCAGCGACAGCACCACCAACACCACCCAGAACGGCACCACCGGTCTGCTTGTTAAAACCGAAACCACCGCCGCACGAATTGGCGGGCGATTGAGCGCAGGCGCTCAGAGCGATGGTGGCGGCGATGGCAAGAAGAATGCGGCGCATGGTGACCTCCCTCAAAATCATGAATACAGTATATCTACTGCAATCCAAGATGTCAAGGGAGGGCCAAGAAGTTTTTCTTGCTACTACTTCACGCCGCACCAGTCGAGCCAGAAATCACCGATGAAATTGCGTTCACCGGGCTGCGTCGAAGGAATATCCACTTCGATCCGCTGCCGACAGGACAGTACCTTGCCGGTATTAGGATGGTCGTCGCATCTCCCATACACCTTTGTGATGTAGGCGACCCGACCATCCTTCAGCGCAAACGCTTCACCAACCTTTGGATTGGCGCCGGGGGCGTCGAAGAGGATCATCGTGGCATCGTCGCTAATACACGCAAGATAAATCGTGCGCGAACGAAAAACCGCTTCCGAATTCTTGCCTTGCGGTACGAACACCATGTCCTTGCGATCATCGGCGCGATCCATCCCAGTGACGAACCCAGTCACCGTTTTTCCCTTCACTGAAACCCGTCCGGGATGGGTGAAGAATGTGTCCGGTTCACGAGTAACCCGTACCGTGCGACGAACCCCATCGGGGCAAAGTACATTGGAATACTTGGTGGTAATGTAGAAGTGACCAACGGTTACGGCTTCCGCTACCACATCATAAGCATTGGGGCGCATGAACAGCCTCCGAGCTAGAGAGAAACACCACCCTAGCGAGTTATCTGCGCCTCGTCAATGGTGGGAACGGTCGGACTCGAACCGACAGCATCTTTCTTTTTGAGAGAAAGTGGTCTACCAATTGCCTACGTTCCCATAATTCCGAGCCAATGATCACGGCGGCGGCTCATCTTCCACCAGTTCACGCCTTTCCAGAGTCACCCACACCATTGAACAACTGCCTAGGATAGTTGAACATTGGCTTAATGGCAGATTGGAGTTTGCTGAACGATCTCACCTTGGTCGGGGATGTGAGAATCGAACTCACTTGATATCCTGCTCCCAAAGCAGGCGGCTCGCCTTTAGCCCAATCCCCGTTGATTAAAGAATTCTGAGATCACTTGACGGATATTCATGAGGGTCTTGTGCGATCCCAATAATGGATTCCGAGCGAACAGTGATCGTTTCTGGGTAGACATTGCAATCAAGCTCTACGTCAAACACAGGGTCACGATCTTTGAACAGACCGAAGAACCGGGTCACCACGACGGAACGGATACCGACGACCTTGCCGATCCTTCCGCCGTTAAGTTCAACCATAGTTCCGATGCTGATATTTTCTTGCTTCATGCAAGTATTTACGGGGGTTTCCCGAAGATAATCAGCGGTGTTTGACGCCCCATCCATTCATTTTCACAACCAGCCCCACTCACCCGCTGTTGTGATCTTGCGGCACATTTTCGCAAATGCTCACCCCGCATCTTGCCGTATATTGGTCCGGGTGGTGAGAATCGAACTCACTTGATGTCCTGTTCCCAAAACAGGCGGCTCGCCTTTAGCCCACACCCGGTAATACTTCGTCGCGTATCCATTGATTTGGTGGGCGGGTGCGGTTACGATCCACTCCCCGAAGGATAGGTTTTACAGACCTACTGCTAGAGCCACTAGCTTTACCCGCCCGGTGTCTTGACAAATGTCTAGTATACTAGACATAAAGTCGGTTACTGTTGGCTATAACTAACATTATGGTGGGAACGGCGGGAGTCGAACCCGCAGCATCACATATGCTGAGTATGTGTGGTCTACCAGTTGCCTACGTTCCCTGAAATTTGGTGGACAGGGAGGGAATTTGCACCCCCACAGCTTTCGCGTCGCGTTTACAGCGCGGTGAACTCACTCGTGTTCAGCCTGTCCATGGCGGAATGTGATAGCATCGAACTATTGACCCTGCTTAGGTGTCACCACGGCTTTCGAAACCGATTAGGGAGCCAACCCTGGCACATTCCAAATATTTTATAAATGGCGGAAAGTGATGGCATCGAACCATTGACCCTACTTAGGTGTCACCACAATTTAGCAAATTGCTTAGGGAGCCAACCCCGGCACTCTCCATGGTGGGGACAGCGGGACTCGAACCCGCAGCATCACTGGTTCTTAGCCAATGTGGTCTACCAATTGCCTATATCCCCGTCTTAAGTTTGGGGTGATGAGCCGGATTCGAACCGCGCACCTTCGCTTTCACAGAGCGATATGCAGACACCGCCACACCATCATCACCATAAAACTTTGTTGATGCGCATTTATTCGCGCATCCTATCTAGAAAAATTTCCCCTTTTTCGGCACTGTACCAAGGATTCAAACCTCAGTTACCCCAATCGCCAGGACTGGTGATGCTTCAATCTCTCTAAGATGCCAAGGGGATTTGACCAGTTAAGGTGTTGTGATTTGCGTTTTCACGCCTGATCCCAATTCAGGTGGCTTTACCATTCGCCCATATTCCAATGCTGGAATAGTCGGATTCGAACCGACAATTTGCTGTAATCACAACGAGTTCTGGTCAAAACTTGGTAGGCAGGGAGGGATTCGAACCCCCTTGTTTACCCTAAGGGGCTGGATTTACAGTCCAGTGCTACACCACCGTCGTAGCCGCCTGCCCATATTCAGTCGTCAATGCATGTCTGGACGATCTCCCAATCATAGGAGTTCAGGTCCGATTTTGACTGAAGTTTCTGTTTGTAGTAGGACACCATTCCGCTCGGACACCCAAGCGTCTTCACGATGTCGTTGCTCGGCACGCCTTTCTTAATCAGGCGCACGATTTCCTCTTGAAAGGTCATAACTGCATCCTTGCTGCATTGCAACAATATTTAGGATGCGAAGAAAATTTGGCTGGGGAAGTAGGACTCGAACCCACATGAACGCAGTCAGAGTGCGTCATCCTGCCATTAGATGATTCCCCAAAACTAAATAAACAATCACTAAAAGCGAGGGAGAGATTTATGGCGACTGCTATCATCATCAGCAAGTACATCTGGATAGCCAGCGCAATTGCGTTTGGTACTTTCATCGCGTATCGCAGGTTTCGCCGCTAACGCATGATTGCATTTTACGGGACAACCTGATATAGTCTCGGTTCAAAATGCCGGGTTGCGGTCCTGAAATCTCACCTCCTGAACCGCAACCCGCCGTACCGTTGAGGGGAAGCATGGCAGTGCTTTCCCCGGCGGGCGTTATTGATGCGCCACTACCCGCTAGGCGGTGCAACAATCTTTCGATCATCACACATTCTCTAGAACGCCGGAAACCAGGGGGTGGGCTACCACCATCGCTGTGAGTTACGTGCCCTTACACGCTCTCACTCCCTACCAGTCGTCCCAGCCGTACCTCTCGGATTGGCTGAAATTCGGTTTGAAGCAACAACCGCCGCTTCGATGCCCTAATGACTACACCGCATTTTTCGGTTCGTCAATTCTTTTTTGCGTTCGTTTGTATTTTTATTTTCGAACGCTGGGTAAATACTTTTCAATAATTACCCAATACTTCCCCGTTGTGAAGCATTACTTCTCGCTTCACTTACGGGTTTGAACCCCAGATAAACAAAAACCCCGCAGACCTTTATCCGGGTCGCGGGGTTTTGGTGGGGGTTCTTTTGAACCCTATGTGTGCTTTGTCAGCACGCACCAACCTCCCGCTTGCCCGGATAGGGCAACGGCTGCGAAGAGAGTTGGCTGGACTGTAACGCAAACGCACGCACGCCATTCCCCTCGCACCCGGCGAGTGAAAGATGGCTATGCAGTAGGTTCACATTCACGACGATCATCGTCTTCAGTCCCTTTGCGTCGTCGGCAAAATTGCCTTCAACAAATCTATTTATAACGGAAGCTCGTTTCGCTGTCCACATCGTTCAAAAACTCGTGGATCACGTTCCTGTCCGTTCACCATGGACGATAGGCGCCCTTGATACTCTTGTCAAATAATTTTTCAGTGGTGCTACGCATGCCCGAAACGGTTATGCACCAGCGGGGTATGATGTTTAGCTGTGACGTGCTGGCTTTTAACGATCAATTTTACAACATGATGAAGCATTTCGTTCCGTGCGCCCTCGGGAAACATATTAATGAGTTGACCAATCCCTGCACCCAAGGTGTCTAACACCACGGTATAGGGTATCGACGGGTTGTCAGGGAATTCAGCCCCGAATTGGTTGATCGCACTGTCTACCAAGGCAGATAAGCTGGCATAGAGTTCTTCAACGGCATTGGCAATGCGTTCATCGGTATCAGTCATACCGATATTTAGTGGATGAGATATTCTGGTTCCGAGAGAGATAGTAAAGGTCGGTAAGCTGTTTTTCATTCATGCCATCACCTGTTAAAACAGAGTGAGTATAGGCTATTGATTTCCATGCGCAACGAACAGATTCGATCCACAATCTCGGGATCAAGATCAAATTCTTCGCAAATCTGCTCGAACGTGAGAAGGATACCATCCTTAAGCATCCCAACCGAAGCAGTGCCAATGCTGTCGATGTATTCCCGCTTTGCCTCAAATGCCGTCAGGAATTCACCCTCGATAGCGCCTTGACCCTGTGAAGCGACTATCTGATAGATTCGTTCCATCACGAACCCCCGTTAAAGACCCAATGGGAGACGATCTTCTGAAATGCCTTCTGAAGATTCGTCGGGAGTTTGTCGAACTCGGTGTAGCCCAGGTACGCGCCGGGATTATTCTCGACGTGAATTGCACGCGCTTCAACAAACGCCGCTCGATAGGCAGCAGTCACCATATTGGGCGGCAGATCAGTGACCAAATTTTCATGGGAGCCTGGGGCGGGTGCAGGCGTGCCGGTGGGGATGTATTTGTCTTCCCCTACCCACCAAGCACCAAGGCATTCTTCGCGTGCCTTCATGATGGTCAATTCAGGACGCAGGGTGCAAAACGACCGTGGATATTCTTCGGAATGATGTTGCCCACGTTTTTGGCACTTCCGGCAGAGCTTAACCATTATAGGTTCTCCAACTCACGGGCAATACGTTCACCCACTTCAATGGGAAGCGGACCTAGGTCGGTCACGGTCATCTGGATACTAACACGCCGGGCAATAGCCGCAGCTTCTAGATTCGACACCATCGGAACAATACGCGCACCAATGATTCGATGAAGCTGTATATCAACCCGAGCAAGATCACAATCACCATAAATGACGGCATAGTCTACCCGATCTACCCAACGGTCTGCGCCACTGGAAAAGAATTGGTTTTTGTCGTTCTGGATCAGAAAAAGACGAATCATTGGTTCCTCACGGTGTTACGCAATGGCTGAATGCATTCAGATCAGCCACGTCAATGTCTTCGATACCGGTTACGATCAATGCGCGCCCACGTGTTTCGTGAACGTCCACATCCCAATATCCAATCAACCAAACCATATCATATGCAGATGCTTCAATCCGTTTAGCGACCGCTTTATCGGTGGTATATGCGCACACAGGGAAGTACCCGTGCATACCGCCGGGGATATCAGCGCAAATGTTTGGTGTGAATTGCCAAATGTCGGGTTCCGGCAGATTTGGTTGGGTTGCGCCGTCACCAACGACACTCCCAAGCTTTGCTTGTATATGAAAGACTTTCATTTCTTACCAGACGTTGTTTCCAAACGTGACAGCAAACGCAGTGGCAACCAAGGTGGCACTTAGAAAGAAAATAACTCCTACGTAGGGAACTATTCGTGCGCCAAAATATTGCTGTACGACCAGAAAGGTGTGATGGCTCGGGCTGAGTAGAAACCCAGCCAGTTCGATGATGTAGAAAAGAAGAAAATACTGCATACCGAAAATTTTTGTCAATAAAACGGTAATTGCAGCATAACGAAAGCTTTTCCCCAGCAAAAATGACGCTACTACACCAATTGCAGCAGCAATAACGATCCCAGCCGTTGAAATGGTTGCCGTTGTGTATGCCATAATTGGTTCTGACAACAGACCTGTAAACCAACCAAAGCAAATAACGACCGACGCTATCGTGATCATCCTCCACTGGATATACGATGAGAGGTCATCGCGTGACGGAAGATGCTTCATGATCATATAAATCGCAAATCCGGCGCTACTCCATACCATGTTGCTGATAATCAGCGAACCTATTTTTGCTTCTGGAAGGATGGAAAATGCATTTAGCCCAACAACCCCGAGAAGGATCAGAAAATCTGTCCGCTTAGACCACGACATTTGCGCGTTCTCATCGGTGATGACCACATCTTTAAAATCATCATTTTTCACACCAAACCAAATGTAGATACCAAGAAACGCTATATACGCAAGCAAAGGCCAAATCATATAACCCATGAATGCTGTATAGGTCAACCCAAGACCCGCCATATTGATAATTACGCTTTTTTCAAGCGGACTCCATAAATAATAGTGGAGCTTGGGCAAAAAGAAAGTCTGCCGAGAATACCCCGACAGACTTTCTTACCTCAACCTTCACAATCCCAGCAATAAATTTGGCCGGGACCATACTTTAGGCGTTCTTGGTTTCCTGAATTTCAACACGACGGGTCTTGGCCGCCTTGATGATTTCCATGAGAGCCTTGCGGGCGCGGGTGCCAGCCGACTTGTTACCGGCTTCGAACTTGGCGTTCTCGGCGGTGTAGGTGGCGAACAGGGCAGCGAGTTGATCGTTAGTAGAAACAGCGTCAGTCATGTCTTTTGTCCTTTGACGTTAAAATGACAGCACTCTTTTACATACGATCAACCACGCATGGCAATTTTAATCTACATACCGGGCGGGGAATACCTTCGCCCACTTATCCGGGTCGTAAAATTCCCCCGCAATGGATGCCTCGAACATTTCCATCCGAACCTTCAGCATTTCTGCTGTCGGCATCGGCGGAAATAACGAGATCGGTTTGAGATCGGTCCATTTAGCCCGTCCACGCCCTTGGCGGCATGAAACCGCATATTCGTTCGTCCCATCCCGACGTTGGATGCGGTTGATCTGATAGATGGTCGTAAACGGGTTGTCTTCTGGCTCAAAAGAGAACAATTTTGACTCGACAACCTTCCGGAGGCTTTCAGGCATCAGGAGGACACTACCCGCCACATTTTCCCAATACTCACCCACCGGGGAGATCACGCACAAATGTTGCTTCTTGAACCAGTAGGACCGTGCCTTGGCTTGGGAAGCTGGATCATTCTTCTTGAACATCGCGGCGACAATGTTCTGAACGTGGTCATTTTCAAACCCGTAAGTCCGCAAACTCGGGATCGCTACTCGCACATCACGCTTTTCGATGTCTTTGAAAGGTAGATCGAAAAACATGTATTGTTGCCAGATTTCCGCATTGGAGAACTGCCGAATAGTGAACTCCATGTTTTCACCTTCCGGAAACTCCGCGAGACGAATCAGCCACTCGAAAGTGGATGGATCATAGGGGTTTGGGGAGTTGATCCATGTTTTCATTTCGCGGTCACCTTGATGTGAAGTTCCTTCAACTGTTCCGGGGTGACTTCAGAGGGTGCGCCCATCATCAAGTCCTGCGCCGAGTTGTTCATCGGGAACGCCACGATCTCGCGGATGTTCGGCTCATTCGCCAACAACATCACCATGCGGTCGATACCAGGGGCGATACCACCGTGCGGTGGTGCGCCGTAGCGGAAAGCATTGTAGAGCGCCGGGAATTTAGTCTGAACCACTGCCGGGTCATACCCAGCAATCTCAAACGCCTTCTCCATCACGTCGATGCGGTGGTTACGGATGGCGCCCGACGACAGTTCCACGCCGTTGCACACCAAGTCGTATTGATGTGCTTTGATGGTCAGCGGGTCTTGGTTCAACAACGCATCCATCCCACCCTGCGGCATCGAGAACGGGTTGTGGCTGAATTCGACCTTGCCCGTTTCCTCGTTCAATTCGAACATGGGGAAATCCACGATCCAGCAGAACTGGAAGGATTCCTCATCGTAGTTGTCCGACCGCTTGGCAGCTTCGACACGCAGCTTGCTTGCCCACTGATACGCCTCTTTCTTCGGACCAGCAATGAACATATATGATGCATCCGGTTTTTCAAATTGAGCGCATGTAGTTTCATCCATGAAATCCACGGCGATGGACCACATCTGCTCGTCGGTGAAAAACTTTTCCATCGGACCAGAAACGCCGGTCAGCACATGCGGCTCCGTGCGCGCGTGCGACAACGATTCTTTCCAATCTGTGATCTTGAAGTAGCCAAGACCGGGCATACCCAAATCCTTGGCATAGTTATCCATGTCCTTGTGCCATTTACCCGTCAGCTTTCCAGCGTCGGCATATACCGGGATGCACAACACAACACCGTTCTTATCGATGACTTCCTGAAGGAACGGTGGCGCATTCGGTGCAACAACCTCCGTAACATCACGGATATAGATGTTGTCGTCCACACGCAGATCGGGTTTGTCGTTACCAAACAATTGGATAGAAGCATCATAGGTGTAGGTTCGCCATTCCGGGTTGACGTACCAGTTGGATGTGGGTCCGCAATAACTGACTGAGGTGAATTCCTCGAACACCCGCGATACTACATCCTTGACAACGCCGAACACCTCTTCTTGGGTAGCAAATGCCATTTCCATGTCAAGCTGGTAGAACTCACCCGGCGACCGGTCAGAACGCCCAGCTTCATCGCGGAAGCACGGGGCAATCTGAAAGTACCGCTGCACCCCTGAACACATCAGAATTTGCTTGAAAATCTGCGGAGCCTGGGGCAGCGCGTAGAATTTACCGGGATGCAAACGGGCAGGCACCAAATAATCACGGGCGCCTTCCGGACTAGAAGCCGTCAGAATGGGCGTCTGAATTTCCATGAAGTCCTGGCGTACCATTTCGTTGCGCAGCATCCAAATCACGTCGGAACGCAGTTTGAGGTTCTGCTGCATTTTCGGGCGGCGAAGATCGAGGTACCGATACCGCAGGCGAGCTTCGTCCGATGCAGTGAAATCTTCATCGTGCAGCGTGAACGGAAGTACCGCCGCCTGATTGAAGATTTCAAACTCTTCCACGACCAGTTCATATTTGCCAACGAACCCGAGTTTTTCGTTGGTAGTGCCTTCCGGGCGCAGACGCGGCGTTCCGCGAACTTCCACACAGCTTTCTTCACGAATCTTTGCCAGGGCGGCAATGTTCGGGTTGTTGGCATCAAGCGCACACTGCATTACGCCATCGTAGTCACGGATGTCCACGAACAACAACCCGCCGTGGTCGCGCACTCGGTGAACCCAACCGCGTAAGGCAACCTTCTGTCCAACTGAACATGAACCGGGTGAACCAATCGGATAGACGATGTACATGGTTTATACCTTCTTTGCGGGTGTCGATTTAGTGACAGGGATAATTGTACACCAACTACCAGTTGTGTTGTGAATCATGATGTTGTCTTCTAGATCATAATCAAGAGTACCCGTGGGCGCTGTCCGAATCATCGTCCAATCCGATTCGAATTCCACGTCATCAATAATTTTCTCATAGGTTTTGGTTTGGCTATGGGGAAGATAACAAGTGATTTTTCGCTGAATCGGAACGTATTCTTCTTCAACAGCATTTTGCTCTACCACCACAGTAATTTTTCTCGGAACTGGATCAATTTGATCTGCTACCGCAGGCGTTTTGCATGCAAGCGATTTATCCGCAATCGGATCAGCTTGAGGACATTTGACCTCAACAATTTTTTCTTTTTCAACAATCTTTTCAACCATTTCTATGCGAGGAAATGCCCATACTGCAATCCCATACCCGCATGCAAAAGCAGCAACAATAACCAGAATGGCAATTTTAGTAGAAAAAACCTTGGGCATTTTCATAGTCCGCTGGGTTGGGATTTGGTCCCCATGGTAAGGTGTTGCTACCCTCTGCGCAACCTAAAAAACGTTTGAGCCGTTTATCTGTCCTCTCGGTGCAAATACACGGCTCAAACTGTCACACTTCATCTAATGCATTGATTACCGCCCAATGGGCGTTGGCTGCCTCACGAAAAAGCGGAGGAACATCATCGGTATCCCAGATAATGACCATTTCAAGGGCGCCGGGAGTTTGATACATAACGTCAGGTTCAAACGTAAGCACGAGAAAAGGTACCTCGCCCGATGAACGCCGAATGCAGTAGGTACCCTTTTCTGTTACCGCACCGTACTCTCCATGATCATTTTTTTGAAATGTCACATCAAACTGGTTTATTGATTTCTTTTCAACCGGTTGAAATGTGCATTCCCGAAAGCCATGGTATCCCGGCATTAGTCCTCATCACCCCCACCACCAGCGCCAAATCCAAGCTTGCCCTTGTTCGGACGCGCATCATCAGAAGTGAACTTGCGTTCAGACATCTTTTTCAAACGATCAACAACCTGTTCAATCGGGTGACCGTAGCACCGGTTGGAAATAATCATTTCCTTCAAGTGAGCAAACGACAAACCCTTACTCAAACCAGCCCAATGTTCCACTTCGGCATCAGTAAGCGACGGTTCCTTTGTCTTCATGTATAGGATACGTGCTGCTTTGTTCGGGAACGCAATGAACTTTACGGTGTCAAAACGCGAAGGTCGGTCGATGAAACGCTTGTCGAGGTATTCCGGGTAATTGGTGGTAGCAATGAACACAACATTACCGACTTGGCTTTCACCATCCAGCAGAGCCAGAAATTCAGACTCCCCACGATGCTTAACCATATCCTCAAAGTCTTCAAGTAGAACAATGATCTGGCGTTCCGGTTCAATACGACGAACCATCTGCAAGCACCCACGCAGGTTATCCGGATGGTCACCGTAGATGGCGACATTACCGGCTTCGATCACCGACTTGATGATCAACTGAATGGTTGAGGTCTTACCCGAACCCGGATCGCCGTGCAGCAAAATGCCGCGCTTATGGATGAAGCCACGCTTGTCGAATTCCGGCTTCAGTGTCCAGAACTTGTTGATCTCGTCAATGACCTCCTTACTGGCAGTATCCGGTAAGATGATCAATTCATCGGTATCAACAATCTGCTTATCCAGCAAGTAGCCGATCTGCTGTGACTGGGAAGCCTTATAAAGACCCGGCGGTAGGTTGTCGTGGGTTTCCTTACAACCCCAAAAAAGGCTGTCATTGGACGACCAACGGCGTGAGCCACCGTTGTTCCCGGTGGGGATAAACCGTTCCGGCGGTACTTCACCACCATCACTTACCGGCGATAATGCTTTGGGCTGGTTCGAGTTCGACTTACCCACGCGCTCGAAAATATCACTCATTCAAGACCCCTCTACATGGTCTGTTCCGCTTCGATGGGGTGATCCTATGGTAACGCATGCATTGGTGTCAAAATTAATGTTTTCAAATAAATAGCAGTAATCCATGGAGGTACACATGCCGAATCTTCTCAACGAACACCTAAAATCATTTGTATCTTTTGTAAAAACTGCCCATACAAAAGAAAATATCATTGTGGCAGAAAAACTTAATCTTCAGATAACGGCTAAAATGCTCAAGGAAAGTATTGATGTACTTGATCCAGAAACCCGTAATCTTTTGAAGGAAGCCGGGAATTCTTTTGTTCGCAATAACCTTCGCCCCACCCGCAAACCTGAAGTTGACGAAGATTCGAACAGCCTCGGCGGCGATATAAAATCAGGTGCCCTCAAGGGTGCCGCGATGGGCGCGGTGCGTGGAATTGCGGGTGGACCCACTGGAATGGCGGCGGGTGCTGCGGTGGGCGCGGCAACCGGGGCTGCTGGTGGTGCAGTAGGTCACTTCATGAATAATGAAGAGTGCGATGTTTGTGATAATGAAGAAGAGGACGAGGATGGTGATGGAAATGCCGACGAAGAAAACCCAATGGTTTCTGCGTATGGCGTATTCAAAAATACCGATTCTGCACGTGCGTTTGAACGTGCAACGCCCATGGAACGTCGCGAAATGCTTCAGAATGTCCTTGAAGCACGCTTTGGTGAATCAAAGACAAAAGTCATGATTCAAAAGTTGGTCAATATGGGTCTGTTCGAGAATGGTCGTTCTCGCAACCTCGCTCTCGCGGCGATGGCAATTTCGATCATGGAAGCAAAGGAAAACTCAACCCCGACCGAAGAAGACCACGCCTACAAAGCCGGGTACGAAGGCAAGCCCTACAACACCAAGAAATGGGGCGAGCGCATGAAGGCTGCGTACAATGAGGGAAAGAAACACGCTGCCAGTGGTTTCCCCCCGAATTGCCGTCTTGAAGTCAATGACAGCAACAAGGGTTCGGGGACGATGCATCGTCAGTTCAACTGATGAGTATAGGCTATCTCATTGCCGCCGGAATTTGCGGACTGCTTGGCGATTGGTTGTGTCAGAAATACGCTGACACAACCGAGCTAGGCTACCTGATTTTTGCGGCAATCATCTGGGGACCGGGCTGCGCGTTCATATGGAGCCAGATTTTCAAGTCCCATACATGGCTGGGTATATTAACCTATTACACCCCAGTATCATGCATCGCGTTTGGATTGATGGGCGTGTTCGTGATGGGGGAACAAATGACTTCGCGTATGTGGGGCGCGGTTCTCCTGGCAATTGCCTCGGTCTATTTGTCCACGTCGAAATGAAGCATGCCTTTGGAAAATTGGTGCGCCCTGCTGGATTTGAACCAACGACCCTTACTACGTCAAAGTAATGCTCTACCCCTGAGCTAAGGGCGCATAACCTCTCTTTTGCACGCTACCGAAGCTAGACCTTACCCGAAGGTAAGACGTGTGAGAGGTGTTGTTGGGATTATTTAGCCCAATAGTGAAATTCAGGTCAATTTAAAATACGGATGGAACGTAGTCGGAAGCATCGCCTTGGCAATCGAACGGGTCCAATTATTGACATATTCACACCACGCGCACTGCTCTTGGGCAACTTCGTCCCAATAGGTAAAGATAGTGGCATTACCCACATCCATAAAGGCTTCCATTTCACTACCTTCCGGGCGAAGCTTCATTCCCTCCGACTTTGCGATGTGTATCATGGGTGAATTCTCTCGCAGGCACATCAGATATGCCCGTTCCACCTTATGGGTCTGTAGCCATCGCAGAGCGGCTTTGAAGAGGTCATGGGACAGCCCACGTCCTCGATACGCCTCATCAACCGACAAACCGATCTCGGCAGTGCCGCCGTCTTTAAAGATTTCAACGTGGATTGCCGCGACAACTTTATTGTCACCGTCATGCATTACCTTGACAACGCCACGTTCAAGGTTAATATTATCCACGTATTTCATGATCGCTTCGTCCGAAACAATACCACCAAAGCGCATGTGACGATCACGGTCGGATAATTTTAACAAATGGTCTTGATACTGCGTCATTTCCGATGGAAGTAGTTTTCTGACAAACATCATATGTCCCTTTCTTATACCCCTTAATAACATGGGTATTTATTGCAGTGCAACATAATACCGGACATAATGTATTGTTTCAAAAAGCACTTGACGTAAAATTCACGGTACTGTAATCTAATCTGCTGTCTCACGGTGATTAATATGCGGATGCCCGGTGAACTTCCCTCGCTTGATGCCATTGAGCGTGATTACGCGACCCTGAAGGAATACGCGAAAGACGCGGCGACGTGTGTGCCGGAAGTTTTGCGCCGGAAACGATTTCATAAGCATGTCCCGACCGTCACACAAGAAACGCACCGTTGCTGGGCGCGTGATCGTTGGATTGCGTTCGAGTCTCTTCCCCGAGTGTTCCGTGAAATGGTGAATGACGACCCGTCCCATCCGGACGAAGCTTTGGACGTTGCGCTCGCGATGTGGGCAGAGATCGAACACAAAGCCGAACAGGCGATGGATCGTATTCTTGAGTACGAAAGCGCCCTGGTGCAGATTGCAAACCTTCCCGATTGGCTCAAAGGCGTTTCCTTGCCTGAAATGGAAGCTATCAATTTTCTTCGCGAAGATCGCCTGGAATTGCTGCGCAAGCAATTAGAAGAAGCCGAGCGTCGGCAACAGGAACAAAAAGCCCGCGAAAAGCTTGAACGAGGAAAGAAAATCACCCGCTATCAACCGGCAACGGTGATGGAAGATTGGTTGGTCAAGCAGGATAATAAGTGGAAGCGTTTGAATGAAATCGACAATGAAGTTCGTATGATGCGTCTTCCCCCGCATTTGGCACGGGAAATGCTTGAGAAGAAAAAAGCAGAGGTGCTTGAGGTTAAGCGCGTCACCCATGTCCGCCCTGCGGGTTTCTATACCTATGACGGCGCCAAGGCAGCGGCTACCGATAATGAAGTGCCGCTAAAATTTCATCCCAAGAATTTTCAGCGGGGGAAGAACTCATAGTGCTATTCGCCATTATGATCCTTTAAAATTAGCCGCATCGCTGGGAGCATGCATTGAATATTCAATGCTCAAACGCGGCTTTGTTGTTGTTAATTGCCAGTAAACCGCATTTGTGCTAAATAGGTATATACAGAGTATATACCGAGGTCGATCCATGCCAGTATGTTGCCAAATTTGCGGACAAGAATTTACCAAACAAATTACCAATAGCCATCTTAAGCGTCATAGCATCACCACCGCTGATTATAAGAAGCAATTTGGGGATGATTCTCTTTCGTCCCCTGAATACCGCGAACAGAAACGGCAAGCCATATCTGGTTCAAACAACCCGATGTTTGGGCGATCTCAAACCGAGGAATCGCGCCGAGTGATGTCGGAACGACGGTCTGGGAAACCTGCCCATAATAAGGGCGCGGTGCTTACCGACGCGCAAAAAGATAAACTTCGTGTTCTTGCCCTTGAGCGAAATGCTCAATGGGCAGAAAATGGTGATCATCCATTATTGGGGCGCAAGCATTCAGACGAAACGAAAGAACTGATACGTCAGAAACGGGCAGAACAAATTATTAGCTCGGAGGCATGTCAACGAGCAGCAATAACTCGCAAGGAACGCGGTTATCAGGCTCCAATGCTTGGCAAGCATCATAGTGAAGAAACAAAAGCTAAAATTCTCGTTTCTATGACGGGGTATAGACAAAAAGTAAAAGAACGCACACACCAGAAACGCTTAGACGCAATAGCCAGCTTGAATCTACGATTGATTGATCATGATGATCATTTTATGCATTTGGAATGTCTTTGTTGCGGGCATCATTTTCATCGAACCCCACAAGTATTTGATCCATGTCGCATACGTGTAGATATGTGCGATGTTTGTCATCCTAAAATTAATTACACGAGCAAAGCAGAAACCGAAATTTGTGAATATATAAAGGGATTGCTACCAGATATCGAAGTACGTTCTCGTGACAAATATGTAATCGGTCGCGGCGAACTAGATATCTATATCCCATCGATGCGTCTTGCCATCGAGTATAACGGTCTGTATTGGCATTCCGAAATTGCTGGCAAAAGCCGCGATTACCACCTTAACAAATTAGAAAAATGTACCAAAAAAGGGATACGCCTAATTACCATTTTCGAGGATGAATATATGGAAAAACCGCATATTGTGCGGAGTAGATTGGCGTCACTTCTTGGAAAAAGTGCCTTTGTTCTTGGTGCGAGAGAATGTGATATCGTTGAGCTATCATCGGCAGAAGCGAATTCATTTCTTAAAGAACACCATATCCAAGGCTCGGGTCGAAGCAATGTACGTTATGGTTTAATGTATGATAACGAATTGCTATCCGTAATGACATTTAGTAAAGATAATTTGTCTCGAAAAATTAATGATTGGGAACTGAATAGATTTGCGTCTAAAACCGACTGGAATATTGCCGGTGCTGCATCTAGACTATTCAAACGATTTATTCGCGATCATAATCCTAAACAAATCGTCACATATGCCGACAAACGATGGTCAGAGGGCAACCTATACCATCATCTTGGATTTGTGATGTCGAGAGACACCGAACCAAATTATTGGTACATTGATGGGTTACGAAGAATTCACCGTTTTGCTCTTCGTAAAAACGACCAAGATGATCCAAATATGACTGAATGGGAAAATAGAAAAGCACAGGGCTGGAATAGAATCTGGGATTGCGGAAGTATTCGTTTCGATTGGAACGCCATTTAACAAAAAAGGCGCTCGATGAAATTCATCGAGCGCCTTTTCTATACTAGTTTATAGGAATTTATCCCATATCCTCACCCGTATTCAAGATACGGATAGGAATATAAATAAATTCAATAGCCTTCACAGGCTGGATAGCCACATCGATCCATAGTTCGTTACGGTCGATACGTTCCCCAGAGTTATTCGTTTCGTCACAAACCACCACGAAATCATACAGGGCACGCAGACCAACAAGATCAGCGAGGAAGCGTTCGAATGTAATACGAACACTGTCACGGGTCTGAAGATCATTCGGCTCGAACAGGAACGGCTTCGCCAGCATTTCCAACTGATAACGGAGATAGTTGGTTAGACGCGCCACATTAATGCGGTCCATCGCAGTGCTGGTTGGGTTGAGAGTTTTCTGACCATATACAATTAGACCACGGTTCGGGATAAACGCGATTGGGTTGATCTTGTTGAGATACAACACGTCACGCTGTCCCTGGTTAAGTAGTACCGGTTTGAATTCTTCCTCACTGGTCAGATAACCAGTAGTGGTTGCGTTCGTAACCAGACCACGGTTGTAACCAGCGGGGGCGAACCACTGATATGCTACGGTATCGTTGTACGCCATGGTACGAAGAGCAATCGTGGACGGCGGTACCATGACTTCGCGACCATCGATGTTGGTTGAAAGACCCCATGGGTAGTACAGACCGACATACGGATTGGCCGTGGTCAGACCTTTCTCACCGTTAGACCCGGCAAGATTGGTATTTTGTGCCCAGTTCTGAACTTCAGTTGCATTCGGCTTCATTCGTGCCGGGGTGTCTGCAACAATGAATGCCCATTGCTTCTTATCAACGTTCAGAGTGACCAATTCATCGATCACTTCCGCGTAACCCGGTGCAGCGAGCAAGTTGAAGTAAACCTGTTCGCTACGGAGGTCTTCGTTATTCACGATGGATTCGGCAATTGCCCGAACAATCATGATGCGCTGAGCCTTACGACCCATAAACGGCGAACCGTCAATATCGTTACCAGAAACAGTAACCCAACGGTTTCCGACCAGACGACCTTCGAAATTGTAGTTCACAACCCATTTCTTCACATTATTAGTGCTATAGCGAGTATTGAACAGGATCAGACCGTCTGGGTAACTCAGAGCATCCGGGGCGTCGATATCGACAAAATTGCTGATAAGCATGCTGTTGTAATCTTCATTACCGCTACCGTCATCTTGGCGTGCATCAGCAAACACAATACCGAACGGGGTGGTCTGGTCGGTATTATCAACAACTTCCCACGAACCGCCCATGTACTTGTAAATTTTAGGGTAGTTCTCAAGGTCAGCAGTGTCGATCCAAAGATCATTCTCGATAATTGCAGAGCCATTTGGCTTGTACCGTGGTTCGGAACCGCTCAGCATAATATCGGTGCCCGGATAACGATTGCGATAACCGAACCACTGAGAACCATTGGACACCATGATGTCCACACGCAGGTTGTTATTGAACCAGAGGGCACCGTTTGCTGGTTCACTGGTCGGTTCGCCAACGGAACCTTCGTACATCAGGTCTTCCCAATTCATACCGTTCCAGCGGCGAATCGTGTGGGAAGCAGTACCATCAACCGACGTATCGTATTGAACATAAACAGTACCAGCCGCCAACGATGAACCCAAATTGGTTAGAGCATCTGCGTCGGAGGCATACAATGGCGCATTCTGGGTCATCCACTGACCGATTTGCGAGTTATAATATTTGACTACCCAATTCGCGCCCTTATTGGGCTTGGTTGTCTTGATCCACACATCACCAACCGCAGACGGCTTTGGTACTACCGCATGGGTGGAATAGCTTAATTTATTTCCAAGATAAGTCGTTGCATCAATAGCAAGAACATCAAGAACATTACCACTCTGGCTTGTAAAAGTAATATCTTCGCCATAAACATTGGTAATGATAAGCTGTGTCCCGGTGGACTGTGCAATAATACCATCCGCTGTCAATGCAGCATCGTTGTTGATCTTAAAGTAGATTTCATTGACGGTATCACCCGCATCGACAACAATCTTACGATTACCGGTGCTGGATGCAATTTCAAGCCAACCTGCGTTGAATGCACTAGTGACAACCTTTGAAATTACAATAGTAGGGGTTGCCGCTTTCCATTCGGGCGATCCAACCAAGTACCAATGGGCACCTACATCCGGAGTATTTGTCGAAATACCCGACGCATCTTGCGGAATAAGCTTCTGATAAATGCGGTTATCATTCAGGAAAGTGATGATCGCATAATCACCATTCTTCCCAATATCAGAAGCAGGAAGGAATACATCATGTTTACCAGTAAACCCAAGCTGTGAAATAATGGTCGCATCACCAGTTATGAAGATGTCCTTACCACGGGTATTGCTGATTTTTAGGTTATACTCAATCCCCTTGACCTTATTTGGAAGAGTTGTATTTCCACCATTTCCAACAACTGCTGCATTGGCATACATCGACGCCTTGATATTATCGATGTGAGCATTGTTAATTTTGGAAACAATGCTCAACAGTGTATCACCACTGTTAAGGTTGATGCTCACGCCGTTGATTGTCAAAACACCAGAGGATGAAAGTACCGACTGAGAGGCATGATTGGTGATTGCCACCGAAGATGTGCCAACAATCACACGATGAGATACCGCTTCGCTATCGATCAGCTTGACTTGCTTGAAGTCCCATGCCAGACCAGGGTTATTATTCCCGTTCGATTCAAAAACACCAACGCTTGTCATTCCCAGGTCTAGCCAGTAAGTTCCGTGTACCGGGTTACCACGTGGGGCAACTGCACTTGGAACAAGCTGACCGAGGTCAATATCTGCACGCACAACATATGCGCGGTCGTTAATACCCAGGTATTGATACAAAGCATGTAGACCATACTCGTTCAATTCGTACCCGTGCAATGGGGTACCACCCGATGTATAAAACATTGGGTCACCGAAGGTTTGGATGGCTTCGCGCTGCGAAGTCATGAGGTACAGCTTATTCGCCTTTGCGTCTAGCGTTCCGGGAGCGATGCCCGTGCCGCTCGGATGTACCTTGTTACTATGAGTGGCGATGAATAGGCACGGAACAGTACCACGGTCGGCACCAGCATAGGCGCTTTCGTCCGTAATTGTTACGCTCACACCGGGTGAAGACAAATCTGGCATATCTATACCCCTTTTTACGAAATTCTCTGATTGCAACAGCCTGTTTTGCATAGGTATTTATGATCACCCCCCGCCTTTGGCGTCCCAACAGGGTAAAAAGAAAGGCGAGGATTTTCTTTCCTCGCCTTAGTGATTGATGTATTTGATACTTTTCGTGTTTTTCGAACGCGGTTTGTCTAGTATTTGTGATTAAATCTAGTATCAGTTGATAGTAGAGGTACCACCCAACACCCTTTAGTGACCGGTGCTAGAAATTTTTTTCACTAAAAGAGAATGGGCAGATCACGGACCTATCTGCCCATAATCTGCCCATAACTCATCTGATTGAGATTTACCGTTATATAGAAAACGTAAATTGAATCAGCGACTTATTTGAATGAAGGTTTTAATTCGCGGGGCTACAAGGTCGCGGAACCGTTTTCCGTTGAAAATGCCATAATGTCCCACACCTTCAACCATGTAATGGTCACGGTACGGAACATTCGGGCACAAATCGTGTGCTGCCATAGTCTGTCCAACCCCCGTAATATCGTCCTTCTCGCCCTCAATTGTCATGAGGCAAGTCTTTGAAATCATTGATGGTTTTATCAGTTGATCATGACAGACCATCGTCCCCTGTGGTAACTGATGTTCTTGGAATACCATCTTGATGGTTTCCAAATAGAACTTCGCATCCAAGTCCATTACAGCAAGGTATTCATCATAGAATTTCTCATGATGGGCGGCGCTCTCACCATCACCGCTGACCAAATTATCAAAATATTCGCGATGTGCTTTTACATGCCGATCAAGGTTCATTGACATAAATCCAGCAAGTTGGAGAAAGCCAGGATATACCCTGCGTCCATGTCCTTTCTTTCCCATCGAAACTGGGTAAATTAAATTCTGTTCAAACCATGAATATGGGCGTGTTGTTGCCAGTTCATCGACTTCAGTTGGGTTAATACGTGTATCAATTGGTCCACCCATAAGGGTCATGGATTTAGGGGTTGGTTCATCGTTCGCCGCGAGAAGCGACACGGCTGCTATCACCGGTACGGAAGGCTGACATACTGCAACGAGGTGGACATTCCCGTTGAAGTATCGAATGAAGTCCATTAGGTACGTGACATAATCATCGAACCCAAAAACACCATCCTCAAGAGGAACTGCCCCCGCATCTCGCCAATCAGTGATGTAGACATTGTGATCCGGAAGGAACTCCTTCACTGTTCCCCGCAATAATGTTGCGTAATGCCCAGACATAGGAGCTACCACAAGCACATTAGGACGCCCCGCGTCCACCTCTGCAAACTGCAAAAGGTCACAGAACGGTTTAGTCAGAACATCCGTCTCCGCGACCCCCAAATCGAATTCCGGGCGGGTATAACTGTTCGTGGAACGTTGGACCAGTTTGTTTAGGGCGTACCATTCACGGGCAAAGGGAACCGATTGTGCCAAATTGGCATTCACCGTTGCTGCAAAATTTACATGAGAACGAATAACGTTGCTTATAGAATAAAAATTATAGAGCATGGGACGCCTTCGTAATGATGTTGCTAACCAATATTACTTATGCTGCGGCGCAAAACATTCCTGATTGTACACTGCCGCGATGGCCGCAATACCCGCTTCGTTAATTTCGCGTGTCCCAATCCCGGCATAAACGCCATGTGGGGTTGGCGGCATTTCAATCTCTGACCACTTCCCACGCCAGAACATCCACTTGAGTGCCTTTTGGTCGAACACATAGAGGTTGCAGTCCTCGAAGTAGTCCTCAAGATGTAGGAAGCGATCCATATACATTTGGGTTGCCCAGCCGGTACCACCCTCGACAAGCCCGAGAGGGTCTATTGTCCCCACCGCATAAACCGCCTGTGCCCAGCGAACTTGGTAGTAGTTGCGTTGAAGCAACTTATTCACATGAGGATTACTCGACGGGAAACGGCGTTTTAATGTCTTATTGGCACGTTCAACCGCTTTGTTCGCATCATCCAAATGATTTTGGGTCAATTGCACGATATGTTGCGGTGGGCACTTACTACGGTGCCCATCAAAACTCCAATGGATAACGGCATGACCAGCCTCGTGGGCATACTTGCCAAACTTATAGTCACTTCCTTGGGCGGCTCCGCTTAAAAGAACATCTGGACTTGTGAGGTTTAGTAGTAATTCCTGCACTATTTCACCTTTTTGTATAAAGATTTAGTTTCATCATTTGGTCGAAAATTACGGTTTGACTTTTACATTCCGACGAAAAATACCCTCGTTGAATATGATGGGCGTCAGCATTTCGAGCCAATACGAAAATGGGGCGGACTGCCATATCTTCAGCTAATCCAACAAAACGATGCTCTCAAATACTGTGTGCAAAAAAGGGTTTACTCTTCTGCGCATTTCCTACAAAGACAACATCGAAAATTTGCTATCTACGATCCTCAACTGAACGCACGAATTCGCGGATGGTGTTTCGGAGGTGGTCAAGATTTCCCTCTATGTTCTCAATCGTTAGTTCGAACGGTTGTCCGATCCAGGCATATTCAGATTCATGTATCCCATACTTCGCCCCAAAGAATTGATTCTTGTCCATCTTCGGGTCGTCAAAAATGTGAAGAGAGTTGTGATGGTTGAACGCAACTGCTTCATCCCACCATTCCGGCTCTGGACCGCGTTTAACGCGCACGATCTTGCCGCCCAGACGGCGCAAAAGGTCCAATTCATTCGGAAACCGGCAATCGGTGACCACTACATTCTGGTTCTTACGGTTCAAGAACCGCCGTTCCAGGCTCAGAATCCAGAGATTGTCGTTAAAATGCCGCCGGATCACATCGGTTCCAACGTTCTGCATCGCCATCCGTGGGGTGAAATTCGGTATCCCCAGGCGTTCAGCCCACCATTCATCCACCGTTTCGCGCCATTTGCGTCCTTCCTTAGTGTTCCCCTCAAGAAGGTCACGCGGCCAACAGAACATCGCTGCCAATGCATCTTTCAGCGGGGCGGCGAAACTGTCTTGCTCAAAACCGAGTTCATCAATCAGAATATCCCCGGCGGTTCCTTTTCCGGAGTTTGCAAAACCGACCAAACCAATGAGCATTTACCCCTCCATATTGCCGATCATTGACTATCGGATGGGGTGCGGTCTGGCGTCAATTTCTTTGGTTTGGTACGATCTATTACGTCCCGGCAGAAATCACAGAGCCGTGCAAATACTGCATAAGATCGAGCTTGTGCTTTTGACCGGAAGAACCGCCATAGATGCCCGCGTTGGTCTTCAAAATCGAACCGGGCATCTATGTTATATGACACGTAGCATTTCTTCGTATGGTCCCAAAGGAACCCGTATACGACATTTGTGTGAGTATCAACGTCGTAGAGGACTTTGACAACTTCGAAGCGGGAAATGCACAGATTGGCGAAATGCTCATCCTGGGTGTGAACAAGATAAACCGTTTTCCTGGCGGGAGCCTTGGTACTGGACAATTCATCCAGCGTAGTGATTTGACCGGGAAATACTTGATCCAGTTGGGGTAGAGTGACGGTGAGCATAAAAGTATTTACCCAAGTATTTTGGACACACCGTAACGGGGTCAGTTTAAAATAAATAGAAACATGAGATTGTTTGAAATTACTCAGCCTTCCAGCGTTGATTTAACATCCGCGATTAATCGGGTGATCGATGAGTGGTTGGAGCATAGACGCTGCAATGCTCCAAGTGATATTAATACAGGGAAAGCATCTGGATGCTGTGATGATTTTGTTTCCGATGTTTATGAGCAATTCGGCGGCGTGCGCGAAGCAGAGAGCCGTGGGATTTCTGATGTTTCAATAGCCAGTTTCATGAATGAGGATGGAAGATTTGACCTACCATTGCTTCGCTCGCATTGGAAAGCAGTAAAACCGACTCAAGGTCTAAACTGGAAGCATATGAATAGACTCGCCTACGAGGCAAACTTTGATGACGCCACGCATGTTTGGCTCACCTATGGTGGTAGGCATTATGATGCCGAATGCCCAACTGGTGTTGTCAATTTCTTTGACTTACCATTTTTTGTGCGGGTTATTTCTGCCTGGAAACAACACAAGGGGCTATAAGCACTATGCGTCTCCATGAAATTGCCCCGGTAAACTCCATCCCAAATCTCATCTATCGCTGGATAGACGAACGCGGGTGTTTGTCATACCTTCGTTCTAACGCAATGATTGGGCGGGTTCGTCATTTCATCCCCCGTCAATTAAGCGGAGAATTCCATTCGAATTTCAAAACCGGCTTGAGCTTCGCATTGGATGATCGTAGTTGGCTGAACGTCGGCACCCCGATCTGCTTCGTAGTCCGCCGTAATGCGCTTGGTGTTCCGGTCGTTAATATCAATGGGCAAGCGATCTATGACTTATCCGGGGCGGAAGAAACACGTCGCACCTATTCTATGGATCAGGCAACGTATCAACAATACTTGAAAAATGCCATTGAGGACAGCAAGACCGACCCTACCGAGGCGTTCGTCATCGGCAACATCCGGGATTTGGCGACCAAGTTGGAGCGTATCCACGTAAGACCAGACGGGGACAACGTTTCACCCAAAGGAACGAACGCTCTCAGAGCATATTGCCAACAATACAACATCCCATTGATCGGGCTAGATTGACTGCTGGTATTTCCCTTCTGCTATTTCCAGCAAGCGATCATGGAACTCGCCGTAGCGGTCAAAAGCACGACGGTATCGTACTTCTGCTTTTGCCATAACTTCATAGGGCACATATTTCATGACCGGTTTAACCACCATTCGATCAGGACCATATTTAAGAATCTTCACGTCATCGGGTAGGTAGACTTTCTGATCGTTCTCAATCACCAAAGAAATTCCCTGTTTCTCGCAATATGAGAGCGCGAGCATCATCAGGAACTTCTTCAGTTTCTCGGTTTCCGCGCCGTATATCTTGATGTGCCCCCAGTCATCACGTGAGAACGGACCAACGTAGACGTATCCTTTGACCATGCGTTCGGTCCAATACATGTCGTCCTCTTGAACCAAATCCGCAAGTTTCCGGTCGTATAACACGAAAGCGCCGTCCTGGGCGTATAGCAGCCAGTTTTCAGGATTTGCACTAGACAGGTCACCGGATGATTTCTTCGGGCGTGTAACCCCTTTCGGAAAGGCGCTATGGACGATTTCTTGGACACGCGCCTTGGTGACAACTCCTTGGCGGATCAATTGCGAGTACATCCCAGTCTTCAGATAATCACGGACAAATTCCTGATGGACCAAATCAAAATTCCGGGCACCACTAGGACTGAAACCCCCTGAATGAAGGTCCGGTTTCTGTTCTCGCATCAATTTGGTAAGGATGGTTCCAAACCCCATACCACGATATTCCGGTGCGACAACAACCAGATGACAGCCCCATTCGTCATCCGTAGTCCACCCAACCATCTGTTTGGTTTCAGTATCAAAAATGGCGAAGCGGTAATCCCACCGGTTGAACCCAAGTTTTTCTACCTCTTCCCGAGTGTAGTATTGCGCCTCATTATTGATACGAACGATTTCCCCATTAGGGTCGCGCTTGACGTATTGGGCGGTTTCCCAACAATCGATTACTTGCGAGCAAATCTCAAAGGTCAATCCCTTGATCTTAATCCGCCGCATTAGCTTGTAATCTTCACGACGCCCATAGCTACCATTGTTCAGTGATTGTAAACCAATGCTCTGGTACGCGGACTCTGAATGGTGTTTGTTGTTGGGGTTGACCAATTCATAGAACTCGCGGTAGGTCAACAGCGCCGGGTCCACGACTTTGTGGATGTACGGAGTGGTAGCTTCAGAAAGAACTTCAAGGATGCGCATCTTATATTTATGTAATATTGTGGTTTCTCTTCGCCGCAGCCAATCTATAATTCGCTTTATGTTCCTCGGTACGTACTTTTCCCTTATTAGACTCACTCATCTTACGACGCCGTTCTCTCGCCTTTTCAACTCCATAAATTTCTTCGTATGTCTTACCACGCATATTTTCACCACGTTTCTGTGCTGCTGCTTTTATTCTCTCACGTGTTTCATCCGAGATAGCACGATTGTGCATTGCCTCCCTAACCCGTTGTTTGGATTCTTCGGTCCACCCTTTTCGCACACGCTTCCATTTCCCCCATCCACGAATTTCTGCTTGTTTATTAAGATAGCGGGTGGAAATACCATACATCGCAGATAACTCTTTCTGGGGTATTTCACCAGCACGGTATAAAGGTTCAACTTCCTCCCAATTTACGACAACCACTTCTTTTGGCGGTTTACGAGTATGCGTAGGTGGAGTTTGCCGTCCCGCCTCATAATCAAAATACAATTCCTCAATAGTTTTATGACAATCACTACCTTTACTACTATTATCACTAATAGTGAGCATTCGCAGATTAGTCCAATGACCTATAATCTCAGGTGGGATATTGTTTCTAAAACCTTCTAATATACTGTAGATATGGTCAAGATGCCAGTATGAACCACGCTTATGACGTTCAGGATTAATCTTGTCGAAATAATCAATCCATGATTTTCGAGTGATTTCATATACAGCCGCATAATACAAATCACGTTCTTCCGTTTTTGGTTCCGCATTTCCGTTGGCAATCCGCGTTTCAAGAGACTTTTTTATAATGTCAGGGTGTTTCCATGGGTGATCGACACCGTACTTGTCCAGCCACGTTTGACGAAGTTTCTCCCTCCTATCGTCGTCCCATTGACATCCTGTGCGTTTGTGATTGCCATTTATTCTGCCTTCATTATATATCGTAAGATAATGCGCATACCCATCTTCATTATCTTTCGAATGCCAATGAGTATGACCGGTACGTTGACAATACGTTTCCATACGTTGCTTAACAAATTGTGGATCAGACGATTTTGCCGACCGTGAAAAATAAGTCAAATATCGGTTCTCAAACCATTTGACAAACTCGCCGGTCACTGGACAAACAGGACGGTCATAAACCTCATTGATGATGTGCCACACCCGCTGTTTTGGTTTGGCATCATCAGGAAGAAATGCTGTTATCTGACAAATTTCTTCCCATAAATCAGGATCGCGTTTGGATAAATACCGAATAGCAGACCGATTGTTATAGCCATTTTCGTATTGCGCAAGATATGCGGACAATTTTGCAAGAACATCCATACTTCATCTCCGTCTGTTGATGAAGTATTTATCCAATTATAAAAGTCATATCAATTTTTAATATGTTTTCTTCAAATTACCCGATAAGCAGCCCATATCCTTCTGAACCATCAATGTAGTTCTTCAGTTCCTCTTCCAATTTTTCAAGCTCAGCCATTGCTTCCGATTTGAGGGCATCACCGGGAAGTGATGTTCCGCCTTGCGGACCAACAATCGTCTGGAACTTTGCATAGGCGGTACCAAGCATCAATTTGGCTTGGGCGAGGGCAAAACTGCGAATCCAAGGACGCGCATAGTCATCATTGAAAATTTCGACCTCGGGACGGAATGTATAAATCCACAGAACCGCAGTTTCAGGCGTATGGATTTGGCGATGGACCGTCAATTGTCGGGTGGTTGGGTTCCAGTGATAATTTAAATCACGCCCAAATAACCGCCCCGCAACTTCTTGAAACTGATGAAACAGATCAAAAGTAAGAAGTCCTCCTTGCCGCCCCGCATCCCGTAGATAAAGGTTGGTATAAGACATTGCAAATGGATCGATCTGGGAGCCACCAGTCTGTCCGCCGATACCACGTCGAAGAATCTGGCGAACTTCTTTGACCTCGCGAGGCAGTATATATACCTGTTGATCAGGCTGAAGCTCAATAAAGCTGAATTTCTCTTCAACGGAATTACTAGCACGCTGACGGTACCGATCAAGAGCAAGATCGATAGCAAGGTCGTAATGTTCGGGGTCGAGTTCAATATCGACCATACCGCCACCCAGCATCATACCGAGTTCGGTTATCAATTTTTCACGGTTATAGATATAACCATGAAGCTCTTGGTCATGATTACCGGGCGTGGTCGTGGTCGTCATCGCGTTTCCCTTATATTACCTGAATGTATTTATAGGCAGTAGGGGTTTGCGATGACGATAGTATTACTTCGTCAACCCGTCCAAGTATGTGGAAATTTGCTGTACCAATCGCCCAAACTCATTGCGGCGACGAATCATAGTTGACCGCATGGTACCTTGTGCAATCATCGTCTTGTACCCATCAGAAGTTTCGTTTGAATACATCGAGAACCGAGTTTCAATGGTAGATAGAACCTCTTTAACTTGATCCTTAGTTGCCCCCTCAATGGATAGCAGCTTAACCGGAGCTTCGCGATCCTTGAGTAGTTTATCCCCATTTTCAACCAAGGCTATAATCTTGGTTGCCATATCTACCGGGGTAAGTTTCTTATCAGATTTCTCAATTACGGGCGAGGATACAACAACCTTGTTGTTTTTGATGGCTTCCTTTCCTTCGGTAATGATCTCGTTGACTTTCGTTTCGAGCCATTTTTTAGTATCTTCGGTTAGTGGAAAATCATGCTGCTCAAGATAAGCAACCTTACCGATTGTTGTGTAACGCCAATCCTCAAGCGCACCAAAAGCGTTCTTGGGTTCGATTTTATGATCGCGGGCATACCGTAGGGCATGTGTTTTCAGGGTTTTTGCATCCAACGTTTCTTGAAGTACACTCAGGCAACGTAGGTACAGTTGACGGTAATTCGGGCTTTTCACCGTTACCCCAGAAAAATCAGGCAATCCCTTCATATCGTCCCTCGTTTGGTATTGAAAATTGAAGGGTAGCGAAACACTCACCCCTATGTCAATTTTCCCAACAAGGGCTAAATACTTCTAAATGGGGGTGCCATATGGAGGAAATAAAGGGAATACTGGAAAATCCACTTACTGTCGGATATTTTTCCGCCATTTTGAGTTTAATTATTGGGTTGATTGTCAAAGATATCGCAATCAATTTTGTTTCCGGGCTTATGTTTTTCCTCGATAAAAATTTCACCGAAGGTGATACCGTTTACATTGACGGTCATAAGGCTGTTATTAGTAAAATTGGTATCAAAATGACGGTATTTACAATGAATAATGGTCGCGGGTTGACGTGGCGTTTTGTTCCCAATTCAAAAATCCGTGATCTTGAATTGGAAAAGGTCGTTATTCCCAAAGAAACACAACTTATCCCAGAAATGCAGCGTAAAATAACAGATATGGAAGATTTCCTTGAACGGGCGCATGCAGAATTCCGAAAGGAAGTCGCAGAGCGTGAACGCAAAATAGAAGAAAAAGCCAGGGAAGCTCTTGAAAAAGGAGGGTCAGTTTAATGTCTAGACTGTCACTATGGCGCAAACAAAAAGGTAACGATTATAATTTTATTGATCGTACATCCGCAGAACAATTCACCGTAGGCGGGGTAAGTGTCTATATCCACAAATATATAGGACCGTATACCGAGGAAGGTATAAACGAAGAAGAAGCGTTCTTAGCACCAAAAAATATAAATCAAGCCAAAGCCCCAGAGACATGGATACAGGATTTGCTTTTCATGGAGAACCGTGACCGCAAATACGACCCACACATCTATGAACTTCGTGGACATTTCACGGTACAAGACAACGATTTCGATCTTTCACAATTTGGTCTAATGCTATCGAACGACAATATCTACATCACGTTCCATCTAAACACAATGATCGATCAGATCGGACGAAAATTAATGTCAGGTGATGTGGTTGAACTACCAAATATGCGCGAAGATGCTATGTTAGATGATACCGCAGATGCCATCAACAAATTCTATGTAATTGACGATGCAAACTATGCCGCCGAAGGATATAGCCCATTATGGTATCGCCATTTATGGCGTTGTACATGTAAACCTCTTAAGGATAGCCCCGAATTTCGCGACATCCTTGGTACCGGTGAGAAGAAAGACGATCTCAAGAACCTGTTATCCACTTATGCGAAAGACATTGCATTAAGCGATTTGTTGATAGAAGCTGCTGAAGCAGAATCACCAATGCGGAATTTTGAAACTGCCCATTTCTATGTCATCCCAGGTGATGACAGTATTGGACGTATTCAGCAACCATCAATATGGTCGGGAGATGGCAAGCCGCCAAATGGCGCCGAACCAGTTGGGAGCGGTAAAATGTTTCCGTCCAATGCCCATATGGGTGATTATTTCCTGCGTACTGATTACGAACCGCACGTTCTGTACAAAAAGGAAAAGAATGGTTGGTCACCGATTGAGGTGGACTATCGCCGCACGTGGTATGCAGCCCACCGCATACTTGAATCATTTGTTGGCTCTACCGATAGCCCTGACCAAACATGGGTTGATGACAAAGGCAAAACTGTTACAGAACGACAGAATCTCAAAAAAGCGATCAAACCACGCAGTGACGTATGATGTCATCTACCTCGGTATAATTCTTGTCTTTCACATACACCCAGGTGTAACCAGCAGCCTCGACTAACTGTCGTTTAATGGCGGTTGTGCCTGGGTTATTTTTCTCCTGAAGTTTCTCTACATACCACGACTTGATCTCCACCACGTACTTTCCAAACAAGATAAAGTCAGCGATATAGAACACCCCAGCATCGGTAAACACAGGACCGTTCCCAATGTGATCATGGGTCAAACCGTGAATATCAAAACAGCGGGTGAGGAAATCAAGCTCATAACTGGATTGGTACAGCAGATCGGTGTCTCGAAATGGTTTTTGCTTAAAAACATTACGGTCTTTATCACTCAAAGTCTTTATCATACTTTCAATCATTTTCTGCTTCGATTCTGGATTGAAAATAGGATTAAATTTTGAAGAGTGCATACGGTCAGATCGCCGTTTCTGATCATCCGACCCCTCATACCGGGTATCGAAATAATCGCGAACCCGTTCGTTAAGATCAGTCGTCGCATGCTGTTTTTTCGCCTTTTCACTTAGGCGCTGACGTTCTGCATCAAACCGATCAGAATTGCGAAAACGCCACCACCCTTCGCGTTGTTTATCCATAAAATTAGGATCATTTGCGCGCACTTGAAGGAATTCTTGACGTTTCCGTTCTTTATCATCTTCTGTCCACATTTTCTTATATGCAGAACGCATTTCGTGAGAGATCAATGGCGCATCGGGAAACCGAGAAAGGTATTCGTCCCGTGTCGTTCCAATCGATTTGAAATACTTGTTAGTCAGCCGCTTATACTGATTTCCAGTAAACAAACAGGTAATTACCGCTGGTGTATGATCTGGGTAAGTAATATCCACCGTTTTTGGGTCGGGACCGCCATAAATAGACATATAACACCTCACAGATTTCCGCTGTGAGTATTTATCTTTTGCTATTACGGGCAAATATGTGGTTTGGGTCCGGTGACCAAAATATGGAGGAAAATCAAGTGGCTAACCTTAATTTTTGGTATTCTGGGCAAATTAGGTCGTATATGCTTCAGTTCCTTCGCGTCTTCGCGGGGTTCCAGATCAAGACGGGGAAGGGCAAAGATGGCACCGAGACATTCATCAAGGTTCCAATTCGCTACTCGGATATGAGCCGTCAAGTTGGACATATTCTGCGTGAAAACAGCGAAAACATGATGTTATCGTGCCCGTTCATGACTGCGCATTTAACTGAAATTAGCCCTTCGGCGGAACGGCGCCAAACACCGAACCATGTTAGTACGGTTCAAGTCACCGAACGCTATCATGACGATGGGTCAAACCAATATACCAACAAAATCGGTCAGGCATACTCAGTGGAACGTTTTATGCCGGTCCCCTACGATTTGGGCATGGAATTGAACATCTGGACATCGAACACTGACCAGAAACTTCAATTGCTTGAACAACTACTGGTTCTGTTCAACCCGTCCCTCGACCTTCAGACTTCGAACAACCCTGTGGATTGGTCCGCGTTGACCCTGATCGAGTTGGAATCAATCTCATGGTCGAGCCGCAGCATTCCGCAAGGTGCGTCGGAAGAAATCGACATAGCCACTTTGTCGTTCAAAATGCCGATATGGCTGAACCCACCGGCCAAGGTCAAGCGTCAGAAGATTATCCAACAGATCGTTATGAACCTGATGGAGCATCCCACCATGCTAGACGCAGAACCGGGGGATATCCCGAACTGGACTGCGGACACCAAGCTCGATGCTCGGGTAGTGATCTCGCCAAATCAGTATCGCATTCGTCTCGAAGGCGATATCGTCACGCTTCTCGACTTCGCCGGAAACGAAAAGGGAGACGATGGTAAGGTATTCGAATGGTCCCCGCTTCTCGATCAGTATGGACAATACGAAGAAAGTGTATCGCAGATCGTTATTCGTACTTCGACCGACTACGATAACTTCGAGAACAATATCATTGGAACGATCAAACTGATCCCGAACCAACCGAACAAGCTTCGGTGGACGGTCGATCCCGAAACGGTGCCGCGTGAAACCATCAAGAACATTCACGCGATCATCGACCCCCATAAGAACTACCCAGGAAAAGGTTTGCCCGCTCCATCGGTCGGTCAACGGTATCTGCTGCTTGATGAAATCGGACCCTGCGAAGCGTGGGGGAATATCGCCGCAAGTGCCAACGACATTATCGAATTCACCGGGGCACGCTGGGAGGTATATTTCAACTCAAACCAAATTCGAGAAACCCATATAGTCAAAAACTCAAACCCAAACAGTCTAAAACACTACAAATGGAATGGACAGGAATGGGATGAATTAATCAACGGAGAATATTTCCCCGGCTCATGGCGCATCTTTCTGTAACTAAACGGAACTATCGCATCAGATCAGGTAAACACCATTTGAGCGATATTCCTGTTTCAACGACACGTAGCTGATCAAGCCGTGAGCGACTTGATCCCGGCAGAGGTATCTCCACAGGCGGTGACGCCGCTAGGCGTCGGTTCGGGCATTCCTTGCCCTACCAAATATTCAAATCCCCAACGCTTGATGTTCAAAGACGCATTCGCGTCTCTGTCCATGACCAAACCGCAATTGGGGCAGTTGTAGGTTCGCTGGTTCAGCGGCATTTTCTGCCGATGATCACAGCAAGAACAGACCTGACTACTGGGATCAAAGCGGTCAATTTGGACGAAATGCTTTCCCTGCCAGACCGCCTTGTAGGTGAACTGGCGTAGAATTTCGCCCCAACTGGCGTCGGCTATCGCCTTCGCCAAATTGTGGTTTCGCATCAATCCTTTGATGTTCAGGTTTTCGGCACAAATCACGCTGTAGGTCTTGGTTATCGAACTGGTGAATTTGTGGATCAGGTCGGCTCTCTGATTTCGCACCTTGCGGTGTTGGCGGTAGAGCCGTAATTGGCATTTCTTTCGGTTCTGGCTGTCCTTACGAGCTTTGCTCAGACGGCGTTGCAAGCGGCGTAGCCGCTTCTGTGCCTTCCGCAGATGACGGGGATTGGCGACCACCTCGCCGTCACTGGTCACGACCAGTTCCTTCAGACCGAGGTCAATACCCACTGTGCTGTCCAAATCGGGAGCGATTGGCTGGTCGGGTATGTCAATCTCACAGACCACACTAATGTACCAATTATTGCCGTCTTGGCTCACCGTGGCGGATAACGGACGCCCCTCGGGCAGCCGTCCAGCACGGAACCGCATCGATTCCATCTTTGGTAAATGGACGACATGATCACCAATGGCGAAGGATTGGTTGGTCAAATAGAACGAATCACGTAAATTCGATTTCTTCTTGAACCGAGGGAAGCCCTTGCCGCCCTTGAAACATGCCTTCAAGGCACCATCAAGGTTTCTGGCGACCCGTTGAAGTGAACAAGCTGGTGCCGCCCCGAGCCAATCCGTCTCATTCTTCATCAACGGCAACATCTTTGCCATGTCTGCGTAAAAGAAGAATTTTTTCTCAGCCGCGTAGCGGTCTTGGTTCAGGTGGAGCAGATGGTTCCACAGCCAACGGCAATTGCCACCAAATTGCTTGAGTTGTTCGGTCTGGTTGCGAGTTGGATAAAGTCGTAGTTTGAATGCTTTCTGTGTTTTCATCTGCTAAATACCAATGCGGGACAGCCCCATACATCTGCTGGGGTTTCATCGGGAGGTCGAAGGTCCGATGATTACCGCTACTTCTATTTAGCAAAAACGCTCAGTGGCAGTCGGTCAATCTATTGGGTCTACCTGATCTGATGCGATAGTCCCGTAACTAAATACGGTCATGAAAATCGCATCATTATCCAAAGCTGATTGGAATCCACGCATCTACCTCGACCTAGACGGGGTGGTAGCGGACCTCCGAAACGCCATCGAAACCAGAACCGGGCAACTACTGGAAAGTGTTTCTAAACGAACCATTCTCCAAGTAATTCTTGAGACGCCGAATTTCTGGGGAAGGTTGAAGAAAACAAATGATTGTGACGTATTATGGGAATATCTCAAGTCTCACAAACCAACTATTCTAACTGGAAAAGTCTCAGCCGATCCTCTGTGTGAAACCGGTAAACGGTTATGGGTTTTTGAAAACCTTGGAACCGAGGATGTTATTGTAACCAAAGGCGTTCTCAAACATACCTTCGGCAAACCCGGTGATATACTAATCGATGACACGGAACGCAATATCAGATTGTGGCGTGAAATGGGTGGTATTGGAATTTTACACACCAGCGCAGCAGAAACCATTATCGAATTAAAGAAAATCGGCGTGCGTTGATTGACAGTGTAACAAATAATCGGTATATTCGGCTCTCTTAAACGAGGGACAAATGACCTACATCACCAGTGACGAATTCCACGCCATCATTACCCCTGCGACGGTTCGTATCAGCAAGCTGTTTGAGCAAGCTGGGTTCGACATCCGTATCGTCGGTGGAGCCGTGCGTGATTCGCTGCTCCGAGTGATGCCAAAGGATGTGGACTTCGCGACCAACGCGACCCCCGAAGAAATGATTCGGTTGATGGTTGCCGCTGATCTGTACGTGATCGGCGTCACGGAGTCCCTGCGGCGTGGTAAGACTCTGAATGAAATCATCGCGCGTATCGATGATATTCCGGGTATCCAGCATGGCACCGTGAGTGCGGTCATCAATGGTGAAACCTTCGAAATCACCACGCTGCGATATGACATGGAAACGACCGGTCGGCATGCTAAAGTGGCATTTCATCGGTCGTTCCCGGAAGATGCCAAGCGTCGTGATTTCCGGTTCAATGCCATGTACGCCAGCATGGACGGGGAACTGCACGACTACGTTGGCGGTAAAGACGATCTCGACCAACAAGTTGTCCGGTTCGTTGGCGCCCCATCGCAGCGCATTAGAGAAGACTACCTGCGCATCTTGCGGTACTTCCGTTTTGCGGCGCGATTGGGGTTCTCCTTCGATGACGCGGCTGACGCGGCAATCGCATACAACGTTGCGGGTCTGACGACCATCAGCGGCGAGCGCATCTGGGCGGAAATGTCCAAACTGTTCATGTATCGTGACCCGGTGAAATACCTGTTGCACATGCATGCTCTGGGTGTAACCGAGGCAATCCAGTTGCCGGTGGATATGGATCAGGTGCGGGTGGTGTCCGAGTTCGCTACGTCGCCCGTGTCGGTACTGGCGGCATCGCTGCGTTCGGTTAGCGAGGTCGATACCCTGGCTGCCAGATGGAAGCTGAGCGGCGTTGAACGCAACTTGGCAGCATTCTTGGTGCAATATCGTGACGACCGGGTTGGGTTGCGGACTGCCCAGGATATGGTGGTCGATGGTGCCAACCACGACTTCGTTGCTGAACTACTGCGGGTCGGTGGACGTGTTGCCGAAGCGGATACGTTGGTTGGTTGGGTAACCCCCAAGTTCCCGGTTTCCGGCGCCGATCTGATGGCTTTGGGTATGAAACAAGGCAAAGAACTGGGTGATGCCTTGAAAAGCATGAAAGAACGCTGGAAACGCAGCGACTTTCAACTGTCCAAGGACGAACTGATGGCTGGCGGGGTTTAACCCGCCAGCTTTTTTATTGGTCTACGTGTCAATATGGCGTAGGTTGCACCAATGAAATGCAATCACTGTAACCTTGATTCGTCCGATTCCGGCTTCCGTATGAATGTACGGGATGGTGGACCGATGTATTGGCGCCGTACCTCTGAAGGCATCATGCAGGCGTTTTGCTCCCCACATTGCAGCACCTCGCAACAACTCACCGACCGGGGTGAAGAAGTTCCTTCGTGGATTGCCGAACAACGAAAAATGTATGCTGCTAAATAATCTCGGCTGAAATGCCACGAACCGTAGGCAGTAAGTCCCTCGCGTCAGAGGGCGGGAAGTCCTACACGATCAGGAGAAACATCATGGGTGTCCGTATTGAGGGCAATTCCCTCGTTTTTAGCTTTGAGAACGTCCATAAAGATGCCGGATGTTCGGTCAATTTTCAGCGTACCCTACGCATCCCTGACGACGAAAATACCTACGCGCTGCCACCTGGGTTGGGTAATTTCCCGATCCAAGCAGTAGAGGAATTCGCCAACGCCCCGTCCAAGTTCAAAGAACATGGTGGCTTCATGTTCCCCATGTATCAGTCCGAAGCCATGTGGATGAGCTTTAACAATTACAACGGCTATCCTATCGCGCTGAAGATCGCCGCCGGGTCAATCAACGCGGTTGACGGCAACACCATCGAAGACGGACTGAATAGCAATGGTGAGCAGGACTACTGCGCGATCCCCGGTCAGCCGTGGCTTGACGGTTTCTGCGTCGAGAAGGGTAAGATTCGGCAGTTCATTGCCATGCCGCTGGGCGGCGGCTTCACTGCGGAAGAGCAGATTACCGGCGAATCCCATTTTGGCGGACTTCAGTTCATCGCCTATGCGCTCAAGAAAGAAAAATGGGACGAAATCTGTCAGCATCGTGATGTATTGCGTTGCGCCTCTACTAAAGGTGGAGCATTTGCTTCGCCGGGCGTTTCCCCTTACATCACGGATTATTCAGAAGTTTATGCATGTGCCACCTCATCCATGGACATGTTAGATTGCGTTGGGATGGAAAGCGCCGCTATGGGCTTCGGTGCCGGTGGTGCCATGAAGCAGGACATCTATAAGGATGACTACACCATTGACGACTACGACCTTGATAACCCGGTCGTCTGCCACGTCAACCTCTGCAACAGCGAAGCGTGGAGCCAGATCACCGGGGCGATGCCGCCGTACCCAGCGCCGACTGCCCAGGACTACAGCCGTGCCCGCCTGCCGTGGTTCGACTACTACAGCGAAAAACACGCGGTGGACGGTTCCGCTACCCTAGCTGGGGTGAAATCGGTCAACGAAATCCTGCTAGATCAGGGTGCCGACCCACTGCCCAACAATGAACCGGTAACGCCTGGGATGGTGGTGACCAAAATCGATCCGGATATCCAATATCCGGGCGTCGTGGTCCCCGCCTACAAAGCCCAGGCATAAAGTAATAAAGCCCACCAGAGATAGTCTGGTGGGCTTTTTACTTAAATATGTCTTATGATAATGAAAATACTAAGTCCACTCATTGACTTCTTAATACCACGTGCTAGAATGTACCTTGGTGAAGAACGGAGGGACATGATGTCCACCAAGCAATCCGACGTAAACGTTGACGACGGTCTTACCGCGTCCCAGCAGCGTGCAGCCGAACAAGCTAAAATTCAGGCGAAACTTCGCCTATGGCTTAAAAACCATTAATGCTTGTTCGTCATTAGGACGATCTGTTCGATCCGGTTAGCCAGGGTTTCAAGAGCCTTCGGCATGGCAGCAATCGCCTCAACGAAACGTGCCATTTCACCACGTAGATCGTCAAAACCACCACCCTTTAATCGTGCTTGAAGGTGCTGCACGACAGATGCCATAACTTTCTTGGCATTGCGTGCTTTATCCGCAATCACCTTATATTCCTGATGCGTAGCAGCACTTTCACTAAGTTTCAGGGACACCCGCTTGTAAGCGTTGGTTAGGTCGTTTAATGCGTCCTGTAATGCCCCCATTCCCACAGCGGTATTCATCCCATCCATCTTACACAGTTCCATGTAAGAGTGACCAAGCGTTTCCAGCTTGCGTACTTCGGTCATGAAGCGTTCAAGGAACTCAACAAAATCACGAACAGTTTGGAATTTCTCCGGAAATTCCACCATCCCAAATTTGATTTCAGCTATCTTGGCGGCAAGTTCTTTGAACTCACCAGTTGGGCGTGTCTCGAATTCAACTAGTCGCATGAAATTTCCTCTCTTTATACCCATATTTAGTTTTTATGTAGTCATAAATACCCCGACACCATTTATATAGGGGGTGCGCATGACGGAGATTATCGATTTTGCATCTATTAAAAAGAAATCAACCATAGGTAAAGAATTTACATTTCTTGATGGTGATGCGGCAAGAACCAGGGATAGTTTTGGGTATGCCGCAATCATGAATGAGGCTCTTCATACCGTTGCACGAAAAATTATTCAAAAAGTTGCAACGGAAGGATTACCGGGCGCTCATCATCTGTATATCAGATTCGACACAACCACCAATGGCGTGTTTCTGGATGATTATCTTCGATCCAAATATCCGGCGGAAATGGTTATTCAATTACAACATAAGTTTACCGATCTCGATGTTACCGACACCGATTTCACGGTCACCCTTCAGTTTGAAGGTACCCCTAAAAAAATTGTGATACCATTTATGTCCATAATTTCAGTGGTCGATCCATCAGTGCCATTCGGGTTTGGTATGATTGATCCATCAAATGTGTAGTTTCGTCTCGTCCGCGTTTTTCCGTTTGTCAATATATTTTACTTGTAAATCAACAACTTAGAAATTTTCTAGTTGCCAACGGATAAAAATATGTTGACATAGGGGTGATTAATCGTCCACGCGCCTTGTTGGCGCTATATACGAGGAAGCGAACGATGACACGCCTTGCTAGAATTGGAACCGGAATGCCTGTGCCGATCAAGTCGCACGTAACCCCGGAATTGCGCCAACTGTTCAACACAAAAGCGGCAGAAAGCAAAACCGCCAATCTACCGATGGAACGGCGAACGGTGAAAATTTCCAGTCTCAAACTGGATGCGTCGTACCGGGGCACCAATCCCAAACCCGAGGCGGTTACCGATCTTGCGGTAAATTGGCAGGATTCCCTCTATACACCCATCATGGTGGTACAGCGTGGTAGGCACCTATTCATTATCAGGGGTCTGCGCCGGGCGCTGGCGGCTATTTTAACAGGTCGCAATGAGATTGAAGCGTTCATAATCCAATCGCAGGATGCCGAACACGAACTCAGCCTGTTGGAAACCGGCGCGGTACGGACTCAGATCAAGCACCAACGTGCCCTGGCATCCCCGGTACATCCATCCCATGCCCTTGCCAAAGAGCTTCAACGCATATGTGATGCAGTAGGCGTGAAAATCGCGGAACATCAGGCACCGGGTGTCCTGACAGGAACCGAGCGCATGATGGATGCCATCACCAATTATGGTTCGGCACAAGTCGAACACGCACTGCGTTTGTACCGCAAAATTTGGGCACGTGATAGGGTGCATGCCTACGTAACCAGCGGATTAACCGCATGGCTATATGCGGTGAAGGATATCCCACATGTCAGTGATGATCGAATCATCACCGCTTTCCAACGGGCTTTCCACAGCCATGGCGACGCCATCACCGCCCAAAAAAGCCTCAATACCAACCGGCGACACACCGACCTCGTTTACTCCGAGCTATTCACTCGGAAATACAACGAAACGATGCACGGTCGTGCAAAGTTGAAGGTGGAAACAGTCATCAACCATCTGACCAAATAATGTAGGTCAAAGGATATAGGAAAGGGATGGGGTTAGCCCATCCCTTTCCTATTAAAACTCTTTAGTTTGTTTATGTCCTTTATCCGAGTGTGTATGCCTGTTTACCGAGCATTTTAAAATTGGTTAAAGCCCCTTGACCGGTGGGTGGATCGGAACATATCATCCAGCATGCATCGGAGGGGTAGGGACGAATCACCCAATGGGTAAGGGCTTCCCGAACTCCATACTCCAAACATAGGCAAAAAGGAGGATGGGGAGGATGACTGTCGTTGTTGCACTAAGCCAGGATGGGCAGGTAAATGACACGGTAACCGTTATACAAGACATTCACGAACGGTGCCGCCAACTTAAAATTAAGTGTCAAATCACCGATCACGAAGGGTTACTCAAAGCCTACCTTTTTGCGACGAATTTTATTCCGCGCGATGATCGTTTCATGGTGAAAGCGGTTTTTCGTGAAGTTGCATTCCTGCTGCATGACACCACCGAGCATGATGTGGAAGAATGGTTCGATATTGTTGCCACATCCGAAGGGTCAAACTTAATGGATGCAGTCCTCGGTGAAGTACGCGAGGACATTGACAGCAACGTATTTGATTCCATGATGGTGCTTAAGCACACCCTAGAAAATTGCTGTGGCTTGGATATCCACTCTCAAAAAGATAAAATTTTCGAGATTGCGCACATGGTTGCGATGCTGGGCGCGGTGGATAATCTCGGGCATCCCACGAATGATCTGGCACGGATGCTGATGCACGAAGTGGCGAAACGCTACTTCCATCTCGCATGTGTCTTCATTCCCCCGAACCCGGTGCATTTGGAAATCGACTCATAACCAGAGTCGATACAGGGTTGCCTCTCGGGGATCGGAAAATGAAACGGTGAGACGGAGCAATATTGCTCCGTCTCCTACTTCAATACCCATCGCATTGAATGAATGGCTCACGGGCTTTCGAGTTTCGAACCATTCTATGATTCGATCATCGATCCCCACGCTGGACGATACCCAGTGAACCACCTCATGGTCACGGGGATTGTTCGTTACCTGCTGGATGGCTGACCCGGCGAATTCATCACCGGTTACCCACTCCACTAATAAAAACTCACACCGATCAGTCACGCTTTTCGCATTGATCAGGCGTTGTAACCGAGGCGGCAAATTCTGCCTCTGCCTTCACCAGCGTAGATTGGGTCGTGCCATCATCACCGACACTGGTCTTCAAGGTCTGGAAAGCTTGCTCAATCTGCCCCAGCGCCGTTTCGAGCTTCTGGATAGCACCATCTTCTTTGGTAGGTTCCTTAACCGGTTCGGCGGCGCCCAGAACGCTCGTCTCAAGCCGTAAAAGGCGCTCACGGAAATCCTCAATTTCCTTTAAGCGACGGTTCTCTTCCGTCAACGCCTCAATCTGATCTTCTAGGTCGGTACGAACCTTCTCGGCGTTCTCACAGCGTGCTTTCAAGTCCGTATTTTGGGAACTTAGTTTGGTGTTCATAGCCTTCATCTGATAGGCAAAGGTGGCTACCTCTTGGGTTACTTCACCGATCACCGCATCAACATCCTTGCGCATTTCCTTGAACAGGGTGTCAAGATGCCCAGATATGGTCTTGAGTGCCCAATGAATCTGTTGGGCTTCCGGGACGTTTTCACTAAGTGTATCAATACGTTCTTGGGTCGCAGTCACGTTAAGATCGTTAACTACCGTAAGATACCGCTTAATTTCCTTTACTGCCGTCCGAGCTTCCTCGCTACGTAGGGTTTCTGCCGCTGAAAAAGTCATAGTAATAGGATCAACTGACATAACTTTACCTCCGTGTGTGTCGTGTGTTATGTGTGTAGTTATTTAGCTCCCGGTGAAATAGATCATGGAAAACCTCATAAAACGTGCGGCAAAAATCGCAGATGTTCCGATATCGGCAGCATTCATATACGGCAGTCGGGTATACGGTACTGCAACCTATTCATCTGACTACGATCTCGTGGTAATTTCAGATCAAGCACGGGATGGACATGAAATTCGTAATGGTGACCTGAATATCCACCTCTACACGCCTGTGAAATTCCAAGAAAACCTTACCCTCCATAAAGTGGTTGCGGTTGAATGCTACCACGCGCCCGACTGTTACAAATATGGAAACGTGGAGCGGTTCCGGTGGGTTGTGGACAAAGCCACCCTGCGCCGGGAATTTTCCGAGAAAGCATCGAATAGTTGGGTGAAGGGAAAGAAGAAACTTGACGTGGAAGGTGATTTTTATATTGGTCGAAAGAGCATCTTTCACTCGCTTCGTATTATCAAATTCGGTATCCAGCTTGCCATGACCGGTCGTATTACCGATTTTGGGGCAGCAAATGACCTGTACCAAGAGATTGTACAATCCCCCGAGGAAAACTGGGCTTTCTTCAAGGAAAAATACCAGCCGCTATACAACGAATTGAGCAGTGAATTCAGACGGCTTGCACCAAAGTAGTCTTGCCGAACATGTCTGCACGTTGTATAGTGTACCGAATCTTTTCTCCAAGGGGAGCTTACCATGTCGAATCCCGACGCCGTTGCCAAGTACATCGACCGCACTGCCCTGTCCAAGAGCCTGGGAGAGATCGTTCCCTATGATCAGGGATACATCGTCAACGTCGGTGCCCAGTATCCCAACAAAGCTCCGGTGTTCGTCGGCATTCGCATGAGCAATGGCAAGCTGCGTATCACCGATGGTCGCGAAGGCATCCGACAGATCGCCAACATCAAGCCGAACCTGCCCAGACGCCCTGGCTATTACCTGTGCAAGGCTGCCAAGATGCACGAAGTGCGCTGCGACGAGGGCGAGGTGTATGCTCTGCTGCCGAAGGGCGCGTCCACCAAGGACGTGATCGATGCCATCCGTGCGGTCGGCTCGGCATCGCAGAATGGCGTGCTGCTCGACCGCCGCTGATCATACCTACCGCGTGTCGGGTCATTGCCTGGGCGATCAAGACCGGAAAAATCGCGTCTATCTTTGACAGTGAAAATCAGGTCTGGTCTAATATCGGGTGGGTTATCGTAGCCATTATCAATGCAACGATTTGGTTCATCATCTTCCCGATCACGTTCTACCAATACCAAGAGAAAACCCAGGAAAAACGGTAAGGAAAAAGAGGGGCGTGTCCCCTCTTTTTTTGTGCGTTTTCAATAAATAAGCGTGGTGTTTACCATTACCAAGGACCACGCGGATGACCGACAAAATCAGGAAGTTCATTAACGAAAATGACCCCCAGACCCCATGCGTCATCATTGACGTTGATGTGGTCCGGAGGAATTATCACAAACTCAAATACTTCCTTCCCGAAGCCGATGTCTTTTATGCGGTGAAGGCAAATCCTGGCAATCCTATTATTGAATCATTGGCAGAAATTGGGTCATCCTTTGACGTTGCCAGCATTCAAGAGCTTGATCTAGTTCTAAGTTTCGGCGTTAAACCCGAGAAAATTTCGTTTGGTAACACGATCAAAAAAGAACGTGACATAAAGTACGCTTATGACAAGGGCATTCGCCTGTTCGTTTGCGACGCAGAATCCGAGCTTGAGAAAATTGCCCGTGCTGCCCCTGGCGCCAAAGTGTTCTGCCGCATTCTGTGGCTTGGGGAAGGCGCAGAATGGCCGCTATCCCGCAAGTTTGGGTGTGATCCCGATATGGCAGTAGACTTGCTCATTCGTGCCAAGGAACTGGGTCTGGACCCCTATGGGGTATCCTTCCACCCAGGCTCGCAACAGAAAGACCTCAATCAGTGGGATTTGGCAATCACCAAGGTCGCAGAAATTTTCCGTCAGGTCTATCGCGAAGCCGAAATTGAACTCAAAATGATCAACATGGGTGGTGGTTTTCCAGCCCCCGGCTATCGCACCCCGGTACAGAGCCTTGAGTCCTATGCCGACATTATTCGGGCATCCATGGAAAAGAACTTCGGTGAAGATGAGTGGCCAAGAATCATCGTGGAACCCGGTCGTTCCATGACCGGAGACGCTGGTATCGTCCGAGCAGAAATCGTCCTGATTTCGAAGAAGATCGAGTCTGAATTTGAACCGCGTTGGGTCTATCTCGACATCGGTAAATTCAGTGGGCTTGTTGAGACGTTCGAGGAAGCCATCACCTATCGGTTCAAGACCCCGCGTGATGGTGATGAAGCGGGTCCGGTAATTCTAGCAGGACCAACGTGCGACAGCCTCGACATTCTATATGAGAAAACGGAATACAATCTTCCGCTGACGTTGGAAATCGGGGATAAGGTTGAAATCTTGTCCTGTGGGGCGTATTCAACCACATACGCCTGCGTCAACTTCAATGGCTTCCCGCCGCCAAAGATATACTTCATATAATGTGTTGAGGTTATTTATCAACGCTATTCCTGATCAGCGTTGCCGTAGTGACGCTTCTATCCCACTTGTCGTTGGGATTGACTCTGGAACAAGCAATCGAACTAACTCATGCAATACAGCACGATCTTGCATGACCGGTTTGAAATGACTGCAACAACCGGTACCCATTTTCTGGCGCCGTTATTTTTCCTGCGGTAAAAACTCAAAAATGATTATCGAAATTAACGAAAAGGCAAGCAGTACCCCCGCAGCTATCCATTGTTCAAACATCACGCATCCCATCCCAAACAAAATACCAATAAATCCATAGGCCATATTACACCTGTCCGATTTCAATATTCATGATAGAACAATGGGCGCGGTGGTGCCGACTGCGATCTGCACATCACCGCCCACACTCCAACTTATGCAGGTTGAACGGTGCGTATCAAGGCACTGACCGCAAAATCCGTTCCCATCCGTCAGTCGTCGCCTCAGTGGCAATTTCCTCGTCATCCAACGCCTGATAGCCGACCAATAGGGAACACGCCCACTTAGGTGATCTTTTCTTACGACGTGCAACTTCACGCGCCACCGCCTCACGATACCCAGACATGGCGGCATACAAACCAGGGATGGGATCGCGTTGAACCACAAAATCCCAGGTCAACCCGACCTTGCTCCCTTCACAACTGCAAATCCCGCCGCCAACGCGGACGCGGGTGTAACCAACCAACATCACCACTCGATCATCAGGAAGAACCGCAAGAATGCCTTCTTCCGTGTCTTCCAATTCACCATAATGAACCGGTAAGCCATGAGCATCGAGTGGTGGGTTGATGAGTTCTGCGGTTTCAATATTCATGATGGACCAATTGTAAGTGTATTGGGCAGGAAAGTCAATGATGACGCCATACCCACCGCAATTTACCACAATCCCATATTCGATCAAAACCAAGTGTCTGCGCAGCAAGACTTTCAGTCATTTCAGAAGGATTGATACCAAACTTCTCCAATCTTTCCTTACGCAAGATGGATTTATGATACCTACGTTTATAATCCGTATAGTAAAAACTTGGGTCAACATTACCATCCAGCATAAATCCAAGACGCTGGTATAGTTTCCCGGTACTGTGGCGATTATCAGAAAAAGAAACTACCGTAGTCGGGCAACATATTTCCACAAATGTTTTGAACATTTTCGAAGCAATACCAGGGTAATGAAATCCGTTGGTTGCATATCTCACTAGTTCGTAGTCATATTCACCACGTGGATTGGTTGAGAACGCCATAACCGCTACGAGAGCATCATCATCGAAGGCACCAAAAATAGTGCCTACGGCAATACCACTCCCTTGTAAATGATGCTTATCTAAAAACTTAGCAGCAGACGCCCATTCTATCTTGGATATCTCTAATTGTCTTGCCCCGACACCCCGTGGGGCATGTCCAATTAAATGATGTATGCGGCTACGAACTACGTCATTATTTAGAACCCACTCATCACCGAATATCGTCAGGAGCGAAATTCCTTTTTCATTACATTGGCGCCATTTATCATAGTGATAAAAAGCGTTAGGGCGCCCCCGCTCGGACCATTGGCTATGAAAATACAACCCGCACATTTCAATCGCCAATGCCAAGTCAGGTAGATAAAAGTCTAGCTCACCCTTAATAATGGTTTGAGTATTCTTCTTGTAATTTATTCCAGCGTTATCAAGAATACGCTGCATAGCCGTTTCATATCCAGACCGCCCCGGTCGTTCGATCTCATACCGATCCATATAGCGTCCAATGGTTCTGTCATTGACCTCCAACTTGACGGCAAGCTCGGATATCGAATACACCTCACAAAGTTGTTCGAACGCTTCTTTGTTTTGAAGGATATCGTATGCAACTGTAGACATTTGTCCCTGTACCCAATTCGAACGCCCATACCTGTTCAAATAGGTTTGGATACGCTTTGCTTTTACCACATCAGATTTTAGAGGATGATCTACCCCTATAGTCGCAACCAAGATATCACGTATCTGCTGCTGAATGACAGGATTGGAAAAAGGGTTATCATATCCTGTTTGTTCGGTATACGCGGCACGAGCAATGTGCATGGCACTATCAGAACTATACCGATCTTGGCATGTTTGCTTGATTTTCTCTTTCACTTCATCCAATTGGGTATGCCATTCCACCCCATATCGTATCAAATTGTTTAGCTTAGTGTTTTCCTTAACCTCTGCTGCCTGGGTATGCCACTCCACCCCATATTTTGCCAGATTTTGCTTTCGCAATCGGCATTTCACGTCATCTACCATCATGGCGTTTTCTACCCCATAACGCTCGATACAAGTAGAACGCATTTTATCTACAACAGCAGCTTTTTGTTGATCACTCTGCAAACTATGAAAATTAGATAGTTTATTGGATTGGTTCTCGCGGTTGCAAGAACATTCAACTTTGCTGCCGCAAAACCGAAACCCTTTATCAAGTGTATTGAATTTTTTACGGTTACCGTTCTTGCAGAATGGCGTCTCATCATGGAGTACAAGATAAACCATTTCGGGTATTGTCAAATCAATACCCCATTTTTTGGTTTCTTGATACAACCATGCAAGCAATATCTTGTTTTGATTTATAGAACGCGCATAACCACGTTTTTGACTTAGATTTTTTACGACATCACGCATAGTCGAATCCGAATCTCTCAAGCATCAATCTACAATCATGCCTCAAAATAATTCGAGCGCCAATTTAATTATTACTTGAAATACAATGGTTTGGGTAACGCGGCTGATTATCTGGGTTAGATTTGAATAAACAAGAAACGGCGCCCGAAGGCGCCGTTTCCCTTTTGTTCTCGTACTCCAGTAGGAATAAAATCACAAAAATTTGAGATTCGATGTGTTGATACCAACCAACCCAAGGTAGTCCGCGGCATTGCCCAATGAAGAGGCAGTGTTCGTAAGTTCAATGTAGCCATAACGGGTCATGAACGACACCACCGGCTCGAAGGTGCGCGGATCGATGATCACGCCCGAAGAAGTCAGCGGCACGTATGGGCAGTAGTACGCAGCAGCGTCGATCTCGCCCGGACCCTTATAACCGACCAGCACCGGGGTGTTGTCGGAAGCATACTGGTCCACGTACACGCGCATGGAGTTGTTCAGGGTACCGACGAACTTGGTGTTGGTCGGAGCCTCGAACACACCTTCGGTGGTACGAGCGAAAGCGGAGGTGGTTGCGGACTGAAGAATGGTCAGCGCAGTCGGGGAAACCACAACCCAGTTACCAGCACCACGACGGGTACGGGCAGCGATGAGGTTTGCCTGACGGTTGATCAGAACGGCCAGAGCGGCATGTTCGTCACCAACGAAGGTGGCGGTACCAGAGACGTTGCCCTGGTCGTACATGGCGGTCGGGGTGCCCGGCAGAGCGCGAAGGCTCTGAAGGATTTCCTGATCGATTTCAGCAGTGATTTCCTGAGCCAGAGCGGCCATGATTTCAGCTTCGATGTCGATGCCCTGCTGAGCCTGTGCGTCCTGCGCGGCTTCGAAGGTCCAGCGAGCGGACAGACGACGGGTCTTAGCTTCGACGGTTTCCTTCAGGATTTGGATGTTCAGGCGAGGACCGGGAACACCTTCCATCGTGGCAGTCGGAGCAGCCTTCGGGTTATTCGGGTCTTGGTTACCCGAGTAGAAACGAGCAATGTCGAACGGGGACAGAGCTTCGGTACCAGCAGTCACGCCGCCGCCAACCGCAGGGATCGTGTCGGCATAACGCACACGCAGGGTGTGAATCTGAGCGACCGGACCAGTCATTGGCTGCACACCAATGATTTCATTGGCAATGACGGTGGGCATAACGCGCCGAATAACCGGCAGAATAACCTTGTTCAAAGTTGCGATGTTGCCAGTAGCGGTAGCACCGACAGTGGCGTTTTCCAAGATCGGGGTCTTGGACATCAGGTCTTTGCGAGTGTTCTCAAGAACAACTTCCATGACCTTCTTCTTATTACCGGTCAGACCCTCGCAGAGAGCATCGCGGGTCTGCTTCCAGTGTGATTCAAAAAGCTTCGACATGTTCCCTATCTCCTTATTAAATACCTGCCATCTTAATACCAGCGAGCATCTTGAACTGATCGAGTTCGGCATCAAATGTTGCCGTATCGGTCTTTTCGTTCAGCGAAGCTTCGGTAAGACGGTTGTTTCGGTTTCCAGTGACCGCAACAGGTTTGCGCTGCGGAATGCTGTTGTTTTCGACAAGTTTCTTGCGACCATCCTTACGCGGACCAGCGGTCTCACCCAGTACAGACGGCAAGTATTTGTGGAACGCATCCTTCAGATTATCAGTACGAACATCTGCAAGGAGTTCTTCCATAATGACGCGCTTATCACGCGCCAGCGGCTTCAGGCATTCATTGAGTACCTTGGTACGCAATGCATTGTCTTCTGCCTTCTTGATGCGAGACTTAGCTTCCGTAAGAACCATTTGCTGCTTCTTGACGGCACTAATAGCCTCTGCAAGTTTCTGTTCCACCCCAGCCTTCTCGTGCTGAAGCTTCTTAATTTCGGTACCTTCTGCAAGGTACGACGCCATGTATTCAGCGGCGAAAGCCTCGAAAATACGACGACCGAAATTGTTCTCGCGAGCAGCCTTCAAGTCGTCACGGAACTGGGACATTTCTGCCTTCAGGGTGGACTCGATAGTTTGTTCAACGAGGGTGGCCGCACGCTTGATGAACGCGCTACGGGACTCTTCCAGCTTCTTCTTACCTTCAGCAACCAATTTGACACGGGATTCCACGAGTTGCTTTTTGTCCTCGTTGAATTCCTTCATTTCATTGGTCAACTGCTTCAATACGAAGCTTTCTAGTGCCTTGGTACGTTCTTTAAGCTGCTTGTTGTAGCCAATCTTGGCTTCGCGAAGCTGCTTCTCCATCTTGACGCGCTGTTCTTGCAGAAGACGACGATCCTGAGTGAATTCATCCATTTCTTCTTTAAGCTGCTTCAGGACAAAGCCCTGTAGCACAGCGGTATGCTCAGACACTTTCTTCTTGTAGAGTGCCTTGGCTTCGGCAACAGCCTTAGCCAACTTGACACGCTGAGCATCGACAGCCTTGCGGTCATCGGTAAACTCAGCCATTTCCTCAGAAAGCTGCTTCAAGACGAAGGAGTTGAGCAGATCAACCTTTTCCTTCAACTTGCTGCGGTAATGTGTCTTTGCTTCTTTGACAGCCTTGTCCAACTTCTCGCGTTGGCGGGAAACCGCCTTGCGATCCATCTGGAACTCTTCCAGTTCAGACTTGATGGAGTCAGTAAGCATACGGTCCATGGCTTCAACGAGAAGACCACGGTCGTGGTCATAGCGACGGGCAAACTCTTCGCGAACTTCGGTTTCCACCTCTTCGCGAAGGCTCTTCCGCGCCTCGTTCACTTTTTGTTCAATAGCTTCCTGAATTACCTTTTTATTTTCTTCAGAAAGCATTTTGAACATTTCGTTCTCTTTATCCATGGGACTACTCCTACTTCAAAATTACTTCAGAGAGTTAATCCATCCCAGCAGTTCCTCACGGAGATACTTCTGAGCTTTTGGATCATGACGAACGGCTTCCGCCAGTTCTTCAACAATTACGCCACGCTTTGCGTAGTTCAGTGCTTCATACACTGCACGCGGATAAGCTTCAGGCGCAGACGGCTTCGCCACGATGTCTACGGTAATGATCTCGAAATCCGAGACATAACCACTGCCATCAACGTTACCCGAGCCGCGAGAGGAAACCCCGAGCTTCACATCGCATTCCAGAAGAGTACGAATAATGTTGCCCATTGGAGTTGGGATGATCTTGAGTTTTCCAAGACCGTTATTCCCATCCATACGCATTTCAGTAATAACGTGGCTCACACGATCCAAGTTGATGGTGAGTTCTTCCGGGTGGTCAGCTTCCCCAAGGATGCTTTCACCACGCCGGATGCACTCATTGATCTGATCCACAGCCTTCGAAATCTCGTTGACCGGATAAACACGCTGATTATGATTACGGCAACCGCCCTGGATAAAAATGCCCTTCATGTAAAGGTCTTTACCACCAGTGCTGTTTTCCTTGGTTTCAACAACCATACGGGTTTGATCTGGGGTGAGTGTTTCAAGAAGCTTGGTCTTCATGATCAATTCCCCTTACTTGGACATGTTCTTTGCACCCATGGTATTCAGAGGGGACTTATTGTTCTCAGCACCAAAACCCTTACCGGAGTTCAGCGTTGCGGACTTGTCACCTTCCTTGGATACCTTGGTGCCGGTTGGAGCCGACTTGTTCACGTTGCGCGGGCTGGTAGCACCAGTTCCGCTCTTCGTGCCAGGAGCAGCCTCACGGTCGTAACCGGAGTGCTGGGAGGACTTAACCTCAACAGGCTTTGCCTTGTTTGCGCGATCACCCTTTGGGTGAGACGGCATTGGGGACACGTTGTTCTGAGTCACACGACCACCCTTGCCGATTTCAGCGTCAGACATCGTGACTTTCACGGTATCAAGCTCATCAAGAGCCGATTCGGTCAGATCATCGAAGTCGGCGCCAAGCAGAGCGTCGAGTTCTTCAAACACATCTTCTTCGCCATAAATGCTGGCGGATTCAGTGGTTTCTTCTTCGCCTTCTTCGCCTTCGGCGTCATCAGCAGAAGCAGTTTCTCCATCAACCTCTTCCCCGTCGATGTCACCGTCGATGTCGCCACCCAGGTCATCGTCGCCTTCAGGAGCTTCCGCACCTTCGCCGTTTAGGGCGTCAAAACTGGACTGAAGTTCGTCAAAACGAGCTTCGAGGTCTTCGATCTGGGCTGCCAGATCGCTTTCTTCGCCACCTTCGATATCACCACTGTCAATGGCATCATCGGCTTCATCACCTTCAACGCCATCACCAGACAGTTCATCAGCAACATCACCCGCAGCGTCTTCGATGCCACCATCGCCGCCCTCGGTGCCTTCTTCGTCACCAAGGTCATCGTCGCCAAAATATTCTTCGAAAGTCATTTCATCGCTTTCAAGCTGATCTTGATCGTCACCGATCTCATCAGCCGAAGCGTCACCCATGCCCAGAGCATCGTCTTCTTGCATCAGGCTTTCGTGAATTTCACGAGCCTTCTCAACGAAAATCTGGTGCAGGAGCTTGCGGGCTTTCTCTTCGTCTTTGTTGATAAGGTACTCTAGCACCTTCTCCAACTTCTGATTCGCCATTGTAGTTCTCCTTGTTTGACCAAAACCACAGACAAGTTTCTCGTCTTTATTTACAGGTCTGTGAATTTTACTTATCGAAAAGCCTCAAAAATTGGGATTTTTTAAAAATTGCCATTTTTCAATCATTTTTGGTAAAACCAAATAACCTTGAGTTGGACGAAATACGCATGAAAGACATCATTCTATTTGGCAATTGCCTGGAAACTTTGGATAGTTTCCCGAACAACACAGCTAGGTGTTGTATTACTAGTCCACCTTATTTTGGACTACGTGACTATGGGCATGAAGATCAAATCGGGAACGAACAAACCCCATCGGAATACATCACCAATTTGGTTAATGTATTTCGAAAGGTTCGTCGTGTTTTGACTGACGATGGGATTCTATGGGTGAATATCGGGGACAGTTATGCGGGGGCTGGATACAGCAATCACAAAAACACCGGAGGTGCCCAACGAAGTGATGGAGGGAAACAACGGCACCTGATTGGTACCGGATGCAAAAATAAAGACTTGATTGGTATTCCGTGGATGTTGGCTTTTGCATTGCGCGAAGATGGTTGGTATCTTCGGCAAGACATTATTTGGCACAAACCAAATCCCATGCCGGAATCGGTCAAAGATCGATGCACCAAATCCCATGAATATTTGTTTCTATTGTCAAAATCTGAGAAATATTATTTCAACAGCGAAGCAATTCGAGAACCATGTGTTGGATCATCACAGCAGCGAAGTCGTAGATCGGTTTGGACAGTGCCAATTAAACCTTACAAAGGGGCGCACTTCGCAACTTTTCCCCAAAAACTGATAGAACCATGCGTATTGGTCGGTTCCGAACGTGGTGATATAATCCTTGATCCGTTTATGGGGTCTGGTACAACGGCAGAGGTCGCAATTATACACAATCGTCATTATATCGGTTGTGAGCTAAATGATGGCTATAAACCCCTACAAGACCAACGAATCATGTATGCGAGACAAAAAGAATGAAGCCCTTATACAATGTGAATGGTTTAATGTTCTGGTCGGAGGAAGAGGTTCGCCTTCGGGAAACCATGCGTGATACCTTTGCTCGTGGAATTCAAAACATCCTCCTGGCTGAAAACCCGGCATGGCAGTTTGTCTATTTCGAAGGTCCATTGTTAACCCCACGCTCGTTAATCAACCAGAACTACACCAATGATGATGTGTGGGTTCAAGAAGGTGAAGCCGACAAGCTGCGCTCTCAAATTGCGAAGCTGTATGCAGATGATTACCGCGACAGCGATTATCAGGACCGCAAGGAAGATCAGATCGCGGAACTGGAAGCAAAGCTTGCCCAGTACAGTGATCTTGTGCTGCGTCCGGAGACGACCCCGACTTCGTACACCTTCGCGCAACACCTCCTGAACAGCCATAGCGGTCACAAGCCGCCGATCTGCGTATGGCAGGCAGGTAAGAGCTTCCGCCGTGAAGCGGAACAGCCGACCAAGCACATGCGCTTGAAGGAATTCTACCAACAGGAATTCCAGTGTCTCTATACCGCTGACACCAAAAACGACTACCACACCGCCGTTCTGGAACCGGTGCGCAAGATGATTGCCCAGGCAATCCCCTTCCCGACCCGTATTGTCGAAAGTGATCGTCTCCCGGCATACAGCCAGATCACCATGGATGTGGAAGTATGGAATGAAGATAAGTGGATGGAGGTCTGCTCCATCAGTCGCCGTACCGATTTCCCAGACAAAGCCCGGTTCACAACCAAGAACGGTACCGTGGAAAAGGACATTTTGGTTTGTGAAATAGCCATTGGTCTAGACCGCTGTGTATACAACTACAATCAGTGGGCACAGAATGTCTAAGGCTTATGATCGCCTGCGAAAGAAATACATCTTTCGCACCGAAATCTTCGAGAGCAAGAAGACCTAAAAAATTATCCGGATGTTGACCGTGTTTGGGGAGGAAGAAGGCTACTTCCTGGCGGAATTGGTCGATAACATCATGTGGTCAGAGGTGGTGATCAAGAAATGAAAATTCGTTTCCTCGATATCGACCAACCGGAACCGTATTTCTGGGTCAACCGAAATCGGGACCGGGCACCAATCGAATGCCCGGCGTGTGATGCGGGACTTCCTGTCAGGAAAGTCCACATGGTCAATGCTGTCCCGGTTATCGGGTATTGGCTCCCCGAGTTAAAACACTCTAAGAACCGTTCAAAACGGGTCTGGAAGAAACTCATCCGCAGACAGTCGAAGCCCATGTATGGTAAACCTGTAGTGGTGGTACTATGAACGGATCAGCCGAAGACATACTCAGCCGTATTAAAGCCATGGCGAAACCGTCAGATGCATCCCCCGATCTCCCTGAGTGTGACGATAAGGGCATCAACGCATTACTAGATGTGGTTGCTGCACGTGCCGTGACAATTGCCCCCCACACTCATTATGTGGTCGATGATTGTGACACCAGAACGTCAACAGTTGCTTATTTCGACGGGAATGGTTGGTGGCTTCCTGGGAGTGAAATGATGCATTCTGCTGAAGAATTCGATAATGGTCGTTTCCAAATTAAGTCCAAAATCGCAGTAACCCACCACGCCTATGGTCCATGGAAAGTTGAAAGCGGAAGGTTCGCTTAATGCCAACGCTCGATGAATTAAAAGCCAAAGTCCTTGCACTCAAGGACCAGCAATCAGAACGTGAAGCTGCTATATTGGCACATCCAGACCTCTTGAGCCGACCGATTGTTGAAGTATCGGAAGTAGGGAAGTTTGCTGGTGAGGTCTATTACCTCGCTTGCCATATGCCCATGACTTCACTGGAATTTGACGCGGGGGCAGACATCCCCAATGGCAACCATGCCTATGCGACGTGGTACAAAGACTGTGTGAGCTTTAGCTACGATGGTATACCGTGGCGTACTGTTCGTTCCACTGATCGTTCATCGACCATTTCCGGACGCACCATTGAAGATTTGTTGGTGGAACTGAAGCGGTGGCATTTCGAGGTACCAATTAATGCGTACATTTTACGGCTCGCCATCCGCCCAGAACGCCAGCTAACGCTTGATGATTTGCGCGACAAACTTCAAAAAATACAGCCACGGGCAGATATTGGGCAGTTCCCCACGTTGCGCGACAAACCAATTCGCGAACACGCAGTCACGAATACCATTCACCTTCAACCCCATACGGTGGATATCTACGTTCTTGCGCGAAAAATCCCCTATACCGAAGAAGAATGGGCTTATTTTGATTACGAAACACCCCCGGATGAAAATTGCTTAGCCTTTCTGACCTTCTACGATGATCGCGTGGATTTTACCCATTGTGATGACGGTATCGTAGTATGGCGCACGATTAATATTGAGGATGATCGTTGCGTGACCATTCACGGTGACACGGTTGAACGGTTGCTCGGTGAAGTTCAGAAAGACTACCTGGGTCCGATTCCCGAGGATTGCTTCATTGTGAAAGTGGCATACACTCGGCAATACCAGCTACACTCAGCCCGTTAAAAATATGGAACACGAAATCTTATATCCGTGCCATCTGATCCACCCTGACCATCCGCATCACGAGCGGGTGGTCAAGGTGCTATCGCCGTTTGAATGCGAAGACGGGAAACGCATGTTCAGTCGGGTTCAGGTACCGATCAACGTATCGTTTCGACCCGACCCCAAGGCAAACAAGTTTATAGTCGGTGGGCGGAACTCATACGCAGCAGCACAATTTGCCACCAAGTTGCGACAATGCATTGTTGGCTTGGCTAAACATAATGCAATAACAGATTAGTTTCTCCGCATCTGCTATTGCAAACCTGAAATTCTGCTGGTATAAATATCGAAAGTTGATTCTGATGCTACCCATTCCGATGTGGTCGTAACGGAGTCAAACCCTTAGAAAATAAGCGGTTTGGAGATAACCAATGCGAGAGCTTAATGTAGCTCTTGCCCAGTTGAACCCCAAGGTGGGTGACATCGCGGGCAATCTGAGCAAGATTCTGACCACCCGTCAGACCAATTCCAACGTCGATCTGATCGTCTTCAGCGAGTGCGTGTTGACCGGCTATCCGGTTGAAGACCTCGTGCAGCGCCCCGCCTTCATGAAGGCGGTCATGGCGGGCATCGAAGAACTGCGCGCCGCCATCGCGGGCACCGATGGTCCCGAGATCATCTTCGGCACTCCCTATCTCGAAGGCGGTAAGGTCTACAACGCCGCCATCTACGTCGCCCGGAACGGCAAGGTTCAGGTGCGCTTCAAGTCCGAGTTGCCGAACTACGATGTGTTCGATGAAGTGCGCAACTTCACCCGCGCCATCCCCGCCGACAACCAGACCTTCCGCATCGGTGATTATCATGTCGGCATGATGATTTGCGAAGATGGCTGGTACCCGCGCGTTTCCGAAGCCCTGTACAAGGGCGGTGCCGACATCATCTTCTGGATCAACGGCTCGCCGTTCTGCCAGGGCAAGGACCAGCTTCGCAAGGAAGTCATGGCGCAGCGCGCCAAGGAATGCCCCGGCACCCCGATCCTGTACGTCAATCAGGTCGGCGTTCAGGACGACATCGTGTTCGACGGCGCTGGTTTCGTTAGCGACCGTGAGGGCAACATCGTCGCCCAGCTTCCGGCGTTCGAGGAAAGCGTGACCGCGTTCAAGCTGGTCAATCACACCAAGAACACCGAAGTCAGCCTCGACCCGAACGCCCGTTCGCAGGCGTACCCGAGCGAGGACGAGGCGATCTACCGCGCCCTGATGCTGTCGCTGCGGGATTACGTGGAGAAGAACCGCTTCCCCTATGTGGTCCTGGGTCTGTCGGGTGGCATCGACTCCGGTCTGGTCGCCGCGCTCGCTGCCGATGCTCTCGGTCCCGACCGCGTGTGGGCAGTTCGCCTGCCGTCGCAGTGGACTTCCGACGAGTCCAACGATCTGGCAACCGAACAGTGCCGCCGCATGGGTATCCGTTGTGACACCATCGCTATCGCGGAAGCGGTTGCGGTGCTGGAAAACAACATCAACACCCTGGCGCTGTCCGATCTTCCGTTCCCGTCCCGTGACCCCAAGGGTCTGGCGGAAGAGAACGGTCAGTCCCGTGAACGCGGTCAGACCCTCATGTGGCTGTCCAACAAGTTCGGTCCCATGGTGGTGTCCACCGGCAACAAATCCGAGTACAGCACCGGCTATGCCACCCTGTATGGCGACATGTGCGGCGGTTACGCCTTGCTCAAGGATGTGTGGAAGCTAGACGTGTTCGCGGTCGCTAAGTGGCGCAACGAAAACCAGCCCATCGGCAGCCGTTTGCCCCGTGGTCCGAAGCAAACCCTGGAAGTTATCCCGGCGCGTGTGATCGAACGCCCGCCGACTGCCGAACTCAAGCCGGGTCAGTCGGACGAAGAATCGCTCATGCCCTATGACTTCCTCGACCCGCTGCTGATCGCCATGGTCGAAGACGAAAAGAGCAACGATGACACCGCCCTGATGCTGCTGGAACGCTTCGGCGCCGTTCGCAACTGGTGCGACGACGTGGACAAGATGCGGCGTCTGCTGGACCTTGCCGAGTACAAACGGCGGCAGGCAGCGCCGGGTCCGAAAATCACCCGCAAGTCCTACGGCAAGGGTCGTCGCTACCCGATCACCAATGGCTTCGTGGAAGTCTGTTCGGCGGATGTTCGGGCGCTGGTCGAAAGCAAGATGACCACCTGAACCAGAAATCCATAGTGACCATCGTAAAGTTATAAATAAAGCGATGGTCACTATGGAGGGTTAGATGAATAAATTCGCAGCTAAAACAAAAGCAATACCATACTCCGATACAGAGATAGAACGTCTTCGGGTGTTATGGGTTTCGGGTTCTATGGAAGAAATAAAAGAAGCATTTCCTAACCGCTCTTTGATTGGACTTGGACAGAAAGCTAAAAGTCTGGGTTTGGAATGTAAAGTTGAACGCGCCAGACGTGGTGATCTGTCCGTATTATTGGATAAATCACTAACATCATTTTACTGGCTCGGTTTTATACTTGCCGATGGACATTTCACCAAAACAGGGCAATTAGTCGTTGCATTAATGGAAAAAGATAAAAATCACCTTGAACATCTTGCTCAATACCTAAAAACAACAGTCAAATATCCATATAGGCGAGAAAAAGAATACAAAAAGAGGACATCATTAATTTCACCATCAGAACAACAATTAAGATCAGTTGTTCGAATAACAGTACAAGACAAAGAAATAGTAGATCAGATCAATTTTTTATTAGGATTGCCATCTTCGAGAAAGACATACAACCCTCCTACTAAGTTAGACGACTTGAATACAGACGAAATTACGGCTCTGTTTATAGGTTTCTTTGATGGGGATGGGTCATCAAGTTATAGTTCAATAGAGGGGTGTGTTCGGAAATCAGCAAGACTTGAAAATCATATTTCGTGGAAACCAGTTTTTGAAATCTTTAGAAATAACAATTTAATACACAACGCTATAACACACAAAAATAAGAATACCGTTTCCGGACATCCTACGAAAACTACTATGATGCGGTTATTAGCGTTCGCCACTGAGTATAAGTTACCAATTCTAATTCGGAAATGGTCAATCTGGTTTGACGAAAGCAACTTAAACTGATATACTTTTGCTAATTGGAGGATCAACACATGACCAATTTTGCAGATCGTATTCTTCGTCCAGAAACGAACGATTATCCTGTTCGGAATTTGACAGATATCGATTTCTATAAATTTAGTATGGGGCAGTTCATTTTCCAAAACTACAAGGGCGTCCGCGTCCGCTTCGGTCTGATCAATCGCGAGCAGAAAATTCCGCTGGCGCGCATCGTGGATGAAGCGGAACTGCGCGCCGCGCTCGATCACATCTGCACGCTGAAGATTCGACGCACCGACCTGTCCACTCTGCGTGGTATGGACGTGTACGGGCAGAATATGTTCTCGAATGACTATCTGGCGTTCCTGGCTGATCTGCGCCTGCCGACCTACGACCTGAAGCGAGTGGGCGATCAGTACGAACTTTTCTTCGAGTGCGAATGGGCGGAAGTCACGCTGTGGGAAACCATCGCGATGGCTGCCATCATGGAATTGTACTATCGCGCTCTGATGCGGAAGCTGCCCAAGCGCGAACTCGAAAACATGTACGGCATGGCGGCGAACAAGCTGTACCGCAAGCTGCTGCGTATCAAACAGCACGGCGGCATCCGCCTCGCTGATTTCGGTCAGCGTCGCCGTCACAGCTTCCTGTGGCAGCGTTACGCCATTGACATGGCGAAAGACGTGCTGGGTGAGCAGTTCACGGGTACCTCGAACACCTACATGGCGTTCGGCGCTGACTTGAATCCCATCGGTACCAACGCGAACAAACTGCCGATGGTGGTGACCGCGCTCAAGATGATCGAGGCGCTGAAGGGCGGACTGTCCCGCGAAGACATCATCCCGCTGGTACGTGGCGCTCAATACACGGTGCTTGACCAGTGGGAGCAGATGTACGGTTCGGGTCTGCGGATCATCCTGCCCGATACCTACGGCAGCAAACAGTTCTTCGCCAACATGTCGGCTGATCAGGCGCGACGTATCGCCTTCGATTGGCGTGGCATCCGCCAGGACTCTGGCGACCCCGTGGCGGAATGCTGGATGTTCATCAACTGGCTGAAGTCGCAGGGCGTCGCCAATCCGAAGAAGGCGGGCAAGGTCTGCATTTTCTCGGACGGTCTGGACGTGAAGCTGGACGGTGCTTCGGGTGAACCCGATATCATCGAGCTTTACGAAACGTTCAAGGACGAAATCAACACGCCGTTCGGCTGGGGTACCAACTTTACCAATGACTTCAAGGGCTGCCTGTCCTGTGCCGATGATCTGGTGCCGGGTCTGGAAGACTTGGGGCTGAAGTGGAAGGACGTGTTCAAGGGCTTCTCGCTGGTCTGTAAGGTCATCGCGGTCATCTATGACGGCATCAAGGTCGGTGCTGTGAAGCTGTCGAACAACATTCTGAAGGCGACCGGCGCTAAGGAAGATGTGGCGGAATACATCCCCATCTACGGTGAAGACGGTCGCATTGAGCAGAAGGTCAACGTGTGATGGACGGCGAAGATTACCGTCTGGATCACTGGCTGGTGGAGCGGGGAGCAATCCCCGCTTTCGCCTCATCCTGCCCCTGCTGTAAGGCAAAAACACAACAGAAACCCGGCTCGGAACCCGAGCAGAAAACACTAAACAATAATACCCCTCTCTACTAAAATTTGGTAGAATTTGTGCTTGTGGGGATACAATATTCTTATTAATTCTATACCATTATTAGCACAATACTTTGTTTTCACATCATCGCGGTATTGCGTATCACGTAAAGATTTTTCCCCTCCCCAATGACCGACAGGGCGGAAATGTTGTGCTCCATCATACTCAATAACGGTATGAATACTTGGTAAATAAAAATCAAATCGTAACGGATATCCCGTTGATGGGTTTCGACAATCATCAAATGTTTTTTGAAAAACATACGCAATATTATTATCATCCAATATTCTCATAAGGCGAATTTCCGCCACAGAACTACTTTTACATTTAGGGCACCCATTCCCGTTTAAATGATGTCGTGGCGTTTGTTCAAAAATACCGTGATGCGGGCAGTCTATTTGCACCCTTGTATAATCATTTACGTATGACACATAGGAATAGTTGTAAAACTGCCCATGTATCACGTTGGCTCTTTTACCAAATATTTCAGCCGTTAAAGATTGTTTCTGCGCAGTTTTACGATCACCACATCGGGGACAACCATATCCATGTGAATGATTATCGGGTGATTGTTCGAAAACACCATGTAACGGGCATTTTATTTTTACTTTTGTGCGTGCATTCTTATACTCCACAAGGTCATATTGATAAAACCCTTCATGAATGCTCGTAGATTTGTTGATAAACTCAATTGATTTCTTTTCTATATTTTTCCCTTTATTGCGCACACTACTAGCACAGCGAGGACAACCTTGACCTTGTAGATGATTATCAGGTCTTTGAGTAAATTCGCCGTGTACCCGACATGTAATTACCACCGGGGTCTTATTGTTGATGTAGTTAGACTTATCATAGCTATATTTGCCGTCATGAACAGATAGTGCCAACCCAACAAACCATTCAGTATCCCGTTTTTGCATAGTTGCCTCACAAACCATCATGTGCTATTATTTAGCAAAATTAGCACATGACAGTTCAAAAGGTCGCCACATGTCTTCCCGCGCCAACACTGATTACACGTTTTTTTGGAAATCCGATTCGCCTTTCAGCAATTGGCATCCATCTGAATTTGTATTGCCATTCCCTTGGCATTTAATCGATCTCACACGGGGTAATGCGATTCACCGTCCAGCGGTGAAGGCACTATTCTCCATGGGCATCACTTTTGATGATCTCAAGTTCAACTGTGTTGAAAAATATATGATGTTCGCCAAAAGTCTTCTCATGGGCGATTATATCACTGCTGCTAAAATTCTCAAAGAAACTCGCCCAAATGAATTAAAACGATTGGGGCGGGAAGTATCGCCGTGGAACGAAGAATTATGGATCGAACATCGTTTTAATATCGTGTTCGACGCATGTTGGGCGAAATTCACCCAGAATGAGCATCTACGTGATGAAATGCTTAGCACGGGAACTACAAAATTTGCGGAGGCGAGTCCCAAGGATGCTATTTGGGGTCTTGGTATTTCCGTTGACGATCCACGCATTAATACGCCAGCCGTATGGACCGGTTTAAATCTTCTCGGGCAGGTTCTTGACAAGGTGAAAGCTCGCCTGCGCACCCAACCGGTGATCAAGCGCAAGATTCTGCCCTGGATGTCCGTCCAGAAGCGGGAACCGCGTGTCGCCCTAATGGTCGGACGGTTCCAGCCACTTCACCGTGCGCACTGCATGGTCATCGAGCGCATGCTTCAGGACAATGACGTGGTGATCATTGGTATCGGGTCGGCGCAGGAATCCAAAACCCAACGCAACCCGTATCACGCCGAAATCCGCATGGCGATGCTGAAAAACGTTTTCGGCAACCGTATCGTGACCATGCCGTTGCGTGACTTGGGGTCGGGGGTTCACACCCAGGAATGGATTACCAACGTCATCGGTAAATGCCATGAAATGCGCCTACCGACGCCCAATCGCTACTACTGCGGATGCCATGACGATTCGCTCTGGTACCAGGGCTACTTCAGTGGCACCAACCCGAAGAAAATCGAGGTTGGTGACATGGTGAAATACGTCCACACCAGCGAAGACCGGGAACTGATCATCCTCGAACGGACGATGAATCACTACCCGAGCGCCACGCGCATCCGTGAGTACATGAACCTGCGAATGGAAGACTGGAAGTGGTGGATTCCCGAGGTCAACCACGTCCTAGTGGAAGCTAACTATCCAGCGCAGTTCCGCACCGCGCTGGAAGTCGAAGACTTCAGCGAGTTCACCGATATCCAACCGGAAGGTACGTTTGTGTACCAACCGACCAATGGCGAAATCTATCAAAAAATCAATGGTGTCTACCAGCCCAAGCGCGAATCGGTGGTCATCGAGTAGTAAATGGGGCGGGAATTATCCCGCCCCAAATTATGAGAACAAAACATGACACAAGTTGCTCTGTATCAAGGGTTCCCGGTTTCCAAGGATGGTTCTGTCGAGGGCGAACTTCCGCCAGATGTGAAATCGCGTTTTCCATCGGACCCTGATAATATCGACAATTACGATCTGGTACAGGCAGGTTACGAAGTCGTTATTCTATGTATTGATGAAGACTCTGATTTCCCCATTGACGATGAGGAAGATCGGAATGAAGAAGGCGAAATTTATCTCGACGTAGCCCTTCAATGGTGCCCGGAACCTCCACCCGGTGAAGGTTGGAAATTGGCATGGAAAACCCCTCACGGGGATGATTGGAACGTCGTTTGGTGGAGAAAGAAAAATGACAGTTAAAGATCGAGCAATAGGCTCATTTATTGGTTTGGCTATTGGCGATGCCCTCGGCACCCCAGCAGAATTCAAGATGCCCGGCGAATTCGAACCCATCACTGGAATGCGCGGTGGTGGGGCTTTTCGTTTGAACCCTGGCGAATGGACCGACGATACCAGTATGGCGTTGTGTATTGCGTATTCACTGTCCGACAAAGGTGATTTTGTCCCGTCTGATATCATGAAACGGTTTGTGAACTGGTGGCAGCACGGCTACGCTTCCCACAACGGGCGCTGCTTTGATATTGGTACCACCACCCGCAAAGCCCTTCAGCGGTTCATAAAGACCGGTGAAACGTCAATGCCGGATACAGACCCGATGGCGTCTGGAAACGGCGCCATCATGCGATTCTCACCCATCGCCACGTTCTATCACGACAACATCGACCGCATGGTTGAGGTGGCAATTTCCCAGGCAATGATGACCCATCCAACCCCCGAGTCTATTCGGGAGGCGGAAACCTTTGCCCGCATCATTCACGGGGCAATGCACGGCAAGACGAAGGAAGAACTTATCGACTGCGAGAAATTCAAGAAAATCCCGGCTGATATGGTCCCGGCAACTGGTTACGTTGTGCATACGATGTTTGCTGCACAATGGGCAGTTGCCAATTCGGATAATTTCTGCGATGCTCTACTCAAGGCAGTAAACCTAGGGGATGATGCTGATACCGTTGGTGCGGTTACCGGTCAAATTGCCGGTGCATTGTACGGCGTCTCTACAATCCCCAACGAATGGCTGTCGGTGCTTGCATGGCGCGAACAATTGTTCGATCTGGCGGAAAAACTATACTCAGGTCAACCCAACAACGACATGTGAAATAATGGCAAAACATAAACATATTTTTTACGCAAATGAAGACGAAGGAATGATTGATCTTCTTGAGTTTTTTGGTTGTTATGAGGATATCGAGCATATTTTCGATATCGAAATAGCTTGCGCAGAAAAAGACGGAACCCCGCTATTTCATAAAGATAATCCAAATGGATTTCATGAAGAATATGATGGAGTTGTATTAGACACTATCTTCAGAAATGCGGACACCAAAGTAATTCATAGGCTTGGAATCAAGGGTTATAAATTTCAAGTAACGTATGATGATGAAACCGAAGAATTTATTAATGCGAAAATATCCAGATAACCACTTGCCCAACAATTGAAGGAGACGGTTCATCCTCGTTCCGTCGGGTTTGATGTTGTTAGAGCAACATCAAACCCCGCTTGTATATTTATCTCGAACGAAAGGGGGCGCGTTATGGCACGGATTGCCGTTTACGCGGGAAGTTTTCGACCCGATTACCTATGGTCATTTCGACATGATCGAGCGTGCGTTGCCGCTGTTCGACCGGCTGCATGTCACAATTGCGGTCAATCCCGATAAGGATAGCGGGCTACTCTCGCTCACGGAACGTCGCGAACTGATCGAAGCATGGCTCGCCACCAAAGACTTCAAGGACAAAGTGGTGGTGGTCGATGCGGTCAAGGGAATGTTGGTAAAGCATTGCCGCCATATTGGCGCCCATTTCATCGTGCGCGGATTGCGTGCGGTATCGGACTTCGATTATGAATTTCAGGTCTACGGCATCAACCGTGATCAGGCACCAGACATCCAAACCATCTGGTTCCCTGCGTCGCCCGAATTCATGTTCGTGTCCTCGAAAACGGTCAAGGGCATCTTTAAGAGCGGTGCCGACATCAGCAAGTACGTTCCGCCCCTCGTGGAACAGAAAATGCGCGAGCGCATTCAACAGACTACCTACGAGGTGGTATAAGGACTACGGATTATGCTGGACAATCTTCTCTACCAAGAAAAGCTTCTGAGCCTTGAAGAGGAACAGGCGCTTACCAACCGTATGAATGACAAGAAGGCGTTCGACACGCTGATATTGGCACATGCGCCCTTGGTCGGGAAGATTGCGCGTAATTTCAAGGGCTATAATCTGCCCATGGACGACCTCATTTCCTGCGGGTTCACTGGACTTGTTTACGCTGCCCATCGGTTCGATCCGACCCGTGGCGCTCGGTTCGCAACCTATGTAGAAGACCGCATTCGTTACGAAATTGCCGAATACGTTCTTAAAAACCTGCGACTGATGCGAGTGGATGTATCAGGTGCGCATCGGAAGTGCTTCTACGCAATTTCCCGTATGCGTCGAAAACATAACATACTTCGTTTCACCGAAGAAAATGCCGGTCCCGCAGCCGAGGAACTTGGGGTGGAACCCCGTATCCTTGTGGATATGGAGGATCGACTTCAGGCGGTTACTTCACTTGACACCCCTGTGAAAGATGGTAGTTCCACCACCCTAGCCGACCTTCTGGTAGACGGTTCGACCATGACGACCGTGGAAGACAATCTTGCTGAACGCCAGGAATACAACCAACAGTGGTGCTGGGTTCAAGAAGCCATCACTACGCTGAATGACCGAGAACAAGACATCATCCGTCAACGCAAATTGATGGATGAACCGCCTACCTTAAATGAATTGGCGGTGAAGTATAACGTTTCGTCGCAGCGTATCCGCCAACTCGAAACACGTGCGATGGAAAAAATCATCAGCTATTGCATTTAAAGGTGTTCCAATGAGAATTCTCCTAGTACGGCATGGTGAATCCGCTGCCAACGCCAACAAAGACCTCCACGCCAGCATGGCGGATCACGACATCCCGCTATCCGAGCGTGGTTTGTTGCAGGCGACCGAAGCAGGTAAATTCCTAAACGCATTCTTGAACGAACGTTTGCGTGCTGAAAAAGATATGGGAACGTTTGCGTTAGAAGCATTTGGGATGAAATCGCCTCTTGGTGATGGGCTTAAATTACCCAAAGTCCGGCTATGGAATAGTCCCTATCGGCGTACACGACAAACGGCGAAGAATATCCTCGCTCAAATTACACCGAGCGAATTCAACATCGATCAACGTGAAAACAGCCGTTTATGCGAGCAGCAATTTGGGTTGTTCGATGGTATTCCCGATGATGAACGTCATCTCCATTTCCCGGACGAAGCCGCACACTATAAAAAGTGTGAGGACCACGGCGGGCATTATTGGGCACGTATGCCGTTGGGCGAGAGCCGGTTCGACGTGGGCAACCGCGTATATCAATTCTTTGGTAGCGTCCACCGCGATAGCGAAAAACACGGCATCGACACGATCATCGTGATCTGTCACGGCATCACCTTGCGGGTATTTGTTCAGGAATGGCTCCATTTGTCCCCGGAATGGGTCAATGCCGAACCGAACCCAGATAATTGTTGGGTCCGCTATCTCAGCCAGGGAGAGGATGACACTCATGGGCGTCCCGGTAATTGGATCGACCATGGCTATATTTTCACTGGGGAAGGACAGTCCGGTCTTTGGCCAAAACAACGAGCGCCACGCCACGGACATCCATGCACGGGCGAATGCAATGGCGCTGCCACTTGGTCATCCAATGGCTGCGGTGCCTGTGGGATCACCGAACACGAGAACGAAACCTGGGAACAGATGTCTACCCAGGAACGGTCCCGTATTTTCGCGGACATCACCCTTCGTGATATTACCCCGGCATTGAAAGCGTGTGGGACGTGTCGGTTCCAAGAGGGGTGTAGCAAGCCGGAAAAACGGGACAATTACTGCAACGAATGGGCAGCATCATGACCGAGAAACCGTTCGTCAGCAGATGTTGTGAGGGCGAGGAATGTTCTTGCGGTGCGCCTGCTGAACATAAAGTCGAAGAAGTCATCTTCTACGACGACCCGCACCAGCAACGTCACCCGTTCACCGCATACGTTTGCCACAAATGTTTCGTCCACATCATGGGCAACGCGGCAAAACGTCCCGAAGAGCTATAAACGGAAAGGGCGGCAATTTGCCGCCCTTTTCATTTTCCGTCCGGTGGCGTGTCGTACACGATCAGGATTGTTTCAGCCAGATTGGTCAACGCCTTAAGCGTACTGGTTTCAAACGCGGTGCCTTGGTGAGTCAATGCCAGCGTTGCAACCATTTTTAGCACACCGATCACTTCCGGGGAATAATTGAACGGCGGTTTGGCGTAATGGTTGGCATTACCAATCAGTTGCTCGATCAGCGGAATGACCTCTGCGTTGGGTTGCTCCAACGCAGACAGAAAATCAAAACATGAATCAGACAGCATGTGTCGTTCCTATTCGACGGTAGGCATGATAGCCATCAGGCAGCTTCCTTTAACAGCAGAGCATACACCTTGGCAATCTCTTCCTCAGTATGGGCAACGCCGCCCGCATTAAGATCGATGTACCACTGAAGCACTTCCTTGCGGGTCTTCAGATTGTTGATATGGACGGTGAAGGCGCAATCGTGCGGCAGCTTGTCCGCATACTCGCCATACAGCCGACCGAACGCCGGGATTTCGTTCGCCAGGAACCGGCGAACTGCCTGAAGGCGCTGTTTACCATCAACCAGCACCAATTCGCCCCGGAAATCGTCGTTCCAGCGGGGATGATTGAAGTACAGGTCGCGGCTGGACTGCCCGCCGCGCAGGATAAATTCAACATAGCGAATCTGCTGCTTCTCGTTCCACACATGGGCGCGTTGGAAATCAGGGTCGAGGACGAGAACCTGCTGACAACCCGGATCGTCCTGATCCGCCAGCCACCCTTCCAGATAGCGCCACGACTGCTCGCACTTGTACGCGGCAGACCGGGTGAACTGCGGGATGTCACGGAACCTGTTGAACGGACCCAAGGCAGTCATGGTGATCTCTCCATCGAAGAAAGATAAATTAACAGACCTTGGCCGTTATGTCAAGATGGTAGGTTCATTTTGTGAGGTGGCTATGAATATTCAAATCCCGACTTTCCTCGATTTCGAAGCATCTTCGCTCCATACGGGGTCATATCCAATTCAAGTAGCATGGAATATAGGGGAGGAATATACTGAATACCTTATCCGTCCACACAAATCATGGACCGATTGGGACTACAACGCCCAGAACATCCATGGGATCGCACAAAATGACCTTCTCACCTACGGAAAAGATGCGAAGTCGATTGCCCTGGTCATGAACGAAGCACTTCGGGAACAATTAGTGTTGTCCGACAACCCAGCTTACGAGAAATACTGGCGCGACCGCCTCTTCGCACAATACGACATTCACCCAGAATTCGAGTTCGCGGATATCCGCTTTAACCTCCCGGTAGAGATTGTTAGTCGCCCGCATTTGATTGCTCAGCTTGAGAACTGGCGAAAACAAGCCCGAATCAAAGCAGGACCAGCCCACCAAGCGAAAAACGATGTTGCATGCTGAGTTGAGACATGGAAAATTATGGCAGATGAGATAAAGGCACTCGGAAGCCATGAAAACGAAGCAAATTGAGCAAGGCAAAACCTACGAGGTCAAATCTGGCAAGGAAGCGCGTCGCGTTATTCAGATCGGAAAAGATTTGTCACGTCCTCGCTGGAATAGTAAACCCAAGGCAGAGCCGAAACCGGGTGCGACTCCCATCGTTCGTTTCGAAATCATTCGTGGACCCCATGCCGGGTGCATTGATTCGTTATATCTTTTCCAGTTCGCCTGTTGGGCGCACAAAGAGGTTGCAGTATGAAACGCTTTATCTTTCCGCTCGTCGCCGTTCTGGTATTGACCGCCTGTGGTCTTGACGATGAACAAAAGAAACGTTGTGAAGGACGGTGGCAGGTTTTGTCGTATTACGAGGTGAATAATTCACAATCCACCAGATTGGATAGTGAAACACTTTGCGTTCTCTCAGTTGCCGATATGCGCCCGCCTTGTGAAGGCAACCTCAAAACCATTGAATACATTTCCCGTAGTGGGTCATATTCTACCAGAAATGTATGTATTATGGCAGCAAGCCCAAGCGGAAATTTGAACCAGTAGGAAACTCACAATATGAAACTGAACACCCGCATCGCGCCGTCTCCGACTGGTTTCATGCACATCGGGACTGCCCGCACTGCTTACTTTAATTTTTTGGCTGCTAAAGCCAGCGGCGGCACTTTCTATCTGCGCATTGACGATACCGATACTGACCGTGAGGTTGAAGGTGCAGTGGACGTGATCCTGAACAGCTTGTCATGGTTGGGGTTGGATTACGATTCAGAGGTAATCTACCAGTCGCAGCGGAAAGATGTTTATCGTCAATGGGCGCGATGGTTGATTTCTATCGGCGCTGCCAAGGAACTCGACAATGGCGCGATTGCCCTGGTATGGCAGGATTACATGCCGCGCGTGTGGCATGACGACATCGCGGGCGAAATGGCAATTTCCGACAAGGAAGCCGAACAAATCGACGGGCTGATCCTGATGAAGGGTGGCGACAAGCTTGGTCAGCCGATCTACCACTTCGCATCCGTGGTCGATGACTGGAACCGAATCAACTGCATCATTCGCGGCACCGATCACATCTCGAACACTGGCAAGCAGCTTGCCATCTGGGCAGCTATGAACCGGTTCTGTGAGATTCAGAACGAGCGAAAGACGGAACTTGACCCGGTTCATGGTCACTTCCAAACGCCGCCCGAGTTCCCGCGCATTGCCCATGTGGGTTTGATCCACAAGAACAAGAAGAAAATGTCGAAACGGGACGCGGTGACCGACCCGACGATCTTCATGGCGTACTATCAGGAAAACAACTATGAACCGGAAGCAGTTCTGAATTTTCTATTGCGTATGGGATGGGGTCCGACTGTGGATGACAAATCCACTACTACTCTCCCACGTGAACGTGCAGTGGAACTGTTCCTCGAAGGCGGTAAGATGCGGTCGGCACCCGCAAACTTCGATATGGCGAAATTGGAATCGTTTAATCGCAAGTATAAAGGTATGCGCGAGAATGCCCTGAAAGCGACAGTCAATGCAGTGGCTTAAACGTCTGTTCATCCACTCAAAAGTCCGTGACCAAGAACTGATGGACCTTATTGATCAAGCTAAAAAGGAACCGATCTGTCCCCCGAGAAAAAAGCTGAAATCAAAGCTAGGACCGAGAAAGTGTTCGAAATAGTGAAGGGCGCCACTTAGGCGCCCTTCTTCTTTCCGGTGGAGGCGGATACCGCCAACTGATCTGCCCGCTCATTGTACATCAGCGTGGCATGTCCGGGCACATGCTGGTACGTGACCATTCCAAGCCGTCGATGCTGCTTCTTCAGAATTTCGAGCAGTATCCCATGAACGCCCCATGCCCGACTCTTGGTCATACATTCGACCACCATGAGAGAATCGGTCAGCACGGTGACATCTGAATCATCGGGTACTGCGTTGAGCGCGTACACCACCGCCATGATTTCGGGAGCATAGCTATCCGCAATCCAGGGAATTTCAACCGGATAGCTGCCTTCGCAATACTGTTCACCATCCCCGCCGACAATCACCCACCCAGCACCCATGCGCTTGGTCTTCGGGCGAAACGACCCATCGGTGTAGACATCAAACAGCCATACGGACGGCTTCGCTGGGCGTCGGGTCTGTGGTTTGACCCCTTGCCCAACAACTGCCATGAGGTGCTGCTGTTCATAGAAAGTCAACGACCGAAAATGATATGCGAGGGGACCATTTCGGAGAACATCTAACCCGGCATCAAAGTCGTAAATGTCCCCACGGGCGGCCAACGCCTTGAGGTCCGGGAACTCCGAGATCAAGCCACAAACCTTCCAGAAAGTGTCTCGCCCGGATGGGTACTGCCCCACACTCGCTTCAAGGCGGAATGCGGCTTCTTTTGCGCGCTCATTAATCCGCCAACAGATATCATCAATAAAACTCATCCGACGACCTTTCTAAATACCTCTACCATAACAACGTGGAGGTGTGCCATGGCAAGATTCGAAGATGCTATTGGGGTAATTTTAGAACATGAGGGCGGTCTAGTCGATCATAAATCTGATCCGGGCGGCGTCACCAACTGGGGTGTTAGTTTGCGTTTTGCCTTGAGTACATTGAAGCAGGACAAAGACAAGGATGGTTGGCTTGATGGCGACATCGATCACGACGGCGACGTAGATGCGGATGACATCCGCAAGATGAAACGCGAAGATGCCGTGAAAATCTATCGCCTCCATTTCTGGAAGGACATCTATGGGGATATCGTCTCCCAAAGCATCGCCACCAAACTCTTTGATATGGCGGTGAACATGGGCGCCGGGCAAGCCCATAAAATCCTTCAGCGCGCGGTCAACAAATGCGGCGATACCATCGACGTGGATGGTGGGTTTGGACCAAATACTCTTTCCCATCTGAATGTACAAATCAACAAGCGCAGCGAACGGTACTTCCTGTCCGTGTTGCGCCAAGAAGCATGGGAATTCTACCAAAACCTCATTAAGCAAAAACCCGAACTTGCTGCATTTGAAAAAGGTTGGAAGAACAGGGCGTTCTCATAAGGAAAATACCAATGCGAGTATTCGAAATAACCGAAGAAGTATTAGATAGAAACATTCATAATAAAAACAAATTTTTCTATCGCCCGGCAAACGGAGAAATCTTATATGCACCTCGTTGTGACGAGTTTGATCTCGAACATTCGCATCGAATAATTCAATCACCTGAACTATTTGGTATGACTGCACATGAGATTGGGGAAATTCCAGTCGAGAAACGACAGAATGGTTATCCATTGTTAGGCATGGATGATATGGCCAAACTAATCGAAAAAGCACTAGCGCAAGGCTGGGTTCGTGTATGTCTGAATGTAAATGGTAATATTTTCATACACGCCAAAAACGCCAAACTCGTCCGTCAAACTCTACGGTACCTACGCGATGTGCATAATATATATTCCGCAACCATAGATATCGGACCTGTGGCGGCTCATCCCGTAATCTCCCTAACACTTGATACTGATGAAGGAATAAGCCGTTTCATCAAACATGGCACTACTGACGATAGTTGGGAAAATGAACAATTGGCGCTAGTCCGAAGCTGAAAAAATTTGCTGATAATACCATATACGGATATGGTTCTTCCATGGAAGACGATCTCGTAAAACACAGCAAATTCATGAGCCTCATCTTGCGGCATAAACCCGAGAAAGTAGGTCTTACCCTCGGGGATGGCGGTTGGGTCAATACGTTTGACCTCATCAAGGCGATGAATGACCACAATTACCCGATCACTCTCGACACCCTCATTACAGTCGTTGAAGACAACGACAAGAAGCGTTTCTCCTTCAACCATGACAGGTCGATGATACGGGCTGCCCAAGGGCATTCGGTTGATGTGAAGCTGGACTATCGCCCGAAACGCCCGCCTGATCGACTGCATCACGGTACCGTCTACGCCTTCCTGAAGTCGATCAAGCAGACCGGCTTGGACAAGGGCAAGCGCCATGCAGTGCATCTGAGCGAGGATTATGCGACGGCGGTCAAGGTTGGATCGCGCCGTGGTGATCCGGTCATCCTGATCATCAAAGCCAAGGAAATGCACGAGGACGGCTATTCGTTCTTCCAGAGCGACAATGGCGTTTGGCTGACCGACTTCGTGTTACCGAAGTACATCATCTTCCCCAATGACTGAGGTATTTTACGCATCGACTGACTATGGTGGGTCTAGACAGTACCTACACCCAGATGATGGTAACCCTCTCATTGGTGACGTATATCGGGATCAGTCTGAGATTGGGTGGGAAGGACTTTTGAAATACGCCACAAGCTATATAGGCGATTTCTTCAAGATTTTCCCGTTTGATGTTGAACAAACAGTATTCGGTGAACGAAAGATCGTTATTGGCAAATTAATCATCGAGAAAGGTCATAGAATTTGTCCAATTAGATATGATTTCTACATACGGACATCAAACAACGTTCTTGTATATGCATTAGAAATGTGGTTGAAGGGCAAACCCATCATTCATACTTTCATAAATCGAGAAATCCATGACAGAATCTATCAGGATGCATGTCATGAAGGGCTATAGCAAGAATGGGTAGACCTTGTAATCAATCCCTGATTACAGACCCATTCCCATGCCCATACCACCATCATCACCACCATCAGGCTCACCATAAATTAATTCAAGCATGTCGTTGCGCTGGAGCATTTCCAGACGACGTGTTGCGCGAATTTTTTTGAGTTTATTGAGGTCGCGCAAAGTCAGGCGGCTCTTGCGGGTATCAGACTTTTTGAACTGATTGAGTTTATCATCATCCGGATCATAGTAGCCGTAATTCGCGTTAATTTCGCTTGCCTTCATCTAGTCCCTCACTTGATGGTACTAGCTATTTAGCACGAACTCTGTGCGGCGACTTGACAGCCCCAAATTGTAAAGGTATGCTGGGTCATCTTACGAGGTGACCCATGGACAAGAATGCCGCCATTGCCTTGATGCAAGCTGCTGGTATCGCCGCTTCCGACGAGTTCGGTGCGGACATCGACTTCAAGAGCGATGCGGCGCGGCTGGTTCTGGACGACATTCTGACCACCCTGATCAACCGGGGTGTCGCCAAGGTTACCAATGCCAAGCCGGGCGCTCCGGTGGCGCTGGACAACCGCAACGAAAAAACCCGCTATGAGGTCAAGATCGAATTCAGCGTTGATCATTACAGCGCGGGCATGCACGAGTTCGTTGGTACGATGGATGAATTGAAAGTATCCATCAAGAAAGCTGCCGACAAATTCTACCGCGAGGTCGAGGATAACTTCGACAAGTACGGCGATCACCGTTGCTATTGCCCGATGTTGGGTAACGGCTATCCCTGCCGGTCGCCCGATATGGGCGACGTGGTGTCGTTCACCGTCATCGATGTCTTTGCCTTGATTGGCGGGCGTAAAGAAGAAGTCAAATACCACAGCGATGTTTACCAGAAATTCCGGCGAATTGCCCAGGACGAAGAGTAACGTTTTCTTCGCGGCATCTTGACAGCCTCAGATAGTAAGTGTATTGTGGTCCCGTTCAGAGAGAAGGAACGGGACCATGAAGACCCTTGGCGCTACCGTCTACGAATTCGGTCTGGTAAACAGCACCCCGGTGATCCGGGAACTGATCGTTGTTTCGGTGGACATGAACGGTGGGTACCGGACCACTCCGGACACGACCAAGGGTTTCACCATCACCGACACCCGCGACAACGCTGAAGCTGGTCTGCGTGACGTGATCGCGGTTCGTCTGGCTGCTCTGCGCTCCGAGATTGAGGCGCTGGAAGCGGTCGAGGTGCCCCAGGTGGACACCGCCCGTGACAAAATCACCGACATGGACTTCAAGGGCGTCCGCAACTTCTACAAGGCGGCTCCCAAGGTCGTCAGCCCGTTTGCTGTGGGTACCGAAGTGTACCGTGTTTGTATGGGCATGATGGGCGGCACCGTGGTTGAGAAAACCGTGGTTTCACGCCTCTTCCTCAGTTCAAATCAGGGCAAGCTTACCGTTCTGGTGGGTACCGGGACCGACACCTCGAACTATTCCCTCGCTCGGTATGACGGGGAAGGTAAGATGGCGAACAACGCCACAGTGTACCATTTGACCAAGGATGTGGCGGAAGCCAATCTGCTCAAGGTAATGTTGGACAAGGCTGCCGAGGAAGTGTTTACCCGATAAATACGGGCAATAAAAAACCAGCCCTCAGGCTGGCGATAGATATTCCTCTACTAGATGGGCAAGGAAATCGAGTGCCCCTTGCGGCGTGGTCAACATTGTTACCGGGAGTGGTTGATTTAGCGACAAATGGACAATATTGGATGAAAAGTACCGTATAAGTCCAAAACCCTCGTATCGACCACTTCCGGGTTCTCTTGGTCCCCACCGCCCTCTCTTTCGTAGCTTCCGTGGGGGTTCGTGAGTCTGCCCTAACAGACTATCACAGGCGGCATAAAAAACTTCCTTTTCCATGAGCCTATTTATAGCAAAGAAAAAAGGGGAGGTCAACAACCTCCCCTTTCTTACCATCCGCGTGCAATATCGCGCGTGATTTCTAAGTAATCTGGCTCGTCAACCACCACAATATCAGGTTCGGTTCCCCGTTCCATAATTATAGGGGAATTTTCATGATTGGGTTCCCATACCCATTCCTGCCCATCCCAGACAAGTTTCCCACCTTTGACACCAAACACGGGCGGAACGACAACTACCAGAACCATCACACCCCGCCAACAATGTCCCGCACGGCTGCCAAATAATCAATCTTAGTAGGCTTTTCCTCTTGAATATCCGGGAGTTTGACGGTCAAACCCAACCCAGACTTTACCATGGTGAAATATTTCACTTCACCAAAGTTGATCAAATCCCCACCAGGGAGCGTATCTACAAGCGACCCACGCGGCTCGATATTTACACGAGCATTATTGACATTGGGTATGTACCCACTGCCTCCACCAGTGCCCGAAACGGTGATGGATGTTTTATCAACCACCTGAGAATATCCACACCCACCAATGTTGTTTTGGCTGGACGATAACATGGTCATCTTACGAAGATCATCAATCGTGAACAAAGACATTTCAGCAAGCTTCATGTTCTTAATTTGTTCCTTATAGAGACGATCACTTTCTTGTTTCTCTGCTTCCGACCAACCGTAACTGATCTCATACTTGTCAACTATATCCATATTCCACCTTCTTATTAGAGGTTTAGGTCTGGTCCGGTATCACCACCAGACGCGCCTTCGCCACCGCTAATTGGACTTTCACCACCGGTCATGTCCATGTCACCACCTTCATCGCCCATGTCCATATCACCCATACCCATATCGAAGCCGCCACCGCCGCCCCCAATACCAACATCACGCAGACCGCCGCTTTTGTCTTCACCGGACTTACCAGACTTATCTTTAACCTTCGAAGCGTTTTCGGCTGCCCAATACTTCTCATTTTCGAGAACTTCGTCTTCAGTCCAACCAGCATACTTGATAAGACCGTAACGCTTCGAAATCCACGGAATCTGACTGACTTGACCATACAATCCAAGACGCTGAGAATCAATTTCCATACGCTTGTATTCACCGAAGTTTTGTGGCTCGTGGAATGCAATCTCGTAGATAGTCGGATGAATTTCGATGCCGTTCCTCTTTAAGAACAACTTGAATTCCATATCAAACATTGGCGCAAGAACATTCTGAAGACGTTGGCAATATTTTGAGAAACGCCATTCCTGAATGTATGCGGTACCTACACGCCCATCACTTACCTGGGCGGTACCATCTTCTGGTCCAGTCGGTAAATACGATGTTGGAATACGCAGCGCACGGAACAACTTATTGCTGAAGTATTTCACGTCATCGATCTCGCCCAGGTTCTCACCCGCAGGGAGAGTTTCAACCTTAGAGCCGCGACCCTCGGCTGACTGAGCAAAGAAATAGTCTTCAATGATCGCCATGGGATTATACGCCGCATCCAGAATGGATGCGCCACCGCCTGTCCGGTTAGGAATACGACGCTGGTGAATTTCGTTCTTGATTCGTTCCACATAAGCCATCGCCTTATGGGCGGGCATGTTACCCACATCCACATAAAATACGCGACGTTCAGGGGCACGCTGGACGCGGTAAATGATCATCGCATCTTCCAGCAATTCCTTCTGCTTATAGACCTTGAATACCGATTCAAGAATTGAGTTACCAAATGGCCAATTCTGATCCATACCTTCGGACAAAGAAAGGTGAACCACATGTTCTGCCGCCACCGGCACAACTTGTTCATTGTGTCCACCACCGAACCGGGTTTGCATAATCGGGGTTGAAGCCAGGGTGGAACCGCCGCCCATCAATGGTTCAGCGCCAGTCTGGGACGGCCATGCACCATTCATATTCGCAGCATCCTTGCGGAGCGCCGTAGCGGTCTTTGCCATGATGTTCAGGTCCAAATCCTTGATCAAGTATTCCTGGGGTTCCTTACCCTCGGCTTCATTGACCACGATGGACTGCACCTTGGCATGATCGACCCACATGAGTTCATACGTCTCGGGGTCGCGGATAAAGAACTGATCACCGTACTTGATCGTGTTACGGACAACCTTCCAAATGCGACGGCGGAAATCGTTCAGCTTGACCCACTTACGAAGAGCAGTTTCAAGAAGTTCAGTTTCCGTTTCGGTCGGTTCTTCGTGATACACGATCTCGAACGGCTGATCCTCATTGTCTTCGATCTGGGTACAGAAATCGGCAATGGTATCGAGGGCAGCATTGATTTCACTGTCCATATCCATCTGGTCATACTGTGTATAGCGCGCAATGCGGTCGCCTTGACCAGAATAGACCTCGGGGAGCCAGCTTGCGAATTTACCGCCGGTACCGGCGCCATATGCTCTATCGTCAAGCCCGCTCATCGCGGTAGATGCCTTGAGCTTTTTGCTCGGCACTACCTGAAAGTGCTTCTTCCAACTCATTAAATCACCTCAAGTGTGTGTAGTGGTGTGATTAACCGCGACTATTTATGCAGTCTGAACAGCGATTCGCCCGGTATTGTCTGCCATGTCCTTCGTGTGGCGCAATGTATCTTCCAAACGTTCGTTCTGTTTCTTCAATTCTTCCATCATAACACGTTGCTGCTCTAGTTGAGCTTTAAGAATTTCGATGGTTTCATTTCGGTGGGCAGTCTGCGCGTCTGCCTGTTTTTGCAACTCTGACTTCTGTTGCTCGGACATAACTGCTATGGGCTGGTCTTTACCACCCATGTTCTGGTTGTTATTAGGAGAAGTAACCGTCGTCGGAGTTTGTGCGGGTCCGGACGAACCGAAGATTCCAGTTACACTATCCCAGGCGCTACCGATTGCCCCGGTAGTAGTATTCCAGGCATTTGAAACCGTTGACTTGGCAGACGCATAACTGTTGGTAACGCCGTTTACAAAGCCTGCAACACTATCGATGGCTTGCCTCAACGATTCGAGACTGCTTTGCCATTTTTCAATTTCACCACCTAGCGACCAATTACTAAGCGATTCCTTGGTTTTGAGCAGCCATTTCGCTATTTCTGCTAATGTTCCATCCCCACCGGCCAACTCAGCCACCTTCCCCCACAGGTAATCCCATGCTTCCAAGGCTGCGGCACGAAGACGCTCAAAAATACTTTCAAACTTTTTCGTCCATTGCTCACTGTCGGTGCCCAAGGTATTAATCTCTTTCATGATGTCCGCAATGGTATCCCATGCTGGACCAAGAAATTTTGCACCCTTGTCAAAAAGGTCGAACGCAAACGATTTGAAATTTGCACGCAATGTGCTTAGCGCCTGATCAGCTTGAAGCAAGGTCCGGGTAAACCCAGTACGTCGCTTCATTTCTTCCTCAAACGATTCTGGTTTCTGGTTCGCAGACTCGCGGGCATGGGCGAGAACGTCCATGACCATTTTGGACTGCGCATCGCCGTCAGACGCCATCTGATTGAGGATTTGTATCTGGGCTTCTGACATGTTCCCAAGATCAGCCATCAATGCCTTGGTGATGGCTTCCGGGTCTGTCTTCCCACCACTGTTCGCCGTGTTTAGCTGGTTCTGAATGGTGTCTAGCGTATTCTGAAGACCAAGCCCTGCATTCGATGCCAGATCGGAGAACCATACACTCCCGTTCTTCACAAACGCATCCATGATCGAATCGGCGGCGCCCTTACCAGCCTGGGCAGACATATTCTGGTACAACTTCATGAGTTCTTGCTGACTACCTTGACCGCGCATACTCATGGAGAGTTTCCACCCGGAATCGTCATTCGATTTAGTCATAGAACCACGTAGAATGTCGTCGCGGCTTCGACCGGTTATGCGCGCCAACATATCTGCGTTCTGGACCAAATCCTTGAAGCTTTCAGCAGCATCCTTGGCACTCATTGTTTCAAGCTTGCCTGTCTGCTTGAGCATTTTTATGTGCTGGGTGTAATGCTTCTGCACATCCCCCAACGTCATCCCAAAGTTCTCGACCTTAGCCATCACCGAGGTCATCGTTGAGAAATAGTCGCTGAGTCCTTTTCCACCCAGTGTCGCGGCAGCTTCGGATGCCTCGTTGATAGTCTGTGCAAATTGATCAATGGACATATTAGCGTGATATGCCGCTTGACCCATCGCAATGATGTTACCACCAAATGACTGACCGACATTGATCATGTCACGGTAGGTATTTCGTGATGCAACCATTTCATCGAATACGTCGGTCATCGCACCAACGACAAGTCCAACGGTCGCACCAAGCAACGAACCAATAAGCGGAATTTTACCTAAGGTGTCACCAACCGCGTCCCCCATATCAGAGACCGTCCGAGTGACACTGCGGGCTACATTATCAAAATTACCCAAGTTGTCGAGCGTGTTATTAACCGACCGTCCAAACTCGACCGAGTCATTACGCAAACTATCAAATATCGTTTTAGTGGCTTTTTCACGAGAAATATCTTTGTTCTTAGCGGCTCTATCATCACGAGACCGCTTTCCCCCCATTGCATCCACAAGGTCACGAAGCGTCTTTTCAGTTGCCCAACCGTCGCGTTTATCGATTTGCAATAGAAGACGGCCAAGCAGTTTTTCGTCAATGTCCATCCGCGTCACCTCGGGTTAAAACCCAATAAAATCCGATTATAAATACTGATATCTAAAGTATTTAGTAAGGGATTATAGTATGACAGAAATGCCATCAACCAACCCACTGCGCAAATTCTTCCGCGAACCGGGTATATATATCAAGCTCCCAACCATGGGGTACTTCAACCCCGGTGAGATTGATTTCACGGCATCAGGGGAAATCCCGATCTACCCGATGACGGCTTACGATGAGCTTCTTCTGAAAAACCCTGATGCATTGCTCAATGGTGATGCAATCGAACGCATCATCACATCCTGTGTTCCTGATATTAGAAACCCACGAAATCTTTGCACACCAGATGTTGATACTATTCTTTTGGCAATTCGCGCATCATCATATGGCGACATCATCGAATACCAATCAAATTGCCCCAAGTGTAACAAAGAAAACACTTATGCAGCATCCATCCGTTTTGCAGTAGAAACCATTGCATTCCATGAACCGGCATATCCAGTGGAAGTGGGTAAGAATGTATTAGTGCATATTCGTCCACGGTCGTTTGCAACCGCGACGAAAGCGGCGATCAAAGCGTTTGAACAGCAAAAACTTCTTCAGGAAATCACCAAAGCAACTGAAATAGATGATCTTGAGAAAAACGCCATCTTCCGTGACAGCTTTGAGAAAATCTCAAACCTGAACTTCGAACTGATAGCGGATTCGATTATTTCCGTTACTATCCCGCAAGGCACGGTGGTCGAACCGGAATTCATCAAAGAATGGCTAGTGAATACTGACACTCGTTCCGTTAAAAAAGTGGAAAAGGAAATTTTACGAGTAACTGAGATCGGTGTGAACAAAAAACACGCGGTTTCCTGTCCTAATTGTCAGCACGAATGGGAGTCGAATATTATCTTCGATCCATCCTATTTTTTCGGATGAGGCTCTTGGCAGCAACGCCGGAAGAAATTCAGCATATCCTCCATGAAATGACTGAGGAGTCGAGAGCCATAACAAAGTCAATAGCAGACATCGTAACTTACTCAAATGGTGGAGTAGGTTGGTCTGAAGCATGGTCAATGTCTCCGGAATCCCGCAAAACCATAGCGAAATCCATTGGAGAACTGTTTGAATTTAAGAAAAAAACTGGATTACCATTTTAATTGGGTTTGACACCCTCTACTATCCATGATAGTATGATATAGTGATCGTTGTTCAGTAGAGGGTGTCATGAGCAACAAACCCGCAATCGGTATTTTCGTCTGGATGGCGTTTGGCACCAAACTCATCAAAAGCCGATTGTTCTGGGTCGCTATGTGGGCGATCTGGCTGGTATTGTTCCCATGGGCTACCTCACCAAACCCAAACCAAGGTCCAGTACAGATTGTATGGGTGATCATATCGATCATCATTCTGCCCACCGTGTTCTATATCATTCAAGCGATTCTCTCGAACATCATCGTGAAAATTCTACTTTGGTTATGCGTAGGTTTCTGTTGGTTTTGGGCAGTAGTGTTTTGGTACAAAGGCTTCGATCCTATTCCGCCTTTGTTCCTTTCGTTAATTCCGTTGGCATTTATTGCCTGGAAGTTCACTCTTATTGTGATTTCTGGTGGAATTGCTACCTTAGCACTCGGAACGCGCTGGTCTTTCAGAAAAACTGAAGACTAAACAACTTTTAGTTATTGCACCAGATCGAGGTACCACCTTCCCTCCCATAAAAGAAGGAAGATGGTAACACGGATTTGCACCGAGTCTCAGTACCCGAACATCGAGGCTAGTGCTTTAAAACAGCACGGTAGGCGGGTCGTCGTACTCCTACCATCCCCTCTCACCTTCACTCCGACCGGTGCCGATCAGGGACTTGTCGGTAATTCCTGACCGGGTGCCTGTTGTGGTTCATCACATATCAGGCTCTTTGCACCAAATAACCTAAGGTAATTGGATTTACATAGCTACACTCAGTAGCCGTGTCTATTTCAGTTCGATTGAACTGGGGTCCGCTTGGCGTGCCTTGCATTCCCTATCCCGCCGACTGCACTCGTGGTCTTGTTGATCCCACAAGCGGATTTCCAGCGGTTGTGCTACACTCACTCAATGTCTTCGTCGGCGGCTGTGTAGCCTATTGTCCGAAGCCAGGGGTACTGCGGGATCACAGTGGTTGAAATCCCTGTGTAGGTATATAATGCTGCGAGCAGCTACGCTAAATATGTGCATAGCTGTTCGCAGCTATATGACACCTTCCGGTGTCCTGCTTAACTGCCCAGACGGAAACCCTCACCATGCCCGGTGGGGGTTTCTTTATGTCTGGACATAACCGAGATAGGGTAAACCTATTGAGCCTGTGGACGTGCTGAGTAAAGAGCGGTGTTAACGGAGCCAAGAACGGGATGGGATTATATCCCTGCGCCGAACCGCAGAAGTCCACAGCTTGGAAATTATATGCGGAATTTTTACCTAACCACATAAGATTTTACCTGAAAGAATCGAAAAGACTCGTGCAGGTTGCCGTACACGAGTCTTAACGAATCTGTAGTGGTAGCCGCAATATAAAAATTAGGTATGCCTGAGGATTTCCTTGCGGATGATCTTCGCATCCACTTCAGGTCGTGACGCGATTTTCAGGCTTACCGACGAACCGTGGCACGTACATTCGGTGCCAGTGAATGACACAAATCCAGCCGCGATAACATGACCGGGCATAGCATTTGCGATCAACGCATGTTCGATGTAGTTTGGGAAAACGATGGCAGCATCATTTAGACCATTGTCCATAATGACGTATTTGGCGTCTTTCATTACAATCCTCGTCTGGTAATGGTGTCGATGGCGCGTTGAAGCATTTCAGTTTCGGAATTGGTCAGAGTGGTGCCCAGTCGGGTACGGATTGATTCCAGTCCTTCAAGGGTTTCGTCCTTTCTGACTTTCGCGGCGGTTTCCTTTTCCTCTTGTTCTTTCTTCCGTGTTGCTTCGCGTGCTGCTTCGTCCGCTCTACGCTTGCGTTCTTTTTCTTCGTATTCCGCAGTAGCAATCGCGATCTCTTCGGTGGTCATAAGACGCCGATGACCATATGCATTTTGAAAGCGCCAGCCCAAAACCAGCGGTGCAAGGTCGGCAAGGTCGTAGTTTTTGTTGGCGTGGTGTGCCTTGAGGAATTCGGTTTCCCCAAAACCATAAGAGTAGGTTTCCCACAGGGCATCCACTAGGAGAGCTTGCTTGCCCCAACCATACGGACGGCGAGCGTAGCCCACCAACGCACCATCGACGCGGATTTCCCACCGGGTGCGTTCCTTGGGATGTCCATCGGGGTTTCCTTCCGATACCCACTGATGGCGCCAGCGTTCGATCTGCGTAAATTCGACCGTGCTGCCGTCGATCATGAAACTGACGGTTTTGGATTTCGGCTTAGTAGGCATTCGGGTCACCCCATAAATCTTTAAGGTAATAGTCTTGATCCACACACCTTGCGCGCAATGCCATGCAATGTTCGGCAAGCAAGCTCGGTAGGTTGTCCTTGAAAGTTCCTTCAAAAATCATAGGACGCCCTTCGTGTGACACATCTTTATAGTGTTTTACCGGTGACATATGGGCGAACACGATCTTATTTTGAGCAAGGTAAATCCGGTAGACTTTTTCATCGCATTGCATGCGGCACTCGAAGCCCGTAATGTTTCCAGTCTCGATTAATTCGAAGCCGTGTTTGCACGATGTTACGTGAACATCGGCGTGGGGTTCTAATGGGACGAACGAGACGGACATTTGAATGACCTATGCCTACTTGCACATGGGGCAACGGATGTAACGCCGTGCCCGATGCGAATGGTTAACCTCGGGATTGGGGACACGTTCGCTACCCTTGCATGTGTCGCAGAACGCTAAATGCTCCGGATGACATAGAATGGTGTCACCCCGCCATTTAACCTGAACAATCCCGCTGTCTTCGATCATAACGACCGTGCCTTTATGATCGTAATACCCTTCGGCGTTGCTCCGCGCAATGCGAACTTTCTGCCCAACCCAGAATTTCTTAGACAAAGTGATGGTATTGAGGTCGAAGATGAATACAACTCCTAGCGGAAGCTTGGACTTGTAATGGTACACGGCATGGTCGAAGGTCAGCTTGTTCGGAAAATAGATGCTACATTCATCAACCTCGATTTCCGCACCGTCGCGCTCTCGTATCATGGTTGCCAGTTTTTCGGCGTTCGCCGGGGTGTTCACCTTGAAAAATTTGTGGAAGCGGATCATCATGCCACCGTATTGATGGTGATCGGCATACCGTGGCAGACCCGGCGTAACGCACCTTTACGTGCAGCGCGGACAGCATCGATAGCCATGCGCCATTCAACACGGTTAATTGTTGAATCAAGGTCATCGGTCTGGAATGCTACTGCGCGACTTGAACCTTGCCACTCCATATGGACATGGAATTTCTTTTCGGTACCTGCGGTGATCATGGTCGTACTGCGACCAACCGTAATGGTAAAGCCTTTGATGCTATTCTCTTCGAGCAGGGCGAGTGCAGTATCGAGTTCCATATCAGCCTCACAATTTCACATGGATGATGTGACGTTTACCATCCCACTGGTTGGTCAGGAAATTCTTCAGCGCAGTTTCCCGCTTGGGAAGAGACATGCGAAAGGATTCGTTGATCGCCCCGCGTTTCCGGCGCCCATAGAAAGTCACTTCGGTGTAATTGGAGAAATCGTATACCCGCCCGTCGCTGAACCACGCAGTCCCGGACACGGGTTTGCCATTGGTGGTAACCGAGGTGACTTGGCATTTGGTGATGGTCAGCATGGATGGCTCCTGATTTGAACCAATAGTACCAGCCCAATCCCAAGTTGTCAATCTGGGCCAAAAGAAAACGGGCTGCCGAAGCAGCCCTATGGTTTAGATTACGGAAGATCGTGCGGTTCGTGCTGACTGATGATGGGATGCCCCGCCGTAGGGGTTTGCCATTTCCATGTACTTCAGAAGGTATTGCTCGGGTGCTACACGGAAATCGATCATCCATGGGGTGTCACCGCGTGGCATCTTTCCGGGTTTCTGGTGCAGGATGGCGATTTTCCACGTGGTGTCTTTAGCAATATCAACACCAGGGACAACAATCCGGTTCTGGGTGTACGGGGTTTTGATTAGCGACCGGCGCTGTGCTTCATCGTATTCGATTTCCAGCAGACGACGCGGAATTTGGATGTGGCGCTTGCGCGTTTCATCCAGACTTTCCAAGAACTCATATGAACCGCTACCCTTGACCTGAATGCGGGCAGAGTTGCCATAGAATTTCAGGATTTCCGCAACCAGCGCCCGACGCACTTCGCGATGCACTGACATCGGGATGGAGATTACGCTTTCGACCAGCATGAGGATTTGCTTGTCGGTGGCGAAAAGCCCGTCCCGATGCGTCTGAAGGCTCTCGGGAAGCTCGACCTTCTCCTTGGTGCCAGTCACTACCTTCCGCACGTCAAAGCCCTCTTGGATCGCGGTACCGAGGGTGTTGATGGTCTGATCCGTGATGGTAGCCAAGAGCTTGGGATCGCGACGGAGCATCCGCATCAATTCCGTGTTCAGGGCGTTGTACAGGACAAGTTCCTGACCCATAATTGTGCGCACACGGGTCTTATCATGGTATGCAAGCTCTACCGTGTATTGCTGATTTGTTGTTTTCTTATCAATTCTGGTCATAGTAACTCCTTTGTACCCGAAACTCGGATAGAAACATCGCTGATAAATATTTTCAGGATCGTTCTATTTATTTTTCGAGGCAGGATGCGGTACCAAGAACTATTCGAATGGAGTACGGATGTCCTAGCGTCAGTTAACAATAAGCCGGGATTTCAGGTATGGTTTGGGGAGTCGAAGGTCGTTGATCGCGACGGTTTACCGCTCCCTGTATTTCACTACACCTCTGCACAGTTCGAGGTTTCGAATTTTCACCCATTCAGTCACTTCGGGTCGGACAAAGCCGCCATGGCGATTTGGCAGCATCGCTACGACTTGGGGGACAAGCCGGGTCGGATACGACAGAAGACGCTTAATCGGATTACCCAGAACCCAGATGCTTTTTATTGGAAGAATGATGGTCGTCATGGGCGGGATGATGTCCAACATCGCACCATCCCGGTGTTCTTGAGGATCGAGAAGCCGTTACGAATCGAAGATCACGGTGACGCTCACCGCCCTGAAGTTTTCCTACACATACTGAGGGATTTGGGGCTTTATGAGCCGGATTTCGATGAACTACACCGTTTAGCAAAGAAGCGGCGTTTACCGGATAATTTTGGTACTGGTTTGAGCCGTCTGCTCCACGTGTATTCTGATGAGAAAATGAACTCCATTATTCTCGATGTGATGCGCAATGCCGGGTACGATGGGTTCGTTTACAAGAATCTTAAAGAACACAAGGGTAGTCGGAGTTGGATTATTCTTGACCCATACCAAGTCCGCTCGGTGTTTGAATTCCTTGGATAATAGGTGATTTGGGACATCCAAATGGTTCTGAGAGATAAATACTCACATAATAAGTGAGTGGAACCAAAATGGATTATGAACGCATATATGACAATTTGATGGTTAGGGCGTCGAGCCGTGTATTAGATGGTTATGTTGAAAAACATCATATCATTCCACGATGTGTCGGTGGTTTAGATGATAATACGAACTACGCAATATTGACTCCAGAAGAGCATTATCTGGCGCATCTTTTGTTGGTGAAAATGCCGCGTTATAAAGGGCATTCCAAATACAATAAGCTGGTATATGCCGCCAACATGCTCACCGTTGGGGGAAGTCGTAATAACAAATCTTATGGATGGTTAAAACGCAAGTTGGGCGCGTTGGTGCGCGAAAACAATTTAGGTAGAAAGCAAAGTGAAGAAACTATTGAGAAACGGGTAAGTAAAACGCGCGGACAGAAACGAACTGACGAAACCCGTCAACGCATTCGTGATGCGTTGACTGGGCGAACACGACCCGAATTTTCGGAAGAATGGATCGCAAAACTACGTCAGGCGAATACCGGTGAAAACAACAATATGTTCGGTAAGAAACATAGTGATGAAAGTCGTCGCAAGATGTCCGAAAGTAAAAAGGGCAAACATCTATGGACTGATGATCAAAAACGTGAAATTGGAGAACGCATGCGCGGTCGTGTTGATACCGAAGAAACAAAGAGGAAGAAGTCTACTGCGATTAAGTCATCATGGGAAGATAATGATGAACGCAAAAAACAGTTAAGCGAAAAAATGCGCGGTCGTGTTCTTTCAGAAGAAACCAAAAAGAAATTATCTGATGCTGCTAAGCGGCGTTGGCAGAAAATAAAGGAAAACGCCAATGAATTCTAAAAACAAAGGTAATACGTTCGAGCGTAAGATTGCCAATTTGTTTTCGAAACGGTTTGCTGAGAAAACTGGTATTGCCCAAGCGTTCAGACGTAATATCGATTCTGGTAGTTTTTTTGGCGGTTCAAATCAAAAACGAACGGAAACGCATAATACTGAGAACGCAGTATTTGGTGATATTAATTGCCCGAGTAATTTTAACTATTCGCTTGAATGCAAGCATTACAAAGCTGGTCCCTCATTTGCCAATCTCATGAAGCAAAATTGTAAGGATTGGGATGGGTGGATTAGTCAAGCCGAACAGGATAGTAAAAATTCTGGAAAGAAAATGGCTATCATCGTCAAATATAACAATGTTGAGGAAGTAGTCATTCTGTCGGAACCGGTCCCGGATTGCTACAATATGCCGTACAAGGCTTATTTTGTGGCGCCGTTGGTAGATTTTCTTAAAATGGACGACAGTGTGTTCTTTCCAGAAACGGTGGATTGATGGTAGAGCGGTTGGAGCCTCGGGAAATTCTACGGCGGTTTGGCTCGCCGGAATATAAGCAGCAACGGCAGCGCAAGATGTCGAACTACCAGAACGTGGTGTTCGATAATTGCGAACGGATTTTCGGAAAGTACCATTCTTGGGTGCGGTACTCTGAAATGCTGTTATGGCTCCAACCCAAAGATCGCGGGCTGTTATACGTCCACCCACAGGTTTTCCCGTTTGATGGGCGCCTGGGGGTGGTTGTTTCGGAAATTCTCCGGTACACCTCAATCAAGCTTCAGAAGAATGGGTCTGATTTGGTCAAGGGAAGTGAGGTAATCCGGGGCGGTGAACACATCATCGACGTGGAACGGCAGATGGATGACGCGGATCACCTACAAATAAGCTGTCGCCTCCCGTTTAGCTCTTACCATATGGCGGGAATGGTTGACGACAAAGCGTGTCATTTTGTCAACCTGACTAACATGAACCTTCCGGCGCGGGGATCAAGTAACGGACCATACCCATCGGTTTGTGCAATTTTCCTGAAACAAGAGGACGCCGGGAAATACCGTGATTGGTTGGTCAACCTGATCCATTCCAATCCAGAATATTTCTCGTGGGAAGGGTCGAACCTATATTTCAGTCCACTCTATCCAGAATTCCCGAAGGATTTTTGATGTCAACCGATAATTATTGTATGACCAAACAAGAAATTCTCAAGGCGTTACTGGAAGGTATCAAAAAGAAACCCGATCCTCCACCTGAAATTGATCCGGAAGTTAAACAGTTTTTCGAGGACAGCCGATCTGAACCACCTGATTAGTTTTAATCTCGGACAGAGCGATGCGAGCTTTTTCAACCATCATTGAGCAGAAATCTGGGTCTTCAATTAGATCAAACCATTCATTTATTCTGTCTAATTTTGGTACGTTGATACTCCAACCGGCATCGGGATACCACATCATAGGTGATGAAAGACCCTTATCGGATGCCAAAACTACCAACGTACCAGTATAGTCGCGTGCCACGATCATAACGACCCCCAAAATTTGTTTTGGGCTATTTATTCTTGCCACTTCAATCGGAGCATAGTCGCCTGACGCCGGTCTTTGCAGTAGATGCGGTACCGGTAATAGGTAAATTCACCCTTTATGACAGTGTTACGTGTTACGACAATTGGCGATGTGGTACCGACGTTTAGCCAATCGATCAAATCCCTGTCGAACGCATCATGCCGGTCTTCGTCAATGTCCACCGTGAACGATGTCCAAAGGAGGTAAACATTGGGAAGCGGGATTGGTTCGGACGGACCAATACCAAACACGCTTCTACCAATATTCTTTCGGTTAAGTTCAGTGATGTTCTGAAGATTAAACTGCACGAGTTTGTTGCCATTCATGTTCCCACATCAACAAGATTATATCCGCTGGTTTTTTATGGCTTCAATTTTTTCGCGCTTCCGCTGGAACGGCAGGAAAACCGATACGGCTGGTCGTATAGCTCAGTTGCTCAAGCAGGCTGGTGAACAGCACATGCCCTATTCACTGCTAGTGCGGTAGACGGGGCACCCCGCCAGAACGAAGACTCACGCGACCACCACAAACCGCAAACAATCAGAAGAATAAGTGGGTTTATTTCTAATCTTCGAATGTTGTGAATTTATTTTCTTTGCGTGCGATCAGAATATGGCTCGACCTAGTTTGCAATTCTTCGCGATGTGTTACCAGCATGATGCATTTATTTCTATCCCGTCCCATCTCTTTAAGTATATTGAATGCCATTTCACTACCTTGTGTATCTAGACCGGCATCAATGATTTCGTCGCAAAGAAGTATATTAATAGGACCATTGAGATTTTCCCAGATATCGCGGAAAGCTAGGGATAATGCGATAGACAGACGGGTACCTTCGCCGCGAGACAGGTTTCCGATGTCTAATTCACGACCGTACTGGTTGATTTCCGCCGTTAAGTCATTATGGAACGTGACCTGATGGGGTAGTCCGATCTTACTCAGATAGTTAGCAAGGCGGGTATTGAGAAAGTTCAAGTTCTGGTCGATGATCTTCTTACGGATGAAACTCTTCTTATCCACCAGAAGGTCTTTGAGGAATTTTTGGTGATCCAGTAAGCGCGTCAACTCATTCAGACGATCATAGCGCGGCGGGGTAAGGTTCTTTTGAAGTGTTTCCGCTTGTTCGGTGTACGGGTTCAACTTTGCCTTTTCAGTCGCGAGATCACGGGTGAACTGTTCGAACAGAGCCTTCGCCTGATAGGCGTCGTTACGGGTCGGGAAGATCGACGTAGGACGCACGCCAAGCCCGGTTATAGCGGCTTCTTTATCGGCCAGTATGGCATGCTTTTCCGACAGAACAGACCCGATCAATTCTGCCTGTGCGTTCTTTTCAGTAATTTTGTCTGCTATAACCTTCGCTGCTGTTTCGGCTATCGCTTTGACTTCAGCAATCTGCTGGGTGACTTCGCCTATGCGACGTTCAAGGTCCATCTGGGTGGAGATCGTTTCTCCCTTCAGTTTGCTAACAACTGCCTTGGTGTCGGACTGGATTTGCTTGATTTCGCGATCCCGATCCATTTCAAGTTTGGTAATGTCGTTCCCGGATCGTGCGATTTCATTGATCAATTGGGTATGGTGTTTTTCCATTTCCGTCTTGATCGTGGTAATGCGGGTTTCGATGCGTTCTATTACGTCATGAATATGCGCTTCGTCTTTCAACGCCTGTCCACAAGCTTTACAATTCTTACTGTCCGGGTCGGACAGTTCTGCTTCTGCTTTCGTAAGCTCTTCCTGTAATGCGGCGGTACGAGTTGCTGTGCTGACTTTGGTGGCTTCTAGAGTCGCACCAACACGCCCGATGGCAGTTTCAGTCTGGGTATTGATGCGGGCAATAGCTTCTTCGCATTGGCGTTCAGTGCGCTCAACCTGGGCAGCAACGGTAGTATCCAGTTGGTCAAGATCACGTTGATAGCGGTCTAGTTCGTTCTGAAGTCGCGTGACTTGCTGTTCATCGACGCCAGAACTCGTTTCAAGTTCCTTGATCTCAGCAAGCAAACGAGTGGCTTCGGTTTCGATCTGACGGATTTCTTGGGTAATAACATCCCGATCCGCTTTCAACGCTTGTATGGCACGGTCATAGATGTCTTGATCATCAAAGGCTTTCACTTCGGCATCGAAGTCGATACCGGAAAGGGCACTGAGGTTGCCTTCGATTTCTGCGATGGTGTTATGCTGGGTGGTATCCCAACGTTGCACCTTCAACATCAGGTCATCAATGCTGGTTTGGATTTTATCGTTCGCTGCTTTGATAGCCTCTATTTTATTCTCTTCCGACTCAATCTCGCGCTTAGAGTTGCGCATCAACTCCATGATCGTTTCAGCTTTTTCAGACAGCAACTTGATACCAAGAATTTGCTCGATGATTTCGCGTTGCTCGGTTGGCTTCATCATCAAAAACGGGGCAGTGTAAGTGTTCATAGCTACGACGTGCTTGAACATCTCAAAGTCGATACCGACCACCGTATCAATGGCTTCCTGTGTATCCTTACCAGTACCCTGTTGGTCGCCAACCTCTTTGACGATTTCCTCGGAATTATCGGACGCACGAACAACGCCGTCCACAATCCACCGAAAGATTTTGGGTTTCTGCCCCCGTTCAACCCGGTACGTGTGACCTTTCTTCTGGAATTCCAAGGTCACTAAACTCTGTTTATTGTTGATGTTGTTTACAAAGTTGCCCACACGCCGAATCGGTGAAATGGCATGTCCGTACAGAGCATAAGAAATGCCATTTACGATGGTGGTTTTTCCAACCCCATTTCTCGCAGAATTGTCGCCCTGTGGCTGGTCTAGGTTCTCGCCCAGGATGAGGGTCAGTCCCTTACGATCTAGAGATACTACCTGCTCGACGTTACCCACCGAGAGAAAGTTTTTCATCGTGATCTTGGTGAATTCCAACATAGTTCGCCTTTTGTTCTCATACTGGGAATATTAATAGCTCAGTTTTCTCGGTGGCTGCAATTTTCTTCCCGTTGTCGGTTTCCACCTTGGTCTGCTGGATCGTGTATTTGGCATCAAACGCTTCAATACGCGCCCACGAGTAAAGGTCACGGATTTCTGGGCAGTCGTCATATGACAGCACCCACGGGTGTGGACATACCCGCAGAAGGTCTGCCATGCGGCGGTGATCGTCCTCGGTGAAGGCATGCTGGTACAGATCACCGCCCTTCATGTAATACGGCGGGTCCAAATAGATGAAAGCTGGTCGGCTGGTGTCGGTGATCATTGCAGCAAAATCGCTGTTGGTGACCCTCGCATCGACCGAAATAAACTGCTTGTGGATCAGGTCGATTTTCTTGCAGATGTTGGATGGACTCCAACGGCAATCAATTGGGTACTTGGTATTGGCATCTTGGTTGCGCCCACCTAATGGACCGCCGGATTTGACGCCGAGACCTGAGTAGGAGATTTGGTGGATCGCCAGCTTCCGGAACCCACATTCAACTATTTCGCTGATAGTGGTTGGGGTTGGATTGTCCAAGAAGAACTGCTTGTAGTCGTCAAACGCCTGGATGGACGGCTTAAAGCTATTGACCAGTTCCTTTAGCTCTTCTGGATTGTTGATGACTGCGTTCCATAGTGAGAAAATTCCTACATCCTTGTCGTTGATCCAGAAGGATCGATAGCCAAATGTCTTCTCTTTTGCGTTCTTTCCCTTGGTTGGTGTATCAAAGGAGAACAACAAATCAAACGGGTCTTGTGATACCTGCTTGGTGTGGTCGTTGTCTTCAAGCACCATCAGTCCCACGCTACCGCCGCCGAAGAATGGCTCACGATATTCCATCGCATCGTTGCTGGTAGCAGCAATGGCGGTTAGAATTTCATCGCGGAACTTGGACTTTCCGCCCGGATACCGAAAGAATGAAGCCATTTCAACTCCTTAACCAAATAAGTCTTTGTTTATCGCAGATAGGCTGGCTTCTGGACAATTTTTATCTTTGATGGTTAACGTTTTGGCGAAATGGTCCGGTATGGATATTTCTATTGAGAATTTTAAGTCATCCTCGACTTTACTACTTGCGTTATGTAATCGGAAATTAACTTTCCAATACTCGGTTGTAATCATATAGATGCGGGCAGCTTCGTCCATTTCGGGTGTTAGACCGGAAAATAGGGATGAATTGTCGGGGATATTCGTGTAGAGGTGTTTTATTTTTCCGAAGTTGGTTTTAGGGTATGGAAGTGACCCGTTTACATTGATTGGGTATACTGTAATGTAATCTGATTTTCTTGGGTCGGTGCGTAGAACTGCTTTATAGTAGTCGTGCGTTCCCAGGATGGTTTGGACAATCCCATTTACTAGTACGTCGCTGGGGGTACGTTGAAAGATCGAGAAAATTATGTTGGTAAGTTGTTGACACAATTTGAGCGGCTTCACATCCAGCCGGTGCCAAAGCGACCCTATGTGAGGGGTTAAAACGCTGAGTGTGTCTTTAATCGCGGTGCGCTCGGCGTCGGTTAACTCACATCCACAAATGGTTGTAGTTCTTTCTGAAATACGGAGCGATTTCTGTTCATCGCTGTTGTGTTTAAGGGATATTCCGCGTCGAATTGACGGGTTGTGTAAAAGAACATCACTTACGTCACCTCCAACAGCTAGGTGATCCGATAGGCAAATAGCATTAAGGTTTGAACAATCGTTCAAACCTTCCGTTGCTAAAATATAATCGAGTAGAGTGTTACCAGCAGCCAACATCAGCCGATATTCATAGGACGTGCCATTGTATTGAAGGTCGGCAAGTTCTGCCTTTTTCAAATAGTAGGATTTGTCCAGTCGGAGTGTTGCCCCTCGCATGGCAGCGGCGTCCATAACACTTGCTTCGAACGCATCACCTTTATTAGTCATTGTATGGGACGTAGGTATGCGTTTCTACGTTGATAAGCGGACGCAGCATATGAGCATACACATCATAATTCTGGTGTGAGCAATCTTTGACCGGTGAGGGGGTGATCGGTAGATTTTCAATGAAAGTTTTGCTCTGCCACCCGGTCAGAACCACCCGCGCCCATTTCTCGTCACGAGATTCGGCTTCGCAATAACCGAACACGTAGATATCGCATTTTGGTGGCGTAGCAAACCCGCGGTCAGTAATTGCCTGAATACGGTTGATCAAGCTGACGGTGGTTGCCAGCTTTACATCAACCGTCTTACCATTTTCAGTGAAATCGGTGTCATCGTATGCCCGGAAAGTGAGGTCCACCGGGAGGTTCTTAATTTTGGCATAGGCAAACTCCCCTAGCATTCCCATGCGGGTAACGATAAATGGATCATCGTCAGTGTTCTTGATGCCGCGTCCATAGCTTCCGGGTTTTGTATTACACCCTCGGTGTTTAGACGCGGCATCACACAATTCCCATTCAACGCCTTCAATTTTGATCACCAATGCCGGGTTTGCACGTGGACGTTCCAGTGGTCCCAATTTGATGGTGGTGCTGATTTCAGGGGTGATTTGATTAGGCGTGTAGGAAATTTCATTCATGCAGCAAGCCCTTCGACCACAGTGTAGTCGCGATGCTCGAACCCGATAATCAGGCTGATTGATTCGTCCCAGATGACGGGGAATTCGCGACCACCAACCCCGTATACCAGAAACAGCTTGTGGTCAGCGGTTTCTTTATCCCAATACAAGTGGGTGTATTCACCGCGCATGATTTTCTTGTTGAGATCGATCCATTGCGGGTAGGATAAATGCTCAAACCCGCACTTTTCATCTGCGTCTTTCTTGGAATCGGACAATGCTTTGCGGGCATATGTCGTCATGAAGATCAGTGTATCGAAGAAATGTTCGAGTAAGTATTCACGGGGTAGAACACCCGTAATGTGCTTCGATCCGTTGTCGCGGGTGCGGGTAACTGCGACGAAGAAATCGTCTCCGTTATACTGCCAACGGACGGCATACACGGAGACAGCCGAATCTTGTTCCAATAATTTACAGTTCCATGGATTGCTCAAATCAAGAACCATGCTGCACATCTGACAATAATCCTCATGGGACACTTCCAGATCATAAAACTCTGCCATCTGACGCTTGAAATTACGGAAGGCATTGCCGGTAGCGGACGGAAACATGCGACAACTCCGAAACAAGAGGAACGGACAACAAATATGCCGCTGAAGGCGGCTCAGCGGCAATATATTTGTCCACAAGATGAATGGATGTTTTACTTACAGTCACGCATGATTAAGTAATCCCATGCTTGATTTCCAGTTGGTAAATGTCCGCATTCTTCTTGGAACAGCATAGTGGGAAGCAAGACGCTGACCAGAATGAGAATGGTGAGAACGATGGGTGCTACGAGGGTGATGAACGCAATCGGTTTCATGATCCGTCCTGTGTGGGGGAAATCCCCTACCGTATACACTCTGCATACAAAGGGAGCAAATCGTTATATAGAGCCATCACATCACCTCCGTTCTTTTGCACATAGAAGCTATGTGGTGGTTGGGTACCTTTCATTTTGTTGCACTCTTGACAAGCGGCAACAATGTTGATCCAGCTATGGGCGCCACCCTTCGAACGCGGGATTATATGGTCCCGCGTTGGATGATCCATGATCTTTCCGCAGTAGGCGCAACGATGGTTCTGAGCTTCTGACAGCCGGGAAAGCGACACCCCGATCCCATCTGGGTCGTAGCTGCATTCCCGGCGCAAATCTGACCAGATCAACTGGACGCCCATATCATCGCGCATCAAACGCTTCTCCAAATCTCAACCAGAATAGCGTTGTCGATGGTAGCCGAATCGACAGCCAACAAACCTTCTTCAATGATCTGGTCGATAGTTTGAAAATTCACTTCTAGTGCGGTGTTGCTCATTTCATCCACAAGGTTTTTGGGGCGAAGTTCCATTTCACGGACTTGGAACATCCGTTCCAGTTCGTCGCGGATGGTCGCCATTTCCTCGTAGGACAAATCAACATCAATGGTAACGCGGGCGTACACGTCTGGGGTCAAATACTTCGACGGGTCTGCGATAATATCTGAAAGATTGGTCGTGATGTATTTCGGGCAGTTTTCCCAATCGCGATAGATGGGCTTGCCGCCGTGTTCGATCAGCATGCAACCGCGTTCGAAGTCCCATGCGTCGGCGTAGTTGTGAGGGAACGCATTACCGATATAGTGAATGTTGCCCGACCGCTGGCGTTTATGGAAGTGTCCGGTGAATACGTACTCCTGATTAGTGAACAGGTTCTTGTTGACCGTCCCGTGGTCCTGGCATTCGATCATCGCGTTAAGCAGAAAACCGGGGATTTCAAAGTGTCCAAAGACGTATTTTTCTTGCCACTCGGGAATACTCTTCCATTCGTCTCCAATCATCCAGGGCTGGAAGCGCGTGTCACCAATGACCAATGGATGCTGAACGACCGTCACTTTTTCAAGCAATTGACCAAACCGCGCGGATGTCACGTCACGTTTGTCCTTGAAAAACATATCGTGATTTCCCACGACAAAGTAAACGTTCGTGAAATATTCTGCCAGCCGTGTCAACCCTTCAATACCGTAATTTAGTGTATTCACGTTGATAGTGCTGCGATTATGGAAGAAGTCACCCAAGAAAATACAAGTTTCAGCACCAAATTCATCGGCTTCCTTTATAAACCAATCAATAAAATCCAAACAGTCGTTGTTATGGGTGTCTGAATTACTTCGGCACCCAAAATGTATATCTGTGAAGACTGCTGCTTTCTGGAATGCCATCGTCATTGTTCACCTTTTGTTCTTAGTGGATTGTCGGTATTCTCGGTATTATTTCAGTCGCTCGACATACCGACGCACGTAATCGCCCCAATCACCAACTACCGCATTATCAGAACCGTTGATTTCAACGCCGTAGCTCGCGATACTAACCCTAATCCCTGGTGGAATAGGCATACGCACGCTCTTGATTTCAAGATCGGGGTTCCTGGCAACAAAAATCAAAATACCGTCGTCAATCTTGACTAGATTGATGGGATAATGGATAACCATGTTCGTTCCTTTTTCCTGTTCTAATCATCTTCTAGCGCATTTTGACGCAGATCGTCAAAAAATGCTTTTACTTGTGGGTCAGATTTTGGTTCATATCCGGGGAGTGTTGTGACATGGGAACCCGGTAATTTTTGTGCGCTCATTGGTGATAGCTCAATAAAGTCGTCAACGACGACCGTTGGCATAACCCGCCGTATCTCAGTGATTTTGCGTTGCATTTCGTCGTTCAATCTTCGACCTCGGTTTTGTTTTGCTCAAAGAAATCCACCACCTGTGGGTCGGGTTCCTTCATAGGTGAAATTTTGGGTGCGCATATACCGGGCATGTCGGTTAGAACTTCCGGCATTACTCTGCGTATTACGGGAAGGATAACCTTCGTCATACCTACCGGTCCATCCAACAATGCCTGTTTGGTTTCTAGCCAGTGGGACGTGGTTGGTTTGATCAATTCTCTGGCTCCCGACTGTTCGCGAGAAAGAATCCACGCCCGCTCGTTTTCGCGGATTTCTTCTTCGGTTCGATCTCGGCGGTAATCTCATGCGACATCGCTGCAATAATTTCAGCCTCAATATCGGGGTGTGCTTCATGATGGCGAAACTGCTGCCCGAATTGCGGCTCGTCTATGATGAATTTAATCAAGGGCGTCCATCGCTTCTTGGCGCTGTTGCTCAAAATAGCTGCGAGTGTCGCCATGGATTTCTTCCATGCGTTCTTTAATTACCGCGAGGACTTTTTTAGTATGTGGACTGATTTTTTCGGGCGACCTCGCGAATTTGTCCAGTAAACGCCGGATTTTATGAGGATGGGTACGAACCATTTGATCGTAATAGTCTGGATCGATCTCATCACCATCTTCATCTTCGAGCGCCAGTTCATCGGCGTCTACGTCCTTATAGCAGTCCTCGTCGGGGACTTCCGTATCATCTTCAATGATCGACGGACGGTAAAAATTTGCCGTATGACCCTTACCGTAATATCGTCCAGTCATCAGTCAAAATCCTTCATTGCATCCGCACGCTGCGCTTCCCAGAAATTCGTGATTGCTGTGGTATTACTGCGTTGCGCCGCGAGTAGCTGTTCAAATTCGGTAACCCAATCAAGAAACCCATCAACTTCGTGTGGCTCTACGATTTCTGCGGCATATTCACGCATGTGACCCATGAACTCTGCGCACAATTCCGCTGGGATCATGGTCAGATCGATAACGAATCGGTTAAAGTCGATATCACCGTATTGGTCTTGGTGAACCACGATTTGATAAACGTTTTCATCCCCTTCGGGAATTACATTTATGGTCATCGGAAAATTCCACTGTCATGGGTTAAAGTAATACCGCGTTGCCGGGCACACGCCATTACCGTGTTGTGCATCAAGCATGCGATGGTCATTGGTCCTACGCCGCCCGGAACTGGGGTGATCGCCCCCGCGACCTCTTTCACGGCATCAAAGTCAACGTCGCCGCAGAGTTTACCATCGGGAAGGCGGTTGATACCCACGTCGATAATCACCGCCCCTGGCTTCACCCAATCTTTCTTGACCAGTTTCGCCACGCCAGTAGCCACCACCAGAATGTCGGCGGTACTGCATTCGGCTTCGATATCCTTGGTATGCTCATGGCACATTGCGATAGAGCAATGCTCGTGTAACAGCAACGTAGCTATTGGTTTGCCCACAATGGTCGAACACCCAACTACGACCGCCTTTTTGCCGGTCAGATCGTGCCCCAGATGCTTCTTGATCAGCATGAGGCATCCCATGGGGGTACAGGGAATGATCCCGCCGCCATTAGTGACCAACAAACCCACGTTGTCGATGTGGAAACCATCTACATCCTTTTCTGGGGCGATGGCATTGATGACCGCGTGCTTACTGATGTGGGGCGGGAGGGGAAGTTGAACCAGAATGCCGTGAACCTGATCACTCTGGTTGAGCATGTCGATATAGCCGAGTAAACTGTCCTGGGTGGTATGGGTGGACAGATTGAACATCAGTGATTGGACGCCAATTTCCTCGGCGGCTTTCGCCTTGTTGCGTACATAGATATGGCTTGCCGGATCATCACCGACCATGATCACCGCAAGGCATGGTACGGTACCATGTCCTTTGAGTTCCGTGATTTGGTGGGAGAGGGTTTGAAGAAGGCGTTTTGATTCGGCTTTGCCGTCTATAATTTGAGCATCTGGCATACTGTGCGACCTTTCGGTTTGATCCGAAAGAGTACCAAACTGGCAAAACATGGAGCAATTTTATTCATCATGTTTTGCCAGTTGGTTTCTACTTCAATACCAGCGCATATACCGCGTTACCACAATCATATATAAGGTTCCACCCGTTCTGGCGCATGTTTTCGATTTCGGTTTGTGCAGGATCAAAATGGTCTAACTTTCCCTTCAGTTTGTGCTTTTGAAACCCATTTCGAGATTGTAAATTCATATTTCCTTTGAAATAGAAATAGTTGGGTGGGGAGGTGTTGATATATTCAAATCCAAGTGCCTCGTATAATTTCCCCCGTCCCCAACGTAAATCTGCATAGGAGATGATGGAAGACGGATTATGATGTGTAATGAACGCATTCAGTAATTTACCAGCACCACCAATCACCGTCGTATTAAGTCCGCTTGAATACCGTAAAATTTCCCACTCATATTTGTGCGAATACCGGCTTTTGGAAAAACTCATTGCTGCAACAAGATCATTATCAAAAAGTAGACCATATGTGACGGCGGCATGTGCATGCCCTTGTAGGTGGGTTTCGGAAAAAAACATCTTGCTTGTTTGATGATCCAATTCGACTACTTCAGTCTTACGGGCATATATGCTATTAGCATTTCCAAGAATTGCACAAATACGGCTTTCAACGATTTCGCGTTGAAGCAACCATTCATTTTCCCATACATGGATTAATGTTATTCCGCGTTCTGTGCATAGCTTTGTTTTCATGGAATGGTAGTTCTTTGGTTTCCCGGCATTGATTGAATGCCACCATAACCCATCGTACTCGAACGCAATGTTTTTTGAGGGTACGAAAATGTCCAATTCGTACCCTTTTAACAAATGCCTGTTATTCGTTGTTACATCATAACCGAACCCGCGAATGAAATCCGTTAATTCGCGTTGTCCACTCGATACGAAGTGAACTTTTGGGGTAATTCCATGTTGTTTGAACCGGTGACACACCGGGAAAATAGATATCCCCAACTGTTGGGCGATTTCTTTTAATGTATATGTTTGATTTTGTTCTTTAAGCCAGTCAATATCATCCAGTTTATCTGCGACTCCTGCTGGAAAATGATATTGGTTTGGTTTACGTACCCCTATGGACGTGAATAGCTCTTGTAGCTTCTCTTTAATGTGAAGAACTTTCATGGGATTGTCACGCCCATACTTTGCGATCCAGTGGTTTTTGGTTTGCTTAATAACCTCTGAATTTTGAGATGGGTAATCTGTTCCAAACTTTTGGCGGTTGGTTTCTTTGACTTTTTCGATGATTTTGGTTGATTGAGTTGGCCAAGCAACTCCATGGTTGTGAAGATTTGATTGCTGAACTTTATCTAGAATTTCAGCATTCATGGTAGGTGACTTCACCCCATATCGATCAATACAAGTTTGAGCGGTTGCGTGTTTGACAGCATCCGTCATTGATGCGAAATCCGCACCGTATTTTTCTCGGTTAGTCGTTTTCCGCTTGGTAATGATGTTTTGGCGATCTGTTTCCGAGCGATGTTCGCGTGCTTTTTCAGCGTTTTCTCGGTTACACGCGCATACCGACTGGTTGCCGCAAAATTTTAGATAGCCTTTATTAAAGGAAACAAAGGTAGGGCGCGAACCGTTAACGCACATTATCTCGGGGACGGTTTTTCCATTCAAATATAGCCACAGTTTTTCTATATCAGGGACATCGAAGCCTCCAATAAAAGCTTCGATGTCTGCCCAAAAGTGTTCTTTTGCTATCTTCAGTTTTACTCGTGTATCAGAGTGTGATGATAGCATTTCAAGGTGGTGTTCTCGGTACATGTCGGTAAATTAGCAAATTACCGCATTATAACCAATTTATTCCTCGCGATAATTCTTCTCCATTTCACGCATTTTATATTCATGTTCAATCTGACGTGTGAACGATGGGTTGTGACCCATTGCTTGAAGCATATCATCGCGAATACTTTGGTTTTTCTTTTCGATGTTTAACACTCTAGTAAAAGATGCAGTAATTACTGCTGTGTAATAGGCAAAGGGATTTGGTGTAATTGATCGTGACTCGTCAAATTGTAGTCCAACCTGGGAAAGCTGCACTAGGGCTTGGCTTTTCATTTCGTCAATGTATGTGTAACCGCGCCAATTTCCGCGTTGACTATATTTGTCCACCAATTTCATGAACATAAAAGCGAGCCGGTGGGTAATTTTACCATGGTCGGTGCAGAATTGATCACCTTTCCAATGGCTCCGTAACACTTCAACAAACTGCCCGTCTTTGAGAATGTAGTGTTTAAAGGGCGGGAAGTTCATCCGTGCCCGTTCTTCGTCCTCTCCGTCTGCATTTTTCTTTTTCTTCTTGTATTCCGGTGGAATGTGTTCATCCGTCATGACGCGGAATACGAGATTTTCAGTTTTGATATCATCAGCCGATGTATTGACTTGAATTTCTTGGGGGCGAAATCCCATTTCAAGCAATTCTTCTTTTTTCTGCTTGGTGACGCGCTCGGCGTTATTCGCCTTGGCTGTTTGAATCATTTCTTCGGTGATATCGGACAAACGACCTTGTTTTTTCTGATCACCGCCCTCACCAACGATAATGTCGTAGTATCGAAACCTATCCTGTTGATACTCCGGATCAAGCAATGAGCAATAGGTTAGCTTTGATTTGTGTATTTCGATAAGGAGTTCCTTGTTAGACAAGTAATTGATGCGTGGCGGTACTGACATTGAAATTCCTTAACTGTTAATGGAACGCGATTTAATACTAATATCCTATAATATTTGTTGACACAATAAATAATTAACTTTGGTTTTTTAGTTCCACTAAATACTCTATATGTGAAGGAGAGTATTCATGGCAACGGATGATACCCCGACGATTGGGCAGAAAATGTTGAATGATGCAGAAACACTTCAGAGTGACTTTGCGCGTGATACGGCTTCGCTTGCTGATAAAATTGGTTCCATTATGCCATCGTTTGGATCGCGGGGGGTGGGTACTAATACTGGGGCGTTGTCTAAGGGAGAGCAGTATCTTCGGAACACTTATGGGCAGAACCAGAATGCGAATATATCCCAACCTGCCTCTGGACAGACAACCACCAAGTTTGACCACCGGGCACGTCTACGCCCAATGCCAAAAGCGGAAGAGTTTGTGTATGGTGAGCGGGATCGTAATACCAACATTTTGTTTCCGTTGTATGAGTCTGGTGGACTGATTTGGCCATTTACACCATCCATCAATATTCAACAAAGCGTTGAATATACGGCGTATCAAGCAGTGCATAGCAATCAGGAATACAAGGCGTATTCTCATACTCCTGCCTTTTCATTTGCCTGTGCTGGTATATGGACTGCGCAGAATGAGCAAGAAAAAGCCTATTGTCTTGCCGGTTTGCATTTCCTTCGAACTGTGACGAAGATGCATTTTGGCATCAATGATAAGGACAATCGCGGAACACCACCCCCTGTGTTGCTGTTTTCTGCATATGGTAATCTGATGTTCAACGATCTCCCGGTGATTATCAATTCATTCACGGTGGACTTTACTAATGATGTTGACTATGTGCAATTCCAACGAACGGTTGGGCAACAACGCCAAACTGGCACCGCGTGGTTGCCTGCTAAATTTAATGTGTCGGTACAGATGACGGTGCAAAAAACGCCAAGTCAAATGCGTAATGATTTCAATCTTAATAAGTTCCGTACTGGGGAGTTGTTGCTTTCTGGGAAAGGTGGGTGGTTCTGATGGCTACATATTCCGGACACTCGCCGTATGTGACGACCCCTCAAAATTCGTGGTATTTGGGCTACTATAATCACCGCAGTATCCTTCCAAACATCACTGATGATTTGGTCGTGATAGAGCAGAAGCATCAGCACAGACCTGACCTTCTCAGTTACGACATGTACGGTACTGTGGATTTCTGGTGGGTTTTTGCGGCGAGAAATATGGATTTGATCAAAGACCCGATCTATGACTTGAACGCCGGGATGCAAATTTACGTTCCGTCGATGGCAAGTATTTCCTCAATGGTGTTCTAATGGCTACTTCGTCACCACCGCCCATGGCGGGGGAAGACCCCTCCAAGGTCAAATCTTCATCTACTGGGACTGACGGGAAAACCGTCCAGACTATGAAGGTTCCGGTCACATTCAATGAGAACGCGACCAATAGGACTGAGAATGATCGCTTGGCAGGGATTAATCTCAGTCAAATCGAGGAAAACTGCCTTAATCGGTACCACAATTATACCTACCATTGGCGGATGTTCCTGATCAATGACATGGACGAACGCGAAAAGCTTCTCAGTGGTGATATCGGGAAATACGCTGACACGATCAAGAGCCTAGAGAAAGCTGGGCGCCTTCTGACAATTGTCGAAAGTGGTGTTACTGGGTATGGTATTGACGAAGTGCAAATGGTCACCAAGTGTGCGGATCGAAATACCACCACAATCGGGTTCAATATTGAGCTAACCGAGCCAATGGGTTCGAGTTTTCTTGATAAGCTTGGTTTGGCGACCGTCCATCTTGGGGTGCCTACGTTCCGTGAGGCTCCATGGCATTTGGAATTGACCTTCATGGGGTACGAACCGGAAACCGGGTTGCCACGACGGATCACTGATGGGCAAGGGCGTCCAATCTACAAACTTTGGCCGGTCTACCTGACCGACATCAAGACGACGATGATCCATAGTTTGACCAAGTATAGTATTAAAGCGGTTCCTGCCTGTGAGAAGGCGAGAGCGAATAACCTTGCCTTGCTGCGTACTGGGGCAAAAATCACTGCCAGTACGCTTGGGGAAGCGTTGACAAAACTTGCGGAAGAAATGCCCGCAAAGATGTCAGAGAGCGATTACTACATTCAAGACAACAAGTACCGCTTTGAGTTCCACCCGCCGGAAATGGCATCGTGGCGTCTGGTCGAACAGGGCGATGGTTTCATCAAGCCGAACCGGTCTAGCGGGTGGGATAAGGTCCAAATCGACAAAACGTCGGTTCAATTTGCCGCGAGTTCGAATATCTATGACATCATCGATATTCTCTCCATTTGCACCACTGAGTGTCAGCACAATTTGGGGGTCGTGAACCAAGACCTAAAACAACGGCAGGATGGCGACAATGGTGAGCGTGCTGCGGGCGGCTCGATCACCGATATCAGCCAGACCAACTTTCAGGCAGTTTCCGTTTATCCGGAGGTTACCAAGCTAACGTTTCGTCCCACGACCGGCGATTATGACCGTGAGATTGTGTACCACATTCATCAACGGGATATCTCAACCCCGCTCATCGATCAGCGGCAGACAGAACGCCTCGCAAGAGACAAAGTAGCGGCACAACAGCGGTATTTTGAGTTCGGGCGCCGCTTGAATAAACGTTACGACTATATGTACACCGGTCTCAACACCGAAATATTGAGCCTGGATATCAAGCTCGACAATTTGTATCGCGCAACCCTTGCTCATATGGGCGGGCTGTACAGCAATCCTTTGATCACCGAAGGGTACTTCCTTGATAAGGAAAAGATCAAGGTGCGTATGGATGCTCTAAAAAGCACGTTCGAGAACAATAAGCGCGAGATCAGAAAGATCGATGAAGAATTGAAGTCCAGCAGTGTTACTGCCGGGAAGCGCAAAGAGCTTGAGTTGCAGCGAAATAAGTTGGAAAGCAACAATAACGCTTACAAAGAACGTATGCGGACGTTGGCGATGGGTACCGCCAAACCGAATGATCCGACTAATGACGCGGTGTTCGAAGTCGAACAGTCGGCTCTTTCACGGGATGCGGAAATTCATGGCTCGCCATATGCACAGCAGCTTGCCAAGACCCAGAATGATCGTCTCAAGAAGTTCAAGAAGGATAATGAAAAGGTTGCGTATGCCGAAAATCTTCAGGGTGACCTTCAGGTGACTTTGGATTGGTATGCGTCAACTGGTAAAGGCACCAGTCTGATTATCTTTGGTGAAGACGACCGTAAGGCAGAAGCCGATTTCTTGATGTCAGTTGAGACCAAGTATGGGCGCGGGCGAGGCATCGCGGCATCGGTCTTGAATCAGGTTTACACGTCGAACGCATACGGGGATATGGTCACGATTGACCTCGAAGTGCGTGGCGATCCGTATTGGCTCGGGATGGACTCCTACGAGCTTTTGAAATACCAGCACGATACGATCAGTCGCTCACGTCCTGATACCTCCAAAGGCACGCCAAGCGGTGACGGACCACATCAGGTGAACGGGTACCCGAACTTCGTTGAAGCGCAGCATTTGTTCCTGCTGACGTTCAATGCGCCTAAAGAATATGACGAAATGGGTCTCACCCGGAATAACGGGAACGAGCCATCTTTTTTCGAGCGCGTGTATCACGTTCGCGAGGTTACCAGCATTTTCCGCCAAGGGCAGTTTATCCAGCGCCTCAAGGCGAATATGGACCCTCATGTTGCCCCTGCCTCGCTGATCGAACGAGTCAAGTTGCTTCAGGATATGCGTAAGGGAGAAGTGAGTGTTGTTACACCAAACTCCCCGGCGGCAACCACGAAGAACAATTCCCCGCTTAAAGCCAAAACGGCAACCGGAACATCTGCGACAAGCGCGGATTATGATTCTAAACGGTACGACTTCATCAAGGGGGTCGAGGGCGAGAAGTTGAAATCCTATACGGATACTACTGGACACCGCACCGTTGGCGTCGGGTTTAACATGGATGCTCCCGGTGCCAAGGAAAAATTTAATTCGACCTTGGGTACTGATGACCAGTATTTTCAGGATGTGTATAGCGGGCGTCAGAATATTACCCCTGAACAATCTAAGCAACTATTCAGTACAAGCGTAGTTGATGCGGAAGGCGTTGTTGATCGAAAACTTAGTGGAACTTCGCTAAGTGAAAACGAACGTATCGCTATGGTGTCGATGGCGTACAACAACCCGTCGTTGATTGGGTCGGGAATGACATCAGCCGTGCAAAATGGGGACAAGCAAGCGGTGGTCGATGAAATCCTCTATAAGTCAAATGGCGGCAACAGCAAGGGTATTGCTAATCGTCGCTATCAGGAAGCCGCCTTGTTTGCTGGTTCTGAGAGCATTGCCAGTGTGCCTGAATATAAGAAATATGCATCGAGGTATGCCTAATGTCGTTGGATTTGTGGTCTCGTAAAGTAAAGAAGTCGCACCTTCTGCAATCGTCTAACGCGATGCCGCGTTACGACAAAATCTATGTCGGCTTGGTCATGGCGAACGACGATCCCGATGGGATGGGGCGTCTCATGGTGTACATTCCGGAATTGTGCGGCGGGCGAATGACCGATTCTGAGGCATGGTTTCTTGTGAACTATGCGTCTCCATTTGCGGGCGCTACCAATCCTTGGCCCGACCTTAGCACGGGGGATAGCGGAAACAAACGTGACGGAACCACTTTTGCTGACACACAGAAATCCTACGGTTTTTGGGCAACCCCGCCAGATTTGAACAATCAGGTACTTATTGCGTTTGCCTCGGGCGACCCGATGCGTGGGTTCTGGTTTGCGTGTCTGTACCAGCAAAATATGAACCATATGGTCCCTGGTATTGGTGCGGGGAAGTCCTATGATGGTGATGAGAACGGAGTGGCGCAGCCTGTTGCTGAATACAACAAGGATGTAAGCGCGCCGTCTACCGCTGCGATGACCCAACGCGCGTCTCACCCACTTCGGGATGCTCTGAAGAAACAGGGGTTGAGTGTTGATGGGTTGCGCGGCGTATCGACCGCATCGGCACGTCGAGAGTCGCCCAGCCGCGTCTTCGGGTTGCTCACACCGGGCGGGTCGCAATTCGTCATGGATGATGGCGACCCCCATAATGAACAAAACGCTTACATTCGCCTGCGTACCGTGCAAGGTGCCCAAGTCGTAATTTCAGACACTTATGGGCACATCTATCTCATCAGTCGCGACGGGAATTCCTGGGTTGAACTGAATAATGATGGGCATATCGACGTTTATTCACGTCTTGCCGTGAACATCCACGGGGAAACCGACGTAAATATTCGTGCAGATCAGGATGTGAACATCGAAGCTGGTCGCAACATCAATATGAAGGCGGTCGAGGGTGATTTGAAGCTTGAAGTGGATGGAAACATTCACATGACAGCGGCTCGGAATTTCTCTCTCACGGCGCACGGAAACGGGGATATCAAGATCGATTCCCACCTCAAGATTTCTTCTTTGAATTACGATTTGCGGGTGGATCAGGATCGCACGATCTGGGTGGGTAAGGACACCCATATCAAGCATCCGGGTGGTGGTACCCGCAACTGGGGTGAGGCAAAGTCTTACGGGTTCCCTGGTCCGTGTATTATCCCACAACCAGTAATCATTTCGTGTGGTGATGTGAAAGATGCTGCCTCGGCGGGGTCGGCGGCTGTTCCGGCGGTCAACACGCATGCTTTGAACAAGACGGTAACGGCATCGGTCACCACCCGTGTCCCCGAACATGAGCCGTGGGCGCCTCACACGGTACCAGCCCAAGGGGCACCGAAGGAATCCTATGAACCCGGCTTCGACCCGGCCAAGTATCAGGATTTGGAGCAGGAAAGTTCCCCCAATGATGGTTGCGGGGAGCCGAAAGCGGTTGACCGCATGGCAACGTCCGACCGAGGGAAGAAATTTATCACAGGGTTGAACGATAACCCGTTCAGTTTGTATGCGGTATCGAGTGATGATCAAACGCTTCGGATTGGTTATGGGACAGTCGGACCTCGCGAAGAGATCATGACGGACTTCCGCTATGGTATTACTGAAGAGGATGCGTGGACCAATTTCGAACGTCGATTGAACCGAGACGGGGAAATCCCAGTCAAATCCAATATCTCAGTCGAGTTGACCCAGGCGCAATATGACGCCTTGGTAAGTCTTGTTTTGGATTTGGGTGTCGGTGCCCTTAGTCGTGAGATCGATGGGGTACGTCTTCGTGACGTGATCAACGAAGGTAGGCACGATGATGCAGCCAAGATAATTGCGGTTCTGGGTGGGAATTCAAACCGTCGTCGCCAAGAAAGCGTTCTATACGCGACTTGTAACTACGGAAGCCTCGGTGATCGTTGCTCGTGGTTCAAGAAAGGTATGAACGATGCCAAGAACGTCTACAAGGGGCAGAACGACACCATTCGCCGCCAAATCCAAGGATCGTGCTGGCGTATGAACCAGCCCGACCTTCCTGGCGGTGATGAGTTTGTTACCGAATTGCGCACAAAGTACCCGAAAGAGAGTGTACAGAATTACAAGACGCCGTGTATCTCGAAGAAGATCGAGGAACACAGTACCAGTGGTACCATCGTTGAAAACGGCGATATACCAATCGGGAAGTATTTCAAGCTCAAGGATTTCTGTCAGAGCGATACTGCTCGGGCGGCAGGCATCCCGAACAATCCAACTGAAGAGGAAGTTGAAAATCTCAAGGCGCTAGTCACCAATGTCATTGACCCATTCATTGATGGTACCGGATGTCAAATCCGTATTACCAGTGGATACCGTAGTCCTGCACTGAACAATTATATGCGTGGTGGGCGTGCCGATGTAGCGAAACGTAGTCAGCACAGTCGTGGTCAAGCAGTGGACTTTATTCCACAAGGAATGACAACCAGACAGGCGGCGCTTTGGATTGCAGATAACCTTCAATTTGACCAGCTTATTCACGAAGCCCGCAATACACGGTGGGTACATGTGAGTTGGAACCGTGCAGGTAATCGGGTAAATGACGGGCGTACAAAAGTGTTTTCATGGAACACCACGTCTGGTCGGAAGTATTACGGTGAAATTGTTGACGTGTAGGGGTTGACAACTACCGGACACCTCGCTAAAGTAGTGCCCATAACAAGCCACGAGGGAGTGCCATGGCTAAGCGTATTGTTCTGACCCGCACGTTGAAGGTCGCGAAGGGCAATCTGGAAATCGGTCGTAAGGTCGCCGTTTCCGATTTGGACCCGCACGAGGTCAATGACCTGATCGCTCTGACCGGCGCCGTCATCCAGGGTCAGTACCTCGTGCGTCCCAGCGCGGTGGCGTGATTTCGCGGTCTGAACAACTGGACTACAAAGAAACGGCGGCTAATTAGCCGCCGTTTCTGCTTGCCATTTCTTCCACATCGAACGCATGTTGTCACACATCAACATGTCTTCGGTGATTGGTACCTCGATTTCAAACATGCTGTCTGATAGAATAACCGTTCCGGTAGGTTCGGTCACTGTTGGGAAAAAATTTAACGCCAGCCGGGCTGCATCCGTGTGGATTTGTGAATCTAATGGGTTTGCCATGGTTCCCATGTTTACCTTGGTGTGCCCGATGATCGTTCCGTGTTGAACCACGGTAACCTGATAGATCAGGCTGACCGCCTCAATCAAAGACCAGTTCGGTTGGGGAAATGTAAAAGTATCCGGGTCGGTAGTCTGCATAATTCACCGTGTTGACTTGTAGGTATACTTTGACATCCGAACCATCCACCGGTTTCATCCAGATGTACTTGACCGTGCGGTTGGGTTCTCCCTTAAATCGATCAATAATTTGATCAAGCGCCATCTGTTCGTCGGTGAACTCGATGTACGCTCCATAGTCGCCAATCACGACCCGATCATACCCGGTCGCTAGGACAGTCCCCACAGGCGTCCAGAACACCTTGCGAGGATCGCCATTTGGGGACAGTTTCAATTGCGAGAGGTAATGGAGCCGCACGATCTGCGATTCGTCGGGCGGAAGGGGCTTGTAGAAACTTGAAGACCCCTTCTCTGTCCGCGACTGAACCTTATCAAGAATGGCTCGTAGGTTCTTCATCTTCAGATGCCCGTCTAGATTACCCAAGAACAGTGTGCTTTTCGATGGGCGGAAGACCACGGTTCTCTCGGATCATGTTGATGGACATGCAGCCCTGCTCGATAGCATCATCCAGGGACACGTGGGTATGGGGTAGTTTGTCGAACCAACGCTTCGGATATCGGCTTTTCACGCTATGACGGAACTCGCACTTCTGCATCGCCATACCGAAGGACTTCATGCATAGTCCAGCATGTCCCATGGGGTCTTGACCGGTGTACCGGATCAAGTACCAATGGACCCACATGTAATCGAACGCCGCAGGGTATCCCACAAAGATGGGGCGCAGACCACGGTTCACCGTCACATCGGTGAGCCATGCAAGATACCGCTTCATTGTCTGTTCGCAGTCTTGTTGATTCACCTGGGTCGCATTCCAGGCGTCTGGGAACTTAGCCCAGAATTTCATCGTCTCGGGGTCTTGGACCGCGCCGGGGTAGGGTAGGACGTTGGTAGTAAAACTACTGGTCACTTCCTTGTCTATGGTCATAGCAACACTTGCGAAGCTAAGCATCGAGTTGATGGCAGGAATAGGACCGTCGCTTTCAATATCCGTGCTGATGTAGATTTCGCCGCTCATAGTTCTTCTCTCAGGTTGACTGAAGAACCTAACGCGACCAAACTCAGGTGGTCAATTTATTCGGTGCGGTCGAGGAAGCGATCAAATCGCTGATTAACAAGACGAAGAAGTTGGTCATTCTTGGGTCCGATGGTGTTCCGAACACGACCATTTGCCATGGTCGCAAGATATGCCACCGGTTTGTTGGCGCGGTTGCGCAAGAAATACAAGCGCACTACATCATTACCTTCTTGATGGGTAATGTGAGAACCATCCCGAAAACCATGTTCTTCTTTGCCGGGCTTAGTTGGGTCTGTCCATACGGGACCGAGCTTGGTCAACCCAATGTTCTGCCCGTCTCCGATCACCACCAGACCAAATTGCTCCACGAAGTGTTTGATGTGGTTGACGAAGTATGGGTGCTTAAATTCCGGCTGGACGTTGGTTATGTGAGTGACGCAGCCGCGCTTCACCACCATTGTGTTCAATGGCTGATTGTCTGGTGATACCAACACGTAGGTGCGGGCGCCGTTGACGGGGATAACCAGTTCAACGATCTCAGCAACATGGTCGTCTCCGGGAAACGACATGATTGTTTTCTTCGGTTGGGTTGGGAATTGTTCAAGTCCAAGCATATGGTTATTTATTGCGCGGACTTGACTTGGTTGGATGTAGATGATATTTTAAATGATCCAATAAGAGGAATAAATGGATCGTTCTCGTGCAAAAGACAGGTCTTTTCGCGTATGCTTACTCATGGCGCGACTAATGAAAGACCCTGCATGCTATCCCGATGAACGGGATACCGCAGCAATGCGGATACGAGAAGCCATCGATAAATGGGGTTTCTGTCCGTCTGATTTTGGGTTGACGTGGGTTGACATTCCTCGGTTTTTACCCGGTGATAAGGAAAAATTTATCCAGGGATACAACGAGGGATACCGGGGTATTTCCCATTCGGGGAATAGAGCGATTATTGACTATTATGAATCTGGTATTGATTGGGGTGATCATGACCGTCGCGTAAATTGGGTGCGTGATCCGAACTATGTTTGGTTGCGCTATACCGAACAAGTCGATTAGATAATCCGCTTGATCGTTTCGATCTGACCCGGTGGAACCAAGAACTCAGACTCGGCATCCTGATACCGTTCCTTGCCAGTCAACCGCACCTGACATTCGAGAATGCCGACATCCTTGGGGGATCGTCCAACCAGCTTGGTCACCAGGGTTTTGGGACTCATGAACACCGGGTTCGGGCGTTTGATCTTGTTCATCCAGAGGTACCAGTTGTACAGGCTGGCGGTATCTTCGATGTCTGGGTTCTTGGGATCGCGAACGCTTGCGTTGATGTGTAGGATCGCTGATAAGCTGTCCATTCCAGGCGTACCCTTGAACTGGTCGAAGATTTTCTCACGCTGACACCAGTCCAAAATCTGACGGAATTTCAACTCGCCATTGGCGATCATCACCATTTCGATCAGGCAGCGCCGTAGCTCTTTGGCGATATGGATGTCATGAGTAAAGGAAATTTCGGTGGTGCTGATGGTCCCCAGACCCAACCGATCATCCGGTTTGCTCTCGTGGAACCCGTCCTTCTCGATCTCGGCGGCGAACGCAGAGGCGTGATAAAGAGTTTCTACGTCGCCATGCGCCGGGCGCCGATCTTTCTCGTCGCCATAGAGGTGGGTCTTGCGGAGCCATTCCTTGAGTTTCGGGACAGTTTCGTTGTAGAACTGCTCCCACAGCTTAATCATTTCAGCCGTTTTCTTGAGAACTTCAACCGCCGCTTTGTGGGCAGCAAGCTCATCCGGTTCCATGTATTCCGGATTGAGGTATCCGTTCTCAACGTGTTTCTCGATTATTTGATCGACGTATGGGAACACCTTGACGATTTCTGCGCTACGGTATTGCTCGTAATTCCGCTCGACGCTTTCAATGAAAAGGTTCAGCCATTTGCGCGACTCGCCTTCACTGCGAAGAATCCACTCGGCAACGTTCTGCATGGAAGCAAAAGCATAGGTGTCGGAATTTATGCGTCGGATGAATGTCTCGATATACCAAAACGCATCACTGGCTTCGGGATCATCCAACATCACACGACTGGCGGAATACTCGAAATCGCGCCAAGCCGAGTCCGCTTTCTTTATGAGTGCCTGAAGTTCTTTCGCGCGCCGGTCAAAATCGGTAAGCGCCTTGATCCGCAGTTGGATGAAGATGGCGATATTGCGAGGTGCGTTTTGAATAGCTTCGGTGATGACTTCTCTGATGCGCATAGTGTGTTCCTTCGTTCGTTCTTATTTACCCGAGTGAACGAAGATTTGGTGCCCATGTGATGGGCACCAAATGTATTACGATGCTGTATTCAAACTGGTGTACCAGTATGCGCCGTCGAGACCCGGTTCGATGATCGCAGTAATTGGCGTTCCGTCAAAAGCGGTCAACGGTGTTGCGATCAAGTTGAACTTCGGTTCATTTTTCGGTTTGCGCAGGCGTCGCAACATATCCCAACGTTGTGTTTGTGACATGGCCACCGTGGCTGGCAACTTACTGATGATTTCCTCGACCGCTATCACCGAGGTTTCGCCCAACCCGGAGAGCAGATCATACATCTGTTTTTCGGCATCGACGCGGTTCGGGGCGTCCTTGTCCACGGTCACGTCCAGGGTAATCAGACAATGCGGTCGCACACCCACGTTGAGGACCATCGTGGCATAGCGCGGCATGATTTCCGCCACCAAGATGCCGTCGATGTAAATGTTTTCGACCTCGCCCTTTTTGTTGACGAGGACTTCAAACCCACGCCTTTCCGCAGCCTCCATCAATTGCCGGATGGCTTTTTTGGTGGTTTTAAAGCCACTGATGAACGAATTGGGATTTTTCATGGTTAACCCTCGGTTTCCTGGCGCATGCGACGATCTTCCTCGCGATGCCATGCTTCGTCCTGGGCGGCTCGTCCAAGACTTTCTGGTTGTTGATGATCGGCGTACCGGGAATCTTATGGTCCCAGAAGCCGATAGTGACCGTGGTGACGTGCATGACGGACGCCGGGTGGGCAATCCTTTCCCGCTTCATCACCTCGGGGTCAAGGTACGGCAGCGCCGACCTGTAGGCATCGGTGGTTCGCAGCCACGCCGTTGAACATGTCGGCGGCTTCGGTCAGCCCAGCATTGCGGACTTGTTCGATCAGCGCCGATACCTGCTCGACGCCTTTGCTGTCGATACCACTCATTGGGGAAATTCCTTCACAAATTCATCCCGCAATGCAGGGGCGGTGAATGCCAGCCACTTGGCGACTTGATCACGACGGACCAACCCAACCAACTTGGTCAAGTCGAGCGCGAAGGTACCGCGATCTTCGGGATAGAAGTTCAGCAGATCACCGATGATCAGATGAGCAGGGTCGCACAATTGGAAGTCGATGTTCCAATCCTGATGCGCCTGGAAGAACGCATGTGCGTCCTCACCAATGAACACCCGTCCGACCTCGGTGAATTCGAAGCTGTCGGCATACATCTTACCGTATTTGTTGCGCTGGTCCGTGAGGTAATACCCCAGGACCACGCCCATGATGGCGACCGGCTTACGCAGCGACATCCCACAGCCCCTTGTCCTTAGCAGCGTCCACAACGCGCTTGTAATGCTCGGGCATCTGACTGCCCAGCAACGCCAGGATGGTGCGCGGGACCGACTCGTAGTCGCTCGGCTCGTTGCTGCGACGGCGAATGATGCTGCCGTTGCACACGTACATGTCCACCGGGATCGGACCCGTGCGATCCACCCCAACGAAGCGACATCCGCCACCATCATGAATGAATACCGGTTTCTCGGACATGGCAACCCCCTTGAAAGCTCCCTGAACTATACCACCCACATTTGTAAAGTCAATAGCAGTAGGGAAATAAAGCCGTTGTTTAACCACGGGCTAAATACACCTGAGTTAACTCGGGATTGGAATTTGGATGGTCCAGAAGGTTAAGCAATCAAACATCTTCATTGGTTTTAGCTCTGAGGGTGCAACCCCAGACAAGACCAAGTTGTTTGATATCGAACTGGTGAAGCGCGATCTGCTCAATCACTTGTACACTGCTCGCGGTGAGCGGGTGATGAACCCTGAATACGGGTCGATCATATGGGAATTGCTTTTTGAACCATTGACCGAAGGCACTGCGGCGATGATTGTGGATGACGTGACGCGGATTGTGAATTCAGAACGGCGCCTTCAGTTGCAAAATTGCGATATCGAGCCGTTGGAACATGGCATCCGCATCAAGCTGGACTTGCTGTTCCTGCCATACGACATCGTGGACACAATGTTTGCTGATTTTGACAAAAGAAGTTATGAGCGCAGAGGTGGTGTATAATGAGTCAGGGTATTCGACAAAATAATCTCTTATCCGGTGAAGACTGGAAGAAAATCTATCGTGCATTCACCTCGGTAAATTTCTCTGCATACGACTTCGACACCATCCGTCAGGCGATGGTTGATTACGTTCGCATCAACTTTCCCGAAGATTTCAACGACTGGATTGAATCGTCTGAGTTTGTTGCGCTCATTGATCTTCTTGCGTATCTTGGACAGAGCCTTGCGTTCCGTATGGACCTCAACGCCCGTGAGAACTTCATTGATACCGCCGAACGACGTGAAAGCATTTTACGTTTGGCGCGTCTGCTCTCATACAATCCACGTCGCAATTTCCCGGCAACGGGGCTGGTGAAGATTACCCAGGTCATCACCGATGAAGATATTCTCGACAGTAATGGCGTCAACCTCGCAAACACGCCGATTCTTTGGGACGACGCAAATAACCCCGATTGGTTTGAGCAGTTCATTCTTGTGATGAATGCTTCGTTCGTGAAAACCAACCCCTATGGTCGTCCGGTTAATAATGGAATTGTGGGGCAGGTTCGCACGCATCTGTATGAATTTAACAATCAGAATATGGCTCGCACGTCTTACGCATTTTCTGCAAATGCGGGTGGGAACACTTTGCCATTCGAAATTGTTAATCCGAATTTTGAAAATGGTGCCGCGTTTTATGAACGTAGCCCAAATCCCGAAGAAGCTTTCCATATCGTTTACCGAAACGATGGGAATGGAAATAGTAGTTCGAATACCGGGTTCTTTTTGATGTTTAAACAGGGACAATTAAAGTATGAGGACTTTGAGCTTACTGTCCCTGTTGAAAATCGTGTTATCGAGATTAATACTGATGGTATTAATGATAATGATGTGTGGGTACAAGAAGTTGATGAACAGGGGCGTATCCTAAACGATTGGACCAAAGTACCGACGATTACTGGTAACAACATCATTTACAATAGTATTAACCGCAATGAGCGCGATATCTTTCAAGTCATAACTCGTGATCGCGATCAGATTAGCTTGCGTTTCGCAGATGGACGTTTTGGTAACGTTCCAACTGGTGTGATCCGGTGCTGGTACCGCCAGAGCAGCGGTACTGAATATGAATTGCGTCCCCAGGATATCAGCGGATTCATTCTTAATATCCCTTATGTGAATAATCGGGGCGAAGTTCACAACCTCGGTCTGCAATACGCACTACAGTACACTGTCACCAATGCTCAACAGCGTGAAACGATTGAGCAAATACGTCTACGTGCGCCACAGGTCAATCAGACTTATGGTCGCATGGTCAATGGTGAAGATTACAACGTCTATCCATTGAATACTAATCGCGCGATCAAGCTGAAGGCGGTCAACCGGACTTATGCCGGGCACAACCGTTACTTCGATCTTAATGACCCGACCGGTAAGTATCAGAATACCAATGTCTTTGCCGAGGATGGTATCATCTACCGGGAGTTTGAGTACAAATATGATGAAGAACCGTTGCCGACTTCCAAGGATGCCAGTGAGATTATCTATGACCGAATTATACCAATGGTACAGGCACCGGAGCTTGCGAATTTCTACTACTGGTACGTGACAACAAACGACACCATCCACCCGCATGTCGGGGATTTTCGGGTCGAGAACACCACTACGTTGATCTGGCGTCGTGCTGAAAAAGCGTTATATTCTTCGACTGGTGTATTTGGTACCAGTTTGACCAATCCGGTACCGGTGGGTGGAACAACAATTGGTGCCAGTCATTACATCACTGCGGGGGCAATCGCGAAGTTCCGGGATGCTGGTTGGGCCAATATCAAAAGTGTGCGGGGCGATGGTACCTATGTCGGAAATGGTGCAAGTGCTAGTGGACCTGGGGCAATTGAATTGGATCAGGCGGTGGCAACGGGTGATCCGTTAGAATTTATTATTCCGACTTTCCGCCGGGTATTCATTGATGCCGAACTTGAAAAAATACGTGAGCAAATTCGGGAAACCAATACATTTGGTCTACGCTATGATGTGTATGATCGGGCGTGGAAGGTCATCACTGCACCAAATCTAAACGAAGAGGCGGTATACAGCACTGAGTTTGCTGGCGATACCAGCCTGACGAATAAAGATGCAAGCTGGATGATTAAAGCGGTTTATACTCCAAGCTCGTGGAAGTTCACGTGCCGTGGTTTGCAGTATGTTTTTGAGAGCGACAAGGATGTTCGCTTCTTCTACTTCAACGGCTATAAGACGGTGGATATTGCGACCGCTAAGGCGGTTAAGGACTATATCCGTATTCTTAAGGTTAACAACAAGCCACTCAACACTGAGCAGTTTGGTGAGGATATAAAGTTTGAATTGTATGATTCGTTTATGTACGAAGACGGTCATATTGAGCCGCGCCGAGTGAAGATTAAGCCGGTTGATAGTGATGATGATGGTAACCCGGACAATCCATTGGCGTTTGATGCCGTGGTATATCCTCACCGGTTTGAACAGCCATGGGATACGACCCAAATACCATCACCAAATGAAGATTCGGTATGGGACTATCTGGTGTTCTGGCGTCTATACACTGATAATGACGGCTATCAGTATTATAAGCCTATGGTCAAGGGTTCGGATATTCGTCGGTACGAAGACACCGCAAATGTAGATTGGCAGTATGGTGATGTTGGTTATAGCCCAATTACCAAAAAGTTCTATGAGTGCTTGGTTGAGGGTCAGAAGCCTACCACCCCGGCTGCCGCTGGTAAATATGTAGCCCATGAGGGTCGTGGTCTTGTGTCCGAGGCGGAAGATGCTGGATTGCTTTTCCAGTGGCGTCACTTCGCGGCATTCGATCACCGGATTGACCCGGCGCCGTCGAATATCATTGATATGTTCGTGTTGACCCAGGAATACTACAACCGCGTCACTACTTGGATCAACAGCAACCGCCGCGCCGCTGAGTTCCCCAAGGCGCCGACCAGCGATGATCTGCGTCAGTTGTTCACCGATTTGAACGCAGTAAAGATGCAGGGCGACGAAGTGATCTACCACCCGGTGACGTTCAAGCCGGTGTTCGGTGAGAGCGCCCGCGAGGAATTGCGGGTCAAGTTCAAGGCGATCAAACTCCCCACCGCCACGCTGTCGGATGGTGAGATCAAGAGCCAGATCATCCGCTCGATCAATGACTTCTTCGTGATTGAAAATTGGGACTTCGGGGAAAGTTTCTACTTTACCGAACTGGCGACCTACATTCACCAGAACCTCATTACCGAAATTGCTTCGGTGGTACCAGTCCCGATGAATGAGGACGCAAAATTTGGTAACTTGTTCCAAATCCGTTGCGAGCCTGACGAAGTGTTTATCTCGACTGCTACCGTGGCGGACGTGCAGATTGTCACGACCTATACTCAGTCGAATCTTCGGATCGGTAACTGAGGGGTCTAGCACCCCTCAGTTTCTCTTCTGTCAAGTCAATTTTACTTTTGCACAACGGGTCAAAAAGGAAATTTGACCTGAGGTCCATGACACTCGTAGTGTCCGTGTATTCGTCGTAAAGACGCTCTGACACTAGACTACGAGGTAACACATGGCAACCATCACTAAGACCGCAAAGCAGGCAGAAATCATCCGCACCGCTCTGGTCACCGACAAGCTCCCGACCGCTCTGCGCCCGTCCCTGAACAGCTACGCTACCACCCAGAACTTCCCCCACAACGAAGACTTCGTGAAGACCATCGTTGCGCTCCGTCCGGAGTGGCTGCCGACCCGTTCGACCGAGATCAAGGGTTCGTTTGCGACCAACAAGAAGGCGCTGCTGCTGATGGCTGCTGCCGGTTGGAATAAGCCGCATGCCAAGACCAAGGTCGGCACCGCGCTGATCAACTATTGCTCGACCAAGCACAAGAACCATGACGCCGTGTTCGCCGCCACCATCAAGGCGCTGCGTCCGGATTGGTTCGGTGGCGAGCGCGTGCTGCCTTAATCTGTGATCTGGCTTTGGGCACTTGTTTTGTGATAAGTGTCCAAAGTCAAGTTTTGGCCCGACGAATCATTTGAGGTATTTGATGCTTAGAGTTGTACTTGTTCGCCAGAAAATGAGTGACATTCGGGCGCGTGATTTCGAAGAGAAGTATATCGACGCCCCGTTGCCGACCACTCGTGCCGACTATGATGCGCTTCGGAAGAAGCTGTCGGAAGCTGGTGATCTTCTTGGCAGCAACGCATGCATGATCATCAGCGTCACGGAAGTGGAGGCTGATGATGCCTAAGATGACACGCCGTGGTTTCTTTGCTGGGTTGGTGGCGCTGGTCGCCAGTACGGCTCTTCCGAAGATTGCCACCGCCAATCCGACAAAGACCGAGGCGCTTGATCGGATACATACTCGCCGCGCGCTCATGACGATCCAACAAGACATCGAGAAGGTGATGCGCGAGTTTGTTTTCGAACGAAATGACGCTGCCACGCGCGTCGCAGTTCGGAACAACCTGATCTCGATGCTCGAACGCTATATTCCCTACGATTACAGCGTTGTGTGCGACCCGACCAATAATACGGACGCTCGTATTGAGCGCGGTGAATTGTGGGTGGATATCGTGCTGAAATTCGATCCCACCGACCGAGATTACATCTATATCCCCGCCCGTCTGGTCGGAATGAAGGTCTGATATGAGACAGAAAGTCGTCATGATGGTGGGGTTCCCCGCCGCAGGGAAGGGCACCCTCACCCGTGAATTATCCGACGAAGGCTATGTGGTGTTGAACCGCGATAGCGTCGGTGGATCGATTGCGGGTCTGGTTCCGAAGCTGGAAGACCTTCTGGCGGCTGGCAAGTCTGTGGTGCTGGACAACACCAACGGGACCGTCGAAACCCGCAAGCAGTTCATCGACGTGTGCAAGAACCGTGGCGTTGCCATTGAGGCGTTCCACGTCGATACGTCGATTGAAGATGCCCAGATCAACGCTCTGCATCGCATGTGGGACCGTTACCGGATGATCTTCTACACCGATGCCGATATCAAGGCGCATCCGGACGCGAAGAAAGACCCCAATATCTTCCCGGTGCATGTGCTGTTCTCGTATCGCAAGCAGTTCGAGAAGCCCACTACCGCCGAAGGTTTCACTGCGGTCAAGAAGATCAATTTCGAACGCCGTCCGCTGGGGTCAGAATACCATAATTCTGCGGTGATCTTCGACTACGACGACACCTTGCGCACAGTGGCTCCCGGTGCTGCTTACAAGTACCCGACCAAGCCCGAAGAAGTGACCATTCTCCCTGGTCGTGCTGAGAAACTTCAGGCACTCGCCAATCAGGGCGTGATCCTGCTTGGGGTGTCCAATCAGTCGGGCATTGCCAAGGGTCATTTGTCGGTTGAAGACGCCGACCGGTGCTTCCGCCACACTAATGAGCAGCTTGGGGTGAATGTTGACTATAAGTTTTGTCGTCATGCGGTACCGCCGGTTAGTTGCTATTGTCGCAAGCCAGGGCAAGGTATCGCAATAGAACTAATACGCCGTTACTATCTTGATCCAGCGAAGGTGCTGTTTGTTGGTGATCAAACTACTGATAGGACATTTGCGATGCGGGCGGGATTTGCCTATTCGGACCAAGCCGATTATTTCGCTTAGGTAGCCCGTCTGATCTAATTGCCTGTTTTGTTCTCACGATGGTGGGTGACATGACTACTGACAAGACTTGGGCTACCAAACTTGGTTTCACCTTCGTAGATGTGGATGAGTATTTCAAATGAAAGATTTTGTTGAATTGGTGAGAACCGGACAAACCGAAGCAGCCTACCGACGTTTACAATACGTTTTGCGGTCCAAGATTACCGAGCAACTAAAAATGGCACCGGATGAAGCGAATGCTTTCGTCGCGCGGGCGTATACCGTTCCCATGCCTCCGGAGCGGAGCATGACGCTTGAAGAAGCCTTTAAAGAATGCCGGTTAGCATTTATGCAAATTATGTCGGTATGACCGAACACTTGAGGTGAACGATGAGAACATACCTTCATTTAATGGGTCAGGGAAAAGCTCGTGAAGCATTTTTGCATTTGCAATATGTCACCCGGTACGAGCTTGCAACACAACTAAAGATGTCACCAACATCACGTGATGACTTTGTTCAACGAAGCGATCCATATAAAGTATTGTCAGTGAATAATGCTCTGCAATATTATCATATGGCAACCGAGGCATTGAAAAATGGAATCGAAGGAGATTGCTCCCTATGAATAGTTATCAAATCATTAAATTGTGGTCTGTCCACACTACGGTTAATGAGTGGGGTGCTGTCGGTTCATTGGTTGGTTATTTCACCAGCGAAGACAAAGCCAAAGTCGCTGCTGAAGGGCGCGGCTGGTGGGGTGGCGAAGGGGCGATCCGTGAGACGGCGGGGATTACCGTCCATCCCGGTTTGACCTTCCCGTTGGCGGACATCACGCCGTTGAAACTCGATGTGGATTTGATCACCGATGCCGCAAAGGTGCGGCAGGATGCTTTGAAGAAGTTGACACCGCGTGAACGAGAAATCCTGGGGGTGTAATGTTTAGTTTCTATGTTCTCAGCATCCTTGCCTGTATTTTTGGGGCAATGGCATCCGTGTTGATTTCTCATCTCATCTACGATTTATTTGGATTGATTACGAACGCTTGGATACGGCGCCCGATCCGGTTAGCGGTGGTAATTGTAGCGGTGCCGTTTATTATGCTTTGTACCTATTCTGGTCGCATCATCCATGCATTCACCGGGCAGGTAAAACAGATCGAGCTTGCTCAGATTGACGGTAAGCCGGTTTATGCAAAAGCGTGGCGCTACAAGGAATTGTGGCAAGACGAATGGACAGATTGGGAGTTGTAGCAAATGGTTGCCTATAATAGTGGACCCATGTCGATGGGACAACTGATCAAGCAAGCACATAGTATTGGAAATTTCGCAGATGACGCACCTCTGTTCTTGGATTTTACGGGTGGTTATTGGTGTTGTGGTCGGGTTGAATTTATTACCAACGATGCTGTGCTGATGCACATGCTTGAGGATGATGACGGGAAGTATACCGGTGAGAATGTCACTGTTGTCCCGCTTGAGGGTTTAGAACTTGCGTGGTGGAACCATGCCGAGAAAGAAGACTAAGGAACAGAAGGCATCCAAGCCGACAAATACGGCTATCAATGTCTTACAGAAAACGCTTGAAAAATCCATCACAACAGCCGAACAGCAGTTTGAAAAACTGCGTGGTAGGGTTGCCTTGGAGATATTGGTTTTTTCAGAGCATGGGTTTAAAAACGTACCCGTGCGCATGGAAGAAGATGTTCTTCTGCTCGCAACTGCATACGACAAATTCCTAAAAGGAGATGTCTTTGCGAAGTTTAGTGCGTGGTGCAAAAACGAGGGATACCGGTTCAAACTCTGGCAGACCGACGATGGTGCGTCAAAGATTGTTCGTGGTGTGTTGATGGAGTGGTAAGTGAATATTTTTCAATTCATGTCGGATAGTCCGGTGTTGACGTTTTTTCTGGCTGTCATCGCATCGAACCTGATTTTTCAGTGTTGGAATAGATTCTGGCGTCATTGGACATTGCGCAAAAATGGTTATCCCCCGGCGCATTGCAATGCCGATGGTGATTTTCAAACAGAAGTAAACATTGAGGATGAGATCGAGGATGACGATTATGAAAAAGTTCGTAGAACCCGTACAGCTTGAACTTCCATATGTTCCGCCCAAACCTCGTCCTCGGCGTTTTAGCGACGACATGTGGCGATTGGCCACTGAGCAATCAATGCCAGATATCATCGCGTGGCTGGGTAACAGCTACAAACCGTCACAGTATGAGGAAGTATTCGAAGACATCCTTGACGTAGTGATGCACGAAGATAGTGGGTATGACCGTCTAAAGCGTCTGGATACCAAACATGGTTGGTATGGGTCTGACGACGATCTTCATGAGATCATCGCTTGTATTGACACCTTCAACGTTCACCAACAAGCAATGCGTTATTGGGTACAGGCATACAACGTAAAACCTCAATACCACATGGGCACCTTGGTACATACTAAGTATGGTCTTGGTGAAATTACCCGTATCATTGAAGAAACGGCTGAATATGTCGTGCGGTGTGATGGTCAATCGGCGGGGAGTGGCTACGTTCTTGCGTATGAAGATATCAATGTTTCCCGCTGAAATTGTTAAACAGCAGACCGATTCGGATTGCTTCTTGTGTTGCGTGGCAATGGCTCTCGCAGTTCCATATGAAACCCTCTGTAAGCGTATTGGTGATCTGGTCAAGCCAATACAGGTGCGCGGTTCATATGATGCTGACGAGGTTGTTGTGCTGACACGGATGGGGTTGACCGAACATGTCCATTACATACGCCTAATTATGATGCCGCAATACGCCCAGACGCCGTTCCTGCGCAACGTATTATGGGGTAGGAGAGCAATTATCGCGGTGGCGAGCAAGAACAACCGAGATGGTAAACATGCCATCTACTGGGATGGAAACGAGCTTCACGACCCATCCAACCGCGAGATTTACTCGTGGGGCGAAGTCCACCCGATTTCCATGATCATTTTTCAAGAGGTTAGTTGATGAAACTTATGGAGAAAGTCACGGTCACTCGTGAAATTGATGTAGCGCCCTGTGTGAAGTGCGGTGGTGATGACATCGACATTTATGACTGTGGATATTCAACCTTCAATGTCGGTGGTGGTGAGTGTCGCACATGTGGTCATAAGGTGACGAATAACCACCTGGGTTGCTTTCCAACAAAGACGGAATTGGCAGCCATCTGGAATGCCGGGAATGACCTTGAGGGGTTGATAAAAGCCGAGAAAGACAAAATTGAAATTGCCCAGGCTCGGATTGCCGAACTGGAAAAGCACCGGAAATGAAAATGGGGTCCGATGGACCCCATTTTCTTTAGATCGGACGGAAGCGCGGCGTGCGATCTTCCTGTGTGGTGCGCGCCGCCAGGAATTCCCGCACTTTCGGATTGGAGTGCGGACGGAACACATGCTCGTGGTGCTTCCAGAACGCCTTGCGATCATCCGGGGACGTACCCCGATAGTCGCCGCTGCCTTCCATGCCGTTGTGCATCGTCTTGAAGCACAGCATGTTCTCCCCGAACCGGCGAATGCGGTAGTGAACGATGTCCAGCGTGCCGATCACGGTGAAGCACTCGAACCCGCCGATGGCGCCGCTTACCACGAGGTCGATGCCGTGTTCGAAGTTCTCGATGGGCGTGTTCATGTTCTCGATGGCAGTGACACCGAACGGCGCCACCGGCTTATCCAGCACGACCACTTCCGCTTCATCGATGTATTCAAGACCGGTTTTCATGCGCAACCCCTTTAAATGTTGGGCAGACAATAACAACCCCCAATCATAAAGTCAATCGGATGGGGGTTGACAATTATGGGTTGCCATGTATTATTACCCGAGATTTGATGAGGCAACGACAATGGCTGCGTTCGGTAGGGGTCACCCAGAACCCGCGAAGCGATGCCATATACCCGTACTTCCAATTGCTGGGTCCGCAGGATGTGTCCAACGTCCTTGCTTTCCGTTTGGGGCTGATGTTGCGATGACTGATCTTTACACCTCCCTGGTATCCATCGGCTTTGGTCTGGGTGCCAGTCTGAGCATCGGGCTTGGCTTCCTGACCATGGTCGAAACCAAGGTCGAACAGTGTCGGCGTGAGCGCCTGTACGAAGCCATGGTCAAGTATGCGTTCAAGGGTCGTCAGGGCATGTTTTCATCCGTGCTGCGGGAGACATGGGAACTCGGGCTGCCTCTGAAGCCCTTGGTCGCGTACCTCGACTGGTTCCGCTTCCAGAAGCTTCAGTACCCGTGGTATGCTGAGCAGTTGGATCGCATCTTCCTCTATAGTCTGCGCCGGGTCGTAATCGAGGGCGAAACCCCCGAGAACCTTCGGTACTATAGATAAAACCCGGTTTTTACCCTCGCTAAATAACCAAAACGCGGGGGTAAAATGACCGACGATCTGATTGTTTTTCCTGAAGAGAACAAAACAAGAACATCAACTGAACTTGTCATTGGTGACTGTCTCGAAGTCGTGAAGAGATTGCGGGATGACGGAGTGCGTTTCGATGCCATCGTCACTGATCCGCCCTACGAGATCAACTACATGAATAAGGCATGGGATTCCACTGGCGTGGCATTCTCGGTCAATACCTGGGCATTGTTTCGTGAAGTATTAAAGCCGGGTGGGTTCTTGTTGGCGTTCTCAGCCACCCGTCTCTATCATCGAATGGCAGTTGCGATTGAAGACGCTGGGTATGAGGTCTACCCAATGCTCGCGTGGCAATTCCCCGGTGGACTTCCCAAGCCAATGAACGTCGCGAATCTTTTCGACCGCGACAATCAGGTTGAACGAAAGGTCGTTGGTACCAAAAAAGCTTCTGGATATACCAAGGCACTGGTTCAGCACGGGGTCCAGAATTACAATTCCTTTGAGTTCGCGCAGTATGAAACTGCGGTGTCCGACGAAGCAAAGGAATGGAACGGCTACTACTACGGTGTGAATACACTGAAGCCTGCGATGGAGCCGATCTTCATGGGCCGGAACCCGATCTCGGAACCGCGCGTCATTGACAATTTGCGGGTCCATCGTACCGGGGCGATCAATATTGGGGAACTAAAAGAACGCCGGGGTGGGAATTATCCGACCAACGTCATTGAATGTCGGAAGTCAAACAAGAACGAACACCAGTCGGACCATCCGACTGTCAAGCCGACATTGTTGATGGAGGACTTGGTTACTTTGGTTTGTCCGAAGGGAGGCCGTGTTCTTGATCCGTTCGCCGGAACCGGTACAACCGGTATCGCGTGTCAAAATGTCGGTCGGGATTGTACTCTCATCGAACACAATCCCGACATGGAACCAGTAATTCGGCGCCGTCTCAACCAGGGATGAAGTCCTCTTCTTCCTCGTGGATGACCAGACTAAAACCCAGCGTGTCCGGAATACTCGGGTCTTTCCCAATGAGAGCGACCAGTTCTTGGAGAAGATCGGCGGCACGTGTCAAGTCGTTTCCGACTCGTTCTTCTTTGACCTTCCGAGTTCCATCTTCATGGAAGTTGTTGTAGACGCCCTTGATGCCGCCATTCCCCTTCAGAAACGCCAGTGCCTTTTCTTCATCCGTAATCCCCATGTTGCGCAAGCGAGTTACCACACCTGCCATTTCAGAAATTCTGCTGCGCGCCCACCGTGTACAAGCATCCTTTACCGGTGTTACATAATGCGCCACGCAGACGCTCGTGATAGGAACCTTTGTATTCTCTGCGGGTTTGAGTCCGCTTTCCGCGATCAGATGGGCGAACACCGAAGGGTTCGCCTCGACGTGCGCTACCATGGCGGGCATACGCGCAAGCTGACGTAATCTAATTTCATCCGAACATCCCGCTTGCATGAGAAGGGTCCGGTCGGCGTCGCAGTCGGCGGAACGGTCATCCATCGGGATGAAGTTAAAGTTCAAGCCCCACAGGAAGGAGAACTGCTCCTTCAAGAACTCACGCGGGGCGCCAAGCTTGGTCTGGAAAGCCACAAAGGCACTGCGCGCCCTCTCGTGGTCCAGGCAGTCCGCCAGTTCGTAGCGCGACTCCTTACCGTCACACACCGCTTTCCACATGGGGCAACCGAGGTATTCCGCCCACAGCAGAAAGAGGTGCTTCATGTCCTTCCGACTGACTTTGCACGGAAGGCGGTGTTTGCCGTAACGAAGCGCGCTTACTTCCCACGGGTACGGAATGCGCATTTTCCATACGGAGCGCGCGGGGGAACCCTGGCGCGGCACCTCCTTGAACCAGCCGAGGCTAAAATCCGATGCCCAATAAAGGGTCTTCGGAATGCCCAGGCGTTCGGACAAGGCCGCTTGCCAGGACTTGTCCCGCCAGCGCATTACGCCTTCCGCCACACCCTTGGATTGGGTGGAGGTACCATGCTCGAACCTGAAACAAATGACCGGCGCCATCGTCTCATAGACGATATAATCCGGGCGGTTCCCCACGCCCCAGCCGTCGCCATAGAAAAAATCGGGTCCACTGATCGCCGGGGCGCTGTGACCGGCACGGGCAGATTTGAGCATTTTCGCCTCCCTCTATCTCTTTCATCCTATCTTCTCGCGAAAAAATGTCAAGCCGCCCTGGATCATTCAAAGCGATTTTCGCTCTAACTCCGTGAAAACAATCACCTTTTCCTCATTCAGTTTGTCGCCTTGCCAAAATCGGTCAAAGTGTGTACAAATAGATCATCGAATTGCCACACGGCGTAATAACGAAATGCCACCCGGCTCAAACGGAGTAACTGCCATGAACTTCAGCCCCGCCCTGTCGAACAGCATGCCCACCGAAGAGCGCATCCAGCAGATGCGCGAAAACATCCTGAACAACTCGCCGCGTGGCACGGACGACGCCATGACCGCCATCGGGGTCACCGAAGAGTTCCAGCGCCGCATTCTGCGCCGTGCCTTCAACTCCACCCTGAAGCCCGGCGGCTCCAACCATGATCTGGTCACCACCGGCAAGTGGATGCGCCACCGCGAAAAGACCGCCGGGCTGGAAGGCGCCCCCAAGGGCAAGCCGGTGATGGCTTACCAGCCCACCGTGTCCACGGTGGTCGAAATGCAGCGGATTATTGGGTCGCATGCCGACGCTCTTCCTCCCGCTGTCATTGAAAATATGGCGGTGGTCGCGGACATCTTTACTCAGCGATCCGGCAAATCGCTGCGCGAAATGGACCTCTACACCATCGGTGAAGCGATCTCCAAATCGCACGAAGCCAGCGCGACCCAGTTGATCATCGAGCGCAAGGATCGCGAAACGGCTGAAAAGCTTCTGGAAGCCGAGCGCCGTGTTTCCGAAACTGAGCGGAAGGCTAAGGAACAGCTTGCCGATATCGTCAATCGTCTGCTGCCCGCCGGGTCCGCCAATCTTCCTGCCGCTGCTGGCTAAAACTTCGCCGCAGGCTCTTTACATTAAGTCCCCGCCACGTTATACTGGCGGGGACTTCGTTTGGAGGTAGTCATGGACCCGCTTCTTCTTTCCGACAAGCTTACGAAGGCGTTCCAGCGTGTGGTTGACACACCGGACGCAGTGGCGGGCGCCATTGTCCGAATGCTCACCGCCGAGGGCAAAACCCTCCACGACGTGAGGCTGATCGTTGACGATACGTTGATCGATCTGGTCCGCCGCCAAGCCGCTGAACTGGAAACTCTCCGTCAGTACGCGCCCCGTACCTGGGCTGACTTCGAACAACTGGCTGCGTCCAAGATCAGCATGAAGGGTGCCAAGGGTACGTGGATTGGCAATTTGGCGAAGCGTATCAAGTTCGATCCCAATATGCTGAAACAGTGCAAGGACACTGGTTATGTACCCAGGTCCGTCGTGCAAATGGTGATGCAGCTTCCTGATCTGGACACGACCGGCGTTGACCTGACCAAGGAAATCGAAGACTTCCTGATCCAGTGTGACAACAACGGCATCAGTCAGTACACTCTTGCTAAGGTTCTGTCGGCTATTGCCGGGAAGGACATTACCGAAGGGCAGATACAGCGAGCCTATCAGAAAGCGCCCAAGGGCGAGATTCTGCCCGCCGACAGCGACGTGTCCCTGAAATCCGCCGAACTCAAGCGCATTGGCGAAAGCCTGTTCGGTATGTCGAACAAGCGGAAGCTGTATCGCTTCATGGATACCTGGGGGGTCCACAACGGTGTCGAATATGTGAGAGGCGGGGCGGATAAGGTTCTCAAACTTTCTCAAACGAAGAAACTTCGGGAGGCGTACTACCGCGAACTGAAGCTTCGTGCTGCCAACCCGAAGTATGCTGCGCTGAGCCTTCAATATGCTCTGGTTCCGCGCTGCAAGAAGGGTTCCAAGGATCGTGGCAACATGTCGTCTGAGGCGTTCGTTGCTCTGGCGAAGGGCTGGTTCGGGGATGATTTCGTCCCGTACATCGCCGCCTTCATCGGTTTCGATGAACGCAGCATTCGCGACATCGTTAGCGGCTCTCGCCCGGTCACCGTTGAGTTGGAACAGTGGTTGCAGCAAGTTGTGAGCAACCCGGCCCCGGTCAACGATGATGGCGGCGCCGACGAGGAAGAACGCGAAGCGGTGTAAAGGAAAAGGCGGGGATCACTCCCCGCCTTTCTCTTAGTTACCCCAGTAATGGGTGGCTGGTTTTTCCCGTAGGAATTGTGCCATCGCACTGTTGGAGTATTGCAGCCCGCGATACGAGCGGAGGTGCAGAATAATGTTGTTCTGCCCGTTCGTCGGCGCCGGGATGTTCCGGCGGAACTTCAGGATGGTTCCGTCGATGAACCAATCCTGATACCGTATCAACTGTTCTTCAATCGTTCGCGTTTCACCGGTTTCAGGATCAACAAATCCTTCGTGTTCGATAATAACGCGAATATCTAGAAGCTCAGCATCATATGCGCGTGACAATTGATACCAACGCCCAGCATCAGCCTGGGTCACGCCTTTCGTCCCAACTGGGATGGCATCTAGCTGTCCTTGGAAGCCCTTATCCAACAATCCTTCCCAGCGATACCCACCGGGAATATATTGCGGTGCCCCACCATCGACAACAATTGTTCCAGCCGGGTAAGACGCACCGGAAATTTCCCAGTTCGAGACGGTGGCAGAGAAGGTCAGTACCCATCCTTCAGTTGGGGCATATGGGAATTTCACTACAACTTCATCCGTGTCATTGCGAGTAACGGTGTAGCTTTCCTTCCGATACTCTTTCACCATCACCTTGCCGTGATCAACATACTCTGCCTTGATCATTACGGCATCGTCATTCATGGGGTCGAACCAACCAGGGAGAATAAATTCTTCCTTTAGCCCATCAGATACTTCCATATGATTTCGATAAATGTTGCGAATACCAGATGATGTTCCGCCAGTACCACGACGAATATTCAACAGACGGTTATTCACCACGTCGATGCCCATGTATTCGATTCGTTCACCATCTACAAATACGGCTTCTGGGGTCAGTAGCGGACGTACCGACGAAACAACGTTATTCCCAAAGAATGCAGTTGCTAATGCATCAGATGCACTGTCACTGATTGAGAAATCTTGTCCGTCTACCCGACGTATGATCAAATGCCCATGTTCGGTAATCGCTGCTGAAATCGTAACTGCACGAAGATCGGCGTTCGAGTTGATTGCCATTGCGATGTCCGCGTGAGTGATGATCCCATCCGCAGCACCACCAGCGGCATTGTCGCTGACAACCACGTGTACTGGTGGAACTGGTGTTGATGACAGTAGATCAATGTTGACCACCAACGTTGCAGTGGTTGCATACATTGTCACGTCTTTTCGTGACAGAATAGCAGCTTCATTATTAGTCACGAACACTTTTGCATCAACAACCTGCATATGACGATCATCAAAATCCAATGCAGTATTCAGCTTGGTCTTGTGGGCATCAGCAATGCGTAGGTATTCCCATTCGTCCTGGCTGTTCTTGAATAATCGGAAACCAACCGGCTGTTGCGCGGAGCGATTGGTAAACGTCGTTACAACCACACGCCAATCCCCACTATGCCGATTGTTGAAGCTCACGAGCGGGCGGCTTCGGTTATCATCCCATCCAAAATACGCATCCCAACTGAGATTATCCCAGCCGATGGTGCTGTTTTGAATGGTGTAATCCATGCCGTAGATATTACGGCGCCCGTTTGTGTTGACCCACAACGAATTTGCATCGCTGGGGACACGGGTCAGTGGATATTTTCCATTTACAGTCGCGGTGAAGACCTCAGTCCGAATACCCATCGCTTCATCGTCACTAAATGTGGTGACAGTAATCCAGTCACCATCTTCCAACGTCAGCCCTGCAAACGTTGGACCATAGAGATGCAATTCGTTTCCGTTCTTGATGTCGTAGTCATACTTGCCATGTTCATACCAAACAAAGCAAATATCGGCATTCTTGCTGGGTGCATCAAAGAAGTGAATCTCGCGGGTAGCTTCTTCAACCGCACGAGCCAATGATGCTGCGTAGTTTCCGGTATTACGCATTCCGGCGCTGGTAATCATACGACTCCAACGACCGCGCCCCAAATAGAGGATCATATCCCCATCTTCGAACCCGAACTCGTTCTGATTGGTTTGATTTGGGTTAGGACGATTCATCCCTTTCGTTGCCCACGTACCAGCAAACGCCACTCCCAGCCAATTACGAACATTGGTGCCTTCTGGTTTTGGGGTGTTATCAAATGGCACGCCATCATAACCACCATCGTCAAACCCGAAATACCCTTCTATAACAAAGTAATCACCCGCTTTTAGATCGTCATCACCATCACATGGTAACGCATCATTAGCATCGATTGGCCCTCGGAAACGCTGCGGAATGGTAAAACTGCCCACATCCACCGTTCCCGTCGCATCACCACCGACTGTTCCTGCGGGATACACGGGGACAAGTGGAGTCGTATTCTGCCCAATCCAGATTTGGGTGTCAGCAACCGAGGTAATTGGACGTTCGAAGCGGTATGCAAAGCAACCGCCGTCACCCAGGAAGTACCGAGTTGTTGGTGGCATCAGACGAATACCACGACCAACGTCATCCGCTACCAACGGATCGCCAATTGACGTTCCGGCTGGTTGACCGTTCTCACAGATCAAATCAGCTTCGGTGATCTTTTTATAAACCAATACAGCCCCATGGTGCGGTACCGTTGGGGACGGGACATCAGTCAGAATAATCGGCTCACCGGCAGTATATTGATACTGATGAGTACGAACTTTGACAATGTTCGGGGTGTTGAATGCGACGATAGCAACCTCTCCCGGTTCACCATCAGTCAGAACAACTTCATGAGTACCGGTATCATGTTTGATCACGGAATAATCACCGAGGGACAACACTTCGCCGTCACGAACAACCGATATATGTGACTGAGAATAGGTAATCCCTTCTGGATTTTTCAGCATCAATGGCGGCATGATGCCATTAGTCGGGCTAAACCGAGCGATTTCCACAATGCGCTGGTTCTGATTGTTTTGGAAGTCATTCGATGCCGCATCCTCGATCTCGTATGTCACCGTCACGAGGGTTCCTTCAGTGGGGGCAACCCCAAGGAACAATTGCTGTTCGATAACATTAAATTCGGTGATCTCAGTGACCGGTTGAGTGCCAGCTTGTGTCCAAACGCGAATATTTGGAGTTGCTGCCGGAAGTTTGGTCAATGTAAATTCACCCACGCCAACCGACACAAACGTATCGATGTTTTCCACATTGGTACCACCAGTAGAGAATGATGTGATCTTGATGACCGCACCCTTCGGCGGGGCAATACCCAATTCAACTACACCAGTGTCCCAGTGCAAGTAATACTGATCAGCACGTACCGCAGTATCGCTGCTAAACAATGGATCACCGGTCATTGGGTTGCGCGAAACCATTTCAAGCATCATGTTCTCGCCGTCCAGCCCGACCGTGACAAATACCGTTTCGCGGCTTGATGGCTTTTGTCGCAGTTCAAAGTGCGTCGTAACATCATCAGCTTCGTAACGCGCCGATACAACAGACGGCGCACCAGCGGTGGCTTCGGTGTATACGGTGATGCCTAGGCTATCCGCCGTCCGCGTTGCTATCAGTTCTTGTGGACGATTTTCATCCATATAAGGGTTGGTCATGGCAGGTTTGCCCTGTAATTCGATGCGGACTTCCGTACCTTGCACAACACTTTCATCGAAAATGACATGCCATGTGCCAGCTATATTTTCGAGATGATAACCATCTAGTCTACGGCGTCCGTTGACATACACACGTGCATGCCAATTTAGGTCATCCGCACTACCGATAACGCCTACAACAGGCGCCCCATCAAGTTGGAAATCTTGTTGCCCGTCGAGGGCTTCAAAGGTTTTGGACGGACCCGCCAGGAAGAAACCACCATCAACAATTACATCATCAAACCCGCTGGTAGAAGCCGGGGCAGTAAACGTGCCTCCCATTATGTTCATATCGTAGTAACGAGTTGATTTCTTCTCGCTCATGGTTGTTTCTACACCATCTACAATATCATTGGTGACAACCGCAACCGTGATTAGATCACCGTGATTAGGAAGTGCGTTGAACCTTACTTTCCACAGGTCTTCTGTTGTATTGTAATAGAAATCATATGCATCGGAAAGTTGAACTATGCCGTTGTATTCAACAACCACTACATCGCCGTCCATCTTGTCGCGAATGCTATCGAAGATATGGTCGCCCCATCCAAGGGAGTTGTCCATTCCATCCTGCCAATATGTGACAGGGACTTCATCTTGACCGTTGTACACGAAATTCATCACTGGAACATGGTTGCCCACATCTTCAGAGAACTTGGTGTCCAACAGATCGCCACCATCCATGCGGGTACCCTTGAAGTTGATATCCAAGAGTTCTCGCATATCTTTCGCAGGCATACCAGGGGTTGGGCGATAGTAAAGCATGATGCGCTCAGCCTGGGTCAACAAATTCGGGTCCATGGTATTGTCGTATGGAACCGTAATATTGTCTCCTTTCTCATTAACCAGGGTCAACACATCATCCCGGTACGTGAGTAGGTTCATCGGTATGTTGTCACTACCAAAGATAATGTCACTTGGAAGTGACGCTTTGATTTCGATAGTGTTGGCATCAACATACTTCATAACCTTATATGCGCCCACCATGGTCGTTTGCGAACGACGACGAATGTAAATGGTCTGTCCATCCTTAGGCGTTTCATTAATACGCAGACGTACCCCTGGATCGGTCTTATAGGTGATCATTAGTTGATCACCGGATTTTGGTGTTGGACTGATCATCACAATTTGCCCATTACCATACATAAACGTGTACAAAGGATCGGCATTTGTTACACGCGGCGTTCCGTTGCGCGGAATAATCGCGTCAGGTGTAATCAACTCCCAATTAGATTGATCGGTTGCAAAATCCACGCTGGTATGCGAGGTGGTACACACAAAAACTGATCCGCTGTGTTTAGCCAAATCATTGACCACATACACCTTTTCCGCTGCCCATGCCTTAACTCCACGTAAATTGCGCTTTACTTTTACGCTAATAGTGGATTCGTGATATGGTATGTTTTTAAGTGCAATTGTACCGGTGCTTGTCCCACGAATAACGATATCTTCGCGTTGTTCCATCGAGACAATTTCATAGTCAGGTGTGTAGGTTTTTGCATCATTATCTCGTGAGATTTCTAACGCATCACCATCGGTGTAATAATTTGCCGTTGTTGCCCAATCAAGTAGACGACCATCCACGTAGACTTCGAGATCATGTTCATCTACCCGGAACGGCAATTCAAACAGCTTCGTGTGTCCATCACCAGTCAGCACTACTTCTGGAATTGGCTGGGGGATAACCACATAAGCGGCAATCTGGGGGATTGCATCGCTCCAATGTTTTAGTTTTTCGCCGTCAAAATCACCAGTGGAAACATACGATTTGATGCACAAGTAGTTCTTTGTGCGCCAACGGATAATATCCCCAACCACATACGAAATATTAGCGTCATATGCAGACGGATTCATATCATAATGCGGTGCCACCACATTGTGGTTGGCTGGGGTTTTAACAATGACTCGGTTGGATGCCCCAGGTTTTAGGCTGGCAATGCGTGTTGGAATTGGGTGGTTGGGTGAACGCAAATACACAACTTTCCAATGATCTTGGTTTAGACCATCGTAGTTATGGAACCACACACGATCACCAAGACGATGCGCACGCTTGGTGGTCGATTCCTCACGTTGACCATAGTGTTCACGGTACAACTTCAACAGAGCTTGCTCACCATCCACGTACCAATCAATCCATTTTACACGGTCAAAGTGAATCGTAGTCTTCATCGAGCGTACCGGATAATGGTCGTCCGCGATTTTCTGGAAGTTTTCGTACCAATCCTTGTGATGTCGGCTGTTACGAAAATCCGTGGCCGTATATGGATCAGCAATAGTGTACGTACCATCCCCATTCCATACCACGTCGATTACTGCGTGATCCTTAATGGTACGATCCAATGGGAATACTGGCTTATCAAAGTCGGTAACACGGGCATGACCGGTTTCCATCGGGAGAATCTTCGACAATGTAAAATCGCGGATTTTCGAGTGGTACGGCTTGACTTCGTTGATGTATCCAATAATTGAGTCGGTCTTGTCTTTACGCAACACCGGTTCTTGAATCAACGGCTCGTTGATACCCTTGATGAACAGAAACGATGTTTTGAATGCCCAATCGACCATCCGGTGTTCGGTATGAGCGTAATGTACCATAGCAAAGAACAGGGCATTGATTTCACCCTTGGACAGTAACCCTGGTATATCAGCATCACCCATCAATGCTTTCAGCATAGCCTTGAACTCAAGGCTACCATCACGGAGGCGGACAGTCTCCCAATATGCGTTCAAATCAGTTGGATGATTGTCCTTAATGATTTGGCGCCGACTTTCGTCGTAGAACCGATCACTCAGCTTAATAGTACCATTCTTGTAGGCTACCATTTTCCAACGACCGAAGGCTTCACCATCAACCTTGCCCTGGTATTCCTGCCAGTACCAGAGGTCAATGTCCTTTTTGTCAATCCGGATCAGATCGCCTGCTGAGAAACCAACCTCACGGTCGTGGATATCGCGTTCAACTTCACTTGGGAATACATAACGCGGGATGTTCAGCTTCGAATAACCAGTATCATACCAGTCAACGGTAGACCAGAAATCAATAGTTTTATAATGCTGAACTGCATCGCAAGACCAACGACCGGCAACGGTCGGATCGTAACTCCACAGAGACCAGAAGCCATAGGTTGAAGTATTACCACGAACCAGAACTCGGGTACCACGTTCTAGAACGAAGTCAGGGTCGATTTCCTTGGCATTGCGTTCGTCAAATGAGTCAACTTCCATGTGGTAGTCTAAATCACCAACTACCTCAAACCAATTGTTGTTGTCCACGCCAACCACTGCGTTCGAAACACACTGTATCCACTTGGTGCCACGATTGTCATTACCACGACGAACATAGATATTAGCCCCTTCCGGTAGGTGGCTACCGGCGGCACAATCAGTGGCGCGAACGAATACCTTGTCGTTTTCGTGGTAAACGTAGATGCCGTTCTCCGTGGCATCTATCTGGTTCTTCACCAGTACGCGGTTGCCCTCCCGGACAAACACACGGTCGATGGTACCAGGGAATGTACCGCCAGTTAAATCAACGTTGCCGTCAATCGTCGCGGTGGCCAAATCGACATCAATCTTCGCAAGCAGACCTATACTTGAACCAACATGCTTCTGCGCTACTAATGCCCGTGGAGATTTTTCAGTGAACGTCAGCAAACCTTCATCGGACGATTGAAGATACGTAAGATCACCTTGCATGACCGGGCGCTTGGTCAGCATGGTATTCACTCGCTCTACAATGATGCGACGTGCCATGTAGCGGTCATTGAACCATGACTGGCGCGGACGGAAGAGGTTGCCATAACGTTCCACCGTGGACAGGCTCAGGTCGGGAACGTCCATGTATTCGACGTTGAAGCCAACCAACGAGTCGGTCATCTTTCGCCACAATAATGGATCGGGGTATGACCGGTCATCACCTTCGCGCATCAACACCCATTCACGGTGAACGTTGTCTTCGCGGTCGGTACGACGATAGTTAACCTGAACAATACTGTTCTCATCGTTGAGCAGATAATCAACACCTGAAATGATTGTCGCATCTGGTGAGATTGGTGCGAACCATGGCATATCAAATGTCGATGGGTTCTCAATGAACTTAGCAACCTGAGTGGTCGTCAATTTGCGCCATTCAACCGGGGGAACTGTTGCCTTGTTTTTGACCCAGAAATAGTATACGGTTTTATAATCACCGGTAGCCGGATCATATTCGGTGCGCTCACACCATGCCGGGTTGTTGGCATCCTTTACTGATCCAGTTGGTTTGGCGTCAAATGCTTCGATTGCCTTACCCTTGTTGATTTCGACTTGACGTGCCCATTCGGTGGGAGGAACCGTTGAACGGGTCCACTCGTACACATCAATCGTGGCACGGGGCGCCAAACGACCCCACACGTACTTGCGATACTTGTTATCACTAATCTCGTAGTCGAGGAACTTGACGGTACTCAAATCCCACCACAGGCGATGTTCTTCTCCACCACCCCAGGCAATTTCCGGATTCATACGATGGTATTTGGGGTCGCCATTATTGTATACTGCCGGATCAATTTCCAGTTTGTACCAAATTTCTGCATCAGCCGTGCCCGGTATGATGCCCTTGGCAGGATCATACAGGTGAACGTACTGCTGTACCTCAGTGGTTTTCTTGTCATAGATTACCGCATTGAAAATACGATTGTTATCTACTTTTGCTGGTTGGATACGAACCGGTATGGTATCGAAATTATTACCGTTGTATTGATATACTGCATACTTACCATTACCCGCATCATCTACATAGGCAAGGTCACCTGACAACCACTGCCCGGTATTCAGCGTTGCATTGCGTGCAGATATGGTTGCAAAACGGCGTGGGAAGAATTTCATCACGGCAGGACCAGTGGTTCCGCCCTGCGAAGTCCAATCAAACATGTCGTCAATTACCACCGGAATGATGAATTCCGTAGTAGATGGTACTGACTTCACATAATGAATACCACGTACATCCGGTATCGACTTGGTATCTGTAGTGATTACGATCAAGTCGTCAATAGCAAGATTATGGGTGTCCGAAACTGTGATTTTAGTTTCAGTATCCGACACATATTCGACCTTGGTAACATTAACAACAGCCGTACCGAGGTTCTGAACAGAGAACATCTGCCATTCGTCATTGATGTCGTATACCCAAATTTTTTCACCCGTCACAAAGTTCTTACCCTTCTGAAGGATTTCGTAGTGAACACTGGACAAGTCGGTAAGATCAAGGGCATAATGATCAGATTCATCCACACGGGCATAACCAGCAACCGGAAGATCACCCTCACGGGTTTCATTGATTGCGCGTAGCGGGAAAATGGTTTCCATTTCCCGGTTTGGTTTCACCACCCACCGGTTCTCGGTTTCTACCAACCGTCCAGCGTCAATGTCTTCCACGATAGTTGAAGCACTGGTGTGTGCGGACAACACCGAGTAATACCGGTTGTCGAATTTAACCTCTTCATATTTTGAATAGAAGGTATTCGGTGCCCATGACTGAACTTCAAGTGGAATATTGACTACATCATCGTTCGGCAGATCAGCAATGGTACTGTTGTTGGCGAAAAACTCAACCAACTGCGGACGTGACCGTACTTCTCGTTGACGCAACAAGAATTCAAAGGTCAATTTATTGGTAACGCCACCATAGTTTCCGACGCGGAATGCCCATTCATCAAAGAATTTAACTTCTTCCGCGTCCAGCACAAAGAAACTACGCAAGAGTTTTTGCATAGCATCAGAGGTGCCTTTCTGACGCATGGCACCCTGGAAGAACTGGAACTCGGTCTTAGGATCAAGCAACAGATCATTCATATAAGCGCGACCCTGGTAGCCCACTAAGTGCAGCGAGTAATTACGCAGGGTTGGATTATCTACCCCATCTTCAATACCAAAGAAATGACGGAAGTCATCCACGGTCTTTTCGAAGTTTGGGATCAAAACATTGTCGGTCACAATAAAACCGGGGGCATCCATGCGCCCAACCCAATCCATTGACCGCGTTGCCGACAGACGGAGACGTGGCTGACGCAGGTTGAATACCGGATCATAGATCAGATCATTGAAAATTGTCACGTTGTCGAAAATGATAACGTGTTCAACTTCACTGACAAACAAACGGGTCAGATAAATCAATTGGTCGTTACGTGACGTGACCACCAATTCATTACCGACGCGCGAGACATCGGTTTCGCGCGGTTGTATCATAAAGCCATCGCGATTAAGCATCGAATATGCACCACGCACAATGCGTTCGATATTCTGTACTTCGCCATGGTCGGTGACGAATTTGACATATTTTGATGCCGGTGACAGTGCAATAGTATTACCCGGTGCCCAACGTCCGAGAGACCAGAACAAAAAGTCCTTGCCAACCGAGACCCAATCAATCGTCTCTTCGTTGGCAAAATCCATTTGTTCGAAAACCCATCCGTCTTTCTTCAGCCAGCGTCCATAATCCACAAGGAAGTCAAAAACATCTTGTGGATTGTAAAATTCAGTACCATACGGTACATTAAGAATGTTTCCGGCACGGTTTGCATCAAGATAATGAATTACCGTGATGCCTTTATTATTCGGACCAAGATCAAGTGGTTTCCAGAAGGAATCCCCAAACTCTTCACCGGAACGATGGTTGTCAATGCACTTGTATTCAACTCCCTGATTAACAACGATATCCCCTGCCGTGTACACAACATGAGCTTGCCATGGACGACCAGTTTTTTCGGTCTTACCAACGGCAACCTTGGTCTTGCGACCATTGATATCACTTGGAATGGTGCGGAATACTGGATCAACCACATCGTAACCAAACACCTTCCATCCTCGACCGGTCCACTGCACGATTACGCCGCTATAGGTGTGATCGGCAATGCTCGGGCTGCGATATAGGAAGACGTTGATGTTTTCGCTCGGGACCAAACCGAAGTTATCGGCACGAGCCTGTAAGGTGTTCTGATCCACAAACCCCGCCATTTTGTGACCAAGACGCACGTCAATACCACGAATGACCTTACCGAACGCCTCGGTAATATCCTGACCACGGCTTTTGATGTAATCACAAACCCATTGTTGTACCCCGGTCACGCGATAACGCTGCGGAAGATCAACCTCAGAGGATTCTTCGCCATGCAAGGTCAAATAGCTGTGCGGACGACGGGCACGAATATCATCGTACACCCACTGACGGGTTTGCTTCTGGTTGCGATAAATTTCCTTCAGGCGGACGGTATCCCAACAGTATTCGATCAGTCGCACCGGCTTGATCAAATATCCGCTCATGGTAGCAGCGAACGGGAAGTTCGGGCTGCGGCGCCATGCGGTTTCTGTCGGTCCATGATCCCCGAATTTCCATTCCTGCTGTGCTTCAAACGCAGTCGGAAGGCGCGAACAAATACCAGCAGATACCGGATCAATCAAATTACCAAGATCATCTACCGGAATGTACTGCGACATTCCGGGACGCTGGTACTCTGAATAGGTACCAGCGGTCGGTCCACGAGCGATAATGCCGTTTTCAAGATCGCCCCACAACTTGGTATTGCCGCGCGTATATGGAGCCACGCCGTAATGGGCATCCCACCAATCCGGCTTTTGTGACATACCAAGCATTTCCCATGGGTGTGTATGGGGGCGGTCGGTATCAAAATAGTACAAATAGATGCCACGCCAATGCCCTGGCAACGGCTGCCCGTCACGATCAGGAACCGCTCCGTAATTCCATGTGAATGGATTGTCGGCAATCCACGTCTGGTTTTCACGATAATTGACGCGAGACATCGTTGCCCACCGTTCAAAGGCAGGACGGATAATGCTGTTCCATTCAGCCCATGAATAATCGGTCAAATAGCCTGCACCACCCTCACTCGCGGGGCGCCGGAATTTACCAGATACGTACCGACGATGGTCGAAAATCCGTTCAGCCCCTCGTTGGGCAAAACGCAGCGACGAATTGTTGTAAACGCGCTTCTCAAATTCGAGTACAACGCTGTTCAGGAACTCATATTCCCCGGTGAAGCTTTCGATATACGAACCATCATGTGCCTGAATAAACTGACGTGGGTTCAGCAGCGTCTCATCCACTACCATCCCAGGACGGAAAATAGCATAGATGCCCATTTGAGAGGGCGACGGTGGCACGTAGGTGAAATACCCATCATACCGGATCAGACGAATTTTATCGGTTTCATTGAGGCTGAAATCGCCAAGCAGACGTATTTCGTCTACGTCAGTCTCGTAGTCCCACCCACGATCCAATAATTTCGGAAATTCGCCGTTCTTTTCCAAATAGACGAATGATTTTTCGATGTTCTCGCGGGTGCCTGGAATCAGATATTCGTTGACACCGGTAAAGCAGTCCACCGAAACTTCGAAAACCTTGAAGTTATCACCCGCCGGGCACATTGTGGAGTATGCAAAGGGGAAATCAACAGTCTTACCAACATTGATTTCTTCCAATGCCCGATTGACGAAATCTTCAGGGGAAATCAGTCGATCAATACCCTGCTCATAGATATCCACAATCTTACGGATAAATTTGTTACGGAAACGGCTGAACTCATGTTCCGCATACTGTATCGACAACATGAAGTCAATGTTTTGATCTGATGCCATAATCATAGTCTTCAACATCGGCGCTCGATGTTGAAGAATTACGCGACCAAACGAACGATCCTTTGGGGTGTCACGGTAGTTGTTTACCCCGTACACGTTCCCGTTAAAATTCTTCTGACTCTTCAATATCGTCGTGAAGTGATCAAAGAATTCATTATAACTGATTTCACTTACTTCACGAGAATCCGGGTTGCCCTGAAGATTGAACGGAACCTCATAGACGCCAACCAGATTATCTGGCGCTCGCCGCACATAGGTGTAAATGGTCACAAGGTTATTCTTCGCAACACCGTTACGCAAACTGACAACACCATCAGATACCGAATAATCAGTGTACAAATTGAGTTCTTCGGCATTAACCATTACAGAAATGGCATCCGGATCGATCAATTCATCAACGGTTAAGTTGTGCGAAATTGCGAAATCAGTTTGACCTTCGGTAGAGATGTAGGTGTGTTTGATGCGCTGACGGCTTGGCATATCCACCAAGTACCAGTCGTTTGAATAATCAAAACTGCCATCAATTTTCTGGGTACGATGGAAGTAATACCCCGTAATCTCATCCTTATCCAGGGCATAATTGAACCGTTCGGTGGTTAAGTAATTCTTGTAAATGGGATGACCACTTGCGCTGTGTTTGACGCGCATTTCAAGAATTGTGTCCATTGGAACGCCCGCCGATGCTTCATCGGTGAATCCAAAAACGCGGCTACCGGCGAACGTGGATTCTGGGTAACGCCCCGGATCATCCAAGGCAACGCCGTCGATGTCGTAGAGTGCAAATAATGGGGGCTGGTTCGAGTGGGTCTTGCGCTGAACTTCAATCCAGTTGTCGCCATCGAAGCGGAAATCACGGTCAAGGTTTGAGAACCCGTATCGAGAACGAATGGTGTCGCCAACCGAAGGAAGACCACTTTCATTCTCGCCAACAATGACCGGCGATAGTACCACACGTCCAGTGGATTTGATACCAGATACACGGTAAATGCGATTGTTGTATTCTGGGTTTGGATCATTGGTGATCAAGATGGTCATACCATCGCGGATCAAAATGCCCTTCTCGGTATCCCAGATAATCGCGGTGATCTTGGTTTGTGCAGTCCCGGTAGGTTTACGAATGCTTAGTGTGTTATTGGCGTTGATACGATAATCGAAACCAATACGCACTGGACGATCATTGAAATAGAATACCGCACGCAACGCTTCGTCCGGAGTTAACCCAAGACCCATCGTCGGATTGGATAGATCAATGGTGTACGATCCCGCATCGACAAACCAAGTCGAAGTCGGATCATTGGCAGTATCTACCCAGTTTTTACCACGTGCTGATACATCAAGCAGCAAGGGTGCAATACCAAACTCACGTAACGGGGGCTGATTGTGAATAAAATCAGGATTGGAAGCAGCGAACCCATTGATCTGAGTGAACGTTAATACGTCTTCCTTAACATCCACATCACCAACACGACGTTGACCATACTGATACAATTCCAAATTACGCTTGAACTCAATGATTGGACGCTCAGCGCGAATCGCGTCGTCCGTACCACGGTCGGCACGAGCAACGACATCCTCGTGGAACCACCGGTTCCCGCGACTCCATGGATTGCCGTCAATACAACCACGCTCCATCACAAGATAATCTGGACGGGCACTGGTTGTCGCCAAAGCAACACTACCCCAACCAAGACCCTGCTCGGCATCCCACCCAAATGGTTCAATGCGCAGATTGATTTCTTTTCCAACCCCGGCAACTTTATACATACAGGTCTTGTAGGTATACTTGGTGACTTGTTCGAAACCATATGTAACAAAGATGATCAGCATGTTGTTGGTCAGCGCAATCGGCTCGGACGGCGACGCATACGATGCTTCCCATTTGTCGTCATAGGGGTCAGTCACATCCGGTGGGGTCATCGGATCAAATGGACGCCACGGGTTGTCCTGATTTGCTCGCTTGTAATGACCACTAAAATCAAAATATTTCTTACCGTTAATGGTCGTGATGAAGTTTTGAATATCAGTATTCGGGTCTTCAATGAAAAATACGTAGGGTGTGACCGTATAACGACCAAGATCATCCCAGCGATGACCACCTTCACCCTCTGGTTCTTCAATCAGGAATGCAGATACACCAACTCCTTCAATAATGAAAGTCTTGTTGTTGAACTGATCGCTATTCACGTCGCGGCGAATAGTCAAACGCATTCCACTGGTGAGGGTTAGCGGTTCTACCGTTCCGTCGTGCGGCTCAGTGATGCTGTCATCAGACGGCAGCCGATATTTTCCCGTGAATATTAATGGATAATCCGTATTCCCGACCAAAGTTCGTTCCACATCAGTCAAACTGAGAATTTCAATCGGTTTCGGTCCACGCGGCATCCAATAATACCGTTTGAAATTCATAAGCTTATCGATGTCTACCGGCGGACACCATGAATAAAACTCATTGTCGAAAAGACGGTTATGGTCGTTTATCAAACCGCCATGAAAACGCAGATGGTTCAATAGATCATCGTAGAACAAAGCATGCGTCACCGAAGCAGTTTCCGTGGCGCGGCTGATTGCTATGGGTTCCATCGAATAATCTTGGCGTGTCTTTGATGGCTCCTGAATGTAGAAATCCTTTTCAGGGTCAGTATACAATGGATAGCGTCCAATGTATCCACTGACTACTTCCGATGCCTGTGGCTGGAATAGATGATCTACAGTGGCGCCAAAAAACCGCTGAAGGGTCTGGCTTTGAAGAACCGAAGGCAAATGCTTGATTACTTGTCTTTTCTCGACCATATCGACCTTGACTGTTTAATTAATGCATAGGTATTTACGCCGGTATTATCACCGCAGTTATTTATCCCGACCGAAAATAAAGCCGGGAACAAATAAAGTTTTCTGGACAGTCTTGACAGCATCAATCTAGCGTTGTATGGTATTCACAACACAGCGGGAGTTATCTCGATGTCCTCGAATACTAAGAAGCGTCATCCGGTCGAATACCTCGGTCATGTTGCCGGGTATGCCACCACCAAGCGCGGCGCTCTGCGCATCATGCGCAAGCTGAACAGCCTCGTGACCAAGATGGCTTTGAGCAAGGGCAAGAAGCCCGTCTGGCAGGCGGTCGAATGGGAGGGCTAAGACATGTCCAGAACTGTTCGTAAGGTTCCCAATTGGGTGTCCAATCGCCACTGCAACAAGCATTTGGATAAGCCGTGTGCGGTTAGCTCTCATGGCTCCCCGCGCAAGTTCGATACCGACCGCGACATGTTCATCTTCGAATATACGCATGGGCTGTCGAAGCCGATGAACCTGTTCGCGGGTGACGGGGTTTTGGTTGGTCGCAAGGGCGCCAAGGCGGTCAAGAAGGCGTATTCCAAGAAGGCGCGTCGTCAGAGCATGGCGGTTCTCGAAGCCGAATTGCTGATGGCGATGGAACCCATCGATCCGATCTTCGACCCCGAGGATGATTACTTCCCGTCGTATGACGACGATCTGGACCTCGATCCGTTCGATGAGCATTATGCGGCGAACGACGATTGGGATTACGTCGATGACGGGATGGATTTCTGCGATCCCTGGTACGACGATTACCACTCCCACTATTACCCCATGGCTGCGGAGTAACCACCATGTACATGATCACCGGCTACGACGACCTGTGCATGGACATCAACATCAAGGTTGAGTCCTTCATGGAAGCCATCCAGATCATCCGCAAGCTGCGTGATACGTGTATCGTGTGGCTCACTCGCGAGAGTAAGACCCCTGGGAAGTATGTCCCCACCAAGTATTCCACCGCGTGGGTCTAAGGGAAAGGCGGGAGAAATCCCGCCTTTTCTTTTTCTATCACTTGACTTTTAGTACGGTGAATGTCAAAAATCCATAAGCGTTCACCGGAGTTTTCGCCATGCCCTACGACCCCAGTGCTTTCATTCACTTCGCGATGCAGAACGGCGTGTTTCCTGAAGGCGGGAAGTACGGTGATCGTATTACCTTCACCATCCATGCGCCCAATAATCTAATGTTGGTGTTGGACGCCGGGCGGAATACCGGGGTACTGCCGCCCTCGTTGGAGTTCGACAAGCGCAACGGTAAGATCACCAAGGTCTGCAATGGGTTCGACAAGTACCCCGAAATGCTAAAGTGGATAATCACCTGCTACGTGTCCCAGCGCGTCACCCGTATGACTGGTTTGAAGGTAATCAAGATGACCCAACTGGTCGATTACGACGCTGCCACCCAGGAATTCGACAAGATGGGTCGCGGCGTCCGCTCTGGCATTCGTGACTGGTTCACGCGCCTGGGGCAGGACATGCTTGCGGTACCAGTGATGGAGGCGCTTGCCCTCACCGAACGTGCGATGATACTGCTGTCGAAGTTGACGGAAGAACAGGCGGATGTTCTGTATGAGGAAACGGAAACCGTGCGTCGCAAGTCGCAATTGGGTTTAATCGAATATATGTCGGAGCAAGAGATTCTGGTTGAATTGCTCGACCAGATTGAGAAGGAAGTTCAGTGATCATTTCTGTCGCACCACGATCCGTGGTAATTTCTTAGGTACGGTTTGTCCACCATGGTACTATCGCACCACGACTGCCGTGGTATTTCTTCGCTTTTACGGCTGGGTCCATGGCCACGCCCGTCTTTCGGACCACGAGCAGATTGCCGTGATATTTGCTTCAAAGAAAGCACAAGGAATGGCGCTCTGCGAAACACTTTCGCACCACGATTGCCGTGGTATTACCAACATTCACGGTAATGGTTCTGAATCTGCGGCTTTCGCACCACGAGCAACCGTGGTATTGCCTTCCAACGACAGGAGGAATGCATGCGCAGTCTTTCACTTTCGCACCACGAGCAGATTGCCGTGGTATGTTTCCCTGATCGGGACGACATCTACGCCCTGTTCAGACTTTCGCACCACGAGCAGATTGCCGTTGGTATTGCTTCGCGCGACCTGATCAATTTCCTCGAAGAGATTCGCCTTTCGCACCACGGGTGAATTGTCGTGGTATTTGCTTCCGATGAAATGGAACATGCCGCCAAAACCGACGTACTTTCGCACCACGGGCAAGTTGCCATGGTATTGCTTCACCAGCAAAAACAGACCGCATGTCGCGATGGTCAGCTTTCGCACCACGGGCAAATTGCCGTGATATTGCTTCCAGCTTGGTCACCACCAGCGTGTCGCCCTCGCGCTTTCGCACCACGGGCGAATTGCCGTGGTATTGCTTCTCTGACTATCGCCAAGCAGCAGGTCGATCTCTATCGCACCACGGGTGAATTGCCGTGGTATTGCTTCCCCCGGCAACTACCTTGCCTTCGTCCATGTTGATCCTTCGCACCACGGGCGAATTGCCGTGGTATTGCTTCCCATAGCTGCTGGATTTGACAGCATGATGTTCGAGCTTTCGCACCACGGGCGAATTGCCGTGGTATTGCTTCACCGCGCGCCCTGAGTACACGTAGCCGTCATGTAACGGGCTGTCATGTGCAGTTATCGATGCATACCACGGTTCTCGTGGTGCGAACGACACCCTGTTCAAGGGCGTCGATTTGTATTTGGTAATACACCACGCCAATCGTGGTGCGACAGCTACCTACAATCGTTGCCAACAGTCCTATAACAATACCACGACAATCGTGGTCTTTTTATTTGCCATACTATACAGACAGGTGTATGCATGTATGCATGAATGATTAACCGAATCATGAGGTGCAAATATGTCCTACCCTACTCGCGAAGAAATCCAAGCTGCCGCTCTGCCGCTGATGAAGGCTCAACAGCTTCGTCTTGGCTTCTATGTAACTGACGATATTGTGGCAGAACTGGCGAAGGAATTCGGCGTCGATCTCAACGAGAAGATCGAAACCGGTCGCAGCAAGTTCGGCAACCTGTTCGACTGGGTGACTGCTCGGATGACTTCCACCGGGCAGCACGTCAAGATCAAGCCGAAGCATTATCGGCTGGTGCTTTTCCCGTCTGTGACCGATCAGCGGGATGCCAAGGTGGACCACAAGACGGCTCCATCCAAGAATGATTTGTTGCTCAAACTGGCACAGCAAATCGACACAATGGCGCAGAACATGGCGCAGATCAACGAAACATTCCGCCAGCTTCAAAAGGCGGCGTAAACGAAGAAACCCCGCCACTGGCGGGGTTTCTTTTTCGAGTTATTCACCAACACTCTTCGCATCGCAATTCGAATACCGTGTCTTGATCACAGTTTTCGGGGATCGTCACTTTCAATTTCGCTCGATCTATGTGAAGGATGCGTAGGGTGATTTTCACCGTGACATCAGGAAAGATCACAATGTCGTCAACCAAAGGGACGACAGGCATTGTTTTGGTGAATGATCTGCTCGACATACCATGGCGAAATGTCATATCGAATAAGACGAGGTATTTCATTCCGCTTCGTCCCATTCTTTATCAAACGGACGGATGAATTCCCACCGGTCATTACACCAACGGATATGTTCACATGGCACTTCACTGTATGGGGTTTTACGCCCATCAATCCAGTCGATCTGCACTCTCTTGGTGTCCGTGTCGATAATGACCACTGTACCTTCGCGGTCAGCGTCCTGCCACACCGAATCGCCTTCGAATAGGGTGTGTTCGGTTTGTTCCAAACGACGTTCAAGGGTTGCCATGATCTCTTCGGCTGACATGGCATACCGTGTGACAACGGTATCCGGTCCCAACAGCCCAAGTGCCCGTGATACCAGCCCATCGATGAAACCAAGTTTCACCCCATCACTGGCTTCTTCACCCGCCAGTGTGGACATGAGGCGTGCTGCCATGATTGCTTCGAGGTAGATGTCCAGCTTGGCGACCCGGTGATTGTCGAAACCACCCGCATAAGCATGTAAGGCACGCGCCAATTCGGCATGTCCGATCCCAGCTTCGTCCGACATGGCATTGAGTGCGATGAGCAGCCCGCGCCCGATATCAGTCATCACGTCGTCGGGAACATTTTCACCGCCATGGATACCACGCACCATCAGCACGGAGTTGACCAGATCGACTACTTGCTGGGCAATGACCATTGACAACCGATCACCAATCACATCTTCAGCCATTTTGCCCTCAGTCCCTTTGAAAAGGATAGGATAACGATACTCGGTATGCGTGTCAAGCCGGTGAATTAAAGCCAGAGATAAATATTGGTTAAATACCACAGACGGTATTTCAGGGGATGGTATTACCATGAATAAGAAGCAAACAATTGCAAAATGCGAAGTTGATGATTTCTTTGATAAGGGCGGTGCTACCGCCATGGGTCACATCTTCATTCATGACCCGGAAACCGGTGAAGTATTTGTGAATAAACGTAATGCGATTCACTACGAATCATTTTCTATAGCCATCATCAAGGCATTGGCCCAAAAACAAGACGGGCACATTTACACGATGGCATTTGGTAATGGAGCCTCGGCGGTATCTGGTATTGGAACGATCACTTACTTGACCCCAAATGTGGTTGGGTATGGAGCAGAATTGTATAACCAGACTTACGCTAAGAACATTCTCGAAGACAACATGGAAGTTCGTCATACCCCTGGTGAACTTTATACCGATCTTGTTATTCGAGTAACATTGGGGTTTGGTGAACCCTCAGGACAACGTGCTTTTGATGACGCGATTAGTCTTGAAGACGCTTATGTTTTTGATGAAATTGCGTTGAAAGCATTTGACGGCACTTTACTTACACATGTGATTTTTCACCCTGTGCAAAAAAGTTTGAATAGACAAATCGAATTAGTTTATACCATCCGCGTCGCGATGGTTTGATGTGCGGATACTAATGAAAAACGGCGGGAACCCGCCGTTTTTCATTACGTACTCATGCTATTCCTCGAATTTCTTGTTCCGTGGGATTAATACACCAATTCGTCTTGTTCGTGACCTTCGTAAATGATAATCTGCCCGGATACCGCCAGTTCCTTAGCAATAACGACGATGAGCGACTGCGCCTGATCCACGTCGCGTAGGCGTACTGGTCCCATTGCGTCCATGTCTTCCTTAAGCATTTTTGCCGCACGTTCGGACATGTTCTTCATGAACAAGTCTTTGATGCCATCAGAGGCACCCTTGAGCGCCAGGGACAGTCGGTCTTTTTCCACCTGACGCAGTAATGTTTGGATACCAGCGGCATCCAAGCGCACCAAATCCTCGAAGGTGAACATCAGCGCCTTGATCTTTTCCGCCGATTCGCGGTTGCGTTCTTCGAGCGAGGACATCAAGCGGTTTTCGGTGGTGCGGTCGAGGTTGTTGAAAATATCTGCCATCAATTCGTGGGTATCGCGGCGTTGGGTGCGGGCGAGGTTGCCCATAAATTCGGTACGCAAGATATCTTCAACCTGATCCAACACTTCCTTCTGTACCGCCTCCATACGCAGCATGCGCATCACCACTTCCATGGCGAAATTTTCCGGCAGTAGTGCCAGCACGCGGGCGGCGTGGTCGGGCTTGATCTTGGCCAGCACGACGGCGACGGTCTGCGGGTATTCGTTCTTCAGGTAATTGGCCAGCACCGCTTCGTTGACGTTGCCCAGCTTGTCCCACATGGTACGACCAGCGGGACCGCGAATCTCTTCCATGATTCGGCTGGCTTGATCGCTGGGTAATGCCTTAGTGAGAAGTCGTTCCGTGCTTTCGATGGAACCGACTAGCGTACCAGTGGTCAAAAGGTTGTCTGCAAATTCTGCATACAGAGTTTCGATCAATTCAGGCGTAACGGTGCCTAGGTTCGCCATGATCTGCGACACTTCCTTGATTTCGTCATCATCAAGGCGGTGCAGAATTTGCGACCCGTGATCTTCCCCGAGTGCCATGAGGAAGATGGCGGCTTTTTGTGGACCCGTCAGGCAACGATAGTCGGTCTTTATCGGCATTTTTCACCTGTTTGCATCAACGATGCCTTATTTAACCGGACAAAGGTGAAGAAATATCCGAGGAAAGTCAATAAGAGATCAGCCCAAAATGGCGACTGGAAGCACTCCATGGTATTGCGGATACCGATGCCCCAGCACCGTTTTGGGAATGAATACGGTGGACACTTCACCGCGATGAGCCGCGATGATCATATTCACCTGAAAGAACTGGTTGGGGTGTGACGTCATCCAGGCAGTTTCCGCTTTCTTATGCGCATCCAGGGCAGATTCCGCCGTCACGGTGATTGCATTCACTGGGTCGCCGTTGCCGTATGGGGGTGTAATAACGGTGAACTTGGTCATGATCAGTCACCCTCGTTTTCCAATGGTTGCCACCCGTTCGAGCCGCAGACTTCGAGCGGTTTGAAGCGGGTTTTATATTTCATGGTTTGTGCCCCTTTTACCCAAAATCCCAGATAGAAATACGGAAGGTTTTGGCGTTTGAGTTCTTCAATTACCCAGAGGATCGCAAAAGTACCTAGCGACCGTTTATCCATGGACGGCTCGAAGAACTGGTAGTTTCCAGAAAACCCGTCATTCAATCGGTCGATCAGGGTCACTCCGATAAGATGCCCATTGGCATCCCGGAATTCGTATAGGAACGTTTCAATCGGGCTGATCTCAACCATCGACCGATAGTCCTCAAAACTCATCAACGCCATGTCACCGCCAGTGTGTCGCGTTTCCTGATAGCGTGTGAACAATCCGTATTGTTCCTTGGTCGCAACATTCTTCACGCGAGTAACAATCAAATCGGTATTTGTCTTGATAATTTTGCGCATGGTGCGGTCAGGAGCAAACCCATCAACAACAATACGCACAGATTTACACTCCGAGCAGCCCGTGCAGGTTGGAGTATAGATGATGTTATGACTGCGCCGATAGTTTGACGCTGCCATATCACTATAAAATTTCTCGGCATTTTTCAGGCTGGAAATTTCAGTCACGGTTTTACGTTCAGCCCGTGCCGGAAGATATGGGCACGGCAGCGGTGACGTTGTGAAGTAATATGGAGATTTTCTCGTCATTGAACACCTGTGATACACCACCCGCCATGTTAGCGTTCTGGTTGTGCATTGTCAATGATCGCCTAAATACGATCATGAGGTATTACCATATTACAATTCGCTACGGTGGAACTAAAAAAACGCCTTTTTGGGATGAACCAAGAACGTTTTCGGTATGTGCAGATCGCGAAGATTTGGCACTCGAAGAACTTTTGCGCCGGTACCCAAGGTATCTTGGATTTGAGGTCGAACATATTGAAGAAAGCCTCATCTCAGAAAACGCATAATAAAACTACCGGCTAAATATCATCATTACCATTTGGCGTAGGTGGAATGATGGCGATTACGTATACACTTAATAAAACAGATGGAACACAACTTTGCATTGTAAATGAGCTTGTTGAAGATACAACCACAATTCCATTGGCGCTTTTTGGTAAAAACCGACTTAATTACGGTAAAAAGCTAAACGAAAATTTTGTTAAGCTACTTGAAAACTTTAATGACGCTGCCGCGCCATCCAATCCTCTTATCGGGCAATTGTGGTATAATCGTACAACAGGCGATCTCAAGCTATACAATGGTACAACATTTGCTGGTTTGAACGCCGATACGTTGGACGGCGTTCATAGTGATGAACTGTTGCTAAAATCTCAAAATTTAGCAGATTTACCAGATAAAGCAACCGCGCGTAGTATTTTGTCCGTGTATGAAAAAACACAGGTATATACCCGAGCAGAAACGTACTCAAAAACTGAAGCTGAAAGTTTATTTGTCAATGTATCCGGCGACACCATGACCGGGTTCTTGTCTCTTCATGCTGACCCTACGAATGCACTTCACGCCACCACCAAACAATATGTGGATAACCTCGGTGCCTATGGTCACACCGATAACCCAACCATCGCCGCTGGTACCTATGTGGACTACAACCTTCAGACTATTTTTGCAGACGCAGGGTATGACGCGAGGGCGGCAGATGTTGGTGTGAAGGTTCTCGACGTAACTAGTGGTTCGCCAACTGAGAATTGGTATATTGACGCAGGAGCGGTTGCAACTATTGCAGTAAACAATACCACAGTGCGAATAATAAACGAATATACGTCGGCACTTACTTTCTACATCACAATTATCAAGGTCTAATATGATCACCCGCACATACTACCGCGCAAATGGTAATTTCATATTGGTCCCTGACCGTGGTGTCAAAACCGCAGCGGACTACTATGGCTATAATACTTTATATGCGTCATCTGCTGCTAGTGGATATCAGGAAAGCTCAAAGGTCACCTTGCACTTGTACGAGGACATGACGACTGGAAAATTGAGCTTGCACGTCATAAACGACATGTCCCAGGGATTGGGTGATACCGGTGGTGGTGCTAACTATGTTGTGGTGGATAATCTTCCGACAGGACATCAAGTAATTGCAGCGGATGATCCTGGCGAGGCATGGTCTAATAGTACGACACAGGCTATTGGTAATTTTGGATGGGGTGATTGCTGCACTGATGGTATGGTAATCGATAATATTCAAGATATGACTGCAATTATGATTACCTGTTCTGGGTATAGCGGCGTTGATCAATTCAAGCTTGCGAGCTATGATGGACGCATTCAATATCTCCCTCTGACAACAACACTAACAATCGAGAAGATTGTCGAAGAGATAGACGAAACATTGTTTTTACAAGAAAACCCGGTCGCAGGGCAATACACAGGTTCTCAAGTTGTATCTTTTACTAAGGCGGCGAATGTTACTGCTAAAATCGCGCTCAATGCCACCCCATCCAATTCAAAAATTATCGCATATGACGCCAATGAAAATCCATTCATTGCGGTCGTTGATGACGGGCGTGGACGTGTAGTCTTTGATGGCGGGTTCCCTAGATACTACAACTCAAATTGGAACGGGGTTGGGTATTACACTCTGCTCAAAGCAGAGCATATGTTTCTCTATCAATGCATGAACTGGATTGTCAATCCGGTAAAGGTTCGTAATGGTAATAAGTCAATACTAATATTCAATGACAGCATCACTGGTGAGAATTACCCACTCAGTTCGTTTAATACAACATTGGATGGGGTTGCCGCGATTGCCGGTTATACTCTTGTACACAAGGATCGGTCAAGCTTTGGGGCAGGAGATCAAGTAACAATCCCATTTGTTGAACTTGATCAGTATGCAGCGGTTATTGTGTTTTCAACAAGATACTGGGGTTCGCCCAGTATTACGGCAGAAACCGGGGCAAATTTCAAGATATACCGGGAAGCCGGAAACGGTATTATGGTGATCACGGACCATTCCGATGGCACAACGTCATTTCAGCATACCGCGAACGTTATTGCAAACCAGTTTGGGGCTAATTTTTACGGGTCTGTGGATAGAACCCCCGTCGCAGTTTCGACGTTGAAGCAAAATTATGGCGTCCATCCTCTTTGGAATAATATCCCTGGAAGTATTGTTGGGGGAGGTAGTGAAGGTAATATATCCGTCACCAATTTCCCTGATTATAATGACACGTCGTGGGTAATTGATCCGGCAGACATTTACACCTTTAATGCTCTTGTCCAAGACGAGATTGGGTTCTTCTATCATTTCTCATTTGGATATGCAATTGGCGTTGATGAACCGATACAATTGAATTTTTCACCGGAGACATTGAAGGATGTGGTGAACGTTGATTTCTACGTCGCTCAATATGCCGGTACTACGAGTGGGTTTGTGATTGATGCCATCGGAAATGTCCTCGGGTCATTTCGTAATGATGGGACGTTCTCAATGACGTGGTACGATCCAGATTTCGCGACCGTACAATTGACGAAAGGTGATGCGCCAATTGTAATCAATATTCGTGTTACGCATCCCTTCTCGTATACCAAGAAAGTTTCTCTGATACGCTATGTGAAGGCGTGCAATCCTTTAAGTTCATCTTCAATTCTTGATGCACTTCATGGTGCTGAGTTGCGGGATCATCTTGGATCACCAGCAAGGATTATTCGTGACTTCCGCGATATTACCAATAATGATCCAAACAAGAAACCATCATTTGCGCTGTCATATCTGTACTACTATTTGCTTCCGTGATTGTGGTTTGTGGGCGCACGCATTCACCATACTCGAAGAATAAATACCAGGAATGTTTGAGTAGAGGGGTTGCGGATGGTCTATTTTATTAACAAATACGATGGCACACAGGTAGCGGCAATTGCCGAAGGTGCAATGGACACCACCAGCACTTCATTGAAGTTGCTTGGGAGAAATTTTATCAACTATGGTGAGATCATCTCCGAGAACTTCGTTCATCTGATGGAGAATTTTGCCAGCCCAAACCCGCCTGCTGGGGTGCCATTATCTGGGCAGTTGTGGTTCAACACTACCGACAACAAAATGTATTTGTTTAATGGTACGACTTGGGTTGTCGCCACCGCGATCAACGTGGGTAACACCGATGGTGATCCGAATAATAACGGGGATGGACCAAATGCATTACCACCGTCTGGTACAGCGGAAGGCGACCTCTATTGGGATGCCGATACGCAGCAGCTTTGGGGTTGGACCGAGATTGGCACCCCGCATTGGGTGTTGATTGGTCCGCCCGCACCGGACAGCGCAAATTCCAAGCTGGAATATCAGCAGATTGATGGTCATGATTGCCTTGTGATTACCATTGGTGGTCAATACATCGCCATCTGGTCAGCGGTATCGTTCACTCCAACCACTGCTCCGTGGAATAGCATTTTCCCGGCTGCCGCTACCGGCGTTGAAGGTATTGTTGCCGGATTAACATTCCGCCGCGATGATATGAATAGTATCAGAAGTGGTTCGCATTATCCGAGCAAGAACAATAGTTTCAACCTTGGTTCCGCGTCGTTGCGGTGGGATACACTGCATGCGCGTGTTGTAGTTGCTGATAATATCCAGCAAACTGGTCAAGGAAGCATTGCTTTTAATAAATTCATGCGTACCGACCAAACCAATGTCCCCGATGTTAATGTGGCTTACGACCTTGGAAGCACAACGAATCGGTATTCAAAAGTTTACGCAACCGATTTCATGGGTACTTCCACCGCAACGCGCCTTGCCGACTTGGCAGAACGTTTTGCTGCGGATGAGCCGATGGACGAAGGTACCGTTGTCAAGCTCGGGGGTTCCGCTGAAATTACCAAGACGACCGAAGCGGCAGATATCGATGTCCTCGGGGTGGTGTCCACTCGTGCGGCATTCAAAATGAATGCCGAAGCTGGTGATGATAACTCCCATCCGTTCGTTGCTTTTGCTGGTCGAGTGCCATGCAAAGTTGTTGGTAAGGTCGAAAAGGGTGAACGTTTGATTACCTCCAATATTCCTGGGGTTGCTATTGGATTCAAAACAGCGTATCCGGAGATTGCTGGTTTTGGTACAAACCGCCATGCGCTGGAAATTATTGGCCGTGCGCTTGAATGCAAAAACACTGACGAGGTGGGTTTGGTTATGATCGTGGTTGGTACGAAATAATAATTTGACGCATTCTAAATTTCACCCCATGATCATCCACGCAAAGGAGCGAAGCGTTGAAGGAAATTGATCTCTATCTCGGTGGCTATTTGCTGTGCTGTGGCGACGTATTCGTTGACCTCGGTGATAAGCGATATGCTGATGCCGTATCGATACAGCCGCTTGCCGGGCGGTATGGCATCTACAACGTTCATCTGGATTCGAACCAGTTGAGCCTTATCCCCGAGCTTGAGCAGACCTTCCAGGGCGCTACGGTTCGGTTCTACGTCCGCCTGATTGATGGGAACGTCAATTACGCCCCGGCGCCGAACGTCACGTTCTTCACCGATGATCAAGCGATCCTTGAACAGATGAATGCCGCAAACAGTGGACTTAATGTGACGTTCTTGCTCACCCCGGATGTTGCAATACAGCCAGTTGTTTCCCTGATTGAAACTTCGCAAAACACGATTCGCCTCCAACTGCTAGTGGTGAAGAATGGTACGGCTGTGAAGTGGAACCCAGGTACCCTGGATGAGGTGTTCTTTCACGTCTTTGATCATGTGGTTCGCACGGGTAATCCGCGTATCGTATTCGATTATCCGAGTATGCGTGGCGCAGAATACCATTGCTGGTTGGATCAGTATTATTTTGTCAATGGTGATACTGAGATTCAATGTCCACTAGTTGGGCATCTTCGCCCCTATGATTTAAATTATGAGCCACTAACCACCGAATGCGCGTTATGTGCATTTAATAGTAAGTGCTTCAACTGTCGATGGGCGAACTATCATAATACCGCATCTTTTGTGAATACTGGATGTCGTGATGTGTCTGAGTTTTACGACAAATCATTGACTACCGTACACAACGTGCAATTATTTCAAGTGTTCAGTCAGATGTATGATAAATTCCGCGAGCAACCGGAAGAAATGCTCAAGGTTTATACGTTTCTGATATCGGAGAACCGCCCTGATCAATGGATTTCGGTGCGGGAGGTATTTGGTGAATTGCTCAAGGAAGCAACCACCAAGGATTATGCATTTGATTTTATGGTTTCTGTGATCTCGGCATATACCGATCCGCTTGCGGTATTTTCCACGGAAACTGTGCATACCATTGGGCGAAATATGTTTGAGATTGCCGAACCAAATCTCAATCAGCTTTTAGGATACCTATTCCTTATCGAATACGCGAAGATTTACCACGGGGAAGGTTAATGCATAAGATCACCGGGAAGGTTAAGGGGACGGTCCTGTTCTATGATGAAAGGACCGCGATTCTCTACGACCATGACATGGTTCCGATCACCCAGACCCGTGACTATCAACGGTCTAAGTTTGGTGGTGCTATTGGTTTGTATAACATCGCCAGCGTGCAGTTTGGGCAATTCTGTAATCTCCGATGCACATACTGCCTGCAACGCACTATAGGAAGTGTTGATAGCGTTCATACCCCGGAGCGTGGTACGAAAATCCAACAGACGGTTGAGTATATTAGACGTACACTTGATCCGTGTATTCCAACCAAGGTTGATTTGTGGGGCGGCGAACCGCTGTTCTATTGGGATGATCTGAAGGAGGTTGTCACCAGCCTGGAACCGCATGGGCAGATGCACTTCACGGTGTTTACCAATGGTATGGCACTCAAGGAAGAACATCTGGCGTGGTTCGCCAGCCGTCCATCCAAATTCACGGTGTCATTAAGCCATGATGGGTTTGGACAAGCCGCGCGTGGTAAAGACGTTCTGGACAAAGTGCTTGATTTGTTTGCTCACATAATTGCACCGAATATTGATTATTCAATTGCAACTACTGTGTCAAATACCAACCACGACCTTCTTGCGCTGAATGATTTGTTCATGGTAGCACTGGATCGTCATGGGCTGCGGGATAGGGCGAAGTGGATCATTGAAATCCCACTGGTGTTCAGCGCAAAGGATGCTTTTGACCCCAAGCAGTTGCATAAGTTTACCGAGAACCTTAGGGCGTTCTTAACAGAAAATGAGCGCGGAAACCCACGCATTCTTAACAACACCTTATGGTCTACTTTCGATCTGTTCGGTATATTTGCCCTGCTGAATCGTTTCAACAGCAAACATATACCAGGGTTCTACCGGTGCCATTTGTCCTATGATAATGCCGTGGTTGTCAACACCAATGGTGAAGTGCTTCTCTGTCCTCATTCAACTTCTCCGACGCATGTGTTGGGGTCGGTTGACGGCGGTCAGGTCAAACACAAATCCGAGGTGATTCGCACCGGATATGATCCGCGTTGCGACGGTTGCCTCGTTCGTGATTTTTGTCGAAGCAGTTGCCCAATCATTGGTGGTACTTTTGAAGATAATCACAAAGTAATGTGGGCGTACTTCTCGACGTTGTACGAGTTCGCCTTTAAGCGTCTTCTTATGGAAGATGAAGTCGTAATCGAGCGAGTGTGATATGAAATTCAAGATCAGCGCCTTGGATACCCAAGCAACCATCATCTATGACAACGAAGCTAACATCTTTTTTGACGACACGGGAGTGCCGCTCACACAAACCGCGAATTACATTCGTAGACGCGCGGCCAATTGGGACAAAACGCCGACGTGGCAAACATCCACTAATATTCGGCAAATCAAAATTTCTCTTGGGCAGTTCTGCAACTATTCCTGTACCTACTGTATGCAGAGCCAAATCGGTGAAGTGGGTAAGGAAGGTTTTGCGAAGAACGTCAACACCGACCGCATCATCGAAATCCTCAAGACCAATTACACGGTCCCCGACAACGTTCGCATCGAACTGTGGGGTGGTGAACCATTCTTCTATTGGGAAGATATGGTCAAGCTCATGGAGGCGTTCGATCATGAAACTGCTGAATTCCAGATTTTCACCAACGGATCAACTTTGCGACGCAAGCACCTTGATTTTTTCAAGGGTTTGAAGAGCCGTAAGATCGATCTGGGGCTGTCGCACGACGCAGCCAAACAGGAAACCACCCGTGGTAAAAACTATCTCGCTGAAAACCTTGAACTGCTTCGCGAGTATCGTGAATTTACGAATATCCAACCTTTCTTGAGTGCCACGTTGACCAACGTGAATTATGATTTGTTGGAAATCAATGACTACTTTCGTGCTATGTTGGAGGCGCACTACGGGGATACGAACCTGTGGATCAACTTCGACGTGCCGATGATTCACGAAAAGCAGAGTCTCAAGTTCTCACAAGACCAGCTTGATGGTTATAGCGCCAACTTGCGCAAGTACCTTCAAGCGTGTTGGGAGGATAAGAATCACGAGCGTATGATCCGTGGTTCGTTTTTTGAAGGCGGACAGCCAAGCTTCAAGCGCATCATGGAATCCTTCCATTCCAAGGATATTGAGTCATTCATCAAATGTGCAGTGGGTTCGCCTAATTCGTTGACCCTCGATCTGGAAGGCAATGTTAAAACCTGCCCACACGCCGGGGATGCACATATATTTGGGAACGTCCTTGAGAGCGAAGACCACATTTTCAAGAATGATCCCACCTATGTGCGCACGGTAGAATACGACCAGTGTCAAAAGTGCTTGGTGCGCCGCTTCTGCCAAGGCGGTTGCCCTATCGTGATTGATAAAAACACGTGGTACTCGTATCACCATGTTTTGTGGACCCACTACAGCACCATGTTCCAACTGGCTATGGAATTGTTGCTAGGTAGCAAAAAAGTGATGATCACAAATGTTGACTGATCTGTGCCGCAACGTCTCTATCATCAATTTGTTGCTGACCAAAAAGTGCAACTACTCTTGCTCATATTGTCACCAGCTTCACAAAGACGATGTGCGACTTGCGGTATCACCACCCGAGCGTATCCACGAAATTGTGGAAAAGCTTGCTACGATCAATGATATCCCGAAGAACGTGCGATTTTTCGGCGGGGAAACGCTACTGCGTTTCCCCGATATCAAAGCCTATTTTGAGGCATACCAACCGAACTATCCGGCACTGGGGTTTAGTGTTTATTCGAACGGATCACTCCTAACTCCTGACATGGGCGAATTCCTCGCCAAGAACGGCGTAGACCTCACATTATCCATCGATGGGTATACAGAGGACGGTCAGCTTGAAAAGGACTATAAACGCCTAGAAACCGTCTTCCCGGCGATCTATCGCATCTACGCCACTCACGGACGTATGATATCGGTGTCGGTGACCATCGACATTGCCAAAGTTCAGGCAGCGAAGAACCTGATGGTGTTGTTTACTCGGCGTTTTCCACGCACCAAACTTTTCATTTCTCCCGTTTTCCATTCGAAGGGTGATGGGAATACCCCATGGAGCATGGATGCGATTGATGACCTTCTGGGGTTTGTGGAGACCATCAACCAACAACGGGCAACACCGATCCTACAGGGATTGAATGTGATCTCATCGCCTCAGAAATGTATTAGCGTGGATTGGACATTGGCAGTGGACCTGTCGGGCGATCTGTCCAGTTGCTTCTTCACGATCACCGACAAGCTGACCTTCCCCGAGTACGTCTATGGGAACCTGTTGGACGACCGATTTGACGCGCCCCAATATGCTGCGATCTTGGAGCGGAAGCGTCAGATGTTCGACAACCCGTATTGCGCGGCATGCAGGTTCAAAGAAACCTGCATATCTTGCTCGACGTGCGGGATGCTGTTCAACGAGAACCGGTGGTTCGAAAACGGCGAATGCAAGCCCTTGGTACATTTCTTGTCTGGGATGCATCACATGACCAGGGATGAACCACTATGAATGAAATTACCACTCTGCTGCGTAGCCGTGGGGTCTTTCAAGTGGTACTCACCAATCGCTGCAACTACAATTGCAACTACTGCTATCAGGAACGCAATTTTAAGAAGTTCCCGAACGAGTTCGATAGCGCCGAGCAACTTGATCGTGTTTGCGGTAAATTGGTCGAACACCGCAAGGACGACACCCACTTCGAGTTCCAATTTCTCGGCGGCGAACCGCTGTTGAAGAAAAATGTTTTAATGAATTTTATGCGGGATTATGCATGGAAATATCCCAAGGTAGTATTCAACGTAATCACCAATGGTAAACTTCTCGATCACGAAACGGCAGTAGAGTATATCACGAGTCACCCTCTGGCGAAAATCTATTTTTCCTGTGACGGTATTGACCTGAATACCAATACGCATCCCAAGACCTGGGAACGTATTGCGATACTGTATGACCGGCTCTATCAACGCTTCCCAGAGCGCATTGGCATCATCCCGGTACTAACCAGCAGTACCATCCCTAATTACGTTGCCCTATTGGATTTGATGGCGGAAAAATATCCACTCAGTCATGTTCATGCATTGGCCGCAATCAGCGACCATTTCGATACCAACTTCGAATGGTCGCCCGAGCATATTCGCAGCGTCGGGGAACAAATCCGTCCGTTCTTCCTGAAACACCCAGGTTGGACCATTGACTATTACATGTGGGATTATCCGCTCGATTCCTTCCTCGATTCGGCGGACGACCCGGCGGTGATGCCAAACGGTGACATACATCTGATGCCATCGTATTTTATGGGTGAAGCAGCAGACCTAAGCAATAAACCAGACTTCAATGTAATCACCGGGGAAGTATACCCGTACCTTGCCCAGAAACAGATCAAAGAGCGGTTGATTCAAGCGGCGAAAACTGCCAACTCGCGCTGTCAGACATGCCCGATTTCGGGGCATTGTCTTCCGATGAAATTCTTCACATTGGTACACTTACCGGACGAGCAAATTACCGCAGAGACCGTGGTTGATGCAGAATGTAACACCATGCTTGATTTCTTCTGGAATATGCCGGTGTTCGCACATTTTCCCACCGGCATATTTCAGAACCTTCAACAGCAAGTCCAACTGTTCCAGAAGTATCGGACACGATATGTTCGGGCGCTTTATGTTTTAGACCGTTTGGCTATTCCAGTTCTGCAACTTCTAAATGACGATTTTGTTGAGAATATCGAAAAACTTGGCGTTGGAAAATATTTCTATCTAGATATGTATGGGGTTTCCCGCCATACCGAAGAAGTGCGCTCCGCATATAATACTCCATTGCGGGATATTTTTTGTCATTTCAAGCATCATCCGAAACGTCGTCCACTTCACCCGGCATTGGTATGTAAAGTTGTTCGTGAATTGTTGGATAAACCGACCGACCATTTGTTTGAGTTAATTATTCCGAACCTTTACCACAAGGTCTATTATGGTCCAACGTGGCATTGGTCGTTTGACGACACTTATAGGTGGTAATCATGGACAACCCTTTCAGTCAGGTCTATTGGATCAATCTGCTCCTGACTAATAAATGTAACAAGCAGTGTTCGTACTGCTATGAGCAGCATAAAGCCGAGTTTGAACGGTCGTACATCAATGCACATCGTGTGGATGAAATCTGCGCGAAGATGGACACCATGAACTCGCTTCAGAAAACCCTCCATTTTTTTGGCGGCGAACCCATGCTGAAGTTCGACACCATCATGGAGTACATGCGGGCATCGTCCCATAAATACCCCACATTGTCTTACGTGATTATCACCAACGGCACGCTACTGACTCCTCAGAAATTCGAGGATTTCGTTTCGCACGGCGGCTCATTCTACATTTCCTGCGACGGCTGGGGGATCGATAACACTGACATCACAACCAAGGATTTCAGTGCTATCAAGGATGTGGTTGAGGCATGCTTCCCGGTGGTCGCAGCCTATGATAAACGCATTACGTTCGACGTAGTTGTGCATCCCCGTGAGGTCGCGTCGTTCGGGCGGTTTATGCAGTACCTCGCCGGAAGTCCGCATTTCGAGCAAATCAATATCCACATCAAGCCATTGCTATACAGCATGACCGATGGGTTGGTGCGCTGGGATGACGCAGCGATTAATCAATTCTTACAGGAATGTATGAATGCCATTGTGAAATCAAAGGGCATCAATTTCGAGATAGAAGGGTTCTACGAGAAGTCATGGGGCACGTGCATGACCATGGCAAACAACCTGAATGTTGATGTTGAGGGTAATTTTTCAGGGTGTTATTTTCTACTGAACCAACATAAAGCCACCTCGGCATTCGATGATGCCATTTTTGGCAACATTCTAACCGGCGAGATTGATACTGCCAAAATCGCCAACTTTAAACGCCTGGAACAGGAACTCTACCAGTCCTCTAAATGCCAATCTTGCGTATTGAACCCAAAATGCTTCCAGTGCAGTGCTGGACTGTACACAACCCTTGGAAAGTGGTACGACAACGACAAGCATTGCGAAATCGTTATCCCATTCATCCAACGGTTGAATTCCTTCCAAGCCATGAAAGAGGATGCATATATCATTGGCTGCCTGAAGGAGAAAATCCAGGAACATGGGTCTGAGTGGTTTGTGACTCGCCTTAAGTATTGGACGACAGTTCACATGCAAGCGACGTTGCTGGAAATTTGTAATGCACATATCCCAGCACAAAACATTATGGCGGGAAATGCGCCACTTGATTTGGGTCAGTGGCTCAGTGATGCGGGGGCAAAGCAAGTAGCAGAGCTTCATCACATTTTCACGCCTGCATTGGCTGATCTTTCTGCTCAAGATCAGTTTACGCTTTGCGTTGCGCGTGTGATTGAGAAAGAACATCCCAAAACCTAATAGAAAACCCTCCATGGACTGCTAAATACGTGCAGTCCATGGAGGTGCTTGATGGTGGTAACGGTAATCAGCGGCGGTGATAATTCATCCAGCTATGCAAAAGACAAAGCTTTTGATAATTCGATAACGACATCCTGGCGAAGCTTACAGACCGGCGTTGATGTTGTAAATGCCGCATGGCTCGGTCAAGATTTCGGTATTCCAGTTTACGTGATTTCTGCGAGCTACCGTAAAGGGTCATACGATCCGGCATCGGTTGCGATACAGTACAGTGATGATGGATTGTCATGGACGAATACTGGTGTAACGTTTACCAGTTTTAGCAACGCGGTGGAAAAGAAAAGTATAGCAGTGGGTACACCGCATCGTTACTGGCGTGCAATTGCCACAGGTGCCACGGCAGGTACCAACCCATGGGAAATTGTAGAATTGACTTTCGGCATCGCCACAACAGGATTACCCAAGTACATAACGAAGGTAGTGTCTCTTGGCGCAATAACCAATTTGAACGCAACGGCATTGAAGGCACGGGTGAATACGTTGAAGACAAAGTTTGTTCAGAACGGCATTCTCACGGCAGTAGATATGCAGGAATTTTGGAGCATTCTTCGGGATTTCAGCCAACACTACCACCCATACACGGAAACGAAGCAGGCGATTGATAATATTCAGGCTGGTATTGATGCTATTACCGATTCAACAACAAAGACCAATGCCCAGAACGCCGCAAACCCTCATAAGGTAACCGTTTTGAGTAACACCGGTCCTATATTATTTGACAATCCGATCACATCTGGGTTTTCTGTGGGGTTTGTATTGGATAAAGTGACAATGAATACGTTTATTGAAATGATAAATGCATCCCAACGTCATAAACATAGTGTAACTGATCGTTTTTTTGACACAGCAGTCTAAGGAAGTCCGATATGGCTGAACAAAATGTTCCTTCGAATACCGATGCAGCAACGTATTCGACCACAGCAGCGGAAACCCCGCAAATCACCGCACCGCAAATACTGACGGCCAACATGTTCCAAAACATGTTGAATGTGCTGGAAAATGCTCTCGGTAGCCATACCCATACGCATCAAGATACCGCATTGAATGCGTGTACGTGTTGGAACTATACACCGTGTGACCGTTTAGTGACCAACCTTACCTGTGTTGATTGTTCGCCTGGAAATTGTGCTGGGCAGTGCCGCACGTGTGGTACCGCGCAATGTGGGACTTATGAGTGTGCCTGTGCTGATGTTCAGGGATGGGTTGATAATACTCCTGGGGGTAACGGGACACCCTGCACACTGCCTTGAATAATTACCTAAACAAATTGACCAGAAACCTCGAACCATGCGATTTTGGACGAGGTTCTGGTTAATGAAGGTATTAGGATGATCGAGTGTAAATCGGGTGAGAGCAATCCACGTTTTCAATTTGATATTACTCGCGGTGAGCGCGAGTATTTTGATGCTTTTGCTGCGGAATGCGAACTGTTGTTCAACTTTGAGCGACAACTTGCCCTTGTAATGCAAACACCCGTACCCGACCCCGCCTTGCATTACCACGATACATTGTCGGTGCTGTTTCGGGTTGATAAAGCACCGACGCTTGATCTTGACCATGCACGCGCATGGCTCGAAGAAAACAAACCTGATTTGCCGCCACAACTTATTTTTCGCCGAGTGTTCCCTGATGATGCGGAGGGTGAAGCGTGGTTGGCGGAATTGACAATCCCCGAAACGGTGTCGGTGTCGAAGCTTGGGTATGTTGATCCCATGACGTTTGATATTTGGACCATGTACCAGTTCGAATGCCCCACGGTTGATGATGCCGCTGTGGTTGGTCCACTGGTGGAGGTTTAATCCATGACGGCAGTATCGCAAAGAGAATTCGAGCGTATGGCGCAAGCAGTTTACCAACAGGAATTGAAAACTCCATGGTTTGCGCCAGTGGGGTTGATGCGCAGCATCAACCCCACGGACTACAATCCGTGTGCGGAGATTGCGTCGGTACCTTATATAAGCCTTCAAACCCGACTGAAGATGGCGGGGCTTGATACGTTCGAGGTCGTATGTGACGAGCGGAACAACACCACCGAAACAAAGTCCAAGGTTGATTACTTGGCAGCTATTCGAGAGGTAGTGGGATAATGACGACCGTAGGCGCACTTATCACGGAGAAGGCATACTTGATTCTGTCCGAGCATCATAAGGATTTATGGGATCGGCTTGGTATCGAGGTTATTGGGATTGAAGAACTTGACGGCGATGAAGTAGGTGACGAGGGTCCAAACCTACTTCTTGATTTGAAGGTAAAACGCGATCTCCCGGATGGCACTTTACTGTTCGTGCGGGTCGGGCGTGTGGTTGAAGGTGAAAACGGTCCCGTAATGGACAAGAGTGCCTATGGGGCAACGCCACTCATTGATGGGGAGCGTCGGGACGATCTGACGTGGTGGGGATGAGTTGGACGAAGCATGTTGTTTTCTTCACGCCATTGTATCCAGCACTTCCTTGTGTTCCGGTGAACCAAACAAAAATTCTCCTTACCCAGGAAATAATTGACCGGATGCGTCAGGCATATATACAACACAAAAAACAAGAACTACTAGACGATTCTATCGTCTACCAGCACTCATCCCCACGAGGAAAGATCGAATATTATGAGCAATAAAATAATATGCCTGGAAATCCAGGCAGTGGGGCGTGGACTTCGTGAGGTTTCAGGGTATATCGAATTCGTTAATTTTACACCGTCATGTGACGACGATGTGGAACTGGAACGTCTCGCAAACGATATTGAATCCTTGGAAACCATTGAAACCGAACAGGTTGATTATCTTGGTATTATCCGACAAGTCATTGGGTCTAAATAAGTCAAACTGTCAATCAGAGGTGGTAAATGGTCAATTTTGATATGCGCATTCTGGTAGTCGATGACTATGCTACGATGCAGAAGATTGAGCGCAATTTGCTCAAGCAGATTGGTTTCGGGAATGTTGATACCGCAAATGACGGCTCCCAGGCACTTCAAATGCTTCGGTTGCAGCACTATGATCTTATCCTGTCCGATTGGAACATGGAGCCGATGACCGGTCTGATGTTGTTGCGCGAAGTGCGCAATGACCCTGCCCTGAAGCATATCCCATTCATCATGGTAACTGCGGAAACTAAACAGGAAAATGTGATCGCTGCTCGGGAAGCAGGGGTGTCCAACTATATAATTAAACCCTTTACGGCGGATACATTAAAGAAGAAACTACAGTCGGTTATCGGGGATTTCTAATGTTCTCTCGAAAGCGCGATGCGCTTGAACTCCTATGCACGTTGTACGTCATTTTTAAACTGGCAAAAACCAAAGGCGACCTCGCCCTTGAGTCGCATTGCGAGCAACCAGAACACAGCCCGATATTTGTTAATTCCAGCTTGTCAAAAGCAGAAAAGGTCGTACTTGCGGATTCGATGCGACTCTTAACACTCGGGTTAGATAGTCCTGATGATGTGGAACGTTTTATGGTCGGTATGTTTGTCATATCCGTCAAACATACCGACAGGATGGATGTGATTATTGAAGCATTTGTGGCACATTGCAAAGGCTATGCACCGCAAATTTCCATTGAATTTGCTCGTGCCGCGTTCGGTATTAAAAACCGCCCGACTTTTCAGGAAACTGAGGAAGCAATCACTAACCTCCTTCTTGATGATTATCAGTATAAATGGCAACATCACGGGAAATAATCACGCGCATATGTTTCGTCTTTGCGATCTTCACAAACCCGTGCTAAAAATGGCCAAAATGGTTTTGTGAGGTCGAAATGTTTAAGTGGCTGGGTAGACTGCGATGTGATGTTTCGGCTCAAGAGATTGAGCCGCCCTCGGTGGTAGTATCACCAACCCCAGAGGAATACCTGAATCGGGATTTCCCGCCATTGTGTTCGGAATTCAATTCCAGTGGGGAAGTTGAGACGGCACGCACTGCGTGGGTACAATACCAGAATGAAAAACGGCGATCCGAGCAGCAGCCCGAATTAGACAAACTGATTACTCAAGACAATATCGACCGGGAAGCGGCACAAACCTTCAAACCGAACGTGAAGATCGTTCGGTACGCGGCTGGTGATTTTCTAGTTTACGAAGGGCAGGAATACCCTCGTAATTTCATTGAGTCCATTGTTATTACCAATCCTGGCGTCGAACCGCAAGTGGTGCAACTTCACTGGACGATGCGTTTTCCGGGAACATTTGCCGCTGTATTAGTTCCGGCATCAATAACGATGCGTTTGTGTTCGGGGACGGAAATCGTCATTACCTGTAACCGGTGGAACGTGGATATTCTTCATAAAGCATTGATTCATGCATGGAAACATGGAGAGCCGGATTGAACATTGTGCTGGTTTCATCGGATATGTGGGCACGACTGCATGAGGTATTACCATCTCGCGATGCCATCATTATGATAGTGCGCGAGACAATGCAAACTGTTATGAATACCTATTTGTTCGAAATGGTTGATGAAAACACTCGGCAATCCCTTTCCTTACATATGAGGCGTCAATTGTCCGTTTTACCACTCGAAGATTTCGCAGTGTTTGCTAAATTTCAGGGCAATGGTATTACGGTTGATGTCATGGTCAAACACAATGGGGAATGGATTTCGTTCCCCGGTAAGATGGGTACTTGCTGATGTTTCTTGACCCAACCCCTGAAATTCGGAAGAAGCATCGATTTGCTTCAAACGAATATTTGTACGATGACAATGTTGTCGTGATTCATGCGGATTGGTTTGGGAACCGTACCATCGAGGTTGTGCGTCCACATCACATTCCGACCAGCGATCTTACCGGCTCTGTTGTCGGTTTGTATCAGTGTTTTGCTGTATTACCACCCACCACGGCAACCATTATCGACACGCCATTTGGGTTCTGTGTCGAAGACGGGAATCGGTACTACGCATCGGATTTTTACGACAGCAAAACTGATCCCTTGCTGGTGGTCGAGCAAGTTGCCGTGCATGTGATGGATCAAGCTCGTTGGCACATTACCGAGCGAATTCACGAGGCAGTCCAGTGTATCCTTGCGTTGGTTCCGGAACAATGCGATACTCGGCCAACCGAATCTTCCATATGAGTTTTGGTCAATGACTGAAATATGGGACTACAAACAACCAGAACCGTTTCGGTGTCCCCTCAATAGTAGCTGCCAAAGCTGTGACGAGGCATGTGTACCGTTAGTTCCGGAGGATTTTGAACAACAAATCAAGGCTTACAAAGACTTGATGGACGGCAGCAGCAACGATTGAGGCGAACATGACGATAAGCGGTGGGTTGATGATTTTTGTGGCGGCTATGGCTATTGCCATTGTGATGTTTGGGCTGAAAGCGGCGGTGTTCTTGGCAATCGGTGCAACCGTCGTCTTGGTATTCTTGCGTCCAGAGGTGGGACGGACATGTATTACCAAGATTCGTGAGCATTTGAAATGAAGAAACTCACGTTCCTACTGGTGCTAATAGCACCGACCATCGCTCACGCCGATTACGCTTTGCTATACCCTGCGGGGCACTCTCGACCTGGGGTGCAATTGGAAACGATTGAGGCATGTCGTCGTGGCGCAGCAGAGATATACCATTTCTGGGATACGTCCGGTAGATATAGCTTCCTCTGCATGAACACTAAAACCGGGGTGATTGAGGAAGAAGTAAAATGCGACGACCGCAAATGCACCGCGTATCAGAAAGCCGACAAATGATTCGATCCCTGCTTGCGCTTATGCTTATCAGTGTGCCGTCACTGGTGCATGCCGGTGAATACATACTGACGATGGGTATTGGGTACAACACTGCAACAACAGCAACACTCAATAATATCGAAGCCTGCATCACAATGGCGGCTGAGTTACACGGGCGATGGCGCGGTGGTGAACGGTATCAGTGCTTCGACAAGGATACCGGGAAAATGGTTGTAAAAATCGGATGTAACGACAATCGCGAGTGTAAAGCCTGGGATCGCACCGAGCGGTTGGTTGCCATTGTAGATATCACCAACGATGGTAAGGAAACCTCATTGCGGGCGGTGATGCCGTAACTGTTTCAACAGGAGAAGATTGTGATCTATCCGATTACCAAAGAACTGGAAGCGCAATTGAATAGCGACCAGCTTCATGCTTTGCGCGAGAAAATCGCTTCGACCAAAGTCCTTGCTCATTCGAGTAAAATGGATATTTGGTTGAGTGACCCGCGCCCGTGTTATGCAAGCAAGCACATTGCCTATTTCACCATGGCGGTGATCGTGTCTGCATTCGCTGTATTCATTATCAGCTTCGCCTAAGAGGGTGCTATGAAGAAATTCTTGCTCGCAACCGTTTTGTTCTTCCCGTTGTTTGCCAACGCGGCAGATTTGGAACATACGCTGATTGTTGAAATGGGCTTTCAACATGCGGTCTCGGTGCCTGTTAGCGGATCGGAGGCGTGCAAGAATTTGGCGTTCGACATCTACGCGAAGAAGAATGGTAATAATGGCGCACCACGCGGGGCACAAACTCTTCGGGTTGGGTCTGCTAATGTTGATATTGGACAGCGTATCATCGACCCTTGGTTCTTCGATTGCGTCAACTCAAAACTCGGTAAAATCACGCATAGCATTATGTGTGAAAAAGGCGAGTGCAGCGTCATTGAGTACAAGGGAGACATAAAATGAACATTACCGGAGACACATTCACTGCCGACGCCGAAGTTATCGAGTACGATTGTTTTCAAATTCCGATTTTCATTCATACCATCAAATCAGTGGCAGACCTTCGTGGTGGTTGGATGTTCGAAGATGGTATTCATTATGCGGTCAACGAGGTTCGGGATGAGAAGGCGCTTCGCAGCGTCCTCATTGAGAAACTGCACGAATCCTTGAATGATTTCAATGCTCCACCGGCTGGACATGTGCGGGGTGTGATTAACTCGGCGTTGTGCCATAGTAATCGGCTGACCCCGCATGATATTGACGAAATCTACGCCATGGGAATCAATCCCATTCGATTTATCAATGGGGCATTGGTGATCTGGGGACAACGCATCGTCAACCGGGGTAGCCCCCAGAACATGTATTGGGACCGGGGTAGGGGGAAATTTGACCTCAATCCATGGTTTGAGCAGTTCAGCACGACCACAAAGATACGTTGGGAGTTTCCCATGATTTGGGATATGTCGAAACTTTTGGCGTCCGCACCCGCACCAGAAGCCCTGAAAACCGATTACCTTGCCGCCATCCATGACATCTGCAAGGCGGAACAATGAGCCAGTATGGTTTTTATACGGCGATCACCTCGTCAGTAGTTGCATTGGTCAACACCGTGATCATGCAATTACTGCGACTGTGGTACGGGTTCGAAGCCATGATCGCTTACGGTGCAATTATCTTGCTGATCTGTATGACAATCATTTGGCAGATGTTCCGTAAAAAGGACAAGTCATGACCGAGAAACCGTTAGAAGTCCGGTTCACGGATTGGAGAGGGCATTACCGGGGCAACCCCGGTGATATCGCGATCACGGTGACGTATCCACGTTCTTTTACCAAACGACGCCAGAAAAACCTTATTAAGTTCTTTACGTTCATTGGACCATTGGCTGAATTTACCGAACCATATGTTGCTGATGGGCGCGTCGAGGTGTTCTTTTTGGACCAAAATCAATGGCAAAACCGGTTGGCGACTTTGACCTTTGTATTCAAGGAACATCAACTGGCGACGTTGTTCCGGCTAAAATTTGACGGCGCGCTGGGTATCACGTTCAAAAACATTGAGAATCTGTCTCAAATTGTCCGGGTGGCATAGGAAATACCATGACGTATCTCGGTGAAATCTTCGAACTACGCGAAGAGCATTTTGCTCTTCTTGCCGGGATGGCGGGCGCGTTGGAGTGGTGTGAGGAACCCTACGAAGGTATTCCTCTGTTCGACATCAAACGCCCCTACGGTAATTCCGGTCGTGTGGCTATTGCCGCAGATGTAGCGGTACAAGTCGGACACGACCGGGAATACGTTGAGGATAACGAAGAGCGCATTGAAGAAATGTTGGCACTGCATCGGGAAACCGCCGATGCACTTCACATCATCCTCACGGTGCGCAACGCAACCCCCGGAAAATATCGGCGGATATTCCGGAATGAATGGCTACGGGTGGAAGGGTAATTGGCGATGAGTGACCAGTTCGAGAAGAAAGCCAGTGATGTCCTGGCACGGTTCCCCGCTCCGTCCAATTGGGCGGCTGGCGTCAAAGCCCAGCGTCTTGAACTGGCGTTGACCAATGCTCTGCGTGAAACATTTGAGCAAGGTCGCGCCTCGGTCGGCGGAAACACGGACGGGCTGGTGGCAATTGCCAAAGCAACGAAAAAATTCTTGTTGGCGTTGCATGACTATCGCGAGCGCCCGCTTGATGAATACAATGTGGCAACCGATGACCGTATTTCCTGTGTTGAAGACCTCGAAGACGAACTGATCGATGTTGTGAATGCCAATAAGCATGTGTTCGGGGATCACCAATGATTACGTTCTATACCTCCAAGCCTATTGGAATCTTGAAAAAAGAACGTCCATGGGTACGTTTGACGGTTGATCCTGATCTGGTTAGTAATCTCGCGACAACATTGAATAACGAGCGAAATATTTCGGCGGATGATCTTATTGCGCGTGCCCGGACATGGCAACGTGACCGCAACTGGGATACTTTCTTTACTGCGTTTGAATGGCTTGCTTCGTGTGGTGATGATGTTGCTGTTAAACGCGGCGGGTTTCCCAAAAGCTCTCTGTTGTTTTTCTTTCAAGACCCAAATATCGCCATCAAATTTCGTTTTAAATTTCAAAGCGAATTTGCGGTCGATGGTATTAGTGTGTTGGGCACGGGTAAATTGCGTATCCATGATACCAGCGAACTAAATTGGGAGCAAACCCAACAGTTTTTTGAGCGTTTTGCGCAAATGTATCCGCAGATGCTTGAACAATGTATTATCGAAGCTATGGGGTCGTCCCCAAATGATGCCGGTGGGATGAACCCATACGACGCAATCCATGCTGTGGTAGGGGCACGTTAATATGAAGTTCAGTTTTAAATGGGAAATGGAGTACCAAGCCTATAATAGCTGGGCTGGTGGTAACGTGACCTACAACCGGTGGTATGACAAGGACATTGACGCTGAGAATATTACCGAAGCCTATGATATGTTTATGGAAAAGCGCACCCGCGCTGTCTCTGCCTGGATTTCAATTAAGGATGAAAATGGCATAGAATACTACAACTGCACGGTGAAGGTTATCCGGGGTTACCTGCGCCCGCGAATTACCGACATGATGGTGATGACCAAGCGTGCCGGGTTTGATGTTCAGCACAGCCCTGATGGGCTTTATAACGCCCTTTCGGGGCGCAAGATTAAACGGTACGTGGACATTGGCAACGGCTATGTCGTGTCTCCCGCTGACATGAAAGACGTAGTGTTGGAGCGGGTGGCTGCGTATCGGTACGGTAAGGACCGGGGTACGACAATTCCCTACATGACGTTCGAAGAGATTGTCGCGTATTTCCGCAGCAACCCCAAGGCTGGTATTTGGCGGTCGTCGCGTGATTACACGGTGATCTCGGATCAATCCAATGGTCAGTCGGAGATTGGTTTTACCGACCGCACAACCAAGACCGCGTTGCAAGAACTTGGTCATTTGAGCGCCAACACTTACGGCGGTTTCAAAAATTATTATTCGTGCTACCACTGCATTCCTGAAGGTGAAACGGCGCCCGATGAAGTCGTACCGATGTGGTTGCAGTGCAATCGGGTCGCACATAGCATGGCAGCGGCGACGGGGTTGCCCGCCGATATGTTCTCGTCTGAGGCGCTTACGGTAGTCCAGCATCAGAATGGGATGAAGTAATGACCGATAAACCCGCCACACAAGCTGCCCATGAGGCGGGAAGTTCGCAATCGGTGGTGACCATTGACAACTTGATGAGGGTCGGGACTTCGGTTCCTGGGTGGTCACCATCGAGCGCCGAACACGAACCCAATAGAGGAACATATGTCTGAAAAACGCAACGTAACGGTGACCGTTTCATCTCAAGCGGGATGTGGCAAGACTGAGGTCATTTTTCGCATTGCCGATGCATTGCATCACCTCGGCTACGAAGTCGATATGGGCAATGCGCTGGATGAATTGTGCCCGGTTGGGGTCTACGAGCGCATGCGATATCCACGTGATCTTTCGGAGAAAATTCGGATCATCATGCGTGAGCAGTATAATCGTATTCCCTCGGATAATGCTCGTCTTCAAGCGGAAATCGCGACGTTGACCGCGCAACTTCGCGTTGCCAAAGAAGAAGCGGATCATTGGCGATCCAAATACTACGAACCCAATCCCTGCCATTTGTGAGGGCATCATGGACAACAAAACACGACACAGCTTCAAGAAAGCCGAAGAGGGTATGGACCTCACGGAAGATGAGTTGACCAATTTGTATTGTGAGGCACCGATAGTGCTGCGCGAGCGTGACGGACTGGAAGAAATGCTGTGGAAGATCGCCACCATGCCCGAGCATATCGGCGCTGCCGAACTTCGTCACCTCGCTGGTCGGGCTATCGGTCTGTAGTTTTGTGGCAAGAAATACTACGACCATCCACCTGTTATTGGCGCCCTATGGCTGACGAAATGTGATGGTCTGTTGGTAAAATTGTGAGGAACCATGGGTGTGATTAAAGAAGTAATTATGTATGAAGTTGCAGGCGAAACATTTGCGGATAAAAAACAAGCACTGCGTCATGCTGCTGAATTAAAAATAGCTATTATGATACATGACCATACTTTTGGGAATGATCCTTTATTTCGTGGTCGGATCAGCACTGCGGCGCGTGAAATCGCGTCCCATATTGTAGAGATATTCAACTTTTACAGTGAATCGGGCGAAGCCCTGCCGTTAGTTTCTGATGCATGGGTGATCTGGCAGAAAATTCACAAGGAGTCAAACCAATGAGCGACAATGTTTCTACCGTCCTGGCGCGTGGATATTATCACGTTTGTAATGGCGGGGTAATGGTTGATGTGACTTTGGAGAATGGCATGGTTTCGGTGAATATTGACACCAGCACTCACGGGTTTGGTGGTCAGTTTAGTTTCAATCTTCCGAACCCCACGGAAGGGCTTGCTATGCTCGCGAAGGTATTCACTGACGCAGCAACAAATTATGAAACTCGGAAACCTGACGATGAATAATTATCAGCGATACGTTATTGTACAACAAGGAGACGCATACCAGTTCTTTTACAATGCAAAAACGTTTCGTTGGACTAAAGGGATTGACAATGCGTCGTTCCACTCGTTGGAAGCTGCTAAAAAACAGGTAGATTTCTGGAAAGAGCATCGTATTGCTGATCTTTGTGACGCGGTGGTGATGAAGGTTGAATGCCATGACTTATAAGATCGACGGTGAACGCCCCAAATGGGGAACTCACCCTATCCGGTGTGGAAAACCCCGTTGCACATGGCGTGGTCATGAAACCGATCTTCTGTTGGTTACCGATGACGAAATCGGTGGCGAAGTGTATACGTGTCCAAAGTGCGGCAACAACGATTACATGTTCATGACCGAGCGCGAAATTGCCGCGTGGAACCGTAAAAAGGGTACAGTATGAGCGGGCATCTTCTTGAAATCCAGGCGCGTCGTCTCTTAAAAATGCCGGAAGATTGGCTGGCGCACAAATGGGAGAAGGTCGGGAACGGCTTTCTGGTGTCCGGGTGCGTATGCACCGAGGTATACAAGCGCGGTCCCCGTAAAGGACAGCCGAACTTCTCAAAGCGCGACAAGACCACCGACATGGTGGCGGTAATCTCGTATGAGGCTGCTGATGCGTTCAGGCTCGAATGGGAACAGGAAACCGAGCTGTGCAGCCGGTGCATGGGTAAGAAGCAAATCGTCAACGCATGGCATCATATCAACGGCACAACCTATCGCGATTGCCCGCGTTGCAAAGGCACCGGACAGGCGCCCGTATCGGAGGAAGCGGCATAATGGTTGAAGTCGTAGGTAAAGATACGCGGAACATGAAGGAGATTACCTGCTCCCATTGTTCCTCCGTCCTCCGCTATAACCCGGTTGATATCAAGACCGGGAAAGTATCCGATCCGTGGGATCATCGGATGTGTGCTGAAACCGTTGAATATCGGTTCATCATCTGCCCATCTTGTACAAATCAAGTTGGTATCAAATGACCAATGATATATGGCAATCCATGGATACCGCCCCGAAAACCCTTCATGGGTTTCGGGCGCTGATGGCAGATGACACGATTCACGAGGACGTGCATTGGGCAGAAGACATGAGCGGATCGGATCAGCCGCCGTTTCGGGGATGGTTTATTCCCGTGGTTCAGGACGGGAAGGTGGTTCGCTTTCAAGAGATTGAAACCCCGGCTAAGTGGATGCCCCGGAAGGATACGTAAATGTACACGGTCACCATCAAGGTAAAACACCGGGAAATCATTGGTCGGGAATACTTCTTCGCGTCTCGGACCACGGTGATTCAAACCGAGGTTCCGATTATTAAGGGGTCAACGATTCTGTATCAGGGCAACCGTTACCGGATACCAGAGGACGCCAATATAGAAATTGATGGGTCTGCTTACTTGGTTGAGTATGACCTGTACAAATTGGAAATGTCCGGGTGGTCCGCCGAGATGATCGCATCCAACTTCCCGGAACCCCAGTGGGTAGTTGCTCGATCCAAAATCTGCGATGTCCCGGACAAAAAACCAAAAAAAAGCTGGCTATTCTTCTAGGAGATTACGGATGTTTTCTAAAGCCCAAATCCAAGCCCTCGAAGATTTCATTGAGGCGAAAATCCGCGATCAAAATTCTCGTGATGTGGAAGATTCCATCTATCTGTCACGGTGCCGCGATGACCTCATGGAAGCCCTTGGGATTACGGAACCTGATATAACGCTCGAACAGATTGAACGGATTGACGAACTACGGCGTATTGTGTCAGGTATGGAAATCCCCATCAAGGTACCGACCGAACATGCTGCTGCCGGGGCTTATCTGATGGCATTGGTGTCCGCCGCGCCGGAACTGTTGAGCGCGGCCAAACGCGGTCTTTCGTAATGTTCATTCAGAAGGAAAGTTACAAATGACCTCAATTTTTACCATTGATGTTGAGCGCATACAAATACAAAAGTACAGATTAACACAACATCCGTTACTCCATGGTAATTATTACCTACGGACGATTGATGATTTGCGACTGTTCATGGAACACCATGTATGGTGTGTGTGGGACTTTATGAGCTTGTTAAAGACATTACAGGTAAATGTTGCACCTTCCTGTAATATATGGACACCAAAACGCAATATACCAAGTGAAGCTGTTCGGTTAATAAACGAAATCGTTTTGTGTGAAGAAAGTGACATTACTCCGGTTGAAAACCAGTACATGAGCCATTTCGATTTGTATTTGACTGCCATGCGTGAAATTGGTGCTAATTATACTCACGTATTGACTTTTACTAAACGGCTCCACGAGCATCTGGAAAATAATAATTTTGATGAAAATACATGGAAGACTTTTCACGAATCTAATCCAGATATAATTTCAACAATCCCGCCTGCTGCGTTGCGCTTTGTGACAAATACCATGAAGTGGTGTTTAGTGCCACATCACGCAGCCGCAGCTTTTTGCTATGGACGCGAAACAATTATTCCAGCCATGTTTCAGAATTTGCTTCGGCAATTGAATATTGGGAGTCACAAGGCTCCATTTTTTCATTTTTATCTTGAGCGTCATATTCAAGTAGATGGTGAAGAACACGGAAATGCCGCCGAACGACTTATTACAATTTTGTGCGGTAATGATCCTCACAAAATACTTGAAGCAGAGAAAATTGCATTAGATGCAATAGAAACTCGTTTTCAATTATGGTCAGATGTAGAAAAATTATTGATAAAAAATATTCGTCAAACCGTACTATGAGGTTCCTATGATAACAGTTCGCATTCCCGGTGTAAGAACCGAGGAAGAATGGCGTACAGTTGCCATTTCCGATAATATTGAAATATTGTCGAATGTTTCGTGGGAGCAAGAAGAAGGGCGACGCCAATTTTTGCGTCTTTGGCAGTATCTTCTAAAAGGATGCCTCTTTGACTTTTATAGCATTACATCTTCAAGTGGTAAAGTAATTATTACTGCCATCAATCCTAATTGGTTTGATTTTGTAATTGAGACTGTACCGGATAAACATATGGTTGATTTTTTTGAAGATCAACGCGAAGCAGCAAATCGCTGTCTCGATTAATATCAAACGGTTGGTGCTATGGAAAATGATCTAAATTCCTATGAGGGGAAGGTAGACTTCCTTTCTAACGACCCCGATGAGCTTGCTTGTGCAAAGAAAGAATGGGACATCTTCTGGCAATCTCTGATTGCTGGAACGGTACATGATAACTATAATTTTCATAATGATGCCCATGGACGTATTCTGATAATCCCGCGTAACGGCGACTTGATGACGTTCGTGGTCGATAAACGCCCAGACGAAAACATGGTTGATTTCTTTGAAGCGCAACGCCAAGAGGCGATCCGCGATCTCGACTAAAGGCATCCTTCGCTAAATATTCGGTTAGCGAGGGAAATTGTCATGTCAAATGATTTTCGTAAATGGATGAGCATTATTTCCGAGGGTGAGGTCGTCCCATTCGGGAAGAAACCCCCATTATCACCCCTCATGCAGGCGATGCGAGAAGACCCGCCTATCGAACATGAGAGTATTGAGGTTGTTGAGCGCCATTGGCATCAACCGACCATCCAAATTGTATGGAACGATCATGGGTTTGTCGCCAACATCACCAAAGAAACCGTGCTTGCACTGATGCGGTTGGCTGATAACCAGTCGGTTGTAGTAGAAGACTTACTCACTACGTCATACAAACGCGAAAAGAAAACCCACAACGACTACAAATACAAAATTACGCGCAAGGGTGCGACGTTCGTATTTCAGCCAAGCTATTGGTCAACCGAAATGGGTGGAGAACGCACGCAGAAATTCGTAGCAAGTGAATATTCGGTTCCGCGCTACGACTTGGCCACTAGTACACAAAAACTAAAAACGTACAGGTCTAGCTACAAAATTAAGGATTTACCACTTAAGCAACCAGTTATACCATTTACATCAGAATAAAGAAAGGGGGCATTAAGCCCCCTTTCGTGTAGATGCGGCGCAAATGTTTATCACCTCCTAAAGGAATTATCCGGCACCGCCATCTGAGGATTCAAAGTTACTGTACCATTACTATCCGGTCAATTTAAAAGTATTTTACGTCGAAACTAAATACATTAAGCACGACCATCCACGTAGTGGGGCGTGCTTTTGTTTTTTTTGGGGAAGTGTTATGTACGATCAGAACGAAGTAAATCATCAGCAGGTTCTTGATGACCTCACGGTACTCTCTCAAATCAGCGGTAATATTCGACCGGAAATACGCCTACATGCGATAAGCCATATCGATTACGATTCCAATGTATATGCGAATATGGGTAATGTTCACCTAGGTTCCCAAATGGAAACAGAAAGCAACCACAATTGGCATAATTGGGTTGACCATCTTGATGGGAAAAATGACACCCATCGTAGTATGGAAGGTTGGATTGCGAGTGATCTTACGGGCGCGTCCACCCATCGAATTGATTTCGATGATTCTGACGCGGGACGTGTTGAGAAATTGACGTGGTAATAGGAATAAAACGCCCACTACTCTTGACAATTTAGACATGTATTGGTACATTGGGCATCGCAGCAAGGAAACCAACCATGTTCACGACCAGCATGTTCCACTACGATGCCAATCGCAAAGTTCTGTCGTGCTATGCGAGCGAACTGGGCATGATCCGGTTCCCGGAAACGATCACCATTACCAGCGACCAAACCGGTCAGAAGGTGACGTTCACTGCGGACAAGGAAGCTGCTATCGCCGCCGAGTTCTGGGATGGCGAGTTGATGGAGTACGTGCCGGTTCAGGACGGTACTCCGATCAACGCCGAACGTCTGGTGATTATGGCGGGGTAACGCTCACCATTGAAAATGGTATGTTTTGAAAAACGCCCGCCAATGTGTGCATTCATTGGCGGCGAAAGTTTCGCGCATGAACAAGTAGTTTCCGGTGGATGTTGATAGGTAATGCGCCGGGGCGTCGAACTGGATGCCCATGGCGATATCCTCCATTCCTTTGTACAAGACTGAGACGATATTCGTGGGTACACGCTCGTCTTCAATGACATACATACTGTCGTTGATGATAAAGGAAACCGGTTTCCCACCGAACGAGACATCAGACACGGCACACATAGCACTCGTGGTTCTGCGTTCGAATAAGTCGAGTGCGGTAGCATGATTCATCATGACCACATTACCACGACCTCGGCGCGTTTTTGCGGCGCACAAGTTTCCGCCTCGATTTATGATGATGAACGGTGAAACACCATCGCCCCCGCAAAAGGTAAATTTTCGCGGTGAATAATAGGCTGTCAGGTCAACTGCCTCTGGGTCAGCCGTGATAAGGCTGATAAAGTATTTCTCTGCTTCAGCTAGATCGGTTACTTTGACCCACGTGCCTTTTCCATCAAACGGGCGACACACATCCATGCGCAGTTTGATCGTTGGGCGAGGCGCATCCGGTGCATATGCTTTGGTAATGAACCAAGCTGTATACTGACGCTCGAATTCGGTTGTCGGATTTGTTGGTGGTTGTGGGTATTCCCGTGGCGTTTGATCTACCATGGTCACCAATGCCGATACCGTGTCTCCGGTATGGATACCAAGAAATGGATGCTGCATTAGAACTTTCCCACTATTTCTTTGATCTGGTCGATGGCTGACGCAAAGCGGGTTTTCTGCTTATAATGCGATGAATGATGCGGTAGATCGTACTCTGGTCGATCCAAGCGAAACCGCAATGCGCGTGTCATGTTATGCCAATATGGACGCTCGTTTTTGTACAACAGGTTCTCCACGGGCAAGCAAAGCCACAGATCGTTGTCATGCCCCGTACAGACGTATCCGACCGCATCAATCTCGCCCGGTCCCTTATAGAATTGATGAACCACGTCAGGCTTAACGTCGTCGGAGGTAACAAAATGACATCCACCTACCTGTCCTATAACCGGGTATCCTGCCATTTCATCAAGCCATGGATATCCCTTGTAGTCGGCAAGAGAACTCACATCCGGTTTGGTAAACAGAGACTTGACCATATGCGGTCGCGGATCACCGCCCAGAACCCGATGGTACGTCTCAGCCTGGGCGAACCATGTCCCGGCGAACCCGCGTCGGTTTTCTTGCCCCAGAGTGTTGGCCCGGCTAATCATCCAATGAATATGGGCTTCGGTGGGGTTACGCCGTTCATATCGGAACGCAAAATCAGCGAGACTATCCCAGTCCTGTAGCCGTTCTTCTGCGCTCCGCTGAAGAACGATTTGTTCGGCATGCTTAATCGAATTGACCTTGTGCCATTCTGCACGCGGATCGCCAATCTCAAGTGTTACGACTTTGATATTGAGGCGGGGATCAGGGCTAAGATACCCCTTGGCAATAGACCATGGATTGATGGGATCGGTCGGTGGTTCTATTTCAGGATAAATCAATTCCATTATCAACGCATGTACTTTACCCACACTTCCTTTTGTGGTCTGTATACCCAAAAATGGGTGTAGAAATTCTGATCGGTTGGTCATGATATCATCCCCTGGAACATGCTAATGTCTACAGCACAGGCATAGTTGCGCCAATCATCGCGAATGTATAACGCGAGATCATCGTTTTTCCGAAATATATTGGTAACCAAAAATGCGGGAGCAATATGTTGACCGGTGCCGCGCCATAATACAATGCAACGATCAGGTGGTATTCGTTCATCCAGATACCCGAAGAAATAAGAGCGGAAAAAATCGCCGCCATGCCCGCGTTCTTCGTTCCAGCAAACGTTCTCGATTTTCTCTCGCCAAACCGGATTCAACATACGTGTATTGGCGCCTTGCCGATTTAGCCGTATTAGATAATTCGCAGCACGATTCCACGTTTTTTCGATGTGGTCGCTGGTCGTGTCAGGTTCGAGAACGTTTGTAAGCACTTTCTCAATAAAAATGCTTTCCGCTTCATCAATACTTGAAACTCGTACCCATTCGCCTTTCTGATCCCACCATGCTTTATCCATGATTGGAGCATAGTCACATGTCGTTTGACACCGCTCAACGACCCCATTCTGTTGCTTGTCCCATTCCATGGCGCGTTCGTAGGGCACGATCTTCAATACATGTACCGAACCAGTCTGAATACCGAACAGGTGGTGTTGTTGCTTAATTGTCCCTGATCGGTCTGCCACAAGATTGGAGATAGTCAAACTGTCTCGGAGGACATCAATCCATGCACGGAACCCATTGTCGTTTTCGGAAGTCATGATTGATCCTATGTTAAACGGAAATCCCACAATGATAAATATTGAAGGGAAGTCCAACGATTAGGTGAAGCAATGTCTAGTGGTATATATCGTATTCGCAATGTAATCAATAATAAATCTTACTACGGTAGTTCGAAAGATATCGAAAAAAGATGGTGTCAGCATCAAAGTAATCTCAATTGCGAACGACATATCAACCCACATCTACAACGTGCTTGGAAAAAATACGGAGCAGACAATTTCGTGTTCGAGATAGTTGAACTCGTGGAGGTCGATTTATTACTTGATGTTGAGCAGCAATACTTGGATGAAAACGTAGGTGGGTATAACATCGCACCGGCTGGTGGTGGCGATACAACCTCTAAACATCCAGATCGTGAGGCGATTATTGCTAAGCGCGTTGAAAGTGTTATCAATCGAAATGCTAAGTTATGCCCCGAGGAATATGCAAGGATTTATTGTGGGAAAATTGGTGAAAAGAACGGGATGTATGGAAAAACACACACGGAAGATGTAATAAGAAAAATCAAAGAAAAACTTCACAGTTGGTATTCAGAAAATGATGGATACCGTAAAGGTAAGACGTTCGAAGAAGTGCATGGTGCCGAGATTGCTGAACACTTAAAACGAAAATTAAGTGAGTTTGCGTCTACCAGAACCGGTGCCAAAAATCCATTCTACGGTAAACATCATTCGGACGAAGCCAAACAAAAAATACGAGAAAAACACCTTGGCAAACCGCTATCTCAATCAGCTAAACTGGCTATTACCGGAGAAAATTCTGCAAAATTTCAAGGATACTACCACACCCCATGGGGTGTGTTTCCTTCCACCCCACAAGCACAAAAGGCTCACCCATATCTATTATCCAACACCATTAACACTTGGTGCAAGAAATGTGATGTGGTAATTTCAAGAACTGGAAGATCGCGATACCTTCAGGAAATCGGGGAAAGTGTCGTGGGAAAAACCTACCGCGAAATTGGGTTTTGGTTTGAAGAAAAGGGCGCGTGATGTACGCGCCCTTTCTTTTTATACCGAAATCGGCATGTCAATTTTGGGGTAACATTGGTAATTTTCGAGTTTGAAATCTTCGTATTTGAAATCGAAGATGTTCTTGACCTCGGGATTAATCCACATACGCGGCAACGGATATGGTTCTCGGGTTAATTGAAGGTCGATCTGCTCGATGTGGTTGGTGTAGATATGTGCATTCATAATCGAGTGTACAAATTCACCCGGTTCAAGGTCGCATACTTGCGCCACCATCATGGTCAATAATGCATAGCTGGCTATATTAAAGGGAATTCCGAGTCCTACGTCCCCTGAACGTTGAAACAGTTGGCATGACAATCTACCATTAGTTACAGCAAACCCAAAAGTTGTATGGCACGGGGGGAGCGCCTGAAGCCCGACAGCAGCGTTCTCATGTGGTTTCTTCTTGGGATCGGGTAGCAGAGCCGGATTCCACCCAGACACAATCAGACGGCGGCTGTCGGGGTTGCTCTTGATCTCTTTGATCAGGTCCGCGATCTGGTCGATGGTCTGTCCACAATTTCCGGGCCAAGACCGCCACATCTTGCCATAGACGGGACCAAGGTCACCCTCGGGTGTTGCCCATTCGTTCCATATATTAACGCCGTTGTCGGTCAGGTATTTGATGTTCGTGTCGCCCGCCAGGAACCACAGCAGTTCATGGATGATCCCCTTGGTGAAGACCTTTTTGGTTGTCACCAGCGGGAAACCCTCGGACAGATCAAAGCGCATCTGGTACCCGAACACCGAATAGGTACCGGTACCGGTGCGGTCCTGCTTGTACACGCCGTTTTCACGGATGTGTTTCAAAAGTTGAAGATACTGTTTCATTATAGCATATCCTCGATAATCTGCGATAACACGGTTTCATAATCCATTGCTGGCTGTCCAACCAACGCAAGTTGACGATTCAACTCATCGAGGTTACGCCCAACCAATGACGCAAGAAAACGTGCGTAAAGATCACGTTCGTCGTCGGTGAATTTGGTGGGGTTGTCACGGCAATCTTTGATAAACATTCTAACAAGAACGCGCATCATATCAGCACGGGTATGCACTACATTAGTCGTCATATTTTCACACTCGCACCATTTTGTTGAATACAAATGCCGGGTGGGTGTCGGTGGCTTGGTAATAGCCAGCATCGACGGTGCGCCATACGGCTTTGTCTATTTCAGGGAAGAACGCATCTGCATCGGGAACGTCTACTTCGACTTGTGTGACGTAGAGTTTGTTCGCACGATGTATGGACTGTGCGTAAATCTGGGCACCACCAATGACCATAATCTCGTCGCTGGTAGCCGCCTCAAACGCAGAGTCAAGGGACCGGACGACGGTTGCACCGGGGATCGCCAATTCTGGATTGGTAGAAACCACGATGTTGTGCCTATTGGGAAGAACTCGCCCGATTGATTCGAACGTCTTCCGACCCATGATGATCGACTTGTTCTGGGTGACTTGCTTGAAGTACCGAAGATCGGTGGGGATATGCCAAAGAAGCTTGTTATCCTTGCCGATTGCCATGTTGCGAGACACCGCAACTATCAGAGATACCGTTCCCACTTACCACGTCCCTATGCAGATTTTTCAACGTCCTAACAAGTATCTTTTCAATCAATGTGTAATCCAGATCGGCAGTGATCCCGACCAACATTTCTGCGTTGTCCACCCCCGGCTCTTCTAACAACTCCAAGAAACCCGAGAGGTTATGATTTACGACCTTACCTGATTCGTAAGTGATCTGTACATTTTTAACGAAACGTGGATTTACTTTTGCAAAATCGATAACAATCCCAGTAAACGCATAGTCTAAATGTGATGGGGGCTTCATGATAACCACTCATAAAATACACACATAATAATTGGGAATATACCAGTAAATATTACCGGTCGCATTCCAATCAGTAGGTCTAATATGGCTAAACTAACGAGAGAAGAATTCATTGATCGTAGCATTGCAATTCATGGCGACAAATATGATTATTCACTGTGTGAATATCATAACTGTGATACCCCTGTCATTATTTTGTGCAGGGAGCATGGTACGTTTTCACAAACTCCATACCTTCATATGAAAGGGAGGGGCTGCCGCAAATGTGGTTATTTGAAAGTATCCAAATTTACATCAGAGAATAATAAGAAGAGGATAGTTCCGATTGAGCAAATTAGACTGCGACTTGCTGAAAAATACCCGTTATATAATTACGATAAAGCTGAACTATTCGGGAATACGCTTCAAGATATTTGGTGCCCAAAACACGGTTATTTTGAATTAAACTATCGATTACATGCTCATACCAATCGCCAATCAAAATGCCCGAAATGCGCCCTCGAAATCAGAACTGGTAAACTCCGTCATACCCTTGATGATTTTATTCGCAAATCACAAGATGTGCATGGTAACAAGTATAATTATTCAGCATCAACATATCTGGGGGATAGTTATAAAATTGAGATTGAATGCCCAGAACATGGTGTGTTTGCTCAAAAAGCAAATAACCATTTAAACGGGCATGGGTGTCCAAAATGCGCCAACCGCTGGAAAATGCAAGATTTGTGGCTTGACCATCTTGGTCTTCCGCGATCATCCACACACCGACAAATACATCTTACAATCGGTGATTATAAATTCATAGCAGATGGGTTTGATCCGGTTCAAAACACCGTCTATGAATTTTGGGGTGATTATTGGCACGGCAATCCAAGAAAATATAATGCAGCAGCGACAAATCACTTCGGTAAAACCTTTGGAGATTTGTACACTGCTACATTAGAAAAACGCCGTGTCATCTTGACCAAATTTCAGTTGATTGAAATTTGGGAGGATGAATACTTACTTCAACAACCCACGCTCTGACATCATATCAAGATGTTCGTATGCTGCCAGTAAAATTGCAGAAGATTTTGTAATAATCTCTGCAAATTCGTCAGCATCTAATGGAACCGCATGATTGGCGTTTGATGCCAGTTGAAAAAGGTATTTCCCAACAATAGCACACCAATCATTTGGGGTATTTGTGCGGTCCCACTCGCTCCCAAAACGATCAAGCTGATGCTCACGCTCAAGCAAAACCCGATCCAAGAATTCAGTTCGCTTGCTCATGGTTTGACCTTTACGCAGCAGCCTGCTTACGAGCAGGTTTCTTTGCAACGGTCTTCTTAGCCGTAGTGGGCTTCCGCGCTGGTTTTGTCACCGTAGCAGTATCCGAACTAACCGACTGAGCAGCAGGGGCGGATACCGGGGCAGCAACCTGGGCAACAACTTCACGCGGACGAAGGCTAGGGGCGATCTTGTACGCCTGCTCGCGCTTACGAGCAGCTTCACCTTCGAGCATTTCGGCTTCAAGGATGATGTTGTGTGCAATCGCAATGTTCTCTTCAACACGACCGGCCACGGTGTTGTGGGCATGGGGGTTGAAGGTGTCAATAACCGCATTGCTCATCGGCTCCGGGGCTTCCATCGGCGGGCGGATGCTCTGGTTTGACTGTGCCTGAACGAGGTTCTGTTCATGCTGAGCAGCTTCCATCATCTGTTGGATGGTAGGCTGTGCTGAAGACCGACCCAAGGCAACTGCCAGCGGGATCGGCATATTCGGACGTGGGAACAGGGTGACGTTCTCAATCGGCTGTGCCTGAAGCGCACTAATGGCGAACAGGGTATTCATCAGGTCTACACCGGTATCGGTGAATACACGACGCTGAAGTACATTCGCGAGAACGTTGGTAGTCTGCCCTTCCTTCTGAACTACGTCCATCAGGGCGTCATGCAAACGGGGCGGAAGGGCATCGGTATCAACCACCAAAGCCATATTCGGGTTATGGGGATTGGTCGGGTAGACAACCACGCAGCGCCGATCAGTGTTATTCAGCTTACCAACGTGGTGGACAATATCGTTACTCATGTTCGTTCCTCTCAAATACCTTGGTGTTATCTACTGCGAGAGTTAATATACGCTGTGCAACTTCAAGTTCATCCGGTTCGACTAACGCAAGATCAGTAACGTGGGGGCATATTGCCCCCACGTTTTCGATAACATCAACAGATGCGTTGATCAAATAAAGGGGACCACCCTCTACATCGTGCTTACCCAGCACCGTGCAGAAGCCCCGAACCGAACGACCCTCGGCGTCAATGTAATTAACCAACGCTTTATCACCGGGAGAGAAGTGGGGGTCGTATATGGCGTTCATGGGACGCCTTTACTTCTTTGCCGACTTCTTGGCAGGAGCCTTCTTCTTCGGCTCTTCGGCTGCTGCGGGAACTTCATCAGTACCAGCCGCAACCGCTTCGCCCTCAACCTGCGTATCATAATGTGCGACAAAAGCCCGCAGACGGTCATAAACATAACCAATACTGGACAGTTCAGCCGCCTTCACAGTGGAGCGTTCCGTAAGAAACTCGATCACCTTGATTGCGTTCTTGATATCGACAAGTTTCAAATCAGGTCCAGCAGCCTGCTCGACGGGGTTTTCACCTTCAACAACAGTAGTCTCAGTCATCTGTTTTCCCTCAAAAAATCACAGATCGTGATTGAAATTATGAGCGCATTTTATCCGCGCTATCCAATGCTCCGCAATATTTTTGTTCACGGTGCATTCCCGGTATGTTCCTATTTAGGAAAAATAAAAACCGGCTATTTGAAATAGCCGGTTTTTAACGGTCTGGTGATCATATTATACGCTGAAACTCGCGACGAGCTTCTTCATATCGGGGTATGATCAAGCTCGGTTCCCAACCCAGGTATTCGTTCCACGAGGGGTGAAACGAAATGATGGGCAGTTTCTTCCGCTTGTTAACCATTTCCCAATAGTCCGGACGGCGCGGCTTGGAACGTGGTAGGCGATCAAGAAAGTGTGCCTTATCGCGATTGCATTCCATACAACACGCCACGACGTTCGACCAATTGGTTTTGCCGCCGTGGTATCGGGGCTTAACGTGGTCGAGGGTCAGTTCATCCTTTGGAAATTTCTTCCGACAATACTGGCACGTAAACTCGTCACGCAGATACACATTGTACCTGCTGAACTTCACATGTAGTTCTGGCTTAATAAATTTGCGCAGCATCACGACCGCCGGTACGGTAATCGTCATCCGGGGTGAGTGAACCTGCCAATCGTCATAGAACGCCAAAGCATCAGCCCGTTCTTCGAAAACGGAAATAATAGCTTCTTTCCATGTCGTTACCGACAGGGGCATGATCTTTAGAGGGCTGGCATCAGCGTTAAGAACGAGGCAGGCACACATTTACTAAACCTTTACAAAAGCATTTCCATGAGGTTTGAGGTTTGAGGTTGTCGTGGATAACAAGATACTTTGTCATAATCACCCGCGCAATGACAAGAAAATTTAATAGCCGTTTCATCAGATGACACATTCCGTCACACCTAGGGGGTGATTTGTCACCAATGTATTTCTTGACCTTGTACTCTAAATACGGTACGTTGCACAATAATTTTTACCCTGGTGTGTAATGTGAATACGCCCGAACTTCTAGCCAAAGCACTTGAATCGCTACAGGATGGTGTGATCGTCACCGACGCTTCGCAAACCATAGTGTTCGTCAACGATTCGGTGTTGGCACAGACTGGGTACACCAGGGAGGAAGTGGTTGGACAAACCCCCAAACTCTTCCAGTGTCATCAAACAACGGATACCTTTAAAAATTCAATACGCGCTACCCTTGCGCGTGGCGATTCCTTTATTGGGACGACGGTGAACCGTCGTAAAGACGGTACCACGTATCATGTTGAATTATATGTTGCTCCGATCCACGGGGAGGGTGGGATAACTCATTACGTTGGTACTCAACGCGATATTATCCGCCGAGGCGGAAGACATTTTGAATCATTTTTTGATGTATCCACCCACCTTCTAATTATCCTTGATGTGGATGGTACTCGTATCCGCATAAACACCATTAATGCATTGGCAGAGAAATACCTTAATCCAGAATGGTGTACCTGCCGTGGTTTGGATATTTCGTTTCAATGCGCTGGGTTGGAGGAATTCGTCATCCATGCCAAATTATGCACGGAGACGTGTGAGGTAACTCGCTTTGAGCAGGTTATCAATACCAATCAGGGTGAGCGCGTTGTTGAGTTCACGTTAGTCCCGGTAGTTGATGGTAATGGTGTATGTGTCGGTTTGAATTGCGTTGGTGAGGATATCACCAGCGAAAAAGAGGCTTTGGAACATATTCATTTCTTGGCCTACCATGACAGCCTTACCGAACTTCCAAACCGCGTCCTCATGACGCAACGCATGAATGCTGAGATTGAACGTTCTCGGCGTTTTGGGCACCCGTTTGCGTTGCTGTTTCTTGATCTTGATAATTTCAAACAGGTCAACGACACGATGGGTCATGGGGTTGGTGATAAACTTCTCAAAAAGGTTGCGAAGCGTCTTTCTAGTGCTGTACGCAAGAATGATCTGGTGGCACGATTAGGTGGTGATGAATTCGCTGTCATCATGACAACGGACGGAGATGCTTTAGCTGATGCGGAAACGTTGGCGACCCGAATCATTGCCGCATTATCACTACCGTTCGAGGTTGATGAACACCGGATCGATAATATCGGCGTGAGTGTTGGGGTTGCACTATTCCCCAATCATGCAACTTCGAGAGACGAGTTATTTCGCAACGCCGACATAGCGATGTATCACGCTAAACGCACACACGGAAATTGTCATACCGTTTTTGTAGATGTATTTGGTGGGTGTAAAAAAGATTGCGAACACTGTGATCTAAAAGTTCGATGCTTCGGAGATAGCTTCGTTCTCACCCCGTAAAAGCGGTGATATGGAAACTGGTGGGAGTTACCTCCCACCAGCAACTTTAGAACCGCATGATCTCATTCATTTTAAGAAGATCGTTACCGGTGAACTTCACCGTTACCATGGTCAGTGGTCCACCCTTCCCGCATCCAGTATCCGCGAACACAACCTTCCCGCCATTGGGGTTGGTGTAGATGTCCGGGTTTCCATCCACCGCACGGCTGTAATCGTGCCCGACAATGGCGATCTGGTGTGCCGGAATGTTGTCCATCCAGTCATAAAGACGGGTAGGAAACTCTTTACCGGTCGCCGGATCGACAGTCTTGGTCCCATCCGTTTGACCAAACATTGCCATGTTTTCCAACATGCCGTGTAACCGATGGGCATAACTGTTCAACATACCGGGATGAATGGCACCGTGGACGAAAGTCAGGTTACCGATCCGCAGATGATGGCGTGCAAGACTGTACAACGCCATGAACTTACGTTCCCAGGATTGGCGCTGTTCCATCGGCAAAGCTTCGATCACGTTGAAAGTTTCACGGGTACCATGGGTGAACATGACCGTGATGTTGTCTTCAGTGCGCTCGTAACCTTCGACTTCGGCTTTCCCAAGCTGCTCGATGACCTTCTTGTATTTCCGCTCGTGATTACCCAGGATCATCATGCCGCGTCCGGTAGTCACCAAATCGTACATAAAGTCAACGGTACCCACCGGGTCGGGTCCATAGTCCACCACATCACCCAACTGAACCACGAACAGGTTGTTCTCCTTGGCGTATTCCAAGGCATCCATCAACTGCTCAGACATATTGTGGACATCACCGATCACCGCGATACCGGCAAACCCCTTCTCCTTGATCCACGTCAGTAAATCATAGTGATTGGGCTTTTGTACGACCACGAATTCATCGGTGCGCGCATCAACGACCAAGCGGTTCGGGGCATTATCGCCTCGAAGGATCGCCTGCTCATTTGCCTTGAATGTCTCGTGATGTGCTTCCACGAGCGTCTTGTCCTTGATAATCACACCATGACGCCACCCTTGTGTCTTCATTTTCTCGGGCAACGGGCGGTCATATACCAGATAAACCACAGGTACACCAGCATCAACGCCAATTTTAGCCGAGGATTCGCGGTCGCGCGTCTTCAGGTGCGTTGCATCAATAACGACACGTTCACCAACAGAAAGTTTCAACGCGGCACGGTGGCGCACTTCGTCAAAGACGATTTCGTTGATATCCTGGCGCATGTGGTCATTGACCAATTCGGCACGGATTGCGTCAGTCGAGATTACTTCATATGGACGAAAATGCTGCTCACAAAGGGTGGATTTCCCCGCACCTGATGGACCTACTAACAATACAAGTGCGTGAAGTGGAATAGATTTTACAGACACGATACAAAACCTTTTTCTTTTCTTGGCCCTCCTTATACCGTGAACAATTTTCAAAGATCAATTTTAAAACTTTGTCTCATTAGCAACCCGTAGTCCCGTAGCAAGATGTTCGACTACACCGATTACCTGTCCTTTACGCAAAATTTTGTATTTTTTTTGTGCAGACATGATATTATCTAAAGTAATCCGATCACCGTTGGTGAGATAATAAACTCGTCCACCATCAGGCAATTGATCAACTTTCTCAATACCGTTAGGATACAACTTGGGCATGCATCTCGTCCGTTCTTGGTTAAGTTGATCGTACAATAACACATTTATTCCCCTTCATAAATACTGTCGTTCTACGACAATTGAGCCGCACATGTCGAAATTCATTCCATCATTGATTGTTACGTTGTTAGTGTCGTCACCGTCCTACGGTCTGGACATTTCGGGGAAAATTACAGTTTTGGGGGAATGCCAAGCGACATATGCGCAATTGGTCATGATTTCCAATCTAACTGCCGGTTTCTTAACCATGTCTAATGCACCATCCGAACAGGTACTCGGTTTTGCGCGTATTGGGCAGCACGCATTGGATGGGTTTGATCAAGCCGACGCAGAAGCCGAACGAATCATTGGAAATGCATCACCAAAGGATCGAATTCGGCTTGATGTGATTAATAATCAAACTTTTCAAGAAACCACCAAGACGTGGGAAGAATTAAAAGTGTCGCTTACCACCGGGGCGTCCACCGCAACAATGTTCATGAAAAATTTGGTGGAAAAATCAAATCAGTGTGATGGTATATTGTCACAGATCGACTAAGCGATATTCGCTCTGAGGCAATCATGAATATGAATTACACCCATCACCTGATCGGCATCTACCACAATCAAGCTCGTAATGGTACGATCTGTCATCAGCTTCAGAGCATCCACCGCAAATGTATCAGGGGACACCGTTTTAGGGTTCCGGGTCATGAAAACATCCACAGGCGTAGTCAACGGAACATGATCGATATTTCGACGGATATCCCCATCCGTGACTAGCCCTAATAGCGTATTATCGTCATCCACCACAACCGCACACCCAAGTGCTTTTTTTCCAATGACGAGAATGGCGTCCTTCATCGTCGCGTGAATACACACTAAAGGCATTGCTGGTCCTTGATGCATGATCTGCTTGACCAACAGCAATTCCCGCCCAAGCTTTCCACCGGGATGATAATGACCAAATTCTCGTTCGGTCAGTGTCTCGCTGTAAAGTGCCACTGCCAGCGCATCACCCAATGCTAACGACATCGTGGTTGAGGTCGTTGGTACCAATCCAAGTGGACATGCTTCGCGTTTTGGGAGGGTTAAAACGACCGTAGCTGCTGCGCCGATGGTGCTACTGGGGTTGGAAGTGATTACTACCACGGGTATCGCCCGGCGCCGACAGTAGTGCATTAGGTTGAACATTTCCCCGGTTTCGCCGGAATTCGAAATCCCAATGACCGCATCGCCCGGTTGGATCATCCCCATATCACCGTGGTTCGCCTCGGCGGGATGAACGAAGACCGCCGGTTTCCCTACTGATGATAATGTGGCCGCAATCTTACGGGCAATATGCCCGCTTTTGCCCATACCGGTAACGATTATTCGCCCACTCACTCCGGTAAGAACTTCACAGGCAGAAGTAAACCTTCCATCAAGGGTATTCGCCAGTTCTTGAATACCATCAGCTTCTTCTTTTAGTGTACGCTTTGCAATGTCGATATACATATATTTCACCTCAATACATGAACATATACATACTGCTGACTTGACATGCGGACAATTATTTTCTATACTGGTTAAAGTCAAGGAGAAAATCCCCATGCGTTCAATTACCAAAGCCGACGTGGAACACTATTACGGCGGGATGGTTATGACGATGGCACGTTCGTTGGCAACCAAACCGTGGGATGATTTGACTTTTAGATCGCGTCAGCGGCTTTTGAACAAAGCAGTAAAAGCACTTCATGCCATGCTCAATAACAAAGAGTGCGTGAGTGCATTGTTCACGTTTACCAGGGATCGTCTTACCAATAAGTAGAAGGGAGCTTACGCCCCCTTCTGCCTACGGAAACCCTAGTTTATTCAGCAGCCGCCCCAAGGCGAGCCGCCTCCCGTTGTTCGTGTGCCATTTCCTTAGCGAAGAAGCGCAGGAACATCAGGTTGCGGGCACGATCCCGAAGGTTCTGACGTTCGATAGCAGCCCAAGAATCGTAGTCCGGATTAATCCCGATGTTCTTCTTGGTGGTCTGCGCCCGTTCACCCATGATAGTCTTGATCACTTCCCACAGGCACTTCTTGCGCTTACCCTTACAGGCGCGGATTTCCTGATTGATCTCAGCCAAATCCGCCTTCCAAGCCTTCAGCCACGCAAGGTACTGATCCTTGTTGGTAAAATCGAGCGCCTTACGTGCAGCTTCACGCTCATAGGTTTCGTTGAAAGCGGTACCGAAAATCTGAGTGAAAGTCTTTAACATGATACTTCTCCATTCTGTGCGGCATCTTGCCGCGATTGATTAACCCACCATTGGGTTTTACTGGGTGAACTCTTTCGTGAGTTCTTCAAACTGACGACGGCGCTCTTCTTTTTTACGAGCTTCTTCCGCCGACCGCTTGTTTTCTTCTTCAAGTTGAAGCTGGAATTCAGCTTCTTCGCACTCTCCGAAGTATTCCTTCCGGGCATCCTCATTCCATAACAGGTCAGCATTGATGTATTCGTAGTCAATGTCGTTGCAGCATCCGCACCGCGCACTGTTGTAACTGAATTCAATCATCCCATTGTTGAATTTGATGCCTTCAAGCTTCCATTTGTGGTAGCCCATGGCTGCAAGACGACGTTCCGCAAGTTGTTCGGCCAACATGTAGATGTCGTCCAGAATTTCAGCCGCAGCCTTAATCTGTTCATTAGTCGCCATGTTAGATGCTCCCCGCCAGACGCGCCGCGTCTTCCAACCGACGCGCCACTTCATCGTTGATGTACTGGTTGATCCCACTAACCATTTTCTTGTCGATAATGTCCTTGATCTGCGATTCAATGTGACGTTGAACCATGCTGGCACGCTCTTCGATCTTACCAGCCGCCTCATTCACATTCCGGTGGACTTCCTGGCGGGCGAGGTTGATCAGGTCGTGTTCATCAACCGCCGCTTTCGCCATCGCTTTGATCTCAGCCTGAATTTCCGGGTTGAGGACAAACTTCTTCTGGTTCGAATATCCACCCTTGATCTGTTCCCAACGACCGAACAACCCGAGGACTTCTTCTTCGAACTGCTTGCGAACGGTTTCATCAATCAGACGCTTGGTATCGTCATTGAGGAAAATCTTATGGCTCGCAGCAGCAGCCGAGATTACGGCTCGGCGCATTTCCAGCTTGAATTCCTCGCCTTCAGAAGCGATGAAGTGGTTGAGAGCTTTGGTATCCAGAGTGATTTGAATGGTCATGATGCGATCCTCTTTTTACTTGGCAGTGAAACGGATGTTGCGAGAGCGATACTTGTCAACGACGCCGCTAAGGCTGTTCGGGTTCGGTTGGTTGGCATCGAGCCACCCGTCCCAATCGAGAACCACCGGCAGAGCCTCGGCGTTGCGAGCGTCGTAGATGCGGAAGGCGAGGTCGGGGCGGGATTTCGACCAGCTTTCCAAGTCGCGCTGCGCCATCGCCAAACCGTCCACCTTAAACTTGCCACCGAAATTCGACGTGGCATTGTCGGACGACCAGTTGAACTGGACGAACGCGGGGGACAGACCGAGCGAGAACGAGTTCTCAACCGTACCGTAGAACCGCTGTTCTTCCGCCGACCACCCGAGAACGACGTAGCCGGGCAGTGCCATCAGGCGTTCGTCACGCTCATTGAACGAGCGAAGCGGGGGAAGACCCTTGATGGTGATGTGTTCGGACATGACTGATCCTCCCCGGCTTACAGCGAGCTAAAACGCTTGGTGATGTGATGTATGTCAGACCGGCGTGCGGGACCGATACCCAGCGCGGTGATGATGGGGTTGCCATCAAAATGCGGGGGTAGGATATGACCGCTATCGGTGATGAGGGCGCAGGGCAGCCCAGCCCGTTCCGCTTCTTCCTTGGCGCGGAGAAGCTGGTTCAGGTTCTTGGCTTTCAAAACACATTTCGTTCCGTGCCGATCCCCCAAATATTCAGTCGCATGACTTGGGGTTTCCGCGTGGGCTTTGAGGAACGTATCAAGAAAAGCATGTCCGCATTGCGCAGCAGCTTTGCCCGGCGGCATATCAAGATCGCCGCGAATAATGGCATACAATCGAAGGGTGGGATCAGGAATCTACGACATGGTACATACTCCAAGTTCTTAGGGTTTAGACATAAGTTCTTTGCTTTTAGATAAATAATTTATCAGGCAAGGAACTACTCAATGTACGATACGTCAGAACACTATTTTGTGTATATTTTGCTTAATCCGTTAAAAGACTATCTTCCATTTTACGTTGGTAAAGGGTCGCGGAACCGCATAAAAGAACATCTTTGGGAGACAGCAGAAACAACGTCGAATCGCCACAAATTCAATACTGTAAAGAAAATCCTCGCTTCCGGATTTGATGAAATACCATTCGTTAAATGGATCGACGGTATTGACGAAGAAACTGCATATAGAATTGAAGAAGTTTTAATTCGATGGTATGGGCGACGGGTAGACGGGGGGATTTTAACGAACTTGTCATTATCGCAACGCCCGCCGTCACGTTTTGGTATGACACACTCAGATGAAACTAAATGTCTTATATCCAAAAACCGCAAGGGGAAAGGACGAGGTTCCCCGTCAGCAGAACACCGTCGTAAAATTGCAGTCGCTTTGAAGGGGAAACCTAAATCGCCCGAAACAATCGAAAAACGACGCGAGACGATGAAGGCAAAATCAGAGGAAGAGATTGAAAACATGCGCACCAAAATGCGACATGCTCGTTCCGAACAAATTTTCACAGCCGAATCCAACCGCAAACGCGCATTGGCGAATACGGGGAAAAAACGGTCTGAAGAAACAAAACGGAAAATTTCGGAAGCACTAAAACGGCGACATGCGGAAATGCCAACCTGAATTGTGCAGTGCCCGGCTTGTGATGCTGTCTTTCCACTACTCATGTCAAGGTCGCCACGAGCAATGGCGTAGAGACGCAGGGTGGGATCGCCACCCAGATTAGGGATCGAAGTAGAAATCTACGTGTCAGCGGCACTGATATGGGTCATAGGAACCTCCGGTTTTCGATAATCCTATTTATAAACACCTGAGTTATGGGTGTCAATAGATTTTTTCTTCTTTCCGGTACCATTCCAGTTTAAAGCGGGCAGCCTCAAGTTTTTTCTCGAAACGAAAAGTCAATGTAATGCTTCGGTCCTTGTTTTCATCGACCGACACATAGGACCGCCCTCGGGTGTTCTTCCGCAGCCAGTCCTTCATGATTGAAATGTCTTCGCGGTAGCCAATTCCGGCTTTAATTCGGACGACGTACTTGCACGTCTTGTATATTTCTTCCGTTATCTCGTGTGGAGTTTTCTGTTCCGCAAGGATATTCCCTTTGGTTTTGACAACCAACACGATGAAAGAGAACAGAATAATCACATAACCAATTGCGAACAAAGGTCCGGTAAACGAATCCAGCCACATATGTAGTTCTCACAAAGGGTTGGGGTGGGCGAACCCACCCCGTCCCGTATTTACGCCTCTGCCATCTTCTGGATGGTCGCATAGTCGGTCTTGCCGGTGCCCAGCAACGGGATGGCATCGACCACCTTGATCACCGCCGGAACCGACAGGGCACTGATGCCCTTACTCTTGGCATCTTCCGCCAAGGCAGCGCGGTTCGCATCCGGATTGGTCGTGAAGAGGACCAACTGTTCGCCCTTCTTCTCGTCCTTGATAGCGACCACGGCGTGCTGGTGTTGTACCCACAGCGCCGATACCTGGGTTTCGACGGCGGTCAACGACACCATTTCGCCCGCGATCTTGGCGAACCGCTTGGCACGCCCGCGAATGGTGATGAAACCCTGATCGTCCAGGCTCACCATGTCGCCGGTATCATACCAGCCATCCTCGGGCTGCTGGATGACGCCGGGGTTGTCCGCCTTGAGATAACCCAGCATGACGTTCGGACCCCGGACGATCAGGCGGAAAGCATCCTCGACGCCGGGCACCGTGACCAACTTGTAGTCGATCAGGGGCATCAGGCGCCCAACAGTCCCGGAGCGATAGTGCATCGGGGTGTTGGTGGCGATGACAGGGGCGCATTCGGTCGCGCCGTAGCCCTCGTAGATCGCCCGCTGGAACTTCTCCATGTAGAGCGCGCGAGTGCTGTCCTTGACCTTCTCAGCGCCCGCAAAGATGTAGCGGATGCTGCGGAAATCATAGGGGTGCGCTTGCTTGGCGTAGCCGTTCAGGAACGTGTCCGTACCAAACATGATGGTCACGTTGCGGTCATAGACCAGTTCCGGGATGACTTTGTAGTTCAAAGGGTTCGGGAACAGGAACACCTTGATGCCATTCAGGAACGGCAATAGCGTGCCCGCCGTCAGACCAAAGCTGTGGAACATGGGCAGAGCGTTCAGTACGATGTCCTGCGGCGAGAAATCGACCGAGGCAGCCAACTGGTACATGTTGGATAGCAGGTTCTTGTGCGACAGTACGACGCCCTTCGGGACGCCCTCCGACCCACTGGTGAAAATCACAACCGCCGGGGTATGCGCGGTCAGGTCTTCGCTGTCATGCAGACTATACGGGGGACGTGTTGCATCATAGTGAATCGCACGGGCATCGGTATAGTCCAAGAATTTACCACGCAACTTGGCGATCAGCCCGATATTAGCACCGATATCTTCGAGGTAGACCACGTTGACGCCATTCAGTGAATCGTTCTCACCGTTTTCCAACCCCTTGATCACGTCCTGAAGCTTCGCCTGTTCAACGAAGAACCGGCTGGTGATCACGGTCTTGATCTCCGCTGCTCGGATTGACGCCTGAATATTGCGCAACCCGGTACTGAAATTCAACATGGCGGGCACACGACCGAACGCCTGAAGGGCAAAGAACGTTACGGCAGTCTTGATGCTGTTGGGCAGCAAAACACCGATAAATTCACCCTGGTTGGTAAACTGGCTCAATTGACGACCTAGAACCAGTGTCCCCACAATGAAATTCTTGTAGGTTATCGCGGTGATTTCCTTGGTCGTAGGGTCGATGTTTTCCGCAATCACGGTCTTTTCGCCGTAGGATGCCGATGCATCAAGCAAACCTTCATACAACGTTTGATCAGCACGATCAGTGGCAGCCATCATGGCAACCATTTCATCGTACAGCCAATTACCAATGGCAATGCGGCGGGTTTTGCCACGCATCGGTACATGACCCGTACCATCACACCGCTCGCATAGGCGACGGTTGTCACCCGGATACAAACCAGATGCAAAAATGATATCACCGTCGCCATCGCATACAGGGCATTGCTGCTGCCCGATATTGACCTTACGGGGCGGAAGCATGGTCATTTCGAACGGATGCCCATAATGTACTGGGTTCCGCCCGCGCAGCCGCGACAATGGCGTGAAATGGACACCTTCCAGACGGATGGGGACAATGTTGGCATCCGCTTTATCCGCGATCATACCGGGACCGTCGTAAACCTTCATCAGACCATTGGTGACAGTCAATCGTCCCTCTGGAAAAATCACAACCGGCTTGCCGTCCTTAACCAGATTGACGAGCGCCTTGATCGCCATTGGGTTGCGTGTGTCGAGGGTCACACAGTTGAAAAACGGCATAACCAATTGCATCCACCACCACTTCGACGCACCAAGATTAACGGCGAACGTCGGGTTCCCCGGAATGTAGGTGGCGAGGATGGCAGCATCCACGAAGCTGACATGATTGGCGATATAGATGACGCGATCCCCGGCGAGTTTGGCGTTTTCCAGCCCCTTCACCGTGATGTTGTTGTGCAGAGCAAAGACAATACGCAAACCCAGACGAACAAAAGGACCGCCGATTTTCTTCAGCACGGCAAACCACATGTCGATCATACACCGCAACATGTGGTCGATCATCCAGTTATAGACAGTGTTTTTAATCTCACGATCAGTCATGAAGGCAATCCTGCGGCAGGTTAAGAGGTGAGTTTTAACGAACACCATCCCAACTAGCAAGACCTTAAATATGGCTTTTGCACTTGTTCCTATGGTAAATAAGGTTCGCCGCTGATGCTCAAACCACACCATAGGCAGGGCATGGTGGCACCCTCACAACCTCCAAACTACACCAAGCAGGAGAGAGTTTATGTCTGATTTGTTTACAGCGGAAACGCTGGCAAAATTTGTCAGCAATCAATCGTTTCTCATCATGCTCATTTCGATCATGGTGATTTCCGGGATCATGAAGACCAAGGGTATTCTTGAACCCATCTATAGCATTCTCGTGAAGTACATACCGAATCGTCGCGTGCTGTTGAGCATCCTCACGACGATCTATGGTGTCCTTCCGGTCCCGTCCCGTGTTACTGTCACAGCCGCGTTGCTAGACACCATGGTGGACAAAACCAAGGACAACCGCAAAATGGGTCTGCTGTCGTACATCGCGACCCACCATTACTATCTGTGGAGTCCGCTTGAAAAAAGCGTGCTGATCTGTATGGCGGGTCTCGGTCTGACATATTCGGCGTTTATCGGCTACATGATCATACCGGTTATCCTTAGCTTCGCAGTCATCTTTGGCTATATTTTCTGGTGCATCAAGGATGAGGATATCATTGGTTTTCACGTCGATGAAAATGCTCAGATGTCATGGAGCAAGCGCGTCGATTTTCTGCTATTGACGTTTTTCCTCATTCTTAACGCATGTAGCGTTTTCGCTGATATCAAGCTAGGATCGATAAAAATTAGCGGAATGGCGTGGAGCGCCGCTTTCTTTGCGATCTATCTGGTGTTCAAACATATCCCGTCGCGTGCTGAACTGGCGTCGTTTGTAAATTGGAAATTGGTCAGCTTCACTGCCCTCGTAATCACAGCCGGTTGGTTGGTTGGGTTCTATGCCAATTCAATTCAAGATTTTATCAAAGCAAATGCCCAAGGTTATGGGGTATTTGGCGCGTTGATTATCGGCTTTGCTGCTGCCTTCGCGTTGGGGTCGAGCAGCCGCTATGCCGCGATTGCGGTCATCCTGACCAAGATATTCGGGATGCCTTTCTTCCTGCTGTTCTTCATCGTTGAATATGCGGGATACCTACTTAGCCCCACCCATAAGTGCATGGCAATCGGGCAGTTGTACTTCAATACCCGCCTGCGGGATACCTATGCGGTTGTCGGATTTCTTGTGGTGGTTCTCATCACGTTTGCCACCGTATACACGCTCGTCTAAACGCGAAAATGGGTGGGGTTATCCCCACCCATTTTCCATTGCAACCCACTATAGCAAACCCTATAATAGGGTACGAGGTGGGTGATGAAATACGTAGATTGTCATTTAGCTGATCAAATTTACACACATATCGATCCAACTGATGGAACGGTACGTCATTTCAATGCGTCCGCAATGATTGATGCATGCAAAACCGGTCACTGTCCGTTCAAACGTCTAATAATTCCCATTGAACCATTATTTGTCCAACTTTGTCTTGAACAGCGCGGAATTGAACCACATCGGTTGGTTCGACTTACTACAGAACAACTTGATGACCCAATTCTTGGCGCACGGTTTCCCGATGGAACAACGCTGACAGTTGATGGTCATCATCGTTATGTTCGGCGGTACCAACTAAATCATAAAACCATCACCATGTGGGTCATGTTTCCACTTCATTGGAAACGATTTTTGATTGATGATTTACCAACGACCAATAGTGCCGATCTTCTTTCTGAATACTCGGGGTTGTAAAATGTCCATACTTGAAATCAATGACGTTGTTCGGGTGCAAATGCGCGAGATCATCACCCGTGCGTCAGTGAACCCATATACACAGGCGCAAATTGAGGCATTGATGCGCCTCGGGTCGGCTTCCGGTACTGCCGCCGACCCTGCGGAAAGAAACAAACTTTTCACTATGACGGTTCCTCACGGGTTTAATGTAACATACACCCATGAGCATCAACCATTTGGTCTTGCACGGCATTTGTCAGTGAGCGTGCTACGCAAAGGTCGTGTGCCGAATGTTCCCGCTATGGAAATGATCATGCAGGAATTCGGTTTCACATCCGATTTTCAATTGTGTATAAACAACGGAACTGTATGGAACGAGAAAATTCCCAACGGAAATTATGCTATCAATGTCATCGAACCAGTTGAAGGATGGGGTGCGGTTTAGCTTTCTAGCCCTTCGGCACATGAAATATTGATCGCGATGAGCGTATCGAGTTTTTCTGGTGTTGGGTTCTCGTAGATTTCCAAGGTTCTACGATCCACGAATGCCGATAACCGCAGCAAGTTGGTTCGAAGGTCCGCCGGAAGTGGGCAGTCGTCGGACATCGCATCAGCCTGTACAACCGTCCAGAAACGCTGATTGTACTTTAACGCATCGTTGAGGTTGTCGGGGTTCCAGTTATTACGAAGGTCTTGTAATCGCCCAATAGCCGTGCGCAATACACGTGCTTGCACTAGGCGATCACTAGCAAGTACCCGATTTGCTTTTTGATATGCGCCGATCCCATTAGACATTTAGAAGCTCTCCTTCGTACTCGATCAGTTTTTGGCATTCGCGTAGGGCTTTGTAATACTGCCCAGCAACAAGATGTTGTTGGATTGCGATAATGAAGGGGTACATAGATGGTGCCGCTTTCATGAGTTCGCCAACGTGATCAAAGAAATCTGTTTGGTATTTTTCGATATTGTCCGTGTCTACGTACATCATCTGAATGAACAGGTACGCGACTTTCGATGGGGTGTCGGCGGTTTCAACCGTCAGCACATCTTTCTGACGAAGAATTGGCACATCATTGTGGATAGTAATTTCCGTTTTACCGGTTTCAGCACCGGTAATCACGGCGGTACCGACAATGATTTTCTCATTGGGTTTGAGAACAAGTTTTAGCATTTCATTTGCTCCGCAAGGTCGGGGGTGCCAAAGCACCCCCTATCCTATTAACCGAAAAGACGCAGAACGCCTTGAGCGGACTGATTCGCCATGCTCAGCGAGTTAAGAGCAAGCTGGCTACGGGTCTGAAGGGCGAGCAGCTTGGCGCTTTCGTCATTCATGTCCGCATTGGTCAGATCATCGGCACCAGCACGGTGAGTGGTGATCATGTTCTTGGTGAAATCCGAGCGAATCTTCAGCAAGCTATTGGAGCTACCCAGTGTTGCTGCCGTTGAACGGACGGTGGACATCGCAGTAGACAAAAGCGCAATGTCGGCATCGATTGCAGCAGTACCAGTTGCCAGGGTCGCATTACCCCAGTCCCCAGCCGCAGTCACCGCCAATCCGGTTGCATCACTAGCCGTACCGGTGACAGACATTGATGCGGAACCATCACGATTGAAAGTGACCGTGAGACTGTCCGGGGTACCCTTGATGAGGTTCACACCGTCATAGGTAGAGTCCGATGCAATCTTGTCCAACTGAGTACGAAGTGCATCGTACTGAGTTTTGAAAGCAGTGCGGTCAGCCGCAACCGAAGATGCCTTAGCTTGCTCAGCAAGACCCTTCATTTGTTTCAAAACACCTTCAATGGCGGTTAGACCATCGGTTGCAGTCTTAACGGTATTCATGGCATTGGTAATGCCATCCTTTAGAGAAAACAAGTCGTCGGCAGTATCATAGAGATTTTTGGCCCGGAAATAGTTCACCGGGTCATCAATTGCACTGGCAACTCGCTTACCAGATGCTAAGCGTCCTTGTACGACGCTCATATCACTGTCCGTCCGTTGAAGAGACAGCAGAACATTGCGAACACTTGCATTGAGGGAAATGTTGTCCGTAGACATGATAGACCTCCTCCTGAGGGTATGTTAGTGGATTACTTCCACCACAAATATTTACAGGAGGGGGTACTACTTTTACGTAGGTTTTAATTATTCCATACACGCCACGTGATGTTGACCGTCGAACGACTCACCAACCCACGGTTCCCCAGTAAAATTACGGACGAGTACGGGTTTGACCCAACAATCTGGTACCACGGCACGCGGAGACGATTTGAACAATTCCGTGATCCCGAGAAAGAAACTCACAAATCACAAATTGAGGAACTTGGACCGGTACCAGACCAACTGGTGGTGTTCAAACCCGAGGATGTTCGAATCCTCGCACGCCACAAATGAAAAAGGGAGGCTTAAGCCTCCCCGTCCTCTTCAAGGTCTGACAACTGAGTATTGGCGCTATCAAGAGCGCGAAGTTCCTGCATGGTCAGGATATTATATCCACCCGCACCAAGACGGTTGCGCGGATTACCGCACATATAACAGGAACAAACCTTCAGGTGATCGTGATTACGCCGAGCGAAGTAATCGCGCTTTTCGAAAACCTCATCCCAGGTTTCCTGACGCACGATAAAGCGGCGTTTAACACGATCAATCCAATCATAATGATGCTCTGGCTGACGATGCCAACGAGAGGCAACACGGCGCCCACGAGCAATCATACGTTCGCGGTCGCGAATACGACGTGCGCGTTTTGGTTCTTTAAAAGACATTCTTCTTCCTCCGAGTTCGCTCTAGAGCGAGCCGCCGGAAGAAATAACCGACCGCCCTAGAGCATGTTTCGGAGGAAGAAGGGATTTTGTATGTTCTGATCCATGCTGCTATTTACGCTAAATAGGTCTAGAATGTCAACCGGGAGATTTGATAAATGGGAATTTCTTTTGGCGGTGGGGTGAACCCATTTGGTACGTTTAAAATACGCACTAACATCCCACCTTCATGGGGCACCAATAGTGGTACAATTGGTTCGGCTAATGGTGGAATTCCCTACAATTTCACATTTGTTGCCACTGACATCGATCACGGACCTATTCCTCTATCGATTCACTTGGCTTCTGGAACGCTTCCTGCTGGGTTGAATATATCGGATATGAGCATAGTCGGAACACCAGTTAATATCCCAGGAACCTATGTGTTTACCTTACGGCTGACCGATGGATTGGCGGAAGCATTTCGAACTTTTAGTCTTGATGTCACCAACCAGAATCCAATATGGCAAACCAACGCCGGTTCTCTCGGGACGTTTTATACAAATACTGCGGTAAACCAAACATTATTGGCAACCGACCCTAATAACGATTCGATCACGTTTGGTGTTGTTGAGGGGGCACTCCCGCCAGGAATTACATTATCAAGTGCAGGAAACCTTAGCGGTACTCCAACCATGACTGGTATTACCAATTTCACAGTACGCGCGTCCGATAATCACGGCGGTGCCGTTGATCGTGTTTTTACAATGACCGTTTCCGAAAACATCCCAATGACTGGTTTGGTTGGTTGGTGGGACACATCTACGGTGACGGCATCTACGGGACAAACTGTCACAACCCTGACCGATCTCAGCGGTGCTGGTAATCACATGACCGGTAATGGAACATGCTCCATCGGACCAAATAGTATGAAAGTCGCAAGTGGGTCATTTACGGCTCCACATAGTACGACATTTAATCATAATGGCGAATACACCACGTTTACGGTATACAAATCCACCGTTCCGAATAACACATGGAGTTCTATTGGGTTTAACAAAGACGCTTATCCATCTGGGGCAACTCAATACCAGAACTATGTTTACACCAATGGCAGTGTTCCAACGGTATATGCATCTATAGCAACAGTCCCCGGCACTGCAAGTTACGCACAGAATTATGCCCATACAAATAATGAATGGACTATTGGGTGTTTCCGTGTGAACTACAATGGAACCCAGTCATGGTTGAATTATTACAAAAATGGTATTAATCATGGTGATGGTGCTAAAATTACCGGGAAGACGGAAAACAATACTTCGAACGCAGTATTGAATATTGGTTCTGGCACCCTTGCCGAATGCTTGGTGTACACTCGTAAACTTACAGATACCGAACGAATTCAGGTCGAGAACTACCTATCATCAAAATGGGGATTGTGGGTTGCTTCGAACAACACCATGATGAAAACAGATGGTCTACTCTTTGATTTTGATGCCACCGCCATTTCCGCGACAGATGGGCAAACAATTACTGCATGGAATGATCGGTCTCAGTACGGGCATCATTTGACCGGAAGCGGAAAATATTTAACCAATCAAGTTGGCGGCAAACCGGTGCTGGAAATCAGCAGTGGTCAAAGTTTTTATCGCGCCAATCAAGCAACTCTTCACCACAACGGTGAATACTCCGGATTTTATGTATATAAACAGAATGGCTGGGATCAATATACCCCTCTCATCATAAAATCGGATTGGAGTAATAACGGACCAACCGAATTTCAATTTGCGCAGACCCAAAATGACAATTCAACATGGTACGGGTACTGCGGTGGAAATGGTGGTCGTGGCGGGAATGTTATTTCGGTAAGCACTCTTCAGCCTCAAAATACGTTTAGCATCGTTGCACAAACGGTCACCTACAATGGTTCTACCAGCTTGATGTCGTTCTTTCGTAATGGCGTTTCTAAAGGGTCCGGGTCACAAACAGGTAAAACAAATCAAGCAGCAGCAGGGCTATCAGTTGGTGGTGTAAATGCGACCACCACAAAACAATACATTGCTCAAATTATTATGTTTACTCGTCGCCTATCTAATGCGGAGCAGAATTGGGTTCAAGGCTATTTGTCCTCCAAATACGATATCGCAGTGACACAATCATAAGAAAAGGGCGGGATTTCTCCCGCCCTTTTACACTACGTCCCGAATGCATTGGAGGTAATCAACCGGTGCAAATACCGCATCAGATTCAATCTCGGTCGCCGCCAGTTTCATAAACTGACCATGGCGATCCTTGAGAACCTTGTAGCCATCAGGGCAGTCTTCGAGAATAAGATCGGGAATTGCAGACATTTCCCGTGGACCACGAATGGTACGTACTTCTTTGTCAGCGTGTCGTAAGAAATCAGTGGAACGCACCATCAAGCACAGAGATTTCCGGTCTATTTGTGATTGAGTATGTGCGTTAAGAATGGTTTCCGCCATAGTATTGAAGGAGCGAACCCCAAAAAATCCAGCCGCACGAATTTCCCCTGCGGTAATCACCCTATAACGATCACCAAGCAGCCCCGTAACTTCTATTTGAGACAATAACCGCTGTGTCATTCTACAACTTCCTTCGTGATTTGTAAAAAATCAACCCCATCCGCGATGGCTTCGTTAACCAGCTTTGCCCAGCGGTCGTCGTAATCGTGATCCGACCACCCGGCACACTCAGGCTGCCCACGGAGCCAATTCCGAACCTGCATACCTTCCCGGAAATGAACCGGGTGTGGAATGTAGGGACCGGACGGATTCATGGGATGGGTGGTCGAAATGACCGGTGAAACCGTACCAAATTCCTTCTTGTAATCGCGGAAGAGGGAAATCCCATCATTCCCCAACCATTCTTTCAAACGTTGAATAAGCATCTTAGCCACCTTGTACACATTGTTTGATACAATCTAAGTAGTCAACCGGAGGACGTAGGGCGGATTCCCATAATGTCCCCTCAACATCTCTCAATATTTTGTATCCAGTATATCCCCGCTGGATGACCAAATCCGGAATTTTTAATAATGGGACTATGAAAACCGGCACCACAAAGAGATCATCCGGGGCGCCGAAGTATGGGATATGAAGGCACAGTTTCTTACCCGATGTATGAGCCTCGTCATAATGCTCTTCAAGTGCCGGAACGGTATCGTGAGCCGTATGAATAAGTTCTCGGTATGATACCGTCAGGTACCGTTTCCCCATTAGACGATCTAATTCTGGTTGCGTTAGTATCCGGCGCATAACGTAGAATTCAAGCATGAACGTTCTCGAACAGAGGGTTGAGATACCGTGCCACCTTGTCCTCATGCATGAACATGAGATCATATTCTTCGACCGGCTTCCCAAAGTAATATTTGATCACCTGAGGAAGGACGAAGACTGGCACGTTACGGAATTTCGGGGTGGCACCATCCCATTCCTTGACGAAGAAATCATGGTCGGGATGGATACGACGCAACCAGAACGGCTCCACCCGTAAATTGAATGCCCCCTCAACTTTATCACGGTACCGGCGGAACAACGATCCAGTGTGATTAGTGGAAGTAAGCTCCCAATCGCTGACAAAATCCTTCTCGCTGGACACAACAATCAGTTCATCAGACCCTAGCAGGCGTAAACGCTCTTCGGGGATTCCGGCTTCGATGACCGACTGCAACACATGGTTCAGCATCCACCGATTGATGTGCTGCTGACGGGTAGGTGATAGTTTCCCGAAGATGGACTGCCGCAGGTTCTTTGACTTCGCGAAGTACGCCGGGTGGTCGGTGAATCTGCCTACAAAATCCTCGTATGACGCACACCCATCCACAAAATCCGCATCAAAATACCGAAGCGACTGGAAATTTGCGGTTTTGATGTCGATGCTGATAAACAGCGTGTCCGCGTTCCCGGCATGATAAATGCCTTCCTGGCGCACCCCGAGGTCACGGACCTTCATCTTACCAATGAAGTCATCTTCATTCTTCGCGAAGGCTTGGTACCGAGGCTTGTTTTCGACGTGGCTGATGATGCGATCTCGAAGATCAGCACCAGCCACGAAGAATTGTTCCTCACCGCCGTAGTGGTTCACCGCATCCACCAGCAACTTGTAATACCCCTCCGTCGAATACAAGGGGTCATACAGTTCTAGATAGTATTCAAAGTACGGGTCGGTAAGAACCGGGATTTGAAGCGAAAAATCCTTAACGAATCTACGCCGAGTCTGATCGGTTAGCACGACTTTGGTCCTTTTGCCTTTTCGGTCTTATATGACAGAGGGGGCCAAACTGCAAGGAAAATGCGCCCCTCCGAAGAAGGGCGCCCTCAGTTAGAAAGTATACCAATTCAACGGAATCAGATCGCGGATGCTCTCGATCTTGGTTGAGGTGCCTGTGTTCTTCAGCACGAAGTCACGGACCATAGCGAAGGCGTTCTTGCCATCCCAAACTTGGAACGACAACGGACGAAGGCGGCTGTCCAACTTCTGCGAAGCCCCCAGTGCGTATTCCTTCTTCGCCTGCTTTTCATCGCCGCCCACTGCCTTCAGAATCTCTTCTTTGGCGGTCGCGACGTAGGTTTCCAACTGCTTGGCTTGTTTGGCGATTTCATGGTTCAACGCATCGGTGAATGCACTCAGTCGGTTGCGATCAGCTTCCTCCATGAATGCCATGGCGTCATCCATACTCTCGCTGAGAACGAGTTCCCACACGTTCTTCTCAATGGCGATAAGTTCTTTCGCCTTGTGAATACGGCAGTAATGTTCGTTCTTGACCTTGTACATCCGCCCATCAGCAAAGCGGATCACATAACCTTCGCCTTCAGTTTCCCCCTTTGTTCTCTCCAAGAAAGCCTGGATATCTGCAATACTCGACCCGAACACCTCGACTACCGGAATACCAAACGGCTGTGCCATCTGCACCATGTCTTCATAGGGCACGTAGTAGCCCTTGATCATATGTCGAATAGCGGTCAACACCAGCATGTCTTCCGGGTAATCTACGACAATTCTTTGTTTACGCGAACACCACTCAAAGATAGGGGTAAAGCCGTTCTCCAACATGGATGCCATGAAATTTACGTAGCCAATTTCATCATGCCCGAACGCAAATTCCTGCGCAGGGATAGCAACGTCAGTCGGACCCATCTTGGTGCAGAGGATCATCTTTCCGCCCAGAATCATGGGATGGATCATGCTGCCATCCATCTTCGCCATGATGCGGAGATCAGACGACCAATTGACCTGATGCGGTTGAGTTTCCTCGCGTTCACCCACATTGAAGAATTTGTGATAAACACGTGCCAAAATCTTCCCCGTGGCAGAGCAGAACTTGATGCCACGAGCTTCCCGACGAACAATCGCCTTTAGACGATCACGGGGATCATCTATAGAAATCAAATCAGGGAAAGTATGGGCGAAGTTGACCGCGTAATTCACAACGGTAAAGCCGTCGCGCTCGCCTACAATCCACTCTTCACCACGGACGCCATTCTCGTCGGTCAACGCCCACAACAGGTCGTCTATATGCTGTATTTGCGGAAACACCGAATCTCTCCTTATCAGATTCGGACAAATATATTGGAGAGCGTTCTTTGACTGTTATTTCTTTCTTACGAAGTCAAAGTACCGGGTTTGGGTTGACCAAAATGCGTTCGATTGATATAAAGACCCAAATTCTCACAATGGGCATGGACGATGGAATTCACCCCTCTTGAAATTCTCACCATTCTGCTTGGTATTTCGACCGCTTGTTATTCTGCGGTTCGAAAATTCACCAAGCTACCGCTGACCATCGGTATGGTCATGGCGTCGCTGGCTGCGTCTTACGGGATGATTGGGCTGGAAATGCTATTCCCCGGCTCGGGTATTCGCGCCATGGTCGAGGGCATCATCGGCAGCGGGAACTTCTCGAAGATCGTACTGGAATTCGCGCTGACCCCGTTGGTCTTTGCTACCGCGATGGAAGTGGACATCGACCAACTCAAGAGCCGGTGGAAATCCGTGCTGGTGCTTTCCACGGTCAGCGTGCTGATTTCCACCGCACTGTTCGGGATGCTGTTGCCTTCGGCTGCACTGATCGTGGGTAGCTCGATGACCGTGATGGGCGCCTTGCTGCTTGGGTCGATGCAGTCGGCAACCGACCCGGTGGCGGTCAACGCGCTGCTGAAGGAACTCCCGTTCGTCCCCGACAGCCTCAAGATCAAAATTTCTGGTGAAAGCTTGGTCAATGATGGCGTTGCCGTTGTGGTCTACCTCGTCATGCTCTCGATGGCACAAGCTGCGGGAAATGCCGATCTGAGCTACAGCCAAGCCGGGTGGTTGTTTGTTCAAGAAGCTGGCGGGGGGCTGGTCATCGGTGGGTTGGTCGCCGCCTTTATTTACCGTTGGACAAAAGCGCATGACGAAGGTGAACTGGAATTCCTAATCACGCTGTTCGGTGTTCTGATCCTGATCGTGGTCGGTATCCGTTTGCACGTCAGCGCGCCGCTTGCTGCCCTGGTGGTGGGGATCGTGATTGGAAATTGGGGTGTTCGTTTCGCCATGAGCGATACCACTCATCAAGTCGTCCACACAGTCTGGCGGGTGATTGACGTAACTCTGAATGCGATCCTGTTCACGCTGATCGGCACCGTCGTGATCATCATCAACCATGACGCCAAACATGTGTTGTTCTCAGTTGCCGCAATCGCCGTGTCGCTGGTGGCGCGGTTTGTATCGGTGGCAATACCGCTCAAACTGCTTGGATGGTTTACCAATGAAAAACCCACCAAAGGTGCGACCCGTGTGTTGACTTGGGGCGGTTTACGAGGTGGTATTCTGGTGGCGTTGGCGCTGTCATTACCCGACACCATCCCCGGCAAGAGCTACATTCTCGCGGGTGCTTACGGTATCGTTCTATGGACCATCATCGTCCAAGGGCTAACCGTGAAATGGCTAATCCTGCGAGTGGTCAAGTAGAATCGTCCAACGTTTCCTTGACCTTGGCAAGCTCGTCAGGTGCCACCCAGCTTTCAAACAGGCGGGGTGGCGTTTCTTTTGCGGTTTTAAGCTTGCCTGGGCACCCGGAAGACCATCCAGTACAACATCAGCGGGAAAACTGGGCACAGGGTCATAAAATCGGGTACAGGATGGGTATATCAGGGAAGAGTTCCATCTGACGGTCATCGGGGATCACCCCGGTATACGGGTGGATGGAATCGCCGTATCCCCACCGCGCCCGATGCCGAACGACATCGGGCGCGGTGGACATCACATAGACCAAGAATTCGCTTTTGTTGTCCTCACACACCTCGTCCCAATGGACTTCGGTGATGGGGTCGCGCTCTTCCTCGGTTACACCGGTACTGACCACATAGACGTAGGCGACCTTCTCGATACCAGTCAAGACAGCGGGAACCCAACGTTCCCGCTCCGTGATATCGGGGTGCTTAAACAGCACCCAATCACCTATGCGAAGGTAGTCAGACATTGGTTACGGACGCTTCGAGATCACGTCGTCAACCAGACCCAGCGCCTTCGCCTCTTCGGCTGACAGAAACGTATCGCGGTCCAACTTGTCTTCCCATACCTCAAGGGCAACGCCGGTATGTTCGGCATACTTCTTGGTCAGCTTGTCCTTGATGTTCTGAATTTCCTTCGCCTGGATTTGGATGTCACTACACATACCACCAGCACCACCGGACGGCTGGTGTACCATGACGCGAGCATTTGGCAGGATGAAACGCTTACCCTTAGCACCAGCCATGAGTAAGAACGAACCCATCGATGCTGCCTGACCAATACACACAGTTGAGACATCCGGCTTGATGAACTGCATCGTGTCGTAAATGGCAAGACCGGAGGTTACTACACCGCCCGGTGAATTGATGTACATATGAATGTCCGCGTTCGGATCATCACTCTCCAAGAAAAGAAGCTGGGCACAAACCAGTTCAGCAGTGTGGTCATCAATAGCACCATTGATGAACAGCACTCGTTCTTTCATCAATCTGCTGAAAAGATCGTAGCTGCGTTCACCGCGACCACTCTGTTCAACAACAATCGGAACAAGATTCGACATTAGACCCTCTCAGGATTATGAATGCCCTGACCGTATCAGAGCATGGAAGTTTCGGCCAATTTGTTTTATGGATAGAGCGGTAATCAAGTTGATCTGATCCATGGGTTAAGACCCACCGTTCGACGGGATATATGGCACAGTAGTCCCAAACGGAGCTTCAATCTTGCTTCCCTTGTTATTAATAATGAACAAGGTGTCGCAGAAATAAGGATCACCCCATCCTTTATTTGGCAATCCATCAGTAAACATGACGAACTGCTCTGGTACCATATCCATTCGACGCATAAATTCCCAATTTGCCTCGAATCGGGTACCACCACCACCTTTCACCCATTGATAATCGAACATCGTGTCAGCGTTGTCCGGGGTGAAAATGTGATAGCTGTCCTTGTAGACTTTGGTGTCAAACGACCAGATATGGATTTTGTAGTCCGGGAACTGATCCATAATTCCTTTCGTTTCCGTCAGAAAATCACGAATCATTTCCTCGGTAATACTAGCAGATGCATCAATACCAACGTGGATTTCAATAGTGTCCTCGTAGATCATACCGGGAAGAATGATTCCGAGGTGAGCGCACTTACGGCTTGGCTTGGTGTAGCTGTAATCCTCTTTGACAAGGCTCTGTACTGTGCGATTGAGCATTTGGCGCCAGTCAAGCTGCGGATCAGCGATATCCGCAATTAGGCGTCGTAAAGACGCCGGGACAGCACCAGCCCCGACCACCTGAGCCGCATTGATCATGGCGTTCCGTATTTCGTTGCGGACTTGCTGCAACTCTTCCTCGGACATTTCCGGCGGACCATTACCGTCGCCTTGGATACGAACCTTGACTTTCTTCTGCCCACTTCCGGTATCGGCGCCTAGGTCAAGATGCATGTCCATCGTCATTTCGACTTCAACGCCACGCTTCTTCAGGTCTTCATAAACCTGCTCGGACGACCACGGCTCGGGGAACATGAACCGTTCATCGTACAGCCCGACGCGCTGGACCTTACCATCCTTGTCCTTGCTGTCCTTGTCCTTGACCCGCAATTTCTCGCGAACCGGCATGCTTCCGATGTCTTCCTTCATCAGCATGCCGTTCACAACGTAATCGTTGGCGTTGTTCCACAGCCCCGGATCACGTTCGCCCCGCCGCCCGAAGTGGTCGAGAATGCAATGCCCGACCTCATGTACCAATACGAACACAAGTTCAGGCTTGGTCAGTGACGCCACAAATTCCGGATTGTAATAGAGTTTGCGGAAATCGGTTGCCATGGTGGGGCACCAATCACTCGCTTCCTCAAGCTCCATATGGGAAATGATGTTCCCAAAGAACGTGTGCTTGAAAAGCAGATGCGTCTTGGCAAACACAATCTGTTTTTCAATCTCATCCTTGAACAAATTCGAAGTCATATTACCAACCTTCGGAAATTACATCTCTGATCAACGTTAGATAATTGATACTGTCGTTTTTAGGCGACGCAAACACTACCCATTTACACCCATCAAACAAATAAAGGTTTCCATCTATTGTGTTGAGGTAAACGTCATTGCGGGTAGGTGATGGCAAGTGTTCAGCAGACGGCGTGTGATAAGTAATTGTTTCAATGATCATCAAGTTGCTTTCGTGGCTTTGTACCGATTGTACTCTATATGTGCTTCGTCTTCAGTAAATCTATGCTTATTACTATCATAGATCATGTATTGAAATGCATATCCATTTCCTATAACCGCCTCTCGTTTGGCGTTATTTCGAGGAAAACTATCCCCAAACGTGAACACACTTTTCACTTCAATGATCAGCTTTTCGGATGGTACATAAATGTCAGGATGATACAAACGTTCACGACCCATATAATTGTAGCGGAAAGATGGTACATCTTTTCCAAAATAAAGGAGTTGTTCTTGGTAATGCATTAAGAGATCGTCACATGCCCAATCTTCATACCCCTGAACCTTGATAACCTTTCCTGAGGGCAACACGTAGTCTTTGTTACGATAGCAACCCTTCCTCGTTGCGTCCCACCATGCATCACTTCGGATCATGGTTCGAAAAGCATCAGTATGAGCGAAATGTTCGACCCCATAACGGTCGAGCATCGTGCGGCGTGCTTTGATGAATACACTACCACCCGTCCGCATGCAATTTTCACCATATACTTGACGCCGAGTTGCCATCATTTTCGTTGAGAATTGTTGCCGAACTCCATCATCCTTGTATTTCTCAATCATTATTTCAGAACGATGTGTTTTTGCACTGGGGCATTCTTGGTAATATGGCGAACAACACCATTTCGAGTTGTCGTACCCAGATGTCATGAGTTCATAATGCGCTGCCTGCCCACAGCCGTAATCACAAACATGATTGCTATTCTCATGAAATACCCCTTCGCGTTTTTTACCACGTAATGCTTCGCTGATTTTGCGTCCGTAGCCGGGGCAATCCGATATTTGTTCTACACATCGCCATTGCCACGTTACTTCACTGAAATGCGTCCCGGTTGCCCCACAGTGCGCGCAAATCGGCGGTGGGATTTCACGAGCATTCAACTGTCCAGGGTTGGTTACGCCATATCGTTCGACCAGCGTCTTTTCAATTTTGTCCCGAACCTCCGGGGTGCGTTGGGCAAATTCATCACCGTACCGATCCCGGTTGGTTGCTTTTCGCTTCTCAAGAGTTTGTGTATTCGTAGCCGCGCATTTCTCCGAACAATACCGGGAGTACCCTTTATCTCGACCCGGCACTTTCCACTGCGTGGCGCTTCCACACGTCGGGCAACACGGAATGTCATCACCATGGATCACGTGCCAACATTTTCGCTGCAAACACCAATCATCGGGATACATCACCAAATAGGTCGCAAGTTCTTCCCAGTGATCCCACTTAGGAAGGTTGTACCATTTCATACGATTTGACGTATTAAGGTAATCAATAAGACGCGATTTCATGGTGTTCTCCATAGTCAGGTGGACTTTTAGTTGTCCACCTGACTATTTATACAACTTCCGTCAAGCTTCTAATATAAGTTCTTCGTATTTATCAGAAAACCACTCCCAGTTGCGCATCAAATCCGGCATAAACGGTAGGTTCTCTGACTTCAACGCGATACGTACAGCCAGGATGATCATTTCGCGCTGGAAGTTCTTGTCCACGAAAGCGAGGAAGTTGTCAGCCATTTCGAACCACGGCGTCAAATCGCTGCGGTCCTGGGCAAGCTTCAACTGCTTCTTCAACTCGTAGCACAGCGAAGTGGTCAGCGAATACTTCACATCAAGACGGAGATCGGAGGGGATCGTCTTACGTTCACCAGTAAGAATGGTGATGGCGCGCGGTAGCTTGACCGTGTGACGCAGAACCGCCATGAAACGCAGGGCGGCGGCATCACCGACGCAACCAGCGATCCACTTCAGAAGGTCTTCGTCCTGCTGGGGCGACATTTCTTCCGTGAATTCTTCGTCCCACAGCGCCTCGGACACGAACGACCATGTGCGAGGGGTCTGGAAACCACGGCTGGCAGAGCGAGGATTGAACTGGAAAAGATCGTCTTCTTTGGCGCTCAAATAACCAACCACGTCCGGATGGATGCCGTTTTCATATGCCCACTTCTGCCAATCCGGGAACCAACGCATAAGCTCAAAATGTACCAGACGGTTGGCAAGGGCGCTCGGCATGCTAACCGCAACAGCGCGGTCAGATTCGCGGTTACCAGCGGCTAGGAGGGCGCAATTCGGCGGGAGGTGGTATTCACCGATCTTGCGATCCAACACCCACTGTAGCGCCGCGCCCATGACCATCTTCGGGGCAGCGTTGATTTCGTCCAAGAAAATGATTGCGGAGCTATCGGGATCATCCGGCAATTCGCTCGGATGTGCGTATTCCATCTTGTTGGTTTTTGGGTTGTAGAACGGAATGCCGCGAAGGTCGCTGGCTTCCTTGAGCAGCAAACGAATATCAATGACCGGACGGTTCTGTTCTATTGCAATCTGCTTAACGATATCAGATTTGCCTAGACCCGGCGGACCCCAGATCATAGCAGGACGCTTGAGGCGAATCGACTTGCGTAGCTGGCGCTTCAACGCGCTGGGGATAACGCGAAGAGGTTCGTGCGACGTACTCATTAAAAATCCTTCCACCAAATGCCATGCGGTAAACCCGCGCAAACAGTTGATGGAGGATCACATAGCCGGTAATCCGGTGTCACTAAACTTTTTTTACTTGAATTCGCGCACAAATTCTAAGAAATCATCAGCGGGCATCGGGCGTGCAAAGTAATATCCTTGAACAATGCGGACGTTATGCTGACGCATAAAATCAATTTGTGCTTCTGTTTCCACACCTTCTGCAACCATTTCGAGATCAAGACTTTTGGCAATGGAAATAATCGCCTCGACTAACTTGGTATTTCCAGAAAGCACTTTATCAACAAACGATTTATCAATCTTCAAAACGTCTAGTGGAAATTCTGATAGATAGGCAAGGCTAGACCACCCAGTACCAAAATCGTCAATCGCGATGGTAACACCCAACTTACGCAGATGACGCAATACCGTAATGGCATTGTGCTGGTTGCTCATAAAACTACTTTCGGTAATTTCCAGTTCAAGATTGGCTGGTGAAATTCCAGTTTCCAACAAGACATCACGAACATTACGTTCAAGTGAATTATGGACAAACTGTTGCGGTGCAACGTTCACTGCTAATTTAAGATCGATGCCATGTCCAGATAATACTTTGGCAAACTCACACGCTTTCCGCAATACTAGCTGCCCAATAGCATCCACCATTCCCGAATCCTCTGCCACCGGAATAAATTTACCGGGCGGTATCATCTCACCGTTGAAATACCAGCGCACTAAGGCTTCCATCCCAACTACTCGTTTTTCGGTAATATCAATCTTTGGTTGATAATAGACGTGAAAGGTTTCCGGTTCATTTTCAAGGCAATACCGCAAATTCTGCTCAATAAAACGGCGTTCTTGGAAATTATCACTCATCTGTAAATTGAAAAATTCATAACGGTTTTTACCGTTAATTTTTGCTTCGTATAACGACATATCTGCATACCGAACCAAATCGGTTACTGAATACGCATCATGAGGGAAAATCGCAATACCAATGCTGGCAGTGACTTCAAGATGATCACCGTCCATGGGTATCGGTTCCAAAACTCTGTGAAGAATGTAGTTGGCCGTTTCGATAATTTCAGTAGTATCATATAATTGATCAATAATAATGGCGAACTCATCACCACCAATACGAGCTACAGTTGCTTGCCGATTTATTACGGCACTCGAAATACGGTGCCCCAACTGTTGAATAAGGTAATCACCTTTTACATGCCCCATGGTATCATTAAGGTGCTTAAAACCATCAATATCAACGTACATTAAGCAAAAAGGGGATTCTGCATGGCGAACTAAATCATCAAGTTTGTCGAAAAATGCTGATCGATTGGGCATGTCCGTAAGGGGATCAATCCCAGATACCATCGCGATCCGATCCCGTAATTTCACATTATCAGCAACCACATCGCATGAGGTACAGTTGGGTTTGCACTGTCTTATAATTACATGCAGACATCCAATCGAAAACGTCATAAAGGCGATGATGACTAAATGTTCCAGCACAACACAGCTTTCTTCATTGAAATTAATTGATTTAGGTCGCCATCCAGCATTTTTAGCATCACCCCGTCACGTGGATGATACACGCTAATTTTGCGACTCTCGATAAAATATGGAAGATGCATATTGTGATTAAGGTAAACAAGGTGTTTCGGCAGCACCTCAAAATCAGAAGGCATGTCAATAACATAACAATCAAAGAACCGTGACAATATTTCATGCCCTGTTTTGGTAAGAAGCAAACTAGACCCCTTCCCTCGGTTCTGAAACATCATCTTCAAAGCAATTGAGGTATCGACCCGTAAAATTTCCGTGTCGATACCTCGATTATATGCTTGCTCTCGGATGAGTTTGATTATTCGTTCTTGTACACGCATGACCCTATTTATGGGTTTTATCGGGGCTTGTCCTCATCACTTTCAACATCACTTTCAGCAATACGCTCACCCGTAACCAGCTTAAATACGGAAAATTTATCCGTCTTGAAAATCTTGTTGAGCTTTTCAGCAAGATTGAAAGCATGACCAGGGTTAGAAAAACTTACTTTTTTATACTTCGGACCCGGATAATCAAGCAACGAATGAAGGCTACGAAGATTGATTGGGCGACCATCGTAAAAAACAGCGTAAATTGCCTCTGCCTCCAATACCTGTTCGGACTTGAAGGTTTTTGGATCAGTAAAGTTGAGCAAAATTTTCGGCTTTGGTCTGCTCATATTCTCTTCCTCTAAACAGTGGCAGGGGTATTTAGTACCTCCCGGCTACTGCTTAACTCCCGTTGTATTTAGTGAAGAAACCCAAAACCACATACACTTTCATTGCACCGCACCAAATCATCATGTACATATAACAAGAGCCGCTTTAAAGCGGCTCTTGTATTGTGTTTTAGGACACCCCTAATCTCGTTTCGATCCCAGACTCGACCAGCCTATCATAACCACCAATTACCTGTTCCGACCCATCGTTCTCAACAACCACGATATGCGGCACGGTACGAACGGCGGGGTAGCGTTCCACAAACTGCTGGCGAATGGTCGGGTCGTTCAATGACTTCTCAACATACGCGATTCCTTTCTGGGACAGCCAAGTTTTGGCTTTCACACAGTAAGAGCAACTTGTGGTAGAATATACTACAACTTCAGACATCATATTATCCTCGTTCTTGTTTTGTTCTATCAATTAGGAGGTGGGTGGAATTTATCCACCCACCGGGAAAAGTTACTATTCGATTTCCCCAAATGCACTATAACACAAGGGTTCCTCGGTATCGATCTGAACCACGCGGTATTCCTCCAACCGGTCAGACCCAATATCACCCGTCTCGGTGGCGTTACCTCGGGGGTGGCAAACACACCGCATTCCATTGATTACGCTATCAAATCGCGTATGAGTATGTCCAAAGGTCCACAATGCGATTTTGTTATTTACATCAAGGGCGCGTACAGTTGCCATATGTGAGTTGCCATACATACCGTTGGCGGGATCGTTCTTTCGCCAGGAAAGACACCGGGGATCGGGGGCACTATGCGTTGAACAAACGATCTTACGCACCGCCTGATCATTCTGCACCGCACGAACGATCTCACCCAACGCAAATGCCTGAGCAGCGGCAAAAAACTCCGGTCCCTGTGATCCAAAATTCATATAATAGTCGCCGCTGCCACCCACACGCACTTTGGTGCCTGTCTCAGGACAATCCACGAACTTCCCGCGCCATGCTTCCTTTGCCAACGCAGCGGTGTAATACGTCCCAGCACCAAAGGCAAAGTCGTACCAACCATTACATCCGGTAAACAATACATCACCCACTAGAATAGGCGATGCTCCATCGTGGTAGTGAACGCCCATAGCAGCGCATTCCTCACGGAACAACATCATCGCCGCGTCTATAGAGACGTTCATAACCATATTGAGGTAATAGTGATCGTGGTTCCCATCCACAAAGATCACAATTTCGTAATGCTCACGAGCATTACGAAGAATCTTCAACGTTTCACGATAGTCGTTGGAAATATCCCCACCGATGATCAGTACCGATGACCCCGAATTCTTCCATACCGACCAATCCACGGATGCGGTACCACCCCATTTGTCACAGTGAAGATCGGAGCAAAGATCAATGAGCATTGGGTTTAACTCTCAGCAATACAAGCTGATATATTACGACCCAATCCGTCCGCCGTCAATAACAATCGTCCCGGTTGCAATCGCATTTTGCGGCGGTACTGCCCCAGACAGCCGGTCGTTCAATTGCACGTTCTTCAGAAGCAACTCGTTAATTGCGCCAACCAATTCAGCCGCTTGCGGCATAGGAATGGTCATTTCACGGCTACCAGCCTGAACACATTGGTTAAATCGTCTTAGAAATTTTTCAACTGCTTCAATTTTCATCTTGTGATTTTTCCACTCTTAATGACTTGGGAATATAGTATTCCCGATGATCAACCTCATGGACATCCGTCTTGTCATTCGACCATCCCGAAACAATAAATCCATCACGAGATACAACATAGGTAAAATCATGAATAGCACTGAAATGATGCACCCTCACCACCAGTTTTTGAATAATACCGGTTTGATTGCGACTAAACTTGTCAAGTAACTCATGTACTTCAACAAGAGTGGCATTTTTACCAGTCAAATCTCGCTTCGTCGGGGTGGGAATAAAATCTCCATTCTGAATTAATCTACGATCCTCAAGAAGCTGTTCAACACCATGATAGGTTACCCCCAATTCATCGGGAAGTTGTTGAAAAAAATTAGTAGCCATTGTGACAATGTTTTCTGGCAACCATAATCCGACGTGATAGCGCCGAACAGTCTTCTTTCGAGATTTCATGCGCGATAGCCCGCAGCAAACATATCAGTAAACTCCGCTGATCCTTTTGAGATCATGTCCAAACTCCATTTACCACAGAATTTGAGAAAATGGGTACCGATTTGTGCTCGCTGATGGGGCTGTTTCGCCTCTTCGATTATTGCATCCATGAGTTGTTTTATTTCGACGGGCTGAGCATTAAGGTCAATCAACTCACGGTTACGCTCATAATCCTTTTTAACACGATGGGTTTTCTTCTCATGATCCTCCCACTCGTGATTCATCACGTTGTTCCACGAGAACCCTTTACGGTGTCGGTCCTCGTATGCTTCCTGAAGCACCGTTGTACGCACGCCAGGATATGCCGAAAAAACATTATCCGAGGTATCTCCCCGAATGCATTTTTCAAATAAAATCCATTCGGGGTCTGGTGGGCGAACCGGCTCCTTCGATTTTTTGTCCATTACCGGTTCGCCCTTGTCATCAAAGAACCCATCAAGGGAAATGGTTTCCTGCTTCATGCCGTCATAGATTTGAACGTTCTTCGCCAGAAGTTGGCGGAAGTCAGTATCCGAAGAAACGATGATATGCTCAGCCTCCGGGTGTTGTCGTATCCACCCGGCTACGAGGTCATCCGCTTCAAGGATATCACACTTCAGTACCGTCACATTAGTACGGTCGCGCACGAAATCCGTCAGTGCCTCAAGAGCATTGTAAAACACTTTGTCTTCTGCTCGTTCCTCAGGGGTTTTAGCAGAATCCTTTTCCGCGCGATTTGCCTTGTAGGGGGCATAAATTTCTTTACGCCAGCTACGCCCATCCAAGGCAATTACAAGATGAACAGTACCAAACATACGCCACGCTTTACGAACACTGTTCAGGATCAAATGTAATGCCATGCTCCCTTTTTCCGATGGGTCATTCGCCTTGATGACGTGACGGCAGCGGTGGAACATGTTATTCAGGTCAACAAGCAGGTACTTAGCCATTTAGCCAATCTCAGTTTTACCGTCTTCGCGTCGGAAAACGCGGACATGTGATGCCGAAGTTACGAAGGCGTCAGTGGCTTCGTCGGTGTCATCGCCAATCGAGCGGCAGATGTCCTCAAACCAACGATCCACAATCATACGGTCAGTGAACCCAGTATACCCGGACGCCGTAAGGGTATCGATGAACTTATCATTCCAGTCCAATTCGAAGTACAACCCATTGACGCCAAGTTCTGGGTCATACTCACTGTCGATGACCCCAATATAAGGCTTGCCCTGAAGGGTCGCCACTTCCTTGTCATGCTGATGTTGAGTGATCTTCCCCGCAGCCAGATCAATTCCATGAAGCGCGACTTTTAAATCCACGCTGTCTTCAGCATGCGTCGCCTTGGCTACCTCGGTATCATGGGTGTATCGGTCGATTTCGCCATGGCGCAACTTAATACCCAATTCACCAATAACGCGGTCGCGGTCACTGTGTTTGTAATTGATAGCATTGGATGCCATCTCGAAATCACGTTCATTGATACGCTGATGTTCAAACTCAACAATCAACCGCGCCAATTCGCGTGTATCACCCTCTGGATATTTTAAATCCAGAACCGCAAGATCATATTCGTATTGACTGATCTTTTCATATTTCAGATCAAGTCCCAGATTGAGCATTTTGTATTCGAACGACCCAGTTTCATGATCAATTTCGATCATGCGGCGCTCAAGTGCTTCGCCGGTAAGATAGTATTCAGCTTCCGCACGAGCGCGGGTCTTACCCTTAAGCCCCCAACTGGCGGGCCATACAGAAAATGGTAATTTAAACATAACAACCTCATAGAGTGTGTGAAGTTAAGTGTGTGTTTTATTTAGCTTTCAGAAATCACCACTCTAGTATTTCATGGTTTCTTGCTCGTTCGCACGGGACAAGAAACCATGAAATGTACATATTATTGGTTCTTTTTGGATGGAAGGATGTAGTTGTAGACCGCCAAACCAGATTCGATGGCGATCTGAAGGGCACCTTTGTCGGTAATGCTCATAGTGCAATCCGCACCATCACTCAGACGAAGAATCTGAAGTGTTTGAGAAATTGGGAATGCCAGCGGGGCACGCAACGTACCCAGAACACCCTTCTCAAAAACCATAGTACCCTTGTGGCTGGCAGCTTCGGGATCACCGAAGAAAATCACCAAATCACCGTCAACCGTATTGATCTGGAAATGGGTTTCCTGGCTGGAATACATACCCGCACGCTGGGCAAATTCCTTTATCATTGACTTTGTGGGTGCGATTTCCACGTTCCACGAAGCACCAAGGAACTTCGGCTGTTCCGGGATGACTTCTTTCGCCATCAGGCGATAATGATCTTTTGAACCCGCTTCGTCCTTGAAAATAATCTCTTCAGCAATGTTTTCACCACCACGATCACGATACTTCACCGAAACGGTAGCACCATCGGTCTTGTAATTCGGAAATTCAACCAATTGCTTGAGCAAGCCAAGATTAGTCAGACCGAAAACCCCTTTTAAATCCGCAAGCGGATCAATCAAGTGTCCCTTGATAATAACAGACTTATCAGAAGCCAAAGATTCGATTTCAGTTGCAGTATCACTACCAATGACCTTGACTATTTCGATGAAGCCAAGAGCGCCGCCAGTATGTTTCACGATGTCACGGAGTTCATTACGCATTTTCAGAGCCTTTATTATCCAGTTTGTTTGGTTCTAAGCGTTCAGCCTTTTGGCCGTCAATTTTTAAATCGTCGCTTCTTCGACATGCGCCGCCCGACGCGAGAAAATTGTGATTGATGGGTTCCATCATTTCACGGCATCCCCGTATTTGATCTGAAGCTCTTCAAGAAGTTTCCGCTCCGCTTCTTCACTTGCGAGTTTCTTTTTGGCTTTACGCGCCAATGCTTTCATTTCACGATCTTTGCGTGCTTTTTCTTCTTTACGTTTCTCAGCAAGTATCCACTCTTTATACTGCTCTACGGTCTCACATATGAACTTATTCGGGTCTACGGGTGTCTCAATAACAATAAAATCGTATTTGTGGCTCGCTTGTTTGAGTAGTTGAAAAGTTTCGTCATCAACTTCAGCAAAATCCGTGAACTTTGTTATGATCCATGGTTCATAAGCATCATCATAACCATACCCAGCGGATTGCCCCAAAATTATTGCTACTTTATGCATGTGATGTGCCTCAAAATGAGAATAGGTCAGTATCAAGCTCGACCTTAGGTTTCTTTCTACTACCAGCAGACTTGGTTCCCGCAGCGATTACCGATTGTGCATTTTTCGCAACTACGAACATGTCTTCGAAAGTCGTATTGTTACTAATACGAGACAAATCCCACTGAAGAATGCCAATCAGATTGTCAATCTTCACGTCGATCATCGAGTTTTCCATTTTCTCGTGATCGAATGGCATCTTCTTAAACCAATCAGGTAGATTATGTTCCGGTACATCTACCGGGCGGGCAATACTTTCAATTCCGTAGGGATTACTTTTCAACTGACAAACCACCACCTTGTCACCATCCTTAATCGGCGGTGTGGCATGGTCAGTCATGATTTCAAGCATGTTGTTGAAGTTGATCGCGGCGCGAACGTGACCGGGCATGTTGACCTTACCGGTCTTGATGTCGATTTCACAATCTTCGTCGTCTTCGAAATTGATATCATCAACCTCAAGTTCTTCCAGCTTGTTGCCGTACTTGGTTAACCCCTTGATGGCGGTGGGACGACCTTTCTGCCAACCGGGACGCGCTTGGAACTTTTCACGGAAATCGCGGACGTAATCGATCACTTCGTCTTCCGGGATACCCTTCAGAACCTTGATCAGCACCTCTTCAAGGAAGTCCTGCACAAACGCCGGGGTGTCCGAACGCTTGGTTTCAAGACCCATCGCCTTCAGCTTGCCGGGCTTGCCGTCCACGTCATACCGCTTGCCTTCGTTGTCGATGACCAGCGCGGCATACCGCTTCTTCTTGATGTACATGGCGTTTTCCGCCACGATTTCACGACCAGCCGCAATGATCGCGCCGCGCTCAAGACCAGTATTGAACGTCCGATCCATGAACTCAGGGAAGGACTCGTTGGTCACATCTGCGATGTCGTCGTACAGCTTGATGATGGCGTCCTTGTCGGTCCAATCGAAGGTCGGCGCCATGCCACCGAACTTACCACCGAACACCCCGGTACCGCCGTCCCCAAGCGTGGTGACGGTTTCCACGATGGGCGGGAATGCCTTCTCAAGCTTCGCGGTGAATTCGTTTTCCCATGCTTCGATATCGGCATCTTCGCCGCATTCACGGATTTCATCTTCACTGAGCGCCATTTGAAGTACATCTGTCTGCTCAGCGGTCAACTCCTTGAGAACCGCAATGATCGCATTGTCATCGCCGGATTCAGTCGCCTTGTGGAACTTCCCAAAGATTTCACCAAGCTGTTCTTCGGACGAAATCACGTTGGTTTTCGGGGTCGCTTTAGTCCAAGCGTTGTAAACGCTGAAATACGCGGAGTCGGTATCACCATAAATCATCGCCGGTCCCAAGTGATTGTAGTCACCCGTGACCAATTCGTTGATCTTGCCCATCATGTGACGCACGATACAGCGACCCGTCAGGGTAACAGACTGCCCGATCCGAGGATCGAACCAACGCGACCCTTCGTTCAAGATGCAACCATACAACGAGTTAAGCTTAATCTTTGCAATCAATTGTTGCATATCCCAGTATTCGTACTGGTCCATGTAATACTGCTTATTTGCAGGGAGAATATGTCCATCTTTGAAGATCAGATCATACTCGATCATATAAGCCTTGAGGGCTTCAACATCACGCGCCGATACCAAACCCTTTAGATGGTCCAAGCTATATTCTTTTACTTCGGACAACTCTTTTTCCCTCAGACTAAATAACTACAGGATCATTCCAAATGAGAGGTGTCACGTGGAAACCACGGTAGCTTGTATGATTTGCGGAGAGAGGCATAAGCGAATCACTCGTACTCATCTCAAAAAGCATGATATGACGACCGATCAGTACAAAGCAATTTTCCCGGATGCCCCTATTGTGAGCGAAGAACTCTCGTATAAACTTGGCGAATATGGTCGTAGTGACGACTGCCATAATAGAAAAGAAGAATACCGCAAGATGGTCGGAGATAATCAGCGCGGACGAAAGCGTTCGGATATTACGCGCCAACGAATCTCTGAAGCACGAACTGGTGTATCTTGGGGATCGCATACCGAAGAACACAAAGAATACATGCGCGAAGTGATGCGCGAAGATGCGAAACGGCGCCTAGCAGAAGGCATTTGGCCGCCTGTCCAAACCCCAGAAGGGAGAAAACGGAACTCCGAACGCATGAAGCAAAAATGGGCAAACGGGGATTTCAACCATTTACAACAAGTAACTCGTACAAATTGGGAAAACGGAGTGTTTGCGAATGTTTGGACAGAAGAACTACGTGCCAAACAATCTGCGAACCGCGTCCGGTACCTTAAAGAGAACCCAACCAAGAAAACCGATACCGGGCTTGAATTAAACTTCAAAGCGTTTCTCGAACAGCACGGGATCGCGTATGAGCATCAATACATCGTTGATGACACTCGGTCGGGGCAATGGCTGTTCGATTTCTACATCCCGTCCCTCAATCTACTGGTCGAAGTCGATGGGGAATACTACCACACAATCAGCCTGCGGCAGATCAACCGGGATAAGCGCAAGCAGAACTGTGCATGGAAACGTGGATACCATTTCTTGCGTATTTCCGACAAAGACTGGCGCCCCGAATTGGTATTCGAGACGCCAGATGCCTGGAAGGAACATAGCATTGCTTTAGTGGATCACCGCCGGAACGACCAGTTGATCGAAGTGCGCGTGGCTGCTGTACCATCCGATGCCGAGTTGGCAAGCGACTTATTCAGTTGGTGACCAACCACAGTTTCTCGTCAACATTTACTCGATCATGTCCAGTAAAGCCTCTGCGATTTCTGTGGCTTTACTAGCCGATACTTGATAGCAAACACCCTCAATCACGAGCATGGCACCTTCATCGGAGCCAACAACGACCGGGACCACTGTTTCAAAGAGTTCATCATCCCATGTGTTCATAATTCGACCCGGAGCAACGATGGCGTCATGATCAAATCATGACGCCATTGCGTTTAGTAACGATCAGTACCAGTAGTTCCGGCACTATTTACGGTGTTCTGCGTCGGCTCCATAAGCTTTGCAATGTTAACACCGTTTATCACCAGACCAGTTATATCGACATTTTCAAATACCGCATGGCTCAGATCAACATCGTTGAAATTTGCCCCGGCGAGTGAAACATCGATAAACTCTGCGTCTCGCATGTTAGCGTCTTGGAAGCGGGCACTAACAAAATTTGCCCCGCAAATAATTGCCCGGTTTGGTTGATCGCTATCAGTTGTACGCTTTGGCATTACGCCCTCCATTCACTGTTGTGATTAACAAAAGAATAATTTCTGTACAAATAAAGTGCAAATATGTTGCAAGACGCGCCAAGGACATCACCACACATCCCGGCATATGAATTTTCTGAGAAATTGTAGTAGAACCAAAAAGGTGCTGATAGCAAATTGAACAGTCTCAGTGTTTGTGGGTTTGTACTAAAACTGGCGTAAGTATTGAGTATAGATGCAATCCCGACCATCACGTTAGGCACCGTTACCGCAGTGGCACCGATCATGATGACAGGCAAAATGTAGAATATCGATTTGACATATGCATTATTGGTATTCAACGCAACTATACCTCTTACCCCAGCAATCCCATCTATGATAGCTCCGGAATATGCGTCCAACAGAAAGTAATGGACTACGTAACATCCAATACCGATAGTCCCCGCCATAATGATATGGCGTGTTGTCTTCCAAAAGGTCGATGTGACGCCAACAATTAAACCAACAAAACCAATGAGTTGAGCTACCGTTTCGAACATGGCACACGTTCCCAATGGTTCCACGGGTCATCCCAACTTGCGATATTGAACCCGTACACGGTCGCCAAGTGTTCGGATTGTGCATGTCCAGGGCGGATCGAAACCGTAAGAATCTTATCTGCATACAGGGTTAGGCGATGTTGCCACAGCAAATGTGCAAGCCTTTTTCCACGATGTGAGGGAAGAATGATCCCACCAAGCAAATGGGTCGAAGGCATGTCATACGGATAACATCCATTGACAATAACGCTACACCAGCCGACAACGGTTTCTTCTTCTTTCAACCACCATGATTTGATTGGTCCATACTGACAGTTCGTAATTTCTGCTGTCGTATACCAATCACCATCATGCATATTCTCGGACGCCAGTTGCTCATAGTAAGGCAAATCACGTTCCGTAAGTTCATGAAAACTATACTTCATTGGCATTTTCTATTGATGAATAGTGGTCAGAGACGACCGTGAATTCTATAGTGGGTGTCATGCCATCTTTCGGACAAGCAGCCTGATACTCTTTGATCCAGCACCCGACGAAATTAGCCCAATCCATCGACCGATCTTCCTCGGCAGACCCAATGATCATGTCAAATTTGCATGCGGAAAAAGAGGTGGTGCGCATGGCGTCGCGCATTCGGTCAACCTGTTCCATCGCCCACCGGCACCCATCCGACCCATACGAAAAACCAACCGTGATCGTGGTGGTGCGACGAACAGGTACGTCACAACTCAAGGTGTTGTATAACAGGGGGACCGTCTTGCTCTTAGGCGTTGGTTTAAAACTCAACCACGCCTTCAGTTTTTCCCAGATGGTGGGTTTGACTTCTCGTGAGGTCGGTAAGACAATGCTTTGTTGACGGGTTTCGCACTGAATGGACGGTCCCCCCGTACACCAGAACTGCTGATCGCCAATCTTGACGTAATTTTTGACCATGATTGGGTTGGGCAAATCCATCATCAGTCCTCACGCGGGTCCACGGGCGGACGTGGCATCGGCATCCAAACAGTCGGATTGTACTGGGTTCCACCCAGGTAATCGTTCAACGCATCATCAGATTCGAAAACGCCTTCCGGATCGAACGATACCCATTGATCACGGAACCATTGTCCGCAGCACGGCTCGTAGGCGACGTAGCTGCCGTCAGGGAGATACCCAGCAACACACAGAATGATACGAGTGCCGTCTTTTGGTGCTGTTGATATGTCTTGCCACATGAACATCAATACTTTCCTACGATGGCTCGGATCGCCCCAAGATAATCTGATGATCGAAGATTGCGCAACGCTTCACGCAATTTCTGATCGGCAGCCGCCCAACGTGCCGCAGATTCACGGCACAATTGTTCAAATGCCCGTTGCGAGTGAACTATTTCGTCAAACGACGGAACGAAAGGGTCTTTGGGTAGCAGCTTCATTTCATCACCTATCTGATGGGTCGTAAGCCCGTACATCAGCAGTTTTCGCCCCAGGTATCTTCCCGAGGTTCGGCTTGATGCGCCAGTTCGCGCAGCGTTTCGAGCGGGATGGTCATGGGTTTCCTTTCTGTCTGGTTAATCGACGCTCATCACAATCTTTACGCCATTTCTGCAACCGTGCAGTCACAACCGGATCGAGACTTGCCAATAATTCCTCACCTTCGTTGCAATAATGGTAATAAAGCGGCTGCCATTCGTCATCGTCAGTTAATCCGTAATGTCGATTGAGCTTAATTTCGGCATCGCGACATTCAAGGTGATGGCGTAAAACATAAACGTCCCCGTCATAAACGCCTCTGTATTCACTGTATGCTTGACCGAGTGTAATCATGGTTTGGCATCCCTGACACCGATGCTCTTTCCGAGCGGTGCGGGTTTGTTCCGTCAGACAAACCATCACGTTTCCTCGCTCGCATACATGCGGTGGCTTTCTGCATGCCCTTTGATCCAATTTCGAAGTCGTTGGAGACGAACCACCGCCCGCAAATATTCGTTTTTGTCAATCATGATGTGGTCTAGTCCTGGCTCAGATGGTTCATACGTCCCACCAACCAATGCCTGCATGACTTCATCAATCGACACTGCGAACCGGTCAAAATCATTTTCGTTTGAATACATGACATCATCCCCCATTCTCGGTAACACCACGTCGGGTGCCCGTACCTTGTTTGAATTCCTGCGACATAGCGAAGATCAAATCCGCCTTCCTCTTTTCTAGGAAGTCCATCACCTCGGCATGGGTCAGGCTTACGATAGGTGTGGAGAATTGGTCACCATCGCTATCGCGCCCGCTTGCCATCACAGTAAACCCGCTACGGGAATGCGATTTGGCCTTTCCAAGCGCGGCTTCCACATCGCTGAGTTTCTTCGCCAATTCCACTATAATTTGGCTCACCGTTTCGACTCCTTCTTGATCTTGAACCCTTTGAACACGGGCGGGATCACGGTGGGCGTGCTGCTGATACGGCCACCAGAGTAATGGTCGCCGCTGTTGTCCAGGCGACCACCTTCAATGATTACTTCAAGGTCATCTGCCACAACGTGGATGTTGTGTTCTTCCATGAGATAATCCGCAACGATCTCGCGGATGTCCTTCTCGTTGATAGTCACCGTGAGGACTTCGGTGATACTGATACCGGATACTTTCTTGTCCATTGACGCTCACCATCTTGAGTAGTATGGTATGACTGTTACAGGGAGTACCGACGATGCATACGATCCAACGCATTACCGATATGCTTCAACAAGAGCATGACGGCTACACAATCAACTATTCGGTTCTGCATGATCTGGCATCACACGCATTGCCCGAGAACCCCGATCTCAAACACACCCTGGTCAGCGTGATCAATCGCTGTAGGCGTATTTTGAAGTAGCCGGGCTTCCACCGGTCCCCGACACTTAATCACTGGCATACTTCATCAGCCAGCCCCGCTGTCGTCACGTCCGTACCCGGTCCCCGTCTACGTGGTCGGCGTTGGTACGGAACAGTCTGTCCACCTCGGTGTGCGTTAGTAGTCGTAGCGGTTGGGGTGCGTTTCTTCGAGATATTCGGTATCCACAATGACACGGGTTTTTGCAGCGTGCATGAAGAACATGTCACGCTCGAACCCATAGAGGTTGCCCATGAACAGGTCTTTCTTCACGTCAGTACCACGAAGCGTCACCGAGAACAATTTACCATCCTCACCAATACCAAGCTGAATAGCGCAGCTATACTTGGTAGTGTTGGAATCCTTGTCTAAGTAGAGCCAATACGATCTGTATTGGCTTTTTTCAAGTATGGCAGTGACGGCATCGTCGCAAGCTTCGTTGTCGCTGCGAACCCATTCCTTGAACTTCTCGACCAACTCGGACAACTTAATCACCTCCGGGGCGCTAGTCCCCAATAGGTTCTCAAGGTCTTTCTCAAGTTGCTGGGCACCCATCGTTTCGATCAAGGCACCCAGTTTTCGTTGGACAATACCGAGAACGATATTATTGTAACCGGGCAACCCAAGCTGACTTAAATCGACCTTAAGCGTTTCCTGAATCGCTTTTTCAAGATTTCGACCGAACTCAGAGTATGAGCGCAAAGCGTTTTCAACAATGTCCTCGACCGTTTTTTCGATCTTGGTTTGTATCATTGTTTCAAGTTTACCGCTTTCTGATAGATGGCGTATTGATTGCAACACCACGTCTTCGAACTGTTTCATTTGTTTTTCTCGTAGTAATGGTCGTGAAGCTGACAATTGTTGATGACCATGCCTTCTTCGAACCAGTTGTTTCCGTTTTCTTGATTGTAAGCCTTATCTTCCGGGTGTGGTGATAGGCAGATATCCAAGGCAGGCAAAGGAAGAGTATTGCCATCAACGATGTTCAGAATAGAAAACGCTACGCCATCGCACCGCTCCTTGGGCGATTTGTCGGGCAAATTTGCCCAGAAATCAGCAATCCCCCGGATGTGGCGAAGGAATATGTCCCGGACTTCTTCAGCCGTATATGCACGCGACATATCAGTGATCCTTTATGTGCGTGTCATACGCGCTTTGATCCATAAGACGGTCCAACTCTTCCGGTGCCGTGATCCGCAGCTTGACGAACCATCCTGCATCCATTGGCGAGATGTTGATCAATGAGGTGTCTGTGATCAGCGCATTATTGACCTCAACTACCTCACCGGAAAGCGGTGCAAACACATCACTGGCAGCTTTAACCGACTCGACTACGGCTAAATCCATCCCTCTAGAAACAGTTTTCCCGACCTCTGGGAGGTCAACAAACACAATGTCACCGAGTGCATGTTGCGCATAATTAGTGATGCCCACGGTGGCAATGTCGCCCTCCACGGAAACCCATTCATGTTCGGAGGTGAACTTGATCATTTCGTTTGAAAATCCCACATGATTCGATTACTAGGTATTCTATTGGTCATGCAGAGACATCCGCAATTTTTATATGCTGCTGATAAAAAGGACAGTATTCTAATGGCTTTTGAGTACCGGATCGTATCGGAGCAAGAATTCCGAACCAAACTGATAGAAGCACTGAAGAATTGCCCGGCTAAATCGGTCACTGGACCGGGCAGAAGCGGTGCAATTGCTGCTGCCTATACCAGCCACCTTTTGGACATACCGTTTGTCCCTTATGGTCGAAAAGTTGGACCCGACCTCCAACCGCTCTTAATTGTGGATACCGCGCTGTATTCTGGTTCCACCATGCGGAAAGCCGAGAAGCAATATCAGGGCGCCCATTTAATCAAGCGGTGGCTGTATGCAGAACCGCCGATGGTGCGGTTCTGGTACGAATTCCCATTCGATACGGCATCCGCATAAGGAAAGGGCGCCCTTCTCATCGGTAGTCACTAGGACACATTGCATCGATCAATTCATGCCGCCAACATCTTACCCAGGTCTTGGTCAATTTCGACACCCACTGCCATCTTGAAGTAGGTACCGGACTTCTTCTTCATCGACTTACGGTCGGCATACCACCGAGCCAACAAACCCGGAATAACGCCTTCAATATCGGTACGAAAGATGGTGCCGTTGGCAGACAAGCAGAGGTTGCTCCCCTCGGCAAAAATCCACTCGTAGATTTCCTTTGCGGTCATTTCGTCCGAACGGGACATGGGTACCCCATTCTTGTCGAAATCAACGGTTAAGGTCACATCGCTCTGCTTCATAACCTCTTGGAATTCGACCGAGCCGAACATTTCATGCCATGCGTCCGTTGGACTCATACCGTCCGCGATACGTTGGTCAATGAGACGGCGCGTCATGGTCTGGCGAATTTGCCCAACCACGGTTTCCGGGGACATGTTCAATGCGCGAATGCACGACGGGTACAGCGAGTTAATGTCGCAGGCACCTACCCAGCGGTGTAGACCGGTAATAGGGTCACGAACGTAAGCGCCCGCCGCCTTGCCTTCCTGCCGAAACCCACGCTTATCAAAGACAATGAAACCGCGCTCATGCGCCTCGTTCACAATGGCTTGGTCGATGATCGCCACCGAACCCATTGTCGCCTTGAAATCCACACAGATCGAGTGCGCAAGCTGATTGTGAAGCTCGATGAACTTCTTCTTGCGGTCAATCTTCACCAGCAGCATGGTATCCTGCCGGTTATAGGCGATGAACTTGTTGAAGTCCTTGTTATACAAATCGTGCAGCGACCCTTCGTAAGGGGTCTTGTTCTCATTCACCTCAAGCTCGCCCACGAAGTCCAGCTTGTAGCTATGAAGCTCCTGATAGGTGTTCTTCTTGTACAGTTCGAGATAGTCAAGGTGTGCCTTACCAACAGTGTCGAAGGTAAAGACTGTCTTGTTGAACTGCTCGTACTCGCGGCGTACCGGTTCTTTGTCCCACAAACACATACCCTTGGTGTATTCATCACCAAGCGCCTTCTTGATGCGCAGAACCATGTAGGGAATATCGAAGCCCGTCGAGTTCCAGCCGGTAAATACGTCAACGTCCTCAACGACTTTGAGAAACATTTCCAACATGTCCCGTTCATTCTTGAACAGGTAGGTGTTGTCAAATTCCGCAACCGCTTCCTTGGCCTCGTCCCATGTCATGGTCTTGGGCGGGACCGCAAGCGTGATCATCGTGTCAGCCCAACTCAGGTAGACCGAGATCGCATTTACCGGTGCGTAGGGGTTCTCTGGGTTTGAAAAACCGATATCCGGGGAATAATCAACTTCGATATCCAGGCATCCTAAATTCAATACCGGTGTCGGTTTTCCGTGATAATGTTCGTATAAAGTATTGAACAATACATTGGTATCGCTTTCAAAAAGGGACTGACCATCAAGTTCCTGTTTTTTTGCATAAAACTTGCTTCGATTATTTGTCTCAAATTTTGATAGACGTTCTCCAAAAATGGAGTTGTAGTCACCATTTTTATCACGGTAGTAAAGCCTATATGACGGCTCTATCTTGCGTTCTACTCGTTTTCCTGCAACACGTTCAGAAACAAGAATCTTGTCCTCATCTCGATCAAGTATGGCATCAACATACATATAAACACCTCGGTTAAACTAGCGAGCGGAACAAACCAAGAACATTGATCGCAGCAAAAACCACGTTCAATGCCATAATAAAAGCATTATTTCTCATGATTGCCGACGTAATCAAACATACGTTACTCACGAGAAAAATGGTGTATAAAAGCTGGAAGGGAGTCGCCTGCTGATAGATTGCCATCAAGACTGCACCCGCCATTCCGGCGATGGTACCGACAACTTCAATCAGCAATGCGACTCGCTTATTAGCCCAGTCGTCCATGATCTGTGAAAAGAGGTTCGGACGATCCACTGGATTTACTCAGCGGAACCGGCCATGGCTTCATCAAGATAGCCAGCACGATGTAGAAGCTGCTCGACCACACCGATCTTGTCCTGCTCATCACCAAGCGAACGCTTATGGGCAACGGCAAGCGCCTTCGACAGATCGGCAGGCTTCACGTCCAGCTTCTCAGCCAGGGACTTGGTAGCCTCCTTCAGACCTTCCTTCATATAAGCAATGTCGTTAAGGGTCTGAATACCTTCCTTGATGAAGGACTCCAGTTCAGGATCGTGGTTGCCGGGGGTAACGGTGGCGTCATCAGCCATTTAAATCTCCATTAGGAATCTTGCCAGTGAAAAAGCCCGATCTCTCGGTTACTGGGCGATCTTATGGAGTCTGATCAGTGGGGGTCAATTTAAAACCGGGCAGGCGGCCAACCGGTGATTACTTCTTCGTTTTCTTGGAGTTCCGGTGTTGTTTCCAAGCAGTGGCATAGAGAACGTCTTGCCATTTCTTACCATACCGCTCCTTAAACTCTGGTTTGCGGTCGTTGATCCACCCTTCCATTCCGGGCGGTGCCACTTCCATTACTTGCCCCTCGGATATTGTCCGAACGACAATGGCGGATTCGCCTAGGAACGACTCAAATGCCTTTTTGGTGTCAAAGTCGTTCCGGCGAAGGTTTCCAAGCTGATCCAAGAACATCACCGAGAATTTCTTCATCAGCGGAACAAGAGCTTCTGGGGTTTGTTCAAACCCATCAATGATCTCGGATAATAACATGGCGGCAATCCCCATTTACTAGTTCTCATCGTATTTAGCCATATCCTCCATATCCTTTGTAATACGGCGCTTAGCGTCCCACCGCTTACCACTCTTCTCAGCCTTGCGCTGACCGCGCCGGGTTTCACTGTGACGAGCCGTCAGAAACACCTTGTACCGATGAGGGGAATTATCAGGAAAACCCTTATAGAGTTCCTTCACCCGATACACCCACTCGACCGCCGCATCCAAACTTACAAACGGTCCAATGGGATCGGGAACCGGAACCCAATATGGTCCCACATATTCAGTATCACCCGTGAGGATACATGAATAGCTATTCCGCCAATGATTACCACCAATATAATACCGCCCGAATTCAAAATACCGAAACCCCTTGTACGGTTGTGTGTATTCTTCCTCGGTGTACCAACCCGCCCCCCTTGGCGAATCTTCAACATAGGCGAACTTCCAGCCCTTTCGTTCACAGATTTGCCGCTTGGTTCCAGCCGACCAACGACCATCATTCCTTGCACGTGCGCGTGACATGCGTCGCCTCCCTGATCTTCTTGTTATGCCCTAAGAGGTATTTCACAACTCCGTCATACCAATCGTGTTCTTCACGATCATATTCGGTCATTTCGATGGGCGTTCCATGGGTTGGCGAACGCAGCAGCCATTACCGGCACGCGGACGCAATTCGGATGTTTGGTGGAATCAGCCTAATCCGGAAACAATCGTTCCAGCATTAGGCGCGTATACCGCATAGTCAGATAGTGCGGTCATACCTTGATGAAAACCTCGGCATATAGAGGTTTTCAAAGAGATATCATTGCCACGCAAGTATCTCTGAGCGTTACTATACAACTCAAACAAATATCTGTCAATAGGCTATATCGCCAACCGCTTGTATTCACTCAACATCGCACCCGACCGCTTCCAATTGTCACTTTCCGGGATGTCACGATTGTATTCAGACCACCGTGGACCGCGCTGAATTACAGTATGAAGAGGATACTGGTTATATTCAACCACCTCGACAATACCGAGATTGATCATAGAAACGATAATTCGTTCAGTATTGGGCGTGCTGTGCCAGATCGCACCCCACATACGCGGTTGATGTGGAAACGGCGCTACGTACCCCATCATTTGCATGGTGGATTTACCAAGCTTGCGCACCTTACCCTTCATGATCTTGGCTTTCGCCGCATCATCTAGAATGGGGGTGGTGATGCTCTTGATGTATGCCGCATGCTGTTTCTGCCTTTTGGTAGTGTAAGCGTCAATGCGCTCCTGAATTTCGTCTTCTTCCTCAAGAGCAAATTCACGCCCTTGCTGCTGGACCAGCATAGCTGCCCGACGAATAACCATCAGAGGTTCTTCGGGGCGCGTGATCTGGTTCGCCACCAAATACATGCACACTTCCCCGACAACATCTACCACACGGGTATAGGTGCGATGGCGAAAAACCAACCGTTGTGCCAGTTCCGGCTTGAACGCGGCAATCGCATCGATCAATTCTTGGCGGCGCATGGCACGTTGTCTCCGAATACTTGACCATCATAATATTCGTGACTCGTATTTGTCAAGTGATGCACAAGAAAAAGGGCTGATCTTGCGACCAGCCCTTTTTACGCTTCCTGAATGTTCGAGAGACAGGGGCGCAGATTACGTCGGGAAGTTGAACTTACCGAAGCCACTGGCGGCGCGCTTGACGCCGGTCGGGTCGGTGTTGTCGTCATTGACCACCGGAGCGGGGGTCGAAGTGGGAACGGAAACCGCCGGGACACTGGACATGGGCTGGGTGGTCGAAGTCGATCCGGTCGTCACGGCGGTGCCATGCAGCGCATCGAACTCGTCAGGGGTCATGGCGTGCTGATTGGTGGCGTCGTAGTTGGACGCCGACTCGTTCGGCGGCAGATACAGGGTGGCGACGACGTGCTGACCGTCCTCGCTGCGGACGACGGTGATCTGCTCTTCACGATAGCTGTAGTTGGACAGCGCCAGGACGTTGGTGTGCAGGTAATCGCGCACCTGACGGGTGCGGACCCACGTACCACGCTTCTTGACTTCGTTGGCGATATCCACGCTGGTGAACATCTTGCCCTGCCCGATGTATTCCTGAACAACGGCTTCGATCTTATCCTGGCTCATGGCAAATACCCCGAGAAATGGTTTAAAAAATAATAGATGTTTTCTTTTAAAAAGTCAACCCACCACACAAATTTCGCGAGGTATCTGCCCCTGTAGATACCTCGCGACTTGTTTCTAGCGTTGTTCCAGTTCGATCAGGTGAGTAATCGTGGACTGGGCGGGATCAGCGACGATGAATTCATCGTTCGCCAGATCAGCACCACCAGGGGCGTAGATCGAGTTGAAACCACGCGGAGTACCCGACGATAGGGCACGCGGGGCACAGTGAATCTTGCCCATGGTGAACTTGGTGATGAACAGGAAGGCGTTGCCGCGATGACCGCTGTTGGACAGACCCGACCGCGACCAGTTATTGAGGGCGTAATTCAGAGCCTTCGTGGACACGTTGGCGGCATAGACGCCATTACCGTACATACGACCGGTCACGCCCGGCGCGTTCACCGGGGGAACGTAGAAACCATTCATCATGATCGACAGGACGTTGCGGTTCGGGGAACCATGGAACAGGTCCACCACGTCATAGTCGCTGACGATGGTCTTGCCACCGCCGGGACGCTTGTGACCGATGATGGTACCAGCAGCACCCTGCTTGGCAGCTTCCATGCGCTCCATCATCTTCATGAAACGGGCACGTTCCGCAATGCCTTCCACGTCGTAGCAACGAACCGGCTTCCAGCTATCCAACTGACGATGGTTACGGGTGCTGTTGAGGTAGTGAAACAGCGTTTCGGTGGTGTCGCGATCCGACATGAACATCTTGATCGGCAGATCGGGCGCCTTACCGTCGTCGGCGTCGTTGGTGATCTGCACAGTGGACTTCATCTGGTCCAGCAGATCGTATTCCGCCAGCAACTTCGCCATGTCGAAAATCAGGTCGCTGTCCTGAATAGTATAACCGCGAGCAAATGGGCGCGGAATCAGCGAGAAAGTCTGGGTATTCAAATCACGGAAATCGCGATTGGACATGTCGGCGCTCGAACCATCGGTCGGGATGAAATTCTTCAGATCATCCAGCACCGCCAACGCCCGGTTGATGTGATCCAAGGTCAGCGGACCCAGCGGGGTTTCCAGACCATGGGCGGTCATCTTGAATGTAGTCGCCGTGGTAATGTTGTGAATGTTCTCTTGGAACAGTTGACTGAGAACCTTCTGAACCTGCGGCTCGGAGAACTGACTGAACATGGCAGCCAGACCGCTGTTGCCATTCGTTTTCGAGACAGAGGCAGTCGCGGCAGCACCACTCACCTTGCGGATATTGGGCGAACCCACGGTCGGCTGAACCACGTCCACCTTGACGTAGTTTTCGCGATACTTAGTGCCGTCAGCGGCAGTCTTGGACTTGCCCTTTTCCTTGTCCTTGACGATGGTGGCGAACTCGGCTTCCAGCGACGACAGGTCGGTGTCGGGACCGCGAACGTCGTACACACCGCCGTCAGCGGTACCGCCCGCCAGACGACCGTAGTGCGAGAACAAGCGATATTGCCCGGTGGACTCGTTGTGCATTAGTTCCAAACAGTAGAATTTGTTATTATTCCCGTCCACGTTGCTACACATGAGCAAAGCCCACTTAATAGTTTTATCAAAACCATCCGTGTCGTCAGTGGGGACTTTAACTGCGCGATAGGACTTGGACATATTGATGCTCCAACGAATCATTTGACCGCATCTTAACGTCAAAAATTAAATTGTCAATGGGAAGAACAATAAATATAATATAAGAAACTATGGAGAAAATTATGCCAATCTGTAAACATTGTGGCACAGAAACCACACATATCCCAACTCATTATCGACTGCACTGCCAAGAGTATAAAGAATTCATCACCCAAATTGAAGAGAAACTTACCAAAGAATTTATGATCGCCGAATACATTATTGCTGAAAAATCAGTGGTTGATTTAACACGAGAACTTGGTTTGGAAAAAGGGCGATTGATTGAACAGAAACTCGATGAATATGGTATCGTGCGCCGTCGTAATTACTCATCCACTAAAACCGTCCGTGATAAGAAGAAACAAACCTATCGTGAACGGTATGGCGTCGATCATCAATCTCAGATCGATACAGTCAAAGAAAAGAAGAAACAAACCTATCGTGAACGGTATGGCGTAGAGCATGCGTTGCAATATGCAGAATTTTTTGAAAAAGCTCGACAGACTACCCGCGAACGTTTTGGGGTTGACTACGCCCTTCAAACCGAGGAGTCCCGCGCAAAACAACGCCAAACTAATTTAGAACGTTATGGTGTTGAGTATTTGCAATCGCGCAATATGCAGGAACAATCAAAACAAACATGTTTAGAAAAATATGGGGTTGAATATGTGATGCAATCAAACGACATCAAAGCACGCATGGTTGCCACCCACACCGATTTATATGGCGGGATGCTCCGTGGATCACCGTCCATACGGGGACAAATAGAAAGGACAACTCTCAAACGGTATGGCGTGAAGAATATTTCTACTATAACCCGCGATAAAGCAAAAGCAACCTGTGTACGTCGTTATGGTGTTGAATTTGCTATGCAAAACCCAACGATTTATGAACAGCAACGCAAATCTGCGTTCCGACGCAAACTATTTGTTTTCCCATCAGGTCACAAAGAATATCTTCACGGCTATGAGCCGATGGTTATTCTCGACCTACTCAAAGCCGGAATACCCGAAGAGGAAATCATCACTTCTGCCCGCAAAATGCCAAAAATCACCTACCAAACCTCCGATGGTAAAACCCACCGCTACTACCCAGACATCTACCTGCCACGATACAATATGTTCATTGAAGTGAAATCCATCTATACGTATCGCGCCAACAAAGATATCAACCTACTAAAACGAGAAGCCTGCATTGATGCAGGCTTCCGTTTTAATTTTGCAATACGCTGATCCGGTCACTTATCTACTTTTACCGGGAGATCAGGAATCTCCCGCGAAGAATAAGCGCAGATAATTTTGGTTTCCGGATGGGTCAGCCACCCACCACCAGCACCACTGCGCCACTCAACATAAGTAACGACTTGCGGATTACAGTTTTGTGAAGGGCGAGTAGTGGGTTCGGTACCTTCAACACACCCAAATAGTGCTAAACAAGCACCAACAACTAACATCTTACGCATTCTTCGGTACCTCAATACGCGGGAAGACAATTGACGGTTCGGGAAGCTTCGCCTCGTAGGGGATGAGAACGTCCTGATGCCGAATTTCCGCACTGCACAGTTTTAGAATTTTTTCCGCCGATGCGGGAATGACCGGCTGAAGCAGGAACGCCACCTTGACGACGTTCTGAAGAGTGTCGCTCAACACCTCGTTCAGCTTGTCCGGATCATCTTTCAGCTTCCACGGCTCAGCCGCCGAGAACACACGATTGATATCCGTGGTTGCCGCATGAAGGTGTTCCAGGGCGCCACGGAAATCCAACGCAGCAAATGCCGCTTGGGCAAAGCTGGCGTAGGTTTCCACCCGGCTGGTCAAGGAAGACCCCACCGCCGAAAACCGCACGATGCCATCACAATGGCGATGCAACAGGGTTAGTGCCCTGTTCAACAGGTTACCCAGATCATTGGCGAGTTCGCTATTGTACCGCTTCGTGATGGCATCTTCCGAGAATTCTCCATCATCACCGAAATTGACTTCACGAAGCAGGAAATACCGCAGCGCGTCCAACCCGTATTTTTCGATTAACGCGGGGACACTGACCGCATTCCCTTCAGACTTGCCAATCTTCTGCTGTTTGACCAGTTTGTTGCTCGGACGCGTCCACCAACCATGGGCGAATACGCGATTGGGAACCGGCAGACCCGCAGCCAAAAGAAAAGCAGGCCAAAACACAGCATGGAAACGAACGATATCCTTGCCAACGACATGGGTTACGTCATAACCAGTCCAATCGGTTGCGGGATACCCGGCAACGGAAAGGTAATTGGTCAGCGCATCCAACCACACATAAATGACGTGTTTTTCGTCCCCAGGCACCGGGATGCCCCAGGAAATGGACGACCGCGACACACAAAGGTCATCAAGCCCGCCCTTGACAAATTGCCGCACCTCATTCCGGCGCGGCACCGGCTGAACAAAATCCGTTTCGTACAACTTCAGGAGTTCGTCGCCCCATTGCGAGAGCCGGAAGAAATAGGCTTCCTCTTCCACCCACTCACACGTGGCGCCGGTTGGATTTGCAGTGACAATCTTACCACCATCAGTATTTTCGGTAATCGTCACCTCGGACTCTGTGTAATAGGCTTCGTCCTTGAGAGCATACCACCCACCATAGGTGCCCTTGTAAATTTGGTTACGCTCGACCAGGGTGTTCCATAAATGAATTACCGCTTCGCGGTGCCTGTCATCGGTGGTGCGGATAAAATCGTCGGGAACAACCCCGATCAACGGAAGCAAATTGCGAAAATGTTGGGAAACATCGTCCACGAAGTCCTTCGGTGCAATTCCTGCCAGTGCAGCCGATTTCTGGACCTTCTGACCATGTTCATCGGTTCCAGTGGTGAACAACACCTCATCGCCATGAAGGCGGTGGAAACGCGCCAAAACGTCGCAAACCACAGTGGTGTACGCATGACCGATATGGGGACGGTCATTCACGTAATAGATGGGGGTCGTGATTAGCCGCTGTTTGTTCATGGGTCATTCCTGTCTACTCGAACCCAGACCGTTTAGCACGTCAGATGTATAGAATCAAGGCAGACAAAAAGAAAAGGGCGGTTTCCCGCCCCTTACCAAGGGTCCACCATTTGGCGTTTGAGCCGACGACCTTCCTCGGCGGAAACAATTCGTCCTTCACCCATGTCCTTGATGAAGTTCTCGCATTCCGCCTTGGTCATCACGTCCGATACGAAATGCGTACCGACAACACAATGTGTACCGACAACTTCAGGAACCGAAACGGGAACCGGCTGGGGTCGATACCCACGCACTGCCTGCTCGGATTGCTGCAAATACTGATACGGTTTCATTTCGAACCTACGCATAATCAGCCTCGTGTTTCTTTCGAAGATGTTCTGGGTAGCGCCCAGAACGTGCCCATAAATCTTCTTTCGGGCGTTCAGCAACTCGTTGCCGACCGCGTTCCTCATTGCACTTTTTACAAGCTGCAACGTGCCGTTTATCTTCGGTCATCACTTGGCGTTGTGGGTGAAATCGATCAAACAAATGATCAAGGGTACAAAGATTATCGGGGAAATGCCGTGTCTTCGTACACGTATCATGATCGAAATCCAACAACATCGGATTACCGCACCAATAACATTTTCCACCTTGCTCGTGGTAGCATTTGATGCGGGAACGACGCCTTTTTTCAGAAGACGAAATAGTCATATTGGATTATTTACGAATCACCTTAACGTGGATGCGGTGGAAGAACGTCGAGAAGTCCCACTTGGACATGGGAACCCCCTCGATCTTGATCTTCACATTAGGGTTGTAGTCCGCAGTAAACCACTTCAGAAGTTCTTTAAACGCTTTACACGCGGCTTTTTCTTCCTCGTCAGATGGGCGATGCCCTGGACCTTGCCCGTGAAACCGATACCCATAGAGTTCGGCTTCGTCGCCCGCGTACCTGTTATTACCATGGTAGCATTCCACCAACTCGGCATACAACCGGGCAATATCTTTTACTGGGAGGTTGATCAAGGACATTACTTATACCTATCAAGTACAATCACAAGAATGGCGAACCCCATAAGTAGGACTTGGGTGGGCGTCAAACATTCCGCCCACCCAACCCCTTATACCAGCATATTAGGCAGCTTTCTTGCCCAAAATCGCAGCTTCCTTAGCGGCTTCTTTCTGATCCTTCACACGCTGAAGGCTATCCGCCACGGTCTTGTCAAGTCGCAGTTCCACGAATCTCGGGAGGAAAAGTGAGTACCGACCGTTGCTTCCCGTGGGCGGCATGATGTCGTTGGCTTTGACGGTCATGATCTTACCGATCACATTATCACGATCCTTCCAAAGCTGCTGACGCATGGCATCGGTATAGCCCGACACGTCAACCGAAAGCAAACCATCCGACGTGCGGCAGGTAATCGATCCGAATGTGCTTTCGTTCTTACCGTTACCGGCGACGAAGCCGACGATTTCCAGATCAACCTCAAACTCCATCTTGAGCTTGACCTGTTCCTTTGAAGTGCCATCCTTCCAGATAGCGCCCGGCATCTTGATGACGGTGCCTTCCTTGCCGCGACCCAGCATGTCGATATAGTGTTCGTAGGCTTCGCGCAGCGAATGAACCACGCGGGTCGGGATCAGGCGAACCAGACCAGTTTCGGTCAGCTTCGTCATCAGGGCGCCCAGTTCGTCTTCCGGCAGCGTCTTGATCGCAGCCAGGGTCATACCCGCCAACTGCGCCACCAGAGACAGCAGACGTTCGCGGTACGCGACGTTGTACTTGCCCTTTGGCTTCACTTCTGACAGCGGGATTTGGTCCCAGATCATGTAGATCGGCTGCTCGTTGGCAGCGAAGGTACCGCCCTTGAGAACGCTATTGAGGATACCGTTACCGATCTCGCGCGGCAGAACCTTGCCGTCACGCAACACCAGCAATTCGCCGTGTTGCTGCGTGCCCGTGGACAGGCGAGAACGGATTTCGTCCACCAGGGCGGGGAACTGCTCGATGGGGAACGGCGAACCCTGACGGCTGGCGATACCAACCACACCCGCAGCTTCGTTGTCCACGTTGGCGAACATACCGTCCGCCTTCTCCTGGGATAGCACACCAAGCTTCCAGTCCCACGTGTCCAGCTTCACATCTTTAGGAAGCGAACAGCGCATGTACGGGAACTCGGGGATCAACCCCTTCACCGCCTTGTTGATGGTGCTTTCAGAGAAATTAGCGCGCAAATCCTTGCGCACGATGCGCCACAATAGATCAGCCGAAGCCTGGGTCAGGCGTTCAGTTTCCGCCCGGAACGCTTCACGGGCATCGCCGCCGGTCAGCTTGCGGGCGATCAGTTCATCGAGAATCTGCCACGTCTTGGCGTCGAAGGTGGCGGCACCAAACGGACCCGTGGGACGCGCCGGAATGATGCCGTAGGTCTTGAAGGGGTTGTAGGTGTATTCCAGCACCCGGCAGAAAGCGGCGTCGCCCGCCGCGCCCTTAACCATCGACTCCTTGGCGTTCTTGCTCGATTCACCCGCGATCTTGTCGATCAACGCGAGGATGGCATCGGACCCGCCATTAGACGAAGCGGCAACCACGGGCGCCGACTTGCCCATATCAAAATCGATCCAAGCAGCCGACGTACCGGCGGTGTAAAGGGCATTGGAATTCTTGATCAGGACGCCACCAACCTGGGCACAATAATCCGCGAATTCCTTGGCGGCATCCGGGGCGTCGAAATCGATCAGCTTCTTCGGAGCAACATAGACGTTGCCATCGGTGAAATGCTGGAACATCCCGGTAAGGGCAGCCAGCACCTCGACGCGATCCTTCTGGGTGATCGAGCAGGTACCCGCCTTGAAATCCGCAAACGGGATCACATCGACCACCGCGAACTTGGTCGGAGTGGCAGCCGTGAACCCGCCATCCAAAACGATGCTGCCCGGCACTCCGGGCAGCATCTTTTCCAGACCCTTTACGATATCCGGATAGCTGTGGTTCTCGCGCCCGAAGCTGGCATGCAGGGTTACGGTACCCGCATCCTTATTGATCACCGCGAACAACCGGGACGCCAGTTTGACATCCAAATACTGGGGACCGGTCGGCAGGGTCGTGGAAACCGTCGCCACTTGGGCGCCGAAAATGGGGATCAGATACTTAGTGGCATCACCACCGATCTGGCTCAGAACCGCATTAATCTCGTAGGGACGGATATTGCAGCGAAGGTCGCGCAGCAGAATGCGGCGGTACCAAAGATTCCATTCCTTAGCATCGGAAAGATTCGCCGCCTTCATCGCAGCAGCGCGGGCGTTATCGCCCGACAATTCACGGGACGCCAGCTTGCTGGTCAAGTTGGTGAAATCCGCCCACGACAGGGTATCGACCGCAAACAGGTCACCCAGATCATTGCCGTCTTCCTGAATTTCAGGAGCCTTGGTCAGACCAAAGGTCTGATAGTTGTCGTAACAGAGCCGGGCGCCTTCGAAGAACTCGATGCATCCCGCATCCCAGGCAGCGCGAATGATGGTTTCCTTCGCAGCCGTATCGCTGGCAGCGGTAGCGGCAAGTTTCTCGACAACGTGAATGGGCTTCATATGAGACGACTCCGTGAACGATAAATAATCCTAGCAGGCTTTCCGGAGAAAATCAATGCCACGTGGACATGTTATCGCTGGTGTAATAATTATGGCATTAGCTGCGTGTGCGCCACGCTTTGACCAGAATGAATTTTTGTTGGTAGCGTCAGTGAAACAACAATCACTCAACGGATTCAAAGCATGCGACACCGACCCTTATAGTGCAATTGATCAGTATGGGTCAAAAACTTTTGAAGCAACTCAATTATACGCCATTTACAGTGAATACTTGTTAGATAATCGGTTGTCTTATCAGATGTCTAACCAGCTTTATGCCATGGCCAACGAATTAACTGCCAAAAAAGGTAAAGTAGTTAGCAAATTTTACTGTCGTGAAAAATTCAACAACCTAACAATCGCCGCCGACAGAATTTTAGAAGCATTAGCCAAAAAGGACAGGTAAAATGACAACTAATATTTTAGAAGACCTTATCGGATCGGACGATAAAATCGTAAAAACAACAGCCGTCAAATTAAAGGCATATCAAGGTGCTTTGGAAATGGGTGAAATGTCCAAAGCGGAATACGACGAACTGATAGCAGACTTACTTGATCTTTCAGGAATTGATCATCTGGCGTCCGATCTTGAACGAAAGACTGCTATAAGAAAAGCATTTGAAACTATGTTAAGTATAGCATCAGTAGTGGCTTAACGGGAAAATACCTGTTCCATAAGGTCTTCAAGTTCTTCAGTCTTGACCACCGTGAACCCCATCCGATTAAGCTCTTCAATGAACATTTGCGGAGTTTTTTCATCAACTTTACGATAGTCGTTCGGGAGTTCTTGCCACGGACGAAGCATCGGATGGGTTTTTGCACGAGGATTCACTTTTTCACCATAGCGCCAACCTTTCTGTACCCGTTCGTTCATCCACATAGTATGCTGTGATTTAGCAATCGCTTCGCATAGTTTTTCATAAGAATCGTCTTTGACCACAATGGCGTCAGCGAGCATTTCGCGCTGCTGTGATATTTCAACCTGGGTTGTTTCTAATAAAAAGTCTTTGTCGTAGTAGGTATTCCACTGCTCTAAAACGGTCTTGATTTCTTTGTTGGTCAAATCACGCTTCAAAGGAATGTCGTAGATATGTTTTCCATCAGCCATTTTACGGTGAATCAACATAACTTCAGCGGGACCACCTTTCGGGCGCACTAATGATACTGATGAAATGATGTTCTGCGGTCCATAAGTCTCTACGATCTTAAACCACCGACGAACGTCGGTCTTACTAAGCTCTTCATCGACTTGGATTCGGATATAGCGTGGTAGTTTGACGGCCACTGGTTGGGACGCATCCATTAGATCACCTCTTTATGAATTTTTCTTTGTATCTTCGTACACCGCACCAAATATATACGACCCTAAAATTGCACCCGCCAATGAAAATGCCGATGTAACAATGGTTTCATATAGACGACTATCAGTACCTTTATACATGATATAGCCTATACAAATTGCACAAAATACTAACGTGCAAATAATCAGTTTACGTCTTATTTTCCACGAACCATTATTATTACGATTTATCGCAGCCAGAGCATGACCCATCGGAGCAAGCTCTGGTATAACCGCAATTGCTGGATTTACCGCCATCGATGTATTAATACTCTCGTCCTCACTCATATTCTTTCTCCTTTCGTCGTTGGAGAGCTTCACTTATCTTTTTCTTATGCTCTTCTGAAAGTTTTCTACCTCTATTACCAGAACCGAGTTTCATGCGCGTTTCATCAGAAATAATGCGTTTATGATTTGCCTCTCCAATTTTTCGTCTATGTTCTTCTGAAAGTTTTCTTCCAGATAACGCCTTGCTCAAGTTTTGACAATGTTCTTCTGAAAAATTTCTTCCATAATTAGGATGATTTTCACCAGTATTTAGTTCTCGAAGTTTTTCTCGTGTTTCATCTGACAATTTCATTCCTGTGTGACTATCGGACATTTTCTTACATATTTCTTCGCTCATCTTTTTTCCAAACCAATGTCCCAATAGTTGAATTGACTGCCAGGGAACATTTCATTGCTCTCATCAGTTCCGCCAAAAGCGCGCGGTATGACATGATGCGTCTCAGTATAACAAGTTGGAACATCACGATTTCTGGCGCGTTCAATAAGTTGCGCATAAACAAATTCATGTTTCATAATGAGAAAACTCCTGATATAAATAGCGTTGGTGGGACAGCCCGGCATACTCCTGACTGGGTTTTCTGTCGTTACGAGCGACAGAATTACCATCAGTATTTAGCAAAAAGGGCGGGATTTCTCCCGCCCTTTCTTATAAGAACAACTGATGTAATTGTGTTAAATTACACAATATTCCATTCGTTGCCATTCCACACCAAGGTTACAGCTTCGTAACCGTACTCAATAACCTTGGTAGCAGCGCCATCAATGGTTTCCGAGCCATTCGGTGTAATGGTGATGTTGTTGGTACCAGCATCGCCCTTACCGTCCTTGATCACGTACACCTTACCAGCACCAGCATCGGCGCCAACCGGGAGATTGACGGCGGTTGCTTCACCGGCAGTCTTGTTGACAATGATGGTGTGGTCGGTGTTCGCAACGGTGACAGCACCAGCGGCGGTTACGATGCGAATCTTGTACTTGTCGGCGGACACGAAATTGTCGGACACCCACTTCTTGGAGACAAGGGCGTTGTTCGACACAACATTTGCTTCGTAACCGGTCGGTGCCAGGATTTCGCCCATACCCTTCGGCTCAAGCGAAACGTCGATGTTGCTGTCAGCACCAGCAGCAGCAATCTTCACAGCGCCACCAGCAGCGGCGTTAGTGAATTCAATGCTGTTCACGCCCGAAGCGACACCAGCAAACTTAGCGATGTTTTCAGAGCCAGCGGTCTGGACGTAGATCACACCGTCAACACCGGATGCACTGTCGCCGCCACGCAGAACGATGTCACCACCAGCAGCAGCGCCGGTACCGTCACCACCTTCGAGGATCAGATCACCCTTTTTGGTGCCGGTATTGGTACCACCACGCAGGGTAAGGGTCTGATCATCGTCAGCCTGGATTACACCATCGGTATTTGCGGCACCAATGAACACCTGACCATTGTCCTGTGGAACAAGGCGGATGTTGACATTACCAGACCCGGCTTGGTTCTTTGCAATAAGTTGCACTTCTCCACCGGTAGAACGCTGGGTGATTTGCATATAATCACCATCGGCATTACCAGCATTACCGAATACTTCCAGAACTTCCTTGTTGGATGCGTGACCCGAAGAACCACTGTAGAAAATGATCTTATCATTATCAGCAGAAGCTTCCACATCTACCTTGGTATCACCATCGGTATCGGTCAAGCTGTTGGTAGAAATGTCTGCCCAAGACAGCGCACCGCTAACCACACGCAGGATTTGACCTTCGGTTCCCAGACTATCAAGACCAGTACCACCGTTTTCAACCGCCAGCACACCCGTGATCGTGGAAAGATCGTTGGTGGCATATTCCAGTGCAGTACCTTCGGCATTTACACGAAGAACCTGATTTGCAGTACCAATTGTGGTAAGACCAGTACCACCCTTTGTGGTGGACAGAGTACCACCAATATTATCCAGGGTCAGGTCGGCTTCATTCACGTCAATGGTCAACGCAGAAATGACCGAGCCAGTACCACCAGTCAAGGTAATCTTGGTCGAAGCAGCGGTTACATCTGCAAGAGCAGTGACGCCGGTACCACCATTTGCAACGTCGAGAGTGCCAGTGACGCCATTGTCAGCCGAGAGATCGATAGCACCCCAGGCAGCAGTACCGGAACCGTTAGAAACAAGAACCTGCCCAGAAGTAGCGGACGACTTAATAGCAAGCTTATCGCTACCATCGATGTAAACGGTTACGTCATCAACATTTACGTCAAGAACGTTTCCAGCCTTGGAAAGACCGGCACCCGGAGTGGCAACACCAGCAGCCGAGAACTGGGTGAAGCCCAGATCGTCAGTACCAAGGACTACATTACCATCAATATTAGACAGAACCCAGCCGGTATCTGCGTTTACAGTACCTTCTTCAACGAAGACGAACATACCACCAGAAACTTCGTTGCTTGGGGTATTATCAGCATCGGTGGAACGGGTCCATGATTCGGATGCAACAACATAGATACCATTGGTCTTTGCATCGTTCTGTGCCTTAACCAGAATACGATCACCAACCTGAAGGGTCACACCGTCAACGGTCTGAACACCAGACAAAGTGATGTCGGTAATGGTGGCAGCACGAACCGATGCCTTAATATCAAGACCCTGAACAACGGCATCAACATAATTCTTAGATGCCATCTGTTCAGCAGACAGTTCAAGGGCAGAACCATCTTCAGCGACAACGATGGCTTTACCACCATTGCCGGTCAACGAAAAGGTTTTAATAGTTTCAAGTTTAGTATCATAACTCTGAACTACATTAGTAGACAGAGCATTAGAAATGCGTGCATCAGCAAGGGTCTGAATTACGCCAGTATTAGTGCGAAACGACATCAGTCAGCCTCCTTAAAACTCCATAGGCGTTAACTCGCCATAGTAGTATTTACCCTGTCGGAGACTTTTTTATAACCAAACACTAGAAAAACCAAAAACGCTACTTACACTACATACCAGTTAGAACCATCACACATTAACGTCACAGATTCTCTATCTTGATTTATAATTAGGGAATTTTGACCATCAATAGTTTGCCCACCCTGTCCCATGATTGTTATGGGATTAGTTGATGCTGCCCCACCCGCGTCTTTCACAATAACTTCTTTACCCGCAAGTACACTTGTATTACCCAAGGTTACAGTACGAGGACCATTTATCGAATTCATCAGAACGACTTGATCTGGCTGAGCAGTTTGGTAATCAGTATTCTTGACTTGAACAACTTTTAAGGTGCTGTCAAGCTGAACCCAAAAACCACTAATTTTCTGGTAAAAACGCGGTAGCGTCCCAGTACGGATATAGAGATCACCGTCCGTCCCAACACCGTTCGGCGCGGTATTACCCTGATAAATCGTGGGTCCGCCCTTACCGATGCGAAACGACGAAAAGGATGTCCCTTTAAGATTATTCGTCGTTGCCATATATCTTCCAATTCGCAAGTCAGACTTACATCTGTCGGGCATTAACCCGTCTAAACGAACCAAACTTATTTAGTCAAAGGGGACTATACCAGGGGTCGGTGAAGTACAACAAATTAAAAGGTCAAAAGAAAAGCCCTGGTGTTTCCACCAGGGCTTTCTTTGTTTAGCTGTTTATTAGCTAACAGCCTTGTACTCAACGGTAACAATGGCAGAACCGCCAGCAGTCGGAGCGGTTGCAAAACCACCCAGGCTAACAGCAGCACCGGCAATATCGCTTTCAAAGTCGCCATCGATCACATAGGTACCCGTGGAGGTAAGATCGATTTCGCTGTTGGCAGCAATAGTAACGGCACCAGCAGTGATTGCAGCATCCGTGTCGGTGCTGAATGCAGAGGTAACCTTTACGATTACACGAGCCGCATAATACTTCTTGGTACCAACCTGCGGGACATTACCAATGGCGAAGGACTGAGCAGTACCATCAGCAGTGACCACGGTACGAATGGTGAGTTCGTCAGTAGTGGTTGCAATGGCATTGTCAACATACGACTTCGTGGCAACCGAATTGGCGTCGGTAACGACGTAACCCGATGGGACGAGAATCTGACCAGCGCCCTTCGGTGCCAGTACGATATCAACAGAGCTATCAGTGCCTTCCGCAAGCAGCTTAAGTTCACCACCAGCAGCCGAGTTCAACATCTTGAAGTAATTGACGGCGCTCGCTACACCATCGATCACCAGAACGTCTTTCTCTGCCGAATCCTGTAACTTCACTACGCCGCCGCCAGTGCCACCGGCACCACCGCGAACAATAACGTTACCGCTAGTGAAGGAGTTAACACCGTCACCGCCTTCAAGAACGAGCGAACCTGCATCCGCCGCCGAGCTATTACCGCCCTTCAGAGTCAGATTGCTGTCATTGTCAGCCTGGATCACACCGTCGCCAGTGTCACCGATGAACACGTTACCGTTGCCCTGCGGTACCAGACGAATATCCACGTCACCAGTGGTTGTGGAATTCTTAGCTTCAATACGGAATTCCGACTTAGCACCGGAAGTCGCATGGGTAAACTTAGCGTAAGTATCAACGCCATCCACAGTTTCAAAATCTGCGATATGGTTGGCAGCAGTACCGTTACCACGAGCGTAGATTTCAACCTTACCAGATTCGGTAGTGTCGTTGGACATAGTACGAACGAAAGTATACGCATCGTCCGACTTGATCTGATATGCACCATCAGTCAAAGCAGTGGTCAACGCAGTGACCTCGGAACGGGTCATCAAAGCGTTGTCAGAGGTGGAGACATAGCCAGACGGCAGCAATACTTCACCAGTACCCGGATCAAGAATAATGTCGCCAGCAACTTCCGACTTGCTGATACGCAAATCGCCAGTAGTGGCGTCAACGTCCAAGGTAGCCTTGTTGGTCGCGGAACCACCAGTGGCTTCCACAACCACATCACCAGTAGCATTGCGCAACGAACCGAGATAACCCCAGGCGGCATCGGCGCCCGCACCAGCGGAAACGAGAGTCTGATTTACCAGACCTTCACCCACGGCAACACTTCCGGCAGCGTTGATACGTGCAGTTACACCATCAACAACAACCTGAAGACCATTGGTAGCGTCAATGGTCAGACCCTTGGTGCTGTCAGCAACAACCTGAAGACCATTAGTGGCGTCAATCGTCAAAGCCTTGGCCGCATCAGCAACAACGGCAACGCCTGTTGCACCAACCGACAAAGCCTTGGTAGTGTCCACTACTACTTGAAGACCGCCAGTAGTGGTCAGCCCTTTATCAGCAGCGATATCAAGTTCGAGATCACCACTGGTGAATTTCAAACCGGAGTCGGTAGTAACCAGAGCAACCGCAACCTGCCCACCGGTCAGTTCGATACCATTACCAGCCGAAAGCTGACCGGCACCAGTGAACTGAGTGAAAGTGAGTTCAGTTGTTCCGATAACGATAGGATCGTTGGTAGCAAGCACCCAACCTTCCTGGGCATGCGAACCTTCCTCGATGAAGGTGAACATACCAGCGGTAACTTCACCAGACGGGTTACCGTCCGCATCATCAGCACGACCCCATGCATCAGAACCGACAACATAGATACCATTTTCAGTAGCATCAAGCTGCCCAATGACCAAAACTCGGTCACCCACGGTCAAGGTCACACCATCAACAGTCTGCGTACCAGACAGGGTGATGTCGGACGACGCAAGGACACGAACCGACTTCTTAACATCCAGTCCTGTTGCGACGGAATCGACATACCACTTAGAAGCGGCAGAATTCGGATCGGCAGGGTTCTGTGCAACCTGAATCTCGGCAAGATCAGTGCCATTCTTGGTAAGCTTAAAACGGTTATTCGCCGCATCCCACTCTACGGAACCACCCTTCTTTCCGTATTGGACTGCGGACGCCACTCCGTTCAAGCCAAAATTCTTATGTGTAGCCATTGAAATTAATCTCCCTTGTTAAGCAGAACGAACTAACGTCTAAGTGAACCTATGGAGTTCGAGATTATTTAGCATCGAACAAAAAAGACTGGGTATAATCGATATAAAACGTTAGACATAAGTAACGGTTACTGTGGCAGAACCGACAGTGGATGCGTTAGGATCGCAGAAAACCTTAATATCGGTGTCGCCACCAGTAGAATAGCTGTGTGCCGGGTTGGTTTCGTATACACCAACCTCGCTTAAATCACAGTCAGCATCTCCAAGAAGACGATCATGTATTACATCATCGCCCACCAAAATTGATGGCAAAGTGCCATCAAACGCAGTCATTACTTCAACAACGACTGATGTAATACGCGACCCACTACTAACCGTAGTTGCATATATTTCGCCCGATGAAGCAGCAGTGATCGAAACAGTGATACTTTGTGCATCAGTAACCGACGAATCTTTCGATGAAATCAGTGTCCACGATCCAGATTTCCATAGGTAAATCGCCCATTCATTATTTCCATTATTTTCCACGAAAACTTGGCTGCCATCCGACAGACCTGTCAATGCATTTCGTGCAGTCAAATCCACAACCACAATCATACCGGATGCAGCACCGGAACCCCCAGTGGAAGCAATACCACGTTCGACCAAAATACCAGACGAAGCAGTTTCAAGTCGGATATAGATCGGACGGGCATTGTTACTTGGTTTAATATTGGTATATCCACCAGCAACCGTATCACTTAGATATATCAAATCTCCCGGTTGTCCAGGGAGATTCAATCCGGTTTCTAGTTTTCCAATAGGCTCAAACGCGAACCAGTCGAGATTCGCATTATCTACATAACTGAAACTATCTTTAACAATACCTACAACTCGCTCAGACGCATTAACATCATTTGCCTGTGCTTTCTGGTACGTGCCACTATTGGTCAACCAAATAACATCTTCCTTATTAAACCCATGGGATACCTGTCGTACTCGGACGAAACGCTTCTTCAGATTGCGCATCATGAAACGGCTCATCAAATCTGTTTGAAATTCTTTAGGCAGAAATCCTGGGGCAACCGGCGTTAATACCGGCAAACCTTCATCATTCAATTCAAAAACAAATCCAAACCCAGTTGACCCAATACCAACACCAGAAACAGAGGGATCATTGAAAATGTTATAACGATCTACATCCTCTACCTCACAAGTCACGCTATTCATGGTCTTGCTAATTATGGAGGAAATTTGTACGGCAATGCCGCCCTCGGTGGTGGCAACCCAATCACCTACCTGAACATCCAAACCATTGTACTCAAACGGTGTTTGACTGAGATGATAGCTATGCACCTGTGGATCAACTATCATAGTTATATTCCACTTATAGTCATAGAACAGCCACGGATCGCCGGAACCATCATCATGATCCCAGGTGGCTATTGGGGTAATGTTTGTTACCTTGACGCGTAGAAGTTTTGGTGGTGTTACCGTCATGCCCATCCCTCAACCGTTTCTCTTATTTATTCGGTAAGGGATTTATTCAAATGCGTATATTGCTCCCGCATCACCATTACCATTACTGTCGCGCCGAGACGCGCCGACAATAATTTTCCCACTATCAACAATTACCGGCAGACCGAAATAATCGTTCATAGTGCCATCTGATGCTTTTATTTTACTGACAGGTTGAATGGCACTCGGCTTCCAACGACCATAAACATTTTCATATAGATAGGCACACCCGGTACCATTGTCATTTCTCTGGGCACCCACAATCGCGATATCAACCGAAGGATCAATTGATACAGAAATGCCTTGGCTATCTACCGATGACACCGAACTATCCGTTATCAACCCCCCGGTATTACGTGCATTTAGTATGGCACGCTGGTTCCATTGGTTTGAATTCTCGAATATATATGCACAACCACCCTCACCAACAGGGGCGCCAACAATTAGCGATGTCCCTTTTAATTCTAATGAAGTACCAAATCGTGAATTTTCAATTTCTTGGTCAGGCACCACCCGAACGGAAGACCATTGCCCAGGTGCATTTCGTGTATAGATATACACTGCACCAGAACGAACGTTCTCTTTCCATGCACCCACTGCAATACTGTTAGAATTGGATGATAATGAAATTCCAAATTCAGCACCGCTCTCAGGTACGGTCGCCGTTAATACAGTTTCAAGCGCCCATGATGCATTACTACCAGTAAACACATGAACGCGCCCGGCATTCAAACCAGACCCATCAACATCATCCCCCGGTGCGCCAATTGCGATAATGGACCCATGAAGTGAAACGGACATTCCAAACTGGGCGCCAGCTTGTTGGTCTGTACTTACCAACCGCGCAACAGGATCAGTACCCCATATCCCATCTGTCCGTTTGAATACATATGCGGCACCACGCGAACCATTTTCCAGATATGCGCCCGCAACAATATAATCACCATAAACGGCAACCGAATAACCAAGCTGGGCACTAGCTTCTATATACGCCCCACCCGTCAGGGTGGTGACATAATCCCAACCACCATTAGAATATACGTATACGTAAATTGCACCCGCACCAGTATTCCCCCCAACTTCATGATTTGGGGCGCCGACCACAAGGGTCGCTTCATGTAAGGCAATAGAACGCCCAAACTGATCCGATGCGGCGACATCCGATGCGACTATAGCTGACCCAAGCTGAGAGCAAATAAACCGAGCAATCGGTGGCGGCGGCGGATAAACATTCGTATGAATGCCTATCTGCCCCGTCATCGTAACACTACGTAGTTGATATATTGCTTGAGACATCTAGTGCCCCTAAAGATTAGGAAATCGGGGGTTCAACCAGATTATCGCCACTATTCTTGGTAAGAATTGCAATACGTGATCCGCCCAGAATTTGTTTCGTCTCGTTGAAATTGTAATTTACGGGTCCAAAACAACCAGTATAGGTTCGAGTTTGGGCAGGGGTATACATGGTAATGTCAGCTTTTTGTTCAGCAATGAACGACGTAGCCTGAACCAACGAAATCAAGTCCATTTCTTCCATGTAAATATGGCGGTCAGTACAAAGACCGAACGGGAACTTAATCACGTGAGTAATGTTTGACAAAATGTTCGGATGGTTCCAATTCATAGACATACCGTACAGATTGTGGAAGCTCGGAGTACCAATACGGCGCTTCGGAGAAGCAAAATTTACGTCTTTTTCACGCACCACGGTCATTTCGATTTCTTGACCCGATGAGCGCCCGGAGGTCACGTCCAACGAGAACACCGGCAGTGTACCGGTGGTCTTCATTGCACCGGTCTTCGGGTTCACTGGACGCTGAATGCAAAGCATCGTATTACCGTCGTTCAAGGTATTGACCTTCTGGTTGGTCCACATCGCAATCACAAATCCGCGCGGAACAATGGTGTGACGATATGCATAAACATTAGTCCAACGCTTAGGTGCGTTTGCTTCAGTCCAACATGTGATGAAAGGGGTATCTGGATCAATATTATCAAATCCCGGAATCTGGCGTTCAGTACCCCAGAAAATCTTTAACTGTTTGACATGATTTTTTGTGACGCCAGCCACAGTAATCGGTGTTACGACACCTTCAATAAGGATACGCCACTTCTGTGTTGGATCAGTTCCAATGATTGGGTCCACTGCACTAGTTGCTTCAAGAAGCACTTTGCGAGCGGTACCAGAATTTACTTCCGGAACCACGTCAGTAAACCATGTTGGTTGGGTGCCGTCTGGATGAGACGCCCCACCACGGAAATTCTGGATTATGCTATTTACCATATCCAGAGAATCGTTATTCTTGTAACTGTATTTCGTGAAACCGGGCATCGAAATAACTCCTACATCAGCAGACGTTTACTCTATTTATATGTTTACTCCCAAGTAATGACCACACGACCATCACCACCGCTAGTGCGAATATCAAGACCATCACCGCTACCATCTTGCCAGCGATCCCCACCAACCCCAATACCATCACTCCAACCAACCTCAATACTAGGATTGCCCGGCATTACCCCGGTACCGTCTACAAAAGTCGGATTGATAATAAGTTTGGGATGGGAATAACTTGAACCACCACCAGCGCCGCCACGAGAAGTGCCACCACCACCGTAGTAACCATCGCCACCACCAGCACCACGTTGAACTCCTAAACCACCCTCGAAACGCTGCCCATTCTTTGGTGGAGTTGGTGCATTCGTCGGATTAGATGCAAGACCGCCATCGTACTGCGTTCCGGGTTTACCGCCTATATCGGTTCCGTCCCCATCACGCCCATCCTGACCATCAAAACCACCGGCACCGCCCATACCTTGCGAACCACCACCACCGGCACCGGCAACAAGAACAGGGCTGTCAAAAACATCAACAGTATAACTTTCGAGTATATCAGCAAGATTAGGATCATTTGCAATTACAGACTGGATAGAAATCTCAGTACGACCACCGCCACCACCGCCATATTCCAACCCATTACGCGAACCACTGCCTCCGTTTGGCCAACCGCCAAATTTTGTTTGACCGCCAACACCAACTTTAACAGTAACCTGCCGTCCCGGTGGGACATACATCTGACCGGATGCATACGCACCAGCACCGCCCATAGACGGTCCATGCTCGTATTTTATAACATCCCACACAGACCATGTATGTGTAATCCAACGCCCGCCCGCACCACCCGCACCCCATAGGTGAAGTGTAAGGGTCGCGGGCATGCGTGACACAGTAAGTATTTGGTCGGCACCGCTTGCATCAAATATTGCGTATTGTTCGTCGTTGTTGACGTATACATTATCCCCAGTCACTTCAATCAATGGACCCGGAGCGAATTCGCAATAGAAAGTACGATAGCTTCGGCTGCCATTTTCATCTACTGCTGATACGGTAAATTCGGCATGTCCTTCAACTAACGTAGTCCCGGACAGAACCCCGTCCTCCGACAAAAGAATACCTTGGGGTAGTGCGCCATTATCAATAAAGTATTTGATTGGTTTGTCATCATGACCATGACGCGGGTTGACCGCAGTAAGCTTGAAATTGATTGGTTTACTGGTACGGAGCCATCCAAGATTATTAGGCGTTTCCCAAATTGGGAATGGTTCCGCCCCAGTCCGCCCTTGCGCTTTAATTCCAAAGGCAAATGTCACGCCATGCTGGCGCCCATAAGTTGGTGGTTGGTGATCACTCGATACCAACCGCACTTGACGGCACCAATCTGGCACAAACGACAGCGGAACAGTCAATTGCTTGCAATTATTTGAAACCCCTGCATAGTATTTGAGTGTTTCAAATACCAGCTTACTATTACAGAATTTCTCAACCGGAACAGCAGACAAACTCAAAATCATTGGGGTTAATGCCGTTACCGTATCTACACGCAGATCAGTGATGTTGATTGTATTAACTGTCCGCTCAAAAACAGAATACTCAGGCATGTCAAAATCATACTGCGACAACCATTTACCAGTATAAAACACCGTGGTAAACAACAATGACACTACATCATGTGTAAACTTATACTCATGCCATATTGAACTCATATATACATACGAACGATTGTCAAATGTATAGGTATGCAATGTAAGATCACTCTTGATATCATTGCAATATTTCATAGAATACAAGGTTGATAATGTATTAAATTTAGAACAGTAATTTTTTGGCGAGTAACCATACACGAATGCACCAGTTCTGGTAAAATCATCCCGAAGTTTCACAAATGTATCGGCGTGATAACCAGTTGTTCTGGCACAAAAAATATCCAGAATTTTTAAAAACCAATCCATGTTGGTAAGTTGGCAACGATAGCCTTTGGTAAAACCAGTAGGCTCCCACCCATTATAATGACAAACTGGCTTCAGATGCTCAGTTCCAACATCAGATACTTCATATTGCTGTACAACTTTTTCCACATCTAAACTAGTGGTCGCGCCCAGAAAACAAACCCCTTGTGGACGGTAGGTTGCGCTATGCACCCACGTCATTGTCAATGGAGTATAACGATTGGCAATATTAGCAGTGAAATCCACTTCCCGCGAATACCCCACGTTCTCGGCAAGAGTGGGGGCTGGCATCACAACGGGTGTATTTCGCAAAGACGCAACCGAACGCACGGTCGAACCCGGATATCCAGGGCATTTACGTGTCGCTTCATCAAGAAACCGGTCAAATATCGCGCCAGCATACGGATATGTACGAATAAATTTACTGGTGTTAGAAAGATCAGTTTCCGTCACAATCTTGGTGGTCGGCGGTACATATGCCGATTTATCCAATATGAAATTAGTTTCTTGTATTGTTAAAGGTTCGGCAATCCACACCGCATTATTCACATCCACCAAGTAAGCACGATATGAAGTTAACCCATGTGTCCAAAATGATCCAATCGAATACCCAAGTGTCTGATCATCACCACTTGTTGGCGCTCGATCCGCATTAAGTTTATATTTGACTAACCATGTTGGTGATGCGGGCGCATCTGCACGTTCAATATAAATTGATGTGCCAGAAACCATAACGACTTTCCACGGTTCGGGCGTACCGGTATTCGTCGTCAAATACCGGTAGCCCACAAATACCGCCATTACAAAAGCCTCTTAATTAGAACCACCACCACTCGTCAATACAAACACACGAATAAATTCATCCGGTCGTGTGCCATAATTAGACGAATACGCAGTGTATTCACGTGCTTCACCATAGACGTTGATATTAACCGCTTGACCGCCCTGATACGCCGGTCCTTTTGAAATCGCAATCAAATCCATTTCTTCGGTGTAAGCCATGCGGGTGGTCGTCAACCCAAATGGGAATACCAGAACATATTCACCATCATCTGTCGTCACAGGGCTACGCCATGCATTCGGGAAATGATGAATGGAATTTCCTAAATTACCCGACTGATTACTGAGTTCATTTGAATAGACAACCCCAGTTACATTCGGATCATATCCAGTACCACCAGACAAAGTTGGCGGTGCTGTTATCTTGTCTGTAGGCGAGGTAACACTAATACTGTATCGGTTACCATCAACCCCCTTACTATTGTAGGTAATGGTCAAATAACCATTACCAGAAGTCGGGTCATAGTTGCCATTATACGAAGCCACCTTAATCGCACCCAACGAGGATGCACGAAGTACGTTGACTACATTATTAAGAGTCTGTTCGACATTTCCCGGCACCACTTTGATCTGGCGATCACCGGGATTACCATCGGTAAAGGTATAAGTGACGTTGTTGAGAACGATTGAATCACTAAGAGCCGATGGGTCGGAAGTCGTTGAATATGCCGGTACGCCCTTGAAAGTCACCGTCCCCGTGGCAGCAACCGCCGAATCTACACCTCCCGCCCAGGGAGTAACCATGATAGTAGCTGCATTAGATGAAGACATCGACAATCCCAAATCAGCAACACGCCCAGGCTTTGCGGAATACATAAACACACGGGACAAGTTATCCGTGGTTACAGACGCAATCACCCGACCATTGATACGATTGTCCCAGGTATCAGCATTAATAGCATCAACCAAATTTTTTGCTAAAGCCACTGGCGTCCCAGTGGTCAATTTATGTTCCCCAGCAAGCAAACCACTGGTCGGGTTAATTACAAACTTTGCGCCATTAATTGTTAAATTCCCCGCGTCAATCGATGCAACTCCTGCCGGTGCTTTAAATTCAACATATGCGGTAGCACGAGTGCCAGCAGCGGCCATTTCCGAACCGGTGGTCGGCACATCGGTGTCTTTTTCACGAACAACAGTATAATACCATTTATCAGAAAGTTCACTTGCACCTACGCGAGGAACAGTATTATGAATGGCAAATACCGGTTGTGTACCAGTAATGAAGGTAGTACCATCACACTTAACCGGACGCTGACAGCACACCAGACCCATATAACGCATATCTTCAATACGCAATTGATCCCAAACGATGAGAGCAAAACCACGCGAGGTCTGTGTGTAACGATATGAATACTGATACGATTCAGACATACGAGTTGACGTGATGCTTTCACCACCCTGAATCAAAACACAACGATGTGAATATGTTGTGTTAATTCCTTCAGCTTCGTTCATAGTCTCGACAGTACCGAGATACATAATCAATTGATTGTTCTGATACCCATCAACTATAAACCCAACCCGATACTTTTTCTTATCTTCAACCGGATTTGCCGCATGAGTGGTATTAAGAGGTGATAGCGGATCAACAGTATTACTTGATTGAAAAATCACGGTAGTCGCTTCATTAAGGCTAACCGCAGTGGGATCGGAACTACCGGGTTTGGCCTTATAGATCAATTCCCATCCATGATCTTGGAAATCCTTGAAAATATTGGATGCGATTGCCTTGGGGTCGAGTGTTGCACCCGACGATACCATCTTGGAAAAATTGTTCCGTTCTACTGTGAAACCCATCGCTAATCTCTCCTACACTCGCTGGTCAGCCTACTATTTATAAAATCTTGAGGAACGTAGCATCCATCGTTATAGAGCTACTTGATGTCCCTGTATTTCTAATACGCCAATAGGTGCGGCGCGACATATTGTCTTCAAGATTATGAATATAGACAAAACGGGGTCCATAAAACCGTCGCGCCTCACTAATATAGCTTCCGTCATCCGTCAGAAAACCATTAACCGCAATGAAACGATACGGATTAATGTCTTCGCGCGGTGAATACGAATGACATTCAACTACTGATGGGCGATTTACACTCAGATTTAAAATCATTGCCGAGTATCCGGTTTCAAGCTCAAAATCATATTTTTCATCTGGGGCTAAAACCGGCGTTGAATACGTGATTTTTCGTTCTTCAATACCCGATATACTTCCCGCCCCATCCGGACCAACATATCGATACCCTTCAACAACAAGCGTATCCGCTACAATAGCCGGAAGCTCATTGGGGAAATGAATTACCCCCGCCTTAAAATCGAACACCCATTCTTCATTCTCAGTAAGGGGATTTAGTCGATTATCAGCCGCAATCACATTCGCATATATACGCGGCTGATAAGCATTGCCAAACGACGGCGGTATCCAATTTTTTACTCGATTGGATTCTACCATTGGTGATGTTAGACGGTCATAAACCGTGATCCATGTTTTCTTTCCGGGCACGGATGGATCAGGGACGCAATACACCGAACGCGAACCAACTCGCACTTGCACATCATCGGTATCCGCTGCGGGTGGGGCTTCTGTAATACCCTTGGATCGCATCCATACGTTTTCACCGGGAATAATGACGCCAGCACGAATTGCTTCGTTTGGTCCTTCTTTATTGATGGTATCGGTGGTAGCCGCACCATAGATGATTTTCTTCCACAAGAAGTCCAGTTTTTTCGAGTCTGAAATCGCCATTTTAATTGATCTCCAAACCAGTAATTGCTTGGTTTTTTGCAAGACGGAAACGAACCAATATTGCGCTATTGACTGAATTTGACGAGGTTTCCTCACCAAAGAAAGCAATAAAACGTCCAGAAGTTCCGTTAGCTGGGGTACCGAATGCACAACCCGGAGAATTAACCCCTCGATCAGGAACACCAATACCGTCATAACGCCGATACAAGTCCCACCATCCATTGAGGGTATTATTTAACCCCTGAATACCCGGCAACATGACCCACATTCCTGCATAAGTTCCCTCAACATGTATCTTGATGGATGAACATGCACGACGCCGCAACATAAAGGTGGCATATTGAGGTGCATGTGGTGGGCGCGTAGAAAAATCTGGACCTTCTGGGAGATACTGGGTGTAGTCAGTAAGGTCGTGCTTCAATACACCACCAACAACCGATGCGGCGGCAGAAGAGATTTCCCGAGCCGGTTCCCATGGTGCCGACAGTAGCAACCCGATTTCACCGGTACTAACCACTGGTGTGTCTTCATCATGACTTATATTAACACGCATTGCATGAGCAACGGCATCTGCGGGGATTTCGCCTAATGCTGGGTCAACCTTAACATTCGTTTCTGTAATCACACCACCAAGCCCAACGGCGGGTTCACCCGACATAATCAGAAGTTTCTTTGGTGCCACTGCCCATGGACTATTACCAAGCGGCAGCCGAACTCTGGTACGAATTTCCGCCTCCGTATGCACATCACCAGAAACCACAAACTCAAGCCCACTTTGGCTGTAAGTAGGCATATGGCTCGGTAGCACAGCGGGGAGATTGTATTGTCCAGGGTCAATAAATACCGGATCACCAACTACCGGCTCCGTGCTAATTTCCATAACACCCTTGTCGTAAAACACATTTGTCGAAAGATTGAAACCAGTGACACTTGCCGTTAGCGTTGAATTCTCGGTGTAATGCGGAATACCACTTGAATGAACAATGTTCGGTAATGAGGGGGCGATGGTATTAAAAGTCGCGGATGGAACCTCGATGACTTCATCCACAACGAACAGTACCTCGTTCGTCTCACCCGAGGCAGTATGAAGCATTTTCATGGAGTTCAATCCAGCTTGAACCGTGGTCGCGATTCCCGCAGTCAGCGACTTATGGAAACCGGGTTTGTCAGCGGGGAAGTCAGGATTATCAATGATAGTAAGTGCGCCATCGGTCGTTACATTATCACCAGACCCAAGTGTAACAACACCCGCAATATTACCATTGATAATTGCTTGAACATCACCTGAATTACCCGGTCCAAAATTAGTAACTGGAAGCGAAGTAACCTCGCCGGATGCAACGGCGGTAACAGGGGTACCACCAGCAAGTGGGACACTACCAGAATTATTGATAACACCATCACAAATTACAACATTCGCACCATCCAACCCACTGATACTATCCTCAATTACTAAGGTTTTGGATGATAACGGTGCTGGCGGCGCGGGCACAAGCAGCCCCAGGATTTCGTTTAAGTCATCAAGTGCATCTACAATACGAGTTGCAGCAGTCCATGATTGTATAGCCGGTTGACTTCCTTCTACACGACCATTACTCCAAAGCCCATCGGTAGGAATACCAATCATGTCACCGACGCTTGATGGATCACCACTATTAGTGCCACCAGAGCCAACTCCCTTGGTGCCAATGTAACGGCACCCCTCAATGTAGATATCCACCACCCCATTTGGTAAATTGTTCGGGAAGTGTAGGACACCAGCTTGGTAGTCAAATACCCACTCTTCATTATTAGTCAATGCGTTTAAGACAACCCCGCCAGCAGAAGGAATGCCCTTATAAACCTTTAGCATATAACTAGGGTCTACCGATGGCGGAATCCAGTCAGTGATACGGTTGGCCTTTTCCATTGGGTTGCCAGTTGAACTGACCACGGCAATCCATGTCTTATTCCCACTGACAGTTGGATCGGCAACACATTTAATCGCCTTCGCCCCTTTCTGAACGACAACAACTGTGGTATCAGTAGCAGGGGCAGCGGTTGGAATTTGATCCGCTTGTGCCCATACCTGATTACCGAAAACCGGTAACGGCGACCCAATAGATTCGTTAGAACCATCCTTACTCGCGGTCGTCTCGGTGACGCCGTACATGATCTTCTTCCAGAGGAAGTCCAGTTTCTTTTGATCAGCAATGGACATTTACTTACACCCCAATGAAGCTCAAACCAGTAATCGCCTTGCCCGCAGTGAGCGAAAAACGAACCAGAATAATGTTGTTTGTTGAATTTGTACTGGATTGGGTACCGAACGTCACCCGCACCTGTCCGGTGGACCCGGTGGCAACTGCCCCCATGGCACACCCAGCACCATTAGACCCAACGTCAGGCACGCCAGCACCATCATAAAGCTGTTTAGCTGACCACCAGCCATTCAGCGTATTCTTGGTCGTTATGCCAGGAAGTTTCACCCATAGCCCATCATAAGTACCAGTTACGTCAATGACAAAACCTGATTGGGCACGACGGCGGAACATGAAAGTTATGTATTGGGTCGCTGCTCGTCCACTCAGATTCGGTCCAGGGGGCAAATACCCAGTGCTATAATCGGTCGCATCATGTTTTAATATCCCGCCGACAACAACCGCATCCCATGCCTGTAATGCCGCTGATGAAACCCAATCAGGTGTTATCAAATTAACATCACCAGCCGGGGTATCCGTATTGCCTAAAATAATACGACCCGCATTACCACCAGTTGGGTTCGTACCCATATTCGTCACCGCAATCGATGTTTCACGGATGCCTGTAGTTGGAGTACCGGTCATTACGTTAACCTTGAGCGACGATGTATTCCATTGCCCATCGCCCGCCGGATTACGCCCACGAACGCGCACATTAGCGGTAGTATGTACCGATCCCCCGATAGTGAATACTTGATCGAAGATGTTTTGATTGGGCAAATCCTTAGTGAATACCGCAGGCATTCCCGCATTACCCGGTCCAATATCCACCTGGGTACCAATGGTCGGGACACTTCCAATTTGGATGTTGCTTTTTGAAAGATACGTTAACCCAGCCAATTTCGATACAGTAGCTCCAACCTTCAGTGTTGCCCCCGCACCGTAATGCGGAATACTGCTGCTGTATGACAAAGTACCAGCGGTTCCCTCTGCCACGGTTAACGCTGTAGTGGACGGAATATCAATACGATCATCATACACAAAGAATACTTCATTCGTGGCGCCACCATCGGTATGACTCATGCGGAACTTGTTTAGCCCCGCCGGTATAGATGATGTTATTTTAGCACTCAACGCACGCCAGAACCCAGGTTTATCGGTCGGGTAGTCTATATCCGCAGTGACAATAAGGGAGCCATAGGTACCACTTTTGTCCGTATTATCTATAACGACCTTACCACTCTCCGTGCCATTCACCAGGGCAGCTAATGTTCCGCTAATCCCACTACCAAAACCGGTTAGCGCAGTTGTACTCGCAGTTGCCGCCGCAATACGGTAAATCTTGGTTCCACTTGCAGGACTTCCACCACCAGTATTGTCCACCGTGCCTTCTGCAAGCAGGATATTTTCCGAGCCAACTGCATCGGCACCCCCGGTCATCACCAAGGTCAATGTGCTGAGATTTGGTGGTGGGGAAGGAAGCAACTTTCCAAGTAATTCATTAAGATCATCAAGTGCATCAACAACTTTTGTAGATGAATTCCAGTTTTTAATTGCAGCATTTTGATCCAACGACCCATCAGTAGGTGTACCTAGGGTAATACCATCAGCCGTACCAGACCCCCCAGTACCTCCCGCTGAAATACCACGTCGTCCAACGTACTTATAACCAATGACATATACATCAGATGTTGCCAATGCTGATGGGATATTGTTTGGAAAATGCAAAACGCCTGCTGCATAGTCAAACACCCACTCTTCGTTATTAGTCAATTGATTTAGCTGTTTTCCACCGGCATTTGGATCACCCGCATACACCTTGATCTGGTAGCTGGGATGAATAATAGGGGGAACCCAATCCATATGACGATTGGTTGCAAGAAAAGGACTTGTTGTGGCATCAATAACGGTAATCCATGTTCGGCGCTCGGTTACGGTGGAATCGACTGCACACTTAACTGCCACCGACTGCCCGAAGAATTGCACTACCCCCTGGGTAGCACCGGGCGCGGGTGATGGAATTTGATCACTTTCAGACCATAACTGACTTTGCAAGACGACCGGTGCCGATGATATGAACTCGTTCGGCGCCGCTTTATTCACGTCCGTCTCAGTACGGGAGAAAATAGTTCGCTTCCAAAGGAAATCTACTTTCTTATCGGTATTGATTGCCATCCTTAATTCCCCCTGAACACAAGACCGCTAATTGCATCGTTTCCGGTCAACTTAAATCGTACCAACAGAATATTGTTCGTAGAAAAATGAGTATTTGCCTGACCAAACGTTACTCCAAATGTGCCGCTATGACCATTCATTTTTCCAATACTAGGATCGCCACACCCAGGAGAAGTTCCTGGCATACCCGGAACCCCACCAACTGCATCGAAATCCATCATCGCATCCCACCATCCGTTGGGAGCATCAGACAAATCAAGCAAGTCGCCGGTAAACGGATCGGTCAAACCATACATTTTCAACCAGCACCCAGAGTAGGTACCAGTAATATCTACCAACATTGAGGTGACAGCCGAACGGCGAACCATAAACGTTGTATATTGTGTCGCATTCTGCCCACTCAAATCCGGACCAACCGGGAGATACCCATCGGAATAGTTGGTATGGTCACAGCGCAACACACCACCAACTATTGCCGCATCCCAGGTGTTGAGTGCTGCCGATGCATTCCAATCACCGGTCAGCAACCCGCTTTTATCGTCTGCTGGCGTATCCCCATTACCCATGGTGACACGGACCCCGAAATCTGGCGCATTAGTGGGTTTTACCCCAAGATTCACCAACGAAATCCCATTTTCAATCATAGGACCATTCACCCCTGACGGTGGCGATCCCGCCATTACATTAAACCCAATAGTATCTTCCGACCAATCACCATACCCATTAGTGTTTTTTCCACGTGTACGCAGCTTAGATGTCGTATGGATACTTCCACCAATAATAAATGGCACATCAGATGCGGTAATGACAGTGCCGCTCGGGGATGCCGGAATACCATATTCGCCCGCATTAATAACAACTGGTATACCAATCTGTGGATTGGTTCCTGCTTCAATCATTGGCGTGGCATAGGCGCCACCATGGGTGACCATGTTGCTATAGCTCGCAGTCACCTTCAAGGTCGAGGTGGACGCATAGTGCGGTACCGAGCTTGAATAAACAATGACTTGATTACCTTCAGTAATCTGCCGATTCTCAAACACCGGTAACCCCGAAATAGAATCTTGATCATTGTCCACAATGGTACCAGACCCTTGTGAAGTCGCCAGGGTAGCATTGACGGGATCACTCAAGATAATCTTGAACGCCTCATTGCCTTCGACCAGCAAATCGTCTGTAGTGTTGATCTGAATTTTTTTGACCGTCTCACCGGGCTGAAATTGAAGGATACCACTCTTAGCAGTGTAATCCTGCCCACCCACCGCAGTTCCGTCCTGGGTTTGATAGGACACTGACACAATTACGGTAGTCGGAACCGACAGATTAACGGTAAATTCAATCACACCACCTTCGGTTGCGCTTGCATTTCCAATACTGATCGCGGGTACTACCACGGAAGCATCTTCCAAAAGGAAGAACACGCGGTTGGTTGATCCGGTTTGCGTATGAACCAATTGCACACTGTTGATACCCGTATTCAACGTAGGCATCGTGATACGAGCGTCTATAGAGCGCCACAGACAGGCAGGACCGCCCACTGGGTAAATGCTATCAGCCAACACTTCCAGGGCATCGTAGGTGCCTGTATTGTCCGCTGCGTTAAGGGCAACCGACCCGGCTGCCTGTCCGTTTACCATCGCTACCAGAGAACCGGTATTCCCCGACCCAAACGCGGTGACAATATTGGTTTTCACGGGAGTCTGGTTGACTACATAGATCGGCTGACCCGCAGTTGGACCAGAACCCGTATGATCAATCGTTCCCGGAGGGACGATCCCCATTTGCCCGTCAATTACTTGAAGAGTCTTTGATGACAAAGCCGGTGGTTGATCCGGAAGAATGACGCCGAGTAATTTATTCAGTTGATCCAATGCATCAGCAATAGTAGTGTTTTCATTCCAACCAGTGATTGCGGGTGGCTTACACCCCTCCGCGCGTGGATCATCAAAATGACCGGTGGTTGGTGTTCCAATAGTATTACCCGGTGCAGCTACTTTAGCATCAATAGTCACCGTATCGCCCGTAGTTGTAATAATGGCGTTCGGACCCGGTTTCAAAGTCTTAAAACGGAATGTGTTGTCTACTCGATGCGAATAAACACTAGTACCATTCCCAATATTGATAATATCAATATGATCTATAGGAGCGGATGGTGCAGAAATACCAATCTCATCACCCAAATCCATAACTAATGTGCCATTCAAACCCTTTATGGTCTTGAACATTAACTCGTTGCCAACCTGCCCACCAAATACACCAGCACCGGTCCCGATATTGATTGCGGAAACCGGTGGGGCGCTCTGAGTAGTCGTCGGACCAGCCGAGATCACCAGTGAACAACCGTTGTCAATGATGGTTACGTTGTTCCCCGCATACAGGCGCTTAAAGCGAAGGATGCCGTTTTTTTCTCCATGATAGATGGGTTTGCCTTCTTCGTCGTCACCCAGGTTGATGGCGCCGACAATCGATGGACTATCATTCAACGCTGCAATTACAAGTGCGTCAGCTTCTTCCGTGATGCCGATCCCGGTACCCGCCTTTAGACGACGAAACTGAAATTCTGGACCGACCCGCTGTTTAAACACAGTAGAGCCTTCCATACCCAAATTCACACCAATGGACGCATCGACGGTTTCAATAATGATTTTATCTGCACATTGACGTAGCGAGACATTATTCCCGCCCTTAAGAGTACGAAACCGAAGGGTTTCTCCCTCTAATCCGGCATAAATTTCAATAGCATTGCCAATATTCTGCCCATCGGTCATTGATTAAACCCCTTCTGCAAACCCATAGGCTATGACGGACACCCCAGCAACATCAGACATCACAACGATGTTGTATCCCTCTTCCAGGGCTATACCTCGAATTTCATAATAGTCATTTGCATTAATAGTACGAACCGGGCGAATAAGTTCGTCAGTTTGTGGATAGCATTGGTTCTCGGAATATCCGATCCTCACGTTTGCCTCGGTGGCGGTGTGATTGCACACCGTGACCACGACAGTGCTATCCGAGTTGGGCGCACCAGCCGCAACAACGAAAGGTGTGTTAGCTTCAAGAACTGCTTTTCCGAAAAGTTTTGCGGACATGCTGAACCCCTTTAATACCGTTCCCAGTATTTAGCAGGATGCAAGACCTCAGTAATCCAGTCCCATAATAGACCATCGTTCGCTTGCCACAATACGTCTCATTGCCGGATGATTAATAATGAAATCATGAATTTCCCAGTTTTCATGGTCCGCCCATTTTGTTTCACTCAGATCATATACATCTATTGTGTCATCATTAAAATATAATGGTAACGTATCGTGATATTCAACACCAATCGATTTGCATGTCATTGAATGGTCACTCTGGTACGAATCCCAAACAATCAAATCTTTTCCAGAAATTACACCACGTAATTCATTTGATCGGCTTCTCTCAATCCATGCAGTTAATTCCCGTACTGATGGGTTTCGAATCGTTGTTACTTCTTTTCCATTAGGTAGCGTAACAATCGGATATCGTTCTTCTTTTAAATCGGCGTATCTCATTGTTTCACCCCAATGAAGAAAAGAAAAATAACTTTGCTCGGTTGACCCGTGATGCCACTACATCAAGATTATCTTTTCGCACTACATCATCTGGACGTTGTGGGGTGTAACTTCCAGTAGTAACATCACCCACCCGCATAGTCGTGGCCGCAATAGATCGTGCATCCACATTGCCGCACTTATCCACCGCAAACCCAGTTGGGACATCCGTTGCTCTAATGGTAATGCTTATCGGAGTTGATATCGGACCTAATAGCTGGAACGGTTCCGCAACTTCTAAAACACTGTAGGTATACCCATATTCGGTCATACCGGGCGCCATAGTCCCCATAACAGTGTAAACTCCGTCATTAACGCCACTTCCTGTAATTTCAATAACAGTTCCCGAAAATAAACCATGGCTACCAAAGTCTATAGTACGTGACAATAAGGTATGGGAATCCGACACAAACACATCACTGTGACTAAACGTAACCGAGGGTTTTGGCCCCCCTAGATTAAAGGCAGCGGCTCCGGTAAATGTTTCTTGCAGAACCAGCTTATGAATTGTTTCACCATCGATGTTTGACAACACCACGTCATCAATCATCCACCATCCGGTTTGGTCACCCGCGTTCGCCGCATATATCCACATCCCTGGTTCAAATCCCGATGACGTAAAATTTACCGTGGTACTGCTAAAATACCCATGACCATTTTCATTTCCGGCAAAAATATCATTCCCAACAATCGGCGCCAGAACAGATGGCTGTAGAATCAAGGGCGTGGATAAAGTTGAAATAGATGTCCAAATCTCAAAGGCACCATCCCCGGTATTATCATTGTCAATAGTGACACGATAGCTTCCCGGTACGCTCATCTTATCGGCTGATACATCTGCGCTAATAATCAGGCTATTGCCATCATAACCAATGCTTACGCCCGAACCCGCCTGAATATCACGAAATTCAAGAATACCCGCATCATTGCCCGCATAAACACCAAGCGAATTATTCCCACCAAGATTACGCGCACCCGCAACCGGAATCGAACCAGACGGCTGGCGATCAACAAAAGCTCGTGCATCGGCATCAAAAACCAGTATTGAACCATCCCGAATAGAATCATTAAGCTTGAGGCTCAATCCACTGGACGCTTTGTTCGAGCCGGTACGTGTAGCGAAAATAGCCATCCAATCACCTGTTCAGTAGTATTTTCTTAATCACCCCGAACGCAGCGACCCCTTCATGGGTTGCGGGAACCGGGAGAATATGCGAGCGATCCAACCGGGCACGGAGCCATGTGAAATTACCTTCAAACACAAATGCCTCGGTGCCGGTATCCCCCACACAACCCGGTGAACCGGTAGGATGTGCCCGATCTCGTGGGTATTCAGCAAATGGCTGACAACCATTCAGCCAAATAGGGAACCAGTCTGTTTCGGCGGGTTCTGAAGCAAGTGCCGCCTCTATCCATACACGACCTTGGAAATTATGGTAATGAACGGCAACCGTATACGATCCACCACCAACACCATACCATTCATCGATCCTGATGATATCACCAGTTTTTTCAAAGACACCGCTGGTGTCATCCAAGAGAAAAATTGACATATGACCCCCAGTGATTTGCATTATTTATCCAAGGTATCGTTATTTTTCATAGACGCATTTGTCCGCGCGAATTACTTTACCTCGTGATCAAACCCTTGAAAGTCCCACTTCTATTTATGGTAAGAACTTCCTTGCGGTTCTTCTTTGGGTTTGCATATGAACAATGAACCCACCCACTATTGGGATCGTTCTTCGAGGGATCAAAAAATTCGAGAATCAGTTGGTCAAAATCCAAATTGTCCTTGATCCATTGAGCAATTTCAGGGTTGCCCTTACCAATCACCTCAAAATCCGCAGCCTGACCGACCATGTGTTGGGAATTCTTTGCGGCACCTATGGCTTCATTCAACGCCGGGCAGCGATAGCCGCTATTGATAGTAATGGGTAGCCCAAAATGGCTACGAACCGGCTGAAGAATATGAATTGCCAAGTTACGAAGGTTTGTAATCACTTCCGGGGTCGGAAGATTGTCGATACCTAAACGCTCACCTTCCTGGGATTTCAGGAACTCATTGAGGGTAAAATTGGCCGACAGTTTTATGCTGGTGTCCATACGTGTCCTCCTAATCTCGGATTGTATATTTAGGATGGAATAAAACTCCTAAATAAGTCGAGAAAAAGAGGCGTCCATGAAACTACTAGAATTAGACAAAAAAGGCGATCTTACATATGAGACGCAGTACAAATACTTGTACCATCTGACGGATCATCACGGGTTTGCCTATTCCATAGATCAAAATGCTCTTCGGACACTCCGATACAACTATATCAGTACAACCTACGACCCGAAGATGAATAGCGTCTACGGGCAATGGCATCATCATTTCAAATTCGTACTGAAAGCCCAACCATTGGTCAAAAAATACGGCGCGTTTCCGTTCGACGCCCATATTCAAGTTGGGAATGAAGGGTATAAATCCCTGAATGAACAGGAACTAGGTTTGAACACCCGTGAGGTATCACCACTGAAAGATTATGTTGTTGGGGCAATATTACTCTTCCCATTGTTCAGCCAAACCGGGGTACAATGGTTGCTTTATAACAACCATGCGTCAAAAAGTTTTATGGATACTGCCAAAGCCGAGGCACCCCGTGCAATTGAAACTCTGTATACGTTTTTAATCGAGTGGAAGAAACCGGTGTGGATCGGAAACATGCATCGGAAACCCAGTGAACAGGATTTGGCGTTTTTGAAGGATGCCCTACATATCCACCAGCGCGGCGGCGATTTTGATGAGGGCATGCGCGAACTCGCGGACAAGTATAACATAGTTGATCATTCTGGAAGAATACTCGATAAACAAACAGTTTGGCGCACACAGCAATCCGAGCAGGCATACAATATGTTAAATGCCTATTATGGCGAGCGTAAATTCAAGGATGTAAATGTCAACGTCGTTCGCCGTATCATTAAGGGCATCTTTGACATTTTGAAGCTCAACAACAATATACAATCCATCGTGATGAATGCTATCGAAAAAGCTGGGTTATTTCATCCGGCGACGGCTGCGGTCGATTGGGCCATCATCATCAAAGAACTGATGTACGGCGACATTGATGGTACGCTAGAAGCAATTCAATGGGTGTCGGAAGATCGCAAACGGAATCGTGATTGGTATGACAAAGACCCAACTTCGTATGCCACGCACTCCAAAACTATGTTCTAATGGTTTGACTTTACAACCTTAGTAATATATTATTCAAGCTACAACATAGGAGACCCGCGCCATGTCTAATCGATGGCAAGATCAAGTTGCCAAGTTGCGTCGCGAACTTGAATGGGGACGAGGGCGTACATTGTCGCAACAGACCTGTAACATTATGGAAAGCTCGGCGTTAGAAATCGAGCAGTTAGGACATGAAATTCAGCAATGTCAGCGTGCCACTATGCAAATGTGCATAGACGAGTTAATCGATGCAGCAGCAATGTTTATCGATGACGACAACCCGGAACGACGCGGCATTCTGTTAGCCGTCAGCCACATTCGCCAAATGATGGCTGATCAACCCGCCTAAAAATAGAAACCCCGTGCTGTTGGCACGGGGTTTCTGGATTTTAGGGAGAGGAGTCTTACGCGCCGGGGCGCTCAATCTCCACAACTACCGAACCGTCAATTTGAGCAACCGACTGTTCAATAAGCTGTTCAATTGCAGCAATAGCTTCATCTGGAAGGACGTTGGTGGCACTGTCGCTCTTCACAAGCTTGCTTAATTTTACAACGAGGTATTGTTCTTTTACACTAGCCATAGGTTCTCTCGCCAAACAGGTGAGGTTATCTATGGTTTATTTATACTTTGTTCGCATTTACCCGTGAAAATCGAGTTATTCGTCGTGATCTCGGTCTTGAGTACGCACCCCATTCACGCGGCTATTGATATCAGGCAATTTCCCGCGCAACGTTACCAAATTGGTAATCATACCGGTGAGTTGATCCCGATAAAGTCGAAGAGTATTTTCAAGATCAAGAAGTGCCATTTTCAACATTTCGTTGACGCTGACCATTCCGGCAATTTTACTCTTAACCGATGTTAACTGACGCACTAACTCCGCATTTTCCTCTTCCTTGCGTTGAAGATCAGCCTTGAGCTTCGCCATTGGTGTATTGGAAAGATCAATAAGATCACCCATCTTGGTCATCCCATGCCCAAAAGTTATCAGGTGCATCATCCGCGCCTGAAGTAATTTCTTGTTCGGTCAATTCGACCACGGGAATATTCCATGACCCAAACGTTTCAAGAATATCTTCCACAGCGGGAATGCTTGACGGATCATCATTGGCGCTTTCAGGAAGGATTTCCCACAACACCACGTCTTTAACCTGTTGATCCCATACGAATGATGGGTCAACCTTGTACCCACCCTGGCGAAGCCCGATCATCATTCGCTCAAACTTGGTTTTGCGACCACGTTTCTTGCCTTTTTTCTTAATCGTGCCATCCGCTCCGATGTTGAATACACGAGCAAACCTCTCCGGGTGCATGCCATCTAATGCCTTAATAGCTGCGGCACTTACACGAATACGCTTGGTATCATTGACGCCCGAAAGGTTAAAAAGAAGTTTACCTTCGTCATTACGTTCAATACTCTGCACCACAAAGACACCCTGTACGACCCCATTTGTGGGACCAAGACCTTTGGTCTTATAACACGCTTCCACCTCAAGGTTTGGATGAATAATTCCTTTTTGGACAAGAGATTCAGCTAGAACCGTCTCCATTCATTTCCTCCAACAGTTCTTCGAACGGACGCATCCTGGGATGCCCCCGAGGGTTCGATCTGGATTTATCGAAGCCCCGCTGTGAGGAACAAAATGAAACCTATTGCATTCTTGTCCGCTTGGTCAAGGATTTTTATTTACGGCTACAGTTGAAAACTTGAAATTGTATTTCGTATATACTCCCGCTTGCAATCCACCAAAGAAATCAGAGGAAGACCGGAATGATACTACCTAGCGTATGCTATATAGAATCATGGCGAGCAGAGATTCGTTAATCTCTGCTCGCCATGACGATAAAGCGTTAATGGATGAGGTCAGGATTACCGGGATGGAAGTTGGCAATTTCATAGTCCGCAGGGGAAATCCAGCCGACATACCCCCACGGGGTCGAAATCACGATGTCACTCCCTCGGCATCCAACAACCCGCCCGATAAGCGGCTTGATCACTGGACACGCCGTCCCGCCCACCAGAACCGTCGTCAACGTGACCCGCACGAACACACCGTCCAGCGCGATACCCAGATAATTCGACTCGTTGTTACCAGCGCCAAATACGGTGACATCTGATGAAATAGTTGGTTGCATGGCTTGTGCCCCTGCTTATTTTGAATAGTATAGCAGGGGCACGAAGTAAAATCAAGTCAGTGCCAGTTCGTCCCGGATTTCCAAAGCACGTTTTTCTATCCATGGATGCAGTATATCTTTGGCTTTACGGGCATCATTCACCCATAGTGCGTTCATAACCTGTTCCAGCGGTTCCTTGGTGTCATCCGGAAACGGCGCAGGCAGATCGCCGGAAGTCCACCACATCCAGCTTTTCTTGAATCGTGCCTTGATTTGCTCAAACATCGTACTTGAACTCCAACTCATTATTGCTTACGCCGATGACGACTGTTCCGCCCTTAACCAGCTTACCGAACAACATTTCACGGGAGAGCGGCTTTTTCACATACTGCTGGATTACGCGCGCCAACGGTCGCGCACCCATCTTCGGATCATAGCCTTCCCGCGCCAACCACCGCTTGGCAGGCATGTTCACCACGACCTTAACCCGGTTCTCCTGGCTCAAATCGTTTAGTTCGTTGATGAACTTGGTAACGACCTTCAACATGTCAGGTTCGGTCAGCGCCCGGTACTTAACAATGGCATCCAAGCGATTACGGAATTCCGGCTTGAACCGTTCGTTGATCACTTTGTCTTCTGCGCCGCTCCGGTCATCGCTGGCAGTGAAACCAATAGAGTTCTTTTGTAGCTCCGTGGCGCCCGCATTCGAGGTCATGATCAGATAGACGTTTCGGAAATCGACTTCCTTCCCGCTACCGCTGGTCAGCTTACCGGTGTCCATGACCTGTAGGAAAAGATCATAGATATCCGGATGCGCCTTCTCGATTTCATCAAGCAACAGCACGCAATGCGGCGTCTTTTCAATCATGTTGATCAGTACACCGGACCCCGCATTCCCATCCTCGTACCCAACGTAGCCAGGGCGCCCACCGATCAACGTGGCAGCCGCATGTTTTTCCTGATACTCGGACATGTTCAAGCGCACCAATTCGATCCCGAGGGTCGCGGCAAGCTGAACTGCTGTCTCGGTCTTGCCAACGCCCGTTGGACCGGCGAAAAGGTAGCATCCAAGCGGCTTGCGCTTGTCCCGAAGCCCGGCGCGGCTCTGGTACACAGCATCAATCAAGGTGTCAATAGCACGGTCCTGCCCGAACACCACCCCTTTCAAATCCTTTTCAAGACGTGAAAGACGCTTAATGTCGTCGTCCTTAACCGATTTTGGCGGAATTTTGGCAATGCGAGCAACCTGCTGCTCGATTTCAAAAACTCCAATAATCTTCTTCCGCTTGGTAGGAGGTTTGACCCGTTCCGCCGCCCCCGCTGCATCCATCACATCAATTGCCTTGTCAGGTAAGAAGCGCCCATGGACATACCGAACCGTCAAATCTACCGCAGCCTGTAAAGCTTCATTCTGATATACAACCCCGTGATAACCCTCATAATGATCTTTTAGACCCTGAAGAATTTGTACCGCATCGGTCGAGCTTGGTTCAAACACATCCACCCGATGGAAACAACGATTGAATGTTCGATCTTTCTGAAAATACTTACGATCATCCTGATAAGTCGTGCTACCGATGGTCTGAATTTCACCCCGATTCAAATACGGCGCTAGAATATTGGCAATGGATGGTCCACCCTCACCACCCGACACACTGGTCATGTGAATATTGTCGATCACAAGAACCGCATGCGGCTTAGTCAGGAGAGCATTGATCACCAACTTCAGGCGTTCTTCAAATTCACCTCGGAATTTAGCGCCTGCGATCAACGACGGAAGGTCAAGCTGGTATAGCACCGCATCTTTTATGGTATCCGGAACATCCCCATTCACAATCTTCTTGGCAATACCCTCAAGGATCGCAGTCTTCCCAACACCAGCTTCCCCCAACAATAATGCGCTGTTCTTGCGGCGACGCGCCAGGATGCTAATTACCGTTGCTATTTCGTTCTCACGACCAACCAACGGGTCAATTTTTCCCGCCTTGGCAAGATCATTGAGATTGATACACAGCGCCTTGAGAATTTGATCAGTCTTGCTTTCTGCGGCTGGTTTTTGAGTAGGAGACGGAAGACGACCATATTCCGAATTTACGGTATCAGTTGGTACCGCACTCAGCGAACTATCAGCAAGATATTGTATTAAACGAAAATGATCCAAACCGAATGCAGCACATATAGTTGTCGAATGACAATCGTCTTCGGTAAGAATAGCAACCAAAATATCTTTACATCGAAGGGTATCCCGCCCAGATGACAGACATTGCACCACGGTACGATGCTTCACCCGTTCTAGTGCGGGAGTTTGACCCGGTATATTTTTAATTACTCTTGTGGGAATAACACCAGAATTCAAATATTCATCAAGTACATCCCGCATACCATCAATATCAATTCCTAGATCATCTAAAATATCGATAATGTCGTCCTCTTCTAAAAGAGAACGGAGTACATGTTCAGTAGTAACGATTTCATGACGCAACCGCTGTGCAATATTATAAGCTCTCTGAATTGGAGCAACAACCAGTTGATGGTTTACTTCTATACTAGAAACAGACATACCTTAACCTTTAAAGCCTAGGACTCTTAGGTTAAGGTATGTCTGATCTATTTGTACTGTCAATTTATTAGGGCAGCGAATTCTTGATGCTATTGACATCCCGGATTGCCTGCTCCGTGATGGAGCGGCAGTCGCCCACGTTAGCGCCGTCGTAGCGCACCATTCGCACATCGCGAATGGCAACGTTGACGATCATAACGATCTCGCGCTCGATCTCATGGACAGAAGCGTGGTCGATGTAGCCGACGCCACCCGTGGGATTGTCGTAGTCCACCCCACGACCGGTCGGGGAGAAGGTTTGATGCCGGGCGTAAAGGTGCGCCAACGCATCCTGGCTGGTGTTGTGCAAGTCCATCAACATGTCTTGACACGACCGATTATTCTCATAAAGCGCGGGTTGTCCATTCCCGCCCATGACCCCGGTGCGCTTGGCTTCCCAGCAGGCGCGGTCGTAGATATCGCAGGCAGCATGTGCCGGGCTGGTAGACAGGATCAGAGCAGATGCGGCAACCAGAGCCGTCGCCGCAGCGAGGATCACCAGACGATAGTTGGTCATGGCAGAAACGCGGGTCATGGTGTCCTCCTTCAAACCTATAATTGCATTCTACCCGTTTGAAGTGGTCATGTCAACCATGTCTACGAATGATTGGGACGTATAAGTTCTCGGTACTTCCTAAGAACTAACTTTTGTTCATCAGTTAGGTTGGTTGGCACTGTAATTTCAATACACACATATAGGTCGCCACGTTCAGTATTTTTGAATTTCGGCAAACCCCGCCCTTTTACCCGAATACGCTGACTATTTTGTGTCCCTGCCGGGATTTTTACACGTAAAACCGCACCATCAATTGATGTGAAAGTGATTTCCGATCCGAGTACGGCATCAATTGCGTCCAACTTAGTGGTCATCAACAAGTCCGCTTTATCGCGGGTGAACTGTGGATGGGGACTAACGCGGATTGCGACGTAGAGATCAGCCGCCTGAACGTTCGGATCGCTCGATCCGCCCGCACCGGCATACTTGATCTTCATACCGTCTTCGATACCCACCGGTATTTTGATGTGCGCAGTCTTCTTTCCCAGCCCTGGCACAACATAAGTCAGTTCTGTCTCTTTCCCCGCAAACACATCTTCAAGATTGATATGGTACGGAACTTCAATATCACGCGCTTTCCGCTGCTGTTCCGCATGGAAGGGGTTCTGCATATTGCGGAACAAATCCTCAAAAGGAAAATCCTGTCCGGGAGACGCCTTAAACCCAAACGGACCACCGAAGGGATCACCGAACGGCGCCCGCTGACCGGATGCGAATGACCGCTGCTGACTATCATAGTCACGACGACGCTGTTGGTCTTTCAGCACATCATACGCAGCATTAATCTCTTTGAATTTCCGCTCGGCATCGGCATTACCAGGGTTCACATCAGGGTGATACTGCTGCGCAAGCTTACGGAAAGCTTTCTTGATCTCGTCATCGGTCGCAGTTTCAACAACCCCAAGCGTTTTGTAATGGTTTTCCATGTCCCTCAACCAATCAGCAACAAAATAAAAAAAACAATGATTCCAATCGCGTATTTTAACGGAATCGTCCCATGACCCATACACAAAAATTCGTCATCATGGCATCCGGCGCACTTATATTCACAATCACACATTGTTTTCTCGCCGTCGTTTAGCGCGTCGTTTAGTTTCTTCAGCAGATTTCTCGCGATGGCATGCGACACACTTGGTACCAATATTGTTCAGGTGCCATGCTTCAATGCGCCCGCGACTTTCACTCAACGGAACCAAGTGATCCATGTCCCAATTCCCATGAAGGCGCTCATCCACTGTTCCACAAATATGACAGACCCCGCGATCACGCGCAAAAACTGCTTTTCGCTGTTTTGTAAGGTCATAAATCAAGTTGTATTGCTTAGCGCACTCGGGATGCCAGTGCATTCTTTTATTGATAGTACCATCTTCACGAAGAATAGGCTGACCACAGAACCGGCAATATCCACGTGGGGCGGTATGATACGACGGCGGTTTTGGGGGACGCCGATGATCACGCTGGGTAATTGCCTTGATAACTTTCTCGGGGGTTTTTCCTGTTGGCCACTTCTTATACAACGCACAAGTGAACCATTGCCAATTCTCAACTTCACCAACATCCAATATGTACACAGCATCCATAACCATACGAACTACCTGTACCATTGGTTGCCAGGAATTCTTGGTATCGATGTTCTCTACAAAGAACTCAAGCATGTCAGCAAATCGAGAATAAAACTTAAAGCTCAGCCCGTAGCTGTTGTATGTTTCGATCACATCTTGACCGAAATTCCAGGCATTTTTTCCAAAGTCTAAATTATAGAAATCGTGATCCATTACTGCTGTTTCGGTTTGGGTTCACCTTCTTTTAACACAGAACGGTAGTATTTGATAATTTCTTGTTGTTCAAGAATGTATCGCCGTAGCTCTTGAACGTTCACTGATAGGTTCTCATAACCGTTATCAGTCAATGCGAAGATAACAATTTCTTCATCTGTACTGGATGTTTCATCAAGCAACTTGATCAGTTGCTCTCGGTTATAAACCTGCCACTTCACCTCGCGCATCTGAACTTTACTAGGAAGTGGTGGGTGAATAATTTTCACCACTTCAGTATTGGTTACGACTGGCGGTGGCACATTTGTACATGCTGCCAGCAACACGGCAATAAATGGAACGAATCTTTTCATTGAACACCCCCATAAGTACGAGGATCGGTTTCAGTTTCCAGGGTATTGAAAACCCGTTGGGTACCAGCATTGACACTCTTCTCGACAAGATTTGGTTTCTTGGATGCCAGGAACCCAAGGTCATGACGGGCAAACACCTTACTGATCTTGGTAGTTTCTTCCCGAATTTCATTGATACGGTCGGACATCATTGATAACTGTGCATTTGCAATTGCAGTCTGCTGCTGAAGCATGTTGATACTTTGCTCCTGGGTTTTAATGGCTTGACCATATTCCCCAACACGCTGACTGAGTTCCGCTTTAGTACGTTCAGAATCCCGGTAATACAAATAACCAAGTCCAGCCATCACCGCCATTGCAATACCCATGACTACACTAAGTTTTAAGCCAAGTCCCATGGCGTCCCTCCATAAATACCCTTTGAACCTTCGCTATTTATCAGCGGTTTTATGGACCGGAAGAAATGCGCTCAAACAAATTCATAACCCCGGAAGTAATCGAGATACCTCTTACTGCATCGTTTGGTACCATTTTGGTTGGACGCTATGCGTACTGGAATCCCCGCAAACAACACAGCTTCAAGCTTGGCGGGGTACAAGCAACTCGGTTGATTGGGGAAGAAGTCGAAAAAGTAGCATCTCTATATCCGGGTTTTGACCGCGAAGATCGCTTTGTATGGCTCTCTAATCGCCCTGCTAAAACAGGCACCGCCTATAAAATCGATCTATCACGGCTCAATATTTTAGAATTGCGATCCCCCAAATGGACACCCGATGTCCTGTATCGAGGAAATATCCCGGCAAGCGCCATTGTTGGAACTATCCGCCCAGCGCCAATAACTGAATCCAAAGCAAACGACCACATAAAAGAAGTCGTCGGGATGATCCAGCGCGACTGCTCGGATTTTCTTGGGGAATGGGACCATCAAACCCCACTTTTTATGGGTCTCCGTGGAGTAAAACCAAATCAACGTTTATTTCCTGACACTTCTCGTTTTATCTATAGCTCAGTTGAACCACGAGAGCGCGGCGACGACATCACCGGTAAGCATTTTACCGCGATAATAGATGATGCGATGAAAAAAACCGGGTTTACGGCAACTCGGTTGAATTCTGTTCGGGTAACTGGCAACCTTGACTTAGCCCATATCGAAGGCGGGGTCTATGCGATCTTCCCGCTAAATGGGTATAATTTTTCATGGTCAACCATTGTTGGCGACTATGTACGGCATTTCGCGGACTCGCCCATATACCATGCCACCAGTTATCCCCGGACGAAATTCGGGCTGCAATTGAGGATCATGGATTACTGGAAGAGTATTGAAGGAAGCTACGCGACCACCGACATCAACGCAGCCATAGCGTCCGGTCATGAAATCCTGCTCGCAGGGTCCGGTTTCTATGGCATCCAGGCACACACGTTCGCTGAGATTGCCAAGAAGGGGCTTCTCTAAGCGTTCTCGGAAATGCGGGGACTGTCCGGGTTCCAACTACCTGCATTGTAAACCGATTTGATGTTGCTTGGGTCAAATATCGCAACATTCATCTTTCCAACTTCGTTGGTCATGTACCCGTCGTACCCAAGGCGTTTCAACGCATTCTGGATACGCGGTTGCTCTAATACCTTACAATTCCCTTTGGGAATGTATGTCTGGTACTCTTGAGCTTTCAACCGACCAACCATCGACCCATCGTTCATCACCCGGCGTATCGAAGGGTCACTAAAAAGTGCATTAAGGTCCGCTTCCTTGGACGGATCGAAAATACGCCCACGAAGATAGACCGGGTAGATAGCAGGCTGATTGCCCGATACGGCTTGACCGGCATAATTGGACGCATACTCAGGGTTCGTCGTGAAATAGATGGCAGGCGCTCGCTCTTTTTTCTTTAGCTCTTTACCGGTTCGAAACGCCGCAATGTCCTGCCCGGACCCGGTACCATGAAAGAATACTAGCGGTATGCCATGCTCATCCACCAGATTACTTTCACCAAACCACGCACGGAATTTAGGGTCCGATAGGGGATTCCAATTTGCACGTTCGACTAGATTGATGAGGTGACGCATTTCCATGAAACTATTTAGCCGACAACAAGAACCCCCGCCAGTTCGCACCAGCGGGGGTTCTTGTTGTCCCTTGGGAATGTGAAGGTGTCACCACCAACACCACGTTCACGTCCTACCCAAGGGCGCCCGTCTTAGAAACTGTAACGGGTACCAACGGTCACGGCGTGGGTCTTGAAATCCCGCTCACCAGTTTCAGTACCGGTCACAGCTTCACTGTGGATGTAACGATACTCACCGACCAATTCCCAGTTCTTAGTGAACTGATAGGAAGCACCGGTCGCCAGGATATACGCCCAATCATTCTTGTTGGAAACGCCTTCAACGGCATCATTGCTCAGCCACACATAGCCGACGCCAGCACCTACAAACGGGGTAATACCAGCAAACGTCACTGGCTCAACATAAGCCATACCCGAAACCATGTTGCCACGGAGAACATCCGAACGCAGGTAGTCGTAGTCGCCTTCAAGACGGATCACACCGAAATCGTGACCAGCCTTCAGGTTGATATCCGACTGGTTCTTAATACCATCAAAATCATTGAAAGCACCACCAACCGACAGACCAACGTAGTTCTTACCATCTTCAGCCAAAGCCGGGGTAGTGAACAGAAATGCAGCAGCAATAAAAGCAAGAATTTTCTTCATATGTTTCCTCATTAGAAAGAAAAACTGTGTGTTTATTTACCACGATAAACACACAGTTTTTTATTTGTAGTGGCACTAGATTACTTTAATACCATACTGTTGTAATTATATCACATACTCTACAAGCCAACGTGTTTCATCACTAGTGCCTTCGTAGGTGAATACCTTATTCCCATCCCCGCTAATGGTAATGAATAATGCATCATCATAAGTTGCGGTGTGTTCCCACCCACTACCAGTATTTGTAAACAAATACGAGACCGGATTTGTTGGCGAACTCGTGGCTGTATAAGATTGAGATACAACCAATTTTGTACCATCGTCACTTAATTTCACATTTACACCAAACCTAGCATCTTGTACGGGAAGTGGATGCTCAATAACAATAGGCGTGCCCCACGAATTCCACCCAGTCCCTTTTTGATAAATGTACACGGCGCCAGCACTTGTAATACCACCAACCGCAGTATTACCATCGCCGACTGCCAACACCGACCCATCCGCTGAGCATGAAATAGATGAGGCAACACGACTAATCGTCCCAACAGGGGTAGAACCGCCACCTTGCTGATAAATTTTAATTTGCGATCCAACCAATGCAAAGAGGTACGAAATACCACCTACAAACGCCGTATCCATGTTATATGATTGCGATGTCGTATCCAACTGGTTCCACCCACTAGATGAACCAGTTGTCGTAGTAAAGGTAAGACCACCATTACATGACCCAAAAACAAAACCATCATTTTGAGAATGAACAATTGCACGATGCACTTTGTTTTGATCGGCATTATTTGGTTGGTATACAGAACCGTCACTAGTCCGAATAACTAGATAAGATTTGTACTCCCACGTATTCAAATTTTGATATGAATAGGCATATGCGCCTAATTCATTTCCTAACGAAAAAGCACCCAAACTTAAGTTACCAGAACTAGAGGTATACCCACCAACAACATTTGGAGTTTCAACCCAACCCGCCGATTTAACCCAATATCGCAACGAACGATAACCATTTGCATCGCTCCCAAGCTCACGATTAAACATTATCGCAGTTCCGTTGCGATTTGTCTGAATACCTTTGCCATCCGGTCCATATGTCCATGCATTAAAATTACTTTTCACAAATGTTGCAACAATAGTCGATCCATTTGTTACATCAATAGTAAACGCCTGATCTGCACTGGCAGCCTTACTATCAGTGGCTCTAATCGTAAAATTAGCCAATCCTGGCGTTGTAGGTATACCAGATAATTCACCAGTTGCAACATTAAGAGTTATCCCTGCGGGCAAACTACCGGCAGACACACTATAAGTTATAGTATCTCCATTGGGATCGATGGCAGACAATGCATAGTTAAATGTTGATCCAACAATTACCGTTCCCAAACCACCATTGGTAGTGGTCCAAATTGGTGCATCATTCACAATAGTTAATGAAAATGCACGATCATTTGAAAACACACCGTCACTGGCTCTAACTGTAAAATTGTATACCCCAGGATTGTTTGTTGGCGTCCCAGTGATTTGATTGCTGCTAAGAGACATTCCATTGGGAAGTATACCGGAAAAAATGCTATAAGAAACCAATCCATTCTCAGGATCAATTGCATTTAACGTATATGTAAAAGGAACATTTGCAGAAATAGTCCCTAAGGAACCTGATATTGTATTCCAAATAGGTGGTAGATTACTGGCAACTTTAAATAATCCAGTTGGATTTAAATTTCCTTTAAACAATATACCCATAGCACCACCTATTGTTTTGAACAGATTTATTTAGTATTTATATCAGAACAACTTTAGGTTCTTGACCTAGATTGGAGGATCACCTTCCCCCTTTCGGAGGAAGAAGGTGATTGTTTTGACCTGAGTTGTCGGATTCATCAGACGAGGAAATAGCAGTAGGCGGACTGGCGAGTTTCCTACCTTCCTCTTACCTTCCATGCCGAAATCGGCATCCAGTCGGGACCACGGGAGAACCCTGATGATGATTCACCGTGGCTGCTCGTTGTGGTTAGTCACAGCGCGAGCATTCTTTCACCAACGCATAACGCGATCCTAAAAACGGAAATTATCGTTTCCATTTAAGCGTAAATTGACAAAGATAATGGGTATTGTATGTCAATGCGATTGGCTTACCATCAGCAGCACTGATGTGTCCTCTTTGTGGTCTGGCGGGCACCCTACTAGCCATCTGCGGCATTCGGATTTTTCCAGTCGAGCGAAGGGTGCGCTCTCATACCCCCGGTCAGTCGTCCCGGCAATTCTTGGGCGGTTTAATACAGAACCCTCTTAACGAGTCGGGACTGTATCCTTGACTACCTATACGAGTCAAATTACTTTCGTGCTTGTTTTGTTTCCTGTACCATTCCGGTAGGGATGCTTCCGCGTTTGATAAAGAAATCCAAGCGAGCGCCGGTTAGAGATGATGATTGATAATCAGACGAACCGGCACCGGTACGAATGTCAATGGTGATGGTCGTAAACGGCATTAATAGGACGCTATTGATTGCTCGCATCGCCTTGTGAGCATCGCGTTCTGACTTGGCTTCCAAGTTCAAGGCATGCTCGTTGTACTCGATGCGCACCCAGCCCAATTTGAGCAGTTCGAAGATTAGCTTATCGCTGTAGCCATTGAACGCGATGTCCGACACCACGTCGTCATCAACCACTTCTGGGTCGATGTCGAACCGTTCGGCATTCTCCAACGCAAATTCTTGGTGTGATTTCTCGTCGTCTGACTTCCCAACGTAGGCAACGTCGTTGTCGTGGACGTTGAACCAATACTTCAGACCCCGACTTCCAAGAGCCGGTACGAAATCCATTAGACTTTCTGTAAGTATCTCATTAATGCGCATACGCTTATTTAGTTTGTGGATAGCTAAATACCTGCATCATGACCATACCCAGCCTTACCGACTATCTATGTGAGAACTCTTCGGAGCCGTTAACTGAACGGACGACTGAAATTCGTCTCTGGTACAACGTGAATACCGGGGAAGCGTTGGACACCAAGGGTAAAGATCATTTCGGGTTCGCGGCGGATAACGCCTCTTTGTTTGGTGTCGAGCATATTAATGTCGATGACGCAGACGTGGATGAAGACGGAGAAATGATCCCGCCTGACGACCGGTTGATGTCTACGGCATTTGCCAATGGCTGGGTCCGGATCAACATGAACGGTTGGGGTTTGCCCATCATCTGCACCGACCACCCCCGGAAGGCACAAAAGGCGCTCCGGTGGCTCGGGGATCGGCTTGAAGACCGGTCTGAGGTCATGATTGAACTCTACGCCGAAGGGCGGTGCCAATCGAAGACCTTGCGGGGCGAGGAAGTCTACCAGTTTGCCAAGGATGGGCGGCTATACGAAGCCGCTGCGCGGGGTCCAGAGGACTATTTCGCGGCAGGGGTGGTTGGTGATGCACGAGTCTGTGTAATCGAAGCCAGCGATCTCCGGACGCTGTGGGAGACATGTGTTCGCGCGGTTGATCATGTGGATGAGGTTCGGTGGCACATTCCAGAGCGTGGGTTCGGAACTTTATTGGGTGATGAAATATCTCAATTCATCATGGTACCGGAGTTAGATATCCCCGCCACCCCATTCAAGTTACGTCGCTCCCTCAAGGAGAACGCGGGAAGCCCAGTAATTATTAATGCCATCAAGCAGTTGTTTGCTCAGTATATTGGGACGACCAACCTCAATAATTTTTTTGGGAAACATCGCTGGGTAAATCTACCCGAAATGATGGGACGAAACGCAAAGGGCGGATCGACAGTGATTCGGCGGCAGCGTGTCGTTATGCAAGTTTCGCAGGAAGTTGTTGACTTCATTCATCGTTTCACTGGTCGAATTGAAGATACCGGGTGGTTTGTATCCGAAATTACCCCGAAGGATAATGGTTTCGACTTGGTACTAGATGCCACTCCTAACTTTGATGTTATGGGGACATTGTATCATCCAGTACCGTCAGAACAATTGGATGAAATCCGGCAGAGTGGTATTCAGCCTGAAGGTACCCCCGGTAAGATTTTATTGGGACGCACCCCTGCTGCTGCCCGCTTAATCGCTCTGCGCAAAGTCACACAGGGTGAATGGAGTGGTGATATCGCCATTATTGAGGTCAATACCAAGAAGGCGCACGTAAAGTTCTATCAGCACCCTGATTTTGCCAATTGTATGTTTGCGTACCAGCCGATTTTTACCGGTGCCCTGCGCCATTCGCGAAAGAACGACTTGAAGCTATGACGTATCAAGTCCGGTACGGGCAATTACGTGCCCGTGATATTGTCAATCTACTGGAAATGACCCCCGCCGCCATTCAGCGTAAGGCGACTTTTTATAACAAGCTGGAACATTCAATTCTCCGTGAAGGATTTCGTAACCCCATACTGGTGGTCGCTGGATACTGCCCGACCTTCTACGGGCATCGGTTGCCATCATCCATGCAGATGGATCGAACACAAATTTTGGTATGCTTTCGTCTTGGTGGCAGCCGTCTGTACGTTGCTCAGAAACATGACCTGATGGTTCCCTGTGTCATCAGCGATTTTGTTGGGCGGTTCCCCGATCTGGAACATCTACCTACCGTTGATGCGGTGGCGGACAAATTCAAAGAACGTCCGGATTGGATCAGGTTCCTCGGTGATGGCGTCTACACCGCTGAGTTACCCCATACTCACCTTTATTGACCCCACCTTTGCGTTAGTGATATCACGGTGCAGTTTTGAATGCGAGGTTACATTATGGGCGGTGCTGCTTTCCCATCAATTGATGGATTGTCGCGGATTTTTCGCGAGCATCTTGAACCTACATTGCACTACGTCGCAGATGCTTTGGCTATCAAGGGTCTGACCTACGAGTATGTCCATGCGAATCTTGTAGGCAGCGTTGGGAAACAGCCGTCAAGTGGGGATATTGATATTGCCGTTGATGCCCGATTGTTTCCGCGCGATGTGCTGAGTGAAATTTACAAACACTCTCTGGCGCGCAACGGCGCGGGAACCGTCATTTTTCGTAACGAGGACGTGGATCATCTGGTGATGACGGCTTGGCCGATTGTCGTGGATTATTACGGCGGCGTCCCGGTGTTCCTTCATGGTAAGGATGGGCATGAACTATACGTTCAGGTTGATTTCTCCTACGGAAACGCGGATTGGTTGAAATATTCACATTGGTCGCCTGGAAAATATCACAGTGCATATCCTGGCGTCATGATCCAGACCTTGATGATGCTGCTGGTCAAGATGAACAAAGAGTTCGTCTGGACGGACGAGCATGGTTTGCTGGCGGATGTCGGGTTGATCGTGGACGTGAACCGGGGTATGTATCGCCTGTGGCGGCTTCGCAAACGTACCGGGGATGAACCGAGCCGCGTTGATCCCGATTTCTGGGAGAGTAATTTCCGTCCGGATGGGAGGGAACCGCCGCGTTTCGCGCGTATTGGCTATATTAACGATCCTACGGAAGTCGTGCGCCTGACGTTGGGCGCGGGGGTGACGCCTGCGGATATCGACACTTTCGAGAAGCTGTGGGCGATTGTGGTTGACCGCAGCGCCAAGGGCGAGTTGCCGCCCGTCGCACAGATCAAGAGTCGGATGCTCGAAAGCCTAATCAAGCTTCCCATGAAAACGGAGTTCACCCGTGATCAGATGGAAAGCTTCCCGGTCTGGGCGGACGTTAAGGTGTAGGGCGGCTCTGGGCGAGGTGTACCATGCGTTGGTATACCCGCTTCAGATACTCTTTCCATGCCTGCTTGGTATCCACCCAGTTGTTCTGGCGAATGTGCTGATAATAGCTATGTAGCTTATCGTCGGCAGGACTGGTCCCGTGTTTGAGGATTGACGCTAGGTGCGTTTTGGCTGCGCCGAAGTCCCAATTGTTCTTGTGCAGAAGGTCCAATGCCGCATTGTTGGCATGGGCATCTACTTCGACTTTCTTGGTCAGGTAGTCGGCATTCAAGAGCGCCGGGTCATAATGCTCATCAGGGTGTCCCATTTCATCTCGATCATTGGGAAGTCCCCAGGTTTCGTCTTCTTTGGATAGGTATCGATCATCGCTCGTCGTCGCAGACAGGGCATCGGGCCACTTTTCGGCTTTTTCTTCCGGGGTCATGGACATAAGTTGATCCCATTCAATGCCACGGCGGGACATAAAAATGTCTGCTTTTCTGGTCCACTTCAGATTGGCACGTTTCATGCGCTTCGACTGGTGTAGATGAACCAGTTCGTGTGCCATGGTCCGCGCAATTTCGTGACAATAGCGGGCAATCATTGCTTCCCGTTCCGCCTGCTTCATTTTATATGGGACAAAATCCTTCACATCATCAGGGGACCATGCAGCCGGGATATCGAGTTTGAACATATGGCGGTTGCCACCCGATAAAAGAGTGTGTTTGCCACTGGGACGGTCAATGTCTTTTTTGGTGGATACGTTGAAGAAGACCGTTTGGAAAGCGGGATCGTGTGATATCCCGAATTCGGTCTTGAGGATGTACCCCAAGGTACCGTCTATGCGCCCCCGAAGACGATCAAGGAAGTATCCTCGAAAATCATCTGGCTCGTGCTGGACATGCTTCAACGTGTCTTCATAGGCGTGTTGAGCATCTTTCTTGAACCAGTGGTACGGGTTCGAGATATCGATACGTTCGTTGAGAAGTTCTTGAAGTTTCATCCATACACCAGCTTGTTGCTGGTGTATTTATCAGAAGAAACCCTTTGGCCACATGGAGTTCTCCATGCCGTGTTTCCGGATCGCATCCACACGGGTCATTACCTCATCGAACTCGTCGTCCGTGATGCCGAGTTTTTTGGCTTGACGCGCCGCCGAAGTGAATGCGAGGTACCACGAGTCATTGCTCGGGTGCTGGCGGATCGCCGCATGGATCACCGCCACCAGTACCGCGATCACGGTCCCGGACGAGATACCGGAGAATGCGTTCTCGGTTGTCGTTGAAGAGGGACATGCAGCATCCGGCGCCGAAGGCAGGGTTCCAGTCGGAACCAGGGCTTTTGACGATTCGCTCATATTCACCACATCGGTAGATGTCGAATCCGTCATGACTTTCATCGATCTCTAAGTACGCGCATTGATGCTTCGCCGCATCCCATACGCCAAAAACGCATGGACCCTTCTTACAACACATACCACTTCCGACACAAGGGGCGTAACCTTTCCACGCTCCGTGTTCACGTAGGTGGACGATTTCGTCATTGATACGGTACATGATCCAATCCCGCTGCGGAGCCGTCGCAGTGCATCGTCGCGGCGAGCCGTCCATCAATGTCGCGGTCGTCACCAGCTATGCCCGATGCCCTGATGCCATTCCAGCGTGTCGCCGTTTTTCATACGGATCAGCAGGTAGTGGTGGTGGTGTTTCGGCGGCTTGGCGGTCATTGATTTCATCCTGAACGAACATACACGTCGGCTCGTTCAGTTATAGTAATACATTTTTTGTCCAAAGTCAATGCGGGTACCGATGTCCTTTTTATTGCGCTGCACGGGGCGCAACGTATCTTTATACGCTCGTTGCGCATCCACCGTGAGCTATTCTTCATCCAATGGGTGAACAAATCGTATTTGCTTTATGTGTGTGACGATTACCTTGTATAGCGGTTTGTAGTTGGGATTGGAATGTATTTTGGTATGAAATGCGCACTTTACTTTAAGAGTAGTCATCAATGACAGCGATGCCCCACACCATCTGGTCACATGGGTGTTTATTTGTTCGCCACAAATTTGTGTCCTTTTGAACCATTACATGGCTGACACATGGTTTGCAGGTTGTTTAGGGCGTCGGAGCCGCCATGATGCCGGGGTTTGATATGATCAGCGGTCATCATTACCCATTCCCCATCACGCCAGCCGAATAGGTTCAGGGTGGCGACCGTGAGGGTCGGGGTTTGCTTGACGATGGTTTCTTGCCATTCGGTCCCGACACATCCGCACCGGACGCATACAGGACCGCTATGGGCGATGCAACGCAGGTTGAGGCTGATCTTGACCCGTGCGCCGCTGGGCAGGAAGAAATGGCTCTGCGCGGCACCAAAAGCGGTCTGAAGATTGGATAAAATCTGGTACATGTTCTATGCCATAAACGAAAAAGGCGGGGCGTAACTGCCCCGCCTTTACGTTACCCCGCCTAGTAGCGGGTGTAGTTCAGGTTCTTAGACCACGCCGCGATCCACTGAGCGTAGCTCGGGTTGCGGGCGTACCAGTCGTTGTTGGCGAACAGCACCGAGGGAATGGCGATGGTGGTCACCGGCTGGTTGAAGAAGGCGTACTTCGGGTTCTGAAGGTTGCGGTAGAACCGGGGCGGGATCGACGCCATTTCGTAGATCGGCTGACCCCAGCGGTCACGCAGATTGAACAGGGCGGGATCGTTGATACCGACCATTTCCAGGGTGGCGCCGTTGTCGTCCACGCGGTTCAGACCCTCGCTCTTCGGAGTGCTGACCACGAACAGGCAGTCCAGGCGGCTGCTGCCAGTGGACTTGACGGTTTTCAGGGTGTTGGCGCTGGTCGGCTCGGAGGTGTTGTTCACCTGGGGACCGCCGTTGCGCGGGTCGAGATAGGGCAGCAGACCCATCATAATGCGGTAGGTGACGTTACCGCCGCTGCCCTCGGGACCGATGGCGATGGTGTAGTTGCGCGCCTTCGGATTGCGGAAGTCCGAAATATTCATCAGACGACCGACGACGCCCATTTCTTCCGCGACGTACTGGTTGCACACCAGATGACCGTATTCCTTGCCCACGGTGGCGACGGCACGAACATTCACGTCGTGACCGTTCATCACCTTGTAGTACAGGGCGGCGTCAGCCTGGGCAGGACCGGCGTCGCAGCCGCCGCGATCCATGATGGCGAGGTTGTCGAGGCTGCCATTGGTGACCAGCGGCGCCGGGGCATGGAAGTTGCCCGAAGCGAGAGCCGCCATATTCTGGTAGTAATTGCCCTTCGGCACACCACCACAGAAACGCTGGGCGTGCGCGTCATTATTGTACACGAACACCATCATGACCGACAGGACGGCCAAAATATAACGGTTCATAAAAACCCCCAATCGAAGTTGTCTGGCGGACACCGTAGCGATTTGATATTCATTTGTCAATCGGAGGCTGTAATAGGTTTGACAAATTCAGGAATGGTTTCTATGGTAGAGACATATTTTGCTCGGGGGAAAACCGATGTCTTTGTTTGTTGATAATCGCCGCGCCCGCCATGAATATTTTCTCGAAGAGAAAATTGAGGCTGGAATCGTTCTTCAAGGTACGGAAGTGCGTGCTATCCGCGAAAAAGGTATGAATATCGCGGAGTCGTACATCGACGTGCGTGATGATGGGCTGTATCTGGTCAATGCCCATGTGGGTACCTGTAAGACGGTGGGTCCGTTCTTTCAACACGAGCCACGTCGTCCGCGCAAGCTCCTGTTGAGGGGGCGCGAAATTCGACGGCTGGCGCAGGAAGTTCAACGTAATGGCATGACCATTGTGCCTGTCAATGTTCATACCTCGGATCGGGGTTTGATCAAGGTGACTATTGCCCTGGCAAAGGGCAAGAAAAACTATGATAAGCGTCAGTCTGCCAAGGAAGCTGATTGGAAGCGCGACAAGGCACGGTTGATGCGCGAAAAGGGTTGAAACGAATAGCCATTGCCTTCGTCAACTGTGCCGATACGATACTATTTAAAGCGATACGTGATTCTACCCTTGGTCAGGTCGTATGGGGTCATGACGACCAGAACTTCGTCATCCAGTAGGACGCGAATGCGGTTCTTGCGCATGCTTCCAGCGATGTGCGCCAGAATGCTTTGGTTGACGGTTTCGTTGGTTGCGGTTTCCATGGCAACCGAAACACGGAACATTGCGTTGGGAAGTACCTCGGTTACACGCCCGCGCACTTCGATTTCATCACCCTTGCTCACTTGACCTCCCATGGTTCCAAACCGAAATTGGGGAGACGGTAAAACCGCTCCCTATTTCTGGTACCTTATTTAATCGTGACCCGCTTCGTAGCGATGCACCATTTGGTCGTCGGCGTCCCGGCTGTCCAAAACGACTTTGTATCCCCACAGGCGGCTTATATGCTTGAGAACTTCCTGGGTGTTCTGTTCATCCAGTGGAATGTCGTCACACATGCGATGATGCAGAACTAGAGTACGGCTACCGCGTAGATTGGCAGCCATCACCTGAATGTCGGGTTCCAGGCGCGACACGTTGTATTGGCGCGAGAAAGCCCGACGAATATCTCGAAAACCACTGCCATTGTGGATATGGGTAACATCATATTCATCTGCATCCTCATCGTCATGCACAAGAAACAACTTCCGCTTCCGCATGACGGTGGGTGAAAGATATTGGAGGATGAAACTTTCGTCGCGATAGTTGGTAACCGCATCCAGCAGTACCGCCCGCCAATCCAGATTGCCCGCAAAATCAAACCATTCACGGTCTTCATCGGTGGGATTTTCACAGATGCGCTTGATGTCCTGCATCATGTCGAAGCCAATGGCATACGGGTTGAAGCCACCATAGCGCGGATCATCGAAATCGGGCTGGAAGACCACGTTGGTGTGGCTCTGGGTGAATTCCATCCAGGCACCATCGGTGATCATGCCCTTGTCCCAGAGACGGTTCATGATGTAGTGGTGGACAAAGGTAGCGAAACCTTCATTCATCACCTTGGTCTGTTTTTGCGGGTAGAAATACTGGCTGATCTTGCGGACAATGCGGATGATCTCGCGCTGCCATGCTTTCAGGGTCGGGCTGTTCTTCTCAAGGAAGTACAGGATGTTCTCTTCCGGCAGCCGGGCACGCCCACGCAGAGTGTCAGATTCGTCTTTCTCGTCCGCCGTGTCAGCAACCGGACCTTGCGGCACGGTGCGCCACAGATCGTTGAACGACCGCTCTTCGTATTCCTGCTGCGCCTTGACCCGCTCGCGCTCGCGTTCTGCGCTCAGCTTCTCGGGGCGATGATAGCGATCAACGCCGTGTGACATCAGGGCGTGGGCAGAATCCAGCAGGGCTTCCACTTCATCAAACCCATACCGTTGTTCGCAGTGGTTGATGTAGTCCTTCGCAAATGCAAGGTAGTCGAGGATGCCATCAGCATCCGTCCACTGCTTGAACAGATAGTTGTTGGCAAAGAAGTGGTTGTGCCCGAACGCAGCGTGTGCCATCACCAGAGCTTGCATGGTCATCGTGTTCTCTTCCATGCAGTAGCTAATGCATGGATTCGAGTTGATCACGATTTCATAAGCAAGACCTTGACGCCCCTTGCGGTAATTCGTCTCGTCTCTGGCAAAATGCTTGCCAAATGACCAGTGCTGGTACATCAGGGGCATGCCGATGGACGAATAAGCGTCCAACATTTGCTCGGCGCTGATGATCTCGATCTGATTTCGATACGGTTTCAGCCCGAGATCATTGATGGCGATGTCTTCGATGGCGTCGTAAGTGCGTTTAAGGGTGTCAAAATCCCATTCAGCACCTTCAAACAGCGGCTTGACCAACTTACCACGAGGCTTCCGCGCCATTATTTCGCTCCATTACTAACGACCATAACTTGGTCGCAAATTACAGTCAAACGTGTGGTTTTGTCCACCCATACCGCTATTATGCTTCCTTTTTAAATAGTTCCCGGAAGACAGGGAAAATTTGGTTTGCTGCTCGAATCTTGCGCATTTGGAATTTATCCCACCGATCATTAATCGGCTTGTAGGTACGCCATAGATCGGTTTCGCTATTTCCCCAATTTTTGTATTCGTGACCCACTTCAATGAAGGCGTAATACTGGACGATTGGTAGAATTTTTTCGTTGAGCAAATTTTGGCAGTACGTATTGTCCGACGACACGTTATCGCCATCCGACGCTTGCGCGGCGTAGATGTTCCACTGATCCAGGGGATACCGCTCGCGGATGACTTTATCCATCAATTCCAGCGAGGTGGATACCACGGTGCCGCCAGTTTCGGTGTCGTAGAAGAAGGTTTCTTCATCGACCTCCTTTGCTTCATGGGTGTGACGAATAAACACCACGTCGATACGCTGATACTGACGACGTAGGAAAAGATAGAGCAACATGAAGAACCGCTTCGCGAGGTCTTTCATGTGTTCGGTCATCGATCCCGATACGTCCATCAGACAGAACATCACCGCTTGTGTTGCCGGGAGGGGATGCTTGACATGAAGGTTGTACCGCACGTCCACCGGGTCCACAAATGGTACCGATTTCATACGACGCCGAATCGTTTGAACTTCCAAATGGAGTTCAGTCAACCGGTCGGTTTCTTCGGTAGTGCGCGGAGTTTTGGTTTCCAAGCGGAAGATTTCCGCCTCCAATTCCTTCAATTCTGCCGTCTTCGGACGGCGCAATGCAATCCGGCGACCAACCGCATTACGCATGGTCTGACGAATGTTCAAATTGCTTGGATTGCCTACGGTTGTGTAGCCACCACGTCGATACTCATATGAGATTGACTGCCGCAATTGCTTCTTGACCATATCGGGCAGTTCCAAATCCTCAAAGAAAATATCGAGGAATTCGCTGCTGTTAAGCACAAACTGAAAGTCATCCTGCCCTTCGCCGTCCGGGGAACCTTCGTTCCCTTGACCACCGCCCCGGCGGGATTTGGGGATAGTGTCGCCGGGGACATATTCCTTGTTGCCAGGAACGACGCGATCATGCCGACCACCTTCGCCATGGACAATATGCGGCTCGCGGATGCCCTTGCTGGGGATGACAATTTTCCCCTTGGTATTGGCGATATCCTTGATATCGGTTTCGCCAATATGTTTCTTCACGGCTTCCTTGATTTGCTCTTTCGCCCGGCGAATGAAACGCTGCCGATTAACAAGGCTTTTGCCCTGCGGGTTTTTGCGGCGGTCGATAATGTCCAGCATATCAAATGATCCCAATCCCAATTGTGATGGTTTTGATACCGTCGTTCTTAGCGCGGCACTGAAATTCTGCGACCAGACCACCGCGTTCTTCTCGAACAAATACCGTGTAATTGGAAATTTTGCGTTTCCACTTCAACATTTCACCCACTCGTGAAAGTCCTGCCTCAACCCCCGCCACCATTGCTAGTGATGGGGGATCGAAGCTAAAAGGCTCGACTTCTGCCCGAATTGCTTCGGTTAGGTCGAGTTCACCGATGGTGGTGGCACCGGAGAACGAGATCACGAGAAAAGTTCCAAACTAATATCGATCATCATACACCCTTTGAAATAGTGCGCCCAGGATACCAACCTTCGCCAACCAAGTCTAACTCAGAAATATGGATTCGTTTGTTTTCGGTTCCGTTGGTTATCCATTTCCACTCACGTTTTTTCTCGGCACCTTTCTTATGACCTAACAACATTGCTTCAGTAGGTTCATTATGTCTGGCTTTTACGGACTCCGCGATTTTCTCTCGCCATTCATCCGTCTTACCCTTGCCCTTCCGAACCTCTGACATTTTCTCCCGTACTTCATCAGGGAGGTTTTTACCGCGCCAACCTGAACCTATTCGGTGCCGCACATCATCGGCAAGGTCGTAGGTTTTACCTTTTCGCGGCGATGGGCGTCCTTTTTGTACCTTGCTTATTTTCTCTCGCGTTTCCGGTGATACGTCAGTGAGAACCGCTTGCTGAAGTATGTTATACTCTGGTTGTAATGTATCCAAGTAATGCTGTTCACGCTCAACTAATATTTTTTGATCACAGGCGGTTAATTCGGTTATTTCAAAGACAAATGCATCTTCACCATATTTGTTCCAAGCATTTTGAAGATGTTTATTGTGATGTTTACCTTTACGTAGTTCGCAGCGGTGTTCGGAAAATCGTCGTGTTATATCTTTACTTGAGCCGACATACCGTTTTCCGTTCTTTGTATTCCTAATCTGGTAAACACCTGATCGTTTTATATGCTGTGCCATCTAGTCCCCGATGATAAACAGGTTATTACACCTATTTATCATCGGAGTTAAATGGAGTACGCGAATGCCCTTTTATGCACACGCATATACCATTCTACTAAATGGTGAGATTGGTCGGAGTACGATCAACCCGCCCGACGAACGCGCATGTACCATTCCACGAGACGGCGCACTTGGCGTTCGGTGTAGCCCTGCTCCACCATCCGGTTAAGGAAGTCGTGGTGTTTCTTCTCGGTGTCCTTGTCCTTCTTGGCACCGAACGAGATCACCGGCAGCAAATCTTCGGTGGCGCTGAACATGCGCTTTTCGATGACTTCCTTCATTTTCTCGTAGGAAGTCCACTTGGGCATTTTCCCGGCGTTGTTCGCTTTGTTGCAAAGCACCCACTGGACGATTTCCTGACGGAAATCCTTGGGATTGGCGATGCCGCACGACTTCTCGATTTTCGACAGTTCAGTGTCGAGAACCGTCATGCTGAACATCTGACCGGTATCCGGGTCTTTATAATCCACGCCCTGACACCACGCATCCGCATAAGACACGTAACGCTCGAAGATGTTCTGACCGTATTCTGAATAGCTGTCCAGATAAGCTTTCTGAAGGGTCTTTTCCAGATGCTCGGCATACTTGGGCGCCAGGAACTCCTTGATGAATTCAATGAGTTGCTGTTCTTTTTCCTCCGGGAACTGCTCGCGTTTGATTTCCTGTTCCAGCACATACATCAGATGCACGGGATCAGCCGCAACTTCGTTCGGGTCGAAGTTGAAGACTTTGGACAGGATTTTGAACGCGAAGCGGGTGGAGATGCCCTCCATACCCTCGTTGACGCCCGCGACATCACGATACTCTTGCATCGTCTTTGCCTTGGGGTCAACGTCCTTCAGACCTTCGCCGTTGTAGACGCGCATTTTTGAGAACAAGTTCGAGTTCTCGTGCTCCTTCAGACGCGACAGCACGCTGAATTGAGCCAGGATATCGAGGGTTTGCGGAGCGCACGGCGATTTTCCGAGGCTACCACCATCCAGCATTTTGCGATAGATGTCCACTTCCTCGTCATAGCGCAGGCAATAGGGTACCTTGATGACGCAGATACGGTCCAAGAACGCTTCGTTGTTCTTGTTATTGCGGAAAGTTTGCCACTCGGATTCGTTCGAGTGGGCGAGAATGATACCGTTGAACGGGATCGCGCCCAGTGACTCGGTACCGATGTAGTTGCCTTCCTGCGTGGCGGTCAGCAGCGGATGCAGCACCTTGATGGGCGCCTTGAACATTTCCACGAATTCCATCACGCCCTGGTTTGCACGGCACAGAGCGCCGCTGAACGAGTAGCAGTCCGGGTCATTCTGGCTGTAGTGTTCCAGCTTGCGGATGTCCACCTTGCCAACTAGGGCGGAAATGTCCTGATTGTTCTCGTCGCCCGGTTCGGTTTTGCAGATCGCAACCTGCTTAAGACGGCTCGGGATCATCTTGACGACTTTGAATTTGGAATAGTCGCCACCGACTTCCCCCAGCCGCTTGACTGCCCATGGGGAGGTCAGACCGGTGATGTAGCGGGTCGGAATGTTGTATTCCGCTTCAATTTCGTCTGCCAACGCCACCGGGAATAGGTTCAGGGGCGATTCGAAAACCGGTGACAGTTCGGAACGTTTACCGTCATCGAATTTCAGCACGTAGATCGGGTGCTTTTCCATCAGCGCCTTCAGGCGCTCAGCCAGCGAGGACTTACCACCGCCGACCGGACCAAGCAGGTAGAGAACCTGCTTGCGTTCTTCAAGACCCTGCGCGGCGTGGCGGAAATAACCAACGATGCGTTCCACGGTTTCTTCCATACCGAAGAAATCCGCAAAAGCCGGATACCGCTTAATCGTGCGATTCATGAAGATACGCGACAAACGCGGATCGGTGCTGGTATCAATAACTTCCGGTTCACCAATTGCCTTAACCATGCGTTCTGACGCAGAGGCATACATCAACGGGTCGGAGGCGCACTGTTGAAGGTATTCCTCCAAAGACATTTCCTCTTCGTGATCCCGTTGGAATGTCGCCTGGAACTTACTCAAAATCGACATTTCTCGATCCTTGTCCGATTCCACCACCAAGGAACATCAATTCGATGCCCCAATACGATATAGCCACAAGAGCAATAGCCTGTCACTAAGTTTTGGGCCAAAGCGCGATTTGATACCGCGCTCTCTGTGGCGATCCCGGTGAAAATATGCATACCCCAAGTCCATGGTGTTTGACTACGAATAAATTGAAGATTCGTTTATGGTTGTGATAGGACGTATCAAACGACAGGAGACAGTCATGAAGCTTACGTTTTTGGGTTCTGGAAGCGCATTCTTTCCGCCATGGGAAGGAAATTATCAGTCTAATATGCTTCTCGAAACCGTAGATAAGCGACGTTTGATGATTGATTGTGGGACACACGCAGCACAATCTCTTCATGACGCTGGTTTGACGGTTTTCGACCTTGATGCCTTTTATGTAAGTCACCAACATGCTGATCATATTGGTGGATTGGAGGAAGTTGCCTTCAAAACCTATTTTTCCCGTCTCGCCACTCTGCGCCAGAAATACAACCTCCCCCAGGAAGACATGGTTGACCTGATGCAGATGTTTGCTGATAGTGGCGAAGTGCCCATGAAGACGCTTAAGCCGAAGCTGTTTGCGAATGGTTCGATGCTTAACTACATCTGGGCGGAAAGCCTCAAGGGCGGGCTTGCAAGCATTCAGGGTAAAGTGGTCACGCTAGGTGACTACTTCGAATTGGTAGGTGTGCCGCGCAACGGTTCGTTTACCTGGGAAGGGGTCGAATTTCGGCTCATCCGTACCATCCATATCATGGATGGGTATGATTTTGTTCCGTCCTATGGGTTGATGTTTGAGGTGAATGGTAAGACCATTTTCATCACAACGGACTCACAACATTGTCCGAACCAGATCATGGACTTCTATCAAATGGCTGACATCATTTTTCAGGACTGTGAAACTACTCCCTTTAAGAGCGGGGTTCATGCCCATTTCTCGGATTTGTCTACCCTTCCGGCGGAAATCAAAGCCAAGATGTGGTTGTACCACTTCAATCCGGGTGAGAAGCCGGATGCGGTGGCGGCGGGGTTCGCCGGATACGTCCAGAAGGGTCAGGTGTTCGATGTCTAAGGATGGATGGTTCGTAGCGTGGATACAGCGGCTATTTTGCCGTCACGAACGGGCGGGTGTCTTCCGGAACCCCGGTGGTAACAAGCTCATATACCACTGCTGGAATTGTGACAAGTATTGGACCAAATGAGTTAAGGCGGGATTTCTCCCGCCTTATTTTTTGAGCCAAACTTGATCAGGGCGGAAGATGATGTATTCAGCTATATTGTATGAATCGCCATCAAACACCACACCATCGTGAACCGACCGATCTACCATTTTCATTGCTTCACGCTTGGCATTTCCAAACGTCATCCCCTTACGCCGGAATTTTTTGATCAGCGGTGTGATGTTGAGCGGGTTCTGAATTTTCAGGTACGCCGATATAAGACGCTTACGCGGTCCTGATCCCCGGCGTGCAAAACTATAGGCATACTCTGGGGATGGAGAGAAGTAAGTTCCCTCAATATCATCATTTCGATGTACCGGCGCCGCTTTGGTATCGAACGTATCAAAATCATGAGAAGTCCCATGGTAAACCAGAAGCGGTTTGCCAGTTTTCTTATCGACCACCACGCTGTTCCCAAACCATTGGGAGAACTGCGGATCGGTTGCGACTTCATCTTCTAAAAGGATTTCGGAAAGGCGCATTAATACCTCGCTACGACACGAGGTATTTAGGTAGCCACGAACAAAAAAGGCGCTGGTGAAACCAGCGCCTTCTTGGATGTGACGTTGATTACGCCGCCATTTCCAGCGCCACCTTCATGGCGTGGTCCTTGATGGTCAGACCGCGCCCAACGGTGTTGTTGAACATGCGGGTTTCGTCATTTGAACCCGCGACATGATCCATGAAATAAGTTACAGGATTGAATAAATAAAAATATAAACGGAGGAAGGAATTATTAATGTTTACAGCCGTAGATAGAACTCCATATACATATCATATTTGTTGGACTAATTATGATGTTCATTACTATGGAATACGATGGGCCAAAGGATGTAGTCCACAAGAACTTTGGTCAAAATACTTTACATCGTCTTCGAGCGTGCATAATTTTAGAGCAATTTATGGTGATCCTGATGTTGTTGAGGTGCGTCGAATTTTCGATGATATTACAAAAGCCCGTTTATGGGAGAATACTGTTCTGCGACGCCTGAAGGTCATCTACCGTGATAAATGGCTGAATAAAACTGACAACATATCTATTGCGCCAGAATGTTGCCGAAGTGCGTTTGGTAAACCTGCTCTTAATCGAGATACTTCAATCTACCGTTTTTTCCATCCCGAATATGGTCAGCGCGAATATACACGCCATCAATGGATGGTAGAGTTCCCCTCCTTAAATTCGACCACCGTTTGTATGTTGATACGGGGGCGAGTAAAACAACATCAGGATTGGGTTCTGGGCACCGATGAAGATTATCTTCGTGTAATGGCGGAAACGCATCAAAGTCGTAGCGCGGCTGCATCAACCCGTATACGTACTAATGAAAGTAATCGGAAACGAAGTGCTACACTAAAAGGTCGGTTAATAACCGAAGAACATGCGCAAAAAATAAGTCAATCAAAACGTGGGATAAGGCAAAGTGATAAGACACGTATGAAGTTAAGAGATAAAAAACGCCAAGATAGTAGAATCTTTAAATTCTACTGTGATGGTCGTGAAATTTTTCATGGTACAAAATATGAATTTTTCGATCAATTCAAAAATGATTATGATTTGAAAAAAGGTGGTTTTAATTATCTTATCGCAGGGATTTGGTTGACATATAAAGGAATAACAAGCGAAGTGGTCTAGACCACTTCGCTTGTTATTGGTGTTATGCAGCCTTTGCAAATTCCAGGGCTACTCGTAGCCCATGTTCCTTGATGGCGACAGAACGACCGATTGTCGCATTGTACATACGACTTTCATCATTATTACCGAATACATGGTCAAGAACATATGTACAGCCGTTCAGCGCCGACCAAACCTTGCCACGCGAGGACGGAAGGTCAAGACCGGGCTGGTCATTGAACGCTTTAGCAGCGCGCTTGAACAGGTTTTTGCCACTGATCAGTTCACTGTTGATGTTCGCGACCGCATCCAGGGTTTTCGGCATGGTCATCTTGTATTCCTTCCCGTCCACCACGACCAGAAGCGTTTTCTCGTTGAGAACCAGCTTGGGGGCGAACACGCGGGCGAGGTAGCGAACGATGCCCTGTTCATTGATGGCGGCAGTCGAGAGGATTGCCGCCTGATCCTTGAACGTTGTCATGGCATGTTTCATCCCAAGGGAAACTTTCATTTCCTCGATGGCATCCGCATCGAATTCGCGAGAATGGCTCAGCCGCCATTCGCCAATTGCCCCATTTTTCCCAGCGGTCAACCCTTTTTCATTAAGACCCACCGCCATCGTATTGGCGCACACCACGCGGGTCATCAGGAACTTCCAGATCATCGACCGCCCGAACTTGTGGAAGTTGAACCCCGCGAAATAACCACGCACTTCGTCGCCGCCAGCCAGCGAGAACGCCTCGGTCGTCTTGGCGAGAAACCAGACCACGGTACCATTCTTGAGGGCACCAGCCGTTTCCATGGTCATCTGACCGTTTTCGACATATTCCGCGAAGACATTAGCGGCGTCGATATTCTGAACGGGCTTGAACTTGTTGCCCACGATATCGAGACACACGGGATTGGTTTCGCCCTTATAAACGGGCGGACGCACCAGCATGTTGTTGCCGAGATTGACGGAGACACCATTGATTTCGGACGGCAACGGCATGACTTCGACGTTCCAACCGAGGTTGGCGCGGTCCACCCACATACACGGCGGCAGATTCTCATCGATGGGGACGCCAAGATTGTGCCAGGGACGACCGCCCGATACCGCCCATGCCATTGACCGCGCATCAACAAGATCGTGTGCCATGATGTCCTCCTAAATTACGTCACCAAATTTATCGTGACGCGCCTAGATTGTCAACCCATCATTTTCGTTGCCAAATTTAGACGTGTTTAACAGACAATCATCCCAAATAGCAAAGCATAAATACCTCTAACGGCATGGTTACCTTAGAGGTTCTTTAGTCATGATAGATAAAGCTGACAAGCTTGAGCAGCTTTTCGCGAGCAAAACCAAAGAGAAGGAAATCCGCGAAAAGAACCCAATAGTTAAGCAGGCGTGGGAACGCTACCAAGAGGTACTTGAGCTTTACATGAAAGCTGATACCCCTCGGCGCGCAAAGGAAGCCACTGCGTAATTATTGTTACGAATTTTCTTACTTTAGAAACCCGTATGGATCAACACAATAACTGGCACACCGTTTCTTGACATTATGTTGTAAATTGATATGTCAATACTGTGGGCAGACAACCCAGATTGAGCATAGTTTACTAAACCGTCAATTGCTTTGGTGGTCTGGTTATCACTCGACCCATTTCAGTTTGAAGAGGGTGGCATCCGAGGATTTTTGAAAGGCATACACGACGGAATTCAGTCCAGCAGTTGCCCAAATCGTCCAGGGCATACGTACTGTTTTCGCGATCCATTCGTGTAAATCGTCGTTGTCCAGCGATTCCTTTGGCATTTCCACCCAGTACGGCAGCAGTTCCTTGATTGCATCCCCAAAAGAACTGGTGGTGCAATTCTTCACGCGCTCCCACCACGGTCCATTAAAGAAAAATTCCCATTTGAGGCGTTTGTTTTTGTCAATCCACTGTGGGGTGATTTCAATGTGGTTCCCGTCCAAATACGGATTGAAGGTCGCATTGAAGGTTTCTGGCTCCCATCGGAGGACGTATTTTACAGCGTGGTTGATGTTGGGAATTACCAGCATACAAGAATCTGCTTCGCAGTAGTTATGAGCGTAGCGTTGAGCAACCGTGATTTTACCATCAGTAGAAGTAAGATGAAATTTGATTTTTTGTTTACGCAACCATAACACTATTGTTAGTGGTAACTGCTTTTGGTAGAACTTGAATTGTATGGACATTCCTGACTCCAAAGCCTGCATCTATCCTGTATACAGGATTGACAGGGTTCCTCGTCAATTATCGTTTTTTCTTCCCATCGCAGACGGAATAAAGTGGCATCACTTGTTTTTTGGAAATAATAACTGGTGTGTAACTTTCTATTATTGCTCGTTATAAAAACCTCGGCAGCACAATGACCAACAATCCATAGGTCAATTTCTTTAGTATGGGATTGATCCAGTATCACGCATTGACGCATTTTAGTCGTCAATGCAATACCCCAGCGTCGGGAAATTGTTCCCACGTTATCACCGGTATTTCTGGAAAGCACTGTACCCATCAGCACCAGCGTATCTTAAACAGGGTCGCGTGTTGGCTCTGTTTGAAGCGGAATTGCCCTGAATTCCACGTCACGTAGCACCACAGGTTTTCGCCTGTTTTTTTGACCCGTTTCTCGGTACCAAAAATACTTCGAAGGCTTTGGGGGCATTTTGGACAATCCCCAATGGTTTCCCAAAGCCAGAATACGATAGGCTGACGGGAATTGACTGGAAATGGAATGGTTACCAAGTAGGGGTATTCAACCTCAACACCCATCATCAGCACCATTTCATACGGAAAAGGGTTGCGTGTTTTTTTTCTTTAAACATGATTTTTCTGGGGGCGCGAATTACCGGGAACGGGTAGCGGTCATATTCTTTCGTCATGAGGTGGGTTGGGCGGTACCCGTGTGGGGCGATGTGTTCCAACCAATCAAACAACCGCCACTCATTGAAATTGAACCGGGGACTGAAATCGTATTCCACCGCCGCTTTTGCAGTTGCCATTCCCATACCAATTTCATATTGATGCGTCGTGTATATCTGCTCATGAACCGGACGGTCAATTTGTGCGATTAGTTGATCACGGGCAACCATTTGTGTCATTACTAGTTCAGCCATCCGACTACAAATTTGGTTGTATATCGGATCATTGCGGCTTTCTTCATCATCAAAGCCTTTAATGTCGAATGCAATCCATCCTCCTGATCGCCAACCATCAAATTCGCTGTGAAAATTCCAGGCGCGAGCTACGCATGCAATTTTGTTTTCATGCTGGACTACCTCGGTATCAAGATTTCGGATTGCCAGGATCGTTCCGTCTTCGAGCGTGACCGATCCCTTCTTCATTGCTGCTTGTACCCTAGGGTCGTGTTGACGCACGACATGGGCGATGCCCGCACTCCATTCGCGAAGGTATTCCTCTTCGTCACCAATACGTTGACCGTTATCAACAATCCCATTTACCTGCTTAACAAATTCTGGGTTTTGTTCTTCTTCACCAAGCTTGGTAAGAAATTCTTGAAGTCGCTGGTTCATGCGACATTCCAATCGGTAAATTGTCGCACGATGAATTGCCCACATGCTGCACGAACCTCGCTGCCAACGCTGATCTGAACCTTTAAGAACGGGATTTCAGCAGCAAGACGATCCAAAATCGTTTCGAACCGGTCGCTTTCGGACAACGGGGTGTTATCGCAATGATTGTAGCGCAGGATGCGGAATTCGTATTTTTCCAGACCGTGCTTTTTATGGAAGTTGATTAAAGCGTCGATTTCCCGGTCACTATCGTTCACGCCATGGATGAACATGTGGTGGAAAATGACGTTATGCTGGTTTCCCTCCGCATACTCTTTCAATGTCACCACGGACTCGTCTAGGGGCGTGGCACCAGGGATGATTTCGTTTCGAGTTTCTTGAATTGCCGAGTGCAAAGAGTAAAAAACTCGAAAACGGCTGCGGTTGATATATTCCTGGGGACCAGTTGCGTCTTGGGCATGAACCATCAGTTTGTTGTTGGGGTTGGTTGGAAACTGCTTTAGCTGATAGTCCAACTCGTGAAATACATCCATCCAGCGTCGGTGAATGTGGGGCGGAAGTACCGTCGCTAGATCGACGCCATCCACACCAGCCGCTAATTTATTATCCATCACATGAGTGAGGAAATCCATCGTCAGTCGGGCGGTGCGATCTGGGCGAATCATTTGATCTTCGCCCATACCCATCCAACACAGCTTCACGTAACGATCAGCAATGCCAGGATCATGGTCGGCTTGTACCGCAAGCGCAGATTTAAGGTTTTCCAGAATCGCGCTTTCATCCAGTTTTGCGTATTTCATCCCCTTCATAGTGAGATAACAAAACTTACATTTCATGAAGCATCCAGCCGATGCCGAGGCAAACACGCTGTACTTATTGCGGTCAATGGAATTATGTTCAAGCTTGCCAGTCACCGGATTGCGAATAGTATCGCACGAACTAACCATTTTCACGGCGGTTTCACTGTTATCCGCGTGAATAATTTTGGTAGTTAACGAATCATCACTGACAAATACTTCCTGCTCATCTAGCATGGACATTTCCCTCTCTTTTGAAGAGGGAATTATATCGAAGCTAGACCATTAAGGTCAATTTTTCGACTTACGTTCTGGACCAAAGTATTTCTCAGATTTAATGAAGTTTGTTGGTTGAAAAAGGCAGGCATTAACCCGTTCTTCTAATTGAGAAATGGTTGTCCCAGCGGTGATAATCGCGTTTGCCCCGTACTGTGCTGCTTGGTTTACTCGGTTTTTGTCTGGGTCATCAAATAAGATGATTACCGGGACATATGGATTGGAGCCATATGCTCCATGCCGTACATCGTCCAAAAGGGACAGTCCCGATATACCGGGGAGGTCAGCCGATAAAATTAGAAGATCATGAGGCTGTCGCATCGCATTCAAGGTTTCGACCCCATCATTCACCTGAATTACCCAGAACCCCAAATTGAACAGTGACATTCCAAGCTGGGTACCTTTACTGGTGTCAGCAATAGCCACAATAATGACGATTTGTGATCGAGTTTTGGTATTGGGGTTGATTTTAATTAATTGCATCTATGCCCATCGCAAGCGGAATAAGGTAGCCTCTTGTGAAAGAGAGAATCTGGCAAAGTACCATGCCCCATTCATGGAAAAATAATTGGTTTTCAGATTATACACGAAAATGATTTTCGTTAAAAAATTGACGGTACCCTGACAGGTTTCCTGGCACCATTCCTTCATACGCGGATAGTCGTAATCATTAGTGAAAAGAATATCCAAACGGGTCTTTTTGTATGGCAGCGATTGTTCAAAAAGAAGATGCATTGGAATCCGCGTGGGGTCAATACTATCCTCATATGGGCATAATCGAGTTGCTTGTTTTCTCATGCCCACTTCAGTCTGAACATGGTTGCTTGCCGCCGGTCTTCAAACCGAAAGGTTCGGGAAACTTTCGAGTCCGGACACACCGCCCCAAAAAAAGCAACCAACCCCGATGTTTCTTCTTGATCCACGTCTACAATACCGAAACCGATGTCTTTACACCACGAGAGCATCTGAAATACCTGCTCTTGTGTCGCATCAATATTCACGCATACGGAATTCATTTAAGCCTCGCAAAGGGTGCGGTAAATTTGTTTTGATCCTCGCATGCCTTCATTTTAGCAAGCGTCGCAAATTGGGGATCATCAAATGCAATGATTATCTCCAACGCGGACCCGACCGTAGAGAAAACCGGCTTTAAATCAATGCGATATTGTCCTGCGCAAAAACTGTCCAACCACGTGAATGTATCAGGGTATTCTTCTCTCGCTTCACCCATCATAAATTGGATGTCTTCGGCGGTTGCCCCTCGGCGCCCGGCGTGTCGAACTCGTGTGCCCATACGGCCAATGGATACAGCTACAGTCATTTTGTACCTCTTTGATTCGTAAGATAATGTTCACGTTATGTTCCGTCGATTTATTTTTCATTGCTATCGAGAAAAATTCACACAGCGGTAACATAGTATGGTGATACAAGTCGGTAAATAACCTCAACTAGGAGGCAAATAATGAAGGCTTATCGTACTATTTGGATTAGTGATACGCATTTAGGGACTAAAGGTTGTAAAGCATCATTTTTAGTCGATTTCTTAAAACACAATACTTGCGATACACTTTATCTTGTTGGCGACATCATCGATGGATGGCGCATGAAAAGTGGCATGTTTTGGCCGCAAGAACATACAAATGTAGTCCGTCGAATATTGACCAAGGCAAAACGCGGTACGAGCGTTGTTTATATTCCAGGGAACCATGACGATTTTCTTCGGGCGTGGTTGGAGTATCATCCTCAATTCGGGAACATAGTAATACAGAACGAAGCGATTCATACCTTGAGTGATGGACGTAAGGTGTTGGTAACTCATGGCGATCTTTTTGATGGCATCACGTGTTATGCGCCGTGGCTTTCAAAACTAGGTGATCACGGATATGGTTTTTTGCTAACATTCAATCATTTGTTCAATAAGGTTAGGAGTAAATTAGGGTACAAATATTGGTCCTTGAGTTCTTTTGTAAAAGGAAAGGTCAAATCCGCTGTGAACTTTATTACCAGTTTCGAGCAATCACTTGCACGTGAGGCAAAAACACGGGGACTGGATGGGGTGATTTGTGGACATATTCACCATGCGGAGATACGCGAGATTGACGGAATACTCTATGCCAATGATGGTGATTGGGTAGAAAGTTGTACCGCACTAGTCGAACATCATGACGGGCGTCTTGAGATCGTCAAATGGGTTGAAATTTCACATGAGCAAGAAATATGAAGATAGTAATTTGCACAGATGCCTCCCGTCCACAGATCAACGGGGTCGTAACTACTCTGGAACATACAAAAACAGAGCTTGAAAACCTTGGTCATGAAGTCATTATGATCGAGCCATCGTTATTCGCAACGATACCTTGTCCAAGTTATTCGGAAATTCGCTTAGCGTATAATGCTTTTTGGCATCTACCCCGCCTTATAAATGAAATTGACCCGGATTCCATACATATAGCAACGGAAGGTCCGATTGGCGCTGCGGCGCGGTTATACTGTGCGTTAAAACAGATACCATATTCAACATCTTACCATACAAAATTTCCAGAATATGTTCGCAAACGTTGGCCGATACCGTTATGGGTTACGTATGGTTACCTTCGCTTGATACACGGCAGCGCCAAGGCAATATTGGTTACGACTGGATCAATGGCTACCGAATTACATGAGCGTGGATTTAAAAACCTAGTCGTATGGTCTAGAGGCGTGGATTCGGATTTGTTTTCACCATCGCGTGCGACTGATCTCGGGTTGCCACGCCCAATTCATCTGTCGGTAGGGCGTATATCAATAGAGAAAGGTTTGGATGATTTTCTCGCCCTACAAATACCCGGCACCAAATTGGTAGTTGGGGATGGTCCACAATTGAAGGATATGAAGAGCCGATATCCTGATGCGATTTTTGTAGGAGCAAAGCGTGGAACCGATCTGGCGACATATTACGCCTCTGCTGACGTTTTTGTATTTCCGAGTAAGACCGACACATTTGGGGTGGTAATGCTTGAAGCAATGGCGTCCGGTACCCCCGTCGCGGCTTATCCGGTTACCGGACCAAAAGATGTGATCACCAATGGGAGCGGTAAGCTGGATACCGATCTCAAAAGGGCAATTGAACATTGTTATACGATTGACCGGCGTCAATGCGCTGAGTTGGGGCGCACATTCACCTGGGAGTCATGCGCCCGCACTTTCCTCAATTCATTGGCGATCATCCCCAAATTTACGCGCTAAATAGAAAAACCGATGTTATTTGGAGTAGGTGATGAGGTTGATTGAGGTGCTGGAAGAGAGCGCAACCGATAGCCTTCAGCGCAGAATTGCAAGTCTCGAAGCCATTATGAACGATCCTGCTGCAACAGCCGGGGAACGGGAGAATGCTCGTCTCTTGAAGGACAATTTGGAGCGGAAACGCGCATCAAGCATACCTACGGTGGAAACCGTTCTTATTCAAGTCCTTCAGAACATGAACGCTTATTGCGAACCGCCTTATTACGGGGCGCAACTTTGGGGTTTGAACTGGATACGTTTCATCGAATTTCTAACATCTGCGTTGCGTCCGTACTGCACCATCGTTGGGCGTAGTCCAACAAGTGGCGACTATTCCATCAGTATGGACTACTCCCGGCGTATAATCACAATTAGTTATAACAGCAGTTATATGAAAGTCGCCAGCCCCCAACATTTCATTGGGAAGTTGCTATTTGCAGACCTAAAGCCAATCGTTGAACGGATGGTCGCGACGAGTAGAGCCGCTTAACCATTTTGTAGGATAAGCGCCCGATCATCTAGTGCATGGGTGAGGATGATCGTCTCCCCTACCATGGCGGCGGACCACGCCGCACCAAGTATACCTTCAAGCGTATTGCATTGCCAACGGGCAGATTCGTCCAGTCGGAATGGACTGTTTAGGTTGTGACGGCGCATTGTGCGATCTGCGGTACCGAAGTCAATCACATTGAACCGGTATTTTTGGGTCGGTGTCTCGATCACCAGCTTTTCGTCAATAATGCCAACGCGATCTGCAAATGAATTCATAAGGAAAGCTGTCGCCGCCTCATTGGTGTTACGTTTTTTCTTGCCAGTGGATTCGTGACCATCGTCCCCAATATTAATATACTTTTCAACATTCTCTTTGGTCAGGTTTTCGACCTTCTTGTGCTTATACGGTTTAAATTTCCATATATCGACATCCACCAAAACTTTTATTTCGCCTATGAGTTCCATAAGCTCTTCGGGGAATTTGTCCCCACGGGGGTATTCCACAAATACGAGGTAGTACCCATCTTCATTGGGTGCCGGTGATGGTTCCGTATCCAGTATCTTGTTCGCCCCTTTTTCGATAAACCGAGACAAATCGTTCGCGGGGTCTTCGTCCTCAACGAAGAAGGCGACGACGATCACCTCCTTGTCGTTACCGAGTTTGCTCTTATATTCATCGATAGAGATGAGAGGTAGCACAAGCTCCTTGAGATCGCCAGCGCGTAAACCTTCATAGATGTTATATCGCATAGGCAAACTCCCTTATAGGTTTAGGTCTAATTGGTCATCGCCTTGGGCGGGTTGACTATCTGGGTTATCCGCGCCGCCCTGGGCATCGGTATCGGCATTGTTAAGACCCATGTCCAAACCTTCATCTTCGGCGGATTCAACATCTTCAATTTCCACCTCGTCATCATACATTTCGATGGATTGATCAATAATTTCATCAATAAAACGGCGTGGTATTCGCATACTCACTAGCCAAATTTTGGTATGTTCCAATTTTGGTTTACGGGTGCCATCGCGGAAGTCGTTGGGTGTTTCTACTTTGATTGGATTAAGTTCAGTGCTTTCTTTAAAAGAAACTCGCACGTCATGCTCGACCAACCGCATCCCTCCTTTTGGATCAGGCATCTTGCTGTAAGGATATTTGAGAGTCATTTCACACCAATACCGACTAACCACCGGACCTTCGACTACCTCGCCATCTATCCAATTCTTAAAGGCATACAGGTCGAGGCTGTCGAGGAAGTCTTCCATCTCAATAAGGATATCAAGCAAGCTTTCATTCTCGTTTAAACGCTTGATCACTTCTGCGGGGTTCAGTTCTCTCGGCATTGGAAATCCTCGGTTTTCATGCCTTCATCCATAGGCACCGAGGTATTTATCATCGCTCTTCGAAAAAATTTTGAAAATAGTGTTGACAACCTGAAGCTGGGTAAGTAAATTGATCTTCAGACGGGGAGCCGAACCCAGTCGAAGACAACAGATCGGCACATGGACTACGGAGAACAAAATATGTCTGCCCAAAACACCGAACGTAATGCCTTCATCACCCAGGGCGTCAACGCCTTCCTCAACGGCGCTGGTGCCGGTGTCACCCGCGAGAAGATCGCTGAAGTCACCGCCGCGCTGGGCGATGCCTTCGACAGCATGAACAAGCCCGCCGAAGTCGTCGCCGAGAAGCCGGTGCCCGCCATCGCGGTCAAGAAGTCGATCAACCCCGATTTCATCGTCTGCCTGGAAGACGGCAAGAAGCTGAAGATGCTGAAGCGCCATCTGCGCACCACCTACAACCTGTCCCCCGAGGAATATCGGGAAAAGTGGGGTCTGCCCGCCGACTACCCGATGGTCGCCCCGAACTACGCCGCTCAGCGTTCGTCGCTGGCGAAGGAACACGGTCTGGGTCGCAAGCCCGCCGCTGCCGCCCCGGCTGCCCAGCCCGCCGACGCCAAGCCGCGCCATCGCCGCAAGAGTGCCGACAAGGCGGCGTAACAGCCGCCTACCCCTCCCCAATGTCACTAACTAGGGGAGGCGGCAATGCCCGAAAGCTAAGAGGGGTCGTCTTAACGGGCGACCCCTTATGCATTTTCTTCGGAGTATTTAATATGCAAACATTTCACTTAAAGAATATACAAATCCTTATTCCGCTTCCGGGATTGGATTCAACAAATGAGGCTCATCAAGAAATTTTGAGTGACCTCTGTTACAATATGCACCAAGCAACATATCCATGCACATTCGTCAAGTGGTGTTATCTGGGACGAGATGAGGCGTCTGGATACGGCATTGTGATGTTGATGCATTGTAATGAACAGGATACTCTTGAAACATTAGCAACGCGCTTTACCAAGATGGATGAGGCTATTAAGAAATTACTAGCCCAGTATATTCCATCCAGTGTTGAGTGATCGCTAGTCGCTAGTAGCGATCATCTTATAGTATTTTGGTAGGGATGAGTTGCCTCATCCCTACCAATATGCTTATTCTTCGCCGTAGAGTTCGAGGACTTCTTTCACCACTGGGTGACGCTTCACATCTTCGCGGCTGAATTCCACCACCGTGATGTGGCTGGATTTCTTGATGCGACCCAGGAAATCCTTCAGACCGTTGGCTTCGTAACCACGGTCGTGCTGCTGAAGGTCGCCAGTAATGAAAATGCGGCTACCATCACCGATACGAGTTAGGATCATCTTGGTCTGTGACGGAGTGGAGTTCTGCATTTCGTCAGCGATGACGTAGGCGTTCTTGAAGGTACGCCCGCGCATATAAGCGAGCGGGGCGATTTCAAGGATTCCTTCTTGGAGCATGTTGGCGATCTCTTTAACCGAGTAATGCTCCTTGAACACGTCCAGAATGGGCAGAACCCATGGTTCCATTTTCTGGTTGATGTCACCGGGCAGGAAGCCATGTTGCTCGTCGGTTGAAACCGCCGGGCGAGTAATCACGATTCTTTCAATTTTTCCCTCTTGGAGGTCTTGAATTGCCTTCATGGTTGCCAAGAGCGTCTTACCACAGCCCGCAGGACCAACCGCTGCGACGATGTACATTTCATCATCGTCCAGTGCGAGGACATATTCTTCTTGGTTGATGGAACGGGGAACTATTTCGATGCGTTTCTTGCGCTGGTGCGGACGGTAATTATCGAGATCAATAAGCGTGGCAGTGGGCTGGTAGTCTGTAGCGAGTTTGCGATTAACTCGACGCTGCTGCTTTTTAGCCAATGGAAACCTCCGTAATAGGGCACCCGACACCGCGTGGGTGCAAAAGTATTTACGGAGGCAGAAATGATTAAGAGTGGTGTTTTATCCATACTGCGTGCGCAGCTAAATACTCTACTGTTGACGTGTGATCTGAAAAAACCCACCCGGTGTTAACACCGGGTGGGTTTTTATTTTTTGGAAACGGTATTTGCAGGTGTTACGCTGCATTTACCTTCTTGCGACCACGCCCGCTGCGGGTGTTGTACACCGCGTGAAATTCGCGGAAGGTATCCGGCAGCGCGTCAAAAGCAGCCATTCCTTCCGGAGACACTTCAAAACCATAACGCTTGATGGCGCGCATCAGACCACTCTTGTGTTGCGCAATGAAATGTTGACTGACCCACACGGTCTTGCCGCCGGTCACGACACGTTTCTGAAGCATCCACTGAAGGCTATCGGCGCCGATACGCCAATCGTTGTTGAGTGCCAGGGCGAAATCATCGTTGATGGGAGCAGTTTCGGCAGTCATGGCATACCCTCGATCTCGTTTATGTGAGTATACTACCTTACCATGTATTACATGTCAAGCAACCGGCCAAATATTTTTGCTGTATTCGTATATTTCTTTCCAGCCAGTTACAACGGTTGGACCCTCATGGGCTTCCATTGTATTGTATTCACGGTCAATAAGGAATGCTTTATGCCCTAGCCGATGCCCTGCGTTCGCATGGCGCCACGTGTCTTCTACCCAGATTGTGGGGTCGTATTTAGACAACCAGTGTTCCTTGCTGTCATGTACACCAACCGTGTGGATATGATCGAAGATCGGACCAAAGCACGTTTCGAGGTTCTGCTTCCGCATCCGGTAGGTGATGTCAGCAGGACCGCAGGCAGTGATGGCGACAAATCGCCATCCATCCTCCACAAATTTCGGGATGTATTCCAGTGCATCGTCAAAGGGCGGTAGCGTGGAAAGTGCATCCCCGTCGTGAAATTCACTGATTATACGGGTGGCTTCGTCCGGATGAATGTCAAGCCAATCCTCGACGTGGTAATGGCTCGCCCAATCCTTGGTGATTGGGAGCTTGAGGACGTTTCGTACATAATCCTCAAAGGCTTTCTTCCAGTATAAAAGTACACCGTCTACATCCGTGAGAATAGTTCTCATTTGCATTTCTTTGACGCCTGCGGGAGATCGTTGTATTCGCTCGTCCAATACGAGCCAAGTTGTTTTCGTGCCCAATCCATGACTTTGTGGCTATAATTCCATACGTAACCATGCTCATACGCCAACCCGAAGCCAACTTCCCACGCGGTGCCTTCTGCGGACATAGTAGACATGGTGTAGCCACGACCACGGAGAACGGTTGTAGACATGACATGATGCCCAAGTTCATGGAAGAATGCGGCTATTTCAATCTCTGGGTCGTCAAACTCACCCATGAAGATTTCGTTCCCTGCGCATGCAGCATGATTACGACCGCAATTCTCGGTATCGCGATAAACGGTGACCTTGTAAAGCTTTGCAATCCGATTGATTTCTGGTGACAAATCGTTGGATACGGGTCCACGATATTTCTCACGAAATCGCCATATTCCGGTCAGCCGGGTATGTACCATCGCCATTTTGTGATGGTATTCGCGCATCATATAACATAATGCCCGCAAATAATCAAAACCCGTTTTGTGATCTTCAGTTTTACTCATCCCATTTCAACCTATAAAGGGTGGCGTATTTTTTCTCTTTAAAAATGTAAAACTGCCGTTGTGGTTTATCGGCTTTGAATTGATAGCGAATGTATTCAGTTTCGTTTAATGTCTCACGTTGCCAAGCCCATTCTTCATCAGTACATGGACCTGTGACTATGGCACACCCCGTCATATCGATGATTTCTTCAATAACTTGAGCAAGGAATTCAGCTTGGCGTTGCCAATACCCGGCTAGTTCTTCATACTCTTCAGCTTTTTTAATAAATGTTTCCGCGTAATCGAGATCACCAGATTCGCTTTCCGCTTCTTTTATAAACCGATACAACGTCGCTTGGTCATCATCTGCATCGGCTTTGCAAACGGCGTTCTGGATGGTTCTAATCGCCCCCAGAAGGCGTCGTTTCTCGTAATCGGATGATGAAGGCTCCGCTGGTGCTTCAGCGGCAAATCCCGCCAAGACCTCTTTCAGCGAAGCCCCCATAATCTTCACTCCGCAGCGACAACAGTTGCGCTGATGTCAGGCGATTGCTCGGACGACTCAAGCTCAATTCCATTGATCTTAATATCGTCTTCAACAACATCCGGGACGCGACCATGCAGCATCATATACTGCATTACGACCTTTGATACCTGTTCCTTGTACTTGTCGATGTAGAAATCAACCAAATCCTTTTCCGGGACGGTATCGCCAACGCGGTTGCGCACCAGTTTCTTGCTCAGCAAGTCGATGATGAAGGTCGCGCTGATCATGACCTTGGATTTGATCTGAAGGTCGAACGAAACCTGTTCGTTAACATTCATTTCACCCTTTTGCATCCAGTTCTTTTCCGCAGTGTTGGAGCCGGGTACCGGCGTGCGGGTGTGATGGACGATCATATATGGGCGCTTCTTGACGGTCATTCTCAGTTCTCTCCAATGTCATGAAAAATCGTAGGACCGGCGATGTCGGGGTCCAGGGCAAAAGGAATCAACCACCGGAGGTTCGGTATCACCGGAGTTGACCATAGCGCCGTTACATCGATTATCGCAATTTCTTCGTCAGTTTTGTTTTCGAAGTCTTCGTAGATTGCGCTTACAGTGCTAAAGCAGTGAACGCGGTACATTCGTTCTTCGCTCACAATCACCGCAAAGTGCTTCCAGTTCATCGGCTGGATATATAGCCCAGATTCCTCATTACATTCTCGTACCATTGCTTCGATAGGTTCTTCGCCCTCTTCGATCTTCCCACCTATACCGTTGTAATGGTTTCGCTGCCACGCTGGTCGGTTTTTCTGTATCAATAGCACTTTGGTGTGGTCTGGTGAAAAAACAAATCCCACCACGTATTGCTGTATATAAGACATTGTTCACCTTCTATGTTATTTTTACTTCGCTAAATACCACCGCTTCATGAATAATAGGTGGTGTTAAATGGGAAAGAGGTCTGATTTTGAACGAGTTGAACGCGATTTCTATCCAAGCCCCTATGCTGCTGTTATCCCGTTATTTCCGCACCTTGCTGCCGGTACTCACTTTGACGAGCCGTGTTGCGGCGATGGGGCACTAATCAAGCATCTTGAAAAGAACGGGCACGTTTGTTCGTTTTTCTCGGACATCGAGCCACAAATCGACGCGCCGCGCCTGGATGTATTTTCGCTGACCGAATGTCGCGGCGATGTGTTCATTACCAATCCCCCATGGGATCGCAAAATTCTTCACCCTCTCATCGATCACCTGACCAATTTGGCCCCAACTTGGCTCTTGTTTGATGCGGATTGGGCACATACCGTTCAGTCTGGTCCCTACATGCAATATTGCCGTAAGATCGTAAGTATCGGTCGCGTCAAGTGGATTGAAGACTCAAAGATGACCGGAAAGGATAATGCCTGTTGGTACCTCTTCGATAAGAAAGCAGACGGACCAACTGTGTTTTACGGTCGAAAAACCGACCAGTCCTTGAATTCAGCGTTGTTTCAGTTTTGATAGCGCCACCCATAGCCTCCGGTGGATTTGCGTTTGCCTTTGCATACTGCGGCGATGTTCGCTCCATTGAGCATGTTCATCGCCGCTGCCGCCGACGCAATGCATTCAAAGGATTCTAGAACTTCGCCGGTCACCAAATCAATTTTCTCCACCGGGCGCATCTGATCGCGGTTTCCTTCACGGATTCGCTGTTTGTGATCGTCAGACAATTGGCGGGCATCTTTAGTTGGTTCGGTGACATATCGCCAGCCGAAACCTCCGTGAGTCTTAGATGGTCCCCCTTTGCACACTCGACTAATGCTTGCTGCTTGCAAATCTAACGTTTTTGCTGCCTCGCTAATCGACTGAAATACCCGAATAAGCGTTCTATAGTCCGGGGTAAATTGTTGAACAGCAAGCCATTGATGGGAATTTGCAAGCCTTCTCTTTTCAACCACGTCTTGCGGTTGTTTCTTTCCCCAACGATGACTTTCTTGCCCTCGTTTATGGGGGTTATTTTGCTTCCAAAACTCAGACCGAGTTTCTTTTTGTTCATCCGACATTTGCTTACCAAACATTGGGTTTTTGTCCCCAAGTTTCGCTTGGCGAATGTGGTCGGCGTGCGTGTCAGATTTTTTCTTCCCTTTAAGGGATTTGCTGAGATTTTGACGGTGTAGGGCGGTGGCAATGTACCCATAGGTACCTTCACCACCGTCCGTCATATTCATCCCGATACCAGTTGGATACCGAACCATGTTGGTTTGGTATTCTTCTATAAGCATGATCTCTTTCATCATTGCTTCTTCTGGCGACCCATACGAGGCAACTTCGACCATGACAAAGTTCTCTCTGCCGTATTTCTGGATGCAATTTTGGAGATAGCAGTTTTTCTTGTCACCACGACAGTGACGTTCAAACCGCTTCTCCAAAGGTTGCCGTGTCCAGCCAAAGTATACTTTGCCGGTTATTGTGCATGTGATCTTGTAGACTGTGTTCATAGTGATGTCTCTGACTTTGGTTACTCCATCACTATTTATAAAACAGCCTTAATATGCCCGACATATGGTCAATTTCTTTGCTGCGCGGGTTATAGCAGTGTATGCCCATTCGGCTCTTATGGACGAATCCCACATACCAAATCCGTCGTCGTAGATGAATACTTCCTCCCATTGTGATCCCTGCGATTTGTGACAAGTTACGGCAAAACCGTAATCGAACAGTTGTATTGTCCGACTTCTTAACTCGTCCATCACTTCTTTGTCTGTTCGCTTACGCGAATAGTCAATGAAAGCGCCGGTACCGATCTCCAAGTCCTCAAGTACGGTTTGGTCTTCATCCACCACGGACTGAAGGATGAATTTGCCATTCTTGCTGATGTAGGGTTTCTCACCAGCAGTCCAGAAAGTCATACCGTTGAGAAGACCTAAATTGTGTCGATTGCGAAGGCATATGAGCTTGATCCCCTGTTTAAGAGGATAAGCATCCGTGAAACCATGGGCATCCTTGATTTCTTTGTTGAGCATGCGCCGGGTGTCGTTCTTACCCGTGATGATCTGCTCGGCATTCAGGAGGTGATTGAAATCCAGCGTGGTGCTGTTGATATCGACCACCCGTACACCATCGCCGTAGTCGCCCAGCGGGATCGTCTTCTTCTCTCGCGCCCACGTTGCCAGTTTGATAATTGGCGAATCCGCAGCTTGACGATGCACTTCGGTGAGGAAGTGATCAGGGGTTTGGCGCGTGAAGGCGCCCTCGCCCTTGATGGGACGAATCTGCCCCGGATCACCCAGGACAAGAATTTTGACTCCAAACGACTTCAAGTCGTTCGCCATGTTGTCATCAATCATCGAGCATTCGTCCAGCACCACCAGCTTGGTGCTACGAAGCATGCTATCCTTGTTCAGGCGAAACTTGATATGCCCATGTTCGTCCTCATACGGCTGGTAGATCATGCGGTGAATGGTCGTGCTGGTAATCAATCCGTTCTTTCGCATGACCAGCGCCGCTTTGCCGGTATACGCACCGAACATCACATCCAGATCGCTTGCAATTGACAGTCCGAGAGCGTCAATGGCGTACTGGGTGATCGTGGTTTTACCGGTACCAGCATAGCCCGCCAGATAGAAAACCTGATTATCACCTTGCCTGAACCACTGGATGATCTTGCGGATACCTTCGTTCTGTTGTTCTGTAGGTTTGAAATCCACTTAGGTAATCCTTTGTCCGGTGACGATTCGCTCCCGTGGGGGGAGCGAATCGACGTGCGCTTCAAAAAGGCGCATTTGTTCTTCTGTCGGGAAATAGATTTCGATGAACCACTTATGCTCGAAGCACTTGATCCAACCTGGGCAATGTTCATCGAGCCATGGATGTAGTTCATCACGAACATTTTTTTCCGGTAGCCGCCAATGAAGACCCCAAGATAAACCCACCACTTTATCAAAAAACGACGGGTCGTCTTGTACATCCACGCGAATGACAAAGCCATCCGTTTTGCCTTCAAGTGCGACGTATCGCAGTTCTGGAAACCATACTGGTCCAAACCGCATTCTCATCCTCGACACCTTTCCATGTATTTCCACATGGTACGGACACGAACGTTTCGTAGGAAGCTCTCGATGACTTCCGGTTCCCCGTCCATTGTGGTTTTGATTTTTTCTTTCTTGAACATGCGGTCGATTACGTCTTCGGGACACCGAAGACGTATCATCCAGTCTTCGATTTTGACTGGCTCCCCTGCTTGCTGTTTTCGTTTATTCACGCAAAGATCGGCAATCTGATCGGAAAAACGCTCTACTTCTTGAGCGAGATTTACTTCTCGATCACCGATTTTTGTATTGATGGTAGTAAGATCGATCATGCTTACCCCCGACGAATTTTTGCCAAAGATACAATCGTGGCGCTCAAATTTATTTCTGGATCGCAGACCAATGCATGTTTATAAAGCCCGTCACGGATCACCAGAATTGCTTCATCCTGCTGTTCCAGTTTGTCGCCCCACCAATCTAGATTACGGTAGAACATGGTGTATAGTTCCTCGTATTCATCGGCTTTGGCCTGCTCCACAATCATCTTGCGGGCTTCCGTGATCTTCCCCTTCTTGAAGAGATCAATAGCGGCAACTTTGTAATCTTGTGATCCAGAAGTATCACTGGAATTGGGCTTGACGAGTCTGCCATCAATGACATTGTTTTGAACATCGTTGATGCATTTGCGCAGATCGGGATACGCCGCTTGAACAAAGGTGTTCAAGATGTCCACGTCTTCAGCCGTCGCAATAGCGACACCTTCAGCCTGAAGAATGGTAATCATACGCATAAGGAATTCTTCGAAATCCAACTTCTCGATATGGAATCGTTGACAACGGCTATTTGAAAGTGCCGGAATGATTTTTTGGGGATAATTACACGTGAGAATGAAGCGGCAATTGTTGTGATATTGCTCGGTGACACCACGTAGTACCGCCTGGGCGCTCAGCGACAGGTAATCCGCTTCGTCCAGCACGACGTACTTGAAGTCGTAATCACCAAACGGCATTGTCGAGGCAAAGTTCACGACTTTTTCGCGGATGGTATCGACATTGTTTTCCTGAGATGCATTGATCTTCAGAATGTCGCCATTTTTGACGCCCAATTCATTGAGCAGCACATAAGCAAGGCTGGTTTTTCCGACGCCTTGAGTGCCCGACAAGAGCAAATGGGGTAGGGCGCCATCTTTGACCCAATCAAAGCACTTACGTTTCTGATCGCTATCACGGAATACATATTCGGACAGTTTCTTCGGGCGGTATTTTTCAGTCCAAAGTTCGCGCATAACCCAAATTTCTCCTTCTGTTCTGCCAGGACGATAGCAGAACGCCTCGATAGGGGTCAATTTACGGCGTCGAGGGGAGAATGGTCAATTTAAGAGAAATAAAGCCGCCAGCGAAGTAATCGTGGCGGCTTTACATGGATTAAGCAGTAATGGGACGCGGTGTTCGCGCTCGTACTATATGAGCGGTGACAATTCCCGCTAACATACCACAAAGATGACCTTCCCATGAGATACCGGGTTGACCCGGTAGGACACCGAAGATGATCGTTCCGTAGTAAAATACAACACCAATGGTGGTTATTATGGCAAGGGCAGATCGTTCCGTAGTAAAATACAACACCAATGGTGGTTATTATGGCAAGGGCAGATCGTTCCGTGAAAGCCAGCGCCAGTACGTAGCCGAACAGTCCGAAAATTAAGCCACTGGCGCCGATGTGGACGCTATGGGGGTTTCCCAAGACCCACGTTCCCAATCCACCCATGAAGATAACCAGCATAGATACCATCAAGAACCGGAACATCCCGCGAGCAGCGACCAGACACCCAAGGATGAACATAGGACCGGTATTACTGATTAAATGTCCACGCCCGCCGTGCAGGAAAGGTGAAGCGAAGATTCCCGGAAAAGGATTTGAAGAACCCGGTTTGATACCATATTGGTCAAGCCGGTGTCCCATGCCCTGGTTAATGAACTCGATTATCCATATCGCGGCAATGAACAGGACAACCGGCGCAAAACGTTTCATTCTTTGTCCTCGACTTGAATTTACACCAGTTTCGGTTTAAGCCTTTTAGGGAAGGATGTAAACCACTGGCTGAATGTCAGTGAACGAAGTTTCGATGATCTCAGCGATCACTTCCCATTTCCCGCCCCCTCGGTCGGCACCAATAAGGGGCATGCCGACGCGGGTTCCCATGGTACCTCCGGTTGCGGTATTGACCGCTACCATGTCAGCGTTAATTTTTGCAAAGCAGTCTGCCAGGGCGTCATAGCTGACGTATCGCTTCCCATCATACCCATAGAATTGCTGGGTAATGCAATTTGCAATCATCTTCGAACCGCAATCTGCCCATATTACTTGTCCGAGGTGCAGAACATTACCTTGATCAATGTACGTTTTGCGGTATTCGGTGAAAGCTGGGGGAAAATGGTTTTTAATAGCTAAAGCGACCCCTGACCCTTGCACCCCCATGGAATTGCAACCATGTAAAATGCAATATTCCTCTGCGCGTAACAAATCACCTTCAATATATTCGATTTTCATGCCCATAACCTGAATAGAGTGGCATCGCGTTTGTTGTCGAATGCCACTATGGTGTGCCGTGTCATGGGACCGCCGGTCGCCGGGGCATAGGCGACAACGGCAATTTCGGCAGTGCCGGTGATTCGTACATCCAACCATGCCCTGAAAGCGTCGGTGCGGTCTTCCATGCCGTCAACTGTAACATAGGTGGATGGTTCAAACGAAAAAAGAAATGGGGTGATCCGGGCAAGCATAACTTTGACCGTATCAATGTTAGGGAAGTATTTGTATGTATAGGATGTTGTACTGATGTCTGGTACAAGACCAGTCAAGCCGAGGTCGCGTAGCAAAATACGACGACACTCGGCTTGAAAATCTAGAGCTTGCTGGGGAACCCAAGCAGGATTTCTTGGGAGATACAGGCGGTACTCAGTCACACACCCTCGGGATTTTCGTCCGCCACAACCAATACGCCTTCCGGATACTTGATGCGTTGGATGTCTTTTTCACCCTCGGAAGTCTGAACTTTGACCCGGTAGGTCCACTGACCATGTTCAACCAAAACCCAGTTACCGGGATGAATATCTGTTATATTCGCCCCTACCGCATAGACCTTGGCCCAACGTGGTCTAACACCCGTATCACGACCATTATCATCCAAACGGATAATGCCATTGACCAGTTTTTCACCCACATCCATATTCTCGACTAGAACATGGTTGCGCAGTGGGGTAACGTCACCAGAAATGGTTTGCATTAGTCCTTCTCCACTATTTTTCTAGTGCGAGCAGGTTTACGCACGGTTTCCTGCTCGTCAAACTCATCCTCTATATCAGAGGTCAGGGGGTCGCGTGCAATTTTATTCTGCTGGGCAAATTGTTCAACAAGTTCTGCTTGCCGTGCGAGTTGAGCCGCACGGGTTTCTGCGAAGATTTGTTCAGGTGTTTTGAATTCAATATCCGGTGCATTCTGTTGTTGATTACGAAAGAAATTTGGATCAGCCGCATAAACACGCGATCCATCGGCAACCAATGGGGCATCCGGAATTGCAAGCATCTGCTCACGTTCGCGCAAATTAACATGGCGAACAGACCGGGCATTACTTCGATGATATTCTTCCGCAATTTGCTCACGAGAATGGACAACCTCACCGCCACGCCCGATAATATCACCGCGTGCATTCATCCGAGCATTGCCGAGCGCAGGTTCCTTTGCGTTCTGGGTACGTAACGTATCTATGTCAATCGGAATACCGCGCATGGTACGATGAACAATTTTCATTCTATAACTCCCGCTAATCTGATACCAGATGTCCTTATTTATATTCTGGAAATAGCAGGTTTTATACTTATACTACTTAAGGAATTCGTGGATATCTAAATCATAGCGGAGTGAGTTGATTTTATGCACGCCGATGAGAAATAGAACATACGATGCAACCGAACTACCACGACCAACACCCCAAACTATGTTGTTCTTGCGCAAGGTATCCACAAGATAGATCATGAGGCGCAGAAGATCAGTTAAGTCGCGTTCCTCATACATAGTCATTTCTTCGTGAACACGAATACGTTCACTATCAGTTTTGCACCGTGACAAAACATACTCGCGGACATTGATGCTGCGGTAAGGTTCTGGGGTAAACCATTCAAGCCGCTCGATGGGTTTATCCATCGACGGATCGTAGATATTCAATGGACGATAAACATTGTTATGAAGTCGTGCGAACTGATTGAATAATTCCGCATCGCTGGAATGTTCAACGGTCAGCCCTTCGATATTTGCATTCCCTGAGTACATCAGATCGAAAAGACCGGAACCGTCAAAAACAACGGTTCCGGTATCGGTTACGTGGCGACCTTTAAGTGTCAGCATTGTTCTCAGATCAGTCGTCTTTTTTCGTCCCGTCAATAACGGTGGGGCGAAATGTGGGGCGAATCACTTCTGCTTTTTTTGGTGCAGCAGGCTCATGGAATTCGAATTGTACGAACCAGTGCGGGCGTTGGTCAATTTTATCCTTGTTACGTGGACGCACATCACGGGTGGTCGCATCAGGACGCATCCACCATGAATGTTCAAAGTACCGACGCGGACCAAGCCACTCTTCTGCCGTGGGAAGGTAGGCAACCGCGTCACCACCGAAGGTGAATTCCAGACCACCCGTATCGCTAGTCATTTGGACAATACCAAAGTGAACTCCCCGCTCTGATATCGCATTCATTTTCGCCTGGAATACCATTGTCAGCCATTCTTCAGACGGCTCGAACGGACAAACGACGAGGTTATTTGCAGACTGACGGAACGCTTTGTCTGCCCATTTGTTATCAACAAAATAGAAGACGCTGTTACCAATAATATAGTCGAAGAAATAATCCACTTTGGCGAACGCAAGGTTCACGTCATTATCCCCTGCTTCCTCAGTCACGATGACTTCAGCTTTCAGGGTCCACAAGGTCGGGAAAATGTTGCGTCCAATCACCTTAATGCCGCGAAATTCGGTCTTATACGTAATGGAGAAATCGTCGCTCATATGTTGTCTTTCTTTCGATAGTACCATGGCGTGTAGCTCAAGGGACAGATGTCGTCATGATCAAACCGCGTGTCGAAATCGACGGCTGGTGAACGGGGAAAGACCCATACAGATTAGCTGGACACAAAATGGTAGTTTTGCGTAACCCATTGCCTATTATCTGTATTTATAGGGTGTTTGTCCTGTCACTATATCAGCCTTTAATCTCGAAATCCTTGCGGGCTTTCTCCATCTTCAACGCACGCTCTTTTTCTTGACGTTCCATTTCCTTACGGAGACGGTCGTTCGCTAAATCATAGAGTTCATTGGCCAGCATTCGAAGCTGGTTAATCATTTGCGTGTTCCCTGTCCCTTGAGCATACACCATACGCTTGTTTAGTTCAGAGATTTTTTCATGGATTTTGTCGATACTGAGGTTAGTCAAGTCCTCATTATGTTCTGCCATCCAAATCTCTGCCAAAAACGGATGCAGCATTTTGCACCTCCCCGTCAACTTAAAACCACTAAATAAGAACGGTAATCGAATCGGACCAACGATTCGAAACCTTCGCGGAGACAAAGGCTGTCCCGTTCTCTATTTAGCGGAGAAAAATCATGCCTAAGGGCAATCCCTTTACAACAGAAATGTTCATCGAGAAATGTCGCCATATTCATGGTGATCGTTATGATTATTCTCTAGTAGAGTATAAGAACGCACAGGAGAAGGTCAAAATTATTTGCCTCGCCCATGGTGTGTTTGTGATGTACGCGAAACATCATACACGTGGGCATGGATGTCCTGAATGTGGTAAAATTTCTACAGGAAAGAAGAAAAGACTTGATTTGCCGGAATTTCTAACGAAAGCCAAATCAATTCACGGTGATCGGTATGATTATTCATTAGTCGTCTACGAGACTGCTAAAGTACCCGTTGAAATTATTTGTCCGATCCATGGAAGTTTCTGGCAAACCCCTGATTGTCACATTGGTTTAAAAGAATCAGGTTGTAGCAAATGCAGCGGTATGTTCAAAAAAGATACACAGTATTTTATCGAACAAGCTAAATTGATACATGGTGATACTTACGATTATTCAAAAGTTGTTTATCAAACCGTAAAAGATCAAGTAGAAATTATTTGTCGAATGCATGGAAGTTTTTTACAAACCCCGGATAGTCATCTAAATACAAAAAGTGGATGTCCGCGATGCGTTTCTCTAATATCTGATCAAGAAACTGCATGGTTAAATCATCTTGGAATCCCCAATGATCCCACTCATAGGCAGGTATATCTCAGGCTAGATGATGGGTCGCGAATCCACGCAGACGGGTATGTTGCGTCAACTAATACCATTTATGAATATTATGGTGACTATTACCACGGGAACCCAAATGTGTATGATCATCGAAAAATGAATACGACGTGTAAAAAGACCTTTGGTGAATTACACGAGCGTACCATAAAACGAGAAGAACGGATATTACGCTCCGGGTACAAGCTTGTAACTATGTGGGAAGCACAATGGAAGAGTGGCGGCTAAACGCCGCCACTTTCTATTTAAATATCTCCTTCGGCACGATTCTCCGAACGTTCAATAGAAAATCCACCCGGATACCGAGCCGAGAGTTTATTGACGTTCTTTATTATTACGTCTTCCATTGAAATGCCCAGAGCGATACATCCATTCATTGCATACCATAGAACGTCACTTAATTCACTACAAAGATGGGCATGAAGGTCGGCGGTCATGGGCTTGCCATGAAAAAAAACCTTTTTCATGATGCCCAAAAATTCACCACTTTCATCATTCAACCCGATTGCAGCAGTGGTGAGACGGGAAATCTGCCCGCCCATACCAACGGCGGCAAATTCGGTTTTGAGGGCAGCAAGGCGCTCGAACCAAGCGTCATCGTTCTTGCTGGCTTCGCTGGTTACACCGTCAACAAATGTGGCGTACTGAGTAAGGATATCGGACAAGGAAGCTTCTCCTGTTCATGGAATGTTCTCATGAGAAACTACCGCCGGGTTCTCGGTGTGGTCAATTTTATTTGTTCTTTGTGAATGCCGGATTACCAACTTTATGAAGATGACCACAGTTTGCACAATAGAACTCAATCGTGCGGAAGATCATGTTCGATAAATTGAAATTTGCTTTGGTGAGGCAATGTGGGCAGGTAAATTGGAGTTCACCCATCAAGATATCGAGACCTTGTGGTGGCTTGATATACTTAGGCTTTGTGCCCTTTTTTCCCAATTCCGATGTACCCGGAAACTGGATCACCTTCATGGCATCCTCCTATGTTCCGGTTACGCAAAAACTACCGTACATATTTAGTGTCCGGGTACTTGACTTATCAGCGGTTATCTCTAATATAGGCAGACGGATGGAGGAAATCAGATGGGTGATTCGGTTCAGGCTGTTCCTCTGGACGCGCTCAAGGAATTGTGCAATCCATTCGATGGCATCTGTTGGCGGGGTCTGGAAAAACCGGTCACCCGACAGGAAATCGCCGCTGCGCTGGCATCTAATACGCTGTTAGCCCCGGATGGTTCTTCGACGTTGACCCTGGACCGTGCTGGGCATATTGCTCGCATTGCGTGGTTCGTCGTTCATGGATGGACCGACCATATCGAAATCGATGTTGGGGTTCCATCTATGGGCTGTTACGTTCAATGGCCGGTCGAAGACGGCAACCACCGATATGCAGCGGCAATCTATCGTGATGATGCGACGATTGCTGCTGAAATCTCGGGGTCACTGAACTATGCTGAAGAGATCGGTTTGTTTTAAAGCTTGCGCCCGCTGAAATAATGCGTCAAGTGGCTCTTGCAATACGGCAAGATTGCCTTGATGCGGATATTATGGGTGCCTTCCGACGCCAGTTTCAATTCAATGGTTGAATTGTTTTCCACGATCACTTTACGGATAGAAGAGTCGTGTCCATTAATTTCCATGGTTGACGGGTCGGTTTCGCTAAAGCGAGGACGCATATTTTTTACTGACAATTCACTGACATCGGAAACCAATTTCTTTTGATCGTCAACCACCGCAACTTTGAATTTGAGAACGTTTGTGTGGCTGTAGTAGCTTTCGCTGGCTTCATCATAAAACGTACCATCCTCGGGAATCAGTGATATCCCCTCATATCGAATTGCGTTGTTCCCTTCATCAAGGAACGCGAACATTGACCAATTCGAGCAAACCACCTTCAGTGACTTGTACAAATCTTTGTGAATGCGTCCGAGCAGTTTCACCTTCAGCCGAGGGTCTGGAAAATTAATGTTCTCAATCGGAAGTAGAAACCCAAAGAGCATGGTTATCCGGTTTCTCTCGGTTGGGTCGTATACCACCCAATAGAAACTGTCAGGGTTGTATTTCGGGTTGGAGGTGAATTCAACCATTCCCTTTCTCCTTCAGAATGGTTTCGAAGACCTTATCACAAAAATTGCAAGTGACGCACTGATTTCGACATGTTGAAACCTTCTCGGAATACCCAAGGGTTTCAAGATCGCTGAAGTAAATCGTCCGGTAGCCCACGTGATGGGTGGTGGCGAAAAAATCGTACAAGCTGAACGAAGAGTTTCCATACATGTACGCGGTTACCAGTGTTTTCAGGCGTTTCTTGTCGATCATACGTCCGACAATCTTTACGCTGTCGGCATATGGCTCAAACAATTTCAGCCCAGCAGGCGTGATAAAGGGGCTTTTGAGGGTGTCAGCCGGGTTACGTTGGTAGTGCATCGTACAGAGGTGGTTCTTGTGCCACATCTGAAGTTCCTGTACTTCGGCTGGCTGTTGTTTCGGATACTGGCTGATCAAATTGTCGCAGTGCTGTTTCCACACACAGGACGGTAAGCAACCTTCATTTGCCATCACCGTCAGGGTGATGTTGCGTTCCTTGGTCCACTCATGGACACGCTGAAGTTCTTCGAGGTTGCGGTTGATCGCCCTGTCGAGGATAAAATGCCGCAGACCAATGTTCTCGAAGCAGAACTTGACGCTTTCAAGCGTGCCTATCTTGTTGTTGGTGCTGGTTTTCACAACCATCGGCGGGAGGTTGCCAAAGAACGTCTCGTCGCGCAACAGAACGGTGTTGTTAAACGTGATGACTTCACATCCTTCGCGCCAGACTGAATAGAACAGGCGCAACATATGATCCACGCCCGAAGCACTGTAGATGTCGTTATCATAAACAGCGGAATTGACAACATAATTCAATTTGATACCAAAATCATCTTTGATCCGCTTTATCTCATCCCAGTATTCGGGGGAGAATTTGATGTCGCGGTTGCTGATCGATTTTGAAGGATCGCTGAAATAGATATCGTCTATTTTTAGACGAGTGTCGTCGGGAAGCTCCGTAATTATATCATATAACCCCGGTGCGTAAGGAAGTGAATACTTCATAATTGCCTTTACTGTTGTATACCTTGGATGTCACCTTTGTTCGTCGTCACAACACCGGTCGAATCAATCCATGTGATCTTATTCAGTCCTGATATTGCCGCCCCTGGCGCTCCACCAATGGCACCATTGACTACATTGTTACCACCGAATAACGTTGGCTGCAATTTTTGAACAGATACACTTAGTCCATTACCGCCTGATATTGAAAAGTCTTGTGTAATATCAGGAAGATCAATGACGCGATATTCTAGCCACATTCCGCGATTACCAGAGACAGTATACGTTTTATAGAACCCAAAACTGTTAAGCGGGTTGTTTGATCCGTTCAATTCTTGAACAAGATTACTGATTGTCGTCAGTATGTCATGAGTGTCGATATGTACTTCGTTGACCCCAGGTACCGATTCGACAAACGTATAGGTGACATTATTCACGGTGATGGTTTGACCATTTGTTATTGTTGCCGGGAACAGTACGAGATAAGATTCGTAAAGAAAACGACAGCCGCTTCCCGTGCCCGGTTCAACAATAAATGTATTTCCGATATCACTCACGGTTTTATGCTCGATGAATAACCCTTGCGTGCTTTCTTGATTTCCATTTTTTGTATACATAATAGTTGGGGCATTTTGTACCGTATAGGATGCAGTGTTAATATTCGCGTGTAGGGTCATGCGTAAATTTTCCAATGTGTCCGCAATTGATGTGCCAATGGCAATTTGCGAACCGAATGTAAAGGGTGTTCCCCCGACCCGGATAGTAGACCCCAAGGTTGGCTGGTCATACATGACCACATAGCCACGTGCCGGTTCCGCCGGTAGCGGTTGGGATGCACCACCGGAAACATTGGTGTCACCTCCATAGCCGCCTGCTCGCCCAAGTGCCCTTGCGGTACCACCAGCACCACCCGTAACGATATTCCCCGATTGACCATTATTACCATGGCGTTCGTTAGTGCGTTCCACCAGACGATTTTCAGTTTTGCTGAATTTGGAACTCACCGTGCCACCAATACCAGCATTGAAATCTGATCCGCCAGCACCACCGCCGCCGCCACTACCACCGACGTAAATTTTCATGAGGTTTACGTCATCCCAAATGATATTGGATGGCGCACCACCACCACCACCGCCGGTTCCAAAAATATGACCTTCGATGTTGCAGATGGAAATTGGATACGATAGCATCATGGATACACCACCGGTCTTACCAGGGGCACCAATTTGCGGTGTGCGCGGGATATCATCGGTAGTGATATCACCACCATCACCACCCGCCCCACCGGCTCCAACAATATAGCCTTTGTTAATGAGTTTAACCGTGGTAGCGGTATTCGTGAAATTACCAAGCATGAAAGCCGGTACGCTTTCGTCCATGCTACTGATCAATACCGACCGCCCAACACGTACCGTAATATTCAGCGGTTGCGTTGCTTCATTCCACAAAGGGTATTTTGTTAGAATGTAGTTTTTCAAACTGAAATTGTATGTGTTGCTATCAAGGTTGATCGTGATATTGCTTGGTACGGTCGAATCAGGGACCGCCGCAGGCGGTATATAAACGTTGTTGCCTGTCTGAAAACCTTTGATCTTGAACAGGTTACAGAACCATCGAATGCCCACGGTTGCAGTTGAACTGTCTGAATGCAGCACCGCCTTAAGGACGAATTTACCGTACTTTGCGGTTCCTTCCTCACCGTCAGCCCAATAGGGGCTGAACGTCGTAAAGCCTGCTGGAATACCATAGTTGTTGTATGGTATGTAGAAATCATACTTGTAGAGAACTGAAAATCCTTTGAATGCGTAGTTGGCGCGCTCAGTTCCATCCAGTCCTGAGAATAGGAATGGGTCAATAATTGCTTCAAACACTACGGGGGCAGTGGAACCGTAACCACTACTGTATGTTTGCTGACCGGTGTTTACTTTACCATTTGCGACGTATGAATTGCCACCGAACGCAGGTAATGTATCAGTCAATTTACCACGTATTACGTCAAATCCCAGGACGGTTGATCCATTAATCGTTTGAACCCCAGGGGTATCATTGTTGATGTATTGCAACTCGATTGCACCAGTCACATTTCGTTGTATCTTGTTCAATACTTGTGACATTGCTTCAATCGTCGGGTTACTGCTCGTACCAGTGTTTGTAGTTGTACCGGTTACAAGGTCACGGTCGGTGACCAAGTTGGTCCACGTGTCTCGTATGTATGCTTCGATCCGATTATTCGAATAGCGCACCATTCCGTTGATCGAATCCGCCGGTAGCGGGCGTTGAACTGTTGTTCCCTCGGGAATACCTAAGTGGCTGGTATCGGTCTGGGCTATGTTACCCTTTTGTATGGACTTACCTACGCGCATATACCCACCTTTAGAATTGATCGAAATTGCGGAATTTATAAAGCATTACCATCCAGCGAACGCCAATTTGGGTGTAGTCATTGCTGTTGAAGAAACTTTGTAGTCGCATAGTAAGACGGAACTTTCCGTAATCCTGGGAGGCAGTGTCGGTTGTTATTGGCAGCATCGTAGTTGAGTTGTGCCAATATTTGTTACCGCTGTTCATGCCATCCATGATTTCGAACAAACAACTGAATGCATCGTATTTGTAGTTTCCACGATTTGACTGATCAAAACCAACCAACGCCGCAATATCGATTATGAAACGCGCTTCAAACCAACCATTTTGTACCGAATTCGACCCAGCGTTGGGAATATTTCCCACGATGAAGTTTGATTCCGCGTCGTATAGTCCGATGGTAATATTGTCAGATGACGGGTTTTCTACGGTAATCCATGATGGTTGAATAGTTGGTTGTCCTACCCCATAACTGTACCCAATCGTAGGATATTTACCAACCCCAAGTACCACACTTCCGGTTCGTGTTTCATTCAGGCGTTTGAGAATTTCCGAAATAACCCCACGGGTCAGATTACTCGAAGTATCTGTCGTGTCGGGCGTATACCCTTCTGGGGTTAAGTCTTTAGTTGTGATCAAGTTGACCCAATGACCATTAATGTAGGCTTCATAGCGACTACTATTATTGTTGAAGCGAACTTCACCACCCCCTGCATTTGCCGGTTGTTCAGAAGTTCTCCCACGTGGAAACTGGTAGTAGTTTTTCGCAGTAACAGACACATCAGTTGTGAAATCAATCTTTCCCGTGCGCATCAGAAATTCCTATACTTGGTTAGCTGCCCAACCCACGAAATACCAACCGCATTTGCATAGTATCCAGCAGCACCGTATAATCCGATGTGGACGTTGAAGATGCCATAGTTGGTATCGTTAACACTGGTCCATGCAGGGGTCATATTAACGGTATAGCGAAGAGGAACGCCCGCATATCCCGAGTTGCCTGACGCGGTGTAATACCAGTCGAAAATTTTGGTCAAACCCGTGAAGATGTTGATTTTATAGTCTTTGACCTTGGATGCAGGGACACCACAGGCTTTGAATATATCAAACTGAAAATCCAGCGAGAAACTGGTGCCGTGAACTGACGCATAGAAATAGGTTTCGAGACGAACATACGATCCGTTTTTCGGAAGCGTTATATAGGCATCGGTAGTATACCCGGCACCTTTATCGACAACCGAGAATGCTTTGATGGCGCCATTATCTACGATAGGCTGAAATACTGCTGGGGTTGTATGGGTACCGTGAATGGTAATTGGACCGAGATTGGAGGCATATCCGGCGCCGGAATCGATCACGCGCACAGCAAGTATTTTACCGTTACCCAGCGTGACAGAGATCGCCCCGCCGGTTCCTGAAGTATCTTCGATGACGACGGTTGGGTTGGTATAATCGCGCCCGCGCGTAATCATTCGCGCTCCCGTGATCACACCATTGGTGACATCAAGCGCCATTTCCGCGCCATATCCAGTTGGATCGGTAATGCGGGCAGTCGGTTCGGTGTATCCATGACCGCCAGCAGTTACCGTAACAGTGTCAATCAACCCATCACCGAGAATCGGTACCGCGTATGCACGCATGTAGTTTAGGTTTTCATTGACGAATGGATTGAGAGTAATCCCGCCGGTACTCGTACCGGAGTACGTGAAACCCTCATTAGCCGCACTACCATTGACGATGTACAGAGGCATTGCACTGTTCGAGTCGTCTGGCATGTAGTCTTCTACCGATGGTGGGAAGAAACTTCCACCGGTTCCGGTATGGCTGGTGTTGTGCCAAATATCGAACGACCCCACCGACATCTTGAAGAAGTCGGAGATCATCCCGGCCAACATTTCCACGGTCATGTTGGCGTTTGGGTCCACAAATTCCAGATCACTGCTATTAGTGACCAGATCGAGCAACGATACCAGCGGGGTCCATTCTCCATCCTGATACACTTCAAGAGCGCCAGTTGAACCACCACCAACGTTGATGTCGGTGTTATAGCGGATTTGCCCAGAAGTGGGGCTACGATCACCAACTACAGTGCTTTCACGGTCATCGGTAGACCCGGATGGCATCGCAATAAAGCCATGTCCATTCACTTCTACGGTTGATGGTTCCAGTCTACCAAATTTCATCGGGTCACCTTTATGCACCACATATTAGTTGGATTATCAACATGTCCCGGTCCCGTTAAAGGCAATGTGCCATTAACGAGGAAAGATGACACGTCGAGATATAGTCGATTGGTATTATACAAATATATTTCATCAGGAATTACCATGCGTCCCTGATTGTCGTAAACTAATGCCATGACAACGCGCTTATTCAATCCATGATCAATTGGAATTAAGCGCGACCCAGCCGTAATACCCATTGCCAGCATAGTGGCATCCAATAGAATTTGCCCACCAACCGGATTGTTCAATACTACGGTAACGATGTTGCTGTGGTCAAAAAAAACGTCATTTGTTTGGGCATCTGGGGGTCCAACAAGTTCCCAATGTGGTGTAGGTTGAAATGTCCACGCATAAAGCTTACGCCGGTCAGTATCCCAAAATAATTGCCCTTCAATAAGACCATTGGGTAGGGTATTCCCAACTTGTACGCCGGTAGCAATAACCCAATGCGTTCCGTCGTACACATACAACTTGAAATCAGTTGTATTGAACCAGATTTGCCCAGTTAACGGATTGCCTTCAGGTGCGGTCGGATTGGCAAAATTTTCAAGTAAGTGAACAAGGTTTTCTGCCCAAATTTCACCATAGTTGACGAAATTACGCCCAAGTAGTTTCAATGAAGTGTGGGTGGAATCAACAACACCATCTTCGAGGGTAACTACGGCTTCACCGTTGTATTTGTTAATCAAATAGGACATTATTCACCATCCACGTATTTATCGGCTAATTTTTACACACCATTTATTCGTGCTGTTGTCCGGAAGACTTGGCCCGTTATTTGGCAGTATCCCAGAAAACAAGAAAGACGACACATCAATCAATGCGACTGTGGTAGAATACAAATACACTTCGTCGGGAATGACCATCTTCCCCTGGTTGTCGAATACCTGAACAATGTTGTAGCGGTTATCGAGGTCATGGAAGACACGAAGCAATTTCATCCCTGGCTCAATACCCATAGACATCATGGTAGAATCGATCTGTATTTGTCCTGCCCCTGCCGTACCAGTTACTACGGTTAGGAAGTTGGTGTGGTCGAACAATTCCGTATGAGTATTTGCCCCGGTTAATGGCACCCACCCTTTTTTGGCATTGAAATATTCAGGGCAGTCATAATCAGTATTGAAACGAAAATCACCGGGTACCGCTACACCTGGGCGATCTACTGTCGTACTGGAAGGTAGCTTTAAGCTTCCCTTTCGATCCATGATGAAACGGGCATTGGTATCTGAATAGAAGTCGTCCAGTTTGAAAATATCATCGGTGATTTTTAGTCGTTCAACGGCATTTACAACTACACGGAATCGGGGATTTCCTGCCGACGTACCGTGCTGGGTAAATTCCGTCTTGGTTTGATTGACATATTGGTAGGTATTTCCATTGATTCCGACCGAATAATCGTCGTCGGTCACGATCAGACGATCACGATTGTCCACGATTACGTGGAACCGCGAGTTCCCAGGTGAAGTGCCATACTTGCGAAAAATTGTGCGCGTCTCGGTGATATTCAAATGGGTATTCCCATTGATATCAAGGTTGAGATCGCCCCCGGACGGAAGTTGTCCATCAATCCGGGTCTGTGTAACGATTACTTTATCTGTACCAGCCACCGAGAGCTTAAGCGAACCTGTCGTGGGGGCGATATTCAGCCGGGCATACGTATCGGCAGCAACAAGGTAATCCTTGGTGTCGTCGGTGGTGATCTTGAAACGAACGTTATCACTCCCGGTGAAATGAGGGATGTTCGTAACAAGGATTTGGTTTTTGTCTTTTATGACACCAGTCATGTATTCACCACTTAACAGAAGTTGTGCCGGATAAAGCCGTAAAGGTATTTACCGTCGCAATGAAACTCGATAACGTCGGTTGCGTTCGGTACAGTAGTCAGACGTGGTTTCCCGCCGGGGAACTTAATCATGTCTGCAAATTTGATGTCGTGACCACCAACATCGTCTTGATGGATGAAGAGGACATAGGTGTGACCCGCCACGCACCCATCCACCGACAGTTCGATAGGTTTGTCCAAGAAAAGGGTCATGGTCCGCGAGCGATTCATCAACCAAACCGTTTTTGCATCACACGGAAGTTCACCATGTGAGACGGTCATTACTTCGTTCCAGCCGGTTACCTCGCAGACTTCAAAGCTGGTCGTCTCTTCGTTGTAGCGAATCAGCCCGGTTTCATGCTCGCCTCGGTCATAGGTTCGGCCACATGGAACTTTCAAACCGCGCCGCCCACCAACACGTAGATTGGACGCCAGAGAAATGACCGGATTACCAAGGGCACCGTCTCCATTTACTATGTCGATTTGATCTGGTTGACCAACCAGGGTACGACCAACCAGATTATCACCCACCTTGATCATCACCCCACCGAGGACACCCGTAACCTTATCAACTACGGCACCGTCTTGCTTCAGGTCGCGCCCATCAATCACTCCACCATCTGGGAATACGATACTGCCACGGATGTACAGATCGCCTTTGATTGCATCACCCGTTTTGGTAATGAAACGGTCGTCCGCCTCTGACTTGGTGTAGTGGTTCGGAAGCTGGGTCTGAATGATTGCGTTCGACAAACCCTTGACCACGCCAGAACCGCGCACGTCGCCCTGGAAGGTTAGTTTGAAATCGGAGGCACCGATCTCTGGGTTCCCATCGAAACCGTCTCCATGGCGTACCGTAATACCACTGACACCCTTAATTTCACGCGGGGCAGTCTCGGTACCGGGACGACGTTGAACCACGAAGCCTGCGGCGTTGCCCAAGGTGGAACGCAAATATCGAGTATCATTGTAATCGCGGTCGCCAATATGAGTACCATAGATGGGTTCCTTGACGCCCTTCAGGTAATTACCATTGAGATCAAGGGTTCCCATCATCTTCCCACCGGTCGTGGAAAGCACTTCATTGGTGTCAAGACGGAGGTTCAGAACTATGTCCTCAAGGTTTTTAACCTTCACCGAGCCTTTGACATCGCCCCGCACCACCAGATTGAAGCCCTTAATACCCACGGTCGGCGGACCCTGTACACCGTCATGATTTAGGACGCGCAAGCCATCAATGGCTTCAAGATGACGCCCAGTGAATACGCCATCTGCTTGCCGCACCAGAATACCACTTTTGGTATTTATGCGGTCTAGCAGCAGTCCATCCTTGGTTAAATCACGACCAGCAACCGTGAAACCGTCATCAACATGAATGTTGGCGTTCTTCATGACCAGATCACCTGTCATGGTATCGCCGGTTTGGTTGACGTAGGTGTTTGAGCCATCTTCGACTGAAACAATACGTCCTTTTATATCCACTGTGATTTTAGCTGCATCGTATGTACCGGCAACAACACCGGTTTCTGTCAGGCACAACTTGATTTTGAGGGGGTCGCTGCCTTCAGCAATGTATGAGGAAACGCCAACAACATCACCCTCTACCTTGATGAACTTGTTCTGGATGCGACTAATTTCATCTGCCGCCTGTCCTAGATTATCTGCGATAGAGGCAAAGTTGTCCCGAAAACCCTGTGTTGAATTTGCCTGCTTGGCCTTCGGAAAGTCTTTGTCAATGCCGGTAATGTCTATTTTTGACCCAAATGCCATATTCCCGCCCTCGTGCTGTTCTGAATATTTATCCAGAGAGAGGGTTGCCTAAATACTGGCATGAAGATGATCGAGCTATTCGAGTATACAGTTGATGGTTTCGTGATCCAAAATAGCGCGAGCATGATCACACCGGCTGGTGAAGTCATACCGTGTGATTTCGCTGGGCACAGTGATACCGTGGTACATTGGATGGAAGTTAATGATCCAGACACTCTAGCACAGTGGATCAACGATGGGATTGTTGGCTGGACTGCCGTTAATGGGCACAAAACTGTAAGTGATGAGCAAAAAGTGATGGAAGCAGCCATTCTACATGGGTGGGTACGGTATTACTTTAGCGGCAAGGTCAATGATTGGGACGAATTTATTCTTCGTTATGTCAGAAATGCTCGTTATCTGGTAGGTTTTACATGTTCCCCCTCCCACCTCAATGGGAATACTGCTACTGCTTGCTTTCGATTATTAACAAATTTGCAGAAGATGCAGCCGATTGCAGTGGAATTGGGCGGATATACAGAGTCGTCATATTCGGTGGTACCGTACCGGAAGGCGGTGGAATTCTTCCGATCAATATGACTTTTATGCGGTTATAAATACCTCCACACACAGGGAGTAATTCCACACACATCACCGGAGGTAATTATGACGGATAACCCGTTTTCGATTCGTTTTTCCTGTCTTGAACTTGCTCTAAAGTCGTCCATCGACCCAGAGAATGTGCTTCTCACCGCCACCAAATACTACAATTTCGTCAATGGTGATTTTACTTCCATTCCTGAATTGTCAGACAAAGTGAAGTTAGTTCAGCGCGAAAACTCTCCCAACCTTTCCAAGGTGTCGGTCCAAATCCGTGACACTGGTTACGAAACCACAGTGCTTGAGCGTATTCGCAAGGCACCGGAGCGCAAGATTTTTGCCATCGATTTGGAAGACAAGTCTCCTGAAGACATTGTTGAAGCTCTTGAGGAATACAAATCCAAGTTCGAAACGTTGATTGAACTCAAGGCCATGAAGAAGCTTGCTGGTGTTAGCGAAGACATCGACCTAGATGCGCTCTCGCCAACAGATGATAGTCCAACCCTTTGTGAGTTTAATCGTGCAGAAGTTCTCGAAATGAAGAACCTACGCAACCTTGTTGCCGATGAGTCAACGGCGGAAAATGAAGAACTTGCCAACGCGATCACCAAACTGAAAGCGTCGATCAATTACAAACCGAAATTTGGTGGTAAGATCACCAATCCCATCGAAACTTTGTTCCGCGCTGCTGATACCAAGATCGCTGAAGTAGCAGAAGATGGCGAAAGCATCAATGCCACCCTACAGTACGCAGTGGATAAAGCGATCAATGAAGCTGCTCGTGTATTGATCGTGGCTAAGGTAGATCAAATCATGGTGCCAATGTCGGTTATTCTAGCACTAGATCACGCAGCATTGGGTACCAAGAGCATCAATCCGGATAATGGCATGGCAATGTTCTCGTTCTTGTCAGGTGGGTATGTGGAGATTCGTGAAAGCGTTGATCCGGAAACTGAAAATCTTGCACCGTATGATTATTTGGTTATGCGGGGGACGATGGGTAGTCAGTCACCGAAAGATTATAATGGGCGTACCATATATTTGGTACGGGATGCTTCTCCACGAGCATAAACCAACGGGGCGGGAGAACTCTCGCCCCTTCTTCTTTCCGCTAAATACCCTGGAATCAAACCAGGGGGCAGCATGGCTTTGCAAAATATTGTTGGGGAGTTGAACCCCTATATCGAAAATGGTGTGCAAATCGAAGAAACGTTTGGTAAGTACAAAACAAAATTACTTCGTTCCGATAATGACCATTTTACGTTTGATTTTTATCCATCATTTGATGAATTATCAGTATATTACGATCAGGTTTACCCGAATACTGGGGGTCGCCCATTCTGGTATAATGCCGATAACAATTATGCAGATGAACGATGGGTTGGGGTGGTTCCAGCAATTGAACAATGGATTGAACACCACTTCGGTCGCCGCGATATCACGATCCATGAGGTTGGGTGCGGTTTTGGTGGGCTTGTCGCCAAGCTTCGATCTTTAGGACTGGATGCTTCCGGTACCGATCTCAACACAAAAGCTATCAGCGATGGACGCACCCGGAAGGGTAATCAACACATCCATGGTCGAAGTGTATATGAGTTCCTTGCGGAGTATGGCAGTCAGGATATGATCTTGATGCAACATTTCCTTGAGCATGTGACTGATCCAGTAGAAATTCTCAAAAATATGAAGGATCATATCAATCCCGGTGGATTGATATTCGGGCGCGTTCCAAATAGCCAATTCTACCTAGCGAAACATCGCACTATTCGCTCGCACTGGTATGGATACCCACACCATCTACATTATTTTTCCGCAGCGTCCATTGAGAAAATCCTGACTCATTGTGGATATACGGTATTGATGGTTGGCGCGACCGACGCGGAAATGTTTGGTGATCGTCAATGGAAGAAATTCGATGAAATCGAAGAGGTTGCTCGTGAACGCGGAGACTGGAATGGGTCATGGGATGATTTGGTAAACCTGCTCATTACGCGAAATGAAGCGAAAGAAGTTCAATTTGTAGCGCGAGTGGACTAATGCCAAAAGGATTAATTCAGCCTAAAGACTATGGCGACATCATTGCCTTGCAAGGTATTGCCAATTTTCACGGGGTAACGGCTTGGCCGGTATGTCCTCATGTAATTGAAGTCTTCCGGCACTTCCCCGATATCGAACCAATCCTATTAGATGGATGTACTGATCTGGCACAACATTACTATCACCAAGCTTATGATGTACTCGTAAGGCGTGGATTTGATGTGGTTGATACTATGTGGCATGGACGGGCAAATGGGTGGGAACGACAACGTACCGTGGAAGGTCTTAAGAGGTGGCCGCAGCAAGTTCGCGAGACGCTGTTCGTAGACGAACTCAAGTACCTGATGGCGGAAGTACCGATTGAAGAGAAACATCGGGGTTTCCGGTGGAAGCGTTTCCCAGACAAAGAAAATACTTTGCTTGACCATGCTCGACAAATAGCGGGTGGGTCGCGGTATGTAGTGGTTCATCAATATGATAACGATTACAAAAGCGTAATGGCAGAACCTATTCGTTTGGTAACTGATCTACCCGTTGTCAAGGTCGAAGCCATTCCGGGTTTTACGGTACTGGACTGGTATGCGGTGTTTTGTGAGGCAACTGAAATCCATATGATTGATAGTGCCCCGGCAAACTTCGTTGAATGTGCTGGTATTGGCGAGGTAAAGCATCTCCACCTCTATGCGCGAAAGAACACACGTCTACAACCGAAACAAAAATGGGGGTTCGCGTTCCGGGATGATTGGACAAAGCATTATGCATAGTGAGGTTGGTCATGGTTGATATTTTGGTACCTGCCGGTATTGGTGACATCTATTGGGTGATGATCAAAATGCAGTCGTTCATAGAAAAACGACTTGGTGGCGAAATCCCAACAATTTACACCTGCGAAGTAGACCCGAAGAAAAGCAATCGCAGTCAGGAATTCATGGAGCGCATTCCTTTTGTGAAATATGGCGGTGGTTTTTTTACCAAATCTGCGATTGGTACTAATAGTTGGTTTGGGACTGATTGGCTCATTCCTGATTATGAGCATAATGGTCGTAAATTTGATTACCTTTTTTGTCTAAATGGAGTGGTTCGAAACGGTTTCGATCTTGAACGAGAGTGCGGGCTTGATGCATTCGAGACTAACTGGTATTTCCCTATCAACCCAGCGCCCGAGGAAGACGTTGCCGCCCTCCAATATCGTTCCGAATTGGGGAATTATGTGGTTGGATTTTTCTCAGGTGATGGAATGTTTAGTCGATGGGTCGCGGAAATGAACCATCACGCCATCTATGACCATCTGACCAAAATACATGAACGGACTGGCTTTAAAATTGTCCTTACCGGGAAAGATTGGGATTGGGACACAGGCGTTAACCAGAAAATACTTGCTCTGGATGCAAACAAAGGCATTCTCGTCAACAAACTCGGACAGACTACGGTTAACCAATTATTTGCTTTGATGAAAAATTCAAAGGGAATTTTTGGCTGGCATGGTGGTAATACCATGATGGGCGTCGTTTTCAAAGTCCCTACATTTATGATATGGAGCAAATATTTCAAAAATTCAAAGTTCTACGAGAACTGCTTACCGCCCGACAAAAATGGGTGGTATGATTTTGATGTAGCAAGTAATTGGGTATCTGGAAACTATGTAGACCGCTTTCTCAAGTTGGGCACCCATGATTAAGAGAATTACTTTTTTGGGCGATTTTCTTCGAACCAATCCGGGTGAAACTGTCAATAGTAGCGGTTTCAATGTAAGGTGGTTATCGCATTTGTTGCGGTGGCAAATCAACGCTGCATCAAATTTACCGCAAACCGTGTTTATTCCAGATCAAAATAAATTCGAAGAAATATATAATCAAATTGGTTTAATACCATGTTTCGAAAACTGGGTGTCGTCGTTTGATCGACCGCTTAATGGAGATATCCTACTACCATTTGTAGAAAATGATTTGGTAATCGGGTTTGAATTATCACCAACAATCAAGCGGATGCTTGATCATATTGAGGTACCATATATTAATATTCAACTACATCCCATCCGATATTTCGAAGACCTTATGTTCTCGTTTGAGAGTAATAACCCGGATATCGAGGATAGTATTCATCAATTTTCGGTGACGACAGATGTAGTGGATTTCCAAACCAATATTTTTCAGGCACACCTAGCCCAAAATGCGCTGCCATATTTTGACGAACCCGTGGTTGTTGTAATGGGTCAAACGTTTTGTGATAAAGCACTTATCGTGCAAAACCGATTGGTAAATTTCAATGATTTTGCGGAACCATTAATAAAGCTCATCAAAACCCAAAAAGTGGTTTTCAAACCTCATCCACATGCGAATGACCAATGCCCCCTTGGGTCTTGGATGCGTGAAAATGAAGTGCAGATTGTTGATGCGAATGCTTACACGTTGATGGTATCACCATTAGTAAGCAAATTCATCACTATGAGTTCTGGATCGGTTTCCGAAGCTATATACTTGGGGAAAACTGGGCAATTTTTAGTGCATAATCCACTGGATTATCACAAGAATGCGGTAATGCATCAATTTTTCACCGTGAATTTTTGGTCCACTATATTATCACCCGTTATTCCCACCCGAAATGGGGTAGCTGAAATGCCATTTGTGTCTGATCGGTGCAGACGTAGTTTGACCACATCATGGGCTTATAGACGTTAAAATGGAGAGTGATATGATTAAGCGTGGATCAATGTTTGTTCTTGATGATGACAACTTTTTTGGTGGATTATTTGATCGTTCCGGCGATCAATTTGAAACTGGTAACCTCAAAGCCGCATTGAAATATGTCCGGATATGGGGGACTGCTATAGATGGTGGTGCCCATTACGGTAGTTGGACCCGTTACCTTACCGATTTCGCGAAGATCATTGCATTCGAGCCGCGTCAAGACATCCATGAGTGTCTGGTACGCAACACTGAGCATATTCCTCATGTGGATTGCCGCCGCCAAGCTCTTGGTGATCGAATGGATTCCGTCTCGGTAGGAATCGGCAAGCATTATGATAATTCCGGATGTGGTACCGTGCTGGGTAATGGTGACACCCCAATGATCACCATCGACAGCCTGGGGCTTGACGACGTAGGATTTATTAAACTTGACGTTGAAGGAATGGAATATCACACCCTCAAAGGAGCAGAAGAAACTCTTAAAAGATGCAAGCCAGTTGTGTTATTCGAAGATAAAGGTCATAGTGAAGATTATGGGGTTACCAAAGGTGAGTGTGGGAAATTTCTGCAAAGTCTGGGCGCATCTGAACTTTTGGTGATGAGCAAACGAGACTTCATTTATGGATGGCGTTGATACTTGACGATCATTTTTGTCTATCGTATATATCGAACCACTATCTCATCATTACCCCCAAATGGGATGGTATGTGTCCCGCTAGTGGTTCGTTGCTGGCGGGACACAGTTTAACAAAGGACACCCAATGACTGACATTCGCCGCATTATCTTGGAAACGGTTGAATCGCTTGGTGCTATCAAAGGCATTGAACTTGTCACCCGTGTGACCGTGCGTTTGTGTGAGGATGAACGGAAGGGTGGTGTCACACCGGTAAGTGATGAAATCATTTCCACCCTGAACATCATGGTGGCTGCGGGAGATTTGGTGGAAATTGAGTACGTGGTTCCTGGCATGGAATACCGAATCAAGTCGATCTACATGCCCAAGGGCACCCAGGTGGTCAGCGTCGGCGGAATTGCTGTCCGGGAGTGACCCATGTCGATAATGCCCATTGAAGCGTTTCAGGCGGCGCTTGACCGCTGCGAGGTGGACATCACCATCCCGTCGCCGTTCACCGTGTTGTCGGGCATGGAACCGCCGCGCACGGACCTTACCCCAATCCAAAAGTTCTATTTGATTCGCCGTTGTTGCGAAGAGATACACGACTTCATCGTCGGGGCATCGGACTATCCGGTGTATTTTGGGAACTATCTGCGTTTCATGCTGCGGTCACTCGGTAATGACCATGCCATGATGATCTTGGCTGCACGAATGCTAATGCAGCAGTTTCGCCATTTTAAAGTTGACCCGCCCTCCGGTGATTGGTTAGAAAAGATTCCAGAGTGGATCGAGGTCGATACTAAATACAGGGAAGCGATTTTGACCGATTGAATGGTAATGCTGCGGTGCCTCAATGGTACAGGACCGCTCTTGTAAAGCGGCATTTGGGGGTTCAAGTCCCTCCCGCAGCACCATTCAATAACTCTTTCCTTCCGCATACCGCTGCCGACGCCTATATCGCCCATTCCCCTTGTTTTTGCCCTTGTATGTCGGGGTAAGACTGTGGCAGTTAGGACATAGCAATATCACGTTATCGAGGGTATTGTTTGAAGCGTCTCCGTCGATGTGTTCGATTTCTACATTGACAGGCATCTTTTCGAAATCCCACGCACAAGTTGGTGACATGCATCGTTCGCCGTGTTGTTCGATGAGATAACGCTTCACTTGGCGCGCGTTTTTTGCAATTCCCGCAACAATTTCCTCGTTTTTCTTGCGTTTTCGATCTTCGACGTGGCAGGCAAGCGAGCAGTATTTTCCGCCCGATTTGATTGGCTTTCCACACACCACGCATGGTTCGCCAGGGTTGCGTGGTGTTGGTATTGCTGTTGGTGCATTTGTGCCTCGTTGCCGGTTGTTGAATGTTGCCGCGCAAGCCATACAACAAAATTTGTTGTCTCGTTTAGCATATGGTATGGTTGCGTTACAGTTTGGACATCGCTTTGGCGAATCTTCATAAGCTTTCTTAAACGAAGCGTTCCGTTCTGCATGAATCAGTTTGCTGTTTTCGTACCCTAGTTTACCTGCTTCTGATTTGTCCATTTGCCCGGTTCCAGACTTGTTGGTGTATCTGGAACTATTTATTCAACTGTTTCGACTCGGTGTCTCGGCATGCCATCATCTGATACTCTTGAAAATTTCCTGCGCTGTCCAAGCTGCGGGCGCGTTTATCTTCGCCCCTATGATGGGGTTGGTATTTGCTGGACCCTTGGGTGCAAAGACCCTGTGTTGGTTCAGCCGACTCAGGAACAGATGGATGCTTTGCCCATGGGCTGCACCATCAGCACGCCCACCATTCTTCGCCCCGAGCAAGAGATTCGGTTCCGATACGTGAATTGGAAGGGCGAGGAAGGTATTCGTCGCGCTATTCCCATCGGGCTGTTCTGGGGATCGAACGAGTATCATCCGATCCCCCAGCATTTGATGCGCGCCTACGATTGCGACAAGAATGCGCTGCGCATTTTTGCTTTACTCGACATCAAAGAATGGCTGACAATGGCACGCCCACAATTAAGTCCAGAGGAAGAATATAATCTACTCAGCCAGGATGCTGAGTTGGTTGCGGTAACGCGGTGGGAACTCTAATGCCAATACAAATCATATCCGATCTGGTTGATCCGGATGATCCGCAGGGTCGCACCTACAAGCAACTTAACGCCGATAAAACCCATGGCATTCCGGTGGGAACGTTGGTGGAGCTTGAAAATGGGGTGCGATTGTTCGTTGTGTACCAGGGTCGTGATTGTGACCAAACGCCGCTCTATTGGTTGTCGGTAGACAAGAATGACACGGTTAGGGAAGACCCGCGTTTCCTGAATAGTTCGTGGGATGGTGGTTATCCAGAAAGCGCATTGAGTGTCGTTTTGCGTTCCCTGGACGATGCTCGTAAGCTGGTTTGGCAGTTGGTTGATGGGCACAGTGATTTTGATGATCGCGACCCCGAATCTATTGCCGTAGTTGAACGTCTCGCCGCGCATATGTGCGTGGGGATGCCATGACGTGGGAAATCCATTTCACATCATTTAATGCGCGTTCAACCTTCATCCATACCTACTTGCAGAATGCAGGAATACGGCAATGACTGATGTACCTAAGACGCATGATCTGGTGGCGAAATTGCGCAAAGCGGTTGATGGTGCCTGCTGTTATGGTCAGCCAGTGCCGTATACCATGGTCAAAGTGGCCAATCTAAAAATTGCTGCCGATGAATTGGACAAAATGGCGGCGGAATTGGCACAATGGCGTGGTATTGCGTCCATCGGGAACGGCAGTCCATGCTATACACCAGAACGCCTTGAGAAAGAACTTACCGCCCTCATCGCTGAACGCGCTCAGTCAGACCATGAACACGCTTGAACATGCGCCTGAAGTTCTGAACGACATGGCAGACAAGCTTAATCTGCCGATGGGTTATCAGAGTATTCTTCGCAGTACGGCAAGCCGTATTGAACTTCTTCGGTCAGTGGTTGAACACTGCTGGATTCATTCAAACTATCCAGACTGCGGGTATACCCAAATGACGACCGAACAAAAAGAAATGTATAATTGGGCTATTGGGCGTGAAAATGTGGTTGACAATATCGCCGAAGAAAGTTAAAACCTTTTCAACGAAACGACAGAATTCCTAATGTTCGGGTAGCTTAGTGGTAAAGCAATCGACTTTCAATGGGAGCTTCTACAAGAAATTGTAGTCGATCACTGCTCAAATTCGGGGAACGCTGTAAAATGCCAATCCCGAGCCAAGCCGCGAGAGCGGAAGGTGTAGAGACTAGACGGGCAGCACCTACGGCAGAATGCTACGGTGAAGGGATAGTCCAGACCACAAACCGTAAGGGCGGTAAAAGCCGAAGTGGTATGTAATCGATAGACCGAGGGTTCGAATCCCTCCCCGAACACCAAAGTTTAAAAAGGCTGGGATTTATTCCCAGCCTTTTTGTTTTCGGCTTGTTCTCATATCTAACCTGGGTTAGACTCTTCTGATGATTCGTGCTCCATGCGCCAAGGAGAGAGAACGTGCTATCTGCTCATTTCGTTTGTGCCGAAATTCAGAAGCCCATGCTGATTGGGATCGACCATGAAGAGTTCTTATCCTTCCTTGACGATGAAGTATCCAGATGTGAAGAAACCGGTAAGGAAATAGATATCGAGATCGCGGACAATAACCAATACACGTTTGCAGTTGGCGGTGTTCCTTACTGCGTCCCTGAAGGTACACCGATTGATGCCGACTTTATTTCCCGCCTAGGCATTGATATGCCAGTTCTGTCCGGTCGATACCCTGGCTGGTATTTCTATGCGATCTTCAGACCTCGCACGGTGAACTAGTGGCGACGATCAACGCGGCTGACTGATAAATACCCTAAACATTTTAGGGTGCAAAATGAAAGTCAGCGAGCTAGTTGGTTCCCAAGAAATCCTCCAATACATCCAGTTCCATGAGGAACTTAATCCTACTCTTTGGGAAAATAAACACCTAAAGCAGGAAGTTCGCGACAAGCTCTTGGAGATCGCGGACGAGTTCTATGAGTTCCTAGAGCTTCCGAACCTAGAGATCATTGACATCATTTTCTGTGGCTCAAATGCTGCTTTTAATTACAGCAGCTTATCTGATATCGACTTGCACCTTCTGGTCGATATGAGCAAGATCGACTGTGAGCGATTGGCTGAGAACTTCTTTAACACCAAGAAGACCTTGTGGAACAAGCTGCACGAAATTGAGATCAATGGGTTCAGTGTCGAACTCTATGTCGAAGACGTGAAGAACCCGGTGAATGCCGCTGGCATCTATAGCGTCAAGCATGATCGGTGGAAGAAAGAACCTACCCCGTCGAAGCCGGGTATTGATGACACGTCGTTAGTTTCCAAGACGAATCAATATATCGATGCCATTGATTCGTTGATGGCATCTGAACCGGCCAAGGGTGAAGTGCGTGCCCTACTGGACGACATTTATGCTCTACGCAAAGCTGGTCTGGAAACCGGTAGTGAATTTTCAATCGAAAATCTCACATTCAAAAGTTTGCGCAATCTCGGTTATATGGACAAGTTACGCGGTTATATCATCAAAGCCAGCGACCGGGAAATGTCGATCTACAACTAATCTTGAAAATATTCCGCGTCCAGTGTATCCTTCGTCGCCTTTGACGGAGATTTCCTATGACGTTGCCGCCCGAGCGTATTGGGTATAAGGGACAGAGCTACAAGATCGTCGTGGATGACGATGAGTGTGGACCCTATGTGATTGGTTGGACCAATGACCCGAACCAACCGGTCGCACACCTCAATACCCGTCCGGGATGGAGCAACGCTCGCGTCGAGAAAGTGTCATTGTGGCGTTTCCCTCTTCAAAATAAGCGCATCACCACCACGAATGATTCGATGTCGTTTGTGGGGAAGGATTTCGCGTGCGAAACCGAACTCCCATTACCGCCGCATGTTGGTGCGTTCGGTACCGTGCGCCGACATCATGTACATGAAGGGGTTGATCTCTACGCATTGAATGGAGAACCTGTGTATGCGGTCGAGGATGCTGTTGTGGTTAACATTGTCCAATTCACCGGAGAAGGCGTTCATACCCCGTGGTGGCACGATACTTGGGCTGTGATGGCAGAAGGTGCCGCTGGGGTCGTCTGCTATGGGGAAATCGTTCCACTGCCCTCGTTGGTCCCCGGAGCGAGTTTGGTCGCTGGGCAATTGGTCGGACACGTCAAGACGGTCCTGAAGAAGGACAAGGGGCGTCCGATGTCCATGCTTCATCTGGAACTGTATCAGCACGGGATCACGGAACCCATCAGCGTGGAACAGCATATCGAGAACCCTGGCGTCCCGGTAAAGATCGAAGAGACGCCGTTGCTCGACCCAACCCCATTCCTTTTGGAGGCAACCCATGACTGACGACGAAGAACGGTTGAAGAACTTGGTTTTGTTCAAGTTCTATGGTACGGACAAGGAAATGGAGGAAGCTGCCCCGTTCTCCTTTGCCGTGCTGGCGGTGATCATCGTTGGCGGCGTGCTTTACGCTCTGTTCAAGTAAGGAATCACTGATGATCACGAATACAACCACGTTGACCTGATCAATGTGTTGTTGGATGAGCGATCAATGTGTTGTTGGATGAGCGTAAGTTCAGACCCGCTCACCCCGACCTGTCTAAGTATTTCGGCACAAAAGGATTATATGATGCTTGAAGTGGTAGTGGTGCGAGTTGAAAACGTGACGAATCATCCTACGCGGGATAGTTTAACAATTAACACTTTATCGGATGGTGCTATCGCAGTGAGTAATCGAAATGACAATGGAACACCGCGATATGTTATTGGGGATTTAGTTGTAAGAATCCCCGAGCGCGCCATCGTTCCCGAATGGCTGCTGAAGCATCAGCATTGTTGGGACGAAGCCAAGGGCAAGGGCACCTGTGCCGGTTCCAAGGGCAACCGCGTCAAGAACCGCAATTTTGATGGTATCGCCTCGGAAGGCATGCTATTCGCTGGTACACAGGATAACAAGTATGCTCCTGACATTGAACCTCCCGAGGGTGAAGAGAACGATAAGTTGTACAAGAGCGGGCGCATTTTGGTGATCCGAAATGAATCCTCCGATGATTATTTCTTCCAAGGTGATTCGGTCATCGACTTCCTCGGGATCACCGAGTGGGAAGGCTGATCGTGATGTCCGATAATCATTGTCCCGAGTGTAAGACACCCCTGGATGAAGTTCCTTTCTATGACTGCCGTCGCGCAGAAATGGAAGGGAACATTTTCTTCGTTCGGGAGGATATCGCAATAACCCCGGCAGATGGGATGTGCATCACCAATCGGTGGTGGGCATTTCACCCGGAAAAGGGGTTGGCGTTTTACTACGTTGCAGACGGGTTCTACGGCACCCCCGAACCGTGCCCGCAGTGCAATAATGACGAGTCCACGGCACGGAAGCTTATTGCCGATCTTCTTCCCGATCTTCAAGTGAAATTTGTGCCGGTAGTCTTCCTGGCGCATGCCCGTCGTATCGCGAGGCAACACTAAATACCAGCATGCTGGTAGAAGAAATTTCCCTGACTGCTGAACATGTAATCACTGCAATTAAACATGATTGCAGTGATTACATTGCTTTGCTTGCTGCGGGGACACCACCGCTTGTACGCGGTCTGGCTGGCTACACCGTCCCATTCAAACTCAACGAAATTCCCCGTCCGAACCGCGACCGACACGAAGAGAATCTTTGGTTGGAAGTTCTGGCTGACCGGTATCTGACTGAGTTGGGGATTGAAGCTAAGCGTCTGCAAAGTTGGTTCGCCACGTCTGATCAGAACATGGCAGAGCAATATGCTCGTGATGGTGGATCACTCTATTACGTGTTTCCTAAGAACGGCGTGCCTTATGCTCACACAGATTCTACCTACGATCTCCACCTCTCCGCAGAGAACTGGGTGTATCAGGATGGGATCGACATTCTCGATGAGAAGGGACTTAGTGAGGGGCGCCTTGCAGCCATGTTGCATGACTGCAATGGCGACCTCAGTACGTTTTCAATCTATGTCCGCCATTCCCCACAGGTGATGGCGTTTTTCTATCGCTACTTCTTAGGGCGACGCGGCTTCACTGACCAGCATTTGCCCCAGGCGATGCAGCGCGGTGTAGAAGTGTGGTTCAAGGGTCCGTATCACATGATTCGGACAGATCAAAACCACATGATGTCGTTGCTTACTTCCACAGCGGCCAAGTGAACAGCACGCTCACGATGTAAGTCAATAGTGAGAGAGCGATATAAAAAGAAAACATATAGACGCCATATGCGACGTTTGTAGGCATAACGACCTCGTGATTGGATGTTGCATTGCAACATATTTACCGATGTTTGGTTATACGGAGCCATGCTAAATACGCATATGTATAATCCAGAAGAATTCCCCTATTGTGCCTACACATCATCCGGATCACTGGTATTCGAATATGCACGCCAAGATGGTAGTCATATCGAAGTGTTGGATCGTGGTCAGCTACGATATTTCTTTGTGGATGATTTCGTATTGAAATTGAAGAAACGTGAAAATGATTCATCGACTGGATAAATCAAAAAAGATATTGCAGTCAGATGCTAAAGTTGCTAAATAGGTTTAGTTGTTCCGGCGTAGCTCAGTTGGTAGTAGCATCTGACTGTAGATATGCAGCTTCCATCAGTAATGATGGTCGAATAACTGGGTGAATTCGGGGAAACCCTAGTAATAGGGCAATCCCGAGCCAAGCCAGGGGAAGGTCGTGGTACCCTGGAAGGTGTAGAGACTAGGTGGTGAGGAACCAATCCAATAAACCACCCGCGAGCGCCCAGCACCCTAACAAGTAATGTTGAGGGTGATGATATAGTCCACTTCCGATAGTAATATCGGGTTAAGTGTAATCAGAGTGTCGCAGGTTCGAGTCCTGCCGCCGGAACCAATTATCGAGATTTTACCAATGACCAAATCATGTTGTGGCGCGGTGTTTTGCTCATGCGAGCAGGAAACTAAACACAAAGAAAAATCTGTGGAGTTTTCAACGCTCCCAAATGTTGCTGTTAGCACCCCACCCCAGGTTACCGAAACCGCCATGACGGCGGTGGCAACGGACGCGGCGCTGGATGTGGTTGGTGGACTTCTTGAAGGGATCGGAGAAGTCATAGGGGGAATTCTTAGTGCATAAGAATTCCCCCTGTCTTATGCCATAATTACAAAAGATGTGTTCCCGCCTTTGAGAACAGCATCAGACCTTTCCGACCACCAAGGTGATGTGCCAAATTTTCCGGGACATTGTTCACCGCGATCAGAGTGATCGGGGTGGTGTTCACGAAAACTCGCTTCCCCAGGAGGGTACTGATCTCGCTTACCGATTTATCGGTGTAGACGAGATGGGCGTTCTTGGCATCCGACCGACGTTTGGTGTCAGCGAACACGGCGCCAGCTATCAGTGCAGGGGTGACACGGGTGGTTCCACGCTCGGTAAGCACAAACCACTCATAATTCATATCCAAAACTTCGACTTGACGCAGCGTCTTGAATTCAACGCCCGACATGTTGCCCAAACGGTCGTGTAGAATGGTATGCTCGGTTGTATCGGTGACTTTAACAATCACTATATTGTCGATTTGTTCTTGGATGAAACCTTGGCGCGACGGGGTATCTTGAGTACCGGTGTCAACCCCGCTCAATACCGCATCACAGTTTTCCAGGGTTGATGTCAGATATTCAGGAGCATCGTAGATATCGGTTGACAGGTGGTAGCGGTCATTCGTCATGCGTTCGACACGAACCAAATGTCCCCGTAAATAGGCAGCGGGATAATTCATCCCAAACATCAAGCCATAGCGAACGGGGGAGTGTGTCGAACGTCGTTCCATGATCATCACCTCTTATTGGTTCGATCACTGTAACAACCCTATCGGGCAAATGCAATGGGACAGGCTATGTTTGCTGTTTCTCTGCAATTAGAGCTTTCCAGCGGTCAAACGCCCGAACAATCCCCGTCAGCCCGTGTTCTTCCTCGCCATTTTTATTACGGTACAAATCCACGAATTGATTCTTGGCAATGTCAAAGTTGTTGCTGCCGTATCCGGCACCTAGGCTTGGACTCGCCCATCGTACCGTCGCCCGAACTTTTTCCGGGGTAACCGGCGGTGTGGGCATCTTATCGTTAGTTCCCAAACCACGAATACGCTCTGGTTGTTTTGGATTTATTTCGTCGGTGAAAATCTTAATGACGATGTACTGGTTATCACCCTCTTCAATACGAACCTGAGATACAATTTGGAATGCATCTGAGTAGCGCAGGCGTTCCTTTTTTGCTGGTTCAATAGTAACAGTGCCATAATTCTTACCAATTTCTGCTACCTGTTTTGCAACTTCTTGGACTTGGGTATACCCACTTCCTTTGGAACGATCCATGCCGATGATATTAATGCAACGTGGATCAAGTACAAGAAGTTGAACCTCAGAAGTATGAATCGACATGGTATCATCAAAGACGGCATCATACCCCATCGACCGCAGCATCTTGTTGAAAGCTCCGATGATTTTGCCATTACCATTCTCATAAGCAAAATACGCTTGAAGCATACTCCAAACCATATCCACGCGCTTATGGATGTTCTCTGGTGGATATTGCTTCATGTATGCCGTGTACTTGTTGGTGATCCCCACCGTATCAACAATCGTTTCAAGTTCTTCTTGGGTGATGCGGGAGAGGTCGAGTATCCGTGCGGTTGGCTTCAACGTCGCACGGAATTTGTAGGGCATTTTGGTCCAATATGAATGAGGTTCAAAATCCGCTGGGAAGAAATACAGCCCGGCGGGGTCTTGGTGCGACGGATTGGTATTGATTTTCAGTACCGGAATGCGGCTGTAATGCACCCAAACCGACGCCCATTCATCTATACTTTCATTGAGTATGGCATTTAAAATCATGGGATAATTTTCGCCTCGATCAGTTTTGTGTGAAGTTTTGGAAGGTGGCGTTTGACCGATTCAAAATTTTGAAGTTTGCCCCAAAGTGGATGAGCCTTAACGGATGCCGGTGGTTCGGGAAGTCTTGATTTCGGGAGATCAATCTGCTTGGGGGAATTCAATGGGTTTTGCTTATGTGAGAACATTTTAATGATGTATTCCCGTAGCAAACGAAGTTCCCGCACTAACCCTATGAGTTCCTTGATTAAGCTATCGTTCTCACCATGATCTTCCCGTTGAGCTTCTTTTTTTAATCTTGTTATTACACGGTCGATATATTGGACAACAATTGCAGGGGAATTTGCGGCGTTATTTCCCGTTCCACTATCTTCTTGAATCAATTCGGTGATTTTCATGGAACCCTCCCGGTTTTCTTTTATTTAGTTCTCCATTGACATTACCAAGTTGCGCGTTTAGATTGTTTGGTACCTTCACGGGTGCTTAGACGACGGAGTATCGAGACATGTTGTCGATAGTGGAATTTGCATACAATGGTCCCAAGTCGAACTTCGGGGGTGGTGGGTCCGACGAAGCGTTGACCAAAGCCTCCAAAAAAGTTGCGCGGGCATTGAACGATATGGGCTTCAAATGGCGGTTTACCTATCGTTGGCCCGATGGCTCGTGCTATTGTCTCGTGGTGTCACCGGAAACCGGAAGCGCCCTCTGCGATTTGATCAATGCAAAATTGCGCCAGCGTCGTGGTAAGTCGCGTATGGTTCGCGCAAAGAACGCAGACGTAATGTGCCCGGTAAACTCACATGGTGGGAGTATGAATTACTCGCTCTATGGTGAGTTTCTTGGAATGCGTTCGTATGATGGTCATCGCATCAAGGTTATTGATGTGGCGGATCACGAGGAATTCTTGAACACCCGGTTCGCGTCTGGGAATGATGATGTGATCATTCTGCGACATGGGGATCAGGTTCGTTTCCTGCGGGATCGGTGTGGTCTGGAACATCATCGCCCTGGTCAAACTTGCCATGTGCGGTGGGTTTCTGCAATTCTTGAGAAGCAAGCCGCATGACCGTCACCGTTCGTACCGCCTACGTCAGCCAGCCCAACACACCGGAAACGGATCGGCTCCTGACGGTTCCTCACACAGTTGAGGGGACCGCGTTCGGGCGCACGGTCACCATCCAAGTCAATGCGACCGACCCGGCAGATGCCATGCGGGTTGCCCGGCTGCGCCCGTGGGAGGAATGGACCGATGTCCTTACGGGCAAGGCACCGCGTGAAGGGTTTGTGGATTTCAAAGACGCGCCGTCCGGATGGATGAAGGGATAACCATGTCCAGTTGCATCTTTATGATTTTTGATGCGCCTGTCGCTATCGATGAGTGGGCGCAATTCTGCGAAAAGAACCTGATTACGTTCTCCCCGAACACCGTTGGGCAGAACACCTTCTACAGTCAGAGCGGCACGGGTCAGGTTGAAATCTCGTTGAACGAAGAAGGTTCGGTGGACAAAACCGCTACAGGCTATCGGTGGGAAACTGCCAGACCGCCCCTTCAGTTTACTGGACTGACCGTCAGCAGCTATCACGGCTGTAACTACGCCGAGATTGGCAACATTGCCCGGAATATTGCGTCGGTGTTCCCGTGCTTGGTGTCGTCCAGTCCGGAACTCGCCCATGAGATTGTGGACCTCGACCACAAGTTCGACATCACCGATTACGATGACTGCTATCTGTCCACCGATTTCCCCGAGGCATGGACCCGTGTTGGCGATACCATGACCGCACGGGTCGATGGTGGGCTTGCGAAGCTCGATCTCGGTGAGAAGGTCGTATTCAGTTTGTACGGGATCAAACGCGCCACATTCCGGGACGTGAATACTGCCATTGCCTATGCTGGGCGGTGCAATTGGGATTGGTGGTATGGAGATCGACCGTGAAATATTTACTCGAAACGGCATGGCAAGAATTCAAAAAACTGGTTACCGATCCCAAGGAATTGGTGCGCATTGGTGACGAACTTCTTTGTCAGATCGATCATGATTTTGCATCTATGTGCGTTCAGGGTTATGAAATTGCCAATGACCTGCGGGATATGGATGATGGGTATTGGTTGCTCGCACATGATTACGCCAATACCCTAGAAGAAGTTCAGAAAGCCGTCGCCTTTGATATGAAAGAAAATGGGATGACGCCCGAACGCGCGGTAGCCATCATCGCGTATTGGCGAAAGAAAGACGGACAAACGGATGAGTTAACCGTTTTGAACGAAGAAGCAGGGCGCCTTCAAGCCATGTTAGAAAGTGTACAAAAGCGCATTCGCGACATAGCGGGAGGTTAGTCCTCCAACCGCAGCAGGCGTTCGACCGCCAACATAAGGTCATCGAAGGACGCCTGCTGCTGGAACGCCGCTTTGGCGAGACGGACCACTTCCTTCTCAGCAGCCGGGATACCGCGCTTCTCACGCTCTTGCTGATCGATTTCGGCTTGGCGTTCCTTGCGCACACCTTCCCAATGTACCGCCATCCGCTCATCCCATGCCTTACGGGCAGCTTCTTTCTGCTCTTCCGTTAGCACTGGTTTCGGGGGTTCGGGGGTCGGATTGATTCGCTCTTTCCAGTGTTCTTCGAAGCTCATGGTGCCGACGACGGGCACCCCGGTTTCGAGGAAGGTCTTACCATAGTGATTGATGTCACCACACACCTTGCCCAAAGACACAGGGTTTTCAATCAAGTTGAACATATGGAAGGTATCGGCAAGTTCTTTGCCGTACTCGTAGATGTCATTCCATTCGGGTTTTTCACCAACTTCTTCAATATATTCCGCGAAACGGATTTTCAGCACCGCGAGGGTGATTTCACGCCCTTTTTCGGTCGCATGATAATTCCACGCTTCGATGTAGGTATCCACCGACTGATTGATCGGATGACACGCAACCCATTCGTTCTTAATCAGGAACTCAGCCGTCCGTGCATCGACCTTGATTGTATCGCGAAACAAGTTGAGGTCGTACCCAACTTTACCCGAAGCCTTAAACGTGGTGCGGCACAACAGCGGATTAGCCGACGACACTAGCCGTGCCATCACGATCCATTGCTTGTCGGTCATCCGAACAGGCTTGGTCATAATCACGCTTCCCGGATGGTGGCGCGACAGAACTGATCAACATCGGCAGCGACGTATACGTGCGGGTAGTTCATGCCGTTCTTGTTGATCAGCAGGGTTTCCGGCTGCGCCATGGCGAGATCAGTGCTGGTCCCACCACCGGTAACATGGGTGAATCGCATACCCGTCACCTTACAGAACTGGGTCTTGCTGGTCGTCGCCATGACGCAAGCACATTGAACAAGCTTGCCATCGATCAGGGCGTTGACCGAACCAGAAAAAACGCTGAGCTTGCGAGCCATGATGGTACCCCAATCAATTTCAATTACTATAACAGCTTTAGGGTGTATTGTCAATTTGCGGCCAAAGAATTTTTCTATTCTTTTCAAATCATGCTATACCGCAATGGGTTAGAGAGATTACTAGGTCATGATCAAACCATATTTCAAAACGCAGAACGTCACATTGTACCACGCAGACAATCTGGGTGTGCTGGAAAATCTCTCATCCGAGAGTATCAACCTGATCTATTGCGATGTTCTTTACAACACCAAGAGTAAATTCGCAGACTACGTTGATGACCTCGGAAGTCCACAAGAGGCAGTGGAGTGGTACCGGGCACGGTTTGAGCATATGCATCGAGTGTTGCGCAACGACGGCAGTATTTACATCCACTGCGATTGGCACCTCTCTGACTATCTGAAGGTATTGTTGGATGAGATATTCGGGTTTGCAAACTTCCGAAACCGGCTCATCCGCATCCAGTGTACTGCCAAGAACAATGGGTCGAACTGGGGTCGGGTCTACGACGAAATCCTGTACTTCGTGAAGAGCAAAAACTTCACATGGAACACCCCGCACGAACCGAAGATCGACGGCAAGCTTGCCCAGCAGTACAACAAGCTGGACGCCAATGGACGTGCCTATACGACGATCTCCCTGAATGCGAAGGGCGAGCGGAAAGGCGAAACCGGGCGCCCGTGGAACAGCGCAAGTCATGGCGTTGTCGAATTGCCCAAGGGGCGCCATTGGACGACCATGCATGCCGAACTTGAAGCCTTGGATAAGGCAGGGTTGGTCGAGTGGAGCAAGAACAACGTTCCTCGCAAGATCGCCTATGCGGATGAAAGCATCGACCAGAAGTGTCAGAACATCCTTGACCTAAAAAGCGTCGGCAAAGAGTCGTCGTACTTCGATGACGTGTATGACACCCAGAAACCGATTGAACTCTTGGACAAGATCATCAGCGCATCGAGTAATCCCGGTGATGTGGTTGCGGACTTTTTCATGGGGAGCGGAACCACCGCAGTTGCCGCGTTGGCGGGTGGGCGCAAATTCATCGGCTGCGACATCAGTTTGCGGTCACTTCAGATGACCCAAAGTCGGATAGATGCTGGTGGTAATGATCTGTTTGAATGGTGAAAAAATTATTGACCCGGACAAAACGTCGGTGATAAATAGTCCTCAGAAGTTGGAACTAGACGATCACTTCAGTAGCTCAACGGTAGAGCAAAAGTATGATAAACTTTCCGTGCGGTTCAAATCCGCCAGTGATTTTCACCATCACCGACTTCTAATCCCTATGGACCCTTAGCTTAGTGGTCGAAAGCGCCGGTCTCATAAACCGGGGATCGTTGGTTCGAATCCAACAGGGTCTACCAAATCACGGGGTGCGAGAAATCTAGCACCCCGTTTGCTATTCCGGCGATGTCTTCTGCACGCAAAACTGCTAATTTCCCGCCCATTGCTTTCCATTTGCACTGGTCGCGATCCGGCTGATGTTGATGCCCTTTGACCTCGATATAGAGGTCGTATTCCGGTAGGTAAAAATCTGGAAAGTAGTGTCTCGTAGTACCGTTCCAAATATATGGTATTGGTTCTATTTGATTAGTCCATGTAATGCCACATGCATCAAGTAGTTTCGCAGTATACAGTTCCCATTTCCCGGTCAGGATGGAATTCCCGTAGTAAATTTTCTTGACCCGACCGTTAACATTTGCTGCACAATATGACGATGGATATTTCTCCACCGTTTGACGCATGTAACGACTGTGGATTTGCCGTCTTTCGGTAGTCCAAAACGTCTCGGATGCTTTCCGCGCACTGGCGGACAACTTAGCTCGCGTTTCTGCACTGATTTCTACGGTACGCCCTTCTTCGACTGCCTTTGTATGCTGGTTGCCATGGTGTCCATGTTTGTTGAAACATGCTCGACAACAATATTTCGGCTCTGGCTTTTGCGGTCGGATAATAGCTTCGAATGTTTTCCCACATACACACACGGTGTGTTTTCGATGGTATTTGTGGTCTTGGCTGCGATTGGGGTTTAACCCGGCATTGGTTAATGCATCATTCCACGACCCGAACCGTTTTTTGTAGGTCGATGCGTTGGTAAAGTCACGCATGGCGGGTGTCCGTCCATGTTCTGCGTGAAATGCACAAAGTGCGGCCAATAATTCTTGATCTGTGATTTTGCACATGATATTTCTCCCGATAAATAGCCCGGCGGGACAGCCCTCTCTCCCGAGGGGTTTTGTTGGTGTTCCCGCACCAACGATTACCGCCATTCCTATTTATCGGAGTCTGATAGATGACGTTGGCATTTGATGCTATTGCGGTGCGTCGTTATGTGGACGAAACTATCATTCGCCCGCATGTTTACGAAGACTCTGGGCGTCCAAAGCTCGAAACCGACCCATGTTATTTTCATTATATAGACGCTATGTGTTTTATATCGCGGGTATCGGAAGGGTTGGACATCATCGCGAACGGGTTTTCCGATGAAGACATACGTCCATTCACAACCGCACGCGATTTTTACAAGGCATTGGTTGGTAAGCTTCCGCTAACTTTTTATGCTCAGTTGGATGGCGCCAATAAACTGCTCAAATTGTCCACGGACGATACAACCGGGAAAGAAATCACTATTGGTTCCCGGCGGTATTGGATGGTCGAAAATATTCGCGACCAAGTGCCGTATCCGTCTGCGGCGAGCCGGGCAAATGTTTACGAGCGTATCATCAAGTGTGTAACTCGGGATATGTCGGCTCGTTCCCAGATGGGCGACCAAGGCTGGTTTGATGGTATTGAAGACGCCATTCGTCGGCTCGATCAGTCAATCAAAGACACTGCTGATTTTGTGTTCCAAACTCTGACCGGTATTGACCCAAACAAGGTCATGGTGTCGATAAACGAGGATGGTACATATAATCGGTTGGTTCCTTATTTGGTCAACCGCGATGCAACGATTTCCCCATATGTAAGCAATGGACATCGGTTAATCGCCTATGAGTTTTGATATGACCCTAGATGAAGCTATCCAGCACGCTGAAGAAGTTGCCGCCGAATGCGGCTCTTGTGCTGACGAACATCGTCAACTCGCCATATGGTTGCGTGAATTAAAGCGGAGACGCGACAATGACATGCCCGTTCCACCATTGTGAATACATTGCATCCGAGGAAACGGTTGATTGGTTGTTTGGCGCCACGCGAGATTGGGATAATCCTCCCTCGCGAGAGAAGATCATTGAAGATTTGAAAGACCCTTGTAATCACATCAATTATCTATACCCACATGTGTTCAAAACATGTAATACAATGGTGTCCCGTCCCCCGTGGTTGCCAAGGAGTTCGAGAGTGAAAATCGAGTACGGTAATGGGGCAACTGAGTATGGTCCCGGTATCAACATTCATTTAACAGGCGCCGAAGTCGCGACCGCAATTGATGCGTGGCTGGTTGCGCACGGCATTCATGTCAGCGGTCCCCGAACGGTAACCGTAAACGGTGAACTTTGCGGCATCGGTAAAGTCTACGTTGATCCGAGTGGGTTCGTCATCGCTGATGGGAAGCGTTTTTCTGGACGTGGGGAAAGTGATGTCTGACTGGGCAAACATCGGGCTGACTATTGTCGCCTTGGCGTTTCTATTTTTCGTCTTGATCCCGTTGGTTCGCCGGGCCATAGGCAGCATGTCCGACAATCGATGTGATGTTTGCCCGTATCGGAACCGAGATAATGACAAGTCTACATGGACAACCATCATTGAACCCCGAAAAGAGGTATCTCGTCGCCGTATCCGGCGGGGTTGATTCGGTCGCCTTACTGCACTGGATGCAAGACCGTGGACTTGCTCATGGGGTTGTTCATGTGGACCACATGTTGCGCGATGAATCGGCGGCTGATGCCGCGTTCGTCCGTGAGTTGACCCGTTCCCTCGCCTTACCGTATTTCGAGAAGCAGATTGACGTATACGCCTATTGCAAGGGCGACCGTCGTAGTATCGAAGACGGGGCGCGAGAGGTACGTCGGGCATTTATCAACGAGGTCATGGCGGCTTTTCACTATGATTACGTCGTTCTCGGTCATCACGCCGACGATCAAGCGGAAACAATCCTGAACAATATCCTGCGCGGTCCTTCAGTGTTGGGTTTGGCAGGGATGTTGGCGGTTGATGACGAGAGCCGTATCGTTCGTCCGTTCATCCGCATGCCAAAAGAACGTCTGATCGAATACGCCGTTGAACATGGACTGTCGTGGGTTGAGGATGCGACCAACCACGAAGAAGCCTATGACCGTAACTGGCTGCGCAACAACGTGATCCCGGCGATTGAAGAGCGCCGTCCATTACGACAGGTACTTTCGCGGAAAACCGCGTACTTTCAAGCGTTGGCAGGCTTTCTTGAAGACCAGACCGGCGAGTGGATGAAGACCCACTACGATGAGGGATTTTATCGAGGGGATTTTCTGGCGCTCCATCCGTTTATGCGCGGAGAAGTGCTTGGATGGTTGTGGAAGGCGTACCACGGCACTAAGAACGGGTTTTCAGAAACGGTGGTAGCCGAGGTAAGCCGCTGGCTTGACGGCAATCCCCAAGGTGGAAGCAAAATCGCCTTCGGTCGTTTTAGACTGACCATCCGCAAACACCGTGTCACCAAAGACGAAAAGAAAACGGGCTGAGAAATCAGCCCGTTTTCTTTAATAGGATGCAAACGGATCATCCCGGTACGGGTCTTTAAACTCATACCCAAATTCTTTATTGAATTGGTATACAACCAAATCGATTATTTCGCCCGCATCAATAATCTCCACCGTTTGCTTATCAGATGATAATTGTGCATGAGTATCTATGCAGCATTCAAACTTGAATGGTTGTGGTAATCCACCACTTCCTTTTTGGGCTTTTGAATATTTGGTGGAACAAACGATAATTGGTTTGTTTTTTCCAACCGAAAATATTAACACTATCGGCTCTGTAATGTATACACCATATACACTGCCGGGTTGGTGCCCATATGCATGGGTGGTCCAATGTGATCCAATTGGGGTTCGATGTTCTCTCGGAATTACCGTAATCTTGTGTCCAATTTGCACTTCGCGTGGAATCAATAATTTACGCAAGTGACCGGACAATGCCGTGACCGTTGGATGAAGATATTTGTGGGAGCGAAAAATACTGTCTTCTTTGTGTTGAGCATATTTCGCTTTGTATGCATCAATCATTTTCTCTTGTACCATTAATTTGGTTTCAAGATGGTTGAGACGATTCAGTAATTCGTGAATATCTGGCGTAGGGGAAAGTTCCACTACAGCATCAGCATCATCTAAAATGTCTGGGAGTTTTTTGGGAATGATTTTAAATTGCCCGTTACTTCCAATTATTTCATAGTTTTCTGGATTTAGATTTCTACGTTTAATTGCACGCAAAGCATCTTTTCGTAACGTATACGTTTGCAAAGAATTGAGCGAACTGTGATCGGATGCCATTTATGCGCACTCCATGGTTTTCAACTCAAACATCTACTCAGTGGACACCGGGGAATTTCGGCACCATCACCGTCGCGACCTGTTCCTTGGTGTATTCGGTATGCCCGCACAGTTTACAGGTGCGCGACCATCGCTTTTCCTCGGAACGGGGGACATAGCCACCGGGGCGGTAGTCCACGCCACCACCGCTGGCTTCGTAATGATACCCTTCACGAACGATGGGGTCATACTTGACTTCGCTCCAATCGTGGCGACAATTGCGCACCAGGGTAGCCAGTCGAGTTTCGGCGGTGTGTTGATCGTCCTGAAGCTGGCGGATGTGTACCCGCAGTTCCAGGGCATTCATTTCATGAATTCGTTTTTCCCGCATCATGGTCAAATCGCCTTTTTCTCGATTCCGAAGTAGGACCGAAATGCGTCCGCAATGGATACATCATTGAGGTGAATTTCGACCGAATTGCCTTTCTGGCTCATGACGGAAACTACCATCCAGTTTCCGCGCCCATTCGCGAGGTCGATACCGCTGTTGCCTTGCCTCCCGGCGTTCTGACGGAGCCAATCGGTGAAACGATAGGTGTCCTCATAGTTGGTTGTGGGAATCTCGATGAAAATGAGGTCCACCACGCCCAATTCCGCTTGGATGCCCACGGACTTCAACTTGTCCAGAACGCCTTCCAAACTCCACCAGTCCTTCTTCGGTGTAAATTGGCCACCGTTGGTCAGGATTTCCTTGGCTTCGGGGATGGTCAGATCATAGGCAGCCCGAAGCGCCTTCATGTTTTCCATGGTCGCTTGCCCGGCTTTGATGAAAACCGCGTTGGGTGGGACATATTCGACCGGGGCGAAATCTGGATTGCGTGCCAGGAACAGCGCCACTTCGAACCGGCGGGCATAAAGCATGCTTCGCATGGCACAGTAGCACCCCGGATCGGTCGGGCGCTCATTCCCCATACAGGCACAGGGACCGGGATGGTCCACGTAGTTTGGGAAATTAGGCACGTGCAGGGCTTTTTCAGCCAGCCGATGCATCAGCGTCTCGACCAATTCGATACGCGGTTGTGCAAGCCCCGCATCGACTTTTGCCTGATGGTTATGCTGATCAACACGCACGAGGTTTTCCAATGTTTCGATGGACAGGCTCATGGTGTCACCTCGATCATCTTAAGAGCTTCCCGGTCCATTTGTAGGTCTGGGGGATATTCCCAGCGAAGTTGGTTGATCTGGGCATCCGATAGCTTGTCCCAGCCCGGCATCATCCGCAGTTGGGCTTCCTGCACTGCGCTTTCTTTTGGACAATCTTCCGGACGCGGCGTCTCCCGGAACATCAAGGCGGTGTAGTAACGATACTTCCGTCCGACCAGTTGGTAGTTCATCAACGTGATTGACGGGTTGGCGAACGTCAGCAGCAGAGAGGACAGCCGCTTATCCAGCATGTTGAAAGTCAACACGCGGGTGATCGCGCTAACCGGGATGTCGCCCATATAGGCGCATGTTCCCATGGCGTCCAGCGACTTCTTCCACGTTTGCTTGTCGGCGTATTCGTAGAGGTTGTCACGGTACCACGCCGTGCGTTGTTCCATTGACCAGTCGAGCGGCAGATCATCGACCGCCACACCCCGACGCGGGCGGCTTGTCTGTTCGAGAACATCTTCGTCCGGGACAAACTGCCATGGGTCCAGGCGGTCGGTGTCGATCTCGATAATCGCGGCGGTCGTGTCTTTTTTGGTCGCGCAGTTGATCGAGAAATAGGGCGCGTAGGCATCGGTCAGGTAGACCGCCTCGCTGTTGCTCATGACAGTGTGCTGCCAGTGACCACGCCGTTTCCCACGCGGGGTCAGCCCGTCCTTAAGGATTTTGGGCAGGAAACGTCCTGCGGTACCATGATAGAGCTTCATGAGTGTTACCTATTGATCGAGGTATTTCGCAGTGGCGGTAAAATCCTTGATGACCTTCCGAAGATCACTGGCGGAAATCGCAATTTCGCAGGTATCCCCATCGCTATTACGGACGCCAACCAGGGCAAAATTACGTCCCTCGCCGTTGCTGAGAATGCTTTCAACGCGCATCATACCGTCCGCGATGACTACGATATTGGCATCAGGGCGCTCGCCCTTCCAGGCGGTTTCCTCTGCTATACGCTGTTGGGTTTCGCGATAACGTGGGTCACGGTTTTTACGAACTCGCGCGATTGCCAGCTTGGCAGACCCGCTGGTCGTGATGATAAATTTGCGAACCCTGGACATCCTAACACACCGTTACTGTTTAGGGTTGTATTCTAAGGGGTGGTGCATAAAAAGTCAATCCAAAGAAAAAGGCTGGGAAAAATCCCAGCCTAAGTCTTACTTCGCTAGATCAAGGCGTTTGCCGATGGGTGGGGTCTTTTCGAATTTAAGACCCAAGTTGTCAAATTCGACAACACGGATCGAAGGCGGTTCGGTGTCATCAGAGATCACCCGAATTGCGTCACCAACCTTGGTTAACAAGATTTCTTCCTTGTTACGCACCATGGCAACTGAGAACGATTTGTTCGGTACCGTATCCATCGTGAAGTAGTAGTAGGTGTTGTCTTGCGCAGTTTCCACATTGATGCGGACAACTTTACCCTCAAACACATACTGTGCGGTATTGGCGGTGATCAAACCAGTGCCCTTGTTGGCAAGTGCAGTTTCGTACTTGCGCAGGGCATCTGCGAGATTACTACCCGTGACCGTGACATCACTGCTCGATACTGAAACGATGCCAATGCCTTTGAAGTTGTTTCCTTCATCCTTCAACGTTGCGATATAGGTTGCGTGACCACCGACATTATAGAGGATAGGATCAGTAACCGACCATCCACGCATTTGGGATACCGCACCACGAATGGCATCCTTTGCCCCAACCTCGCTGATTCCGGCGATGGAATAAAACACGGCATTTTTCGTGCGGGTATCCACCAGCACAAACCCCATTGTTCCCGTGTCTTTGTGAACGGATTGCATTCCGGAATACCACGAGGAATGGTTCCCATCCTTAGAATAGACCAACGCGATACCGGGCGTAGCCTTCATCACATCTTGTTTGTTCCAGATGGCGTTCCACCAGCCCAGAACATATTCACCCCAGTCGTTGATTTGATTTTCAACGAATTCAGCCGGATGTACCCGATCAACCCAGGTCGGAATTTCGGTCAGATCATAATCCTTCATCGAACCCGTTTGCGGATCGACAATAACAACCCCGGTTGCATCTTCGCCGCTAAATCCAACACGTTTGATATACCGAGTAGCAACCCAGAACGGGTTCCCGCGATCATCGATCTCGAAATTATAGTCGGTAACACCGACCGTTGCGTAGCCGTTGGTATAAATGTGACGATCAAGCCATTCCCGCCCGAAAGCACTTCGAAGGTAGCGAAGCGCAATGGGTTTGCCATTAATTTCGCGCACCAGATGTGCGTCATCGATATTGGACGCATTGATTTTGACGTAACCGGGCGTGGTGTCGTTTGACATCCAGGCACGAAAACCGACATGTTCCAGCGGGGCGACCCACTGAAGCTTACCTTCGGCGTGTTGCAGGGCAAACGTTCCCAACTTTACCCGACTTGCCAGACCGGAAACTTCACCGAGAAGTTGTTCGGCACGTTTACGCGCCAATGCTTCGTCTAGAATTCGCACTTTCGAGGGGTCGATCAACTCCATCCCAGAGACGAAATCAACGTGCGGTCCTTGTTTGACAGAAATAAGATTACGGCGCTCGGCGTCATGAAAAACAGGCGACGACGTAACAAAAATCAGAACAAACCCCGTGCATAAAATCGCAACCAACGCGGCAAACGGAATAATGCCACGCCTCGCATCATACCGATTCGTGCGATAATCCCAAGCAACAAACGCGGACATGCATGTTGTGATAAAGGCAAACAACCAAAGATCACTAAAATTCCACGCAAGAACCGGAAGCTCCCGATAGGCAAGCCCGCCCATAATCACGCCAATGATAATACTGCCGACAATCGACCGAACCAACACACCACAAAGGGCGGCAGCCAGGAATGCAATCCCTAGATATATCATATCAATTCCCCTTGAACGATGGTTCGCGATACTATGTCATACAGACATGAAAAAGTCAAACCTCGGTTAGACCCAGGCGATTTGATCCAAGCTTTCAACGGTTTCCGCGATCCGTTTCATTTCCGCAGGCAGAGTATCCAATCCGGTGAATACCGAACGGTGAATGAAGTCGGCTTTCTTTTCAATATCATCGAGTTGATGCGAATGTTTGGCGTGGTTCCACGCATCCAGACGAACTGCCCAGGTCACAAGGACGGTTCCCATGTGTTTATGGCATTCGTTGATCAAATCGACCAGATCGTGGAACAACTGCATGTCCACGTTTGTCCAAATGCTGGTTAGATTGCGTTCAAACCCGTCCAAAATCTGTTCAACTTGCAACAGACTTTCGCGCATCGTGAACAACACTTCCATGTACATCCGCTCGAAATTGGGGATGCGCTTCACGTCTTTCATTTTCGGCTTGAGAAGCGCCAACTCTTTCATGAATTGGCGCAGGCTCTTGCTGATGGCGTGTTGGTGGTATTGCTTGTAATACGCGATGGACAGGAATTTCTCACCGAACTCATCAAGGATGTCACTGACTTCCGTCAGGCTTTTGGACCCGAAGCGTTCCTGCATCAGTTGGCAGTTCTCGGTGATTTTCTGACGGGTGGCGGGGTCCGACCCCAATTCGGCAGCCTTTAGCCGTTCCACCAGACTCATGCGAGTGTGCGGGAGATCGACCTTCAAACCGTCAAACAGGGCTTCAAGCAACGGATCGGTAAAATGGACCGTGTACCGGGCAAGATAGAATTGGGTTTCCGCCGACAAGCGGAACACCGTTTCATCAAAATTAACCGGCGCCGCGAGGACACCAGCATCCACCAGCTTCCGGAATGTTTCCTTCAAGCTGCTGCGGAGAGTGTAGGGATCAAACGCCGGGATTGTCGCCAATTGGTTCAACACCGCCCGGTCGTGATCACTGATCTCGTAGACCTTGTGAATTTCCGGGATCGGTCGGAGCATCACCGTATCGGGGTGATTATGCTTCCCTTGCTCGCGGTAAAACTCAACCTGAACTCGGTCAGTGTAACGATAGTCGCCACCAATAACCAGCGAGCATTTACGAAGCTGGGAATTCTGGATGATCATCGGGAAATGGCTCAAATCGAGCCGAAAAAGCGAATCGGCTCGATTTGGCGGGAATACAGCGTCGGCGGTTAGGAGAGACATGGACGAAGCTTATATCAGTCTTCGTTCTCATTCTCTAGTTTTTCTACCAGCGAGCCACGCTGAATGGTCGTCTGTTTGATGTCGTTGTAAACTTCATGTTTGGTTATGGTGCCATCCAGACGTACCCACTGCCCGAACGCCATTTTCGTGAACGGTTCGGCGGCATCGTAGCTCGCCCACCAAGTCAGGTGGCATCCGTCGCGGGTGACGAACTTCAGCAGGTATTTCGGGAACTGTCCGTCGAACAGCTTGCGGAAGGTCAGCTTGGCTTCGAAGCCCTGCGACTTCCAGGCATCGCCCTTTTTGACCCACTTCAAACGCTCACCGATCTTACCGATCCACTCGGAAGTCTTTTGCGCATTCTTCGCGGCAAGCGCCGCCTCTTTCTTCTTTTCCTGATCGGCGCGGTACCATTCCTGATGCTTCAGGTACGCGGCGATGATGTATGCGGCGATACCATAATGCTTCCACTCAAGTGCGTCTTGCTTGGCAATGAGTTGCATGTTGTAGTCGAGGTCTGTCTTCGGCTTGATATTCTTCGCCCATTCAATGGCGTCCGTCGCCATCTGAATATCTTCGGCGGTCGGATTGACGGCTTTCGCCTTCTCTTCCTTACCGCTCGGGAACATGTTCTGGGTTGCCCGCACGGACGTGGGCGTATCCGCCAGCAAGCTGTGCTGGAATTTGTATTGCCTAGTCGCTTCGTCAAACGACTTTTCCATGTTCTCGTCGTTTTTCGCGGCATTCTGCTGAGCCTGCGATTTCGACAGCCAGCCGTGCAAGCGAATCATCGCCGCGACGTGGGTCATGAAGGTGACGAAATCGGTCTTATGCTTCAGATACCCACCGCTGCTCATGCTTTCGTCGTCGTCCATTTCCGATTTAAGGTCATGGATATACGAGGCATAGTTCAGCAGCATCTTGGGATCGACGTTCCCCAGAAAGTCTTTGAGGCATTGACGCCCGATTTGCTTGATTTCCCCGGTCTGGATGTTGCGCAGCAGGAAAGTGTTCGCGCGGTACCGTTTGGCAGCGCAATGGTCACAATCCGGCGGGCACGTGCGGTATTTGTCCGGGATGTTGGCTTCTTTGCCGGGTACCGTGCGAATGACATTACCGCCGTTGATGTGATCCAGGGAGGCGAGCAATTCCCAGCCAGCCAGCTTGGGCGATTCGCCTTCGACCTTGACCTTAAACCACAACCGGCTGCGGTTTCTGCCGTCTACTTTCTCGGTGCGCCATTCTTCGCCCAGCTTGATCAACTGGATCAGGGGCAGCCCAAGTTTCTTGGCTTTCCGGTTCAGCTTGTCGATGCGGTCGTGCAAACGCCACCAATTCTCAGCGGGAATCTCACGCTCATTGGTGAGTTCGCCCCCGTGGGAGTTTTGGCTGTCGTCGTTGATTTCATCGATCCGCATGTGAACATCCTTTTGGGATATTTATTCCCAGATCGTTAGGCACAATACAACCCAGTGGTTGTTATGTCAAGTAGTGGCAGCGTTATATTTGCTAAATACCTCCATGATTTTAGAGCAACACAACAAAATTGCGTTTGATTTTGACGACACGTTAATTAACGGTGTTGGTGCTGCCGCAATTCAAGAATACATCCTCGCCAATCCGCATAAGATGTATTGGATCGTAACCTTTAGGACACCGCGTGAAGCAGTCACTATAGCGGACGAATTGGCGCGTTTCAGTGATCTAACTATGGATATGTTTGAGCGAATTTATCCATGCCCGGAGCGCACAGTGATGGATTGGAAATTGGTTCAGCAAGAACGCAAAGCGGCTGGTCTTTCCAGCCCAGAACTTACCTATGTGGAAAGTTTGTTTCCAGAGGAACTGAAGTTCGTACACTGGAAAGCATATGTGTGTTCTCGTATTGGAGCATCGGTTCTTGTAGACGACATGAAGCGGCTGGTATATCCAGGCTGCGAACGCTACAAGATAGCCTATGCTCACCCGAATGAATTGAGCATGGTTACTGCCTAACAAATAAAATGACTTGAGCGCGTGCCTCATGGTATCGCTCGATTATGACGACAGAACACAGCCATATCCCCACCTACGAAATCCTCAAAACACTTGAAGATTCGCGTCGTGATGCAGTCCTCGCCTTCCATGACGAGTATGCTTATCTGATGCATCTTGCTAAGGGTAGTTCCCATAACCATCAAGCTTGGGAAGGTGGTTATATCGACCACATTGGCGAATGCCTGAATATTGCTTCGCGCTGTTACAGCGCACTTGAGCAAATTCGAAGCCCACTGCCATTCACGTTCGCCTCGGCAGCGTATGTCTTGTACTTCCACGACATTGAGAAAATCTTCAAGTACACGACTGGCGAGGACATCGATAAGGACGAATGGTACACCCGCATTCTTCCCGACCGAGGCATCGTGTTTACCGCCCAGGAGCTAAACGCCTTGGAATACGCCCACGGCGAGGTTCACGATCACAGCAAGACTGAGCGGAAGATGAATGAGTTGGCCGCGTTCTGTCACAGTTGCGACGTTTTGTCCGCCCGCATGTGGTGGGACAAGGGAAGAGGTTTAGCCTGATGCCAGTTTCATATACCGAAGAACAAGAAGCCGTCCGCGACATGCGGGAGCTTGATGACCTTTTGGGCGACATTGATTTTGGTCGCTGCGAAGGGGTGAGGCTACGTTCATTGAACCACACCAGTTGGAGCAATGACGTGGAAATCACGTTGATGTACACCGACCATATCACCAAGCTCATTGAGCTTGCCAAGAAGCTTTCGACCCACTGCGAGTCGTTACTGGAAGTGGTCGAGGAAGCTAACGACGAACTTGAGTCGCGGGATGAGTGACGACAAGTACATCACATGCGAACACTGCGGCGCATTCGTTTACACCGGACTTCGGCAACCTGAGGGGACTGAGGCTGAGATCGAGGAATGGTGGGACGATATCGGCGCTGAAAGTTGGTGCCCGGTATACGGGGAATTCCGTCATATAATTACACATGGGCACCGACCGTGTGAGGCATGATGAATCAGCAAACTCCCACTCCATCATGGATAGCATTGGATGACATGCCAAAGATGCCCCGCGCATCGTATCCAGGGCATCGGCACGCTGAACTCGGCGTTGACCATGGTAATTTGCAGTGGCATCCCGCCGAACCACCAGCGTATTGGGGTCCGTGGATCGAACCTACTGTTCCGCCGGAATATCTGAACACGTAGCGAAATGGGGAGCCTTTGGCTCCCCATTCTCTTTTATTCGCCGTAGATGTCGAAGACCTGACGAACCTGATCTTCCCAGAACTGCACGAGTTCCTGATCGGTGATGTCGATGGTTTCGTCCCCGTTGAGGAACTTCATGCGGTACGCCCACTTGAGGAACTGGAAGCGCGGCATACCGCCGTTCTTGTACACGACGATGACGCTGGCGAACACGCCGTGTTCCTTGAAGCTCTTGGTCGAAACTTCACCGAGCAGCCCGCCCATGATGCGGCGGTGATTGGTCATGCGGTGGTTCAACCCCAGCGCCGCCATCAATTCGCCGTAGATCAGCTTTTCACCCTTCTTCGCCGCCGCAAGAACCAGTTCTTCGACCTGGGTCATGGTCGGGATGATCTTCTTCTGGCGTTCCTGATACGCCAGGAGCGACGCGGCGCTGATCAGCTTCCACGATTGCTCATCATCACCTTCGATGGTGATTTCCTCGATGTCGCCGCTCTGAACCATGTTGGTAATCTGCTGATTACTCACACCGATCATGGTGGCAACCAGGGTGCGTGGAACGCCCGCGAACGACGCCGGGTTGGTCTTCAGACCGTCGATATAAGACTCGATTTGCATGGTAGCATATCTCCTTCGTTGTGCCTGTCATCGTATTTATCTTAGATGGTTTACACTTGTCAACTATCAAGTCCGGTTTGACCCTAGGCACGAAAAAGCCACCAAACCCAAGGGCTGGGTTTGTCCCTCTTGCGTTTCACCATAAACGGATAAATACTGCTTTAAGATGATTGAGGGCATTAGTATGAAGGTACAAGAGATCATCACTGAGTGGAGTGGTTCCGGGGCGGTTCCCGCATCTGAAATCCAAGGCGTGCTGAATCTTGCCATGCTTGATGCGGGTGATTTGGTTGTAGTCAGTTGGAAACCATTTGTGACCACAGATGGTCATCACGCCCTATACAAGAATCCCACGGTCGATTATCTCGTCAAGGGGTTGGTTGATCGGTTTCTAGGGTCATCGGCGGAAGATGTTATGGTGGCATCGACCGTTTGGAGTTCGGACACGTCCGTTCTTGGTATCCTCAAATTCATTCAGCAACATGCCCAGAACAAGAAGGGTATCGATCCGCGTACCATTCAAGTCAACACTAAAGGTTATTCTATCGATAAGCTGTCAATGTTCTGGTGGAATGGTATCGTTTTTCTGGTGATTAAAGACATCACGGGAAACCGAATGTATGGCGGACCAAGAGATACCCACTACACGATTTACGCCGCGCCGGATAAAAACTACAAAGCCCCGGCAGTAAATGGCGAAGAAGTACCCGCTTCATCTTGACAACGGCTGGAAGTTCCCGGTAAGTTAGGACGAATCTACGTCCCATATCGAGGAACTGATGTCCGACAATTTTAACGTCCTGCTGCCGAAGACTGCTTTCCCACTCCACCGCAAGCCTGCGGATGAGGTGGCAATCCTCGTGCAGATGGAAACTCACCACAAGGACATGAGCCAGGACAGCGTTCAGGACGCCCCGGTGTTTGTGTTGCATGATGGACCGCCATATGCAAACGGCGATATCCACATCGGGCATGCGCTGAACAAGATTCTCAAGGACATCGTGGTTCGGTCGCAATACGCACTCGGGCACAAGATTGATTTTCGCCCTGGTTGGGATTGCCATGGGCTACCTATCGAATGGAAAGTCGAGGAAGAGTGGCGCAAGGCGAAGAAAGACCCGCGTGCTGACGTGGTGGCTTTTCGTGCCGATTGCCGCGCTTACGCTCAACGTTGGCTCAATATTCAGCGCGAGCAGTTCAAGCGTCTGGGTGTTGCCGCCAATTGGGACAATCCCTACACAACCATGGCGTATGCGCACGAAGCGCAGATCGTTTCGGAACTGCACACGATTGCCAAGAGTGGCGCATTGTATCAGGGTTACAAACCCGTTATGTGGTCGCCGGTCGAAAAAACCTCTTTGGCGGAAGCTGAAGTCGAATACGAGAACGTGACCACTACCAGCGCCTATGTCGCCTTTAAGGTCGATGGCGAGGGAATGACGATCTGTGGTTCGCCCGTCCATATGCTGATCTGGACCACCACCCCGTGGACCCTGCCTGGAAACGAAGCTGTCGCGTTCTCGCCATCGGTTTATTACACGATGCTTCGCAAGGTCGTGGATGGTGAAACGTCCTACTTCGTCGTGGCGGCTGACCGTGCCGACGAATTGTGTAAGCTTGGTCTGGACAGATTCGGGGATGACTCGTGGTTGCCAAATTGTGGCTCTTGGTTCCGCGACAATATCAAATTAGTCCACCCGCTGTCTGGTAAGACCGTGCCTCTACTGCCTGCGGATTTTGTGACCGCCGAAACGGGCACGGGTTTGGTTCATATCGCGCCCGGTCATGGCAAAGATGATTTTGACCTGGGTCAGCGTCACAACCTCCCGATCTACAGTGTTGTTGATGACAACGGCTGCATGACGGACGCTGCCCCGGAAGGTGTGTGCGGGTTGCACGTCTACAAGGCGAGCGAAGCCGTGCTGGCGGTATTAGGTGATGCGCTGGTAGCAACCAAGACGCTGACCCATGAATACCCGCATTCCTGGCGGTCGAAGAAGCCGGTGATCTATAAGGTCGCCCCGCAGTGGTTCATCCATGTGGGTGACGACCTGAAGGAAACCGTGCGTAAGGAACTGAATAACGTCGAGTTCTTCCCGCCGCAGGGTCGCAACCGTATCACCTCCATGGTGGAAAGCCGTGGTGACTGGTGTGTGTCGCGTCAGCGCATGTGGGGCGTTCCCATGATGCTGCTGGTCCGTGATGACGGTAAGTTGATGGGTCATGAACCCGACGACAATGCCTTGTGTCGAGGGATCGAATTCTTTGAGGCGCGAGCTTCGGAGTTCAATGAGTGGGTGGTGGCTCGCATCAACGCCGAGGGCTGTGATTGGTGGCTCACCGAGAGCGTCGAAGAAATCACCCATCGCATGAACGTCGAAACTGGCAGCGGGTGGTTCCTGGCGGGTGAGCATGCTCGGTTCACCAAGGTGACCGACGTGTTGGACGTGTGGTTTGACTCGGGCTGCACCCATGCGTTCGCCATCAAGGATCGGGCAAATCTTTATCTGGAAGGGTCTGACCAGCATCGTGGTTGGTTCCAGTCCAGCCTTCTGGAGTCGGTGCTGACCACCGGGCGGGCGCCTTACGATGCGCTGCTGACCCACGGTTTCGTTCTCGACCATAAGGGCGAGAAGATGTCGAAATCCAAGGGTAACGTCGTACATCCCGAAGATGTGATCAAAAAGCACGGTGTTGATGTGCTGCGTCTATGGGTTGCCGCGTCCAACTACCATGATGATCTGCGTATCGGTGATCAGATCATGGAACGGGTGGCGGATTCCTATAAGCGCATTCGCAACACCCTGAAATGGTTGCTTGGCAATCTGCGAGATCATGACGGTGGGCGTTTCATCCAGTACGACACCCTACCGTCGCTGGAAAAGTACGTCCTGCATCACGTTGTGACGACGAACGAAATCGTGAAGAAGGCGTATCGCGAATACGACTTCAACACGGTCTACCGTGCCGTGTACGGGTTCTGCAACGAGGTGCTGTCGTCGCTCTACTTCGACATCCGTAAGGATCGTCTGTATTGCGACGGTGCGAATGATCCAGCGCGTGAGCAAACTATGGCGGTGTTGGAACTGGTGACCGACAATCTGTTGGGTTGGTTGGCTCCGATCACGCCGTTTGCCGTTACCGAAGCGACGCCGCTGTTCTATGGCGAGCAGTACGACCAGTCCATCCATCGTTTGGTTGACCTTCCTATGGAATGGCAAGATCACGCACTTGCGTCCCATTGGGACATGGCGTTGACGGTGCGTGCGAAGGTTTTGGAGGCGGTTGAACGCAAACGGAAGCCGAAGGACGAGCGTGGACCTGATGACATTGGTGCGTCGTTGGAAGCTTCGGTATTCGCAACGCTGAGCCAAAATTACATGGATGCGCTAAAAGACATCGATATGGCGGAAGTGTGCATCGTGTCGCACTTCGATGTGAACAGGTCGGTAGGTGCGCAGCCCGAAGGCATCGAGATCACAGTCCACCGCGCTAAGGGGCACAAATGTGCCCGATGCTGGAAGGTGGTTCCGGATATTGAACATCTTTGTGATCGCTGTGCGGCGGTCGAAGGGGAGAATTGATATGGTCAAGTTTTTGATTGTTGGTTTGCCGGTGATTCTGGTGTACCTGTTGATTGGCGTGTACATGCAGCGTGGTCAGCAGGTTAAGGTTACCACCATTTTCAAGGTGATCGGTTGGCCGTTCCTGTTGGCGGACAAGGCGGTGTTGCCTGAAAAGAAGGATAACAAGCCTAATGCCTAGGGAAGAAATCGTCCTGGCGGACTCTGGTTGGCAACAACTCCGGGTGATTAATCACCCGGAGGCTGGGGTGGAAAACTATTCTTATTGCCGCGAATCCAAGGCAGGCGGTAAGGGGGTTGCGGTTCTTCCGTTCCGATGGAAGAAAAACAGCCTACATGCACTGGAATTTCTCATTCGCTCCGAGTTCAACCCGCCGTGGTCTACCGAAGAAAACTTCTGGACATGCGTAACGGGCATGGTCGATCCTGGCGAAGTACCGGATCATGCGGCAATTCGTGAACTGCTTGAAGAAACCGGCTACGATGCGCCGTGGGAGCAATTCGTACCACTGGGTTGGATGTTCTCCAATAAAGGGTCCGATACGATCACCCACATGTATGGCGTTGATCTAACGGGGCTGGAAGCTGGTGACATTACGGGCGATGGTTCGTTGCACGAGCAAAAAGCATTCAATCAGTGGGTTGATGAACGTGAAATGTTCGAGAAGGTTCAGCATGCACTTGTTTTGGCACTTTACGCCAAACTGAAGGCTGCTTAATTCAGAGAGGAAAACTGTTATGGGTCTCGTTGATAAGTTGATTAAAGCCGGTGAAATGGTCGTGGATCATGCCGCCGAAAAGGTAAGCGAAGCGGTTGTCGAGGCAGCCAAGATTGCCGAAGAAGTTGCAAAAACCGCCGAGGAATACGGCGATAAGATTGGGGATGTTGCCATCGAAGTCGCTCAGATGGTGACCGGGAAACCCGCCGAGGTTGAACCCAGCGAGCAAAAGCCCGACCCCGACGATCAGCCCCCGTCCACCTAATAATTCAATCTGATTATTGACTATCCCACTGTTATCGGGTACTCTTCAACGAGTAAACCTGTTAGCAGTGGGATAGTCATGTCTGGATTGATTAATGAATTTATTCGTCGCGTGGATGCAGTCAACCCGGACAAAGGGTTGTTCAACCTCGACCGACGCATCATCAAGATTGGCGAAGAAGCCGGTGAGGTATTCGAGGCATACTTGAATACCACCAGTCAGCGTAACGGTAAGGGTAAGACCTGGGCGGACGTACTGGAAGAACTGGTGGATTGTGCCATTGTGGTTGCTGACACCGGCAAAACCCCGGTAACGACTGCCAATCGCGCGTTTTTCGTGGATACCGACCGTATTGATACCGTGACGGTTGGTGCCAACGAAATCACTTCCGGAAGAATTCGCGCCATTTTCACACTGCTTACGCGGGTCAACGATGCATATGATTGGGCGTTGGAAGCGGAAGCACTCCCGAACAATACGGGTGGTGCGTGGCGTCACTTCGATACCGAATGCGAGAACCTTTTCATGCACCTTCTGGGGATGATTCGTTCCCTCGCTGATGAAGAGGAAATCTTAGCGGAACTCGACCGTAAGTTGCTGAAGTGGGTGACTAATATGAACAAGATGCCCACCAATGAGCGGGAAAACGATGTATAACGGGAGGATGACATGACCGAAATTAAAGATGCGACCAATGTCGTTTCCACCACCGTGATAGTTGATACCATTGAGCAGAAAATCGCATCATGGGTTGAAAAAGGTTGGGCTGTTCTCACCGATGAGTACAACCTAATGATCACCCAGGATGGGATCAGGGCAATGGAGGATGGGCATGCCTTCACTTAAGGACGCCCTGGCAGCGGTGGTGAGGGAAGGATCACTTACCACCGCTCTTCAAGCTCTTGAACTAGTTGAGGCGGTCGCCGCGAGCCTGCATGCGGTACGCCATCCTGGGGGAACATGGGATGATGCTTCCATGGAACGTCGGGAAGAATTTCATCGGGATGCATCTATTGCCCTGACCGCGATCCACAAACAGGGCTACCACCTGACCAAATGACCGCCTTCAGCCCCTAAATACAAGAAAGTATCTAGGGGCTGATGATATGCGTATTAGCGAATTATTCGAAGACGACCAGCAGTCATGGTCGATGAAGATGGTTGCCAATCCAGACCGAATGCCACTTCGGTATTGGTATAACCCATCAACCGACGAAATTCGCGAGCTATCTCCGACAACTGAACACGCTGCCGATGTGTTGAACAATCCGGACCACTTTCAAGTATCTGGGTTGGGTACGCTTGACCCAACCGAACGTATTACCAGCGGACAACTGCGTAAGATCGTACAAGTTGCGTTAGATAATGGCTGGGTGCGCGTGATTCGGTTACGCCCGGATACGTCGGTCTATATGATCGAAGGAAACAATCCACGGCATGTTTTGAAGGCAGCACGGCGTTTTGATAAAGCAGTTCACCCAATCACCCGTTTGACCATTGAAGGGCATAATCTTCGCGATGATGACCTTGCCCTTTATTTGAAATACGGTCGTCTGAAATAAAATGACCCGATGACGTTCTTGTTTTATTCTCCTACCGCAACATAGGAGAATATGGATGTTGACGAAGCTGCTTTCCAGAATCGGTTATAAAAAACAAACGGTACCACTCGATACGGAACAAATAGAGAACGAAATGCAAATCCCAGAATGGGATGAATATTTTATGACAATGGTCTATTTGGTATCAATGCGTAGCAAAGACCAATCGACACATATCGGTGCTGTTATCGTTGGTCCGGATAGAGAAGTACGTAGCACAGGGTACAATTCTTTCCCCATTGGGCTTAATGATACTGTGCAAGAGCGTCAGCAACGTCCGGAAAAATATTTCTGGTTTGAGCATGCCGAACGGTCGGCAATTTTGTTAGCGGCACGAACCGGTATCTCGCTTGCTGGATGCACGATGTACACTCAAGGGATTCCATGCGCTGATTGTGCCCGCGCAGTGATCCAGGCAGGAATTAAAGAAGTGGTGTTGCATAAGCAGTGGTCTTTCGAAGAAGGGCAGCAAAAGTGGGCAGAGTCCGGTCAGCGATCTGCTCAGATGTTTGAAGAATGTGGGATTAAAGTTCGCTATTATGATGGTCCGCTTATGAAGGTGACCGGATTACGTGGCGGTAAAGTTTTAGACTTCTAACCCATTGATGAAACATACCAAAAGAGGCCAAAAAGCTTCTGGCTTTGGAGTAACAAAAATGCCGATGTATGACAAAATCTCTCATTTTCTAGGGATACTGACCTGTATTGCGGTGATCATCGTATCGGTAATCGCAATCCCACATGATAATTCCATGTATTTCACGCTTGATCTGACCGTATTGGCTTTGGTAGCTTACTACGTGAAAGAACTGATTACCAATTGGGGGAATGCTGATTATGGCAACTGTGATTCCATTCAAGCGAAAAGAACCGACAACCCAATATTTGGTGAGTAGTGACCAGAAACGCGGACCATATTGCGTAACCCATGATAATTTCGACATCTATAGTCGTGAATTAGCTGTTGCCGTAGGTTCCCCGGATTTTGTAAATCTGGGGATTACCGCATCTGATAATGGATGGTATCATCTGATATTAATGACCAAGGACGGCACGATAGAATTTGATGCAGTTGGTATTATCGTTGGGTCACGGGTAATTATAACCGATTGTCAATAACACGTCTCCAAATGTTAAATACATGTATGGGACAGGTCATTGATTTACAAAAATACAAAAAAACCGAAAAACAACCGCCGCCGCCGGGTGGTATCCCATTTCACGTGGTTTTACGGGAAAACCAGCCTTTTGCGGTGGTGGTAGTATCGTTTGCAATCATTTTTGCACTTGATTTGGCAAACATCATTCACAACAATCATAATGGTGATATCGAATTCTCCATGATGAACTCCACTGATTTTACTCGTTTGCGGGTTTACCAGTGGAGTTCAAAGAATCATCGCGTGCATGGGTACGAATACAATATGTATCCTGTAAATGCTTTTAATTTAATCCCGGATTTCGGATATATAAATTGCCGATTTGTGGCATTTGGCGGCACATATCTTGGAAAAGTTGATACCTGTAGTCGAGAAGAGTTCATCTTACGTTACAGAAGTTGACACTGAATACGAAACCACGTAAAGTTATTTTATGCGTATTCAAGTTCATAGCCGTGATACGGTTCAACACATCGATCCCGCATTACCGTATGCGGTGATTTCCGTCACCGATCCACTGCGTGGTTGGGCGAATGTTGCACGCAACTCCCACTGTCAGGGGGTTCTCCAATTGCATTTCCATGATGCGGATCGTAATAACGTGTATGCACCAGCCCACCTGAGTGCTGATGAAGCTGCTCAGCCAACTGAATTCATCTACATGGATGAAACGGTGGCGCGACAGATGATTGATTTTGTTCTTGGTCTTAAAGACAAAATTGATCTTCTCGTGTGTCAATGTGATGCCGGAATTGCAAGAAGTGCCGGGATTGCAGGCGCGTTTGGTAAGATTTTATTGGGAGATGACATGTTCATCTTCACTAACTCGCGGTACAAACCCAACATGCTGGTGTACCGTACTATCCTTGAGACGTATTACACGGAATACTACGAATAAATCCATGGTATCCTGAATTTTTCTTCTTGGGTGTTGACATATACAACCCTGGGCGATATTATCCTCTCAATTAAACGCCGACGAGAGGTTATCATGGACATTTTCGCTGCTGCCGGTGCTGCCCCCAAAGCCAAGGTTGATGCCAAGGGCAAGAAAGATGAGCGCACCTCCTACCAGATGGGTCCGAACCTTGACGTGATCGTGGCTCTGGACTATCTGGAAAAGATGATCAAGGCGGAAAAGGAAAGCCGTCTGACCGAAGCCAAGGACGAAGCCACCGAACATTTCGTGGAACAGGCGATCAACAACGGTTCCTGCGAATCCTTCATCGGTAAGACCGACACCACCAAGGCAATGTTCGTGATTGGAAAGCGTGCCAGCACGAGCGCCCCGAGCGTCGAGCAACTGTCCCTGTTCATGGAATTCGGCGTTCCCACCACGACGGTGACCAAGAAGCCCGCCGTGCAGGAACACTTCATCCTGAATCCCGCCATCCTGGGCAATGCTCGCCTGATGAAGAAGCTGAGCGACGCCATCGTGAAGGCTGGTCTGGGCACCATTCCGGATGAAGATGGCAATCAGGTGTCGATCCTTCAGAAGGTGGAAGCTGAAGATGAAATCAGCTACGTCGCCACCTCGGAAGAAACCCTGCCCTACATCTACAAGGTGGCGGAACAAGGCGTCGCCGCCGTCAACGAAGAAGTCCGCGATGATGTCGCCGCCAAGCATGCCGAGAAGGGCAAGCTGCCGGAAGAGATCATCAGCGCCCTGCTGGCGGCTGCCGCCACCATCACCGTCAAGGCGTGCGAACTGACCAAGGGCGATGCCACCATCGAAGACGTGTACGCCATTCTGAAGGCGAACAAGGTGAACCTGACCGTCGCCAACGACGACAAGAAGGGTTCGGTCGCCAAGGCTACCGCTCCGAAGAAGACTGCCAAGAAGTAAGCACGTCAAGGGCGGTAGGATGATCCTACCGCCCTTAGTATGTCTGGGGAATATCATGCAAACTGGTGCCCGCATCGTTACCCGCCCAAGCGGCGACAATCTTGATAGCGCCCCTGATCTCGTCATCGGGGTGTGCTTCAAAAATCAAACCGCGCTCAAAGCGGGTCATGTCTATGAGATTCGCGAGTTCGACGGTGTGCTTACGCTGGCGGACCTTGGTCCTAGCTGGATCGGCGTGACTGCGAAAGATTCCATCGTTCAGTCGCCGTGTTGGAGTTTTGACATTGGTGACGTGATCGCGTTCGCAGGCAAGTCTATTATCCTCACCAAGGAAGAATTCTTGAACCGCGCCGCAAAGGGGGCTGACGATGCTGGTTAACATCGACGCTCGCATTGCCGAACTCGAAAAGACCATTCTGCGCCTCAACGATAATCTTGAGGTTCGGGTAAAAGCATACCGAGATGAAACCATCCGGGGCGCGGAACAGACCGGACAAGTCCGGGTCAATGATCTGGTCAACGTCGATACCACCATTCTCATGATTCGCAACGCCGATGCCGAATTGCGCGGTCTGCGCCTACTTCGTCTTCAATCCATCAGGCGGTAATGTAATGATGAAGGTTCTTCCCTATATCGGTTTGTTCGGTACCTGTGGTACCAGTACGTGGCGTGATCCATTCATCGCGCGTTACCAGCAAAATGGTATCAATTATTTCAACCCAAAGGTTGAAAGTTGGACGCCCGAGTGTGCAGACATCGAAAAGCGGCACCTCAAGAGCGATCAGATCATTCTTTTCCCCGTGACGGGTGAAACCTATGGCACCGGCTCGCTGGGCGAAACCGGTTTCTCGGCGTTGTCGGTGGTTCTGTCCATCATGGAGCGTCCCAACCGCTACGTGGTCATCATGATCGAAAAGGACATGGACCCGAAGCTGAAGGACGAAAATCCGGTCGCCTGGAAGGAATCGGTTCGTGCGAGAAAGCTAGTCCTGGCGCATCTGTCAGAACTGAAGCATCCGAACGTGTTCGTGGTGGACAGCTTCGACCAGATGATGGAACTGAGCCTGGAACTCTATAGCGTCGTCAACAAGGTCGAAGACATCTACACCAAGTGGCGGAAGACCGCATAGGAGAGCGCCATGCTGATTCGACTGAACGATAATGAAGAAATCGCCCGCCGTTATGCCTTCGATCCTGATACGGTTGACAAGTGGTCCACACGAACACCGTTTAATCGTTATGACAGCCGTTTCGAACAGCAGAGGGTGAAACCGAAATTCAGCTATCCGTTGATCCGGCGCCCCAATTGCGATGGCGTTGAAGCCATTCACGACGGTCTGCTGTGGATGTACAGCGATGCGTATTCGCAGCACCGCCCCGTTGTGTTTGCACCGCATGATGCGTGGCATATCGTCCTGACCGAACTGGCATCGGTGATTAAAACGAATGCGGATGCCTGCCGCTCGCTGTTTACCCGTTCGGATACCAAGATCGAAATCTTGATTCCAGGGTTCGAGCAGCTTGATTTGGTTGCCGTGATGGGCGAACTGCGTGATCTCGTTCCCGTGGACACCGGCATTTTCTTGCCCGAGTTCAGCACGCACACCGAGGGGTCGCGTATGGCTGCCCTGGCGGCGTTTTGCGATGCCGTCCAGAACTTCTATTCATACGGCACGTTCATGTGCGGTCTGCCCGCCGTCAAAGTCACTGGCACCGACACCGATTGGGCGATGATCGAAAACCATGCGGGTCTTCTCGGTAAGATGTTCGGGGACATCGGGCTTGGGAAAGTTCAGGATTGGCTTTCCGCCGTACAGGCGCGGGTTCGAATGATCCGCAACACCCTGGCGGGCGGTGATCAGACCGACTGGATCAATTTCTTCAGCCAGAAGAACATCGGTTCGGGTGGAGAGAAGAAGATCAACGGGTGGATCACCGAGTTTTGGTTCCAGCAACCCGACAATCCCAAGCTGGAAAACTTCAACTATACGTGGGCAATCGTCCCGTATAAGAATGTCGAAACGCAGCGGGAGTTTCGCGGGGTGTATGGACCGTTCTTAGCTCGCCGCGATGCCGATGGTTTCGTCTACTCGGACTACGCCGAGGTCATTTTCGAGAAAGTGGCAAAAACCACGACCGAACAATAAAAGTATGTTTCCAAAAAAAGTAAGGGCGGAAAGCGCCGCTCTTACTTTTTCGGGACCACCATTCTTAAGATAATGAAAAGATTTTCTGGGGTTTTGTTTGGAACCATCGTCAATACGGAAGATGTTCAGCTTCAAGATCATGGTACGATTACGTTGAATGAAAATGTCGAAAGTATTTGGGAGCAGTTCCACACGTTGTTTACTGAATTTAATTTCGCGGCACCTCTTTACAACTCTAGCGTCCCCCCCTATACTAGCAACATCTGAGAGGGAGCTTCACCATGAGCCGCGTGGGTGACAAGTTGATCGAAGCCAACGACGAAGGTTATCAAGCCCGTCTGGACGGCAAGGTGCGCGAATTCCCGGTTGTGGAAGCCTCCGACGCCGATCTGCGCGAATGGGAAGCCAGTCTGCGCAACGAACGTTTCGCCGGGTGGGACGAAGCCAACCGCATGATCCGTGAAGGTCTGTTGATTAAGAAGAACGGCAAGTACGTTCCGGCGAAGAAGGTGGCGTGATCATGCGTATGCCCGACATGGAACATCTGTTCGCCGGTATCACGGCGGCTCTGAAGAACGAACCGCGCGACGACGCCCAAAGCCAGGATTGGCTTCTGGGCTACGACAAGAGCGGCGAACTGGTCAACGCAGATTTGATCGCGCTCGATGCCGATGATGATCTTCGTATTGCTCCCTCGATTTCGGAAGTGATGTACGTTCTTGGCTGCTGGAAGCGCCAGACCGAACCCTATCCGATGCCGGTGGTCCGCCCGGTCAAACCCGCCAAGAAGATGGAGAATTTTTCGTCCTGGGGCGTCTACGGCAATCATGCTGAATTTTTCGTCCCGATGGACTGGAACCTGATGCGTGAGCGAAATCCTATGCCCATCACGTGGTATGGTGGTCCGGTCAGCCCGTGGCGTGGTATGGAATACCTGGGCATCGACATCACTGATCTGCGCACAATGGCGCAGAATGAGTGCCCGTGTGCCGAAATGACCTACACGGCGTTCGTGCCGGTCGCCGTCCTGACCGACGACTCTAAGGGCAAATACCTGAACAACAAATATCGCCATCTGATCGAAGATGGTAGTAGTCTTCCCATGACAACCGACATGATCGCGGACGGCGACTGGAATCGTACCATGAATGGGTGGTTCGAACGGGTCTACGACAAGGAAGGTGATGAACACCTCGGTAAGCCGGTGCCCGTCCGCGATCATATCGGCACCATCGAACGCGCGGTGCTTGGTAGCGGCTACAATAGTTGCATCCTTCCAACCGATGGGTGCAACGGGCTGGAATACGTGATGATCCCGCTGGACAACGGCGATCACATCATTTGCGTCGCCTGGGAATGGTCGAACAAGTAAGGGTTCTGACAATGGACACCTATGAGACTATTCAATTCAACAGCTTAGCAAGACATTGACAAAGATAACGTCCCCGGAGGAAAATTCCTGATTGGAATGATCGTCGGACGACACTGTTGTATGAGAAATAGAAACACGGTAATCCTCGTACAATTGTTCGAGTGTTTTCCCACATTGTGTCATTTTGGACTGATTTTTAGATGCGGGTAGCATTTGAAGATTAGTCCAGTGCGCAATGATTTCTGGTGGTACCCCGTTTCGAAATCCTTCCGCCTTTGAGAAAATGTGATCCAAGTGGTTTTCGCGATTGCGCGGAAGCCTATCTGGATTGATTTTATAGTAATGATCACGAAAAGATTTGTTGGTTAATGACGTAACCAAGTCACAGTATCGGCGCCAAGGGTCTTTAAGGGATGGATCGGTCCACTCCCCATTATTGATTCTCGCCGTGGCAATTTTCGCCAACACTATTGGAGAACGGCTAGGATTATCAACTCCATATTTTTCTAGGTAAGCTTCAATTTTCTTATGATGTATACGGTCGTATTCGTCAGGCGTTTTCGATCTCCATGTTGCGGCATTTTTATCTTTAACCGGTTGTGCGCTCATGGGATGGGATGTGCCATAGTTCGCTTGCCATGTCGCTTTGGCTTTTTCATAAAATTCTGGCACTTGGAGTGGATTTGCAGTGCCGTATTTTTCAAGCATGGTGCGACGAGCTTTCGACATGTCTTGTGGGTTGCCATTAGGGTTTCCGCCTTTACCATACCCACAGTATGGACATCCGTGACCTCGCATATGATGTCCTGCTTGTTGTTCAAACATACCATGCTTTTGACATATAATTTTTACCTTGTTATGGTTGCCAGTATAGTCCACTAATGAATATTCGTACTCATCACCATGTACTTCTTTAGCTTTTTCTATGAAACTTTCATTGGTATGCGCAATGTTCTTTCCGTAACATTTTTGGCAGCCAGAACCATTAAGATGATTTCCGGCAAGTTGTTCAAACACGCCATGGTGCCGACAGGTGATTTTTACTTTCTTATGGCGACTGGTATAGACGGTATTTTGATAATCGTATTCATCGCCATGTACAACTTGTGCTTTCTGAATAAATTGTTCGGTGGTCATTCCTATTTTTTGTTCTTGCGCACATTTATTACAACCATTACCACGCAGATGTGAATATGGAACCTGCTCGAACATTCCATGTTGAGGGCATATAATCTGTATTTTGGTTGTACTGTTTTTATAGACGGTTTCTGTATAAGAATACGTATTACCGTGGCGCGCTTTCGCGAGCGCGATGAATTCTTCTGTGGATTTTATAGCCATTTATTTCCTGCAATAAATAGAGACGTGGGACAGCCCAGGTTCCTGTGCCGGGTTTTTCGGTGTTGGACGCACCGAAATTACCACCTCTATTTATCCAAATGTGGCATTGACATTGAGTGTTTTTATTGCTACGTTGTAGCAAATCATAGGAGACGCCATGTCCATATTCGATTTTGATGAATATCGCTATCTCTACCCCCCTCGACCAGAGAATGCGTGTTCCCCCGAACAAATCGAATCTTTCAATGCCCGTGGTTTCTGCGGGCAAATAAAA